TTCGCTGCTGTCATGCGCTATAAAAAGACATCTCCCACCACCCGCGTTTCGTGTAGCGGGTGGGGGAGAACTGTGGCAGTGAGCGGCGGCTACTTGGTGCCTGCTGTCATCTCAGCGGTCATCACTGAGGCTACTTACCATCTACTGTTCCTGTCAATCGTGATTCGAGTGAAGTAGACTACAACTCTCTCAGTGTAGGCGATAACGTCAGAGGTGCTGTGGCGTATCTCACTTTGTTCATATAGTGCGAGCATTGGCTCTCTGGCTACACCTGTAGTAGGCTGGTTCCAGCAAGGCGGCCCCGTATTCGGGAGGGCCGCGTGAACGGAAGGTCAGGTACGCAAGTGACTACCATTGATGAGGACATGACCCCTGAGGTATTCATTCACCGCCTTCAGGAAGAGATCATCACCCAACGTGACTGGATCACCTGTGACATGGGGCGCAGCCCGAATGGCTCCCACTACCTCAGTGTTGGTGAGGGAGATCTGGCGACCATTTACGCGGGCTGGGGTGAGCGCGACAGCGACGATGAGCCCGAGGAGGTGGAGTGGGCTGTGTATAACCGTCACGGGGAGTGTGTGCTTGAGAAGTATTTCTTGGATGAGGCCACGAGTATGGATGTCTCTGAAGTCGCCAGTGAAATGATTTTCATGGCTCGCGATGAGAGTGATTCGCTCGACCTGTGTTGCCGAGTTGAGGACGCTGTTCCTGGCGTGGAGGTGCGAGTTTTCTCCGCCAGTAGGGGGCGGATGGTTTTCCTCAAAGAAACCCGTGAGGGGTACACCATTGATGCGACGTTCGAGTTCAGTGAGTCTGAGGGCGGACTGGTTACTGATGGGAAGTTCTCGTCAGAGGGTGACGGTTTCATCAACATGCTGAACATCAAGACAGACGTGACTGAGTTTCCAGTTGATAGCCTGGTTGATAGCCTGTTCGTCCCGGTCCTGTCACAGAGGGAGGGCTGGATCGGTAGCCTTTTTGCCCCCTGGAGCCCGCTGACTCTTCCTGTGGGTTGCAGCAACATTATCGAGTGCTTTGCCTCCCAGGACCAGGTGGACTACTACCGGGATGACTGGAACATGCGCTGTGGCGTGCGCAGTGTGGGAGACGGGGGCTACGTTGAGATTGAGTACACTCCTAATGGGGTTCGGGTCACTTGCGACAGTGAAGATGTGGAGGGTGAGGATTCCGTACTGTTTGACAGTCATCATGAAGCCGCAGAGCACGCCCTGAAGAACGCCTGGGATCACTGGGTTGAGAAGAACTCAAAGTCAGAGTAACAAGATAGGGGAGTGATGCTATATGGGTGGTTTTCTGTTGTGCTGCCATTTGCGATCAGTGGCGGTGATGCAAGTTCTGGGGTCAACTATCCTTTTGTAGTTACTATTCTCGGCATGGTTGCCATCATGGCTTTAGCGATTGTGCTATCGCGTGTGGACCGCGCCCCAGAGTATATCTTTTTAGGGGTAGTGGCTTGCGCTTTTGCGTTCATTTTTCTTTTCACATCTCCCTCAGTGGAATATACGGTATGGACTAGTCGCAGCCCCTACAAGATAACAAGCACATTGACGAAGGTGGAAGAGAGCAGCGATCACCCAGGTCAGTCAGATGTAACCCTCAGCGAAGAAGGGAAGATCAGAGTCAACGAGCGCGCGAGTAACCTCACAAATCTCGTGGGGAAGGAGATCGTTCTCAAGTGTGACTACGACAAGATGCCAGAGAAGAAGATCACCACTGAGACCGAGTGTGATCTTAGTGGTTTCGGGACCGCCCCTAAGCCACCCTCCGTCTCCAACTAGCATCTCTCCCCTCCCCACCTCCTATTGGTGTGTCATGGTTCACACATTCCTGGGTTGCGGCACCTAGACGGCTTGCCCTATGCTTAGAGATGTCAGCAGGAAAGAGTTCGCACCGGGCAGGTTCTCAGAGACCTACCTAACAAACACCCGAGGAGAGATCATGACTATGACCATCGTTTCATCGAACAATGCTATTGATTTTTCTGTTCGTGTTGGGCGGATCGTCTCGGACTGCATGCCCGGGGCAGAAATCACCTACCTCAAGAACCTGGATGCGGAGTCAGGTATGAACAGGGGCGGGCTTTACACTAACTCGGGTAATTATTCCTTCACTGTCGCCGTGGCGGGCAGCGACGGGGTTTACGAAGGGCGGATTGATGTCCATTACGGCAGCAAGGAGTTCGAGGTCCAGAGGTACCTCTCCTCTCAGATGACCAATGACATGATCCGAGAGGAGATTGTCTACACCAGTATGGAGGCGTTCAAGAAGTACTGCCTCAACAACTAGGCCACGCGTCCTCATCTTGGGCCGCCTCTCGCTAAGGGGTGACCCAAGATTGTTTTGTGGCACAGTTCACACGGCAGGCGGTTGCTCAGTGCCCTGCCCGTGGTGTATAGTATTAGTCATCAGGAGGACAACAACGGGTTGCCTCCACTGAACATCGGGAGCAAAAATGTCCTACCTTGCGGACAACATGATTAAGGTCGCCGGTCGCTATGGCCTCTCGGGCAGCGTTCAGGAGGACGACAACATTGTCACTTTCACCAGTGATGACAAGACCCTTCAGATCATCGGCAGGCATGAGATTGAGGCAACCCTTTCCATGGAGATTAGCGGCCATGCGTTTGTGCTTGAGGATGGTGCTGGTAATTTCGCTGAGCACTCTATCGAGATGGCTGTTGAGCGTCTTGTTAAAGGCCGTAAGATCATGGAGGAGTGCGTTGCCGCCCTGGATGAATCTGGCTGGAGTGTAGAGGTTGTTAAGACCGACTACACCCGGGACTATGTGCGCATGACTAAGGGGAACAAGAAGGCTTACATGTACCCTCCGTCTGGCAGCAGCGTCACCATTCGTGGCGATAACCGGAGAACTGCGGCCAAGGATCTGTATAACGTCGGCTTTCTCAGCAGCCACAGGCAGATCCCCGGATACAGTGGGGTCTACCCTATTGCAAAGTGATTGCCTCCACATAACCAGGGGACTCCAATAACCTCGTAAGAAGGGCATGGGCTGCGCTTTTCATCAGTGAATAGTGTGGCCCATGTTACTGCAAATGAGTACGCTGTTTGCTTGGTCTTGCAATAGAGGTCGTGCTACAATCGGCTGCAAGGTCCAACAGAGGGCTGTGGCGAATCAGCACAATAGGTAGCAGAAAGAGATGGTTTGAATGAACACCCATGAGATGTTCTCCACGCTGGACACTACTCTGACGATGGCTTCAGGGGTTGAGGCAAGTTCACAGACAGTTACCACGCACAGGTCCACTACGGACATAGACGCCCTACTGCCCACACAGGACCCTATCAGCATTGAGGTAGTCTGCTACCAGGACGCTGGCGGCGACTCGTGGCGTTCTATCCTGCTGACAGCCATGTACAAGTATGAGAAGATCCTATCATATTCTCTACTGCCGTCCTCAATGTTCCCTGAGGGCTCTGGCGGCGGAGTGGCAGACGAAGAGGTTCCTTCCAGTGTTCACAGGTTTATCAGGCAGGCAAGAGTCATCGCCCGTCTACTGCACTACATTCCGGGGGCAAAGTCTGCTGACAATACCGTCGAAGTCACATTTAGTAGTGGCAGACATGAGTTCGTGGAGGTCTCTGAGGACGCGAACAATCCTGATACTGTGCTGGTGAGTATTTGGCCTCAGAAGGGGGTTTGTGAGATGGTCGCCGAGTTGCGTGAGCCGTTTAGGGGTCTCATCGTCCGCAACTATGATGACGGGTTCTCAGTAGTCCTGTAGGCAGAGATTGCTGGGGAAGAGGAACACCATTCAGTAATGAAACCCCTGCCCGCTAGAACCTTAAAAGACAAGGAAGTAAGGAAACGGCTGTGGAGAACATCACCACCTACACCATCTACATTGAGAACACCCTCCCCTTCAACAAGATGAAGACCCTGGAGAAGAGGATCAAGTGGTTTCTTAAAGAGGTTGGGCTTGACTTCCGCGCCGATTTCGGCAACTCTCATGACACTGGCAGATACAATGCTTTCATTCGAGTAGAAGAACAAGCCCCAGAAGACGAGCAGATGGAGAAGTGGCTCATCAGTGGCGAGTCAGTCATCCACAAGACCGTCATCCCTTTCTTCGAGGGTAATGAAGGTGTCGTCAACTGTGAGGATAACTGTGTCCAGTTCGCTACATCGCAGACCATTGATCACGACAGCACCGAGTTCTTCTCTCGCTCCCAGACGAAACGGTACAAGCGGCACAAGGACACAGGAGAGTTGAGGCAGGAGCGCACGGTCGTCAATGATACGAGTGTTAGATGGTGCTCTACCGCTGTGCCCGCCTTGCTTTCGCGTGTATCTAGTGGTGTTGCTGGGGACGCCTAAACACCCTCATAAGGGGATCGTGTGACATATGGTTGTTGTCCCTTACCCGAAGGATGTGCGTGTGTGGTCCAGTTCACATAGCACTGGGGTTGCGGTCACCAGTCGCGGTGCTCTATGCTGGTGCCACAAGCCAAGGACAACAGGTCTGAGGCGACAATCGAAAGGAAGCCCACCATGAACATCACCCAGATCACTGACCTGTCCAACCCCACCACCAAGGTCGTTGTCAAAGCGGTTCGCGGTGCGTTCGGCGAGAAGGCCGGACAGATTACTGGCGTTCAGTGGGTTGACGACGGTAGCAACGCTGTCAAGGTTTCCACCCATGTCGGGGACACTGAGGTTGAGGTGGAGGTCGTTGAGGTCCGAAACACGGGGTTCCGCCTCACCATCACCACCAAGGACAGTCAGGGTGAGACCCTTTCTGACACTCTCGGCTACCACGTCAAGGCCGATGAGATGCAGGAGATCATCTCAAAGACCTATGACACGGCGTGGCGAGTCACCCTCATGCGTGGCCTCCTGAAGGATCGCGGATACGAAGTTCTTCCGATTAGCGATGCCAACACGTTCACCGTCTACGACCAGGGACGTCAGAACAGCGCTGAGGTCGATGTTCAGCCCCACAAGGGCATCATCGACGTCGGCTCTGAGAACGGCCGCAAGTTCGCCCAGAAGGTTGCTCTGGCTGGCTCGCTTCGTGGGATGATCATCCTTGACGAGGACTATGGGGCTATTTTCCGGGACGCTCTCTGAGCCCTGAGAACAGAACCTACCTTTGGGTCACGCTGGAAGCCAGTATCCAGCGTGACCCAAAGGCGTTACTGCTTGTCTCCGCCTTCCTGAAGTAGATCCAGTCAAGCAAGGTAACCTACTCTATAGGACGTATTCAAGAGTCAGGAGAGGTCAAGATGCACAAGGCCAGAACCGTCGCCAGTATTGTTGACAACGTTAAAGCCAACGGAGTCCATGAGGTGTTCAGTAGCGTTGAGTCAGCGGCTAGGAACGGGTGGTACGACTACTTCTGTGACGAAACCATGCTGAAGCACCGCACCAAGAAGTTCCTCCCCATCCTTAACGGAATCTCAGGCGAGGGCAAAGTCACGACTGATAGCAGGGTGACCTTCAAGAATTCGTGCGGTCAACGCCTGTACGACCTAATGACACTAAAAACTGGGGACACACTCTTATGCGTCGAGAACTTCCCAGAACGCAACAGGGCTCAGTGGCTTGTCACCACCTATCATGGGGTAGGCATAAGAGCGGAAGGGGAAGAGTACAGGTTCAACGACACGGGCTCCCTCACAGCATGGCTTAACACCCCCTGGGAGCAGGTAGGAGACCAAGAAGATTCAGGTGACATTGAGCCCGCCAGTGGCTCCTCTCTAGGGGCATGGAGTGAAGACACTGGCGACCACTCAAAGGAACCTGACAGCAAGAACGTATCCTTGGAGGAGATGCTTGAAGTCATAGAGGAGATCCTTCATGGAGACCCCTGGATGTCGGATCGCCAGCGGGAAGCCCTTGAAAACGCAATGAGGTTCATTGACGCAAGGACCAGCGACTAACCCGATCTAAGATTAGTCACCGGTCACTGTTGGTAGGCAGCCTCGCCTGTGATCTAAATAGAGGCCACGTGCTCGGCGACAGCGAGCAGTGCAGAGGTCAGGTAGCCGTGCTCCTCAACATCACCACCGATAGCCGTGGTGAAAGACCCGTCCTCGTTGGGGCGGATGTCAGCAACGTGCTCACCTAGCACGGACACATGGTAGCCGTCAGCATCCTCTGCAACATCAGCATCTACCAGGCGACGGAGACGACACCCAACAGGGACGCTTGTGTCAGACAGGGCGACGCGCATGAACTCCCATGTTGCCGCATGGGTCATATCCAGTCGAAAACTTGGGGTGACGGAGCCGCCCACACGACCAATCCCGTACATGTCACCGACGACCACGAGAGCAACGCTGTCGAGAATCACAGCATCATAGTCGTCGTTGTGGACAGTGCGAACGACTGACTTGGGAAACTGGTTAAGGATCCAGTTCTGCATGTCCTCAACAGTGCTCATGTGATGTCCTCCTTGATGCATTTGGTGTAGGCTTTCTCCTTGTTGACGATTCGAGCATACACCGCGGCCGTACCCCCTGCAACTCTCGCGCGTGTGATGTGCGCCATACGTGAGTGCTACTGGCAGCCACATCCCCTCCTTGGTGCTGTGTGTCCCATGTCACTTACTCTCGGGTTGACCTCCCATGGTGCTGGTGGGTACAGTTGAGTCACACCCAAGGAGGAGGAGCAATGGAAAACCAAGTCAAGGACCTTATCAAGGAAGCGCTGAATCTGTACGCTTCTAGGGGCATTGATGATGAAATGTTCTACACTGAGGATCGTGACATTTTCATCTTTGTCAGGTCGGGAGGTATGGTCGCTCAAACGATTCTTCCTATTGGTGATTCTTTCGCCGAGTTTGAGGTGACGCACTACAATCTTCACCCTAACTCCATTGCGGAGATTGTTCAGACGGCGATTATGCACCGCGCGATCATGCTCACCTGCATTAAAGCCCTGGATTCTAAGGGATGGAGTGTGTCTGCGTATAGGCCATTCTTCTATAAGGGGGTTGCTGTTGAGCGAGATGGCGAAAAGGCCCTCCTGACTGACCTAACAACCGCATCCGTCACTATCGAGGGGGATGGTTTTGAGGCTGTCGTTGAAGACCTCCACCAAAGCGGTGTCCTCAGGGATCGAAGGTTCATGACACCTAGAGTGTTTACTTTCTCAAATGCCACGATCAATGCGGCAGTTAACGCCCTGCACTAAAAGAACAACCAGTACATTTGGTGAAGGAAGATAAGATGACCAACTCTGATACTGGCGCCATTGAGGCGATCTGTGAGGCCATGAGGGCCATCGAGAACGCTAACTGCTCCAACGACTTGGTGTGGGCTCTCGACAAGATCCCCCTGAAGTACGCCCCAGAGTGGGGGCTTAAGTGCCCTGCCGTCAACAAGGATCTGACCCAGAAAATGCGCACCATAACAGGTGATGACCGCCTGTTCGTTGTGGCTGAGAGAACCACTGACCTTTGGGATCATGGGATCGTCCGTTACGTTGATGGCAGTGAGTGGGGATGGATCGTTGACGGATACGGCGACGAGGACAACAACGTCCACCCCAAGGACATTGAGGACACCTGGGGCGCTTACCTGAAACTCACTGACGAGAGGTTCATCCCTGACCCTGATAAGTTCCGCTGGGAGGAGGACTACCTTGAAGAGGTCCACACTCAAGCCGTCAAGGTTTCTGGCATCACTGGAGTAGACAAGGCATGTGAACTCATGGTCAAGGTGTTTGAGGACGCTGACTTCAAGGTCAAGGGCATGAGGGACACCTCCCCCGAGCATGGGCGTGTCGGAATCGTTATTGTAACCAACTACGACGGCGAAGAGCACCTTGTTGGCTACGGCCGCCCCAGGGCGCGTTTCCACCAGGCCCCCTAGTCGCCCTTGTTCTAAGGATCGGCACATTAGAAGGGACACCAATAGTGGCTAACAGGGTGGACGATTACCCCATAGGTGACCCGTTTGCTCGCACTGCCGTCAGTTTCATCATGAACTCACGCGACTTCACTGGCGGACTGACCGAGGCAGTGTACAAGACCGTCTACATGAGCAGTTACGATCCGGATACCCTGTGTCAAATCCTGTGCGAGATCCCCAGGCAGGTATTCACACTGAACCGGTCAATCACCGCTGGGGACGCCCTTGTGAGTAGTGTTGTTGACGATCTGGTGGCAGAAATGTGCCGTGCCGTATGGAGGGTTGAACCTGAGGACACTCCGCTCTTCAAGGCACTAGAGGTTCAGTCAGACAGCAGAATTCTTGCAGAGGGGGAGGGTAAGGTCTCTTGGTCACCAGCGTTCGCCTGGCAAAGTTCCAACATGCCATGCCTAGTAGTCAACTTCTACAATGGCATGATTTACGTCAGCGATTACACATATAAGGATGTCGCAACGGAAAGGTACACCTCATGGCCTATCAAGAGGTGGATTTTCCGTTCCCGTCCAGTCGCCCGTGAGATTGTCGGCCAGTATCAAGAAACAGAGCCACTGAGAGAGATGGAGTGCTTCTAACAGGCCAACACGCCGCCACTACCACCCAGGCCACAAGCAAAGGGACACCAAGAATCTGACAACTGGATGCGGACTTGAGCCTCCTGTCCGTCATTCACCTGGATGCCACAAAGGCGAAACTCCCCCTATGTGGTGCAGTTCACACAGAGATAGGTTGCGTCGGCCCTATCGAGCCGCGTAGTATGGAGTCATCAGCCAGGGAGCACAGGGCTCCCGGCAAGAGAGAAAACAGGAGCACATAATGGACATCAGCACCGTCATCGACCTCATCGAGGGAAAGATCGCCGACCTGGAGACCAGCATCGACTCTGGGACGGATCCGGCTGGAAACGCAGTACGCTTTGTCAAGTTGGACGCCTACAGGTCTCTTCTGGAGGAGGTCGAGGTTCTGGCTAACGCCTGACCTCTACCAACACCTTTGAGGGTGGCACACTGGTTAGTGAGAGACCAAGCGTGCCACCCTCTTCCTGTGCTGGAGGCGATGACGCGATATGTGCCCCCTTTGGGTCTAGGTGACTCTCAAGGCAGAGGTTGTGTGTTTCTCTGTGGCACCTTAGTTCGCTGGCTCAAGAGTTGGTGCAGGGGATGAGGTCGGGTGATTGCTGGCGGTGTCAGATGTTTTCTGACCTTGCGGCTCAGCAGTGTCATGCTGCTCGCCGTCTTCTGGGGCACTGGGCTGGCTGCTAAGACCGGAAGACGGGATACTGAAGGGTGCAGTGGTTCCGTAGAGGTGCCTTTGTATAGGCCGACTGTCTCTGTCGTCTACTTGAAGCCCAGGAGGAATAAGTTCTATGGAATCGTCATTCGTGCGGCTTGGCGACCAGAATAGAGCCGCAAGGGTTACCATTATAGTAAAAATCACTATTACTGCTGGACCGATTTTGCCATGCCTGACAAAACTGACGACGAAGAGCAACATAATTAATGTTACCACTCCGATTATTAAGGTTACCATTTTCGCCTAGTTCACCGGTTTGCGGGTTGGTGTATAGGTTGGCTGATTGCTGTTATCGGGCGTACTTGTTTCGTGTGTGACTGAGTGATGACTCATGCTGTTAGATGTATCGTGCTCTGGAGATACAGCATCGCCAATTGCAAATATTCCGGAAAGAATAGGTCCGAACAGCGCCCCAGATAATATGATAGCAAATAGCATTTCGTCAATCTTGGAGCCCCACTTTACAAGCATCCACAAAATGAGGACGCCAACAAGAATGAGTGCGATACCAAAAACCACGTCAATCACCTCAGAGTCTTTCCGCTGTATGTGCCTTCACATGTTAGCAGATCGTTGAGGAAAAAGCAAGGGGTGAAGCGAATCTTACTGCCGATCATTTTCTTGAGCGTCAGAGGTGTTGATATGAAACCACCCCGCCCTGTTCTGTTGCAGCAGGGCGGGGTGGCTGAGAGGGGCCTGACGGCTCACACCTGGGGGAGAAACTTGCTCACAGGGATGAGCATAACCTCAGACTCGACGAACGAGTCCTGGCCCTTAAGATCCTCGCTGAGCCAGAAGAGCGAATTTGCAACCATATCAACAATCTTCCCCGAAGGATCCATCTCACCGCCGCTCCCGCTGTAGAAGTTCATGGAAATCATGTCACTGTCCTCCACGCTGAAAGTAATGTCTACAGAGAAGGTGTCGTCAGTGTCTTCGGAACCGACCTCCACCTCAATAGTGTTCTCAGCAACACTACCCACCCAATCAGCCTCATCTGAGAGGTTGCGAACAAGGTAGGTGGCGACCTCAGACTCCGCCTTGACAGCCTTGACGTGCTCGATAATTGCCGCAATGGCCCCGTACACGGAGAGATCCGAGATCCGGCGCACCTCTTCCTCGAAGCGCCCAGCCGTCTCAGTCACACGAGAGACGAGGACGTTATCAGAGGTGTTGGAGTAGCGAACCCGCACGTCGCCGACAACAGTCCAGGTGTAGTTATCGTTCTTGTAGATCTCAACACACGGGATGTTGAGCGCGAAAGCGGTCTTGACAAGAACTCGAATAGGATTCGTCTCCTTACGGAGGATGGAGAAAGTATTGCGGTCGAACTTGTTGAAAACCTTGATGCCAGTGTTCTTCACGATTCCCCCTTGGGGTCTTGCCTCAGGCCGGTTGCCCTTTTGCTGATAACCCAACCATACCCCAGCCACCAGTCAGGAGGAAACCCCATCACGAGTGAACTGGGTCACACAATCCAACACCACTCCCAGCCGCGACCCACACGGATCTGCCAATGGCTGGGAGCGGTGTTGTTGAAGATACGGAGACAGGGGTGAGTTCGACCGTCCTCACCCCTGTCCGTTCGGAGTCACCTGAGCACTACAGCGTCCTTCTGGGCTTCAACAATCCGAGCATATGCGTCAGCGATGCGCCCAGCCCACCCCATAGACACAGGGTCACTGTAACGCTGGTTGCGAGTCTCACGAACCGTCTCAACCAGCACGCTCGCGGCCAGCATCTCACCCACACTGGGAGCATACACCCCAACGTCCACACCCCAGCGAGCAGACTGAGCATTGGCCTCCAAGGCAGCCTGAACACGCTCATCGTCAGGGATCTTGAAGTCCTCATGCAGGGGGACATTGATTCCGTCATCGTTGCGCATGTACTCACGCCACACAGTACGGAACAGATCCAGGTGAGCCAGGGGGACATACCACTCTCCCACGCGAGGCCCAGAGACGCTCTTCATCTGCTTAGCGTCATAGTGCTCAGGTAGACGCTTCTTAATCTCGACCATGCCGCCAGACATGACCGCGTACAAGGTAGGTGCAGGGCGAGAAACAAACCCGTTGATGATAACAGAGTGCGAGTAGTTCTCATCATAGTGCTCACGAACCGCCTCCCGCTTGTCTCGCCACCCCAGGTGGAAGAAGGCGTAAGTCTCGCCGTCACGGATTGTAGAGACAGCCTCATAAATCAGGCCGTCCGGGGCAATAAAATAGGCGTCCTTCCCAACAATAGTGGGGTGATCGCCATCCCACGAAGGGATAGTCGTCTTAACCGTCTCCTTACGCGGCGAACGACCATACACCCCTCCACGCTCCTCATAACGGATCGTGACCTTGACGGGCTTGGCTCCCGCCTCGATTGCGGCATCCTGACTCTCAGTCATGGTCTTAATGACGATCATGTTTCTCTCCTCCTGTGGCAGTGTGGGTCTGTTGACTGATGTGAACACTACTCACCATGCAGAGACATGTCAACCACAGAATGTATGAACTAGAACATAGTTTGTATGAGATTTGAGCATAACCGCTAGTAAGCCCCAGAACCAAACTTCCGGAAGTGGGCATTCAAAGTTGGTTCTGGGGCTCCTATTCGAGGCCTCTGAACGTACTCAGCAATGAGTCCCGGCTCAGATTGGTTGACCTACTCGACATTCCCCTCACGCTTGTCCCACGTATCTGTCGGAATGACCTCAAAGCCGACCTGAACTCCAACCTTGTCCACCAGGCTCATCGCCTTTGCCATGGCTTCGCTTGGTGACTTTGCGTCAATGGTGACAACCACGTCAATCATGCCCGGAAAATCGGCTGAGTCACTGATAGCGGGGTGGTATCCTTCAAGGTTGGTCATGATGTCATCCACCATAGCGTCCTCATCAGGGTACTCGTTGGGGTTGACGTTGATCGTGGCATTGTAAAGCATGTATTCTCCCATGTGTCAGGTGTGAAGCAAGTTCTGCCATTGTAGCACATGTGTATCAAGGGTATCAACACGTTCCAACAGAACTAGATAGGTAAGGAGGTTAGGAGGCGTCACTCATAGCGGCCTCCCAACCCTTTTACTCTGTGCCCCTGTTTCAGTGGTATTTACGCCCAGGTGACATCTTCAACATTCTCCCAGGACAGCCCCAGAGTGTTGAGCAGCGCATCCTCAGCGGCCTCACGGTCAGCGTTCTCCATACCCACCTCACCATCAGACCCAGGGACAGCGACTTCAATGTCACTCATCCAGTAGGGCGGCTCAGTGTCCACCCCGCACAGGCTGTCCACGCCAGGTGGGATGACGTCAGAAACTCGAAGAACCCACGGCCCGCCATTAATGTCGGTGTCGCTGGAGAGAAACCACTGGAGGACAATCTTAGTGCCGTCAGACACCAGCGCCTTAGCCTTCTGCTGTGTAGTGCTCATCAATGCTCTCTTTGAAGTAGCGGTCGTTAACTTTTGTGTCAACGACCTAGATACTCTTCAGTTTAAACCTACACCGCTGTAGTCGTCAAACCCGGTACAGGTGGCCTACCACACACCCACGCAGCAGAGAGAGTGGAACGGACTGCACCAGCCTGAACCCAATCACTATAGGGACACCATATTAGATGGCGCGGGCAAGGCGTCCAAGGAGTCCTCTCTGCGTACACTCTATATAAGTGACCCTGTTCACACCCCTACAGGTTGACGACTCCAAGCATGGGGTGCCTATACTGGGGCCAGTTGGTGCGCACACAAGCGAACGCACCATATGACTCCAGGAGGGAAAAGATGTCCAAGATCGTGCTCATCGTCAAGAGCATCAACGACACCAAGAAGCCGCTTGAGGCCCATGTCGGCGAGATTGACCGTGACGACCTGGATGGCGCAGTCAAGGAGATGACTGATGCCAAGTATCTTGGTCACACCTGGTCCTCAACCGATGCTGACGACCTGAAGTATGCGGCCGAGACCAAGGGGGCATACTTTACGGATGAGGCAGAAAACGACAGTGACTCCTACAACATCGTCACCCGCCACTCTGACTACCTGAAGGACGGAGACGATGAAGTGACAGTGGTCATCGACTACACCTGTGATGACGACCGCTCAATCGACGTCGCTACAGCGCGGACTGTGGCCACGTTCGACGGGGAAACCCGAGACCTGCTCTTCGACTACATGGCGAGCCTCTAGGGCCCCTGAGGTGGCCTACCTTCCGACGTTCACCTTGGAAGGTAGGCCGCCCATCCCCTTCCTATTTGCGGGGAGCACAGAAGAATAGACCTTGAAAACAAACCCTCACGTTCACCTATAGATCTAAACCAGGGCTGTTATGTCGGAACCATCATTAACATCAACGGAACAAGCACACAGTCAGGAGTCAACTATGGATAACTATATGGCATCCGTCATCATTGGTGGCCTTATTCGAGAGGTCACTGATGACATGGAAGCAACTACGGATAAGGATCGCAAGCGGGTACTCTCTGACCGTCGTCGAGTTCTCCTTATTGCGGGCTCTCTCGCATGCAACGACGACCTCATTGACGAGGACCCGAACTCCTAGCGTCGTCAAGCCTTAAGCGACAATAATGCATGCCCTGTGCCTTGTGTTCCAGATCACATGCTACCAGGTTGCGCCCATCTCACACACTCTGATAGTCTGACCCCAGACAAGCGGGTGAGACACAAAGGTCCCATCCCTCGCCCAGAAAGAGAGACCGGTAATGGCAGCGACAATCTTCGAGTCCGTCGAGGATGACGTGCGTGAGGCAGTCGTCGCGCTCAACATTAATGGCGAGATGACGGCAGACGACTCCGGGGCTACCTTCAACAGCAAGAACCTAACCATCTTCGCCCGCCCTGGATTCACTAGGGCGACTGTTCGGCTTGCCATTGAGAGCCATGAAGTTGAAGAAACCCTGACCATGCAGACCACTAGGCCAAAGTCCATCTGTGTGCTCGTGGAGGGGATGACTGAACGGCTCACTACTCTATCGAAGTGTGTGAGTGCCCTTGAGGACGCTGGATGGTCGGTCGCTAAGACCCAAGGGGGCATAGTGCTCATGGGCAACAAGAATAAGACGGTGTTCATGGCGGCGAACACCTGGGACATCTTCATCAACGGGAAGAGTCGCCGAAGTGCCGCAAAGATCCTCCACGACGCTGGGATCATTGAGGATACGAAGAGTATCCCCTATCAGCCGGGAATCTACCGTCTCACCCGGAACGACTAAGGGGCGGACTTATGACGTCGCCTCCACTCGTGCTCAGTGTTCGGGTGGGGCAGAAGTGTATCAACAGATCACACTCTCCTGGGTGGCCTCATACGGCATGTGGGTACCCAGGAGGAAGAGTTCTTCCGCCCGATGCGCCCACCAAACAGTATGCTACTCAGAGCAAGTACAGCACCTAGAATCAGGACACATAACAATGCCAGAACAAGAGGATAAAAGGTCGCCTTGGTGGGGGTTCCTTGACTTCCTGATCGGGTACCTGCCTTTCCTTCCTGTCCAGATGTTCATTCTCTATGACATGATGTCGCAAATGGAAACAGAATCAGGAAGAGCCTTTGCAGTAGCATCCTACATGTGCATGGTGGCTATATTCAGCGGAGAATTGTCGGATCTTGGCTGTAGGTTACGAAAAACCTGGCACAAGAAGAGCGACAGCGAAAACAGCGCCAAAGATGCAAATAGTAAAACAGAGAAAGCATCACCAGAAGTAGCCAAGGAAGATCGTATCGGCCTTGTTAGTAGTGGCGAGTATGATTTGTTTGCGAAATACGGGTTAGGGTGCCAGTGCGAGGATGCTAGTGTTTCATAAGAAGTTCATATCTCATGATGAAGGGTAGTATATGAAAGAAGAGGTAGAGGCGGCGCTAGATCAAGAAAGACCCCATCGTTTCTATGATTTACTTGTCGGGTGTACAGTCTACACTGTTGCATACTGGACATTCTTTGCCATAGTGCTGACTAAAATGGACGCTAATGCAAAGGTTTGGCTCATAGTGGCGGTTTCAAACATACTCAATCTGTTGTGTAACCTTGGCGAAACAGCCGATTTTGGGAGAAGACTCCGAGAAGACGCCAAGATGAGGGGAACTGGGATTAAGGACGGTGCCCATCGCAGCAGATTAATCAAAAGTGGCAGCATGGGAGCAGAAATGCCTGCCAGTGATCGCATTGTACTAGCAGACGGCGGCGAGTATGATCTGTTCGTGAAGTATGGGTTAGGGGAAGATGGTGACGAAAATGAGCAACAAGAGGAGAACCATGTCCAGCAAAGAGACCAGCAGTATGAGTGAGATTGATTCTGCGTTCAGCATCGTAAAGAAGGTGCACCATGAGGTCATTGAAAATGGTGGCAGTGTCGCTGACGCAATCAGGATGCTCACACGGCTCGCGGAAGATGGCGGGTACACGCTACGCATGAACGGGTGCAAGGTGCTAGTACGCAAGCCGCCAAAAGACGCCGCATCGATTCGCCTCAACAGGGGGAGCCGCAGTGCCAATCGTGTGCAGTTAGAGATGGTGGACGCGATCATGAACGAGGTAGAGGACAAGCCTTACGGCAGCGTATGGGGGAGTCGTGAGGTGTGGGATGCTCGCCGCCGGAGTGCTTACAGGGTACTCTGCGAAAAGGATGCACCAGCAGACGATGAGTTTGTCCGCATTTCTGGTAAATCGGGTGCACTTAAACCTCTCATGAAACTATATGAGATTCACAGTATGCGAACCAGGACAGATAGTAAACTCGTTTGGTTTCCAGGCGGGGAGGAAATTTCTTTCTAACAGCATCCCAGCGAGTGGATCACTATTTTAAGTTAGGTTACATATCTGTGCCGCAGTAAAACCTAATGCGACCACACCCTGTATAACGTGAGTCATAGGCGCGCATGGTTGACCCGCCATGTACCTATCTGATACCATGAGGAACACAGCAGTCCAAGGAGGTTTTGGGATCATGCTGCTTGATGTCCCCAACGACATTGCAAGACTGTTTATCATGAAGCAGATCGCCACGAAGATGCTTCTGGAGGAGCCGTTTCATACTCATGAAGAGATGCGATTCAGTGAGGAGTTGATGCTGGACGTTGAGGTCGAGGACAGTCTAGCACAGGTTACTCTTTACGACACGGCTCTACGAAGCACCATCCCGGTCAAGTCAGACAAGCACCCCAACGGGTGGCCGCTGACTAGTGAGGGACTGTCACCAAGTGATCTGGATGAGATCGATTCCCTTGTAGACGTCTTCTTTCGCTCCCACTACCCAAGCCAGGAGCGAACCTTTCTGATTCACACCTGGGAGAATGCTTTTCACCGCTTCATTGTGAGTTAACAAGCGCCCAATACCATAGCCCCTAACATCACCGCACACTGAAGAAAGGATGCTGTTGTGTCAACATACTCACACATAAGAAATCTGAAGTTTGACGCTAAATTCAAGGGGGTGAAAATCTCTAAAGAGGAGTGGGAGAACCTTGTAAACAAGACGCTTCGCATGACCTTCCTCACCAGTGTTATCGATTTTGAGCCAAAGTTCAACAAGTCTGGTTACGTCACTAAGGTTAATGCTGATTATTCAGGGGAAGACGACTCAGCCCTAGAACTGCCTTACGATCTGCGAGGCATGAAGAGGTTCCTTGACGGTCATGGCGTCAAGTACACCTTGGAGTTCGATGTCATCACTGGTCGAACCGCAGAGATCAACCGGTTCAGGATTAGCGACGAGGACCCTGACGTCATGATCTCAACCTGTGAGGTAGTATTCAAGGACTTCGTACCTGTCACAGAGGTAGACACAGAGAACACCCCAGAGTACGGAAGTGCTCTTTACGACTTCAACATCCCCAGCAAGCCATACTCGCCGGGACCTTCAGTGTGAACACTCTATAGGCAGCACATGCCTCATGCACCTTGATACATCCATACTCCCCTGTAGCGTGTGACCTGTTTCACCAGATCGCGTGTTGCAGGTGAGCATGCTTGTGGGCTATACTGACGCCACAAGCCATAATCTCGTGTTCACCAGGCCCATAGTGGCCTGAGCCTCCAGCAAAACACAACAGACATTAGAGAGGTGCAATCGCATGTCTGACTACTCGGCATCGTACTGGGTGATTCTCCAAAACCGCTATGGCGAGTACATGCCTACACAAATGCATGTAGGTGAGAGCACTCCAAGGAATCTGAGGAGCATGATCAAGTTCATGCTCCATGACACCTACACCTTCCAGCAATTCTTTCTGGACATGTGTAAGGAAAATGCGCGCATTAAAGGGGCTGATGTCTTAGATGCGGACGAGTTCACGTCACTGAGAATGTTCATTCCTGAGAACTCGCTACTCCAGTCGCATGACGATGAGCCGTTCGTGCTGTATCTGGAAAGCCTGGAGGAGCGAGTTGGTGAGGACAGGTACCCTCCTCGATTCGCCACCAAAGAAGAGGCCATTAAGCATGCCACTTCACACAAGAGTAACGGAATCAGTATCCTCCTGGATCCCCACTCAGGTAAGGGCGGCATGGGTACCTACTGGTTCTGGTCAACCAAAACCAATTTTCCCCTCTCCTACTACATTGACAGCGACAGCACGCACGACACACCTAAGATCAGTGTCACTGTCTCTCCTGGTGATCTCGTGCATGTGGATGGGTACATGATGAGTACTGGTGAGAAGGAGACAGATTTCTGACCCTCCTTCTCATCGGTGAACCTTCTTGTTCACATGTTGTTAGGGCGCATGAAACTATGCGTTGGGGCCATGCGATCAGAAGACAATGACCCTTAGTGTATAGAGGTTCGAGAAGGTGGATGCTTCCATACACACCACGTGCTCATGTGGGCGGTGCACTCACAGGGCACTACCGAGTGTGATGAGTGCAAGCACCTGGTTACTGTTCGCGTTCCGCCTATGAAGCGGGTGGAAGCATCAGAGCCCGACCTTGCTGACATGGCCTTTTGTAACCTGATTGGTTGATGTTCAGGACTCATTCGCAGACGTCCGGACGCTTAAAACGGTGAAAGCGTCCGGACGTCTGTTCTATTGAGGGTGACTTCCGTTGAAGCATGGAGCCAGCAAACACCCAATATGTTGTCACGAATCTGTGTCGTCTATACTAGGGACCTGCATTCCTGGAATGTCCCATGTTACCCACCCTGACTTGATGGCATATCCTAGTTCCTTGTTGACACGTGCTGCTACCCTTTCAGCGATGTTGTCAGCAGTGCCCTTGATCTTAAAAAGCGACTCATCCGACAGCATGCGATAAGTCAACCTGATGAAGTTTAGGATAGGAACTACATTTGCCTGAATACAATCACACTCATTCTTCAGGATCATGTTTCCGTCATCACCCTCCTGTAGGCAGGGGTGAATCATGGAGTAGGCGGTATCCTCAAGACAACGCTTCAGCACTGACATATCCTCATCAGAGAGATCACGAGGAAAGCCTGTATACTCAGCATTGAACTTGAAAAGAGTCATGTCAGGAACATAAGCATCTACCTTAACATGGGCATGAAACCCAATACTGACTAAACCATCCTTATCGAGCAGGTGAATTGCAATCTGGTCAGGCGACTCGTAGTCATCACTTACCCTTGCCTCAGCGACATAGAATGGGGGATTGACGTTATTGACCTTACATACATCCTCAAAATCAAGGATGTTGGTGGGTAGAGTCACCTCAACATGATCCTCGTCCAGTACATTATCCTTGGCCCTGATGACAGCATTCTGGATATTGTCTCCATCACTGACTGAACTGGTTACTGATCCATCTGGCAAAGTGAACTCTATTGACAGAACCTCTCTTCCGTTCAAAGGAGCAAGGACACTGTTGAGGTACCCAACGATCTCATTCATCTTTGTCTTTCCATTCTCAGTCATACTAAAACCTCTCTCTGGTGTTTTGTAACCCGTCACTTCAGGACGCACAATCAGGACGTCTCACTCTGTAGTCCACGAATAGCGCTGGTAAGTAAATGGGTTTCTATCTCACGGATACGCTCTACGCTTACTCCTTTCACGACGAACGCCCTTCCACCTTTAGATACAACATTGCTGATATAGGCCCGTGTACGCACTTCAAGGTCACTCAGTGAAGATGCCTCAACTCGCACTATATACCTACCTAAAACATGTCCACGAAAAACATCATCTGCACATAGGTGTCTAATATAGGTTCGCTTTCCATTGCTTTTGACTTCAATGTGGTAACTATAATGTTCGATATACGTTTCCGCATCTTTCTCTCTCTGTTGGTTTGTTCGTCTTTTAAAGAAATCTGCCACATTCCTATTGAGATTCTTAATCATTCTTGATGGCGTAACATTCATTGAGATCACCCTCGTTATCTATCGGTCTATTCTGGACGCTCTCTTATTTAGAATAAGTTTTACCCCATACTCATAACTGAATTAGCAAAAGCAGCGGCAAGAAACACGACAGCAAGCGAGACGACCAGTCCTGTAGCAATCGACGCGATCATCGCAGCAGCCATCACCCAGAGCCAGGATGCTGAGATGACACCAAGCACCTTCAGTAGTGATGTTGTAGTGAGACACGAAACTACTATAACTGCCGCAATGACGGTGGTCCACTTGAATAGGAACCTCTTGTCGTCATCCTGTGAACTAAAGGTATCCTCTGTGTTATCTGTATTGCTCTCAAACTCTGTACTCATGATTTCAGCTCTTCTTCCTGTTCTTGTTGTGCAGGTGCTTGATTCCAGCGTCCAGAATCGCGTTACCGAACGACTCCACTACTGACATGAAGGCGATGACAAGGGCAAGACCAAGCAGGATTGCAGGAATAACGAGCCACCAGGGGATTGTGATAATGTCAGCAACTCTGAGTACGATGGTTCCAGAGACAGCACCAATACACAGGACGAAACGAGTGAATGAGGCCATCATCAGGAAGATCTTGCGGATCCTGGCTATGCGAGCAATCCCACTGGTAGGTGACGCGCTCTGCTTCTGGTACTCGGTCATTGTTTGCTGGGCCTTCCTGCCGGTCTAGGTGATGCCTACTTCTTACTGACACACCTTCATACGACTAGCATTGTCTCATGTTTTCAGGTACAAGTCCAGTTCAGAGTATCGATAAAGGTGACAGAAGATGCTAAGAGTCCTGTGCTGTCTGTCATCATTGTCTGTGTTCACTAGTGCTTATGCTCTGTGTATGGTCTTGCGCAAATGAGAGTTCTGCTCTTAGGTATTTTGGAAACGGTAGCAGCACTCAAGGAGAGTTTGGCTTCTCAGGTACTGCCACCTTTTAGTCACAAGCCCATACGATGTGCTCGCAGATGATCAGGCGTGATTCCGTGCCGCTCTTCATAAGAGACGGGATCATCAGGAAAAATGTCATAGTACTCGAAAAGATTGCCGTCTGGAGAATGCATAGGCTCTCCACAAACCTCCACCCGAAGGTCACGGATAGCCTTCTTGAGTGAGTCTACAATCTTCTTGTCGTCATCGTAGTAAAAGCGCGTGCTGTTGTCCTTGTGAGCAAGAGTTACAAGGACTCTGTACTCGTCTGAAAACTGATACGAAAACCCGAATTTGGATGCACTGAACTCCACCTTGTATTTGTCTTCAGAGGGCATCTCAACTCCTCGCGCAAGGAGGCTGAGGTAAACCCATTCAGCCACCTTCTGCCCGTGACCGGCCCTGCTCTTAATCATTGGGAACTCAAAGTCCCAATTAGGTTGACGTGGAAACCACTGCGTCCCAAAGTACAGGTGCTCATGCCCGAAAGTAACGACGCTACCTCCTTTAAAGGACCTCTGAGCAAGCACTTCTGCCCACTCATCATCCGTATCAAATCTGCTGGAGGGGTTTCTGTGCGCCTTGACGCGCCACAGGATGCCACTGTCGTCAGTGTAGAGCCACTTCTTTTGACCAAGAAGGATCTTGGGTTTCACTCCAAACACCCGCTCAATATGCTTTGAGGCAAAGAGTACGGTGTTGTCGAAAAAGTCTCCCATGAGTTTTCTCCTTCGGTCTTGTAGCCTTGGTGTTGAGTCAATACTAGATCGACTAGAAGGTCTCAAGCAACCCCAGAACGAGTGAACCAGGTCACAAAAACAGAAGAACTTGATGTGGTCACTGTCGCCTGCATCACACTATTTTATCTTGACTGTGGACAGCGTAGAGAGATGCCCTTAGCCATACCTTGCTCAGGGGCTACCTCATATCAACGCCGCTTACCGCGACCACGCTGACGGCGACGGGAGGGCTTAGGGCGCTCGTCCATCTCAGGGAAGAAGTCCTTGCAGCGCACCTTGAAGCGCGGCTCAATCAGACCTCCGTCCTTGTCAGCAGTCCAGAACACGATACCCTCAATGTTCCGGGCACGGAAGTCAGCGAAAATAGGCTCCAGCATCCCAAAGGGGTCATCACTGGCAAGGATCTCCTGAATGGCAGGGAACTCGGTGGCTCGCTCACAGCCATGGATCCGCAACTCATCAGCGGACACCTTCTCAGGGTTACCGTTAATCTTAGGCCCCAGAAGTTCGAAAGTGGTGTCCTTAGGTGGCTCAGCCTCGTTGTCCTCAATGAATCGAGCAATAGCCCGGTTGAGGAACTTCTTCATGGAAGACGACTCCTTGGACTCCCACCCGAAAGTGATGCCAGTGTTAGGGTCTGTCTCCAGGGGGATGAACCCCTCAGGGGCCTCCTTGCCAGGTCGCACAGCCCGGCGAGTAAACCACTCCCCATCAGCGTCACGAAACACGGCTGTCCCATCTCGCTTGAACGTGGGAACGATTCGCTTCCCCTCAGCCAGAGTGTTGGACACGAGGTCACGGATGTCCCCGCGAATGGTGTGGAGCACCATGCGGTCGCCCTCATCGTTGAAGTAGAGGTCAAAAATGACGGGCATCTTCTTCATTATCACTGCCCCTTTCTCCTGGTCATCGGTGCCAGGGTTGATTGTCTTGCTTGTGACACCACTATAGGCATGTTGCTCAGGCGACGGCAAGCCCTGAACCAGTGAAGTAGGTCACAAATGCGAGGCACTGGCTCTATCAACATGTGCCCCATATCACTCGCGCTTCCGCTTGCCTCTAGATGCTGGCTGATGTAGGGTGTGAGACAGTGCCAGGTGTATGATACTGAAGTCGTAACACCCTGGAAAGTCCTATCGTGAAAGAGAAGCAAGCATGTCTGACAACACTGGCGGCACTGTTCAAAGTACTCGTGAGGCGATGGCCCGCATCAGAGAGGTAAGGTCGGGTAATGACCTGGCTTGCGCTCTAGATGACCTTCCCTTGGAGGCTGCTATGAAGTGGGGTCTGGAGTGCCCGGCTGTTGACAAGGTGTTCACCGCCTGGATGCGTGAAGCATGTAGGGACGCAGTGTTTGTTGTGGACGAGTATATGGCCAACAACGACTTTGAACTCACCATCGTCTACTACGACTATGATGATGGCTACTGGTACGTCTCCGGGTGGGTAGTGGGCAACGAGAACGTTCACTACAAGGACATGGAGGCGGCCCGAGAGTCCTACCTGCACCTTAGCAAGGACCGGCACCCATGCGAGACTGCCCAGGAGTATGGGACAACTGAGGAGTATCTTGCTGACATCCGCCAGAAGGGCATCAACATCTGCGGGATCGTTGGTGTACGTCGAGCGTGCGAACTGATGACTGATGCCGCTGAACGTGCCGGGTACGTGGTTGAGGACCTGGGGGAGACGTCCGAAGAGAACTACTACATTGGTGTCATCACCATGGTCGGGAAGGACGGGACAGAGTACGAGGTTGGTCATGGCCGACCCAAGATCTGCCTGAGCGACATCAAGAAGTAAGCAACAGGAGAAAAGACTATGTGGTTGAATGCTGTTAGTGGCGAGATAGACATCAAAATCAGTAGGGATGAGGTGGAATCCTTCACCAGCAGACTCAAAAGCGCAATCGGGGAGGATGGAGACCTCAACGTGGCTGCTAGAGACTCCTGGAGGAAAGGGCATCTCAATATTTCCTTCACCTACAGCACCAGCAAGGATATTCACGAGTTCTCAACTATGAGGGCTATCCAGGAGGTAGCGGACCAAAATGGCCGCAACCGCTATGTCAGCGTGACATTCGTTGACATGAGAGACTTCGCTGACGCCAGATCTCCACGAATGACTGTCTATGATCTTAGAATGTCAGAGATGCCAGTGATTGAGATGGAGGACAACTCTATTATGGCGGACATTGAGTCAATGGCCCCTTGGATGCTGTGACCCTATCGCCTTAAGTCGGGGTAGGTGCCAGACTCATAGCATGTGTAGTGGTCGCATCCTCAATGTCATTGTGTGACTCAGTTCACTCGTTCTGGTGTTGCATTCACCGTTACCCCATGTGTACGCTGTAGCCAGAATCTGGAAGGGAAGTCCGACCAGCGAGAGCGAGAGGATTTTAAGATGGCCTACTTCTTCGATGATGATGTTGTTGCTTCTGGCGTGGAGCAGTACGTCCTCTTTGGTATCCCCACGCGGGCGGTTGCTACCACTTTCAATGGAGAATACGACCTCGTTGCACCTTATGGTTCCACCGGCAACGAGGATGAGGGGAATCGAGATCTGGCTCTCCGGTGAGGAGGGTGAGGATGAGGCCGGGATCTTCATCCGTGGCACCATTGAGCGCGGCGTTCCGGGCGACCTGATTGCCCGGGAGATCGACACGATTGATGTCTGGCAGGATGAGGATGGGACTCCCCATATCCTTATCGCTGCTGCGGATAATGAGGTTGTCCTCACTGGAGACCCTGACACTCTTGGGTGGGTGGCTTCTCTGGGGGTCTGACAGCAAGCACAAGATAAGAGGGGTGCGTGAGGGGTATCTGTCGATCAGTAGCAGGCAAAGGCCCCTCATGTCTTTCTGCCGTCTTCCGTGAGATACGTGTGTTGTGTGACACGAGACTGACGGTTGCTTTTAGGGCGTTTGTCGTGTATAGTCAGCAAGAGAGAGCATCAGATCATCTAGAGTGCTCTGTGATGCTTGCATGAAATGGGAGGGATTCCGTAATGAACAAGACGTTTAGTGCGTACATCGAGTACCATGGCAAGTACACTGCCGCCCTGAGGCTCTTTGAGCGGTTCAAGGAGAAGTTCGACAGCCTCCAGGGTGAGGGAGGTTTCACTTTTGTCGCCAAGATTGATGAGGATAACAGCGACTACACTCCCATGATCTGGGTACGTGCCCATGGGACGCCTGAGTCAGATTCTATCCTTGAGGATCTTATCAAGTACGTGGTTAACAAGATGATCCACGCCCCGCACGAGGGGATTAGGAAGGTGTACGCCAAGACGGTCGTCATTGACCCAGTTGATGGCGAGTTCTTTATCCCTGAGATCTCTGTGACGAAGTATGAGACTGACTGTGATGGTATTGTTCAGAGCAGTGTCGAGACGTACATCAGTGACGAGATTGTCTGACCCGGCTAGCCCTGTTGATTCAGAGATGATGAGAGCGGAGATTCGATGAGCCCACTGTTATTGACTGCCAGCATTTCTGGAGGCGAAGCGTCATTGGAAAAATATGGCGGCCTCCATCCTCTCACTTATTTGGCTTTACTTATTCTAGGTCTTTTCATGCTCGCCCTTATGGAAGAGGCTAAATGCGGCAAGGTCACGTTGGTTTATATTGCTGCGGTTATTGCTCTCCTGATCTGGAAGCCGCACCTTTTCTTCTATGAGAAGACAGTAACCGAACATGCTCCTTATACGGTTACTGGGACGTTACTTAAGATTGACAAGAATGACAACGAGGAGTACGAGCCCACAGTCACCCTAGACGGCGGAAAGAAAGTCAAGGTCAAGGAGAACGCGAAGGACCTTTACCAGTTCATCGGCTCACAAGTGACTCTCAGATGTGACTATGATGAGATGCCGGACAAGAAGATCACTAGCAGCACTTCCTGTGACTTTCAGGGTGCTGGCTCTGCCCCAACCCCTAGCGTATCCAACTAAGGACACCGCCACTGCAACCATGATCAGTGTACGTGCTTGAAGAGTAAAGCCTGAGGAGGAATAGGAACATGAGCGACACGCGAGAGGTTACAGAGTCCATGGCCCCGAATGAGGTCGTGGCATTCCTAAACGATGGAACCCAATCAGGCTCTATCCCTACCGCACTGGATGACATTCTTGACGACATCCGTGACGGACAACTATCCCTGCATGGTTTTGACGAGGACGATACACGTGTAGTCAATGCCGTCAACGACTGGTTCGACGACGACAAGATCGCGTGCCTAGTGTGCAGGACGCAGCATGAGCAAGTCGTCTACACGCTCTCTGAGGTTCAGGACGTCTCAGGGTCCTTTCTGGTGTGGTGGCGGAAGAAGTATGACGCCAGCGCCTACACTGAGTTGATGGGCGCAATCAAGCAAGGTCGAAAGTTCCAGTTCCTCCTACATGAGGGGCAAGGCAACAGGTTCCTCATCAATGAGACGATCCAGGAGGTCTGGGAAGTTGCAAGAAACATCCCCAGAAAGCACTCACTGAAGTTCTTCAAGAGGGTCGTGAAAGAGGAGGCTTACTTCTCTAACTCATGGGAGACTGTTGACGACTACCATTCCCGGCACTGGCAGCGGTGGCTCTCTAGGGGCGGTTTCGTCAGGTTCAAACCCAAGGGAATTGACATGTTTGTCTGTGTCAGTGATGACCGCAACAAGGGGGCACTTTCTTTCTGGCAGGAACTCATCGAAGACGGGGACACGCTGGGGGTGCTCAGGGATGTGGACAAGAGTGGGGTCATGTCTACTCCCAACAAATTCCCATACCGTGACCTGTGCAGCAAGGCTAAAGGGTACCGTGAAGACCTCTCGGACGTAAACGTTGCCAGTAATGACCCCAACCTCTCCGAGAATGGGCGAGTAAACATTGTGTACATGTTCGTGACCGTGAATAAGTACAATGAGCCATCCGTGTATATGCTGTCAGACCACTTCAAATCTTATGACTGGAGGGTATTTGACGACATCGAAGTCATCTCTCCATACCTGCACAAGGTGGGGTGGACTAACAACACCCAAAACAACGAAGAGTGAAATAAAGGATAGATTAGGATCTAGCATGAATAACGCAAAAGAGATCACTGACGACAGCACTCCGAACGAGGTCGTAACATACCTGAATAACAGGCTACAATCAGGCGAGTCGCCTTTCACAACGCATGATGCTCTTACGGACATTCAAGATGGAGAACTGACCCTGCCAAGATTTAATACTTCGGCTACCATGATTGCCAACATAGTGAACAACTGGCTTGACGGCAGTGGGGTTACGCATATTGTGTGTGACGGGTTGACTAAAAACCTAATCGTCTACACTCTTTCAGAGGTTCAGGAAGTATTCGGCTCCTCTTTGGTGTGGTGGTGGAAGGAGATTGACTCTACCGCCTATATCCGCCTTATGTCACCTATTAGAAAAGGGTACGAACTCCAGTTCCTCCTGCATGAGGCGCGCGACAACCACTTCATGCTCACTGAGACCGTCCAGAAGGTTTGGGACGCTGCCAGAAGCCTCCCTATAGAGCACTCATTGAGGTTCTGCAAGAAGATTCTCGGAGAACACCTGAGAGTATGGGACACTGCACTTGGCACTAAGCCTGGTTCATGGGAGAACGTTCACGAGTCGCGTTCCCCATCGTGGGAAAGGTGGATTGCGAATGGAGGGAAAATTGAGTTTGTCACCGACTATGATGTTACAGTTGTTCAAGTAGCACCAGAGCAGAACGAGGGACTGATCAAGTACTGGCAGAACCTCATAGAAAACGAGAACGACCCAACCAAGGTACTGGATGTGCTTCAGGACGTGGATTATAGTGGAGTCATGTCATCCCCCAGCAGGTTCCCGTACCGTGACCTGTACAGTAAGGTCAAGGGGTATCGTGAAGACCTCTCAAACATCCAGTATGCCCGCACTGACCAGAACCTATCTGACTACGGGTGGACGAACATTGTAGATGTGTTCGTAACAGTAGATGAGGACAACAAACCATCTGTGTACATGTTTTCAAACAACCCAGCCAACTACGGGTGGACACTCTGGGATAACATCGCGTTCATCTCCCCATACCTACACAAGGCGGGTTGGAGGATAGACGACCAGCCACAGCAGTAGAGGGTGACGCAGTTCACACCTGGTGGTGTTGACGGCCAGCAACCGCCCACGTATGCTTACCTCATCAAGCCGGTAGGCAAGAGGCCACCAGGCAGCAAGACGAGGAGAACAACATGACCATCAACCCAACCGACGCCCCCGCTGACGTCATCAAGTTTCACGAGAACGCCAAGAAGGCGTTTATCGGTAAGTCTCCCTGGATCATTGACCGCCACCAGGAGCGCACCTCCAACGGAATCATTGACCGGACACGTATTACCATCTGTGACGATGAGGGATTCGGTTCGGGTGATCTGCACGATGGTGGAAACATTCGCCACGTCAGCGCCTTCAATGGCGCATTCGGCACGAAAATTGATGACGTTCGGTTCTCCGAGTGGAGCGATGAGATTTATCGGTTCTGGCTGTGGAACAACACACATCACGATGTCATCGAGTTCTACTACTACTGCTAACAACCCACACAGGTCGCCACAACAGGTGACGTAAGCACCACTACCCACCCTTGAAGAGATCAGGGTGGGTAGTGGTGTTCTTTCGTCTATCACGGCCACGACAAGCCCCTAGAGCAGAGGACACAAGACGGCTTATTAGCCCGTCGCCTCAACCAGCAATGTTGCCCCACTTCATTTCTTCTCATGTTGACAACAGTCCACCTGTGCGCATATGCTTGAAGCACGTTTAAGGGAGCACCGGCTACATTGAAAGACCCCAAGGAGAATAAGATGGCTAACGGTTCCATATTGATTTCGGGATATGTTCAGGCTCGCATCAGCATGGAGGACGCCAACAAGCGAGTGGAGAAATTCAAGAAAGCCACCAAGAAGCGCTCTGAGAGTGCGACCATTGAGATTGACGTCGAGGAGATTCAAGAAGGCAGCAAGAAGATCAAGTTTCTTGTTACAGGAGACTCAGAGAACCTGACCAACGACATCGATGACCTGGTTGAGTCCACGTTGTCGAAGGGACTCAACTACGCAGATAACGCTGTCTGGGGAAAATTTGCGGTAACTAATCTGCGACAGGTTAAGCCGGGTTGCACCCCAGCAATGTCAGTCTTCTCGCTCGACTTCGACGGCCACCCTAGAGAAAACGTCGAGGTCAGTAACACTGGTAAGGTCTATAGGCGCTGGGTCTAAGTATCCCACGAACGTTATCATCTTGCTCGTGGGGTACTTGCTCGTATCCCTAACGCAGTAGACGTGACCTGATTCACACTCTAGCGTGTTGACTACCTCTTCTCCTATCATGTAGGGTGGAGACACAAGCCAGGAACACAGGGTTGCTGGCGAACAGGTATGAGGAGCCAGAAATGACAACGTACACTTTCTCGAAGTTTGCCAACCCCACGTCTGACGTTGTTCCCCAGGCTATTACTGACTTGGCTCTAGAGTTTACTCCTACCGCCAGCATCTCGGCCAGCAGCGACATGTTCGTTTGGGATAACTTCAAGGCGAACGGTATTCGTGCATACTGGTATGACAATGACGCCGTACTGGTACACGTCACCAAGGTCGTGAGCGGTAAGCACTTCACTGTCACGACACGGTGGAGCCTTGACTTTGAGGATGAGTGGCCCACTGGCACCCATCTCATTTGGGCTGCACGCGAGGGACTGGCTAAGGCTAATTCCCTGGTGTACCTGGTTAACTACCTGGAGGCCAACGGTCTCGGGGTGGCAGGGAAGATTGACCCTGAGGGAACTGTCATCACCCTGGATGGTGGACGCAAGATCATGCTCCGCGTGGACTATGACAATGAGACCGAGAACGTGGTGCTCTCCTGGGATGCGGATGGTGCTCTCGATGACATCCTCTCCGCCTTCCAAACTCTCGATGAGATTGAGTACGAGATGCCCGGTGGAAAGCGCATTGCCTTCAGTGCCTCCCTGTTCTCCTGAGAGATAACGTAAACACCCGCCCCATGAATTCTCCTTATATAGGAGAGACCATGGGGCGGGGTTTTGTCATCAAGGACTGTCGGTGACATTTGGGGCGCTTCATATCCCAGGCATGATGTGACTCAGTTCACCTGTCAGTAGGTTGCCTCTGTCTCTGGAGGCATGTAGCATAGTGTTCAGAAGTCAGGGGACAAAAGGTTCCTTGACAAGACATGAAGGAAGCAAAATGAGCAAGACCGTGACTGAGATTGTTAAGGCTGTCGCTGAGGACGGACTGGATGCCACTTTCGGCACCACTGACGCCGCTATCGATAATGGCTGGTATGACTGGTTTTGTCAGGACCGCTCACTGAAGAACAGGTCAAAGAAGTTCATGACCATCCTCAATCGGCTTACTAATGGCGGCAAGGTCAGCCTGGATGGTGAGGTTACCTTCCTGAACAAGTACGCAGAGCATCTGTTCGATGTCATGATTCTAGAGTCCACTGAGGGCACCATTTTTGTCGAGAATGACCCTCAGGAGCATGGGGCGCGTTGGGCTGTTAAGGTGAACGGAAACCACCCCACTGAAGGGTTCCTGAAGTTCGACAGCGTTCACAGCCTCACTGCATGGCTGAACGAGCCCTGGGACTGATTCACCACTCACAGGGGCACTAAGAACCCACCAAGACACTCTTTCACAGAGAAAGGGCTGTGCGTCGCGCGGTTGACTAAATGAGTTGACCGCGTGACGTTTCTGTTAGGTCGCCCGTGATCACAGTTGCGCCAGAAGTCAGCGAACAAGGAGTATGACCTACTTCACTAGAGTCAGCATTGATCATGCCTCACGGGTGGTGCTATGCTCGTACCAGAGGCCAAGAGCAAGAGGTTGTTGGCTAATATTTGAAGGAGTCACAATGTCCACCATCAAGCCTGCCGCCGAGTACATTACCTCCAATGAGGCAATCTGCGAGGAAAACGTGGTAGAGAAGGGTGACTGGGCTGACTTCCTTGAATCATCCATTAAAGGAATGCGCGTGACTGATGTGTACGTGACTACCCGTAAGGCCGCCCACAATAAGTGCCCTCAGGGAATTGACTGTGATGGCTCGAACGAGGGTGACTCGGCGGTAGTCATTGAGGGGCCTGTGAACCGGGTTGTTCTGCTCGGGCATTCTGCCCCTGATTTTGACAACGATGTCAAGGTGAATGTGCTCGACTACGGCAAGTCGAATAAGAAGGTGAACAGCGTGTCCATTGAGGGCATCAGCACCTACTGGTTCAAGCAGGGAACTGAGGGTGGGGAGTACTACACCGTCAAGATCGGCCGCTACAATGCGCCTATTGTCATTGAGGTCCTGACCTACTCTGACTCCCTTGGTGATGTGACTGTGCCACACATTGTGGTTCAGGACGCCCGCTGAGAATCCACTAACTGTTGCCTTGACCTGAACGGTAGAATTCAGTTCAAGGCAACTCTATTTACCGCTATCAGTATTCACACAAAACATGAGTGTGTCCCAGTTCACATGTCTACTGGTTGCGTGCGTTCAGGGCGATGCCATACACTTACATCATCAAGAAAACAAGCACAAAGGAGAGCAAGCCATGAGCGCACACCTGGACCTCACCACCTACTTCACCAGCCCGGACACGGACAGTGGCGACAAGTTTACCTATGAGAGCGAGATTGCCATTGGGCTGACAAAGGCTGCCGGTAAGTTCTCTTGCATCGGCAGCGAGGTTCTGACGACTATCAAGCGTCTGGCTCATGAGGCTAGCAACCATGTTGCTATCCTCAACCCTTCGTCGTCTTTGCTCTCGCGTGAGCACCCGCTCGTTGCGGCTGTCGGGTTCGAGGTGGTGGAGATTCACCTTGATTACGGTCGCATCCAGGTGAACGTTCTCGAAGGCTGGCAGGACGTTCACGCCAACCTTGCTGGGTACACGACGTATGTCCAGTCAGAGGCGTGGAAGAGCCTGGGTGAGCACATGGCCCATATGGTTCACTGGCAGTAGTCATTCACAGAGATACGACCGGGGCGGGTGCGTTTGGCATGAAGAATGCACCCGCTATCTGTCTTCTCATCCTGTTCGCACTACCATCCAACACACCTCCTAGTTTGATCAACCGGCAGCGCCCCCATGAAGCACGCTACCTGCCTGTAGGTGAGACCTAGTTCACACATAGCAGGGTTGCAGTCTGCCGCAGCAACCTGTACACTTAAACCATCAGGAACACGACGACGGATTCTGCCAGAACGGATACAAACAGAATGAGCATTAATCTTGTTGCCAACATGGTCATTGGCAAGCGTGAGACTGTCAACATTCTCAACCCTGACAAGAATGAGAGTTGGGTTTCTTTTCGTCGCGCTGAGTTTAATCTCGACTCGATGCGTGACTTTATCACTGTGGTTAAGAGGCTGTTTCTCATGGATCACCCTCACTCCGATCTTCTGATGAGCGAACGCGACAGGGAGGCAGTTCGTCTCTCCACCTTCCTTCAGGTCGCTGAGGATCTTGGTGCGGAGGTGGAAGACATTGAGCGCCCAGGAGACAAGGACTGCCTGATTGGTGGATTCGGAGACGACGCCACGATCCTGTTTGGTGGAACCGTCTTCCCTGATGAGGACAACACCTACCTGGCTCTTTTCGGCAGTTCAGCATCCGGGGACCGGAAGTGGCGAGGCCACAAAGACGTGGTAGATGCTGTTCGGGGAGGCTTCGTCGCCCAGGAGGCCAAGATCCTGGGAATCGAGTAGATGTGCGTTAACCCAGGGTGATGTGCTTCACATGGCCTTGGGTTGCTTCACCCAATAGGGTTGGCATACACTAGAGTCATGTCAGGGAGCAACAAGGACTCCCTTACCGAACAGAAAGGCAAGAACATGTCCGGTTTCTCCCGTAAGGCCCAGGCTGAGTCTGAGATTGACGCCATTGTGCGGAACGTCTGTGACGCTTTCCGTGATGAGTTTGGTGTTGAGCCGTCTGTGTCTAATGATGGTGCGCCTTTCTCTTTCCGTGTTTACCATTTTGACCCTCGTGGCAAGTGTGTCGTGATTGCTCGCCGGGTTATCGATTATTGGGTGCTTGATGTTGTCATTCAGGCTCCTCGGAAGGATGAGATCCTTAAGGGGCAGGCATCTACTACTGATACGTCCTATGATGGGGTCAAGGCGGCCATCTCAACTGCTATCTACCATGGGGTTGTTGTGGATCGCGTTGGGGGCGAGGGTATCCGTCGTCTTGGGTGCAAGCGCTCAGCCTAACAGATCTTCAGAGGAAGTCACTAACCCCTCTACTTGTCGGCGATACGCGCCATATCATGTATTCTTTCCGCCCCAAGGGTGGAAGACGATTATGCCGAGCCCCTCATGATCAGGGGCACTAATCATGCCCTGAGTTAACCGGCCTTGACTCATTGGCTTGCATTACACGTTGTAGACACTAGATTGTGGGTGTATTCTACACATAGGTAACAGAAATGTGGATCGTTCTGGCTCGTGCATGCTGCACACCAATACCGCACCAGTAGGCAGAACATCGCTGTTACGCACATCACTACTAATCAAGTTGAACAGGCTCTTTCGGTCATGTACACTGAAAGCACCTAAGGGCAGAGGGCAGCAGGGCCGACTGCAAGACGAACAGGAAGAGAAGACCACGATGGACGCGAAAGGCTTCATCAACAAGATCAAGCAGGCCATGAAGAGCGGTGAGACCTTTACTCACGCTGTCGGCAGTTACGGCAGTTTTGAGATCACTGTTTCCCCTGATGGTAGTGCAGTGTGCAAGTTGGAGGACGAAGAGTACGGTACTCTTCCTGCCGGTAGCAGCCCGGAAGAGATCCTTAACTACTATTCGACAAGTATCCGCCAGTCGTCCTACTCTTACGACACTGAGGGTGGAGGGTCCGTGACTTTTGTGAAGGACCTCCAGGTCGGCGACGTTATTCTCAACGATGACCAGCACGCTAAGGTTGTCTCTGTAGACACGACTGACAGTGAGATCGTTGTGACTTTCGTTGTCCATTCTCCTGGCAAGACGTGGAAGCAGGTTGACACGTACCCTGCTGGGTCTATGATGGAGTTTGACCTCCTCTGGGGTGCTGACTGGGTTCCTGAGGGGGAGTAGTGTCTGGTTGAGGAGTCTCGTGTTTGTGCTTGTGAGAAGTTCCTATTGCCACAGACTCAAGACACCTCAACCCTCTATCACCTTTGAGTGGCATAAGGTGAGTATGGTCCTCGCTAGTGCCACCATGTAAAACAAATCCTACATTCTCGTTAACACAAGTCAGGAGAAAGCAGTTATGGCTGAGATTTTCGTCAAGGACATGTATGTATTCGCTAAGGGTGTCACTTTTAACAGGGACGCCAATGGTTTGCACTATCGGCCTACCCTGGCTCTACAGAGGTATCTGAGTGGTCCCAGTAGTCCGATCCTTATTAGTCCTGACGAGTACAGGATTGTTTTTGGGAAGAAGATGTTCTCCATCACGGACGTCTCTGATATGGCTGGCGCCGGAATCAACCATGGTGACACGTTTGACATCGTGTTTCAGATCGATCCTGTGTCGTACTACAGTAACACGTCTGATGGCGTTTTCGAGGCGGCCAAGAGGGACCTCTGGTACTTGGCCCACTGGTTCGAGATGAGCCTGGATGAGGCCAAGAAGATCGATGTAGAGATCGCCAAGGATGATGAGATGAATCTAGATGGCCTCAACTCTGCCCTCCAGGCCTGGGGTTTGGCACCTGTCCCTCAACCCAGGACATTCAACCCGTGAGTTCACAAACACTATCCTGGACTAGACCCCTTTTCTGTCGCTATGTGACCGGTTACACATCATAGTAAGACATGCACTAGGTGGGAGTGCTCTACAATGACCCTGTGAGTAGTCACTCATACTTGTCATTCAAGACCACTCACACTCAACCGCAAATGAAGGAGAACAGGATCGTGCCCCCAGAAGGACTCACGCCCCTATCTATCAGCGAGTTCGCAGCCAAGTACGGCCCCATCATGGAGATTGTTGGGATGAGCCGTCAAGGAGTGAAAGACATCCTTGCTATGGCGTATGGTGTGTTTCCGTCTCCAGGGAATGGGTACAACGTTACCAGTACTGGAATTGTTGCGTCCGCTTTCCAGGAGTCTTCCCTGCCTCTTCTACACCGTCGTCGTCAGGCGTCTGCCACCACAATTTTCAACACCACTGTTGGGGCATCAGGTAGGCAGGGACAGTGGGGTTTCACCATGCAGCAGCACGGCCGCAGAATCATGGTGACTATCTCTAACCGTGATGGCTGGTTCAAGGTCATGGACGACGGCCCCGGCTTCAAGTACTATCACGCAATCAGCGGAGTAAAGTGGGACGACACCCCGATCCGCTACAATAGTGGTGTTAGGTCTTCCCGCAATGAGCCTGTTTTCCTTGATGGTATTCGAGAGATGATTGAAGAGTTGCAGCACATTGTCGCACTAAGGCCCACTCTCACCGAAACCGGAAGGAAGGCGAAACTATTCTCTAATTCCTCACAAGGATCCCTACTTGACATGCGCGTGCTCAACAACCCCAACATCTGGCAGAAGACACAGAGCGAAGAAGAGGCCGATCAGCGGAAGTAGGACATTCTTCTAGGGTGTGACTAGTATCACTGAGTTCTGAGTTAAGTATGTCGCTGTTGTGTTGTAGTCTGTTGTCAGGTCTACCAAAGAGTGGAAGACACCAAAAACAGAAAGAGGAACCACAATGACGGTCAAGATTAACGACGCTAAGTGTAAGACGCTCGGGATGCTTGCTGAGATCTCTTATGACGAGTTCACTAGGTGGAACGAGGAGGAGAATCATGCCGTCCAACGTGGCATTGTTGATAGAGTGTCTTCTGGCCCTGAGAAGATCAAGGGCCTCAACAAGGAGATCACTGACATCTTCAACAAGGCGTCCTATGTCAACAGGAATGTAGTTTGCTATATTGCCGTTGATGGCGATGATGAAGTCATTCTCTACTCGTTTGTCAAGACCTTCCCCAACGGCTTTGATCGTTATGAGTATGACAAGTTTGGCTGGGATATGGATACCCTGGATCTGGATGATAACAGGATCGAAAACGCTAGAGTTCTCGCGGACGTTGTTGATAAGGCCAAGGAACTTTGGCGCGAGATGTCTCATGTCACTGGCAACCGTTTCATGACTTGGCAGGTGTGCCAGGATCTTTGGTACACCTGCTACATGGCAAATGAGATGGCTTCTATGGCTAGCGGACAGATGCACGACTTCATCGACCAGATCATGGATTTCGTGCTCGGCGAGACAGGCTCCTTCAAGCCCAAGAAGGAGGCCATCGGTGAGATTGAGTACTGGTTCTACGATGGAGGAACCATCTCTATCAAGAACGGGTACTACACTGAGACCTACAAGGTAGGACCCCAGTACTTCGACGGCATCAAGAACTCCTGGCTTAACAAGGCCAAGACCGTGGAACGCTCTGGGGACGCGGCCGACCTGATGAACGACATCCTTGAGAGCGGTGTCATGGCGTCCACAGAGAAGTTCGACTACTCAGAGACGTACTCCCAGTTCCCCGGATACAGCAAGGAACTCACAGACCTGAGCAAGATGCAGGATGACAAGACCCTCAACTATGGTGGAGACACTGACATCATCGACGGCTTTGTCATCGCTGATGAGGTGGAGATTGTTGACGGCTCCCCAGTCAACACTGACGGCTCCTACTCCGTAGTTGTCCTGTCTCGACGAATCAACGAGAGCACCTACTCGTGGGAGGAAATCTACGACTGGGGTGAGGTCTACGGCTATCTTGTTCGGGCTGGTATGAAGCCGGAGGACTGAGAGCACTAGCGCGATGTGAGGGCCACTTGTACCTGTGTATCAGGCAGACCTCAAAAAAGTAGGAGGCCAACTGAACGGCAGCAGACGACTAGGGACTTTGTGGCCCACTTCACTAGTATAGCGGTTGATCAGCAGTAAGGGGTGCGCCTATGCTGGGGTCATCACAGCGCAAGAACACTTGAAGGAGTGATCATGTTCTCTACGTTCCCTGCCGTTATGCTCTCGCTGCCCACCCTCTTTGGTGGCGACAAGGCGACACCAACCCTCTCACACAACTCCCGTTTTAAGCACTGGGAGGGTAAGCGCGTCTGGGAGACCATTGGTGAAAAGACTGAGGGCAGTGTCGATTACGACTGCTACAAGATGGCATCTGACGGGACCATCCGGGGCCACAAGCACGTCATGCACAAGCATGTCTGTGTGACACCCGATAACTGCCCGTTCGGTAGGGTTGACGAGTACTGCTTGGAGTGCCACTACGGGCTCCCCAAGCACGTGTGACCCACTTCACCGCTGAATCTGTTGCCTGAGCCATCTTGGAAGGAAATCAGTCATGAGCAGCAACGTCAGGACTCTCCTCTGCATCTCCTACACGCTTTTTGCTCTAACAGGGCTCTTCGGAGTTACTGCCCTTGTTGGTGGCCACTCCAACGCTTTCATGACTGGATTCCTGGCTCTGGCTGGGGTCGCGGTGTACGCCAAGGCTGAGAAAGACGCCAGCAAGTAGTGGCCCAGTAGTCAAGTCAGAACACAGGCACAACGTTTTAGGAGAAACAATGTCAATCATCAATCTTCCCAAACAGTTCAAGGACGCCCCCAGTGAGGCCCACTTTTTTGAGGATCTTGTCCTAGATAGGTCGAACGTGATTGATCGTGTTATTGATGCGATTGCGCGCGAGTCAGTATTCCCTGAAACGATCCTGCTCTACTCTGCTGACAATGCAGTTCTTGTCGCCAACGTGAAGGATGAGGACATTCAGGTAATCATCTCTTCTGCCAAGAACAACAAGATTCGTGTTACAGCGCGGTATTTTATTGGCAGGTACCGTACTCCGGCACGCCAGGTGTTCGACTCTGTAGATGAGGTGACGACGGATGCTGTTCGATACCTCATCTGGAAAGCCAGGATGCTAACTAGGATCAAGGAGCGTGAGAGGCGTGATTATGGGAACCTCTACGCTCTTATCTCTCGGGACTCAGGGGATTTGAACACTCTTGACGATGTTCAGGATAATGTAGTTTCAGCGATCTGGGACATCATGCCAGATGTGGATGATTTGTTCATTATTCAAAATGATCAGCCGAATGGGATGATTAGTATTGAGGTTCATGGCTGGGGAGTTTCTTGCAAATGGATCGAGGACTTCAATTACGTTGAGGTAGAGGTTGAGAAAATTTGCCGTCAAGGCACATATGGGTATGCTGATGGCGAGGATAAGGAAAGTATCAGATCTGTTCTTATCGAGGCGTTTGAGTCTGCCACTGAATGGGGAGAAGAGTACACCTCTGACTGGAAGTATGCTGATAACGCTCCAGTAAGCATGACTCGTAAGGTTATCGACTTCCTTCTTTCTCCGCTTCATAAGAGTAGGTGACTCAGTTCACATCTTGATGGCTTGACCCGTGCCTGGCGAGTAACCTACACTAGAGCCATCCAGCCAGGGACATAGGGTTACTGGCACAAGACGAAGGAGAGAGTCTGATGCGATCCAACAAGAAGTACAATTGGCGTCGGAACGTCCGTCACTACAACTTCGGTGAGGATGGTGCCCCAACAAACCCCACTCCAGACGGAGACATTATTGAGCGAGCGGCGTATACTCTCTATAAAGAGTGCCATGTCGCCGAGTACGCCTATGCTGACATGGCGGAAGATGGGGCAATTCTAGTCTCCAACTTCAAGGAGGGCTACGAGGTGCACCTTAACCCCACCGGCAATGGTGGCGTGAAGATTATCGCTAAGGTCAACCGTAGTTACGGTAAGTCTCAGGCTCAGCGCACTTTCAAGAAGGAGGATGATGCTACCGCTGACGTCATTCGTTACCTTGTGTGGCTTGCTCTATCAAAGTTCGCGGCCAAGGACAATGACAGCATCACTCACATCAGCCGACGTGATGGTATTCCCTCCGCTATTCGCCATGGCGGACGACTCATCCCCGCTACCACAGTGGAGCAAAACGCCATTGAAGCAATCTGGAACACCTTTCCTGAGTTAAACGACCTGTTTGTTCAGTCCGCTTACTACTCTGATGAAACTACCAAGATCTCTGGACACAAGGTCTGGTGCACTGTTTCCAATGGGCCGCTTGTCCGTGTTTGTGTCAGCCGCTATGGGCAGGACTGGTACAGCGCTGACACTACAGACGGAGGCGTTGCGGGCATCAAGAAGGCTTTCAAGGATGCGATGGGCATCGAAGACTACCTGTATGTAGGAGACAACAACTAGGGTGCCTGTTTTGGTGATGAAGTGGGTCACACCTGTCAGAGATAAGGTGTGACCCACTTCACTGGTTTCAGGGTTGCGGCAGCCCAGTCGATATGCCTATGATAGTTTCAGACGTTGAGGGCAAGAGGCCGTCAACACAAACACCAAGGAGAACATTATGTCCTGGAAGTTCGACACCGCCGCTCGCCGCTCCGTCTCTCGCTCTGACGCTCCCATGATCCGCGGCAAGGCGCGCTCCGCCCGCCACACCGCGAACGCTGAGGCCCGTTCCTGGGGTCGCTCTGGAAGCGTCTCCGATGCCCTGGACGCCTGGGACGACTACTCTCAGGAGCCCACCCCCTTTAACGTGGGGAAGTACCTCAAGCACATCTGACAGAACTGGGGCAGGATTTCAAAGCGTCCTGCCCCTGTTCTATTTTTGTGTCTCTGGGTTGACTGAACTCGACTACTGTCACCTGTAGAGTCATGCTTCTACTTCAGATCGCACATAGGTTCATGTTGTTGCTTGACTTGGCGCCTATGATGGTGTATTATTGCGTATGATGGCGAGTATCTATCAAGATTGAATAGACGTAGAAGGAGACACAATGAGTGGCAGTCTTGGTGACAACAAGTTTTTCAAGTTTGCCAACAAGGTGGCGAATGTCCTGAATGTTGTTGCTGGTGTCCTGCTTTTCCTGGCGGTGTTTCACCTGATTGACATGCGTTCTGCTGCTGTTTCAGTAGTCCTGTGTGCTATTATGGTGATGATGGCTGTTGCTGTGGCTTGTGCCATTATTGCTGACATTCAGGTGAAACGCAAGAAAAGCATTGGTGATGGCGAAGATAGCGACGAGTCCAACCTATCTGTTGATACGTGAGCCCCACCTACCTTTTGTTTGATCATTGTTTGACTCGCGTGCTCATTTAACGGCTGCTTGGGTGGGTGCTCATTGAAATATAGCGCACGTGTTTACTTAACCAGCGCTTGACTGGAACAGATTAAAACGAAGATAACAGATCATACTGACATTTGAGCAGACCCCGTATAGCACTCAGCCATGGGGACACCAGCAGAAAATCGGAAGAACCTGAACACAATACGGATGCGTAAAGGAGAAATCATGACACCCCAGAACTCACAGCACCACCAAAACCTTGCTATCCTTAGAGAGATAGTTGAAGATGAGTTTTCAAGGCAGAGCAGTAATGTCACTGACCTGGAAATGCTTGATGCTGTGCGACCCAGGTATGACCAGAACCCTGATTCAACTGGAGACTTGATCAGGGTTCATCTGAATCCTATGTGGCTCATTTCTGATCATATCGCCACGTTCATTGTGCGCACCCCTGACGGAACGTTCACCGCCTTCGCCCTGTCGGAGGTAGTTATTGATGATCTTCCAGGAGGTTGCGTAAAGGTCTGGGGATTCCAAGTTCTTTGGGACGACGATTATGAGAAGACGATCAAGGTGTGGGATGCGTGTAGCAACCTTGACGACCTTCGCCGCAAACGACTCAACCTGCCACGCGAATCAGACAAGTGGGACCTATACCAGTTGGCTCAGCAGGTTTGGTCCATTTGCCACCAGATTGCCGAGATTCTTGAGGTGGACGAGTATACGCTTGAAGAGGATGTCCCCAGTATCATCAATCGGATACTTCAGTGCGTGCTCCTTGTCCACATTGGTGAGGCCAAGGTGGAGAAGGAACGTCTTGTGGTCGCTGACCGTGAGAACAGTGGGTTGGAACCAACTCAGCGAGTCATGCAAGCCACAGGTCTCTGGCTACAAGAGGGCGGTATTCTGGGGTTCGGTGACTCATCCTTCTTCAGGCCCACCAGTTACGCCTACCAGTGGTTCCGTGTTGGACCTGAGTACACTGGCGGGATCATAGAGAAGTGGATCGACGACGCCAAGGGTATTCGTAGCAAGACGAAGGCGCTAGACCTCCTGAATGACATCGCCAACAGTGGGGTGTCATACTCAGGTAGCATCGATTTCGACTGGCAGGACATCTACTCACATATCCCTGGATTCTGTGATGACCTGAGCGACATTGAATCTGTTCGCAAGATTGTCGAAGAGAACACCCGCGAGTATGCCGTAGCCGGGTTCGCCATGAAGGACGATCCTAGCGGCAGGCCCACCTATGTCTACCTGATTGACGACGGCCAACTGTTCTGGAGGTCATGGAGCCCTGAGCGATAAGAGAGTCAAGGCCGGCGAGTGCGCTTCCACTGAATACGGCAGACAGGGCACCCCGTTTTAGTGGCGTGTGACGCTGATTGACGCTTAGACAGTAAGAGTGCGTGCAGAGTAGAAAATTCTATGCGCGCACTCTTACTGTCTCTTCAAATTGAAGGGGCTACCTGATAAACGAATCTACCAGGTACAGTATCCCACTTTTTCCACTGGCTTGAAGTCGGGGAAAGTCATCACTCCTTCAGCAACCATGACCTCAGGGAGACTACTGGATACAGAGTACTTAGAGACGTCCAGATTATCTTCACCGAGTAGGGTGAACTCAAGAGAGAAGGTGATGCCATGATCGCCCATAAACTTCTTGAACGTCTGAAGTTCTGACGCCAGTTCATATGCCTTCCCATCTTCATATGAGACCTCGTAATCAAGCCCCTTGATATAGTCGCCAGTAAAGGTCAGTTCAGGACGGAACTCAATAACATACGTCAGGAATGAATCTTTTAGTCGATTCTCAATCAGGTCGTTCCAGTCCTTCAGTGAGATCAGCCGACCATTGAAATCAGAAGTGAATGAGACGTCATCAATGCTGGAGTAGTACCCCATATCGCACCACGCTTTCTGTGGGACTGTTGGATGCAGGTTGCTCTTTACTCTATCACATGCTTCGTCCGTCAATCCAGCCTAAGCATGTGACCTATAACACAAGAGGTGCCAGTAGAGGGGTAAAACATTATCATCTGTGAGAGTGTTATCATGGGATCCTTGTGGTGATACTTGCCCGGTAGCAGCAACTATGGGATGCGACTCCTAAAAATGGAGTCCTTGCTGTGCCTCACGAGTATGGGTTGCGTGGTCAGTGTCACTACTTTTCTGAGTTGAGCCATCACTGGGGGCTGGTGTAGCCTTGGGGTGAGCCAACCAGCAAGTAGGGTGACACCGAAGAAAGGATGCACACCATGGCAGCGAAGAACCGGAACACCCGGAAGAACAACGCAATCTCTGAGGAAGGCAATATCAGCAGTATCTATGAGACGCTTGCTACTCTCTCTCAGATTTCCGATTCTGTAATCCAAGAGAACACTCTGGGTCAGAACCTTGTCAAGAAGATTTTGGATGAGGCGTCATCCATCCCAAACTTTGACGCTGAGTCCACTAAGTTGGCAAACCGGGCCGCTTCCCTCAGTGGCGTTGTTTGCTCAGTTGTCACGGAGGAGAACCACAAGTGCATCCTCTACACGCTCACTAAGGCGAGTACTCCTGTCCTCATGGAGGAGGTGTACAGTTGGAGTGTCAGCACTATGAGTGGTGACGACTATCACCTGATGGAGGCGTTTGCTTGTGCCGTTGATGCCGCGATCTCGATTAAGCGGAACATTGCCCTGAAGAAGGGCAACAAGTACCTGACCCATAACGAGATCCAGGCCCTCTGGGCTCTTCTCAACTCGGTCGATACGAAGGTCCCCAACGTGTACGGGACGGCCAAGATCATCACCCAGATTGCTCGCCACGTGCTCGGGAATGAGGCGTTCATCGGAACCGAACATGACTTCAACATCAACCACAACTCCTACAACGTCTCGTGGGAGTGGGTCTCTAATGGTGGCATTGTCGAGTTCAACGACACCGTTTACGAGGTCGGCCCAAAGTTCATGGACGGGCTTGAGAGTTACTGGAACGGCTGGGCGACTGAGGCTGCACCTTGGGACATGGTTGAACTCCTGAATGAGGTGAAGGATAGTGGCGTCATGACTGCTGGGCCAGCGTTCTTCGACTATTCCACCCTGTACTCCAAGGCGCCTGGCTTCTGTGAGGGGCCGAGTGACCCGACACTGATGCAGATCAACAACCCCTACAATGTTGACGTTGACATCGCGGATGGGTTTGTGATGGAGTTCGAGGGCGACAAGTACGCCATCGTGCTCTCCAACTCCCGTGACGACGCGGACAAGTACGAGTGGAAGGTGATCACGAGTGACCGCTTCCTCCAGGGGGTTGGCGCCCTCTGAACTGGCGAGCCACAACTCCCCCGCTTGGCCCAGCAGGCAGGTGTGGCGTATGTCACCAGCCCTGCTGCACCAGTGTGGGTTCTAGTGGTGTATAGTTAGAGGCAGCGAAAGCAACCAAAACGATCCTGAAGGAGGAACACGACATGGGTGTGCGCTCTGTTTTCGCAGCCATCAGCACCAACGACAAGGGAGAGAAGGTTCTGGAATATGCGACGGTCCAGTGGGCCTCCTACATTCCCCGCACTCTCGCTTACGGACTCAACCGCCTGGATGACGATGGTAAGGACTCTCTGGTTGACGTGTTTGTTAAGGGGTGCCAGCAGTTTGACCATATGGGCTGCATTGACCTGTATGTTGTTAATGGCCGGTACTGGAAGTACGCCAGCATTGTGGATGGGCTTAGCGTCAAGGTGGGTGAGCAGGATGGGAAGGACGTCATTGTGGGCGTGGACGGAGGATTCTCTGACAACACCTTCCAGCAGCGTCGCAAGGTGAGCGGCCTGGGCGAGGCGAAGCGTTTCATTGCAGAACATGGCCACAACCAGGACGGTGTTTCTACCCTCTACGACCCTGAGACGCGGACATTCCACTTCACCTCTGATACCACCTACCACCCCTACAAGGCGACAGACAGCGAGGACGGCAAGGTTGTTATGAGGGTCCCTAAGGGTGAGTGGGTGTCGTACTCTGTGGAGGACCTGGCCCGCCTGGGCGAGAACTTCAATATGGATGACGACTGAATCTCCTTGACCGTATCTACTTGCGCTGCCACTACCTACCTCTGGAAGGGTCGGGTAGTGGCAGCGCCTCGTTGCACCTTTGCTCGACGGTAGCAGAGCAAAGGTCTATTGCATGGTCGTTTGGGGGATCCAACAATGTTTAAGATGAGACCTTGACATGCAGCAGAGTGCGCACAGTTTCTGTTGACTTCAGTGGTTAGGTGTGGTATGATTAGGAGTCAATCAGCGAATAGAACACAGGAGACGGGAGCGGGACATGGCCACACTGATTTTAGATGAGTTCTGGGTAGTCGCAAAATCGAAACAGGGAGAACGAGAAATGTCGAGCCTGCAAGATTGTCTAGACTCTTGCAGTAGCCAGAGTTAAATCGAAACGTACCCCATAAAGGGCAGGGAAATAATGACTAAAAACACACAGAGGAAAAACGGTCAGGAAGTCACGGGGGAAGGTGGTGTAGACGGATCTTCAGTACGGGATGCGCGCATTGGTCAAATAGCCTTTGCTGCCGTTGCTGTTCTTGGCAGTTTTGTCCTCTCCATGATCTCTGGAGACGTTACTTACATACCTATCGGCATTTGGACACTAATAATACTGCTCCCTATTTTTATTAAGTCTTCTCCTGATACTTTTGAGACTATTGGATGGAGTCTAAGACAGATATATCCCCAACTAACCAAAAAAAGAAATTCAGAAGTGCCCATCAGTGCCACTGGGGTTAAGGAGTACCCTGCTATCATTGACTAATTTTCAGGAAATGATTCTGACAGCATAGATGACGCTATTGTGAATCGATCCGACCTGGATTTGTTTGAAGTGTATGGTTTGGGTGATAGTCACGATCAGGATATAACTTTAGGTAACAGAATCGAAGCATTTGCCTACAAGGATGGCATCAGGAATGACTGAGAGCAGCGAGAGTGAAGTCAACCATGAGCCCGCAGAACCGGAGTTGAAGGACCCTCTGTATAGTAGCGCGGACGTGTGGCTTGGGGCGTTGAGCAATGCTTCACTTATGTGCTTTATTGCCTTTATTGTCTCCATCATCTTCAACGACCCTATGTTGCTTCTAGGGGCCACTTCGGGCGCTATAGCAGGCGGTATCGCTTCTGTATTCCTGGCTCCTGAAGGCTGTAGACGTACAGGGGTGCGTGTCAGGAGATTGCTTGGTAGAGACAGGCAGGCGGCCTCTCTTGTACGCACGAAGGATCAACTAGACGCGCCCGTTAACAGGTTTGACGTCCAGTCTTCTTCTACTACTTCATCTCATGGCGACCCTGACAGTGTTGATGATGTCATTGTGGAACGTCCCGAACTGGATTTGTTTGAGTTTTACGACTTGAGTGGCGAGCACACTCAAGATACAAACACTGGCAATGAGAACGCCAAACTTGTGAGAGAAGCACACTAGGAGAGGCAATAGAATGATGACTTGTGATTATGGTGTGGAACCAGATTTTGTCGTCCACACTCAGGAGGAGTGGAGCAGCCTCAGCAGCAACATTGCACTGACACGACGACGGAGGTGCCCTATTGTCGTTATTGACTCGCCTGCCATTTATAACATCATCATCGACGGGAAGTCGTCACTGTATGAGGTGCATGTGGTCGGTGAGACCCGTCTGTGCAGTGCCCTCAACTTCACTATCCACACCTTGAAGGATGATGCGATCATTGAACTGGCAGATGTGGGCAGAATTGGGAAAATGTGCGGCAGATCCAGGATCTTCGAGATGAGGTATACCACTATCATGGCGATGACCGATGAGGCAAAGGTGAATGATGCTTTCCGGTCTGAGGTTCTGGTCGCCGACCGAGACATCATCCTCAATGGTGGTCCGAGTGAGTTGTTTTCTAGGACCATGAACACCAATTTCTTCAAGGAGATAGCATCCTACTTGGGTGGCGAAGGAGAGAACCAGGTCGGCTTCTGATCGCGTAGAAGAGAGCGGAGCGGGGAATTTGTTTCTCTCTCTTCTCTTATCCCCTCAAGTCACACCCCACCGGTATTGACTCCTACCCTCACCTTAGTGCACCATTATTGACGGGGCTCTGACTACCCCCAGTGCGCAGCAATCTGCTTGCTTTAGTAGGGACACTGTTCCAAGCGTCAGCAACGAGCGCCTGTACTGTCGCTCGCAGTCACCTACATCAAGGGCGCTCTTGCTCGCACTGGTGACGTTGTGTTTGGTCTCACACCAGAGGACACACGCAAGATCACACCCCTTGTAGTAGAATGACCCCTAGATCAAGGTCTGAATCTGGTCACACAGTCAAAACAGGTAGGAGTAGGGTAAGTGGACATGAATCCGCGTAAGATTGGTGCCATCATTCTTGTTGTGCTCGCGCTCGCGTTCTCGTGCGTGCGGATCGCGGGAGACAACAAGCCCACAGGAGAGACTACTAAGGACGCAGCCGACTCACAGGCAGTAGTCGAGACCATCAATAAAGCCAAGGAGATCCGGGCAACCAAGTCCTGGTTCACCTGGGGTGACGAGTGGACGGTCTACGCTGACGGCAATGAGGTGGGGAAAGTCAGGGGTAAGACCTGGCCTGTCCTAGGGGACACCTACTCCCTATACACGACCAATGGGAACCTTGTGGGGTCAGAGTCGGAGAACCCGCAGATCATCTCCCACAAGGCTGGCATCTACGACTGGAACAACCGTGAGACTGGACACCTGGATGCGGAGATTCTGACATTCCTGGCAAAGGTCCAAGTCTACCATGGTGACACCAAGGTAGGGGTGTCTCAGCAGAAGTTCGGCCTCACCTTCAACACTGACATCAAGGACAACAATGATGTTACCGGCTGGAAGATGAATCGCGCGTTCTTCTCCTTCACATCCGACCTCACCATCACGAAGAAGGCCGACACCGAGGTTACCGGCATGGACGCGCTATGGGTGTCGCTCATGATGAGTGAAATCCATGACGCAAAGTCCAGCAGCGACAGCGGGAGCAGCAGCCGAAACCGCTCATCGCGCCACTAATTTTCCACAGAGAAAAAGAAAGAAGATCTAGGTATGAGTCAGTACATTCAAGAGATTAGCCGCCTTACAGGGACCTTTGTTCGTTCCAATTTGAGAACTGCCGCTTTGTCATCGATGGTGGCGCACGAGGATTCAGTAGTCGTTCAGGATAGGGTGGATCGAGTCATTGACCTGCTGGAACGGATCGCTGAGTCACAGAGGGTGCAGACCGCGATCCTTGAAAGCATCGCAGAAGACAAGGGCATTAAGAAAACCTGGCAGGCAGATGGGGCGACGCACCATACGTTGAACAGGTCTCTGAACGAGGTCTCTTTCGCTGATAACGAGTAATTGGAAAGGTTGCCAATGGTACACATGGATGTTCGCAGTATCACTGACTGGGATCGTGTTGACTGGAGTAACCCAGATCTGACTGAAGTGGTTGTCAACATTGACAACCCGTACACGGTTATTGATGGCTCCGGTAGATGCGACACGAACACTGGTATCGCGGTTGTTGTTGACTCCAGGATCGGGGTGGCGAAGAATGTGGGCCATCTTGTTGTCAGAGCACGCCCTGATGGTAAATTCAACAACGACAATCTACGTATCAAGAACTGTGCTATCGTGAACATTAATGATGGGGCGATTGTCAGCAAAGTTGTTGACTCTTACCTCTTCCTGGGTGGCGCATCCCTGGTGTTTACTGTAGAGAATTGTGAAGTCGCATCCATGTCTGGTGATTCTCAAATCAACAAGGTAGTTGATTCTGTGGTTAATTCCATGATTGATGAATCGACTATTGGTTTTGCAGATAAGAACACCTGTATCAACTGGATGGAAGGCATGTCACAGGTGGATCGTCTTGAAGGGCGTGTCCTCATGCTTGACGGATGCGCCTGTGTTGAGAAGATGACGAATGCTGCAACCATTGAGACAGCCAGGTGTCGCGCCCTTGTTTGTAAAGTAGAGGATGGTTCCAAGGTGGAGGTGGCCTCAGAACTAGCATGCATCTACTACGCGCCCACAGGAGTGCCAGCGGATAAACTTGCGCCGTCTGTGATAGTCAGGTTCGAGGATCCTCACTATGATGACAAAGAGAAGTATGTCGCCAACGGAGGCACCATGGCGCCCTACTATAGTGACTCCTTCAGAGATCTTCGTTTCTCTGGGTTCAAACAGGACGCTGACGGATCGTGGGTGGGAGTGGTTTTTCCCGAGGATCTAGACGACAAGAGCAGCGACGACACCTTGAGTAGGAGGGGTAATCGGTTAACAGTGTATCCAACATATGCTGTCAGCCAGAGTGGCAATATAACTTCCTACAAGTTCAGTACGAAGGATCTATTGAGTATTGGATTCTCGGAAGTTGTTGTGAAACGTGGCAGCGAGTGAGCATGTGCCACCTGAAGCACATTAGCGGCCTCAGACGGAGTGCCACCTAATCGCAATGCCAACACTGAGGTAAGGGTAAGAAATGGTTCTATATAGAATGTTTATGTCGCCACGTAAGATTGTCTCTGTGCGTGACGAGGCGTACTCTCGTGGTAGCATTCGCAAGCAGAACAGGCTCCTACTACTTCTCCTGATCTTTGGTTTGGCGTGTTGGCCTTTTAGTGCGAAGGTCGCATGCTTCCTATCGATAGTTTCTGTCGCCTTCCTTGGCATCAACTTCATTTCATGCATCATGGATGACGAGGATGATTTCGCTTTCAACGCGAATGGTTTAGGGTCTAAGTACATCTTCAAGAGCGACATCATTGAAGTGCCTGAACTTGATTTTTCGGAGTATCGCGTTTTTAACTGCCTTGTGTGTCAAGATATCAGTAGGGCTAATCAAGCCACTAAGAGGGCTAACAAGTCAATCAATCAGGCAGTAAAGCGCATGCAGTGGGGAGACATCCGAGACAAGGTAATGTGGGCCCAGGAAGAACAGAGGCATTTAAGTACCCACGCAGAGGAGTTCGCCTGCTACCTGACTGATCTGATCGAGGCATTCAGTCCCGACCTTAGCGAACCTAGCAACATCGTCGGAAAACCCATCAGAAACTACGCTGACAGTCTCACTAAGATGGCTGACGACATTGACAAGATGGTGGAGATTAATTCGCGCATCGTTCGGAAGTCATTAGGGATGCAACACTATCACTTCGATATGGAGGGTGGCGTTGATGATATCGCGGACGAGAAAACCACCCCTAGTGCAGACGCGGTTCCCCTCTGGTGAGAGGGGGTAGTGAGTTACCCTTTTGACGCGAGTCTGGAACCAGAGGCGACTGGCAGGTAGTCTGACGTCTAAATCTCGCTTTGGGTGCAGGATTACCCTCCCGTCCTGGTGGCGGTTTGAAGTGAAAGAACACGTCTCTCAATATGAGACACACTTGGTTCTTAGGGATATTTTCTACATGTGTCCCACAGTGGGAACATGACGTAGAGAGGTACTGAACCATGGCGGCAAAGACGGTCGAGATCTGGTCCGATAAGGATTGGCAGCACATCATCAACAACCCTTCCAGCCACTACGGAGATGCTGTTGTCGTACTGGGGGAGGTTGACACAATCGAACCACCAGAAGGTGCTCGCCTCAACATAGTTCTCAACATCTCTGGGGATGCCAAGGTGCGCAAGGTCTATGGTGTGGATATCCAGTCCATCGACGGGAATGCCAGAGTTGGTACCATCTTGGGTGATTGCTGTATCAAGGACATCAAAGGAGATGCAGTAGCAGGTGAGATCGCCTATGATTGCGAAGTGAAGAACATCAGTGAGAACGCTGTTATCGGGATGTTGACGAACTTCCGTGGACATGTTGGGCGCATAGAGGGGTGCGTTAAGGTTGGTCAAGCGTCAGATGTTCTCATTGCAGATATGTGTGAACGTGCCAGCATCCATTCTGTGCACAACAGCAGGGTCCTGTCAGTCGCGGATGAAGCGAAAATCAACCACGTTTTAGGCAGGTCATCCATCACATACTATGGTGGGTGCTCTCCAGACACTTCAGGTAGTAGCAGTGTCGCCTATTTGAGTGACGGAATCGCATGGGACCGGGGCCGCAATGATGCCGTAACCATCCCTGTCAGAAACCCCAAACAGAGCAATATTTTTGAGGCGCTAGACCATTTAGGGTATGTCGTCTCTGACAGCAAGGTCACTTGCTACATAGTGGCCGATCAGGACGGCATGATGCTCACATATCGAGGCGAGAAGGCTGAAGCCCGTATTGGAGAATCCATCACCCCAGGTTACGGGGACGCTGTAAAGGCGAAGAACACCCCCAGGGGGATCCTCTCTCTTCAAATCCCCCACCTTGCTAAATACCCTGACGGTCGCCTGAATCCAGTCAGGTTCTTTGAGTGCAAGGCCCATATAAAAAACTGCTACATCAACTACTCAACCCTGTCAGCATCCCTGTTCGCCAACAGGGTGCAGGTGGTACGTGAAGTAGACGAGAACACACTACCAGTCACCAACAAGTAGAACCCACGCCACGCTTGGTAGTCATTGCGCTCTACCTGTCACCTTGATACAATGAGCGTGATCATACTGACAATCCAGAATGGTAGCAAGGGCTGCGAGAGTTTATGAGCATCAAGGCATATGAATGGTTCATCACCGACTTAGGCATCTGGGAGGTGGTAGATAAGATCAGAAATGTCGTAGATCCCATATTCATGAGTGGTATGTACGATTTGACTAGGCTGGCGGCAGAGTTCGTTGCCCAGGACCCGGACGCCACCTGGAACGACAGTCCTCTGTGGGCCACCAACAGGGTCTCCACCAGTGATAAACCAATCCTTGATCACAGTGATTCATTGCTGTGGCTTCCCTCCCAGGTCTACAAGCACATGAAGGCCTGCCAAGAGGCGGAGACCCATTCGCTGAGCAGGGCGAGCATTGGCTATCAGGTGGTTCTGATGCGCGGCCCCAACCCAGGGCAAATCATCTTCCACGTCTACTCTGAGAGCCGCGAGTACACAGAGACGTTGAGCAGTCAGGACTGGTGTCAGGATTTCTCCTACTGGGACAACACTGACAAGGATGACGGCGTGCCTGAGGGGGACTGGGAGGTGCGAGCCAGGTTCTGGAACAACATGCCGTACGACAAGTCCATTGCTTCTATGTCGCTGATGTTCAACCAACCCACAGAGACCGAGACATTCTTCCATCTGAAAGACAATACCGACCTGTTCGAATACATGAACAGGCTCGACAGAGTGCTACCCAATCCCGACTGAGCCACGATCCTTACTTCCTGGATAGGTCACCACCCTACTGGCAAGACGGCCTAAACTCTCGACAACAGAATGACAGGGCTCCCCGTGAACACTCTAAGGTGACGTTCACGGGGAGCCCTCATTGGGACTTAGATGGGCTGTTACCCTACCTCACTCAACGCCTTCTCCAGCAGGTATCCCCACTCGTTCGGCTTGTCATAGAGAGGATCGCTGTCCGGCGGAGTAGAGAGAACCCTGTCGCCAGATCCCTTCTCCTTGAAGACAGTCCTGATGGACACCTGCCCAACTGGCTCCACCTCTGGGGCATCCTGGGGATCCTGATAGTCGCACTCCTGCATCTCAGTAGCCCCTTCCTCCCAGTAAATCTCATAGTACTTACCATCGTCATGCATCTTGACGATACCAGTGTAGTACACTGACCACCTTCCGCGATCAGTCACCTCAGATTGAACGATGTCCCCCTCCTTACTGAATCCGCCGGACAGACTCTCGATCTGTTCTCCTGTGAAGTGCCGCACGAATATGCTCCTTTGTTTACTCTCTGTGTTCTTCTTGATTCTACCCGATAAGTCTTGTGGTTGTCTTTTCCACTCTATACTAAGACCCTAGTTTGTGTCTGTGTTCGCTACTTGAAGCGCGCTTCTTGATCGACGTTCAATCTTATCAACCATCCCTCAGGCCCGTTGGTACAGGATGTTGCTCTGCCCCACAAAAGACGCTCTCCCCAACCTGCCGGACGCCTTCTACTGTTGTGCCGTCTTTCAAGAACTACTGACCTTCAATGGAAGCGTACTTGTTGTCAGTTTCCTTATTCTTCCAAATAGGGAAGTCCTCTATGGCTGAGGAGCTTTCAAAGGTCACCTGGTCTGCTTCGCAACTACTGGGGAAAATCATGTCGATCATATGGGCTGCTTCACTGGTCATGTGATCTTCATAATCACGGCGTCCCTTTTTGGTAACCTGTTCGATAAACTCGGCCGCATCATATATGCTAGACACGACAGAGTTCACTATCTCGCTTCGACCGGGAGTGTCTTCGTCAAGTAGCAGCACTGCAATGACATGTTCGTCACGCAGTATGGTCTCTACCTCCGAGACCTTCTCAATAACCATTTGGAAAGCATTTGAGTCAGACCACTGTGTATCGCGCACAGTGGTAACATACTGATTCAGCGATTCTCTCAGCAAAGACAGGGCTGCATCAAACTCAGACAGATAACCGTAACCTTTGTTCTTGAACAGTTTCTCTGGAATGTACAGAGAGATGAGCCGAGTGCCCACTCGTTCTTTGTAGACAGGTATCATGTCGTGGATAGTATCAATGTCCATGATGTTGCACACGGTAAGTACTGCAAAGATTAGTGACCAAAACCCGCAAAAGCCTAAAGCCAAGACATTAGAATCAACCTTGAAGGACAGGTTCCAGAAAAACCAGGTAACAAACGCTGACTGTGCAATATTGAAGAAATAATAAGCGTTAAACCTAGCGCGCCACCTAGAAGAAGACCATAGGGTGGACTTCTTTTGATCTTCTCTACTCACAAAACTCTCCCGTCTCCACTATCTAAGTAAACCTCTGTGCCACTCATTAACAATACATATAGTGTTTTACCCCACAGACTCATCCCTATTGTCCGTGTCCTTCGAAGACCACAAAAGGTCGCCAGGTCATGTGACATTACCAACAGGGTAGAGGATCACTCTCATGATAGGCGCGTACCTGCCATAGAAGTCAACCATGATGAAACTCTCCCCCATGGTCCATGTGACGTCACTGACGGCCTGCCCGGTTGAACCATAGTCATAAACCTCCCTGACAGAGAACGGCTCCGCATCGAAGGAGGGGAGATGACTCAGCATTATGCGGTGACCGTCATCGAACTCAACGACTATCCCACGTTCGCCTGTCGTCTTTGAGCGAACCCGGTACGCCTGGGATACCGTTCGCCCAATCGACTTGACCTTGATCTCCTCCAGTTCCCGTGTTGCACTGTCAGAGTGGCCGCGCCACAAAAATCGCCAGTAGTCCCACCTTGAAGCCATGAGATCCCCTCCTGATCCTGTTGTTTCTTCTCTACCAGTTTTGGGCTGGCTGCTCCTCAGGGGAGGATCGGCTTGTTGTCTGCGTCCCAACGACTGTCGATCCGCAACATCCCATACGCCCACGCGGCATCCATGAGGTCCGTGCGGAAATTGTGTGCAGGATCCATGTCCCCACTGCGGTCAGGGAAGATAGGCTGGTTCATCTCGTGCAGGTCAACAACCTGCAACACATTCTTAAGGGTATCCAGGGCGTCTCGCACCCCAGACTCAGTGAGAGTGAGGTCATCCTGGTCCAGTTCTTTGACCCCGTTAGGGAAGTACGCGATTCGGTTACATGAGTCGATTGCTGCCGATGCCGCAAGCCTGATCTTGCCGCTAATCCACTTCAGTCGCTTAGCCGTAGTATCCACTACTTCTCCTGTTGTTTGTGCTGCCATGTTTCTTCTGGCATTAACTATACACCACCATACAGTCAAACATCCAGCCTGAAAGCATGTGACATAGGACACAAGTGCACTGACTGGGACAGCGGCCTAAGGTTGACGACTTAAGGGCTCTCTGACACGGCAAGAGATCAGTAGCCAGTGCGCTCTGATGCATGCTCTGCACCACACGAAACGCGGTCACCCCCGCCGCCCCAGCCAACGAACCTGGGAGGCCGCTGGAGCGCCCCGCAGAGGGCACTAAAGTTACGAAAGAACCCAAGAGCAATGGTGTCGAGCACGTTTGACAACCCCTCCCTAGCGTTAGATACTATCCCAGGAACAGAGAACCCACCACCCTAACCCAAGGAGTCACCTATGTGGATGCACTGGAGCGAGAAGAAGCAAAGCATGATGCCCTGTGCTGGGCCAGGCCACTGCCAGTTCGGTGACGCCCCACACGCGAGCACACAGGCAGAGTGTGACGCCATTGTCGCCAAGATGATGGGTAAAGAGGTGGGCGACCTTGGGGGAGCCAGGAGACCCAGGAAAGACGTGGGCCTGAAGTTTGATACCACCACCCTGGAGGGGCAGCAGGCTCACGACGTCGCCGCCATGAAAGAGTACGTGGCCGCCAACAAGGCCCTGGATCGTGAAGAGTACTACCGGGGCCACGCGGGCTGGTTCTATGAAAGGGGACTGATCCCTGGGGGCCAGAGAAACTGGCAGAAGATGCCCACAAAGAATATGGTTAGTGACCTCAGGGCTCTGCATGAGCAAGTGATCGCCAAAAGGGGTTATGACCGCAACGGATACGGTGACATGGCTGACAAGATGGAGGCAGCACGAGCCGCTGTTGACGAGCACTACGAGCGGTACCGGAAACTTGACAGCCAGTATGCGGGGTGGCCGAGGTTCTTCCTCACCAACAACACTAACGGTCACATTCACTCATCCATGGAGTGCTCCACCTGCAACCGCAATGGCAAGAGGACCCAGTTCGAGTGGCTACCTGAACTGAGCGGGCTGAACGAACAGCAAGCCATCCAGAAGCACGGGCCACGCCTATGCACCACGTGCTTCCCGGACGCACCACTGGACTGGACCAACGGTGGTGAGGCAGCACCCAAGGGCAGGAAGAGGCAAGTCCCTGAGGGTGTGTGCCCAGGTTCCGGCAGCAGCGAGTACGACGAGAGCACCATGAACGAGTACGAGGGGTACAGGTCGGTTCCTGGCGGCACAATGAAGGTAACGGACAGGTACGTTGACTGCCCTGAGTGCGGCAAGCAGTTCAAACTTACCGCTAAGGGTGTCATCCGCAAGCACAAGATCCCAAAGAAGAAATAAGCGCACTGTCTGTCTGGCCGCCTGCAAACTGGATTTCGGTAGCAGGCGGACACAAGTCGTCGCATCTGCTCTATTCGTGAGGTGGGTGCGACGGATTTGTTTAAGGGCACTAAAGCAAAATGTGTACGCCCAGGTGAGCCCTCCCTGTCGTAGCGTGGAGAGAGTCGGGTTGTTGGCAGGAGGTAGTAGGGGCGCGTGGGGGGGGTAATCTTGTGATCCTTTCGCAATACTGGGATGATGTGCCGGGGTTCACACTCGCTCGTGTTGACTGGAACGCTACCTTGGTGGGACAATCTGCTCAGACCAGGCCATGCTCATGGTTCTGGGAAGAAACTATCCGAACCTGTATCCCAGTGAATGCAGGCTACAAACAAGGAGTAGAAACATGCCCCACAAGAACGTGACCCGCAACTACCACATCGGAGGAGAGGACTTCTCCCTCGTCTGCACCCAGTCTTCAGGTAAGGGTAAGAAGTCCTACAATGTGGTCAACTCCCGCAGCCGTGTGGTTGGTCGAGTTGTGTCTATTCGTGGCTACCGTGACTGGTGGCAGAAGGGACGTAAGACGTCGTACCTGGTGTCTGTGCCTGGGGATCGTTCGGTGCTTCAGGGTGGTGCTCTCCGTTACCAGACGCTCACTTCTGCTGTTGAGGCTGTTGCGAAGGCTTCATTGATTAAGGTGAGTGCTCTTAGCGCCTGAGTCCGCACTGGATTCAGTGTACTGAAAGTTATGGAGGTTTCAATGGTGGTCGGCAACTATGATGCTATTCGCAGCCAGTTGATGCGCCTCATTGAGAGCACATCTCTTGAGGATGCTGCAATGATGCCACATAAGGCAGATGAGGCCACTGCGGCTCAACTGGCTCAGGAGGCACCTGGGTCCGAGTACCTGACCTCCTATGGTATTGACCCTTTCTGGCGTCACAATGCGTTCTCTGATGAGCGGCAAGAAACATGGGAGGACCAGAGGCGAAGGTTCGGTTTTGATGAGCGTCAGACTTGGAGCCTGGACCTGACGCTTCTTGGGCTCATCTTCGAGCGCATGGTCATGTTCCTCCCCTTGCAGGAGGATGCTCTGGATGTTGACGCCATCAAGGACGGGGAGCCGCGAAACACGATCACCATCCATGGTGTCACCAAGCCAGTGTCATTCTGGACACACATGCTGAGTGAACTGATCCGGGCACGCTTGATGGAAACGATCCTCATGGGCGACCTGAAAGCAAGGGTCGGCAAGGCGGAGGACGACATGATGCTGCAACTCCACACCGGCCCCACAGGCGGCAACATTGTTGAGGTAACAGTTGACAGCAGTGCACTCACTTTGCAGGCAGCCTACTATGACGTACTGGACGGGATCATTTTCGACATCCTCCGGGCCGTCTTCCCTCACCTGTGGTGGTAAACAACAACGACACGAAGGTACTATAAGATTATGAGCAATTCGAAACAGACGGCCACCTCAAAACAGAGCGGACGCAAAGGTCCATCTCCTGCCGCAAGGATAGTTGCTGTTTTCATGGGAGGAGCACTTGGCTTTCTGCTGAACATCGCTATTTATGGATATGGCGAGCAACCTGATACTCCTACAGAGCCTGACTACTCCAGTTACATAGCACCCTCGCCTTCAAGCGCCGACAATGAGGGGTACAACCCGCAATTCATCAAGTCAGATGAGTACGTGTTCAAGGCAGTCAGTGCTTGCAGCGAGATTGAGCGAGTCGCTAAAGCCTTCAATAGCATTGACCCTGACTCGTCAATGGGGTGCCATGACGGTGTGCTGCAAGCCAAGAAGGACGGTCGAGGTATCGAGATCTACAACATTGACGAATCTCGACACTTCAACGAGGGTAAGCAGCCTTCTAGGATTGCTCTTGCATACTGCTCTGGTCGCTGCACACTGGAGGCGATGGTTGAGGCCACTGGTGGGAAGATCATCAAGAACCCAAATGGTAAGGGATACCTTATCAGTTTGAGTTCCGGGAACTACAACTTCGAGGTCGTTAACCTGAGTAGTACTCCTAACTGGAGGACCATTCTTCAGCGTGTTGGAGAGCCAGTTAAGTAGATCTGTTGGGGCGGTGACTTGCGAATGCAGATGCTTCCTCCCGATCTATTACCTAAGTACCATCTTGCTGCACACGCGAAAGGCATCAACAGGTGTTGAGTAGCATTCCTAACGAACCCTAAGGTGCTGCCCCAACCCATGTGCGCAAGGGCAGAGAGAAACTGTTGCACTTGTGTTTGATTTTTGGGTTCTCATCATCTTGGCAAAGGTATCTAACACTGTAGCGTCACCGATTAGTTCAGTCATACTCTGGGCAACAATCATAGGAGTCATCAACAAGTACGCTCGCAGTACTAGCGTCAATCCTACTCTTGTCGCAATGTCACCATCACAACAAAACACCACGCCTACATGCCGGAAAGAACAACGCCATGATTATCACTGAAGTAATCAAGTCAAACATCAAGGAAGCGACTGAAAACCTAAATCTCAACGGCGGGTTTGCTGACAGTGACACTAGAATCATCTACTGGAACTGTGAGGATTTAACGTTGGTTGCATACCCAGGTTTCTCTGAAGCGTCTGTGAACTTCGAGTTAGGTGATACACAAGTGTGCGTGTCATCCAAACTGGATAGCGCATCAACTGCTGGCATCAAATGGGTTCTCGGGGACGCCATCAGAAGAATGGAGATCATGATCCTTTCTTGTGACGCTCTTACTTCTGAAGGCTGGGGCTAAGTAACACCTTCATAAAAGACAACCATATGACAGTGACAAGAGGCGAAAATGACTGGGTGTCATTCACTGTTTTTGACGATAAGATAAAGTTTTATGGGAAACACATCGAAGATGTTACGAAAGTCCTAGTGAAGCATTCTATTATCAAAAATGAGCGCAGTGAGGTATCCAGTTACTTAATCAAAAACAACAGGTTATCACTTAGGTGATAGCACCGCTGAGCGCAGAATAACTTCCACAGCGACAAATTCCACGGGGCGCGATGTGCATGTGGCGTACATCACTCTCACCAGAGTTGTGCGCTCTAGGTCCCTCCTGTACACTGAGTGCACACTTACCAAACAAGGGGAAGGAAATAAAATGTCTGAGGTTATGGAGATCATCAAGAACGTCAACGAGGCGTCCAAGGTTCTCGGGGTCCATATTGCCTCGGGTGAACGTGAGGATCACCAGGGAAGCGCCCCTTCAGTCTGGTTTGAGGATGAGAGCAACCAGGTTAAGGGATTCGTCTACTCTGACCTGTGCGTCGTGACTGCACCTCTTGTCGTGGACGGTCGGGAGATCGCTGAACTGAGGGTCGCCAAGGAGGCTTCTGGTCCCACAACAATTGTTGATAGCATTCAGGAGGCAATGAAGATGCGTGACACCATGTTCTCGTGCCTCAGTGCTATCACCGACGAGAAGATGAAGGTTGGGGTTCTCGGAAACCTTGTTACTGTTCCAGGCCGCCTGTATCGCACCGTCATCCGCGTCCAGAAGGATGATCTCTACATCAGTGGCCGAGACAAGGACAAGATTGTTCAGGCTCTTCATGATGCTGGAGTTATTGGTTCAACGGAACCTGTTGACGACTATGGGATCCGGTACCCGCTCGCCAAGTAGTGGATCTTCCAGCAAGATCGCTCTTCTATACGAAGTAGAATAAGCACAGGAGAAAACATCGTGACGTTACGTGGAGACATGTTCGTCTACGCCCCCAGATGCAGCACGAACATTCACTCACCGAGGTTCTATGGGACTCTCAGTGACTTCATTGTCTCAGGGCAAGAGCAGTACTTCAAGATCATAGATGAGTACAAGGCGAACTTCCCTGTACGCCACTACTTCATGAAGAACCTCAGGAAGAGTTACGATCTTGAACGCATGATTCGTGACCTAGGTAGCGTCACGAGCGAGGAAGCGTTCTTCTCTCACCTGGGTCCTGTGCGCCCCATCTTCCCTGAAGCCACTAGGGATGAGATGGAGAATCTGGCGGCAGTCATGTTCACGACCACGAAGGACGCCCTAGCCATTCTCCTGAAGGCCGTGGTTGAAGGCGGCGACAAATATGGGTCCCTGGCTGACGATGTTATGGTTGTCCACGACGACTCCCAGTACCGCAAGATCATGCGCACTGGCGGCATCTTCATTGACGCCCGAGCCTCTGGTAGGGCAGAGTTGAAGGCATACTGGACGACAGGTGCAGATCAGCCAACTATTGTCACCTACAACGACAAGTACGGTGAGGCCGGTTGGATCACCTGGTATGAACGGGTCATGGGTGACCTGCATCTGAAGAGCGAACGGCCATGGGAGCGGGTCGTTGACGACTGGATCGACAGGAAGGCTGGAGCATCAAGGGGTACCAGGGGGATGGTCGGGCCACTGACATGGTGTTCGAGATTTGGAACGCTGGCGGTGGGGATGTCCAGGACGCTGTGTCGGTGATTTGACTCCTCCTCTTGAGAGTGTAGGCCCCTGGTGCATTCCAGGGGTCTACATTTCTTTGTTGGGGTTTCCACGGTCTCTTTTTGTGTGGTAGAATGGGACGATAGTAAAGGTCAAAGTGACTTTTACTGTGGGTCACCCTACCGCCCAAGAATACTAAGGAAGAAGCAGCGTGAAGTACTCTATACTCAGCGTGGTAACAGGAACCAGCAAGTGTACCGTCCCATTCAAGGCGACTGAAGCCACCAAGCATGTTTCGCAAGGGTGTCAGTTCTGTGTCTCTGGGCAGTATGCGAACGACAACAACCGTGTGGCACCAGAAGTGAACTGGAGGAACCTGAAGAAGGCAGTCCAGTTGGCTCACAATGGTGGGGTTGACACCGTGGTCCTTACCGGCAGGGGTGAGCCAACCTACTTCCCCGACCAGATCACTGACTACCTGAAGGTGCTTGGCCCTGAGTTCCCGCTCATCGAGTTGCAGACCAACGGGGTCCTGCTGGCAGGGGCGAGAAATGATGACTACCTAAAAGAGTGGTATGACCTGGGTCTCACTACCATCCTCATCAGCGTGGTAAGTAACGACCCGGAAATCCTCAGGCAGAACTATATGCCGCTTTCCAGGTCATACTACGACCTGCCAGCGCTCATCGCTAAACTCAGGAACATTGGGTACACGGTTAGGCTGGCTTGTGTCTGCACCAAGGCGTGGATGTCAACCAGAGAGCAGGTGTCCGACTTCCTGGAGTTCGCCAAGGACAACAAGGTCGGCCAGGTCACCTTACGCCCACTGAACGACGAGTACCGGAGGGAGACCGCCCACGCCTGGATCCAGAAGCACAAGATGACCGACAAGGACAAGGAAGGTATCAGGGACTACCTGGATGAGGTGGGGCACAAGTTGCGTGATCTGCCAGCAATTGGGACCATGTATGATGTTGGTGGGGTGGGTGTCCTCATGTCTCTGCCGTTGACGAAGTACACACACCATAACACTGAGGACACGGCTAGGAATCTCATCTTCTTCCCTGACGGAACCACGCGGTACGACTGGGAGTGGGAGGGGTCAGTGCTTCTCCAGGGAGACAATCGTCCACTCACTTTGCAGGACGGATCCTACTGGTGAGGTAATGGGCGGCACGTTCTGAGAGGTGTCCACGGAACGATAGGATTCGGCCGCCTTGCACTGAGCATAAAGAAGAACGACAAGAATACATTGTGAAGGAATAGAGCATGAGGATTGATCTGAAAGATGTGCTAGACCTGGATGAAGACAGCAGGGCCAAACTAGAGGAGTACAGGAGGAAGCGTGCGTTCGCCCCTGCCGCCTATGTTGAGGCCAAGACGGCAGCACTTGGCGACTATTGCAAGAATAATGGTATCGACTCGCTCACTGTCCTGATCTCGGGCGGGATTGACAGTGCTGTCGCGGCCGGGATCGCCAAGGAAGTCTCCAACAGGTACGGTACTGGGGTTCACATGGTCACCATCCCTGCAACCAGCAGTCAGGGTGTGACTAGACAGGATGAGACTGTGGTGCTGGCTCAAGAACTGGCCGACAGTCTTGGTGAGGTACTTGATGTGCTTCCGTTTGATGGGGTTGTTGATGAGGCTGTTAGCCTGTGTGATTTGGGGGCGAGCCGATGGGGCGCGGGTCAGGCTGTCTCCTACCTGAGGACGGCGGTTGCTTACACCTATGTGACCAAGTGCTGGAGTGTGGGCGACAGGACCCTACTGGTGGGGACGACCAACATGGATGAGGGGGCGTACATTGGTTTCTTCGGTAAGGCCAGTGACGGGATGGTTGATATCCAGCCCATTAGTGACCTGCACAAGAGCGAAGTGTACCAGGTTGCCAACTACCTAGAGATCCCCGCATCTATTATCCAGGCTACACCTCAGGGGGACATGTACCATGGCGGTAAGGATGAGCAGATTTTCGGGTGCACCTATGACTGCATCGAGTTGTTCTACGCGGTCCATATTGGTAGGTACGTGGATTCTCCTGTGAGCGATCAGTGGAAGCGAATTGTGGATAACATTGAGGACCTTCACCAGTACAACACGCACAAGTACCTTGGTGGTTCACCTGCCGTCCACATGGATGTGATGCCGTATGCGGGTGCTTTTGGGTCGTGGTCCTACCAGAACATTGTAGACCCTAGGAACATTCTTCCGTCTCACCTGACAAGCAAACAGGCACTATGACAACAAGAGGTAAGGGCTCACTGGGGTCACCTGCTGCGTTGAGTGACCCCATGTTTCAGGCATTCACGGATACTCACCCAGGCAAGGATCTGGTTCGTTACGGGTACTACGATGATGGTGTGACCTCGCCGGACTGGGGGCCTGCTACTACCCCCGTCCCTGTAGGTGCTGTGCGGGCGTGTAGGGCCTCTGAGCAGCCTGCTGTGCTGGTGATGACTGGTGCCATGGATCCGATGCACGAAGGCCACGGTGAAGCCCTGGAGATAGCCAGGAGGAGACTGGAGGGGTTGGGGTTCCAGGTTGTTCGCACTCACGTCGTGCCCGATAGTCACGTGTACGCAAGGATGAAGCGACCTATGGGGGCGGGTAGTGATGAGGAGCGGGCCGCCAGTGTCAAAGCCCTGGGGTACGTGTGCGATGAGGACTGCATGAGGCACACTGGGAGACCGAACTACACGAGCACTCTCCTGCATATCCAGCACAAGTGGCAGCAGCATGGCGTGCGCCCAGTCGTATTCAACGTGGTTGGTTCAGACAACGCCCTGTTCGCTGAAGTGGTAGCAGCATACAATCCGGCCGGTTTCGGCACCGTTGTTGTAGAGAAGGGCAGCCAGGAAGAAGGCTTATCCCCTGTGAAGGAAGATGCCAGCAGGAACATCCTAGTGTGCAGTAGGGGAGGGCGAAAGTATGCGTCCATGTCGTCAACCACTGTGAGAAGTGGTAACCGCAGCAGTGATCTGCCTGTCATGTACATTAAAGACGACCTCGACTACTACACCACCAACAGGAAGTTCCATGACGAACTCATTAACACGCTAGAGGGCATGTACACCTCATACGGGTATCAGGTGAGGGTCGGCCACTACCGGACGCAAGTCGAAGAACTGGTTGAACGTACAGCATCCAAGTACTCTCAGGAGATAGAGGATGGTGCGATCACAGTATCCTTGGATCGACACATCCCAGCACAGGTCCAGTTCCCCATACACCGACTATTCCAGTCAGACACCCTACAGAAAATGGGGTACCTACCAGACCGGCACCTTCAAGTGTATCCAGGTCAGAAGTTCATTCTGCTGGACGACGACATGGACACTGGTAATGGGATGAGATTCGTGAAGCACATCATCGGTGCCCAAGGTGGGGAAACCATCGGTGTTGAAACCATCTACCAGGACCCGGGGCGCGAGTTCGACGTCCTGGACGCTAGCGACGTCACCACCATTGACGGCACAGGGCTCGTAGTCCAATCACCTGACCTCACTAGGAGCAGGATCCCCTACCTGCACCCATTCCTTGACCTACAACAATTCTCCAGCGTACCAGACAGCCAGAAAGAAGCATTCACGCACCAGGTCACAAGCATTCTGAAGAGGCACAAGATTGGTGCATATGGGGGATAAGAGGGACACAGAGAAACTGGGTGGCGGACTTGTCATCTCAGATTGAGCCCACCACCCAGTTCGCAACATCTAGTCACCAGCCGTAGTCAATGTGACCAGCGTCCTCCCGCGACACGCCGAACCGGGCCGTGAGACGATCCTCCGTGTTCCGGTAGATCGCCTCCTCGCTCGGATCTCCGTCGTCTGGAGTGAAGGACGCGCTGTCCAGCCCCACCAGGTTCGGGTAGGTGTCGCTCAGGGCGGTCACCTCTCCGTTCTCGTCCTCCATCATGATGGTGCACTCCCACGCCGCTCCCTCTCCCCAGTTTCCGTCCTGAGGGGTGTCGGTGAATGCGGGGCCTGACCACTTCAGGTAGAACGGCACCCCCTTCAACGAGAAGTTGCCTGTCATGACCTGGAAGATGCTTGACATCATTACTCTTTCTGCTGTGTGGGTGGGAAGCGTCGTTGTTCCCTCAACTTGACAACTCAACCATACAGCCTGCTACCTTGCGGAGTCAAATCCAAGTAGTGTGAACTGCCTCACTGCACTAAGTGGGTAGTGTCCACCTACCTGGGCATTTGCAGGTAGAAATTGATCCTGCCACTCAGTTTCATCTGTCTCTTTTGGGTGCCATCATGGGTTGATGCGTCCTACCTGAGATAGTTTCACGTCCTTCATGTGGACCACCATAGGTGGAGCGATCATGGGGGTCGCCTAAGATGAACTCAACACACCCTGAGCGGAGACGACTCAGGGTGTGTTGGTTGGTCAATTCGTTACCGCTGGCGTTTGCTCGTGTCCTGGCATGCACCCATTTTGGCGGCCATCTGACTAATGAACTGGCCTTCAAGATAGGAGATGGCGACCTCGAAGTCCCTCCGAGACAGCGTGGCAGTGATCTCACAGGTGTCACCTGAGACGATGCGACTGCTCATGTGACAGTGGAATAGGTCGTACATGCCTGCACGTACCCATTCTGTGTAGGTCTCAATGGGGCGGCGGGACAGGTACTCCTGCTTCCATGTCACCGTGAAGACGCTGAGGTATGTCTTAGGTGCGCTCATCTTTTCCTCGAATCTCCCGACATCTGTGTACGTGTTCAGTGTAGTATGTGTTGGGGTCGCTGACAACCTGACGTCGTGTGACATGGTTCACCTGATTGCGGCTTGCCCCCACTGTGGTTACCTTGCTAGCATTGCCATTGAACACGGAAGTCACCTAACGGCGAAAGGGACATGCGACATGGCACAGGCAGCAACTCTTGATGAGGCGATTGAGTACCTTGCTGTTGATCTCATTGACGAGATGAACACTATCGCCAGTTACGATGCCCAGTCGAGGACCCTGAACATGGGTGACACCATTGTTCGTTTTGATGAGGGGGTCAATAACTTCATCATCGATGTGGAGGATAAGTCCACTGGCCGTTGGACTGAGGTGTGGCCTTCAATCAGCGGACAAGACGCATTCCCAGTTGAAATCCTTGATGACACTGAGGTTAAGCATATCGCTAAGCAAATTGTTGACTTCATTGATGGTGAGTAACGAAGTCAACGATTCACAAACCGAGCAGAGACGGGTGGGAGAAGAAGTCATTATGGGTACAGAGAGTGCTCAAAACAGCAAGGTCAGTCCAGGTCTCATCGTGGCCGTCGCAGTGCTGCTGATTATCGAGGCCGCTGTCGGCTTACTCATCGGGTACGCAATGCAAGCGTCTGGGGTCAGTACCCCCATGATGGCTGCTGTATGTGCTGCAATGATCGTGGCTTTCATTGCGGCAGGATTGGTCATCTGTCGTAAGTGGAACAACGACTAAAGCAAACCGCCTCATCTCACAATCCACGAAACCAAGAGCACAGGAGAAACAACATGGACACCCAGATGCCCCATTCCGTTAAAGTCACCATGGACATTGAGGACGGTCGAGAGGTTCACACCGCCTCCCTCCTTAACGAGGACGGGGAGACCCTTATGGATGCAGACATGGTTCGCAGCCCCGCACTGTACAAGTTCCTTGTTATCGCCTGCCTTAGCGCCGAGGGCCATAAGATGGAATCCTTTGAGAATGGCTCCAATGTGATGACGGCTGTGTTCCCTGCTGACTCTGAGGATAAGAACTGGAGAGAGGCTTGCTATGCTTATGCTTTCTCCCTTAACCTGATTGAAGTTGTCAGGGGGTCTGATGTGATGGGAGGGTTCCATGGCTTCCATGATGAAGATGGAAACTTCGAGCGAATCTCGTTCACCAAGTGAAAATCGTTTGTGAGACCACAGGTTGAAACGACTTGTGGTCTCACAAACTAGCGAGCGGCTTAGGACTCCTTAAATGGCTAACACTCCTACAAGAGACCTTATTGATTACGTCAAGTGCATCCTTTCTCCACTTGCGGGGAGAGAAGTGTTCAACTTTGTTCAGGTTGTCACCGACAAGGTTGTGATCAATAACGTGGGGTCGGCAACCAAGAAGGATCTTGTCCTCTACGCTAAAGCACATGGTGAAGCCCAGCCAACTAAGGTGGTCCTTCCAACTGAGGTACTGAACATTTCCTCAATTGACACCAAGGATTTTCCTTTTGTCCTTGACTCCATCAGTATGACGTACAAGGTTGGTTTGGAAGATCATGTCACTATTGGCCTCCTTGATTCTAACGGGGATGCGAAGGTTCATATTATTGCTGTTGTGAAGTCTCCTGGGGTGGGCGATGCGTTCGACCTCGCTATGCGTGACTATGAGGTCTCTGTGGGACTGAAGTTCCCTGACCTGAAGCACGAAGAAGCAACAGATGTTGACGCTTTAAGACAGGTGGCGGACGAGGTGAAAGAAGTGGCCAACCACCTCATTCACCCCTACCGGTGTTTCAGCAAGAGCCGCACTATGCTGCCAGTTGGTGGAGACGACGGTTGCGGGTGCCTTGAAGTCAGGGTTAGCGAAAGCCGCCCCATGGTCCGTCTCTCGTTCCTTATCACCTCGTTCAGGCCCTCACATGCGGGATGGCTCGCTGACGACATCACTGCCAGGGTGATTGGGGCACTGACTGAGAAAGGGTACATGGTTGAGGCAGGATCCAAGAGCATGAGTTTCTGGTAGGCGACAACTAGAACACTCCGAAAGATTGCCCCTAGAAGGAGAACTCAAGGTACAGGCACTCCTTCTAGGGGCAATCTTGTTGACATGCTTTCAGTATTCCATTCCTAGTAAGAGAATGGCATCACTGCGAGTCATTGTCCCCCTGTCGTCACGAATACTTCAGGTCGCTCATCCTCATAGGTGTCAACCATTAGAGTAACCTCCAGGACAGGCTTCCCCGTACTGTCAACCGCCTCAATAACTGCTGTAGCCATCATATGATCACTGGATACTGGATTGGACTTCTGGCTCAGAATCCTGACATCGTGAATCTTGGCTTCCTGGAAGAACTTGTAGTTGCAGACCCAGGTATCGTCCCTGTAGTCACATGATGACTTGTTGTCAACAATAGTCACCGACTCAGCTCCATTATCAAGGGTGATCTTGACGCTATCCTCAGTGTGCGTCATCCCAGTGGCTTTATGGCCGGTCAGTGACTCGACAATCTTCTTGATGTCAGAATCTTGGGTTGAGAACAGTAGGTTGCTAGTACATTCAGGCCAGTAAACTTTTACATCGTCGATCTCCGACTCGCCATCGCAAAAGACGAGATCGAATGCATCTTTGAAGCCGAAAACATGGATCTTCACAATGTCCCGTCCCGCTTCACTGACCTTAGTGACGGACGAGGCAACCATACCTTCAACCCTGTCAATGTTAGGAGAGATGGTGAACAATGCACCGTCAACAAGTACCGACAGCCCATCATACGTCTTGATAAGCAAATGTGAGTAGCAGTCAGTTACATTCTTCTCGACCATTTCAATGCGGCGCCCAACCATCTCACTGAGAGCATCCTGCACATTATCGCATGTGAAAGCACACATTAGGTCTCCCTTTACTTGTTCTCCGACTTCAACCAGTAGCATAAGCCGAAACACAGGTGAAGGTCAACCCCTAGTGAGAGTGAGATAGGTAACTCACGTCACACTTGAGGGTCAACCTTCATGTCCGCCTTGGATGATCGGAGGTGACGGCTAGTTCGCCTGCATCACAACTAGGGACATACGATTCTTGCCTTCCGCAGTCGTGGCCAGGTAGATATCCATAACAGGATCTCCGCAGTCGTCAACGGCCTCCAGGATAGAGGTTCCCTGATTCTCCCCCGTGGAGGCCACCCAGGAACTCTGCTGGGCGATACTCACATCGTGGATAATGATTCTCTCCTGGTAGACCTTGTGGTAGCGAACCCAGGTGACAGGCTCATGCCCATCGTTGACGTCCGTAATGGTCAAGGCACCATTCTCTCCACTGTTATCAACAAAATGGATGGCGATCGTGTCCTCACCCATGTCCACCTTGTCAACGCTGACACCAATGAGTGCCTTAGCGATGGAGGACACATCGCTATCATAGTGGGAGAACATTCGAGGGGCTGAGTAAGTCGCACAAACCCACTCGGCAGCAACACTGTTCTCATCCTGAAACTCAACATGGAGCAGGATTCTACCTTCGCTCTGCCTCAGTGACAGACGTCGCATCAAAGGATTCCAGTACACTTCTTCGACCACATGCCCTTCAAGGAGATCACTGAAGTGCTTGGTCAGAGTGATTCCCTTTGCGGAAATCTTCAGGTAACTTCCGACTGGGGTTTTGATACGAAGCAGGTCGTTACCATGCTCTTGAGTTAGAGTAACACTTTGGACTCGCCTACCGACAAGAAGTCGAGCCTCATCGTAGACAGTATCCTCTTGTTTACCTTCTGCCATTACACTACCCTTCTGCCTGGGTGCTCAATCGTTGACATTTATGATGCTACATGAGTGGAACGATGGGGTCAAGATGACAGGTTGTGATGTACGCCTCTACTTGGCAAGCCAGCGAGACGACAGGTTCTTCTTGTTGTCCTCAGAACTCACAAACGAAACACAGGTGTGCGACATGTCATCATAGGTACCACTGATTGTAATAGTGCCATTCGTAGTCTCGATGCAAGTGTGCGCCTCGCCACTAGGACGCAGCGACCTCTTGTTATTGAAAGAAACGCCAACAGAACCAATGGACTTGACGACACCACCTGGCTCAATCTCGAAGTTATTCACGTCAATAGGAGCACCAATGATCGACACAAAACCATTGGTGGCAGTAATGACAAGATGCATCAGATCCTCGTCATAAGTGAGGCTGGTGATCTCCGACCCAATAATGCGGCAAAGGGATGCGCTGGTGCGGATCTCAAATTCGAATACCTTCATGTCTGTCTCTTTCTTGATGCTTGCAGAAAGGCGAAACCCTTCTGCTCTGATACTTCTAGAGTACGCCAAGCAGAAGGGACTTCAAGTACCTCATCCAGTTATCTGACTCACACTCTTTTAGCAATGCGAGCCAGCAGAATCACCCATCAGCACAACTAGAGCAGGGCGGGCTACTCAACCTGCTCATAGGTCTCAAAGAAGATGTCACGGCGGCAGCAGTAGTGTTCACCTCGCACACCCTCAATGATATACCCACCAAAGGACCCATGCATCGGACCCTCTAATGTCGGAATCGTGATACCGCCATCCACGACCTCGCCACCAACCCAGTCAGCGACCTCCTGGGCGTTATCCTCAGTCAGTTCAACCGCCTTAATCCTTGTAGGGCGCTTCTGCCAGCACTCAATCTTCATACTCTGTACTCTTCCCCTAGATTTCATTCAGGTTGCTTCTAGTTGTCAACTCAAACACATGCCTCATTTGTCTGAGTCGCCTGCATCGACGTTACGCAAATGGTTCTGTGATCGTGCTTTAGAGATTACCGTCGATCTCACTAATGGCCTCATTAATGCACACTCGTACATTGCTGATGACATCCTCTTCGTCATCGTCAAGAGGACACCCTCCTTCAGGACTGACGACAACGTGTGTGCTACTGATGTCATGATCATCAAACTCGATATACCCAATGACCCTGGAGATTCCAAAAATCTCAACCTTCATACCTTCTTCGACCTGACAAACAACAGATCGGTCTGAAATTAGGCTCTTTCGGATGAAAGATTCGTCAATGTAGGTGATAAAGTACTCCATCACCTTGACGCGGAATACATCTCGACTAATCAGCATGATAATGTCGTCAACAGGATGGATTGACGAGATGGTTCGCACACCATAGATCCCGTCTATTGTCACCTCATCGTATTTATCAGTGATGCTGTAACTGAGTAGCGTGTCATCGTTCTCGATAGAGAAGCATCCGTACCAGTTCCCGCCAGATACCTCGATGTCACCAAAACTATTCTCTTGAATCATGAAGGCGTCTGACACCCTGAAAATCGCATCCACCAAAGCGCTCTTGATAGGGGTGAGTCCTTCTCGGTTCTTCTTAGAGAACCTGTAGTAAGTATTGTTGCCCATGGTTTATTTTCGATCTATTCTTTCGTGTGCTGACGCTTCAGTTTCTTGGGCGCTACTGTTCAGGGTCGTCCCACTCAAACCAGATCCCAAGGTCATCTGTCGGGTTCCCATCCTCGTCGAATACGTTAGAGATCCGGAAAGATGATGGAGTATCGGGGCGCTCCACAACGTCAGTGCTGTCCAGGATGCGCCGCAGTGTGTCCGTACCACCAACGAATACGTATGGGGCGTCAGACCACTCGTGTGTTATGTACGAGATGTCCCGAATCAGCACAACGCTAGTCATGCGCAGAGGAACAAAAACGCGCACAGCAACTCCTTACTACTAGCAGGTCATGTTCAGGTCAGTGCCACACTATCAACCCGATCAAGCATGACACAGATCACATCACATCAGGATTTCTGTAGAAGTCAATGTTTCCCTCTTCGGTCACCTGCAACTGCGGTGAGAGACCGCCCGCGTCACCGACCTGGAATACCTCAACCCGTGGACCTTGCGCACCAACACCAATCATTGACATGTGAGCAACAACAACATTACCGAAACACGAACCTACACCTTGTAGGATTGCCTCTTTGAGCAGGGTCTTGTTCTGGAACACATCTCTCACCACGGATAGGCAGGATAAGTCAGAAACATCCACCACGCAAAACTTGAGGACAGACAAGTTGCCAGCCGAATCCTCTTCGACCTCTGTCACAACTGAAGCACTATCTTCGTTTCGAATGTTTTCGACGCGGCAGCGGATTTCGTTAGCCACGATCTGGGCGGCCTCCATGTTTCCATTGAAGAGGACGATACCACTAATTGACGCAACATTTTCTGGCACTGGCATCGTCTATCACAGATCCTTATCTACTCTCATTGTGTACATGTCTCCTGAGGAGTGAATGACTCGCATTTCTCCAATGAAGTGACCTCCAGTGCCCTCCCCAAAGTCAAGGAGCGTGAACCCGTTATCGTTCAGGCAATGCTCCACTAGGATGGATGCGTGCTCAGCGTCAGACACCCTGGCAATAGTTACTCCAGCCCGATACACCTTGCCCAGAAAGTCTTCAATCGAGTTGGACTCTTCAAGGAAGATGCGGGCACTCCCCTGACTGTCGTGATCTGAAGCCAGCGAGATGAGTGCTATCATGGCTGCCGCAATGTCGGGCGCCGCCTCTGGGGCAAGAGGGGTATCGTCAACGGACCATCCTTCTTCGTTCCACTCGGACACATCTTCCCAGTAAACCAGCCACAGGTCATCCTCCTTGTTGCTGGAGTCCCCGAATACGAAGAGGTTCTGGTTCTGCCGAATGAACCTTAGAGCCCTGGTAACCGCCTGATCTACTCTGGGTGACAGGAGCCCCAGCATTGACGCTCTACCTCCGCACTCTTCAATGTCGTTGAGGTGTTTGACGAACTCGGCGGGAGTATCAGCCTTTTTCAAAGACTTCACATACCCTGAAACCTCATTGATGTTCGAAATCACTCCTGTGCCTCCTTGTGACGCTTCTTCCATCCCGGTTCAGTACTTCAAACCGAAGGTGCGCTTGCGGTCATCCTTGCGATACATCTTGGGCTGGTGGAACCCGAACTTGTAAACCTTAGAACCTTTTTCGCTAGTGGTAGTGATAACACCGAACGAGCACCGCTCAAAATCAGTATCCCCTTTGTCAATGATCTTGAAGCCGCGACTGAGCAGGAAATCAGACAGGATGTTGTATGCTCGCTCCGCCCCAGTGAGACCCGAGATGTTGACAGCGTTGTGGTACGCCTCGTCAAAGAACTCCTCAATGTTGACAAAATCCTCAATATAAGGCATCCAGGACTCCTCAGTGAGCCTCCTCAGGCTGTCGTAAACCTTCTCCAAGAGGTTGACATCGAAGCCTTCCTCCCAGTTGTCCTCATATCCGTCGAGGCACCACCCTTTCTCTTCGTAAAGGTAGGCCAGTTGGTACTTTTCTCCTTCTGTACTGTTCTCGGAACCCTTGATGATGAACACGGACGCATCAAGAGCAATGCTCCGGTACATCTCGGTGTAGTCGCGGTGAACTATGGGGGACTCGAACCCAGCATAGGATACGAAGGCAAGAGGAGCATTCCCGATAGCACTGAAGAACTTCTCAACACTTGTTGCCTTCTTCAGTGCGGCAATAATCTCCGACTCACTCTTCTTCTTTACCTGTTTCGTCATACTTCCTTCTCCCTTACGCTAGTTTTTCTTGACTGGCTCTGCTACTGCCTGCCACCCTCAGTTGCATGTGACTCCAACTTGTCAAGTGCAGCAATATGCGACTCTGATGTGAGTAGCATTGAGTCCCACCACAAAGTGATACGCCCATAGTTCACATCAAACAGGTGATCTGGGCGATCCTGGTTCACATCCCTAGTAACACCGATCCCGCTGAAGGCGTCTGTTATCGTCCTCCACAAATCCAGGTAGAAGATACTATCTGTGGTCTCAAAGTCAATGGAACTCCCGTCGGGCCCAATAATCTCCACCTCAACGTGGTTGATGTCATACTTGGAGTCATTGCCGGTAATCTTAACGCGTGCCATGTCTCCATCCCAACCCTTAACAAGGGTCTCACCGACTGTATACAGGGACAGGTGAAAGTCAGGGTTGTCAGATAGGTATGAGATGAGATACTGAGATACTTGGGCCTCCACCCTCATACCCTTGAAAACTGCCTTTAACATCTCATCGTCACCATCAATCACGCGCCTGGCAGAGAAGTAGTCACGTCCGTCAAAGAACTTCGCTGATACCCTGAACACCCAAATGTCGCCAAATGCGTGAATGGAGAACTCAGGCGTATCAATAGTAATCTCGTACTCACTATCTACATCCTCTAAGTGCTTCATCACTCGCACCATGTTGCAGCCAGCATCAAAAGCCATCTCTACAGCAAGACGCACCTTCGGGTTGTAGATCTTATCTGAGTAACTAGAGAATCGGTAATACTTCTCCTCGACAATTTTAGGGGCACTCATACTGTCCTTCTACCCTAGTTTTCCAACACTATTCCTAGCAATAATAGCACATCGACAACAGGAATCGCAAGTCACAATTCCTGTTGTCCGCATCACAATACAGATGAGATCGCGTACATGGGGCCATCGCACTCAAACAGCACCATCCGCTTGTGAGCACAGTTCTTCTGGGCGCATCTTCTGTAGCGCCTGCAACATGCTGTCCCGGTTGAACGTAGCCTCCCGGCCGCCCACGTTTAGAGCGAACTCAACGAACACCTTGCCTGGTATATGATCTCGGACCTCAGTCACCACAAAAATAGGGAATCTGTGAAGTGTGGGCAACTCCCAGAGAAGAAAGAATGGCTCATCGTCTTCAACAACGCCGGTCATGTCTCCATCGCAAAGGTCTTCAAGCAGAGATCGAAAACCGCACCCATCTTTGTCACTAAAGTCACCACGATAGTCACAAAGACCACGCAATATGGATACACACATATGCGGGTCTTTATCGACGCTAAAGCCCAATATGACATTGTTGCCACCACGTGTTTGACGGGTTAGGAAAATATGCACCTCAGCCACTTTCTGAACCTACCTCAGAGCTTCTGGCTGCCAGTAGGCGATGCCCTCGCCCGCCATCTCTGCTAGGGTCTCACTCGCCTGGTAGCGGGCACTCGCGTCGTGAAGATCCCACTGGGCAGCAGACGCGCCCTGCTGAGAGCCCCTTTCGCGGACAGGCCGCCCCACAGCGAGTACGCCAGCGTGAAGGTCGATAAACACTCCAGGAAGGGTGCTCTCACCCCACCCAATGGCAGGGGCGTCCACCGCAGTCAGCCCGCCCCTACCAGCGACACGCACGCCCTCTGTCAAGATGGCAGGAGAAACAGGAGTGTCGCCACCATTTTGGATGTCTTTGGGTTCCATCTCCCAGACCTTTGAGCACAGACTGCCAATGAGATGATCCATGAGATCGGTTGAGTCTCTATCTCCGCTCAGGACGTCCTGGTAGCGTTCAAACACTGACTCCACTAGCCCCCGCAGAAGCCGAATGAGTTCAACCCTCTTCGTGCTGCACAGGTAAACCGTCTGGTACGTAATCTCAACCTCACCACCAACATTGCGTACCACGTTCGAGACGAAAGAGAACGCCACACTCTCCAAGGGCCTTGTGTTCACATCCTCCTTGAAGCCCACACCAAGAAGCCGCCCAATTAGATGCCTCATCATCCTCTACACCTCCCCAGGTAGGGCCACTTACAACTCAACCTGCACCTTACGACACAGAGACGACACATGTCAACAGGCATGTTGTGTTCTATGTCACATATGCGGGGCGCCTTAATCTACCATCAACAGGGGGTTGCCTGACGCGCCCCGTCTAGTGTATGGTGGACGCCAGGAGAAACAGGTTCAACTAGACCACATGGATCAGAAAAGACAGAGGTCGCAGATGAGTACCCTCACTACCAAAGCACGAGACATTTTCAAGGCACGAATAATCAAGAAGTCATCGTACACCCCTGAGGACAAGGGGATCACCTACCTGCCACGCCTCCCGAGAGACATGGTTCAGGCGCTCCTGGGTACAGGGCTCTGTCCAAGTGCCACAGAGGATCGCTGGTCCCTTCTGCCGCATCCATTCTGGTCCGTCTCAGGTGACATTAACATCGAGCCCCTGGGCATGCTGTTCGGAATCTCTAACAGCAAGATTCTTGTAGATGCATTCAACATAAATGACAACACTTACGAAGGAAACAACGTCACCTGCTATGCGAGCCGACACCTATACCTCCCGGTAGGGAACTACCCTATATACATAGAGGGGAAGACCAACCGGTTCGTCCCACACCCAACCAGAAAAGACCTTGACAATGCTGTCATGTCATCATTGTTCAAGTTAGCGGCCAAGATGTACGCAATGTGGGTAGTCACTGCTGATGGCAGTCGTTGGCCGTACAGATGGGATGCCGACTGGTTCCCACATGATGATGGTCGGGTCGAACTTCTCCTTAAGCGCATGAGCAGCCACGATTTGATTTATGAGTTCTCTGTTGATGCTAACCTTGTAGAGGTCACCCAGGATAATGGCGACGTGAAAGACGTCCTATCTATCTCCATGAAGAAAAAGCGCATCAACGTTGAACCTTCTGGTGAGTTTCAGTACATTGCGGAACGTATCGCTAACCCCTTGATTGAGGTGGGGTATGACGTCAACAGTTGCATCACCTATGACGATGAGGTGGTCCAGGAGATCGTCGTCAACATCGATGTGACTACCAGTACCACGGCATGGGATGGGGCTTCTAGTTGTAGGTTCTTCCAGGATCTTGAAACCATCCTCCGTGAGGTCACCCCCGCAAGACATAAGCCCTTGTTCATCCTTGAAAGCGAGTCGAACCAAGATCGTTCTGTCCACCCAGGAGATCGCACCCTGTGTCCTCTTAAGGCTATCGCCAGCGAGGACGATGATGTTGCACAATCCTACTATGATGACGCGATGAAACTAGCAGAAAAGACCATCCAATCCAGTGTCGCCAGCAGGAATAGGAACCATGGTAGAAACACTATCCAGTAAGAAAGGCCAACCATGACACAGAAGAACACCAACCCCACTCACCTTGACCGCGGAGACTGGGAGATGCCAGTAATCCTAGGGATCCTCTTCCTAGCCATAGTGATTGGGGTAATTGTCGGCCCCATGATAGGGAAGCCGACCTTCCATGACGGCACCATCCACGTGGACTCACAGGGCGCCATCTCGTTCACAACCGATGCTGGCACCTACTCCAAAATCCCCAAGGAGATTGTCACCTATGCCGGTGGCGATGACCTCAAGGATGGACAGGTCGGATGTCTGAAGACGCAGAAGAAGGATGATAGGGAGAAGTACGCCAAGTTGTACGCTGGCGGCAACTGCAAGGAGTACAAGGAAAAGCAGGACAAGGAAAAGGGCAGGAATACCCCTGTCTACGTTTACCCGGTTCATATCTCGCACTGACCCGCATCCAGATGACTGGCGAGGTCGCTTCGTGCCGTTGTCGCCCTGACCGCCACCTACAGCGGGGTTGACAACGGCACGAACCTGTGAGACCATGTGCACATGAAGATCGCAAGCACTATCAAGAGTACAGTATGGAGGTTCGTCAGGAAGCATCTGCTGGCGAACTACAGGCGTGGCTTTGCCACAAACTCCTCCTCCTCACACTCCTTCGTCTACCTGAAGGAGACCCCCGAGGACACCTACAGGCAGTCATACTATGATCCTGCTGGAGAGTACTATGGGTGGGAGGACTTCAAACTCTCATCTATCATGGACAAAGTGTTTTACGTCATGTCTCAGAAGGTACATGGGTGGAAGTCCATGGATGAGGACGAGAAGCAGGCGGTTCGCGATGAGTTCCCTGAGGCTGACGACGACATGATTCAGGCCGCCTCCAAGAGCGACGTTGATCACGGGTCAGTAGGTGTTGTCACCCCAGAGATTGCTCGCGACCCGTTTACTGTCGTGTTCGGCGGAAACGATAACGACGGTTATAGTTACGAGCGCGCCAAGGTTGTTTCCAGCGGCCTGGTTGACTGGACCAAGACCGAGCCTGAGTGGGGAGATATAGAGGATCTGCGTAGCGACCCGAAGTCTCCTCTGGCGGTTGAGATGATTCAGGGGCTCAGGGAGCAGGGCTGGTCTGATGAGAGGATTGAGCGCGAACTTGACATCAGCCTGGGTGAGGATGCCTGATGAAGCGTTACGGTGTTCGTTTTGACAGGAATGCTGTCTCGCTTTTTGACAGGTCTGACGGAACTAAGGTCAGGTTCGCGGTCGGCAGGTACAAGAAGGCAGGTAGGCCCGAACTAGCCGACGTAAAAATTAGTGACTATTGCCCCATTGGGTGTAGTTTTTGCTATATGGACTCTACTATTTTCGGTAAGCACGGGTCTGTAGAAAACATTGAGGTCATTGCTCGTGAGATGGGGAGGGCTAAGGTGTGTGAGGTCGCCCTGGGTGGTGGTGAGACCACCTCACATCCTGAGTTCGTGAGGATCCTCAAGATCTTCCGAGACAACGGCGTGATTCCGAACTTCACGACCAAGTTGCCTGCCGCTGTGCGCAAGTTCTGGCCTGAGATCAAGGGCCTGATTGGCGGATTCGCCTATAGCGCTGAGACGCCCGCTCAGATTCGCTCTGCTGCCAAGTTGCTGCGGGACGTCCCATCAGGTAAGGCATCGCTGCACTATGTGATGGGCCTTGGGGACCGTGAGTCGTTCAAGGAGTACATGCGTGCTGCTGACGAAGTTGGTTGGCGTGTGACTCTCCTGGGGTACAAGACTTCCGGTCGAGGTAAGGACGTGGTTCCGTACCCATATGACTGGTGGATCGAGGCAGTGAACGAGTTGATCGCTGAAGGCAGGTGCCCGTCTTTCTCGATTGACACTCCGCTGGCTGACCAGTTCGCTGGAAGAATGCCGGTTGATGCCTTCATGTACCATCGTCATGAGGGTAAGTTCTCGGTCTTCGTTGATGCAGTGGAGATGAAGATGGGCGCCTCCTCCTTTGAGGACAAGGAGTCGCTGGTGCCGTTCACTCAGAAGACGTGGCTGAGGGAGTTCAGGAAGTTCTGAACTAATTGGCGAGCATGGCACTTCCCTATATTTGACATGGATTCAGGTCCGATCAACTCTCTGCATCAGTGGAGTGGCGGTCGAGCCTGATTCTATTTTGTGCCTGCTGCGCATTATGTTCCTTTGAATCTCCCACCTAAACCGATCGTGCAAATATATGCAAGGGGTTGCAGGCGCGTTTTCATTGCGTATTTCCGTAGTTTTCGTTGATATGAAGCCGTTTTCGTGATCGAAGTGTTTCCTTAGCGTTACCGATCATGCAAGATATTGGGCTACAATCATCACCGAGTATCATGCTTGTGGCGTCCACGCAGTAAAAGCACCACACGTATGGAACATTTTTCGAGAACTCTATCTAGGAGATACGCAATATGATGAGGTCATTCAGGAAGGCATGTCTTGCAGGAGCACTGACGATGGCCGCTTGTGGTGCTGCTGTTCCGGCTGTCGCTGCTGACAATGACGCTGTTATCCCGGACGCTTCACGGCAGGCCACCCTGGACATCCACAAGTTGAGTGGCACGGAGTCAACTACTCGCGCTGACGGTACGGCTCTCGCCCCTGAGGAGACTGCCAAGTACGGTAAGCCTATGGGCGGGGTCGTCTTTGACGTGTACAAGGTGTCTGGTGTTGACGTCTCAGCCAATGAGGGCCTGAAGGTCGCTGAGAAGATCCATGAGCGTAAGGTCACTGCTGCTGACGTGGCGGCCGGGAAGATTACTGTTGATGGTCAGGACTACGCTCTGATCAAGGAGGCTCAGTCCGTAACGACTGGCGGGGACGGCTCGGGTCAGGGAACCTATGGGCTGGGTGTCTACGTCGTGGCTGAGAACCTGGCGGGCTCCACCCCGACCATTGACGGTACTGTTGTGGGTAAGGACAAGGTTACCCCGAGTGCCCCGTTCCTGGTCTCTCTGCCGATGACGAACCCGAATGGTCGTTCTGAGTGGATGTATAACGTGAATGTCTACCCGAAGAATCAGGTTGACGAAATCACCAAGAGCGTCAGTGATGGCAAGGTCGGAACACAGAACCAGGACGGCTACAGGGTCGGCGAGAAGATCACCTATACCCTGAACTCAACCGTCCTGGTGGGTGACAAGAACGGTGACGGTACGGTTGACGGGGCTGATTTTGGTGGCGTCTACCAGATCACTGACACCCTGGACGCAAACCTGTCTTTTGAGAGCGAGACTGTCACCCTGACGAGTGCCGCTGGCGTGTCTGAGGTGCTGACCAAGGGCGCTGACTACACTGTGACCAGTGCCAGCAACACGGTCACTGTGTCCATGACTGAGCAGGGGCTCGGCAAGTTGGCTAAGGTCTCTGGTGGTAGCGTGACCACTGACCTTGTGACCCGTGTCGCCACTATGCCATCTGGCGGTATTGTTGAGAACCAGGCCGCTTTCGTCCCGAACAACGCGTGGAAGACCAGTCACCCTGAGCCGGGTATCTTCTCGAACAAGGTCGCCTCCAAGTATGGTGACATCGTGATCCATAAGACCAACAAGGCTGGGGACAACCTTTCTGGCGCAGTGTTCAAGGTGTTCCGTGCCACTAACGGGACCACCTGTGATGTTGAGGCCCTGAAGGGTGACCCGGTTGCCACCTCCAGTCCGACTGATGCTGCTGGTCTGACCAAGTTGGCTGGCCTCCAGTTGTCCAACTTCTATGATGGTGCAGAGCAGGCCAACCTTCACTCCTACTGCCTGGTTGAGTCCACCGCCCCGGACGGGTACACGCTTCTGGCCAAGCCGGTCAAGTTCGACCTGACTGCTGCTGGTTCTGTGACTGACCTGTCCGCTGCACTGGGTGACGGTGTTGACGCTAATGCTGAGGATCTGGCTGGCCGCAACGTTCACATCACGAATGTCAGGAAGGGTGAGTTGCCTCTGACTGGTGCTCAGGGTGTGGCTCTGCTGGCAACCATCTCCATCATTCTCGCTGGTGTTGGTACGTCTCTGGTGGTATCCAGCCGCAAGAAGGCCAAGGCTGCCGAGACTACTGCTGACTGACGTGAGTCCTTCCTGTGGTGCTGACGGACGGTTCAGCCTGTGTCAAACACTGCCTGGCCCTGTCCTGTCAGCACCACAGGTGAGAGCCTATAAGAAGAACTTCAAGAACAACTGACCCTTACTTTTTCTGGGGAGAGAAAGAACCTTGAACAGGATTACTGAGACCCTGAAGAGCCTCGGAGGCATGAAGGCTGGGCGGGCACTGTCAACAGCAGTGGTTATTGCCCTGGTCGCTGTCGCTGGCTTTGTGGTTGGCCCTTTGAGGGCTGCTGACCTTACCGAGTTGCTGCTGTTTGACCCAAGTACGGGGGCGGTTACTGGTCTCACTGAGGAGGGCAAGGCACAGTTCAAGGATGCTGAGGATCTGAGTATTCCTGGTGAGATCCATGGGGTTAAGGTGACTGCCATTGGGGACAGTGCTTTCAAGGCGATGAAGTTCAAGAGGGTGACCCTGCCTGAGAGCGTGACCACTCTAGGTGAGTACGCCTTCTACGGAAACGGTATTGGTGAGTTGTCTGCCCCAGGAGTGACAACCGTCAAGGCTCATGCGTTGCAGTTGAATGCCTTGAAGTCATTTACCTCAAAGACTCTTACTGAGGTTGGCGACAGCGCTTTCGCCCAGAACGCCTTGACCAGTATTGACCTGTCTCAATCTCCTGCAACCATTATTGGCGAGTCAGCGTTCAAGGACAACAAGATCAGCACCCTGTCTCTACCGTCTGGTGTCACCACGATTAAGGCTGGCGCCTTCTCCAACAACTCTCTGACCTCCGTCACCCTGCCTGAGAGCGTGCAGGAGGTTGGTGACAAGGCTTTCTCCAGCAACTCTACCCAGGAGGCCACCGTTGGTACGAATGTATCCTCGTGGGGCTCTGAGGTGTTCTCTGGTGCTGGGCGTTACGTCAAGGTCGTCACTGAGAACCCGAACATCACTACTCAGGGGTACTCTGACGGTTTTGGTCAGGTCGTTAACCCTGTCACAGTTCGTCTCCACTTGAAGGACGCTGCAACAGGTCAGGAGATCGCGTCAGTCGTCACGATGGGGCAGGATCTCACCAAGCAGGGTGAGGTTTTTGGTAAGGGCACTCAGGCTAGGGTCACTGCACCTGAGATTGACGGCTACAAGGCCAACAACGCTTTCACTGAGTTCACTCCAGACAGTAACCCTTATGATGTTGATGTGACGTACACCAAGGGTGGCGGCAACCCTGTCATTACGGTGGCTGGTAAGCCTAAGTCGTTCAAGCAGGGCCAGCAGGTCACCAAGGCAGACCTGTTGAAGGACGTCTCCGCTACCGATGTCAACGGGCAGAACATCACCTCCAGCATCACGGTTGAGCCAGAGACACTGGACACCAGCGTTCCTGGCACCAAGGATGTCTTCTACACCGCGACCGACTCTCAGGGTAACCAGACCATTAAGAAGGTTGTTGTTGCTGTTGGCACTGACTTCGGTGAGATTGAGATGTGCAACGGCTGGAAGGTCAAGGACTTCGCGTTCGATGGGACAGCAGTCATCGGTCTGAGCAGTTCCGGTCAGGCCAAGGTTCGCTCTGGTAACACCAAGGTCTGCTTCCCTAGCGTCACCAAGGATGGCAGGACTGTTGAGTCTATCGGTAGCGGTGACACCCCGTCATACCAGTACTTGACGAATGGCATCACTGCTGTTGAGGACTGGGGTAGTGCAACCAGTATTAAGAAGGGTTTCTTCTCTGACCTGACTCGTCTTGAGAGCCTTCCTGAGACCTGGGGGAACATCACCAGTATTGGTAAAAGCGTTTTTGAGGGTGCCAGCAATCTGACATCTATCCCTAACACATGGGGTAAGGTGACATCTCTTGGTGATGGTGCTTTCAATCGTGCTGGCCTTACCAAGATTCCTGACCAGTGGCCTGCTGGGATGACCTATCTCCCTAAGGATGTCTTCAGGAGCAACAAGATCAAGGCTGTTCCTGACTCCTGGGGTGACATCAAGGACATTGGTAACGGCGCCTTCGGGTACCAGGACCTTTCTGCTGATGACACGTTCAAGGTTCCGAACTGGACTGGCATCACCAGTATCGGTGACCAGGCTTTTGGTAGCGCCTCATACAACCGTCACAAGATGGATCTTCCGGCCTCTTTCGGGACAGTCAGGTCTATCGGCTGGGCTGCGTTCGAGTATGCTAAGGGTGTTGAGGACAAGATCACTGACTGGGGTGATGTTGAGGCCATTGGAGCAAACGCCTTCTACCGCTCTGACCTGACATCACTGCCTGAATCCTGGGCCAAGGTGAACAAACTAGGGAACGAAGCATTCGCTGAGACCCATGTCGCTAAAATCCCAGACAACTGGGGAAACCTCACGACCATTCCGAACGGCCTCTTCTCCAAGGTCTATGACCTGACAACCATTCCCTCGTCGTGGGGTAACGTCACCAAGATTGACGACTATGCCTTCAGTAAGACGAGGATCACTGAGATCCCTGACTCATGGGGTGAGGTCACCTGGATTGGTAACGGGGCGTTGAACACCTCTGATGGCAGCAACTCCAACAACGGCACCATCACCAAGGTTCCCTCCTCATGGGGGAAGGTGAACGTCATCCGTAGTTACGCCATCAACTCGGCAGTGTCCTCCTACCCGAGCGACTGGTCTGGTATCCGCCTGGTTGAGGAGTGGGCTCTGCGAAGCAAGAACCAGAAGTCCGCGCAGATCGTGACCACCTCTGACGCTCTCCTGTCTCGTGAGCGCCCCAAGCGTGGGGGAGGATACACTGGTGACACCAACCAGAAGGTGTACATGTACCCTGCTGACGGCACGTTCCCGGACAACATGCCTGCTGACACGGACAACATCTTCGCTGGCCCAACGTTCGCCAAGGTCCGTTACGTTGACGAGAACGGGAACGACATCCGTCCTGCCGTCAGCACGAAGATGTACCCTCGTGGCACCGCGATCAAGCCTGTCAGCGTGTACGGTTTCGAGACCCCTGGTGACTACACTGTTCCTGTCTCCACCAGCGCTGACGAGAAGGAGATCGTCTTTACCTACAAGCGCAGTGGTCCCGTGGAGCAGAAGACCAGTATCAGTATCTCCAAGACCTACACCGACTCAAAGACTGGTGTGACCACTGACACAGCCCCAACCGTGAACGCTGGGTCTGAGGAACTTGCTGTCACAGTCAAGATCGGTAACAGTGGCGCCAACGCTGAGGACATCCCTGAGGACACGACTATCCGTATCCCCATCTCTGACGCCATGACCTTCAGCGGTATCGGTCAGGCCGACAGGGTGAAGTCAGCGAAGGTTGTTGGTAACGAGATTGTCATGACCTTGAAGGCTCTCCCTAAGGGAACTGACTTCTCTGTCCCGGTTCGTTTCAAGTTCAACCGGTACAAGACTGCTGCCAACACCGCCTACCCGATGAGCGCGACCATGGTGTACCCGGATAACACCGCCAGGGGGCAGAGCAACACTGTTGACATCTACTCCCGGTATGAGAACCCTGAGATGCGGAAGGGGACCGTGGAGAACGGCAATGAGACGAACATGAAGTGGGATGGCTACCTTGTCAGTGACTACACCGCTAACGCTGACGGTTCTGTTGCTGCTGGTGATCAGGCGAAAAACTACCTCACCTACACCTTCTATGTAACTAACCTGCACCGTAACATTGGGGCATGGGAGGTCACCGACACTCTGCCCACCTATAAGAAGGCTGACGGCAGTGAAGCGAAGGCTGTCTTCGATCCTGCCATCAACCCTGGGTGGTCGCTCTCTGACGACGGTACCACAGCCGTCTACCATGGGAGCGAGGCCATCTTGGACACTGACTCCAAGTTGCTTCCTGTAACCCTGAGACTGCGCTACCCTGACGCCGCCAATGGGGCTAACATCAAGAACGTCGCTGATGTCCGGCTCACACCCCACAACAAGGGTGCCGCTGAGAAGGACCTGCACGCTGGCAACAGTATCACCAACTCTTTCGTGAAGTTCCCTGAGTACAAGGGTGTTGGTGACGACTACGGGTCGGACAAGTACGCCAGTGGACCCGAGTGTGTTCGCGCCCGCGAGTGTTTCTTCTCTGACACGACACGTGGACGGAGCATGGAGCAGAAGTGGAATCTGGTGGCTTACTCCAAGGGTGAGTCCACACCAAGGTTCACTGACCATGACCTGGATCCGAGGCTTCGCTACACCGCTCTAACCAACATCTCTGCCCACGGGAACCACCGGGGCAAGTCACACCCTGACACCCTTGATGGCGCTGACGTGATGGTGGTTGATCAGGAGGGCGCAACCCTGTGGACGGCCAAGATGCCTGCCGCCGGGTCAAGGCTGGACATCCCTGAGGAGTACACGACCGGCCAGGTGAGCGTCATCATCAAGGCGAACAAGAAGATGACGAACTCCACAGCCGCCGTCATTGTCCACACCGAGTTGCGTGACAAGACCAGCAAGGTCGTCACGGAGGACCCGACAACAGCGATCATGCGCAACAGCGTCACCACTGAGATGGATGGCGGCTACAAGGTGACCCGTGAGGCCAACCTGAGGGTGATCCCTGAGTCCAGGAAGATCACTGCCACTAAGACCTCTTCGTTCGCCTCCCCGACGGTTACTGGCGACACTGGTTCCTACAACGTTGGTTTCAAGACTGATGAGGGCTTCGGGGCAACCATTGAGAACTTCCGCATGGTTGACCTGCTCCCCGCTGGCCTGTCCGTGGTGGACTACACGATGTCCAACACCTTCGAGCAGTCACCTGGCGCAAGGGTTGATGCAGTATCCAACTACAATGGCACTGGTCGTACTGCTGTCATCTGGACCGCTGACTCTATCCCGGCATCCGCTGTGACCAACAACACCATGACTGTTGGCTCCATTACCGCGAAAGTCTCTGGTGAGGCCGCCACAGGGCGCATCACTAACGACGTGTACCTGACCTCTACTACTGAGGACATGGTTTACGGTAACAAGGTTGACAACCCTCCTGCCGGTAACGGAACCTGGTCCAAGGCTGAGGTGAGCGACCCAATGCTGGCTGCTGAGGACCTGTCCACGGTCAAGGAGATCCGTAACCTTGGTGGGGCCTGGTCCAAGGACATCACCACCTATGCTGGGGAGCAGTTCGAGTACCGTCTTGCCGCGTCCAACATGACAAACACGAACCGGACAAACCCCGTGTTCTACGACTTCTTCCCGCATGTTGGGGACACCTCTGTCACTGGTGACCCCAGGTTGTCGGAGTTCGCTAACACTTGGGACTTGTCGCGTCAGCCTGTCCTGCCTGACGGGTGGCGTATCCAGTACCTCAACACTGACAGCAACCCTCCTGTTGTGACGCAGAGTAACCGTGATGCTGTCCTGGAGTCGCTGAACTGGTCTGACACTCCTGCCGCTAACACGAAGGGCATCAGGGTCTCTGGTCCTGTCATTGAGGCGAGGACCACCGCCGAGGTGATTCTCCCAATGAAGGCACCTGAGGAGCATGTTGACGGTATTGCTCCGCTCCCGTACAAGAACCTGTACAAGGTGGCGAGTAACACGTTCATGTACGATGATGACCAGTCCCCGTTCCTGCTGGAGCCTGCTGGTGTCGTCAACCGCATGGACGCCCCTGGGGCCGACATCAGATTCAAGAAGGTGTCAAACTTCCCTGGCGGGCCTCTTGCTGGAGCGAAGTTCGTTCTTAAGGACGACAAGGGCAAGACGATTGGTTCTGCCACCTCAGGTAAGGACGGCATGGTGAAGTTCGTCAACAAGCGAATCAAGCCAGGCTACACGATCACTGAGATTCACGCCCCTAAGGGGTACAAGGCCGCCTCCAAGCCGATTACGATTGGTGCCGACAAGTTCACGAACATGGTTGGGCGTACCTATGTGATTGACCTGGGTGAGATGTCCAACTCGAAGATCTGGGCTCCGATTAAGCCGATGACTGGTGAGGTACGTTTCACGAAGATTGGTAAGGGCGAGATCCCTCTTCCTGGGGCCACCTTCCAGTTGAAGGGCGTATCTGGTGCCACCAGTGGGCTCACCTACACTGCCGTATCCAACAGCAAGGGCACAGTCTCCTTCAAGAACGTTCCTCTTGGACGATACTCGGTCAGTGAGGTGTCTGCTCCAGGTCGTTTCGTGAAGACAGACCGGACCTGGGACGTTGCTCTGACAAAGGCCAACAAGGCTGTTGTTCCTGACGGTATGCCTACATCTGGTGTCATCAACGACCGGGTGAATGTCCGGCTGGTGAAGATTGGTGTCACCGAGGAGAACACGGGCAAGAAACTTGGTGAGTACACTGCCAACGATGGAACGAAGGTTCCTGGAATCTCATTCGACGTACTGGACCCGGCTGGTAAGGTCGTCACCTCTGGAACCACGGGCGCTCTGTGGAGTGGCAACGATGGTGTTCTGGAACTGAAGAACCTGGAGACTGGTGTCGTCTACACCCTGAAGGAGAAGACCAGTAACCCAAGGTACGAGAACTTCCTTGGTGACATGAGGTTCCAGGTCTCACCAACAGGTGAACTCCTTGATGGTGATGGAGCCAAGATGAAGATCCAGTCTGCTCTGTATGTTCCGAACCTTCTGAAGAACGTCCCATCTCAGGTGATCATCACCAAGCACAAGGATGGCGACAAGACGGCCAAGATCGAGGGCACTGAGTTCACTCTCTACAGCCTCGACTCCACTGGGGCATGGGTCGCTGAGCGTACCGCTGTGACTGGTCAGGATGGTACCGTGTCGTTCACTGGTCTCACTGGAAGCAAGTACAAGATCACTGAGACGAAGGCCGCCAAGGGGTACCTGAACGACGGCTGGAGCCAGGTCATCACAACCGACCCCAACAGGGCGAAGACATTCTCCTATGAGGTTGCTGACCGTGCCGTGAAGGCAAAGGTCGTCAAGACTGAGACCCTGGGCACTGGTCTGTCTCAGGTACAGGCCGAACGGCTAGTGAGCCTGTCTGGTAAGCCTGGGCGGGTTGTACAGGATGGTTCCACCTACCGTGCTGAACTGCTGCTGCCTGGTGCCGAGTTTGACATCAAGGACTCCAGCGGTACAGTGATTGAGCATGTGGTTACTGGTCAGGACGGTACTGCTGAGGTCACGTCAGTTCTGGACGAGAAGGAGACCTACACTGCTGTTGAGACGAAGGCCCCATACGGGTACTCGATCAAGGGTAACGGGTCCAAGTCCTTCCGGGCCGCCGACTATGCTGCCAGAAGTGACTTCAAGGGTACTATTGACGTGTCTATGGACAACTTCAAGGAGCACGGTCGCATCACGGTCTCCAAGATCGATGCCACCACTGGTAAGGCTCTGGCTGGTGCTGGTTTCGACATCAAGGACCACAATGGTAAGGTTGTCAGGTCTGTTGTGACTGACTCCACAGGAATCTCCAGTATCACCGGCCTGGAGTTCGGATCCTACACTGTGACTGAGACCACTGCACCAAAGGGTTACAAGTTGGACTCTGATCCGAAGCCTGTAACTGTGACGCCTGAGGACGCTAACGGCCAGGTCGTTGTCAAGGACTCGCCCGCGTTGACATCCTTTGGTTTCACGAAGGTCAACACTGCTGGCAACCCGCTCGCTGACGCTGAGTTCAGGCTGGTCAAGGACTGTACTGGTGTTCAGGACTGCGCCCCGTATGAGACGACTCTGAAGTCCGACAGCAAGGGGAACGTCAAGGTGAGCAACGTGGAGACCAACCGCGTCTACACTCTCACCGAGGTCAAGGCCCCTGAGGGATACAACCTCCTGAGTGAGCCAGTGAAGGTCACAGTCGGGCCTGATGGTGTGCAGGCGGTCTCCAAGCAGGCTGGTGCCGTGTTTGACGCCAGCCAGACCGGCCAGGATGGCGACAGCCACTTCACGGTCGTCAACTACACTGAGGGTCAACTCCCACTGACTGGTTCGCCCCTGACGGACTGGTGGAAGGTGTGGACAACCACTGGGGCTCTGGTGCTTGCGGCCGTAACAGCACTGGTGTATGCTTGGTCGCTGAGACGTCGAGAGAACTGAGGAAACTCTAGGTGACAAGCACCGAAACCACTAGGCAGGCTGGGGTAAGGAAGCAGAAAATGCTGATCGCCCTGGCCTGCCTAGTGTTCATTGTTGCTGGTGTTGTGCTTGGTTACGCCCCCGTAGCGACGGTGGTTAATAACCTGAGACAGCACCAGCAGTCTGAGGAGTACAGCCAGCAGATCGCCAGGCGTGAGAGCACCAGTGAAGGCAAGGCCAGAAACAAGGCCGCCATCCAGAAGGCTAGAGACTACAACGGCACCCTGAACGGGATCCCGATCCTTGACCCGTTCCTGGATGAGGTTGAGAGCAGTTCCATCAAGTACCAGCAGTATCTCGCTGTTCTGGCCGACTCTGACGTGATGTCCAGGATCCGTGTCGAGTCCGCCGGGATAGACCTTCCTGTACGACACGGAACAGATGACTCATCTATCGCAACCGGAGCGGGGCACGTCTACGGGACCGCTCTCCCTGTTGGCGGAGAAGGCAACAGGACAGTTCTAACAGCCCACACAGGAATGCAGTCGGCAACCCTCTTCGACAACCTGGTGAAGGTCAGAAAAGGTGATCTGATGGTTGTTGAAACCTATGGCGAGAAAATGACCTACAAGGTGACCGACATTCGCACTGTTCTGCCGTCTCAGTCTGATGCTTTGACCGCTGTACCTGGTAAAGACCTGCTGACACTGATGACCTGCACCCCATATGGTGTGAACACGCACCGACTACTGGTGACAGGTGAACGTACCAGCAACGCTGAGGGTGCCGCCACTAACCCTGGGGTTCAGCATGAGTTGGATGGCTTGTCATGGATGATGAAGGCGATGGGGGTTCTGGCTGTGGTACTGGTCCTGGCTGGGCTGATTGTGCCAGTCGCCGCCCGACCCCACAGGCGAACGAAACCTGGCAGGCGGTACACGGTAAAGAGCAAGGCTGTTAGTGTGCCTAACCCGGAGTGAGATCAGTAACACTCTCTGAAGGCTGGTTGCCCCCTGCCGGTAACCCTGATACCCTATGAAGCGATCAGGTACAGAACCAGTCAAGGAGGGATCAGCATGAGACTCTATGAGTTGTATGCTATTGACGGGAGCACCCACTTCGTTATAGGGATGCGCCGGGACTACCGGAATGACATCATTACTTTCAACAACGGGATGGAGTTCCGGCAGGACAACATCATCTACGTGAAGAGGATCGCAGAAGATTTTGCCAGCATTGAAGAGGGTCAGAAAAACATTGACAGGATACGGGCTGAGTCTGGGCTGACGAAGGTCTTCATTCACTACCCGAAAGATACTCCCACAGGTCCGAACCATCCAGAGGACACAGAGGAAGGGGATATGCATGCTAGCAACTAGGCACTTCACTAAACGCGAGGTGGAGACTATACCCTCTGGCGACTTCGATGGGGACGTCGTTCAGGTTGGCGTGACGGATGAGCAGGTTGACGATCGCCGTAACGCAATCAGGATGTCTGCAATCGTCAAAACTCGTGATGATGGCCTCTTCTACGAGATCCTTTATGAGGCGGGAGTAGATGCGGAACAGTGGGAGCAGGACGCGATGCAGGTCCAGCAGGTTGAGTGCTTGCGCCTGGACAGGCGGTTCTACCCAGTGTACGACGGCGACGACTACGAGGAGCCTGTAGACTTTCAACGTGAGGTCCTGAGGGTGTGGGATCCTTTGCTCAGGAGGGCCATGACGATCCTGTATGAGCCAGGCGGGGCGGATGAACTCAATGCTGCCCTCAGTCAGATCGAGAAGCGTCTCAGCGTTGAGGCATAGTCGGCCAGTGTGGACGTGACCGTTCAAGCGTCGCGCATAGAGATACTGGGTGATTGGTGTCGAAGATAGGGGCAGTGGTGTCAAGGGGCCTTTTCTGTGCCCCCTTGACACCACTGCCCTTTAGGCAATATTCAATTCGTTAAACCAATAGTAAGCACAATACACCAAGAGCGGAAGAGACCCCCAAGGAGACGTATGCTAGAATACAGCATCACCAGCAGTAGTGGCGGCCCAGAGGTCAAGGTCACCACATCTGACTACGTGACCATCATCGTGCCAGCCAGCCATCCTCACGTCTCCGAGATCATCAGGGTGCTTACCTCCCAAAAGCCAGTAGATGACGACGTGGTGACATCAGATAAGGTTATGTCCTTATTCCGGCACACCAGGGGCGACAATCGCTATGATCGTGAGGATTTGGCTCGCGCCTATGCTGACACCTGGAACTTCCACCATGGGGTAGGGTCTGTGGGCTCTGGTCGTGAGAGGGTGTTCATGCATCCGAGCGTAGAGCGCATGTGGCGGGAACTGCGTGACAAGTGTGAGCACAGGGTTCCGGCTGGCACCTACCAGTACGTATTTTATGCCCCTTCTGGGTACCAGCAGGCCCGTTATGCGGCCACACAGGAAGATACCGTGACGCCCTGGCAAACCAACAACAGGCCTCAGTGCCCTTCTGATCATCCTTGTTACGGCGAATCCAGTGGAAGTAGCCCTGAGCAGCAGGACGCGACCATAACAACACGTGTTGACAACACTGATTCTGGGGTGACACCCGAACCTAAGGGTAGCACTAGGGACGATGGCGAGCCGGGCACTGACCTGAATGCAGCAATCAGGGAACTCGCCCAGATGGTGGCGCACATGATTGCTGGCACCAAAGAGGGTGATCATGTGGATCCACAGGAAACGGGTACTGACGACGAGCCCACGCATGAGCCATCACACGCTGACACTCACCACGAGAGGGACGCCAGCAGTGTGAGGCAAGACGGCGTGATCGGTCGCATCACCTCCAGGCGCATCCCCGTGTCGGAAGCCAACTTCACCGGGTTCTCCGGGAACCGCCCATAACCACCCTCTTCCGCCCTTACCCCATGTTCGCCCAACCAGATTCCCTGATGCGGTGAACGGGTCGGACGCAAGCACCAGCACTCATAAACAACCACGCCATGCCACCCTCAACCAAAACCTCACACACACAAGAGCATGATTACTCTTTGAGGCCATTCTTCACCTACTACGGCGGCAAGTACCGTGCAGCCAGCCGGTACCCGAAACCTCAGGGTGGTGTGATCGTGGAGCCATTCGCCGGTGCGGCAGGATACTCGGTGCGCAACTATCACCCAGCCACGAGAGTCGTGCTCAATGACCTGGATGAGCGTGTCGCAGCAACCTGGACGTATCTGACTAGGGCAGCCAGTGAAGAGATCATGAGACTGCCCCTGTATGACGGGACCTGGGAGACCGCCGCTCGCAGTGACCTGGTTTGTTGTGGTTTCTGTGGTTCCCGATATTGTTTGTGTTCTGGGTTGTTGAGGAGGTTCTGGTTTGTCTGGTCGGTTGTTGAAGATTGGTGAGGTTGCGCGCTTGTTGGGGGTGTCTACTTCTCGGGTGCGTGATTATGCTCGTGAGGGTCGTCTGGAGTTTTCGTTGACTCCGGGTGGTCAGCGGGTGTTCGACCGGGCTGTGGTGGATCGATTCATGGGTGCTGCCCCAGACGGCGGGTGTGTGTTCTATGTGCGTTCGTCGAAGGGTGACAGGGCTGCGATGGATTCACAGGTGCAGGAACTCACTGAGGTGTTCGGAGAGCCGGTTCGGGTGTACTGTGATGCTGGGAGCGGCCTGAACGAGAACCGGAAGGGCCTGTGGCGACTCATCAATGACACTGAGCGTGGCGGTTTTTCCAAAGTATGTGTAACTCATGAGGACCGCCTGTCCAGGTTCGGGGTCACCTTCATCGGCAGGATCCTGAAGGATCGAGGTGTTGAGGTGGTCGTCCTACATGATGACAAACGATCTGACCGTGAGGAGATCCTGTCGGACTTCATGGCGATCCTGGCGTCATTCTCTGGGCGCTACTACCGGCTTCGGTCCAGGCGTGAGCAGAACGACCTGCTGGATGAGGCCAGGAGTGCCCTGAATGGGTAAGGTCAGAACGTCTGTCGCACTGCGGCACTTCGGCACGCCAGGCCATGATCATGATGCGGTGTACACTGACCTGGTGTCGATGGTGCGTATGGTGCAGGCCGCCGCTACTGAGTTCACCATGTCACCGGCCTATAGCGACCTGACTGGGCGGATCCTGTCTGGTGATGTGAAGGTTGGGGCACGGAAGAACCATAGTGGTAGGGGCAACGTCCCTGACGTGTTCTTCCCATGCAACCGGTACAACATGAACGAGATGCTTCGTACCCTGGTGATGGGACACATCGAGGCGCATGCGGTGAGTACTGGCCTGTTCCGGGTCATGGGTGACAACCCGACCGAGCGTGACCCCAGGAAGGTGGCGTCCCTGTTCCGAGACACCTACCCTGAAACTGCGTTGAGGACCCCGTGCCGCACGGTCAGATCCCACATTCACCGGTACCACGACAAGGGGCAAAGATCACCACAGGAGCCCAGAGTCCCAGCAAAAATCGACCTGTCTGCTTGCGACGGACACTACCTGAAACTAGAGGCCAACGGACGTGACGTAACCTTGTGGTTTCGGAGACTCCAGACGACCAGAAGCGTCACCTTGACGTTCCGCCTACCCAGAGGCCAGAGGTTCCAGGGAGACAAGGTGTGCAAACCTACCATCCAGGTTGCGGGCGGGGAACTCATCTTCAGGTTCACCATCGAGAAGACCGTTACAGACCGCACCCCCTCCAAAGTGATGGGCGTGGACCTTGGTAAGGTCGAGCCCTACACAGCCACCATCATCAACGAGCAGGAGAACCACCACTCCGCACCATTCCAAGCGACCAGAAAGATCAAGCACCTCAACGGCCGCTACAACGACCTAATCCGACGCGCCCAACACCTTGAGAACAAGGCGTCCCGATGCCAGGCCAGCGGACACCACCACAAAGCCTCCATACTCACCGACCACGCTCAGAGCATCAGAGCATCCGCCAGACGAGTCAAGGACGAAGCCACCCACCAGATCGCACACGAGATCGCTGAGACAGCATCCAAACACGACACCACTGTCGCCCTGGAGGACCTGTCCTGGCTGAACCATAAGGGCGGACGCTGGAACCACTCAGAGACCCAGGAAGCCATCACCAACGCCTGCCGATGTCGAGGCATCCCTGTCAGAAAAGTCAACGCACGCAACACCTCCAATACCTGCACCCGGTGCGGCAGCACAGTCACCCACAACAAGCGGAACAACACCTGCACCACATGCAGATTCACCATCAACCGTGACGTCGCAGCATCCAGAGAGATCGCCTTACGCGCCACAAGAAACAAGCACAGGGAGCCGCTTCGTCAACGGAGACGGCAGAGCATGACGGTAACGCACCAGTCAGCCCCGGCCACCACCATGAGTGGTACCGGCCCACAGGCAACCATGCCTGAAACGTCAGACCAGGGTGAGGCCCGCAGAGAACACAGAATCTCTACAAAACCCAACCCAACTGACGAGCGTGGATGATCTGACCGGTCTGTGTCAGGAACAGAGGTGGCTGATAGGATGGCACCTGAACAAGGGCACCACCTCGCCATCGAAGTCGCCGTCGAGGTGGATGCGTGACGCCCTAAGAACAGGTGTGGACGTGGGCGCGAACTACTGGGGTGAGGCGGTGCGTGAGCGGCTTGCCCGACAGGCCCCCATGGTCCGACACTGGGAGATACGCTGCGGCGACTATCTGAACCTGCCTGACGAAGTACGCTCCCCCAACGGCAGTGGGGTGACATGGTTCGTGGACCCACCCTATCAGCAGGCTGGGAGGCATTACCGGACCAACATGGTTGACTACTGGCAGTTAGGTGAATGGTGTCGCAGCCGGTCTGGCCTGACCATCGTCTGTGAGAACGACGGGGCCACCTGGCTGCCATTCAAGGAACTAGGAAGCATCAAGGGTACAGCAGGTAGAGGACGGGTCGGGGTGTCAAAGGAGGTAATCTGGGTGCAGAACCATGGGTGATTGAGTGCCACCAACCGACTAAGGTGCGGCACTGTCCCCGGCGAACCCCACCACTACCAGGAGACAAGAGTGACCGCACAGGCGCCAGAGGACACGAACCCTCTTGAAGGCATGCCCCCACGCGACACCTTCATTCGTGAAGTCAAGTCAATCCCATGTGATGACACAATCACCATGAGCGATGTAGTTGACTACTTCCACAAGCACAACACCGGCCAGGACCCCAGCCTGAAATCCACCAGCGTACTCAGGTTCACGGACGGCGAGGTCTTCATCGACATCGACGAGGACACTGTGACTGTGCGTGGGGAGGACATGACCCCGGCAGGGGTCATGTGGGCGGTTCGGGCACTCTTCGCCGTGAGAAACAAGTATAGTGGGGTGGCTGACATGGTTGCTGCGCTCGCCGACGGCACTCCAATCCGAGAAGGCGAGATCAACGAGGCGGCATTGGGGATCCTCAGGCAGAAAGCCTCACTTACTACGGTCCCAGGTGTGGGTAGGGTCGCGTACCGGGTCGTGAAGACATGCGGTCAAGATCAACAGGAACTAAGAATCGTCGCGGTCAGGGAAGTGCGTACTGGCGAGTCCAGGATCGCCTACTACCGTCCTGGCGCGGAAGTGAAAGTCAGGATCTTCATGGAGGACGAGAGTGGCTCGCTTCTCGGGACCCTGAGTATGAACGGGTGGCGGATGTCCAGGTGGGGTGATGGCAGGGTCGCCCAGTGGGTCATGAGCGTAGACCCCAGAACCCTTGGCAACGAGAATGTGTTCAGGGGTGGTGACGCGGGGATACTGGCTGCACTGGAGGCAGTATCCTGTGGGGAGAGATTTGACTGCCCGTGACCTGAGTGTTGCAGCAATAGGTGGGCCCCAGGGTTGCCTGACGGGGCACTACACCCTAAGGCGGGTCAGTATGATGAAAAGCATTCTGGTGAGAACACCCCGTATTCGATAGTTGCCGTCAGGAGTGGAATAGACACAGAGAGACGCCAACTTACTAAAATGGGTCCAACTTCTTGCTATGTGACGAAGGCCACCTATTCAGGGGCAACACCTTAGGTGTACACTCGTTGTTGAGTTCATGGGTGAAGAGGTCATCAGAAGTTATCCTTTTCACCTTTCCTGGGAATCAGTCACACCAGGTCGTCTGTCACCATCGGTGGCACCCTAATCACAACTCAGGAGAAAACCATGATCACATCTACACCCCGCTCCCACTACGAGTGGAACCCCGCTGACAGCAGAATCTATCCGGGCGGTGCGGCCCTCGTAGCGGTTGCCCAGGACGGCACTGAGATCGTCCTCTACCTCGATGACTTTGACGGAGAGGTGCGCCCAGCGTTCGGCCTGCACTTCCCAGACACCCGGAAGTGGGCCACTACCGATGACTGCCAAACGTGGGACCAGGTGGAGCAGTATGTCCCCCGCGTTGAGTGGCCCGCCGATATCAACGCGGGCAAGCGAGGCCCCGCCCCCGATAAACGAACCCCGGACCCGGCTGTCCAGAAGGCCATTGATGAGTACCGTCGCACCATGGAGGAAATGCTGGCCGAAGCGTGATGACGCTGATCGCTATGAAGCCCAGTTATGTGACGACACTGCGGGCGACAGTGCGGAGTGATCCCTGTCAATCGTTAACCTCTCACCTGTTGACCTTGCACCCTCATTTGTGCTATGATCTGTGCCGTAAATAAGAGAACAGATCGTTCAACATGAGCGGAGGTGAAGGCTGATGCGAACGCAGTACACGAAGGGCAGGAATGCGACACCACCAGTACCCACGTGCCCTTACCAGTTGGAGGATTACACAGACTTCGGGATCACGTCCACGACTGGCGTCAGATACGTGGTCACGACGGTTGTCCTGGTTCTGCTGGCCCTAGTGGTCATAGTTGCAGTGGAGACAGCCTGCATGTTCGCCGCCTTTGAGGCTGTTCACTCCAGAACCAGTGGTGACAGGATTAGTGTCACCACACAACCATCGAGGACAACAGGATATGACACTGAGCGACACGCAGAGAAGTGAACTTATAGGGGCCTCTAAGGCGTTCCGTGAGGGGCTTAAAGATCTTCTGAATGAGCGGGAGTGGGGGCCATTTGAAGCCATGGACCTGGTTCGATCCATTATAACTGTCGAGTCAATGGAGAGCCTACTAGAGGAAGGTGCTAAGGAGCCGGAGCCACTGACGCTCATGTCCATGGCGGAACTGGCTGATGCGATCAGTGAGGATACTGACACTGAGCGGGACTGGATGATCAACTACTCCACCACCTACCGTAGTGTTGGCCGAACACTGCTGAACGAAGGCAATAGTGGCAGCGCCCACGATGAGGAGATGCGCGAGTACGGGGTTCATCTGAACTAACCCTGGATGCAGGTGTCGGGTTCTCGTTGATGCTTGCTGGACTTTTCTCGATATCCGCTAGTGGGTGTGAGATGTGTTTGCTTCAGGTGAGGTCGGTGATCATTTCTTGTTGGTCACACGATTCTCACACTGCTACCTGATCATCCAAGGGTATGCTTAACGTTTGAGATATTTCCAGCAATACATAAGGTAGCCGCCATTTCCGCGCATATTTTGGAGATGATCTCATGAGCGACACCAAAACGTCTGAACCCACCCTGAATCCGGTGCCAGAAACACCAGGAAACCCGAGCGTGGAACCATTCGGGAAGACCGACAGCAGTTTCCACGACACCCCCGTAAAATATACGCCATCAGCAACCAGCACTCCGTTCGAACCGCTGCCATACTCCACAGTGAGCAGTCCAGACGGGTACCATACCCCAGATGCAAACACGGCAGCCCCACACCAGTATCCCCAACCACTCAATAACTGGTCCAGTCATGGGGCTTGGCAGCAGGACAGCGCTACAGCACCGGCCCCCACATCCGTCGGGCCGCGCCCTGGTGTTACATGGGGCCAGAACGGGCACCCTCAGGGGCCGTACGCTCCCCCACCTACCATGCCAACGCCGTCCGTCCTGGCGGCCACTGGTTATGGGCATAATCCTGACGATATGAGCAAGCCGCTATATGGGGCCACGTTCAGTCAGGCGGTAGTCCGGTTCTTCAGCCGGTACGCAAGGTTTAAGGGCTACTCTTCCAGGTCCGAGTTCTGGTGGGTGTACCTGCTCGACTGTATTGTCGGGGCTGCGTTCGCGTTCCTGTTACTCCTGTCGTCCATACCGATTCTTGGTTCTGTGGAGTTTGAGGAGCGGGCGAACGAGGCGGCTATACGGGCTGGCGCGCCCGATGCAATGGTTCCGATGATGCTGATCGGCCTGTGTGTGTTCGCGTACTGGCTCGGCACCCTCGTTCCTCGGGTTGCTTTGACGGTACGTCGATTGAGGGATACTGGCCGTGACTGGCCCTGGATTTTCGTGGTGTTCGTCCCCTACATTGGCGGGATCCTGCTGATGATCCTGTGCGCCCTGGACACGGACATGAGCCAGCATCGCCCAGAATGGGAGGACACACCCAAGGTGCCGAACAGTCATATGTCGATGCCAGGTAGGGTTGCCTGACGTTCGTACTGCTAAGGTGCTGATGGTGCGGTCACCCGTAAATGTGATGTCGGCCAGCAGGAAGTAGTCATTCCCGCCCCTCCCCGCAGTTCAGGTTCAGCGAAAACTGGCTGCATGGGGAGGGGCGGTTGTGTTGACCCAGGTGCGCATCTCTGCTAGTATTGGCCCTATTAGTGTAGTCGCCCACCAGTGAAGAATAGGGGACCCTGTTTTGACTATCTACGATTCTGAGAAGATCCATAAAGACATTGGAGGAATGCTTTCATCCCTCCTGTACGTTAAGGATAGGCATGGGGTGATGAATAACCCTCATGTTGCGTCTTTCATTGACACGGCTCATAATGTCAGCACTGCCCTTAACGTCAATGACGATCTTGTGGAGAGCAACGATGAGGTGTTCGTGCGGGCCATGAATGTCCTCAGTGACCTTAAGCGCTTGAAGGATCTGCTGGACAGTCTGAAGGGCATCAAGGTCACGAACTTCCCACCCAGGTACCAGGCGCAGATCAAAAGTATCACAGACAATCTTGGTGCAGCGTGGGAGAGTAGGACCACAAGTACCCTCGACTACATCCGTGAGTACACCACCAATAGTGACTTCATGACCCTAAAGGATGCGCTAAAGAGGGCGTCCTTAAACACCTCACTGATCTCGCCTAAGGACTATCTGAAACAGGAGCCAGAAAAGGCAGATGAGGCTGTTCCTGATGGGCTTGCTGTTCAGGCGAATAACAAGGCTGGGGAAAGTGGCGGACGCTCTGACGCTCACCAGGAGCCCACCGACGACGATGGCGGACACCAGGAAGCCACTGATGGGAAGGGCAGGAGTGAAACAAGGGCACCCCAGAATGAGGAGGATCAGGGCCCGGACCGTGGCGCCCAAGGCGATCCCAGCGGGGAGAAGCCTGTAAGCGACCTGTACCAGGAGAAGATAGCAGAACAGGGTGATGAGCGGGTGGCACGTGAGCAGGAGTTCCAGAATGCTCTGAGTGACCTTGAGGGGATGTTCGCACCTGACCTGAGTGAGGCGGTTCTCGACGGCGGCGAGTAGCCCACTGCCGCTGGTGTTTCCGTGTCCTCTGAACTACGATGCAGCACACTAAGGTTAGAAACGTGCCTGGCAGCAGAATACAGCACACCGAATACACACGACAAGGGGCAGGTGCAAGCGCATGGTGAAGTACCATATCTCTGACGGGGTGGCACGTAAGTGCGACGCAACTAAAAGGCCTTGCCCTGTCGGTGCCTCGCCCAGTGAGCACTACCAGTCGAAGGCGGAGGCATATGCCGCCTATGCTGCGCAGAACGCACACAACCTCTTCGCTCTCGGCACCAACTCTGGCCTGGCTGCGAAGGTGAAGCGGTTCGTCGCCGTGGGCGGGGTTCTGGCGTCCATGTGCTCGGTGGCGGCCTGTGGGACCATTGACACGGACGAGACCCCGGAGTGGAAGGCCATTGAGCAGCAACAATCCGACGCTCAGGGGCAGGCTGACCGGGAGAAGGCCAATGATGGGTATGGCAAGGTCAAGGATGCAGCGAAGGACAAGTGGGGCAAGGCTAAGGAGAAGGCCGGGAAGGTAGGCCAGGACCTCAAGGACGCTAACAGTCAGACGGACGGTGGAGGCTCTGGTGGCATCGATGGAAACAGCGGGGCGGGCGGCGACGATGTTTTCTTCCATGGTAAGTCACTGACCCCGACCGCCGAGGAGATCCAGCAGGCGAAGGATGATTTAGCGGGACTGAAGGTCGCGCCCGAGAATGACGCCAGCGGCTACAACCGCAAGGAGATGTTCGGGGACTTCGACAAGGGGACGGTTGCTGCGGTCGAGCAGAGGGATGTCACCTACAACGCCTCCTTCAACGATGATGGTCGAGCAGAGGACGGGTCAGCGTTCCGTGACCCCTACACTGGTAAGGTTGTCACAATCGTCAAGGGTAGTAGTCATGACGCCGACGTGGATCATGGTGTGCCATTGAAAGAGGCTGTCCGGTCGGAGGACCCGGAGCATCCGCTCAGTGCACAGGAGCGGCACCAGATCGCCAACGACATGGACAACCTGCAACTGGTCGGGTCTCATGAGAACCGGTCGAAGGGTGATAAGGATCCGGCCACATACATTCCCTCATATGAGCCCGCCCAGTGCAAGTACATCATCTACTATGTGTCGGTCAAGGCGAAGTATCACCTAAGGGTTGACCCAGCCGAGAAGAAGAGTATCCAGGAAGTTCTCGTCACAAAGTGCTCATAGCGTCCACGTCTGCCCGCAACGCACGCTATTCAACACCCGTAGACCGATAGTGAAGTACCCCCATATGAAAGGACCAACAACATTGGCGACAATCATCACCCCAGAAGACGGCACTGACCACAAGGTAGACCTGTTCCTCGCTGGCGGCATCACCAACTGCCCCGACTGGCAGACTGAGGTCACACACATGCTCACCCGCCTTGACATCAACATCGCCAACCCCAGACGCCCCTATGGGCTAGAGAAGACCGGAGACGAGGCGGCACGGCAGATCGCCTGGGAGCACGAGATGTTGGAACGCGCAGCCGTCACCATGTTCTGGTTTCCCGCCGGAGCAACACAGCCCATCGCCCTGCTAGAACTGGGCAGGAAGATGACCCAGGACCGCCCGCTCATTGTCGGCACTGACCCCAACTATGAGCGGTCGTTCGATGTGCGTCAGCAACTCTGGTTGGAGCGGCGAGAGAAGCCCTACCATCACCTGCCGGACACGACTCTGGAGGCGGCAGAGGCATGCTACAGACTTAAGGGGAAGTGGCTGCCAGCAGACGCGGCAGTACACATCATGAAACAGGGCCTTAGTGAGAACTAGCGCCCCAACACCCGACTATCTCACACCTGCAACACGCCAGAACATCTCCCGAAGGAACCCTCCGATGACTACACGAACACCACCTGCTCCCCCCATTGCGGTCGAGTGCGTCTCCATTACCGAAATCCCTGGCCGCGACGCGGTGACTGTACTGAATGAGACTGTGTTCGGGCCGTTACGCACCGACCCGAAACAGTTCACAGGCATGCTGCGCTCATTTTGCACCATGGGGCGCGCCCAGTTAGCGGAGGACATCAGGCGCGCCCCAGCGGATGCACTCGTGCCGGTAAGTGGTGCGGATAGGCTGGCCGGGGCGGTGATGGAACTGAAACTGTGCTTGACTGAGGGTGGCGACTTCATTCTCCTGACCCTGTTCGGCGGGAAAGCAGACCCAGCGACGACGTTGTGTGACGCCCTGGAGCACGCCATCAAGGTGCTGAGCATCGTTGAGGCGGAGTATTCCTGAACCCCTGGTCTTCATTTCGGGTTTTACTCGCCTATATCACCCCGGCACCCCACAAACTGGTTCAACAGGTGTTGATTCTTGTGTTTTGGTGTAGGCATATAGTAGAATGCCCACTAGAGCAACCACACCCACACCAAAACACCCAAGAAAGAACCCGACACCAATGACCAACAAACAGCCACCAGGCAGCATCTATGTCGTCGTCAACGAGGACGGGGACATCAGGACCGGCGGCGGCTCATCCTCCCGGCCCGCAGTACACGCCTACACCTCTGAGAAGGAAGCCCGCACCTATGTGAAGCGAGCAATGAACTCTTACCGCCCTCCCAGATACAGGATCGTCGAGTACCATCTCGCACCCTCGAAGTGAATACTACTAGGTCAAAACCAGAGGCAGGCATCTGAATGGGCAAGCACGCACGAGACAACCACACTCCCCCCACAACTGGAATGGGGCTCACGGACATCATAAGCATCGACGACTCCCCGTCCGCGCGCGCATCTTTCGAGTCGCTACTCACTCGAAGCATCAGGTACGTACTCAGGTCCATCCTGTACTTCTCCAACGACACTGCTGACGCCGTGTGCCTGTTCGTGAAGTTCGACCACGGTCAGCAGGTGCGCGTCATGCCCATGTTTCGGTACGGACGTGACCTGCTCAGTATCGACGAGGCGTCCGCAATTACCGGAACCAGCCAGGAGGAGATTGACAACTGGGTGGGCGGATTCCTGGGAAACTACATCACAAAGGAACTCATACCCCTGTTCAACACCTACCGTAAGGCGGTACCGGAGTCTGTGTGGTGCTTCTACGACCTGATCGAGGAGCAGGACACGGGCGAGGACGCGCAGCACACGTACCTGACCTGGCGGACCACCGACCTCGTACCAGAGTGTTCGCCCCGTAGTGGTACCGCCCCTTACCTGGCGAACGAGTGCGCGAAAACAAGCACCCCCAGAAAGACCGGATCAGACATCGATCATGGCGACATCGACGACGAGTTGCGCCAGTGGGTTCACCGCACCATGAAGGCCCACCTAGGTCTCACGGAGTCAAGGCCACCCCAAGGATATTCCAACTAGCCATCCTCGACCTGGCGCGAGGGTTCTTAGGGGCAGGTTGCTTCTAGAACCTTCTGGTATCTAAAGTCGAAGGCCCTGGACGCATCAGCACAGCGCGTCCAGGGCCTTCTCTTGACACTACTCCCGCTGCAATCACAGGAGAGTAGGGGAAAGGTTAGTCCTCTTCCTCGTCATACTCTTCCCAGGCTCCCACTGTGAATACGCCCGAGGACCACCCCTTCGACTCGCCATAGTCGAAGTCTCCATCGTGGTAGACACCCGAGTCAAAGTCGTCCTCTGTGAGGTTTCTTGGGTCCACCCCCTGAAGGTTACGAAGGTACTTGTCCGTGTAATCGCGGCGGGCCATCTAAATGCGCCTTTCCTTAGGTGTGTTGCCGGTTGTCCACTACTGGGACTACAGTCGTACCCGACTATATATCGCAAACACGCAGAAGTCAACCCCTTAAGAGAAATGTGAGCGCACTATCAGCATTCTTTAACACACCATTAAAGATATTCCGTTTCGTTACTTAACATGCGGGGAGACATGACTCACATATACGTTGTGGCAAGATGGCGGGTCATGATAGAGTAGGCAGATTAACCGCATCCTATTGTCATAGATCCCAACACCACAAAAGGAGTGCACATGGGCGTTACCATCATGCAGGGCGACATCTTCGCCACCCAAGCCCAAGTCATTGGACACGGAGTCAACACGCAAGGGCTCATGGGGAATGGGGTCGCCCGCACCATACGCATCATGTACCCATCTGTGTTCAAGGCGTACCAGCAGGCGTGCGACGATGGCACCCTGTACGGCGGCCAGTGCCTTATCGCCATAGCGGACGAGCACAATGGTGATGACCCGCGGCTTATCGCCAACATAGCGTCCCAGGTGCTCCCAGGGGCGGAAGCAAAACTACACCTGTTGGCGGAGGGACTGGACAACATGTTCTTGCAGATGGAGCAACTGGGCCTGAACACTGTCGCCCTGCCGCGTATCGGTGCCGGTGTGGGTGGCCTGCACTGGGACGAAGTGCTGCACACGATCAAGGAGGCAGCGAAACTACATCCTGGCATTGACGTCGAGGTGTGGGAGTTCTCCGTCAGGTGACCGCTCCTGAACCCTTGCTGACATCAGGGTATCCGGGACACCAAATGTCGATATATCATGGTTGACAGGTGTTCGGTCGAGATTCACAAAGGATAGTTGACGCGCATGTATGAGATAGAGGAAGGCACTGTCGTCGTCGAGTGTGACGGCAGGGTGCTGGCATGGTCTGACGGGGTATTCACTGGGGACAAGGAGATGCAGAGGTATGCGGCCTTGGCGATCTCCACGAAGTCCATTGTGACTCTTGAGGGTGCGCTGGAGGTGGAGTGTGACGGGGAGACGGCTCTGGGTGCTCTTGGTGCCATGTTCGTGTTCTGCCCTGGTCGCACCCATGTTGTTGAGTGCCCTGCCTATGTGAAGGCCCTCCTGGCTAGTGCGCGTACACTGGTCGGTTCTGAGGATCCGTCAGCATGGGGTAGCCACGATGAGGTCGAAGTCAGCGACAGCCTCGGCGACACCGGCCCCGAACTAGACTCCAAGGTTTCTGAGGCCGCCACTGGATCCGCTGAGGGGGTTGTTGCCTGATGTGCAGGTCCATTGAACAGGGTGGTAGACGTTGCCCTTGTGGTCAGCCGGAGCGTCGTGCAGCGTACCGTCGGGCACTGAAAGCCAGACGTAAGGCAGAATCCATGTTGCAGGTGTCCGTGACCGTCAGCGAAACCCCGACAGGCGGCTCTGGGGATACGTCAGGAGGGTTGTCCGCGTCAGTGGACGAGTTGGGGGACCCGGGCACACCAACGAACACTGCCACAGATCTGGTAGAACTCACAGGTGTTAACGCTGAGGCCGGGTTAACGCCACAAGAGAGGTACGCGACATTCGAGTCCGTCAAGGAACTGCTCGCCAGCCCAGACCGGAACAAGGTGATCGAGGAGTTCGGCGGCGAGGTCAACTTCACCACCCACATTGGTGGCGTCATCGCCGGTGAGGCCATGGCTCGTGCCGGTATCAACGTTGAGGAGGTGCCCGCCCTCAACCAGCAGTACAAAGACGACCTGAACAGGCGACGTAAGGAACTCAACGCGGAGCAGGATGCCGCACTGGACACCATTGCGGAGTTGCGTGCGGCCGCAGAAGACAGGCTAGACCCATACGCCAGGATGAACCCGAAAGAGGTCCGTGAGGCCGCCAAGAACGAACCTGAGGTGGTAGCCGCCAGGGAACACTACGAGAAGTTGTTCAACGAGCACGAGGCCGTCATGAATGAGATCATGAGGGGCGGCGACTACGGTCGGGAGACGATGAAGAAGGCGTCTGACGCCTACATGGAGGTTCTTCAGGAGGTGCGCCCGTTCGGCGGGGACCACGACTGGCACCCCAGCAGCCCAAAGAAGGATGTGAACACGTTCAACAATGCTCTCAGGCATTACCCGTCCGACTGGATCATGGCCTCCGCAAAAGAAGACTACAAACCTAAGGTGAAGACCACGAAGGTGCGAGCCCACTACAAGGCCAGGGCAAAACAGATATCCAGGAAGAAGATACCTGTCACCACTATCATAGGTAGAAACGACAGGCCGTCCCCCTCCATCATCCCCATGCTCAACGCTGACGGGACCCCCATGCTTCAGGAGGTCACTGGCCCTGGTGGCGTGGGAATACAGATGGCGCCTGTCGGCCAGTTGGCTACGGTCAAGAGCACCCTGGTGTCAGCAGAATGCACAGACGAGTACATGAAAACCATCAAACCAGCCGGTAAGGGGTGGAGCCTGTACCGTGACGAGAACGTAGTGTGCTGGCGGCGCCCCATGGAGGAGTACCAGACCCGCATATACAGTGCACCGGAACTTCTCACCACAGACAACAAGCGGGAGACCATGCCCGGAGTCACTGACCGCGACTCCAAGGCTGTACACGAACTGGCCCACAGGTTCGAGCACGTTAACCCGAAGATCAAGGCCCTGGAGGACGAGTACCTTCATAGCCGCCTCACCAAGGATGACCGCCTGGAACCCATTTACGAGACGTTTGAGGAGGACGACGAGAAGGAGGTTGGTTACCGTGACCACTTCCTGCACCACTACATGGGCAAGGTGTACAAGGACGGCTCCAGAGAGATCATGTCCATGGGTATGGAGGGCCTATTCGGTGGCCAGTCTGGTGGCCTGATCGGCTTGAGCAATGACGGCAAGGCGGACACTGGGATGCGTGATTTTGTTCTTGGGACACTCGCATGGAGGTAACCACCTGAACGCAAGGTGACGCATAGGATGCAAGTAGCCGGGCAAGGAAAACCTTCCAAGAGGTACGACCTGGCCCGGCTACTTGTCTGTTCTCGATCAACCACCACAGCGGGCTACACCATTAACATCGAGCACATAACTGCCAGGCGCGACCACGCCACCCCATGCACTCGCGCCTATTCAACTCTATCCCGTTCTACCAGCGGTTGCCGTCGTCAATGGCTGACCCAATGGCGTTCTCCCCATATATGCCGGTCCTCGGGATCCACACTAGGGCACCCGCGTACATGATGAACAAGGCTGCGATACTCACCCAGTTCGACCACGTGAACCAGTTCTCCACCGGCACATACGACATGAGGGTGATAGTCTGTGATGTCAGCCAGGCATCCAGCATGAGGAAGATGACGTTTGCGCCACCAGCAACAACAAGGGTGACGACATCCGACTGGGCGAACCGGAACACGAACCTGAACAGGCGGAACACGAAAAACGTCACATACCGGAAAGCCCCGAAGATCAGAAGGATCAGGAGAACGGAGATAACCCATGCGGCCAGGTTGCTCGTCGTGAACCACCCTGTTTGCAGATAATGACCGAGGGCAAGGATCCCGAACTCTGCCAGATGGTACCCTCCGACGGCGACACTAGCGACGAGGAGAGTGATCATGATCCACATGATTGTCTTCACGACCGGGCTAGAAGTGAACGGCTGCCTGGGTTCCTCCTCGTACTGGGCTGGGATAATGGCAGTGTCCTGGCGGTTGAGGTGAGTCATTGACGTGCTCTTTCCTGGTTGACAAAAATGGGTCACGTGCTGGCAACTTCCTGGAATATCCCTGGGTGATATTGGCAGCCGCCAGGGAAACATGGTCTCACCTGGTCAAAGTTCATCCTGAATATGAGTAGGAGTAGGCTATGGTTACACTTCCCTGGTGGGGTTACGTGCTCGGAATAGGTCTGGGAATTGTGCTTATCGGATGGGGTTTCCTGTATAACGCAAAGAAGAAGAACGATGATGAAGACTGACTTGTAACCCCAACCCTATGGGGTGAAGGCCCGGAGGTGTCGCTTTGACGGCGTACCTCCGGGTCTTTCTCTACCCCTCGTCTTTTGATCGACAACGGCATGGTTTACGCCTGTTACTGGCTACCTTGATCCCCTTGATCGTCACCGCTGCTGGCGTCGTTGCTGGCACCCTCGTTTGTGTGACTCCTGAGTTCGTCTGTACCATGACGCAGCCACTCCTCAGCGTATGACTATACCTTGGTCTTCCTGCAACATGTGGTTGCAGAGCAAGGTGTAGTCGTGCGGCTTGTTGTCTGTACGTCTTCATAGGAGGACCCCACGGTAGGAACGCTCACGTCAGTCTTTTTGACTGGCGACCAGCCTACCGCGCACGTCGTGCTATTTACTGTACCCTCCTTTCGCTTCTCGTGCCGAGAGCGCTTGGAGTGTTCCAGCATGTGGCTGTCTTGTGTTCTGTTCTGTGGTGCCTTAGGGGTTGGCCTGCCCTTGGACAATGGGTGCCTCAGTGTCGTCGTGGATCCTTTTGAGTTCCTTCGACGTCTAGAACTCGCATGCCTTTTTCTTGTGGCACAGGCTTTACCATGCGGGGCGCGCTTGGCGATGTTGACAGCGGCGTTCTCGTCTCGATCCCAAGTGACCTTACACACCAGGCATCTTGGTCTCCTGCTGTCACGCATATCCATCTGAGTGTTGCACACATGGCACTTCTGTGACGTATACGCCGGGTTGACCTTTATAACTCGCCCGCCGTCGGCCTCAACCATGTCTACGGATCGTTGAACCATCTGTCCTCTCACCCAGCGACCATGACTCATCGTGTTACGAATACCTGAAAGATCCTCCACAGCAACAAGGGCGTTACCGTACCTGAAAGACAGATCAGCGACCTCCTGCCCTACCAGAATAGACAGTTCGTTACGCCGGTTCGCCAGACCTTTCCGGTGTTGAGCCGCCTCCCCATGACGCCCTGTTTTATGAAGGCTCCTGATCTGGTTCTCTGTGCGTGAGATCCTGTTCTCCAAGGTCCTGATACGTCGGTTACCACCTGACGCCTCAACAACATCACCTGTCGTAACATCCACTACAGTGGAGAATGCCGCGCTGTTACGACCAACATCTACTCCAACAACATAACGATCAGAGAACTCGGCACGTTCAACAGGAATCTCAGCGAACCAGTTGAACATGACTCGCCCGCGATCATCGATAATGATGTCAGGAGCGATAGGACGAACACCTTCCTCCAAAAATCTTCCTGGCGTCTTGAAGTAGAGGCCCACCCAACGGCCACTGACCACCATACGAAGAACAGTGGTGCTCCCATCGACGCTAATGGAGTAGTACTGGTTGTCTGTGGCCGATAACGCCAGTCGGGGCGCCAGAGTCCTTGGCGGGAGCACGTTAGCGGTGCGTCTCCACCCAGCACTGACGTACTTGCTGGAACCACCCCTGTAGGCTAGAAAGCGTTCATTCCAGGAACGCAGTTGCGACACGGCGTACTCACGCACCATACGCTCAAAACGACTCCGCCCTCTTTGACGCCTTCCAGGAGACAGCCGGATACCTATTCTACGGCCAACCTCAGCAGGCTTTGTGCCGTCACAGTCAGAGACTTCCACCATGTTCTTCCAGGTCAGGTGCTTAGCCGCCTGCCTGGCACACTCCGTCGCCTCACAGCGAATCTCCTCCAAGACGCCATGCAGATCAACACCCTTACCATCCTCATCAAAACAAGCATACGGGCGACGAGGATAGGTGCGGTTCACACTAGGCACCCTGACCAGACTTCTCATTGATGATGTCTCCGGCGTCAGCAAGCAGACGACGCTGCTGATCCCACCCGCGAATACGGTAGAAACGACCAGAGAAGGACGCCAGCAGAGCCATAAAATCGCCCATCAAAGCCTCATGCGGCTCCTTGACCGCCTCATCATCTAGGACAACCACCTTCCCACCGCGGTCCTGAATAAGCATCTCCAGATAGGTAAAACCGAACCGTGTCAGACGATCCTTGGCAGTTACACAGACAGTCGTCCCAGGGTGCTCATTCACCCAGTTCAGCAGGGAAGTGAGTCCTTTACGCCTCTCGTTCAGACCTGAAGCCTTATCAGAAAAGACCTTCACAGGACTACCGTATGCCGCCTCCAGAGCCTTACTCTGAGCCTCCATAGGAGTGTCTTGCCCGCTAGAGGAACGAACATAGAAAACGTGCTGTGGCGAGGATCCCTCTGACTCAGGATCAACCAGAGACCTCAGGTAGTCCTCATCAAAGACACGCTGACCAGCAGCCGACCTCTGACACTCAATCCTCCCAGCGTTAGACCACTGACGCACCGTCTCCGGAGACATCCGAAGAATCTCAGCAGCCTTCTTCACCCGAACCCAACCCACAACAAACCCCTTCTGTAGTGCTTACCTGTGGTGTATACCAATATCAGGTCTGTAAACCTTCACATTGAATATACCACAACCGATGAATCTACAGATGTCAATCTGGTCTCTGCTCTTCCTGGCGGTGTCCTTCGCCGAGTCCCACGCATCACCCAGAGGGCCACCACTGTCGCCATTCTGGCCGTCAGTGCTGCTGTCGTTAGCATCCCCCTGTTGGGGTGTTCCTCCTGGGGTGCCTGTGGGTTCTTCCTGGGGTCTGGAGTCACCTGTAGCGACCCCTGTGTCGTCCTGGGCGTCTAAGTCGTCTCGTTGGCTCTCGGTGGCTACTGGGGGCTTGTCAGCACCGGCTGCTGCCTTGTCGTCTGGTTGCGTGCCTGCCCCCTGGTTGCCTCCTGGTGCCGGCTCTATGGAGGATGGCGCGGTTGACGATGTGGCGGCAGGTGTCTCCTTGTGTGTCACAGCCCACTTTCCCGCGTACCAGAGACCCTGCCCCATCCCCGCCAGGAAAAATAGACCCAGGATGACAGCGCAACCCTGGATGAGGCGTATCGTCATCTGATCCAACCACTGCGCGTCCCAGGTGTCATCAACGTCACTGTGGTGGATGATTGGCTGATCCATACTCGGGGTGAGCCTCCTGCCTGATTATTTCGTGATAGTTATATCACAAGTGGTCTGCTAGGGCTTATCAGTGATCTCATCGTAGACGATGGTGCCTGTCGTTGGTGTGAGTGACGGGTGGGGCGGGGAGGTCCCATCAGGCAACCTGCCCCACCCGTCACGTTTGACTACTTGGCGTCTTTGTTGGCCTTCGCTCGGCCAGCAAGTTCCGCCGAGACATCATTGGACAACTTCTGCAACTCGTCCACGCTCATGGATGACAGATCACGCCCAGACGCCGGGACCTTAGCGTCACCCTTACCAGTATCAGTCTGCCCCTTAGCCTGGCCGGTAGCGTCCTGGCTGTCACCCTTGCTTGAGTAGACAACCTTACCGGAGCCGTCCTTCAACATCATGCTGTCGTCGGCGGCAATGTAGGCGCGGTACACGACCGTCTGAGACTGGCCGACGGTAGCAACCCAGTCCCCGTTCTCACCAGGCACAACCTCAAACACGTCAAGGTTGGTCTTCTGACCACCAAGCCCCTGAGCCATGACGTTACTACGGACAGTGGACGTGGCCTGACGGGCAGTCTCGTACTTGTGCACTTGCAACTGGGCCAACTGCCCATACTTGTTGTCCCCAGCGTTCACTGTAGAGATTGCGACGATACTCTTAGACTCGCCACGAGGAGTCAACGGGGTCACGAACTGGATCGTCCCCTTGTCAGTCACCATCCCGAACTCTGTCGGGTTCTCCCCATTCACATCGTTCTCATCCTTGCTGGTGTCCTCCCAACCAGCCTTGCTGAAAAACATCCAGTCCATGAAGCCATTAGCGGTCTGGGCGGACTCACGCTGTTTCGCAGCCAGTGACGAAGGGTACAGGGAGACACCATTAACAGACGTCATATCCTTATGATACTCGATGTCGCCAGTTGCACCGTTGTAGACAACAACGCCAGCGGGCACGTCATAGGCGGTGAGGAACCCGACCTTGCTCTTATAGATCGGGGCGTACAGGACCGGCTGCCCCTTGTCGTTGCAGGCCACCGTCACGTCAGCCTTGTCGAACCAGGTGGTCCAACCTCCGGCCGCGTTCAAGATACGGTAGTCGAGGTTGTTCGTCCACCAGCCGCCACCGAGACGGTAGGGAGCCTTAGACTCATTGAACTTACAGAACTTGACGTCCTTAGCAATATTAGGCTGACCGTATTCTGGCAGGGTGAGGGTCTGGGTCGCCTCATATCCCTTCAACCATCCGCGACGAATCACCGACGTCGTGTACTGGCCCGTCCCTGGGATGGACTTCACGGTGCCAGTAACATCGCCCGTGTTGTCACCGAGGTTAGCGGAAGATGTGCCCTTGGCGACATCATAGGGTACGCGAGGCTTGAACGACTGCTGGTCGCCGTCTGTGGCAACAGTCACCTTTGATGCCTGATACAAGGCGTTCGCGTTCCAGTAGGTGGAGAAAGCCGAACCGCCGATAAGTACGCCGAGGAAAATCACGGCAGCGATGCCCCAGGTTAAGAGACCCCAGCGTTCCTCGTCGCTCTCGTTCAGGTACCAGCCCAGTGCGCTAAGGGCAATGGCCAATACAAGTCCGACCCAAAACAACTGTGACCCCGCCAGGAAGCGGAAAAATCCGTGAGTGGCCGTATTCCACATGGTGTGGAACAGGAACCACAAGAATCCGATAACAAGGGCGGCAGACGCTCCGCTGACCCACTTCCACGTTGTGGACATGTTTTCCTTTCTTGCCCGTAGAACCCTTACCTACAGGCAGGCATGAATGTTGCTCCAGGTCAGGGTACACGACTGAACACGCGCCTGTCCAGTCGTTTCCACTCTCGCTGACATCGCATTTATGTGCGAAAGGGTACACGACCCAATAGAACACCACACGTTTCAACAGTTGTTGACTACGTGATGAGGCCGGGTGGTGTGCCCGTGAACCATGTCACACTCGCTGACTAGGTTGGGGATCCTCTAGAATCTAGATTCTCTCTCACCATCATCAGCGTCGCCTCCAGGCTCGTGCTGGAGGTACCGGTGTGACCCTGGATTCCACCCAAGGCAGTGACCGGCTTCGACTGTCGCGTAACAGCCGAACTTCGCTCTAACGCTCTCTGACGAAGCAGGCAGCGCATTCTCTCACGGTTTCTCACATTAGAGACGGCACGCAGAGCAATCTCTCTGGACGCTGAGACATCACGGTTCAACTCAAAACCACAGACACTACAAGTACCAACTCGCGTCCTTGAGTTGTTGGACACCCTACCGCCGCACCTAGAGCAGGTCCTAGAGGTGTCCCTGGCGCTCACCTTGGATACTTTAAGGCCGTAGCGTTTGGCGGTGTTCTTGATGCGGCTCTGTATCTCTGCATGAGGCCATCGACCGCCTTTGGCGTCTAGCCAGGAAAGGTTCTCCACCGCTATGCGAGCGTTATTCTGATCAGCAATACTCACTACTTGGCTAGCAATACACTGACTAATCTCGTGATTGATTCTAGTCGCTTTAGCCCTGACTCTCTTTGCTTCAGTACGTAGCACATCAGCATGATCTATTCTGTTATGCCTATCGCAGAGATCTGCTCGCTCGCACAGATGGGACGCCAGGTCTCGCCGCTGCTGTTCTTTCTTAACCAGCAACCCGAGCCTTCTCTTGTAGTCGGTGTGATACGGAGCAGACCTGTGCTTCGTCCTAGGATCAATGACGGTAGCGACGAAAGGCTCTACCTTGCCTAGGTCTACACCTACATCTCTATTAGTGTCTCGCTGTTTTACTTCGTGCTCAATAGCAATGTCAAAGACAACCTGCCCTTTGTTATTCAGGCGGATGGTTGGGCGACAGACCTTACCCTTGCCGAATCGTTCTATATTATCTGGTAGCCTGAGATAGAGTTTGGTGAGTTTGTGATTAGGTGTCTTCATCTGAACAATGATACTTAAAGAGTCATTATCATCTCTTGACGCCTTAGGTGCGAAGTATGTGTCACACACAGCCAGGTTCAGTTTGGCTGACACTCCAGGAAGTGACACCTTCCGCTCACTCTTCTTGTGGTACCTGAGCAAGTGGGCACGGACCATACCGCTGGTTGGTTGCGGGGCATCAGGATAAGTGTTCCTGTAGTGGAAGAGGATCCTCTCTGGCTTTGTCTCCTTGGGGTGGGTGCCCATTACCTGGAACAGGCCAACGCTCATGGCGTACAGTTCCAGGGCGCCAACCATGTTAGATACCAGCATCTCATTCATGTTGTGCTTCTGAAACTCAAAGTTGTAACGAGGCAGCCTCTTCCTGCCCCAGGAGTTCAGTGAACCGGCTGGCCTGTCACCCTTCAGGGCCTTCAGTGCCAGGTTATGGAACTCTTGGCTGGCAAGAACCTCTCGTTCCGCCTGAGCCATCCAGGTGATCATCTGAGCCAGATCGCGTTCAACCTGCTCCACATCATCCGTGGTGAACCTGTGCCTAGTCACCGTGTCATAGTGCTTCACAGGTTCACCTCCCTTGGGTTAACTTACAATGGATATGTGTATTGTAACACACTAGCACTTTTGTTGCAAGTCAAGGGATTGTAAAGGATTAGTGTGACCGCGGGCGACAGTCAGCACACCACCCAGCCAAGATATGCCCTCTTGTCAGAGTGCTACAGGTTGAAGGCTTGACATCGCTATCACTGTCTGATCTCCAGGTATCGGCCCTCGGAAAGTCGTCGCCGAAGCATGAATGCCAGGACCTCATCCTCTGGCTCAGCCACCACAAGAGCCACACCCTTAACGTCACTCAGGGGGTCGATGGATCCAGTGCGGGCGTCCACAAAAACGATATCCACTCCATCAGCGTTGCCGCTCTCAACGATCAGGTTAATGCGTTCGCGTGCCCGCTCACGTGGAGTGCTGCCATCACTCAGGTGGCGATTCGAGGTGGACAGTTTCACGGCCTTCAGTCCCTTAGCGACAGCCTGTCGTGCGAGAGCATCAAGGTTGATTTTAGAGCCCATCCCGCCGAGGATGAGTACCGGAGCGCCCAGGTCACTGCTGGCGGCGCGAGCCTGAAGGATATCCAGCGCGTTTTCCAGAGAGACGTCCTTCTCGTCCTCACCGGTCAGATCCAGGAGGCCAGAAATCTCCTCGCTCGGAATCTTGGGTGACTCACTGTCCTCTTCAGTTGTCACGGCCGAGGTCTCAGGCTGCGGCTCGTCCTCGCTGTCAACGCTGGCGAGCAGATTGGCGACATCCTGGCTGACGGTACGATTCGGGGCGGAGGTAGCCTCCTTGGCCTTCAAGTCACTGATCGGCACACCCAGGCCCTCCGTGGCCTCCTGGAAGCGGGACCCGATGGTAGTGATGAAGTCGCGGGACCCCTTGAAGACGCTGGTCTCCTTCAGGTGGGCCAAGTACTTCTTCGCTGACCGCTCCTCCGCGTCTTTGAGTATGTCGGCCAAAGTGGAGTCGCCCCCGGTCCTGGTCTCCCAGTGGTGGGGGTTATATCTCATGTCCGCAAGCGTGTCCTTGATAGTATCGTCCATGAACTCTGTGCTGTAGCCGCCATCTACCCACAGGGGCTCACTAGCCGCCTTCTCTGCACTGGCTACGGTCTCACTGGTTCGCTTAGTGACACCTCCAGTGGCGCGGTTCAGTTCATCGAGAGTCTTGCCGAACTTGTACTCGGCATGACGGGACTTCACCTCGGTGGCTGCACCACTGACCGCCTGGGTTACGCTGGCGGCGGCACGCTTACCCAGGGATGTCGCCTTACCTAGCGCGTCCATGGTCTTGCCTTCGATGTCCTGGCGGGCGGCCCATGCGAGGGCGTCACTTACGGGTGTGCTGCGATTCTTGTCTGTCATGCTGTCCCTCTTGTCCTTACCTGTTTTCCTGTTCTTGGTCTTGTTCACGGCGGTTATGATGAGCCCACCGATGATGATTGTTTCTAGCATACGTATCGCCTACTTCTCAGGGTTCTCACCACTATTGCTGGTATCACTTCCTGGATCAAGATCGCCACCATCCTTAAGTCCGTCAACCTGAGATGAGACGCTATCCGTGTTGACCTCGGTGTCATCAGCGGGTGTGATTTCACCGACCTCACCTGCACTGTCAGGTTCGATGTTATCCTCGTGGGCCCCATCGTTCGGGGTGTCACTGTCGCCGCCGATAGCGTCACTCAGGGCCGCCTGCACCTCACTACCTGGGTTTACCGGAACGTAGTCGCGCTTCTCCACCTGGATTGACAGGGAGTCCTCACCGTCCACGTGGTCAATGATCACAAGGTCGTCGTCATCAATGGTGCCGTTGAGAAGTAGGACGGAAGCCTTCGTCGTGCCAGTCTCCTTCACCAGCCCAATCACTGGGCGGGCTCCACGCTCAGGGTCATAGCCCTCAGTGGACAGCCACTTCTTCGCATTGTTCGTGATCTCGAACTTGATGCGGCGGCGAGCCATACGTTTCGTGAACTTGCTCACCTCCTTGTCAATGATCCGGCCCAGGCCCTCCTCGGTAAGAGTGTGGAAGATCACCTGGTTGTCCAGGCGGTTCAGGAACTCTGGGCGGAAGTGGCCGCGGATCGCGTCATTGACGGCCTGAGCCTTCTCCTCATCGCTCAGGGTCGGGTCAATCATGGCCCTGGAGCCGAGGTTGGATGTCAGGATGATCACTGTGTTGCGGAAGTCAACCCGTTTCCCCTTGCTGTCTGTCAGGTGACCCTCGTCGAGTACTTGGAGGAGAACATCGAACACCTCCGCGTTAGCCTTCTCCACCTCGTCGAAAAGGATCACCGAGTAGGGGCGCTTACGGACGGCCTCAGTGAGGACACCACCCTCATCATAGCCCACGTATCCGGGGGGAGCACCCATGAGTTTCGCAACCGAGTGCTTTTCGGAGAACTCGGACATGTCAATGCGCACCATAGCCTGCTCATCATCGAACAGGAACTCCGCGAGCGCCTTCGCTGTCTCTGTCTTACCAGTACCGGACGGGCCAGAGAATAGGAAAGACCCGGTGGGGCGGTTCGGGTCCGCCAACCCGGCACGCGACACGCGGATAGCGTCAGCGATACTGGAGATAGCCTCATCCTGGCCGAACAGGCGACCGCCCATGCGCTCCTCAATATGGAGCAGTTTCTCAGCCTCCTCCTCAAGGACCTTACCTGCCTTGATACCAGTCTTCGCTTCCACGGCGCGGGCGATCTCGTTACGGCCCACAGACTCAGCGATCAGGGCGTCATCCAGGGACCTGACAACCTTGGCGATCTCATCCTCCAGGGACCTGGCCTCAGCCGAGGCTTTCTCGGCTGCCTCAATGTTACCGGCGTCCGCCTCCTCCTGGTAGCGCGACTGGGTGTCAGCGAGACGGCCCCTGATTTCATCCAGGTGCTTCTTCGCCTCCTGCTCGCTGGCCCACCTGGCCGTCAGGTCAGCCAGTTCCTCCTCAGCCTCCACGATCTTGGCGCGCACCTCATCTAGGGCGATGCGAGCCTCAATGGACTCCTGGCCCTTTAGGGAGTCGGCGTCGTGGCGGAGGTTTTCAAGGCCCTGCTCCAGGAAGTAGATACGGTCCGGCTTCGAGTCGATCTCCTGACGCATCTTCGCGGCAGCCGAGTCCAGCAGGTCGATGGCCTTGTCCGGCAGCCGATCCGCCGGAACATACCGGACAGACATCTCGATAGCGGCAGCCAGGGCGTCGTCACTGATCTGCACCCGGTGAAAATCCTGGTACCCTGGGACTAGGCCACGCAGAATCATGAGCGTGTCGCGGTCTGACGGCTCCTCCACATCTACCTGCTGAAGGTAGCGGGACACGGACTCCTTCTCGATGTGGATACGGTACTTGTCGTTCGTGGTCTCACCAATGATGAGGATGTCTTCACGGACGAGGAAACCTCGAAGCGTGTCGGCGGCAGCGGACCCAGAGTTCAGGGCGTGGATACCCTCGATAGCGAGAACAATTTCACCGTTAGAGTCCTTCACCTCGTTCAGGAGGCCAACGAAGTTCTTCTCAAACTCTCCCTGGGATGCAGAACTGGAACGCATTGACGTCAGGTCCAGCAGCAGGATACGCCTACCGGGCAGGAACTCGACACTGCCATCATATGCTCTCTGGGCGAGAGAGAAGATGACGGAGGTCTTACCAACGCCAGGGTCCCCAACTAGGACAGGAGTGTTCTTGCTGCGGCGGGACAGTAGTTGGACGACCTCACGGATCTCGCGGTCACGGCCGATGACGACAGGAAGATCGCCCTTGCTAGCCTTCTCGGTCAGATCGATGCAGAACCGTCCAGTCAGGCCACCATCCAGAGGCTTACTGATCCTGGTGCTGGCGGCTGCGGATGACGTGGAAACGGCGGCAGAAGTTGGGGTAGGGGAGGGCGTCGCGCTTACGATGCGGATCCCAGCGCGCTGAAACTCCCCCAGGTTGTCACACAAAGACTTAACGAGGTCTAGGACAGCGATCACGCCCGCACGGTCGTCGTCAGCGGCGTACTTTTTTGCGTCCCGGACGATCTTAAGCACCTCGGGGCCGACAGTCACGTTCACGTTCACAGGTGTGGGGGCAACTTGCTTCCCAGACTCGTTAGTGACGACACGCCGGTTTGCCTCCTCAATGATGGCGTCAATGTGGGCCATGTCCACGTGCGCCTCAATCAGGGCGGCCAGAACGACTGGTTGGTTTTTCATTGTCGCCACAAGGTGGTGAGGCAGGATCTCATGGTACCCTTGCTTGCGGGCTAGATCCATGGACTCCTGTAGCCATTTCTCGCCCCCACTGGACGCTACACTCTTAGCCACTACTGCTCCTTAGCGGTCCTAATGCTTACCTTACTGCGGCAATAGTACCAGAGGTCACACCCCCTGTCAACAGGGTCAGGCACATCGGGGTCGTAATGCCCTGTCAGATGGTTTCTTGCATGTGGGTGGGGCTTGCTCTTGCGGGCTGATTCAGGCGGCCGCAGCCATGATGGCTACCTGACGGTACGCACCCCGGAAGTCGTTGCGCTCATGGACGGTAACGCCGGGGCGGGCATAGGCGAACATGGATGCCAGCGACTCACTCATGCGACTAGTGGCCCTTGCGACACTGTGACGCACTTTGAAACGCCCCCACGACCGGAGCCCCGCCGCCTGAGCATCCCACGCCTCCACGTACTCCAGAGTCTCAATGCCCTCCATCTGCTGCCATGCATCCATGTAGGCCCCATAGGTGTTCACTAACAGGGCAAGGACATGCCTGTCATGCCTGTTGACGGAGGTGTCTCGGCGGGCAGCGATCTCTACGGACAGGGACACGATGATACCAGCCATGGCGCGACGGTTGATGGTGTGGTTCAGGTCGCGTCGGGTCATGGCGGATCTCCTCTGGTAGGGGCTAGTAAGTGCCTGCCTTCGCCCTGGCGGCACCGCCTCATCCTACCTCAGGAAGCACCTCTGACGCAACTGTGATTTGGCTCTATTTCAACGAAAGATGGTTGTTTATGTGTGCTTTTCTGCACGTGTTCACAAGATGCGTGTATGTGGTACTATGCACTGACATTCTTATCTCGTGCACTCGTTGGACTGAGTGGTATCTTTCGTTGACTGGCTTCTGGTTTGGGTGTGCTTCTGGTTACGTTCGGCGGTATCGTGTATTTCCTGTTTCAGAGGTAGTTGTAGCCGGTAAACCATTGCCAACTACAGGAGTGTTGTCTCTCAGGTTTACCGGCTACAGGCATAAGGGGCCTGACCGTGGTTTATGTGTGCCTGAAGTGTTTACGATAAAGAGCCTTGTTCAGGGCCTCCACCATGACCCTGGTTTCAGCGCAGTCAACCACTGATACAACACGAAAACTGCCTGTGTCAGGGTTGTGGACCAATTCAGCGGATGAGCACCCATCCCCTTGGAACCAGAACACTTCTGGGATGCTGGTGGTGTAGGCATCCAAGAACTCGCGTCTCTTGTGCTGGCAGAAGATCTTCGCTGCTTCGCTCATGTGCGGGAACTTGAACATTCCGACATGCTCATCTAGGAGATCATACAGGTTACTGGCGTCTGCTGCTGACATCTTCGTCATACCGGATTCCCCTTTTGCTGATGTTCTGTCTTTTGAGGAAGGTTCGGGGTAGGCCACTATGGAGAGCGGTACCCCCGGGGACGCGAGGACTGGGCGCGTTACCTGAGGTTAATATCCCTGGGACCCTGCTGGCCCGCCTCACTACCACGGCAGAACGACCGCCCCATGACACAGAAGACAGGATGAGTGCGTGTTGCCAATCGTCAGAACGACGTCAATCATCAAGGATTGGCATATCATAAAAACCTAGCGCCAACGTGCACGACTCCCCCATCCCCTGAGCGGCGAACAGGGCACACGCCAACAATTGCTCAGGTGTGAAGTCTGAACCCTCCGGGGTAAACGCCTTCAACACCTTGAAAGCCTCCCGCAGTGGTGGCTCATCGAACAGGTACAGGAACAAGGACAGCGCCTCATCCCACCTGTCATTATCCCAGTGGCCCCGCAGCATCAGTTTCAGGTCACTGTCCTGCCCAGAGAACATGAACCACTGGGTCTTGCGCACGTCCTCCCACTCGGCCTCATCCTCGATCATGTTGACCAGTTCAAGGACCATACGTACTCCTCCAAGACTGCTACTGGGGAGGGACAGTAGCAGTACCGCACCACCCTCAGTAGTCGCCTGGGATATGAGGTGCTGGCGTCTGCGCACCCGCCCCATGATGGCCTCCTGGGATTCCCTCATGGTCGCTGTGCGCATCACCTTTGACGCCGTGTCCAGCCCCAGGGCATCCACGAGGTCTGAGAACAGGGCGAACGTGTTCATTGTGACGTTCATGATGATGGGGACCCCCATTTCCAGGAGGGCCGTAACGATAGGTTTGGTGCTTACCCTGTTCTTCACCTGCCTCAGGGTGGCGTGCACAACATGAACCCCAAGCCCAATGGAAAGCATCTCCTCCAAGAGCACCACCCCACCGGCAGACACCCTGTAAACGAGTACGTCTGATGACCCGCCTGGTAGGCTCAACCCAGTTGTCTCCACCTGTGAGTAGCCGTCACTATCGGGCGGGCTGATCCTGTAAGTGAAGTCCCCGTGACCCTCCTGGTGTGCAGTGATAGTGACTGTGCCGTCAGTGGTGACGGTTCTAGTCGTAATCGCCGTATTCACAGGCAGCATCAGGCACACTCCATAGGGTCCAAGTACAGGGGTTGGTGGTAGTCGTTTGGGAGCATAGCATCACAGGTGCAGTAGCGCAACCAACCCCATGCCTTTTCTGCTCTCACCGCCTGACAGCAGACACCTCAGCCGCGAAAGGTGCGGGACGTGAACAACATGCCGCTCCCCGTCTGCACCCCAGTTCCTTTCTGCCCTACCGCCCTAGTGATATTCGCCGCATTGAAGAAAACCGCCACCCCTACCCCACTGGGGTGAGCAATCCCACAGGTGACGGTAGAGACAAAGACGAAACCTCCTTTCGGGAAGGCTCATGTATGACAGATTTCAGTGACCTCACCTTCGAGGACAATGCGGACCAGCGCGGGCCGGTAATGATCGTCCTCGACTGCTCCGACTCCATGACGGCAATCCAGGACGGTATGGCACAGAGCCCTCTCCAGGAACTCAACGCGGCCTTAGATGTCCTTATCGCCGAGATCGACCGGGACAAGTTGTCGCGCCGACGTGCAGACATATCCTTCCTGCCCTATGGGACCGAGCCAGCAGCCCCCACGCCTTTCGCTACTGTGGACTCACGGCAGATCATTGTTCCTGAACTCTACGGGATGGGGCTCACCTACACGGCGAAGGCTCTGGAGGCCGCTATCGACCACCTGGAGGCACGCAAACAGGAGTACCGGAACAACGGGGTCCCTTACAACCGGCCACTGCTGTTCCTTCTCAGTGACGGTCTCGCCATGGACGACCTGACTTCTGTGTCGCAGCGGATTAAGGACTTGGAGGCACAGAAGAAACTCTCGTTCTTCCCGGTTGGGGTCACTGACGCTGACATGGATCAGTTGTCCAGCATCGGGACACGTAACGCCCTGAAGGTGTCGGATGGGAAACTTGCAGAACTGTTCCAGTGGCTCTCCGCCTCCGTGGCCTCTGTGTCGGCGTCAGCCCCAGGTGACGATAAGGTGAAACTTCCTGCACCGACCGACTGGGCAGAGTTCTAAACCACCCTGCCCTGAGTGCCCCTCCGGTCACCCTGCTACCACGGCCGGAGGGGCGCTCCATGTCTTTTCCCACCCTCCGCAAAACCACGTGACACCAACAGGTGTTGACACTACCGGTTCTCTCCTGTACGATCCACGCCAGTTCAACTTATAGTCAACCACCAAAAGGAAGGTGAATGAGAATGCCTAACGCAACACAGAACGCACTCACCGTCAGTCGTGAGGCTCACGCACTCGCCGTGCTCGGCATTGACACCAGCATCCCCGCATATGGGACTGGATACCCGACAATCCCTCGTGACCGCGTGTGGGACGTTGCCGCAGATCGTGACCACTTGGTTGTGACGCTCCTGGAGCGTGACACAAAGCGGGCCGTACGTAAGACGAGCCGCCACAAGTACAATGTTGACGGCCACGAGTCTGTGATCGAGATGATGCGAGAAATCGCCGAAAAGTAGGATCACTGTCGTTTGCAGTGTCAACTTATTGCTCACTGGGCCCGCCCCACGCCTGAAACAATGGTGACTGAGGCGGGTCCAGTGCATACTCTGCCGCCCCCAAGCAACCCCGTAAATCCGTATGCCACTGCTGTTCAAACCATGTTTCCCTTGCAGTGATCTGTCGCATCCGCACGTTAGTGCCAGCGATATTTCACCCCATTAAAGCACCATTACAAGCACTAAAACGTTAACTGATCGGGGAACCATGGACATTTACGCTGGCACCATCACCGGCCCCTACCATGAGCAACGTGGAGAAACCAGCCAGGACGCATACTGGTTCCTCCAAGAGAGAGGGTTCACGGTGCTCGCAGTGGCCGATGGGGCTGGTAGCCTTCCCCGATCAGGGGTGGGTGCGGAGATCGCCGTGAACACTGCCGTCAATGAGACCATGGATGACCTGCTGGGTGGGGAGTCCTTTGAGGAGGCGGTCAGGAGTGGCATCGAGTGTGCTCAGACCTCTTTGACAATCCGGGACGACGCCCACGAGATCGGGTGCACACTCGCCTTGGCCGCCTACCATGAGGACGGCGGATGGGCGGCGGGAACCATTGGGGACTCCTTCATCGTTGTCACCGCTGATCGGGACACGCACACTCTGATCACGTCCCCCAAGCCAAGTGAGTTCAACAACATCACTCACCTACTCACCACCAGCAATGTGCAACCCACCATTGAGCATGGGGAGGACCGGCCACTCATGTTCTCGGTCGCCTCTGACGGGCTGGCCGGAGCGTCAACAAAATCTGGGACACCCTCTGGGGCGTTCTGGGCCAAGGTCAGCGACTATGCCACCTCAGGTGAAGGACTCGATGTTGACGCGCTCCTAGAGTTCATGAACGCTGAGGGCCGGATCGAAGACGACACCACTCTCATTATTGGCACCTGACCCCCACCACGTCAGCGCAAAACACCACCTCAGGGTGCATAGCAGTCAAACTGTCCCATGACCATAAACCAGCCCCACGCAAAGCCACCCAGCCAACGCTACACCGTAGAGAGAAAACACGCCGATGAGAACCTGCCTTGTGAAAAGCCCGCACGGGTCAGGACGAGTGACCCTCGGTGCTGAACTCGGTAAAGGCGGAGAAGGGTCAGTGTACACCGTCACCAGCGCACAGGCCCCAACCCTCGGCGCCCCCGACAGCCTAGTCGCAAAGGTGTACCACGCCCCAGGTGAAGGCAACCGGAGAGCCAAAATCCATGCCATGGTGTCCCGACAGCCGGACGCCACGTCCCTCGCCTGGCCTGTCGCCGCCCTGTATGATGGGGTGGAGTTTATCGGCTACCTGATGCCGAAACTTGACGCTAACCGGTTCCGTGACTGGTCCGACCTGGCGAACGCAAAAACTCGCCGCGAGAGCGCACCGGACTTCGACTTCAAGTACGCGCTGCACGCCTGCCGGAACCTTGCCGCAGCCATCGACAGTGCCCACAAGGTCGGGGCGGTCCTGGGGGACATCAACGAGTCCAACGACATGGTGGGTGCTGACGCCAGCATCCTTGTTGTTGACACAGACAGCGCCCAGATCACAGCCTCAAACGGGCGAGTGTTCCCCTGCCTGGTCGGCAAGCCCGAGTATACGGCCCCAGAGATCTCGAAGGGCTCGTTCAAGGACAACCCTCGCACGGTCAGCACGGATGTTTTCGCGTATGCGGTGATGGTGTTCCAGATGCTCACTGGTGGGGCACACCCTAGTGACGGGAAGTATACGGGTGGTGGGGACGCACCGGACACAAGGCACAGGATCCTCCAGGGCGTGTACCCGGCCCTGGTGGACACGGCAGGCTTCCAGGCGGTGCAACGGATCCCCAGTGAGTGCGTCCCGAGCGTCATCATGGGAACAATCACTAGCACTATGACAGGGAGGCCTGACGCCAGACCAAGCCTGCACGATTTTGTGAAAGACTACGATGATGTGCTGGCCGCGTTGAGACAGTGTCCACGTATCGGGTCGCACTGGTGGGATGGGCGGGACCATGCGGTGTGCCCCTGGTGCCTTCGCCGTGACGCTGGCTTGAATGACCCGTGGGGGCCTCCGGTGCAGAGATCTCAGCCTGTTGCCCCGTCTGGTGGCGCGATCAGCCAGTCAACGCTTCCTCCGGTGGGGTTCAACTCGGCTAGCAGTGGAGGCTCACCGGCCGTCACGAGGAGGAGGCTCACCCCGGCAGGTTCCAGCACCCCTCCAGGACGTTCACAGCCCCATGGGGGGACTGGCGCACATCCTGGCTACCGTCCTCCCACTCAGTACGCTCAGGCACCTGTGTCGGCGCCTCAGGCGGCCTCTAGCAGTGCTGGTGCCCCGCCGACTGGGGGCTATCACTCTCAGTCTTCTCTGCCGTCCACGAATGGGTCTAGCGGCTCCACTGGTTCGTCCAGCAGTGTCCCGTCGAAGGTGAAAGGGAAGACTGTCCTGACGTACTCGGATGGTTCTGCTGCGGTGCGTCCACCTATTGCCACCCTGCTGAGGTCGAATCCTGGTGTCGCCTGGTACTGCATCAAGAACGAGGCACCTGGTTTCGCTCAGGCTTGGTGGGATGTGAAGCGGCCTCTGGTGCTGCCGTGGGCGTCCGCCCTTGGTCTTCTGGTGGGGCTTCTTCTGTCGGGGACGTGGCTGATCGTTCTGCCGCAACTGGCACCGTACCTTCAGTCCCAGTACCCGTCGATGGACTGGATCTCTATCCTGGTTGGTTTGGGTGGCCTGGCGGCTGCTGCGACCGCATCCGTAGCGGTGCTCTGTTTGTTCCTGTCGTCAATGTGGGACTTCTTGAAGGCTAGGCGGCAGAACCGTGACATCAATGTGTTCGAGCGTGACAAGTGGTGGGTGACCGTCCTGAGGTACCTGCCGATTCCTGTGGTGTATGGTCCTCTGCTGGTGCTGGTGCTGGTGGCGTGCCTGATTGGTTTGGCGGTGAGTGCAGTGATCGGGATTCTGCGTATGATCCTGGAGTCCGACTGACCCGGGGTCTTACCCCTTCTGGTTCACTGTTTTGGGTACCCGCTTTTCCGTAACCTATAGATCTTCCCTTTTCCTCGCTCACATTGGCCGTCTTCACTGCTCTCTTGCTTTTGGTGTGATCTGTGTCCTGTTGCCTGTTGGTGGTGTGCCCTGCTATGATGCGAGTCAGTAAGCGGTGCCGCAACCATGTGGCCAGAAAGAAGGAAGGAGGGTGTACTCAGTGACGGATCCTGTACTCGCGCACGCCCCAGCGTTCAGTGACCTCCTCAACGATGGTGTTTCCAACCTGGTTGTGCTGGACTTTGATGGCGTGATCAACCCTTTCGCTTCCCGGTTCGACATCAATCAGAAGCGGTTTTACCGGCCGAACCATTTAGTGCACGTCAAGAGCCCCTGGAGCGGCAACGAGCAGTACCCAGTTAAATGGTCCGATGACCTCATGTCTGACCTTAGTGGCATCATGGGTGACCCTGGGACGGTGCTGATCTGGTTGACGGCCTGGAAACAGCATGTTGCCAAGCCAGTCAGTCTCATGGGATTGGAGACGCACCACCCCCAGTACTGGCTAGACTTCGACAAGGGTGTCTCCTACCGGCCGAACCAGGGCGCTAAACGTGACGCCATGAGAGACTACCTGGGTGGCGGCACCCTTCCGGCGGGGGTACGGGTCGCGTGGGCTGACGATGAGGTTCTGACTGGGGCCCACTCTGCTGACGTCACTTCCATGTTCGGCCCCGGCCTGTTACCTGTCCGGTCGGACCCGATGAATGGCCTGTCCAAGTGGGATGTGACCCAGATCAGTAAGCACCTGGGTTGGGCCGCCAGCAAGAGGGAGGATTCCCTGTGACCAGTGCTACCAATGAGGACAGCATGTTTGAGGGTTTGCTGCCGTGGATTCTGCGGCCATCCCAGGATCATGTGCGCCACGCCTTCCAGGCAGACACATGCGGCCTCCAGGAGGAGGATGAGACGGTCCTTTCTAACGAAGGGTCTTCTTTCCCATCATACACGGTGGGGACGCTCATGGATGGTTGCCCAGTCGTCACAGTCAGGTATATCTCGCCGCGATACGGAGACGACCGAGACATGTTTTTGGCTGCACTGGACGCCCAGGATGCTTCGATGAGTATTGAGCGCCCCCCGAATGGCGGCGTGGCCCTGGTACTTCATGCTGGTTTGCGGTTCTCTGACATCAATGAGCAGATGCGGGGGGTGGAACCGTACGGGACACAACAGGTACAGTCGTTCTACATCAACACGAACGAGGAGTACCTGTGGGTTGTGGTGAAGGTGGTTCGTGACGCCCTTGAGGCTGGAACCCTGGTTTCCTGGGGTGACGACAACATGGGGATCTCGCTCTGTGACGGCCGAGCCATGAGTGACACTCAGGTGCAGGAGGCGCGGGATCGTATACGAGATGACCTGGCCCAGTACCATGAAGCCGTTGGCGATAGCAGTGAGGGATGGCAGGCACGGGCGGTCAAACATGCCAGCGTTATGTATGGCGTCCATTACCCTGGCCTGTCTCACAAAGTCACTGTGCCAAAGCGAACACAGGTGAACGTGCGTGCAGGCAGACTCATTAAGGATAAGATTACGAGAGAGAAGAAGGGGTGGTGACATGACACTGACGGAACGTGATGTCATGTTTGAGGCCAGGGAAGAGTATATGCGTCAGCCTGTGAACTATGGCCCTGAACGTGGAGGCGATCACCTGGTGGACATGGTGGAGCAGGATGCTTTTGAGGCCGGGTTCGAAGCGGCCTTGAAGTGGGTGCGATCATCACTGGCAACATGAACGCACACCGGAACTGCTAGGGTACAGTCTGGTCGGTATAATACGCTGAGTTAAGGTGTAGAGGACGCTGGAGTCATGCTTCATAGGCTCCTGCACCTTTTCTTTCTATTCCGCTCTCAACATGCTACTACCCCTTTTACCTTAAAATAGGGGATTGGAGATGAAAAATATGGACGTTCTCACATCTTCTGGTGTTTTTGTGCTGGTTGTCGCTGTCACACTGGGGCTCGCCAGAGTTGGGTCGTGGGCTGTTATGAAACTCGCGGAACGGAGCAGTAACAAGTTCACGCTCTAACCCCTGTTCATAGGTAGGCCCCGCCTCGTGCCAGCCTGTGATGCTCCCAGGTTTCCTGGTTCAGGGTCTTCTAGTTCTCAACTAGTGCGACTGCAAATGACAGTGTTTCTTGCACTGGTTGATTCGTGTTCATCTTGTATGATAGGTTGGGAGCATAGAGGCCACCCCTCTTGAGTCTGGGGCATAGTCCTGTGCCTCCTTCGTCTCTACACTGGGCCAATATTCCAGTCACACAATCTTCCGGCCAAACACAAGGCGGTACCGCATGTTCACTATTCTTCTATGGCTGTTGGGCGTAGCCGCCTTCATTGTCGTACTCCTCGCCAGTATCGGCCTTCATGAGGCGGGGCACATGGTTGCCGCCAGATGGTGCGGCCTGCATGTCCCTAAGTTCTTCGTTGGGTTCGGCCGCACCATCTGGTCGTTCAAACGGGGTGGCACCGAGTATGGGCTGAAAGCCATCCCTCTGGGTGGGTTTGTCAGTATTGAGGACCCGACTCGGCCGGAGGGTGAAGATGACAGGATGCTGCTGTCTCATGTACACCCCTTGAAACGGATCCTTGTGTTCATTGCCGGTCCGCTGGTGAACCTTGTGCTTGCGGTCGTGATCCTCATGGCTGGGCTTGTTGGTCAACCGTACCGAGCCACCACGACCACGGTGCAGGATGTGACCGTATGTGAGCACACAGACGCGGAGCATACTCGACTGGTTGCCCCATGTGGGGCATACGCTGCCGGAATCTTTAAGGGTGACACGATCACCTCAGTCAACGGGCGGCGAGTATCCACGCTGGCACAGGTTAGGCAGGCTCTCCAGGAGGTGCCGGATGGCCAGAAGGTGCCAGTGACGGTACACCGTGTGTTCCCCAACGGGGGCGGCGAGCGTGACTTCAACAAGATGGCTCGCGTCGAGGGAGGCACTATCGGGCTGACCGTGAAGACGGAGATTCGTCGGCTCGGTGTCGCAGAGTCAGCGAAGGTACTAGGCGCGGTGAGTGTGCAGCAGGTTCAGGCCATCCCAAGCCTTGTGGGGCAGATCCCGGCGGTATGGCGCAACATCATCGGGCAGGGTGATGGCAAGCCCGCGGCCACCTCCATCATCGCGGTAGGGAAGACGTATGGGGATGTGGCCGCGAATACTGGCCCTACTGCGTCATCTGGGTTCAGTGAGGTTGGTCGCGTTCGTACCCTTGTGTTGTTTAGTGGCCTGGTGAACCTGAGCCTATTCGTCATGAATGCTCTGTTGCCAATGCTTCCCTTGGACTCGGGTCGTATCCTGATTGCGTTGGTTGACTTGGTGCGCATGGGGTGGGCTAGGTTCACCAGGGTGGTGTCGCATGGTATGCGTGCGATGCGTGGGCACCTTAATGCTAGCAGTGATGGGGGTGGCGGCTGGGTGTACCGGCCGTTGAGCAGTAAGGTCGTGAACACTCTGACGGTGGTGACATCTGTGCCCTTGTTCCTGTTCTTTATTATGCTTGTGGTGTCAGATGTGATGTCCACGATCCGGGGAAGCATCTAACTAGGCCATGCAGTAAACCAGCATCGTTGTCCTACCGCTTGTGAGATCAATACCATAGCACCAGGCTCTACCGTCACAGTGGGGTCTGGTGCTATAGTATCCTCACAGCCCCATAAAACACATGGGGTAGCAGAATTAATCTCTAGGCGTCGCCCTCACAGTGCATTGAGAAGCGAAAGCACAAGGGCGAGAAAGGGAAACACGCATGACACGACCATCAAACGCACTATTGTCAGGTAGCGAGGCGACTGGTATGATCATCTACCTTAAGTCCCGCGACGGCGACTTCTGGTGGGTCGAGGGGGATCAGAATCAGGTGTACAAGGTTCACGTCTCAGATGTTGACTACCTGTCCCTGTATGGGGTCATTGAGTATGGGGAGACGTTTGGTGTCTGGTATGAGGACCAGGACAGTGACGGTACTGTGACTCTGGTCCTTAAACGTGCGCCAGAAACCGCCGTTAAGTCAGCCGTAGCGTCCATCGCCTAACCGCACCTTTTGTCGTCTTCTATGACTGACTCTCTGAGCCGTAGCGACCCTAGCATGCAACCAGGAGACCCAGATTGCACTCAGGGTGCGTGCCCGCAAGTTCTGAGGGTGAGTTCACTGCCGGACGGGCCTCGCATCATCTACTTCTCCTCCAGTACGGAGAACACTCACCGGTTTGTTCAAAGAGTGGGGCTACCAGCAGTTAGGTTGCCGTTACGTCGATCAGATCCGGCCGTGGTTGGTGATGCCTCCTATGTGCTCATCACCCCGTCCTATGGTGGTGGCAGGATGGAGCCAAGGTATGCGATCCCTAAACAGGTGATGGTGTTCTTGAAGGATGAGACCAACAGAAGCAACTGTGTTGGTGTCATCTCCAGCGGCAACACCAATTTCGGTGAGGCCTACCTTGTTGCGGGAAGACTCCTGTCGGCGAAACTTCAGGTGCCAGTCCTGTACGGGTTCGAGTTACTGGGAACACCAGATGACGTCACCAAGGTACATGAGGGACTAGTCACATCCTGGGGGCGTCTAGTGGGCGCCAAGATTGGGGATGTGTCACCATGACCGCCAGGACGATGGTGTCGCAGTCAAGAACCGGTCAAGCAAAGGCACTTGACTAAACCGCCTTACTTCCTGTGGTCATAGCATGCCAGTAGTGGAGTTGGGATAGGAATGGTGCAATCTGATCAAACATCAATCAAGCAAGATAGGGGCTAGGGGTGTCAACCTTGAAGCCCGGGACGGGGACGCAGAATGAAGCCTAAGGGTTACGAGGGCCTGTCGAGGGATGAGCAGGCCAATCTTGACAGGGCCGTGTACCGGTGGGCCACTGAAGGAGGAGAGGCCGGACCTGGGGTGGCACCTGAGGTGACCACTAAGGTACTCGCCGCCGTGCATAATTCCCTCAGGCGCCAGGTCATCGACCGGGGTATCCTGGATACTGCCGCAAATAATGGGTGGGCCTCTATGGACAATGATGCCCTACTGAATCGGTTAAAGACGACCCCGTGCTATGAGGTTGCCCCAGAGTGCCGCCTGGGGGTTGGTACCCGTCTTGACAAGGAGGGGGTGTGTATCGCGTTCGAGTCGGCAGAACTGGGGATGTGGTTCACCAAGGAGGAGCGCGAGATTCTTGGTGACTCTATCGCAGACATTGAGGATGTCATTGAGGATGTTGCCAGGGCGGACACGGAACGCAAGTATGCGATGACTGAGTTTGTCGGTTCACTGGGAGCATGGGCGCTTGAGAACGTCTCCAGGGACGTGTTCTTTAATTTCGTGTCTCATAGTGTGACAAACCAGGACTTTTTCATCAAGATCATGGGTAGTCAGAAGGCCCGTCAAGTGATCATGGATCATTGCTCTGAGGCATCTCACTGCGAGATTGACAAGTTACTTAATCTTCATCAGGTTTTCTCCCATGAAGGTGAGAAACCCAAGGAAGAAGAGTATGACTGACACATATCGCCCTGAGGTCATGCTGCGGGGAATCTGTGAGTTAGAAACCATCCTGTGAATGCGAGGTTAGTCTTCTCCACACCACAGGAGAACTTGACTCGCACAGCCTTTAGCCCTAGCGGAGGAGCCCGCCATGTCGAAACCGTTGAAGAAGATGCACCAGAGTGACCGCGGAGAGTGGGTCGAGTGCGGGGCAGATAAACGTGCGTGCCCGAAGAAAGGCCCCAATGGGGAACCCGCTGAGCATATCTGGGCGGAGAACCCGGAGCATGCCGCAGAGATATCCGCAGCCAGACAACACCCAGACAGCATGTTCCCCACTACCTCCCAGCAGTCCACTAAACCCAGTGATGGCATCCCAGTCCCAGGAGGATTCGACTTCAGGGGCAAGAACGACTGGCAGATCGTGGACGCCTGGGACAGTAGCATGAAATCGATCAGGGAGGGACGCTACGACTATGTCGACATCACTGTCGACGACGACAGTGACGGCATGGCGGAATGGGCGCACAATCTCGGCTACCAGGCCAAGGCAATAGGTGACAACAAGGTCCGCCTATACAACACTGCTGAACTGCCTTCCCATGAGGGGTTCTCCTCTGAGGACATGTACAACAGTGTCGGATGGCACACTGCACAGTGTCGAGAACTGGGTATCCCCAGGGTGTGGGAGGGGCGTTCTGACATATACCTGCACATGCTCGCCAGTGACAACCCCAGACACAAGGATGTCCTCTTTAAGGAGATGCATGACCATGTTGACAAGGTCGCTACCAGGTACCTGAGTGACGAGTCCACGAGTAGGGAGGCTGGGCTAAGAGCAGAAGCGGCAGACAGGGTACAGTCGGGGCGGTTCTCCACTGAACCACCGGTACGAACCACGTTCCATGAAGGGCCAGATGGGGAGCGTGTACCGGATAGTTTTGGTGACTGGAACCATGAGGTGGAACGAATCTGGGAGTCGTCACCTAAGGACCGTCACGCATTAAAGAATCGGGCGCCGGTCCTCATTGACGCACTCCGTCGTGGTGACGCAAAAACCTTCAGGGAGCAGATGGACGCCCTGAAGAAGGAGACAACCGACATTGACTGGTGAAGCAAGGTGACACCCTTGTGTGGGTCATGTAGCGCCTCCATGTGATTAACGCGACACAAGAAGCCGGGCAGCAGGCAGAAAAACCCTGCTGCCCGACTTGCTTTACCCCCACAGCGTGACCTACAATGACCCGTATGAGACGTAAACGAGTACCAAGCAAGCGGAGAGTTAAGGATGTGACCCTCCGGGAGGCCCTGGAGGGTAGGGATCCTGTGGCGTTTCTGTCGCGCCAGGTAGAGAGACGCACCATCCACCGTGTCAGCCCGCACCTGGCTGACCTCAGGATGCACGACACACAGGGACTGCACAAGGACGTGCTCAACCATTCCATCAAGGTACTCGCTAACGCTATCCGTATGGAGAACCATGGAATGGATGTTGTTCTACGTGCTGCCGCCCTGCTGCACGACATTGGCAAGCCCGCCACCCGACTCATCACCCCTGACGGGAACGTGTCGTTCACTCATCATGAGTTTGTGGGTGCGCGCATGATCCCCAAGGTGCTTGCAGGGCAGGGGTTTAGTACCCGTGAGGTTAGGCAGGTGAAAGAACTGGTGCGCCTGCATATGCGGTCTCACGGGTTCCGAGAGTCCGGTCGAGGGGCGTGGTCTGACTCTGCTGTGCGCCGGTTCATGCGTGATCTACCAGAGGATGAGGATCAGGTGCGTCGCCTGTTTATCCTGTACCGCAGTGACGTCACTTCCAAGAATCCGAAGCGTCGAGCCAAGATACGTCGCACGATTGACAGGCTGGAGGCCGCCATGGCCCGAGTGAAGGCTGCTGATGAGCGTCAGGCGGCTAGGCCAGCACTGGATGGTCATGACGTGATGCGATTGTTCGACCTAACCCCTGGGCGTCGTCTGGGTGAGGTAATGCGGTTCCTGAACAGTGATGAGGGGATCAGGCTGGGTCGGGCGGAGGCTGTTGAGGCCATCAGATCCAGGTTCCCGAATCTCGAACCAGGATACAGCAGTAGCACAGGAAGCACGAATGGGAGTGGTGTATGGTGACTCATCGTTTCGGCAAGTACCCGATTGTGCGCATTGATCGTGATGGGTCTACGAACATGGGCCTGTATGACCTGACTGTTGACGAGGTGGCCCTGTTGGAGGGGCTTGGCCCTGGTGTTTATGTGCTGTCTCCTGAGTTGTCTAACTATGCTGGCGTATTCTCGCCTCGTGGCGGCAATTGGGTAGACACTGCTGGTGTGCGCATGGTGCCTGGCCCGATCCCTGGCGTGGACCTGAGGATGGTGGAGAAGTCTTTCAAGGAGCACTACAGCCTGTGGATGGGTGATGTCGCCTGGGAGTATGCCCTGATCCGCGCATATGGGCGTGGTGACAGCCGCCATTTGGGGAATCTTGTCGCCCATACGCTCAGATCTGCCACCACAACCAGTAGAGCGTACTGGTATGGTGAGGTGTTTCTGATGCTGGTCGCCTACAGCAGGTTCCTGATCGGATACTACGTGGACGACCGAAAACAGACTTTCGGCCGATTCGTCCCTAAGAATCGTGACAGCATTCTGGGGGCGCTGCAACGTCGGTACGTGTCCATCAGCCCCAGCACAAACCTGATCGCCCAGTCGATAACCCAGGGCGGCTTGTTCTGGTGGGGGAACATAACCCCTGAAACCCAAAAGATGCTGTGTAGTATGACACATGGGGAGGTCACGGACCTGTGTCGCACACCTGGTATCATCCCGCATCTGGGGCACGACACGGACCCCATGGTGCGTGAGTCCAGGATCCGTGAAATGCTGGAGACTCTGAGAGGAGAAAATGTGGAGAGTACACATGGCCGCATCATGGCGCTCATCAACGACCCCGACAGGGACGTACCTAAGGGCGTGTCCCGGGCGGAGGTGGTTCATGACTACCTTGGTTCGGCCCTGTTCATTACCGAGAACACCCCCAAGGGTACGGTTGACAGACTCCTGGGACGCATGGAGGAGTTGGAGGGCCTGTCGGCGTTCGAGATCATGTGCCTCATGTACGCGGCCACCCACCCAACCTACCTAGTACGCACCGGATCCACTGCTGACGTGGTTGAACTAATCACAGAGGCACTGGAGAACAAGGACGAGAACGCTATCGGGTTCGCACTCCTGCTCAAGGAGATCATCACCACCTATGATGGCCCACTACCAACCTTGAAGGAGTGGCGTCAGGCGGTAGAATACGGCGGCGGTGACTTCCTGTTTATGGAGGGATCGGCTATGGTCATTCAATCAGTATCACCGACAATTCGTCAACGATCCATCAGCCGGGATGTGATCGGTGACCTGGTTGCGTTCCGACACAAGTACGAGGCAGCAAAAAGTGACTATGCGTCCCAGTACCAGTGGCCCCCACGGTAGCCCTCCCCCTCAACTACTGAAGTGGGTTGGTAACAAGCAACGGGTAGCATCTCAGATCGTGACCCACTTCCCAGATAGGTTCGGCACCTATTTTGAGCCGTTCCTGGGCTCCGGTGCTGTCCTTGGGGCTGTCGCACCCAATCATGGGGTGGCGTCAGATGTGCTGGAGCCATTGATTGAGATCTGGCGGACTGTAGTGGATGATCCGGAGGGGCTGGTGGCCGCCTATGACAGGTGGCGCTCTCAGGTCGAAATGGGGCGTGACCCTCGTGAAGTGTACGAGGAGGCCCGCACCGAGTTCAACCAGCACCGGCAGGGCGGGGACTTCCTATACCTGAGTCGAGCCTGCTATGGTGGGGTGATCCGGTTCAGGAAGAGCGACGGGCACATGTCTACGCCTGTCGGGTCGCACACGCCGATCTCAACGGAGTCTTTCAGGGGCCGCGTCTACCAGTGGCGTGAGCGCGTCAAGGGCGTATCTTTTGTGTGTGCTGGTTATGAGTATGCGTTTGATCAGGCGCGGGCCGGGGATCTGATTTACTGCGACCCACCCTATGTTGACAGTCAGAAGATCCTGTATGGCGCGCAAGAGTTCAGGTTTGAGGAACTGGTTGACAGGATCCAGGATGCTGCCAACCGTGGGGTACGTGTCGCCTTGTCGATTGACGGGTCGAAGAAGAGTGGTGCGAGACGTATCCCGTTGACGCTTCCAGATGGCTTGTTTGAAGCGGAGGTCGAGGTGTCACTGGGTGGCTCCATGCTCAGGCGTTTCCAACTCCATGGGCAGGACACGAGCGGAGAGCAGGTGCGGGACAGGCTACTGCTCACTTACACCCCAGATGCTCTCAACACCCAGCCACAGGGCACGCAGAAGGCAGGATGATTAGGCTATGACTGCCAGGCCTCAGTATCCGAAAGTGGCCTTGACTGGACACAGGGTCTTCAACTTGAGTGAGACGCAACGACGAAACATGGATGCTGGGCTGCCGCTCATTGTGAGAACGCTGGCCCGCTGGTACGGCACTACCACCCTGATCTCTGGTATGGCACTGGGTGCGGACATGATCTGGGCTCACTTGGCGGTCTCACACGGCCTGGATCTGCACGCCTATGTGCCATTCACAGGGCAGGAAGCCAAGTGGACACACACAGATCAGGCCGCCTACCAGGAGTTGCTGAGTCAAGCGTCCATGGTGCGCGTTTTCGGCCAGTCGTACTCAAACCACCTCTACCATGTGCGTAATGAGGTGATGCTGGCGGACTGTGATCTGATGGTGGCAGCATGGTGCCCAAGAAAGAGGAAGGGTGGTACGGCGTCCACTGTCCGCAAGGCCAGAGAGTCCGGCAAGCCTCTGCTGGTCCTGGACCTGGACTCGGGTAAGGTGGACTGGTTTCAGAAGCAAACCAGAGCCCGTGTCGCCTCCGTTCCAGCGAGCACCAGAGCGTCCCCTTGCCGTCCTTTCCCGCTCTCTTACCTGCACCATCCACTGGGCACACCACACGTAACGCCTACTACCCCTTGTTTAGAAAACCTGTGAGAACAGGAGAAAACACCCCATAGCATCATGCCCCGCAAGTGTGTGTGGGCACGGAGGTTATTCACGATGGCGACAGTCAGGTGGCACTTCAACCCGGATACGGGTCAGACCGGCAGGTGTAAAGCGGAGATCAAGTGCGATTTCGGTGAGGGCACCCCACACTATGAGACCAAGGAAGCCGCTCAGAGGGGATACGAGGAGTATCAGGCCATCATTGACGGCTGGGTGAGCACACTGGGGCGTGAAGCCGTCTACGGGCCAGAAGACGACGCCACCAAGATCACCCAAGGTGCCGAGCAGGTGCAGGACGACTCAGGTGAGGAGCACACTAGTGACACTGGGCAAATGGTCGCTAATGTGGGCGGCGACACGCAACCCAATCAGGGTGACCAGCAGGTTCAGCCCCCTGAGGACGAGGAGGCCCGGATTGAGGCCCTGGACCAGCAGGCGTTCGAGGAGCATGACGGTCCAGACACGTTCGCCGTCCCTGCCGGTGCTGTAGAGGATGCCAGGAAACTAATCGACCGAGCCAACAAGCGCCTGGAGCGGGCTGGGATCAGTGAACGCTTTAAAATCCTGGAGGAGACTCCGTTCTCGTACACGACCGTCAACGACCGTGGGTTCAAGGAGTACCGCAACTATGTGGCTCTGCGACTGAACCACCCGTCCATATCCTACTCCGGGTACCGGTTCCTCGCAGTTGTTGACAAGGCAGACAGCGGACTGGTAGTGCGCGGAAGTGAAGAACTAGGCGGCTGGAAGCCAGAGAAGCAAGTCTGTGAGCACTGCGGGAAAAACATGCGACGCTCCAAAACCTACCTTGTGGAGGACAAGGAAGGCAACAGACTCCAGGTCGGGTCTACATGCATGAAAGCATACCTGGGGGTGAAACCGGAGGGCCTGTGGGCTGTCGGCACGAACCCCATGAACAAACTGGATCGCAGCAACCGCGGATACGGGGGTCTTGACATTGACAACAAGAGCGCTATCGCCTATGCGCTCGCCCTGTCTGAGAATGGCCGCCACTTCGTGTCCAAGTCCATGTGGGAACGTGACTCCAGGTACAAGGACACCACCAGAGATCTTGTGTATCAGGCCATGTACGGGAAAGACAATGAACGCTGGTCCGCCAAGGTCGCACAGAAGGCTGAGGAGTACATTCGGTCTGGTCGGGTGGACGAGGTTCTTGAGCAGGCTCGCAACGTGAAAGGGGACAGTGACTACTGTGAGAACATGCGCACACTGGCGTCAGGTAAGTACATCCATAAGAAGCACCTCGGGATGCTGGTGTCCGCTGTCGCTATTGACGCCAAGAACAGGCGAGACGCTGAGAAGAAGAAGCACAAGGAGGAGGAACTGAAGTCCTGGACTCCTGGTTACGCTGCTAACGTTGGGGACAACTTGAAGGGGAGGCAGATGAGGGTGGTCCACAACCGCATCGTTGACGGGTACGACTACTATGGCAACTCGATCAGGAAATCTGTCGTCACTCTCCGGGACGAGGAGGGCCACCAGGTCACATGGTTCGCATCCCGCCCCATCCGGGTCAAGGAAGGTGAGGACATCACGTTGGGGTCTGCGAAGGTGAAGAAGCACGGCCAGTATGAGGGCGTGGATCAGACTGTGATCTCTAATGTGCGCGTACCGGGCGAGATGAGCCATAAGGACTGGAGCGACTACTACGGGTGACACCCCATCTACCAACGTTCTTATCGGCTGATCTTCACTTGGCTTGGTGCTGGTTTGGTTAAGTGTGGGTTTGACATCTGGAGGTAGCGGGGCTACACTTGGGATCATGCATATACACTGTGGTGGCAACACTCAGGTTCCTGTAGGAAGTACCGGGTGTTGGTGGGTGGAGTGATATTCGCCGCCCACATGAATCAACCATGTATTATTTTACGTCCTCTTATTGATAAGGTTACATCTGTGTCGTATCTGCTATTACTTTCTGCTGTTGCTGGCGTAGCCTGTGTGTCGTATACGGTCTTTGCTGTTGTCATATCTAGGAGGCGAGTGCGTCAGGCTACGTCGGACTCTGACATGGATCATGATGGCCTTGTCGCTAGGTTGCGGAAGCATCATGAAGTGAACTGTGTGAGTAGTCTTGAATCTACTGACGGGGATGTCCTGGATGAGCATCGCCTGCTGATGAGGTCCAGGAGCCGCAAACGAACGACCGGCCGATAACGCAAAGATGATTGACGGACAGAAGACAATTGGTGTAGTATAGCCCACATGATTATTTTGAGGATTATTGAGAAAATCCGGGTCTACCGCGCCCGTCGGGCTATCAGGGAAGGCAATCAGGCATGGTTTGCGGAGCAGCAGGCCATGTGCCGCGACAGACAAGAGTGATTCAAGGGAAGGAGTGCCCCCCTGTGCGCCCAGTGTGACGCATATCATCTGGGCGTTTTTGGTGTCATTGACATGTATCTGGTAATCTGCATCCAGTTATTGATGTCTCAATTAGGAATGATGATGCTTCTCCTCTCAACCAGGCAGGTTACTATGGCTGCCCTTTCTGCTGTCAGCGTGTCGGGGTTGTGCTTGTCTGCTGGCTTGGTAGCAGTCAGCATGTACCCGAACGGTGTCAAGAGCGAGGTGGTCGCTGGCCGCACGATCTTGGAGCCTGACACAAATAGGGCGGGCGGGCATGTGCGTATCACTAAGATCGTGGACTGGGCACCAGCCAAGGAGACAACACGTGTTGACGCTATCGCCCCGAGGGAAGATACCAGCGTCAGCAATGATGCAACCAGTTCAGGAAAATCATACCCCAATGGTATCCAGGAGACCGTGCCACCTGCACCCTCAAGCGGTGACGCCACAAACTCACCGGGTAGCACACCGGATGCCACCTCCAACGCAAACGCCACAGCACAACAGGACAGTAACACGGCAGAAGGTAGCCAGAGCGACGCGACTCAGCAGCAGGACTCAGGCTACGACTATGCACTAGACGTGCCGGGCTACTGCGGTGGTGGATGGGACTGCGCACAGGCAGCAGTCAACTCTATGTCACTGTCGTATGTGTACTATGCCCCCAACTTCAGTATCATTGCGGGCCACAACTATGGTCCTGCTGGCGTTATAGCGAATTTCCGTCCCGGCACTGTCGTCAAGGTGACTGGAAATGGGGCGGGCCTGTATCGGGTGACCCACACGCACTGGATGCAGTACACGACTGACTACCAGCAGGTGCATGGTGCCTTCGCGTTTCAGACCTGTGTGGGCGATCAGATCCTTCACGCCTATGCGGAGCGGATCGGCTGACGTTCCATCCAGTGTTACCTCCTCCTGCACTGGTAAATGCTCGCGGGGTGCCTCTTTGTCCTCCGTAAAGTCCTGTCGCACAGGTAGACGCATGCTGGCCGGAAGGCGGAAAACTTGCCGTCCTGCCGTGATATTCCCGCCACAAGCAAGAGCCAGGCGCCTACTCTCAAAAGACGTAAGCAGGAAGATGTGGTGAGATGAAGGCCAGTAAAAGCAATGTAGCGTCCCTAGCAAGTATCGTTCGTGACAAGGTAAATCCTGTGACGATTAGCGACACCAACCTGGTCGCCTACTACCTGGATGACATCACGGTTTTGTTTTCCCCGAAGGGCAACCAGGACGCCTTCTATGGGGTCGTCGTGGACGTGCTTGGGCGCACATTCCACATCGCCGCCAACCTCAAGGTGCTTATCGAGGACGACGCCACAACCGGTGATGAGGATCCCGCAATCTATGAGATCGAGGAGCCTTCACTGATCGAGTTCGTGAACAACTTCCTGTCTCTTCGCGTCCACCTGTTAGAAAAACTGGGTGTATAGCCGGTAAACCACTCACCAGTACCTCGGAGGCGATGACAGAACATGGCAGGCGCAACGAAATACCACATCGCACCGCAAGGGCCGATGTTCTGTGAGGCCGAGATCCGGGAGTGCCCATACGCCCAGGCGGGCGGCAAGCACTACGGGACTTTCGACAAGGCCCAGCAGGTGTGGCGTGAGCAGATGGTAGAGAAGTTCGGGGAACTGGACACCCAAGGAACAAACCCCGAGCAACACAGAAAAGCCGCCGAAGCCATGGTGGACATACTGGAGAAAGACCACGACTTCCAAAAGAGGATGATCCAGTACAGGAACCGCGAGGCTGTAATCGCATCACTGAAGAAGAAGATAGCCGAAGGAGGAGATCAGGAAGCCTTACGGCAGATGAAGGCGATTCACAACATGCCTCCCGTGCCGCCACCCCCTGGCCACCTTGACCTTTCCGTACCACCCCCTCCGCCACCGGCACAGCAGGTCGAGTCTCAGGACACAACAACAAAACAAACACCAGGGACACCGCCTACACACACAGAAGGATCCCCCTCAGAAACGCAACCTGGGGCACTATCCTTTCCCGATCATGCGCTCACCCCAGACGGCCACACACTTCCTCCCCCTCCGCCGCCTGGGAACCAGATGCCGCCACAGCAAGAGCAGCCAGCCATGCCACCGAGAATCCCGGTCATGGTTGGTGACGGTGCTGGTGTTGGCCGTAAGCCTCCGCTACGAGAACGTTTCAGAGGCATGTTCAAGGGAATCCGCATAGCGGCCATGGGGCAGGTGCGTCGCCTTGGTAACTCTCAGGGTGACCGCCTTAACCGCCGCCAGGTGTCTGCGATGAGTGACGCCAGGGATAGGCGACCACTGACACCCGCACAGATACGCAGACAACGACGCATGGATGCTTTCGCGCGCGGTGCAGCCCAGAAGGTTGTCGCGGCGGAAAAGACCATCAAAGACGCCTACAACGCCCCTGGGGAGACAGTCTACAAGAGACCTGCCGCCGTACAGATAGGGGACGTGGACCTCAGGTACGGTAAAGTGGTAGCGATCATTCAACAGAGTTTCGGAAACAGGGTTATCCAATTCCAGAGGGGCGACAACAGCACAGTTGCACTTAGACTGAATCACGACCACACGTTACACATTCAAGGTGAGTCCAAGAGAGAGAAAGTGGAACGTAACCCTATATTCCGTGGCGCGAAGCGAGCCTACAAAGAGGCTCACTGGATTCTGACCGCCCCGCCGCCCCGCTACGACAGGTACGACGAGGTATGGCGGAACACCTCATCATCAAGAGCGCACCAACAGAACGGGCGTCGAGCAGTAGCACACGAATCCTGACTCCACTACTTCATCACCATCGCTTCTTCATGCAGGTGACGATCCGTCCCACCCGGTCAGGAGCAGTGTCGAAACATGCCTGACCGGGTGAGGTATCTTGTTAGAATGCCAGGTAGTTGACGCCCCTAGCAGCCCCTTAGCCAACCATGTCTCACACATCAGCGTAACAGGGGTTTTGCTGGGGTCGTTCTCATGATGTTGCCAGGTTGCTTGATCCTGTTGGAGCGTGTTTACAATGAGTAAGGTTACGAAGCGGGTTGTTGGCATGGAGATCATCTCTCCAGGCAGTCCCCCTGACATTGACTCTGACTTCTCTACAGTGAGCAAGGACAGGGCATATGATTATGTGTCTGACCTGTACGGCCATGACAACGTGTCCCATATTGTGACGTTCAATACTCTGGGCGCTAAGAGCGCGTTCAAGCGCATGTGCACGATCTACAGTGTCCCGTTTTCTCAAGCCAACCGTATCGCTGGAATGATGCCTGAGGGGGTAGAGGGCCACAAGATCACATTCGATGACATCTATGATGAGAAGTCAGACTACTATGAGGATGCCGCTGACTTCCGTGCCGCTACCTCCGGGTCTGAGTGGTTGCCGATCATCATTGGGGCCAGGTCCATTGCGAACAAGGTGCAGGGGACGGGGGTGCACGCTTGTGGTGTGATCATCTCGAACAAGCCGTTGACTGACACGATCCCGCTGATGGTGGATAGCAAGGACGGGAAAGTCACTACCCAGTGGTCGTACCAGGAGTGTGAGGCGCTAGGTCTGATCAAGATGGACTTCCTGGGGCTGGACACGGTTGACCTGATCCAGCACACGGTCGAGTTCATTCAGAGGTCCGGTAAGGAGCCCCCGAACATGACTGAGATCATTCACGGAAAGATGGATGATGAGGGCACGTACCGCCTGTTCCAACGCGGTGAGACCATTGGTGTGTTCCAGTTCGGGTCGGAGATGGTGCGGGGCCTGCTGAAGCACATGAAGCCGACCGAGTTCAACGACCTGGCGGCATGTACTGCTGTCGCTCGGCCGGGTCCGATGGGTATGAACTCGCACACCATGTATGCGGACCGTAAGAATAACCTGGCTCCGGTTGAGCCGATCCACCCCGACTTCGTTGGGTCCCCTTTGGAGGAGATCCTGGGTGGCACCTATGGGTTGTGCGTACCGGCGGGAACCTTGATTGAGGACTCTACGACTGGGAGGCGCGTACCTATTGAGTCGTTCACAGAGGGGCACCGAACACCCTCCTGGGACCCGGACACTGGGAGTGTAGTACACTCGCCGGTGTTCAAGGTCATCCACACTGGCATGCAGGATGTTGTCAAGGTGTGCACGTGGGACGGCTGGGAAACAACCGTTGGAGTAGATCATGAGATGTTGACGCCTTCTGGGTTTGTGAAGGCAGGTGAACTCACTACCTATGACAGTGTTGGCGTCATCTCCCAGGGGCGCCTCAGGTGGGATCGCGTCACCACCCTGGAGGCTGCGGGTGTCGTGGACTGCTATGACCTGGATGTGGACAACACGCATACTTACCTTGTGGATGGTTTCGTCACCCACAACTGTGTCTACCAAGAGCAGATCATGCAGTTGGCGCAGCGGATCGCGGGCATGAGCCTCCAGGAGGGTGACAAACTCCGCAAGGCCATGGGCAAGAAGAAGGCTGACGTCATGGCGAAGATGAAGCCGAGGTTCATCCAGGGCGGCGTGGGCAACGGGTACTCCGAAGAGGCTATGAATAAACTCTGGGATATCCTAGAGCCGTTTGCCAAGTACGCCTTCAATAAGTGTTTACATGGGGATACAGAAGTTCTCACCAGTCAGAATACTAAGACGACGGTTAAGGATCTTTATCATAGGTTCAAGAATGGCGAGAAGAACATCAAGATTCTCTCCATGTTTGAGGGTGGAGGTCTGCACTTCCACAACATTTCTGAGATTGTTCAGACTGGAAGAAAACCGCTGTGGACAGTTGAAACTGAATCAGGTAAGACGATCAAGATCACTGAGAATCATCGTATGTTGACCACCAATGGTTACCGAACTATCAAAAGTGGTGGTATTCAGGTCGGCTCGGAACTGATTGATGACAAGTACTGGAACAACAGGTTCAGAACAGTTCAAAGAAGACCAACTCCTAGAAGAGGCTGGTCACATAAATCTATTTCTTACCACGAAGTCAAGAACATTTCTTTCAGTAGTGATGTTGACAAGACTCTTGCTGAGAACTATCTGATTGCTCGCGGTGCCATATTTGAGACCAACAAGATAATCTCATCTCCTAAAGAAGAGATCCTTGGCACTGCTGACTTCTTTGTCAATGGCACCTATTTTGAGATGGACAGCAAAGGTCTCGGTCGTCAGCACCTCATTGACAGCAAGTACGGTACTGTCCCGTTCGTTTACTTGACTCCTGAAAACTATAGAGACGAGATTGATGCCGCTCTTATGAGTCGTCACATTAGTAGCGGCGACAAGGTGGTGTCCATCACTCCTCCAGAGGATCTTGGGGATGGGGCAGTTCTGCGCGAGATGACATATGACATTACAATGTCTGATGACGGTCCAGCAAACTTCATCGCTAATGGTCTGGTGTCCCACAACTCTCACAGTGTCGCCTATGCGATGAATGCTTACCAGGCGGCTTATCTCAAGACCCACTACCCAGTTGAGTTCATGTCCGCGCTGGTGGCGCAGACTATCAGTGACCGGGACAAGACCCTGAACAATCTGCGTGAGGCCAGGCGTATGGGCCTAACCATGGGGACGGTGGACATCAACCTGTCTGAGGTGCGAATGGCCCCGGACTACTCGGGTGAGTCGCCGTTCGAGATCCTGTATGGCATCTCTGGTGTGAAGTCTGTCAGTGAGGATACTGCCCGTCTCATTGTTGCGGAGCGGGAGAGGGGCGGCAGGTTCACGTCGGTCTACGATGCTGTGACCCGGTGTGTGGCCGCTGGGGTGAACAACAAGACCGTGCTGGTGAATCTTGCTTTAGCGGGCGCGTTCGATGGCCTGGAACCGAACCGGAGGCGTGTTGTTGAGGCTATCCCTGCCCTGCTGAGTGTGGGTCGGGATGAGTCCTCCAAGGGTATGTCGCTGCTGGCTGCCTTGGATGTTCCTGGTGAGGACATTTTCATGATGCCGGATGTGGAGGATTACTCGTACACGGACCGCCTGGGCATGGAGGCTGACATGGTGGGCCTGTACCTGTCTGGCCACCCGATGGATCACGCCGACCTGTCCCCATTCGGTGCTACCCCATTGAAGGCTGTGGCGTCAGCGGCCAGCGGGTTCGGTTCTGGAACTGCAAGAGTGGTGGCGGCCGTGTCCGGTATCGAGATGAGGACGACCGGGCGAGGGAAGATGTGTACCCTGCATCTTGATGACGGTGATGGGTTCCTTTCTGTGCGCCTATCCCCTAAGGTGATTTCAGGGGTGGAGAAGTTCGAGGCGATGGAGGACATTAAGACCCGGTTCTGCAAGGGTGAGATGGAGGTGCCTAAGTCTACGGTCGCCAAGGCATTGAAAGATGTGCCTGTGGTGGAGACGATCAGGCAGAACATGGTTTATGTGATGGATGTCACCTACCGTCGGATGTTCGGTGGCGGTCAGGGGAGTGTGCGGGTTGATAGCATCCGTCCGGTGACGTTCACCCATGACGGGGGCTTGCCGGTCCGGGTGCGCATTAACGTTGACCGACTTGGTGTGGATCGGGCCAGGAAGGCGTATGTTGCGATTCCGCGCATGCTGGCGGAGAAAACCCCCGGCAGCACCCCTATTATGATCGCCCACTACCGGCTGGGGGACGGCACGGTGACGTCCGATGAGGACAGGTGTCGGTACGCCCTGGAGGTCATGAGGCGTGAGAAGGCAGCCGCTGGTAGCAGTGACGACACTCGCAAGGGCAAGAAGAAGAGCGGTAGCCATGACACAGGAGGCAGTGGTGGTAAAACGCTCTCACTGCTCGGTGACGACAACGATCATGATGAAAGTGAAACCAGACCCCATGTGAAGGATACGGTTGGTAGGCAGTGGCCCACAGAGGTCCCGGCTGAGTTCATCAAGGGCAGTGAGGCGGGCGTGGATGACATGAGATCGTTCGCGGACGCCTTGGAGTACAGGAACACTGGCCTCACCGCCGCCCCAAGCACGGATACCAGCAGGATCCTGGAGAAGTACCTGGGGCACGAGAACTACGATTTTGGCATGTATGTGCCGGTAGTTGCCTATTCCTGACTACGCCTTTCACTAGTACAAGCAAGCACCTGTGTCACCCATCTCGACAGCAACATGGGTGAAGATGCCTCGGTAGATATTCGGTGCATCATATTCCGGCCATGATTACGTCGGTTTCGTAGAGTTGAGGGCGCACCCGGTGGCGTCAGGAAGAGGGCACTGATGGCGTTCGAGAACCCGTTCCTGGATGACGACAGCCTGGACGAGGAGTACGCTACCCCTGAGGACGACCTGGATCAGGAGTTGGGGCTCTCCTCACCACCCACCAGTGACCTTGATGGCGGGTTTGGTGGGCTGCCTGACCTGGGGGACCTGTCCAGTCTGGCCCCGCACCCGAGCCATGACGATCACCCTGAGTATAGTGGCGGCGACTACAGCGATGGGGATGACAGCGGGGGATACGTCGATGAGGATGCTACCAGTGGCCTCAGGTACGCAAACGAGTACGAAAATGGCGGCTACGACACTGCCAGGTTCGACAGTGATGACAGCGTTGATGGTGGTGACGGTGAGGGCTGGGACCGCGGATACCAGGACCATGAGGCAACAAGTGTTGACGGCTACGATGTTGATGACGAGGATACTCTAGATGGGTTAGACCTGGACGCCCTTATCGATCAGAAGAAGTCAGAGATCGAGCAGAAGGGTTCCTCGTCAGGGTCAGCCGGTTGGGGAGGCCTCGATGGTGACGGTGACTGGGGATTCGATGAGGAGATGCCAGAGGATGACGAACCCTACCATGACCCCCGCCTGGATGAGGACGACGAGGAGGATGAGGACTGGGATGAGAACCTGGGGGGCGAGTCAGACAGTGATGACACGGATGAGGAGCATGTTCCTCCTGCTGGAGACCTGTTCGGTGGGGCCACAACAAGCACCCGCAGCAACCAAGGAGGCGACAGTGATGACGACAACAGTGCCCCAAAGGGAGACGGTGGCAGTAAGACGGACGGCCTGAAAAGCATCATTGAGAGAGTCAAAGCGAAGGTGACTGAGGTCGTCTCCAGCGTGCGCTCTGAGTTGTCTGGTGGCGACACGGGCGGCAAGAGAGAAGGTGAGCCCAAACCTGACACTGGGGGCAGCAGTGACGGTGAAAGTCAGGGTGGCGGCGATGCGACCGAGGTCCCGCCCAGCAAGTCCCCCATGAGTGCTGCCCTGTCGAAGGTGACCGACCTGTACGGGAAGTTCACTGGCGTCTTTGAGCGCATGATCGCAACCATTCTTGGCTGGGTAGGGAAGATACCTGGCATGGAGAAGCATGTGCTGCGTATCGTCATGACGACCCGTATCGTGCAGTTCACCGCCAGGCTGATCCCTGTGTTGATTGTCCTTGGGGTGCTCGCCACGTTCTCTTACCTGTCGGTTGCCCAGGAGACCACCTCGGAACTGCCGGACAGTGGTTCTGTCGCCATGTCCCAGTTCTCCTACAGCAATGGTGGTACCGCCCTTGGTGTCGTGAAGAACACCAGTGAGACAACAGTTGAGCCGGTCATTGACTTCACTGTGTACTCGATCCAGCCCACCCTGAACCCGAAGACGTGGTTCATGTATCAGAAGGACCTGACCTGCCAGTCGGACCCTGTGACCCTGGATATTGGGGATCAGAAGGAGGCTAGTGCCCCATGCGGCCAGGCCAAAGGGTGGTTTCCAAGAGTTAGCAGCGCAGCAGAATGATGAAAAGAAGCAACATCAGGGTCACTCCCTTACCATACAGTCTGAGAGACAACAAGGGTGCTAACATGGTGCATGACGCCCTCGTGAAAGGCCAGCGCGTGTTCGGTACCCCTGGGGGTTTTATGAGTCACCAGGTGCACGACCCCAAATACACTAGCGCTGAAGGGGCGGACACGAGTGCAGCGAGCGAGATGATGGACGCCGAGAAAGAGACCTATGAGGTTATCGAGGAGTGGCTGAAGGATAAGCCTAACGGCGTTCACTTCTCCTCGGTGCGTCCCATGGATGAGCCTGTACCAGGCCTAGACCCTGAGACCGGCCTTATCATGGGTCACGACTTCGATCACATCATCCTGTTCGGTAACGAGATGATCATTATTGACACATTCAGATGGCCAAAGAACAAGACTTACACGGTAGACAGCGACCACAAGTCTATCCTCATGACTAAACGTCACTTCCCCGGCAACCAGCCTATGACAGGTGAGTACATCGGTCGAATGACCAACCGTGAAGGGGGACTCCTGCCGGACGACGAAGACCTGAACTTCGTTGGCCTTGTCCTCGTGAACAACGACAAGGCAAAGTCCGTATGGGACAAGAACTGGTATGAGTCCCACAACTTCCGACTCGTAGAGATCGACCGGTTCACCGACTTGCTAGACAAGAAGTACGCCACACTAGGACCAGGCGACCTAGACGTCATCAACTCCAACATCGTCTACCACATAGTGCAGAGGTGTGTACAGCCGTACAATGAGTTCCGGCGCGTGATCGGGGAGAAGCACCTCAGGGAGTTCATGTGACCGCCACCACACAACCATGACAACAGACGTTGAGATCACGGCTCCGAGTAGCAAAATCACCGGGAACCGGCTACTCAGGCACCAGGCCGTCCACCAGGCACTCCAAGACGGGCGCAGACACTTCGGAGTGGCAGGCGCATCCCTCACCCACCAGATCGACAACCCAGCCATAACCTCCAACTTCAAACCCGGTGCGATCAAGGCTGGCATCTTGGGCGAGCAAAAGACCTCCAAGGTAATCCGACAATGGATGACTAGATACCCGGCGGCAGTACTCATCGACTCCGTGCACATCAAAGACGCACCACAGAACACGCCCGCCAGCACTGAGGCCGGTGATGGCTATGAGGACAAACCGGATACAGATCATGTCCTCATCATCGGAAGCCATGTCATTCTCATCGACTCCAAAGCCTGGAAAAGCAAACGCAAGTACACCGTCAACGACAAGGGTGTAGTGCTGCGCGGCGGGAGGACCTTCTCCGGCGGACACGTTCACGCCCGGCAAGCGGCCCACCTGTGGTCACGTCACCTAGGTGGAAGCGTCAAGGTAAACAGCATCGTTTGCGTCAGCAGTGACAAGGTGTTCGTCCAGTTCAATAAAGAGTGGCCTAAACAAGGTTTCCAACTCGTGTCTCTGGACAACCTCACACGCACCCTCGACTACAGGGTGAGCCGTATGAGTCCCAAGGATACTGGCCGGATCAGGACCCCGCTGGTGGCTGAGGTGGCAGCACTGTGCATCAAGCCCTACATGAGATTCCAGGAGTTTTTCGGCCAGGATATACGCCTGTAGCTAGCCAACACCCTTCCTGGGGTTGCAGGCACGTGTCACCAGCCCCAGGCAGACGCCGCACCAGGGGTGGCACTTCATGGCCTCTCCAGGGTGTGAAAACGTGACCGGGCACACCATCATCCATGCGGCAGCCAGATGAGCAGTTAAAAGGCTGCCGGATGGTTTCAGAGTGTACCCGGTCGCGTCCCCTTGCCTAGCCCCTCAACCCGCGATAGAGTCGAGGTGACACTCAGGAAGGGAGGACTGTTGGGTCAGGACTTCACAGTGAGTTGATGAAGTCGTCGCCGGTCTCCATGGGAGAGGATCCGCCTCCTGATGTGGGGGCCTGGCCACTGATGATCATTGAGGCGGTCTGCACCTGACGCTTGTGGTAGGCTTCCTTGGCTGCCTCAATGTCCGCCTCGGCCTTTCTGATCCTAGCGAAGGACTCGGCGCGTTTCTGGATGCCAGCCTCCTGCTGCTTGCCCAGGGTGTCGTATACCTTCTGGAGGCTGGCGGAGATGTTGTCAATCGTACTCAGGTCGATCAGGGTTGCGCTGTTGATTTCGGCGGCCGACTCGGCCATGGAGGCGGTCTGCTGGAAGGCGTTGGAAATCAGTTTGTTGATGTCCTGAATAATAGCCTGATTGGTTTTCGCGGAACGCTCATTATCAAGAGCCAACTGCCAGTTCACCAACTGGTGGCGGGCGGCCGGGATGGCATGCTTACGGATCATCTGACACGTTTCCAGCGTCTTCAGGCTTGTGTTGATGATCGTGGTGGAAGACTCGATGTTCATTCGAGACAGGAAGAACTGCTGCCTCCAAGACAGCCAAGTGCGTTGAATCTCACCCAGGGCCTCAGCGTACTTCTGGTAGTAGACGCGGAACTCTTGAACCGTGTAGTACTTCCCGTCAAAGATGACTGGGGCTCCGTCGCCGTTCACCTCAGCCGCGTCCTTGATTGCACGGATCCTTTCGGCCCGCTCACTGGCGATGTTGACGACCTCCTCCAAGGCGGCGAGAACCTTCACCATATCACGCATGGTTTCTACAGTGGTCTCACGCATCAACTTGCCTCGGACAGCATTCTCGTGGAGGCGAGTCTCAGTGTCCTTCAACTTGCTGACGGCCTCCTCCATCTTCTCTGAGATGTTCATGGCGTCAATTTGCATGTCACGGCGGCGGGCCTCGAAGCGTTCCTTGCTGTCGCGGGCCTTGTTCTTCATAGCCTGGAGGAACTGGGCTATCTTACCGGGATCGTTGTACTTGTGCTGGAAGCCGTCTAGTTCGCGGATGATGTTCTTCATGATGGACTCGGCTTCGGGCACGGAGATGTCCTTCTGCTCCTCCAGTAGCCGCTTGGACAGGGTGTCTAGTTTCTCCATGACCTGGCGGCCGAACTCGATCCGGTAGGCGTCATCATTGATCATCATGTCGGCGATGCTGGGGGCTTTTGCCTTGATCTTCTGCTGTTGGTCCACGGGCAGGGAACCGAGGAAATTGTCTGCTGCATGTAGTTTGTTGCTGGAGGAGTTCGCGCCTTCTGGGTTCAGGGAGCCGACGACAGGTTGTGGCTTATCTGCCTTCTGTTCCTGCTGAGCCTTCATGGCCTCAACCTCAGGGTCCTTCACCTCAACGATTGTCGGTGCAGCCTCAGGCTCGTCGTCCTGGGGGATAACAATGTCATCGAAGTCCAGTGCCGCTAGTGCCGGGTCACTAGAGATGTCTGTGTCGAAGTCAGTGTTTGTGCTCATAGTTCTTTTCCTTTGTGCTGCTCTTCTAGGGTATGGGTTGACTTATTTTGATCTAAGGGCGTGCTGATTGTGGACCTGTACCCCTTCGAGAGGAGGCTCTGAGGGTTGGGTTTACATGGTAGCGGCCTGAGTGCGAGCCTCCGTCTCGGTCTCAGTGGGCCATGGGGTCAGTTCCTCTGTGTCCGTGGCGGGGCCGAGACTGAGGATGTCACTGTCGTCGATCTGCTCGATCTTGCTGTCCTCTGTGTCGCGGACGAGTGTGTCGAGGACCCTCATGTTGAAGTTGATCTCTGTGGATTCTGAGTTCTTGAAGGAGATCGTGTCCCTCTTGACTCTGGCGATCATATTGTCGATAGTCTGCTGAATGCGGGCGACGTCTTTCTCTGGTTCCTTGTACTTCTTCTTAGTGTCGAAGTCGAGGATCCTTGCCACGTACTGGCCCTTGTTCAGGTGAGGGTTCAGCATCTTCAGGGCGCTCGTGTAGAACCGGTAGATGACTGCCCTGTCCCCACTGTCCAGGGACGTCTTGGCCTGTTCGTTCATGAGGCTCAGGGCCTCACCAAGTTCATTGATCTGCTGGGCAGCCTTCCTGATGTCCTGATTTCCCTGGTACTTCTCATTCTTCGCCATGTCCCGGTAGATCATCTTCAGGTCGTAGACAGCATCGTAGAAATCTGTCCGAGCCTCTTCCACCCACTCCTTCATCTTGTCCGGCTCCGCATCAGTATCCTCGGCTACGCCCTCATCATCCTTGTCTTTACTTTCGGAGAAGGCTGCCACGATCAAACCCACGAAGAAAAGGACAGCACTGGTTACAGTCGCACCTATGAGTACGCTCATTTCTTCACCCCTTTCCAAGATTCTCTTCCCATGTCTCACTGCCCCTACCCAGTTCACGCGACCTGGGGGACACTATCTTTCTGCGCGTAATTGTAGCATCCGCCACATCGTAATGTCAAGCACCACATCCTCCCTTTTACAGGGCTGCCGTGTCCTTCAAGATCTTCTCCATGGTGTCGCCACTGAGGTCACCAATCTGATCCAGCAACTCCACCGACTCGTCATCTGATGAGTCATTACTCAGCATCTCCATATCTACGTTAAGGTTGAAGGTGCCGGACTCGTTGATGTTCACGATGCGCTGGTTGAACTTTTTGACAACTTTCTCCAGGACGTCAGCAACGGCGCGGGCCTTCTTGTCTGGGCTCTCCCAGTTCTCCGGTTTCCTGACGAAACTCTGGAGTGCCTTCTTGCCCACAATATTCAGTACCCTGGTGAGTTGGTCCTCTATCTCTGTGTTAATGGTGGGGAGTTCCTGCTCCTGGCCCTGTTCTTGCACTGTGGCGTAGAGGCGGTTGATGGCTTTGATGAGTTGCCCCAAGGTGTCCCGGATGCTCTCGGTCGCCTCCTGGATCGCGGACAGTTGCTCCTTCTCGTCCGCGTTCTTCCTCGGTACCTTTGACAGCCTGGACTTCAGGATAGTGTTGGCTGCGTCAATGTCAGGTATGGTCTTTTTCAGGGCTGTCAGGAGGGTGTCAACTTTCTTGCTCTTACCGCCCAGGCGTTCCCGTTCAGCCTCCTCCGCCTTGGCTTTCTCCTCAGCGATGAGACGTTCCTTCTCGGCCTCCTCCTCAGCCGCCTTCCTAGCATCCTCGCGTTTACTCGCCCAGTCGGCGACCGCCTTGGCCCCGGCTCCTAGTGTGGCGACAATGACAACGATACCAACGAGAATGGCCCCAAGTTCAATGGCCCCATTGAGAAATTCTTTCGCCTCCTCGTCTGCCTTCTGCTTTGCGGCTGCCTCCTGTGCATGCACCTGGGTTACTGCACCAGTGATACTGCTGGCGTGGTCCATGAGCCATTCACCAGACTTACCGGCCCCAACCTGAGTGTTGTTCGGGATGATGGAGCCGAGTTTCGCGGCCATCTCCTTGTTACTTGATGCGACAGCGATGGCTTCTTTGCCGTTGCCCCTGCCTTGAAGGACGACGATGGAGGCCGCGTGGCTACTGTTGCTGGCAATACGCTCAGCGATGGACGCTGCCGTGTCGTCTGGGGCTGCGTTCTGGGAGACGACGGTCACCTTCACGTCGGAGTTTCCAAGAGCGTCAGCAACCTCTTGACCCCGGTCCAGTGTGGTGCCGTCCATCTTGTACACAGTGTACTTGTCCTGTGCGTTGACAGCCTTGTCAATGCTGCTGGATACGGTGCTGTTGTACTGGTTGAGTACGCCAACACTTTTCCCGGAGACGTCCCCGCCGAGGCTCTTGTAGCGGGCGAGGATCCTGCCGGACGAGTTATACAGGGTATCTCCGGCATCCTTGACCTCGGTGCCAGTGATGGTGGTGACAGCGTTGGCAAAACCTTCCAGGTTGGATGAGGCGACAATCTTATCTGTGCCGTTGTTCTGCTTGACAATCATGATAACCGTGTCACGACTGGAGTTAGCGTTAAGGATCGCCTTAGTTGCAGTCTGCGGGTCTGCGCCACCCAGGTCGTTCTCCTTGACTACAGTCAGAAAGACGTCTGTGCCTGAGAAGTTCGCACCAATGTCGTTACCGAAGGACAGTTTTGCGTCATTCTGCCGGTAGACGACGTATCTACTCACGTTGTCGTTGGCATCCTTAATGATCTGGTTGACGTCCGCTGAAGCCACTGGGGACAGTGCAGCCACCCCTAGGCCGACGGCAGCGGTCACGGCACCTGCTCTTATGCCGGTCATCTGCACCTCTCTCTTGCTCACTCACCAGTTGTAGGGTGAGTATGTACTGGACCCGCCCCCCTTGACTCCTGGCGGCAACCCCATGGGGTTGCGGGTCTGCTATATGGTGCAGAGTATAGCACAGGCCACATGAGTGCGCAATACCCTACAGCAATGACCCCACATAGGGTGCTGGTCGCTCTGTGAAAGTTACGTTATGGTCGTTGATATTCGCCACATAAGTGAGTTTCAGTGCTTTCATAGATGGAGATAGCCGTGCCTTTCATCCCTTACAACCAGGATGCCGCGAACAAGTTGCGTCAGGAGATGAGCAACCACCCATTCTTCAAGGACCCAGAGACGTTCGTCGCAATCTTCAACCAGGGGTTCCTGAACAAGCGCGACGATGAGATCGTGCGGATCCTTAATGAGATCGAGTCAGCCTTCAAGGATGTCAAGGTTGATAACCGTCTTGGTGTTATCACCATGCTGTCCGAGAGCGAGGTGTTCCTTGAAGATGCTGTGCTCAGGGTTGAGGCGTGGGCGTCCGTGCTGAGAACTGTCCGTAAGGTTCAGGACCACATTAATGCTGACAAGTTGGGGAAGGACGCGACTCTACACTTTTTCAAGGACAAGTCTCGTGTCACAGTCTCAGAGGTACTGCGGGACGAGGAGGGCCACACTGTTGATGGCGAGGCCCTGATGACGCTGAGTAACAGCGACCTGGAGGCTGTCAGCGCGGTTGAGGGCGCACACGCCACCGGCAATGGTGTGATTGTGCCTGTCGGTGTGCTTCTGCGTGTCGGCGATCAGTTCCTCCGTCAGGTGGCTGGATCTATTCCTCCGATCCGTGGTCGCCATGAGGGGCAGTGACCCCAATCTCCCTTGATAACCACATAGAGTAAAGGCGGGTCAGAGAGTGCGGTTGATCTCTCTGACCCGCCTTTGTTGTGGACCTAACCATCTATATGGCTTGCTGCCCAGGTAGTGATGCCGGAATAGATTACGTTCGGCCTCTTGACTAACCTATACGCTCACCACGGATAGATGATCTCTTCCATGTCGCTGCGGGTGAGGTGATTTCCTGACAGCATAGCGTCCTCATGGTCTCGGAACATGCTGGGCTCATCGAGGCAGGAATAGTCAACCACCCTGATAGTGAACGACCGGATGGGGGCGGTATCGTCCTTTTCCCAGTTGTTCTCATTCTTCACCTCCATGTGTAGGGTGAGAGTGATGCTGGCTGTCCCATGCATGGGGTTGTTGCGGGCGGCCACCCAGCGAAGGCGGCGGGGCTGACAGGAAGGGATCAGGGTTGTCATGGGCTGGCTTTCTGGCTCGGCTTGTGGATGTTACAGGCCCTAGTGTATACCCTGTCATCTGTCAGTGCCAACCAGAAAGATGTTTACTGAGTCACAATCACACTTGTACCCCATGTATATACAAGCAAAATGCTGGAATGAGATTGTTCCAGGGGTTATGTTCAGGTGACTTGTGAGGCGAAAACCCTATAAGTTGCGTGCGATCAGTCGTGCACGATCTCGTTGACCATGTGACTGACTGCCGCATGGGTGTCAGCGTTGGGGTCCACGAGGATTCGCCAGTTTGCGCACTCCAGCAGAGGAACGTCGCTGCGGGTGTCACCGAACGCTACGACCGAGGGGTAGCGTTCCAGGTGCAGCCCCTTCAGGTAGGCCCGCTTGGACTCACTGGTAAACATGCCGCGGTACTCGCCGGTGAAGCGACCTCGGGAGTCTGTGAGATATCTGGTAGCAGCGGTGTCGAACCCGAACCGTGCACCGAGTTTATCTACGAGAAATGAGGGGGAGCCACTGACGAGGACTACCCTGGTTCCTCGACTGCGCATGAGGCGGAGCCTGTATAAGGTGGTGTAGAAGTTGGCGGGGTTGCTAGCAATGAACTCGACATACTCGTCAGCCATGATCTCAGCCTCCGTCTTGCCAATGATGGCTTCACGGTATGCCTCAGCGAGGGCCTGGATCAGGGCCTCATTCTTCTGGTCTCGCCGCCACTGATCCGGTAGGTCGCCTAGGTTGAGAATGCTGGAGTCGTGGAGCAGGCATGCGTGCCTCAGGACAAGAGATCCTTTGATGATGGTCCCATCCACATCGGATAGGGCGATTCCGCTTGCGCGGCTGGTGCGCGGGCGTGTCGGGCGGCCAACGTTCCTCATGTTTCGGTTTTTCTTCGCGTATTTACTTGCATATTTTGGCATGGTGCGAACCATATCACGGGCTCTTAGTACGTGTCAAGGTGATGTGCGTCTCATGCTCATGCGCTATGTCGGCAGGTTAGTCCGCGCCGGGGTGTGCGAGTGTTATTTATGTTAGGTTTATGCGTCACTTTTTTCGTTAAAGTGATGCCACTGAATGAGGTTTACAAATGTATTCACCTCATGTTTTAGGTTATTGATATTTGTGCCGTTTACTGAAACGAGATAAGTGTTCTACATTTTATGGGCGCTTTTCCAGTAAAAGGGATTTATGCAGTATGAACAAAGGTGTCTACAAGGCGGCGGTAGGGATCATAGCCGCAGCAGCCACAATAATCACTGGTCTCACAGCACTGTCGCCAACGGCACAGGGTGAACCCGCCCAACAGATCTATGTATCCGCATCCAGAGGGAACGACACTGGAGACGGCAGCCAGACCTACCCTTACAGGACGATCCGCGCCGCCCTGAAAACAGCCAAGGCCGGTGCTGACATCACCGTAGAGGGAGGAACCTACCGTGAGGGCGAGTTGTGGGTCACCAAGACTGTGAACCTGCACACGAAGGCCGGTGAGCAGGCGGTCCTGTCCGGCGCGGAGGTGCCCACCAACTGGGTGCAGGACGGCCGCACTTACAGGGCCGACAACCAGGTACGACACTGCGCTGTGTGTACGGTGAACTCAGATCCAAGGAGGGAAGGTCTGGCCGCGCACCCTGAGCAGGTTTATGTGGATGGTAAACCCCTCCGTCAGGTGCTTTCACTGGGGGAGGTGGACGCTGGGTCATTCTATGTGGCCGACAGTGATCCAATCACCACGAAGACTCCGAACAACAACGCGTCCGGTTATAACGTGAAACCGCATCGTGGCACCAGCGTCCACATTGGCGTCAACCCGGCGGGGCACACGGTGGAAGTCGTATCTCACTCGCGTGCCCTGACCATCACTGGTAACGACGTAGAACTATCTGGGTTCAGGGTAGAGAAGTATGCACCCCTCCAGTCGTGGAACTACCGCGACCCGGAGATCGATTCCCTTGTGGGTGGAGCCATGGTGTTTGTTGTTGGTCAGCGTAACCACATCCACGACAACACGTTCACCCAGTCCACTGCCGCGACCGCCTTAGCACTGAGTTCATCGAACGGCTCCAACGTGCACCACAACCAGTTCACAGGTAACGGTGGCGGAGGGTTTGGCATCAACCGCGCCAGTGACGTCACTGTTGAATACAACACGTGGTCAAGCAACAACCAGGCCGGGTTCATCACCTCAAACTGCGGAGCATACTGCACTCTGGGGGACACGAAGATCACCCACTCTGAACGGATCCGGTACGCCTACAACACACACGACTACTCCAGTGTCGGCTATGACAACTCTGACCCGAACGTGAACTCACCGTACAGGCTCAACGGGGTCTGGTTCGACGAAGGCGTCATGAACTCTGCCATAGTCAACAACTTCTTCACCAATGTCGGGCGGGCTGCCATCATGGATGAGGTGTCCAGCCATAACGTGATCGCCTCCAACATTATTGAGGCGTCCAACATGGGTGTGCTCATCTCAGGTAGCGACAGGGACGATCTCTACAACAACACCATTGACGGCACCTTGGACCCCATAGTGATCCAGGAGGACGACCGCACAAAGGGCTGCAACGCCCGCAACACTGACGGATCCTGCCAGTACCCGGAGTCGTGGTCCATTGCGAAGGGTCTGTCTTGGGACACGACCGACACCAAGGTCTACAACAACATCATCTCCAACAAGCAGACGAAGCAACTCTCCTGGGACAAGTGGCGTCACCTGCTCATGCTCAGAGTCACTGGACACACCAACTGGGACGGCTCCAAGATCTACGCGAACCAGATGATCTCCGGAATCGACAACAATACTTATGTTCGCGCCAGCACCCAAAACGAGCCGTACACGCTGCACTGGCACTACGCTCCAGGTAACGGCAATAGCGTCAGTTTCAACGCCCAAAAGGTCAGTGACTTCACCAGCAACTCAAACGTCACCAAAACTATTGACGGCAGGGAGGAGCACGCTAGCGACATCATGAGGGCGCGTGGCGGCAGTGGCTTCTACCGGAACCAGGCGAGAAACATTACCGACTACAAGAGCAGCGACTACCGGTTGGTAGACAGGACTCAGGTGCGCACCGGCCGCGGTCTGCCGCCCCATGTAGCCAAGGCCATCGACCCCACTGGAAGAGCCCTGAAACCAAACGTGACAGTTGACCGTGGCGCATTGCTGAACTACTACCAGGGGTTCGCATCCACCAGCAGTAACGCCCGCGCCAGTGACGTCAAGGCTCTACCCAACGCAGATCAGGGCACACCAGAGGGCGGGCAGTCGGTAGCACCCAGCAAACCGACCATGGAAAAGCCCGTCAGCCCAGCACCCTCAAGGAACCCTCAAACGGAACGCGCCAACTACCTGAAGCCCCACCCGCGCCGCGACCAGTTGAGGCAGGGAGCCCAGATCCGGCTCACACCAGACTACAGCACCCACGCAAAAAAGGTGGGTGAACGTATGTACTACACTCTCACCATCAAGAACACTGGACAGCCAGCAGCGTTCACCTACACGAGCGGAGACCTGACTGACAAGCGAGCCAAAGCCAGGTGGGGTTACGTGGGCGCCGGAGAGACAAAGACACTAGCCGGTGCGCTCTACCACACAGTCACACAAGAAGACATTGACAGAGGTTATTATTCCCCTGAGGTTACGTTCACCAGGTACGGCACGTGGTACAGGTGGGGGCAGGGCACATACACGGTGAGAGGCGACGTCTGGGAGGTTGGCAAGTAGGGTCCAGTAACCTGGCCGTGTACCCCTTATCGGGCGGCTGGCTCATCTTTCCTGACCCACCATGCCGCAGCCAGGCCGCCGAGCACCAGCAGTGGTGGCAGCACCCACAGGAGCGTGTTAGCGACACTGAACGACACCCGGAACAGTCCCGGAGCAACCAGGAGGAACAGGCCGATTAAGGTGACCCACACGATAGACAGTGGGAGCCTGCTGCCATCCTCCTTGAGTCTGCTAGTGATGACGAACCCGGAACCGATCACACCAGCGAGGATGGTGATCACGAACACAGAGGCGATCAAGAATGCCAGCAACTTGGAGACGAGCCCGATTAGCGCTATCGCAACAGTCGCCAGCGGAATGAAGGCAACCAGGATCAGCAGGACCTTAAACAGGGTACTCATGGGGCTTCCTTTGGTGTAAGAGTTGAGGAACTTCATACGTACATCTCCGTCTTCGAAAACAGGGGTTGGCGTCTGTTACGCCGCCATGCTACCCAGTAAGATCAACCACACCTGGGCTGCGAGTCAACGCTGGCCTGCTGGCTAGTGTGCAATGTGTCACCTCATGTCAGGTTCTCTTGACACTTCCTAGTAGTCGCCCCTATAATGCCTGACAGAAGTGTACTTGGCGCACCAAACGAAGAAGGAACAGGAAGTCTAAATGACGAAGGACAACTCCAACACTGCCAGCAATCAGGGCAACAACTATGAGGGTATCGACACTCATTTTCTGTTGCCTTACCTGGAGTTTGACGAGACAGTACCACTCCAGGAGGGGTACGAGACACTGAAGGGGTTCATCAGGGCGCGCAGTGAGGATCCGGAGTATCAGGAGATGCTTCGCCAACGTGACGAGGTGCGGGAGCGTATCTGGGGGCACAACAAGAGGATTGAGAAACTGCGCGACCCCAAAAAGCGCGACCCGCTGGTTGACAACATGGAAGATGCGACCCAGGTGCAGATCCGGGACACGATCCTTGAGGTGCGACCCGACTTTGAGGAGTATGCGGCTCTGCGCAACCGAATCGACCAATGGCGTGCACCTGCTGCCGCCGCAGCCCTCGTCGCGTCCCAGATCCGAGACAGGTTGGACAAGGATGCGGGCGTGTTCCTTGAGTATGATGATGACTCTATCGGAGACCTTGTGACTATTGGAGAGTTCGAGATCGGCTCACCAGAGTGGCACGCTGCACGTAATGCGGGCGTGGGAGGATCTGACGTGGGTCGCATCTTGAAGGCTGGCGACCCGGAGTACGTCAACGAGGAGTACAGGGCGTTCCTGACTGAGAAGGCCGGGGTGGCTGAGGTAGAGGAGCATGACCGGTACGACTTCACTACCGCCATCGGCCGTGGATGCTCGTGGGAGGAGTATATTCGGCAGATGTTCACCGACATGCACCCAGAACTGAACGTGGCGTTCTGCAAGACGTCCTGGGCTGGGGCTGGCTTGGACGCCTACCGGCATGCGAACTTCGACGGCCTGCTGCTGGATGATGACGGTACCCCTGAGGGTGTCCTGGAAATCAAGACCGGCACCGTGGACCCCAGAAAGTGGGGGCCGTCCGGCGACCTGGATGTGAACGACTACTACTCGCCGCTTCGTGAGGGTCCCATCAACACTGACATGTGGCATAGTGACACCCCTTGGGATTGTCCGTTCATCCCGGCTCAATACCTGCTACAGGTTCTCTGGTACGCGGTGAACGCTGACCTCAAGTACGGGATCCTGTTCGCTGTGCTTGACGACCATGATGTGCGTGAATACCGGATCGATGTAGCGAAGTTCAGTAAGTTCTTCCACTGGGTTGACGAGGAAGTTGAGAAGGCTTGGGCGAAGGTCGAGAAGTACCAGGAGAAGATCGCGGAAGGTAAGAACCCGTTCCCTCAGCCACGGAAGGGGTTTGCGAGGAAAACCAGTGTCAGTTCTGTCAGTAAGTGGCTCAGCCCTTACCTGGACATTGACGTCAAGGACGCTGGGGCCATCATCAGGGACTTCCATATGGATCTTGACCCTTACCGGCTGGCACTGACGAGTGAGAAGACCGGCATCGACGAAGACTTTGGGTGCGACTACCACCCCTATAACGACCTGTTCTTCAAGTACACCGAGATGTACCGGGAGCGCCCGTTCATAGGTATCGACCTGGAGACGAACCACCTGGCAACGAAGTTTGGTCGCATCATCGAGACCGGTGTTGTCAGCCTGGACAAACGCGGGAAGATTAAGGTGCTTGTTGACCAGTTGCATGGAGTGCCAGACCTAACCCTGGCTGGTGCATCCACTGGTATGGTTGACGTGCACCGCATCACCCCAGAGATGTTGAAGGACAAACCACCGTTCGAGGAGCCCCAGTTCCAGAAGGACCTGTTGGAAATGCTCACCAGTGGTGTCATGGTTGCCCACAACGCTGGTTTTGAGAAACAGTGGCTCGCCGTGAACTTGAAGGGCTTCGCCGAAGCAATGGACAAGGACGGCATCAGGATCCTTGACACTAGGATGCTCACGTGGAAGTTCATGATGGACGCACCAGACAACACCCTGGAGTCATTCGCCGAGTACAACGGTATCCCATATGAGGGGGCTCACGCTGCCACCCAGGACACGATCATCATGATGCGTGCTCTGTGGCGGTTCATGACTTGTGTACGCGAAAACGGCAGGTTCATCACGCTACGTCCGACTGATGAGCAGAGGAAGAAAGAAGCCGCCCAGGTCGCCCGGTAAAGAACCATTAGTGGCGGATGTCACCTATCCCCTGACTCTCTGTGGTGATATAGTCGTGCGCGAACCTAATCTTGAAAAGGAGAAAGAGATGTCGCGCACCGACAAGGACGCCCCTAGCAGGGTGAAGATCGAGCAGATGGCTCGTCGAGGGGACCTTAGGGTTGAGCACTCGCACGGGAAGGATGAGCCGTGCCCTCTTGATCATATGACCCCTGGGGCTGGCGTGAACAGTTCTCGCTACGGGTGTTTCGTCCCCGTCTCTGAGTTCAGGAGGACGAACCTCACTGACGGGTGCGACTGCCACCAGGACACCAATAGGAGCATGAGCACAAGGCGTCAGGCTACCCTGAAGCGTGCCGCTGACGCCTACAACTCGGGCGATGATGACGAGTTTGACGCTCTGGTTGAGGACTACTCTATGGGTAGCGCTCCGCATGACTACCACTGCCCCTACCGTGGACACTGAGGGTCATCATGTCATCGCTGCATGAGGCCGCGTCAGAAGTTGCTCTAACATCTGACGCGGCCTCAGTAAGTGCCAGCCAAGGGCCACGGTTGACCCCTGTACGCAACAGCAGTCAACTTTCCAAGCGGCAGGCCGAGGATCTTCTAGGACGTTGTGACGCACACATAGGGAGGGGCAGAATCGTCGCCTATGGACTCACCGGATCCACCCTGTACAACCTGCACACGCCATCCAGTGACCGGGATACAATCATCATCACTGACGCCAAGTCAAAGAAGGACTGGCACCGCGTCTTTGATGACGGCGAGGACGTGCGTGTCGTGTCAGTCCACTCTTTTGCCAGCCGCATCCTGGAATCGCAGCCAACAGATGTTGACTTCCTGATGTCGGGCACCCTCACCTTCGACATCTCGCCTTACGAAACCTATCTCAGGTCGTTGCGTTTCGACACGAATGCCTACCTGGACCGGTGCGGGTCCCACTCTATTGAGCACATTAAGAAAGCGGCTAGGGACGAGAACGACAGGCGGCGACACAAGAGCGTCAAGACGGCTTTCCGTAACGCAGTCATGTTCAATCGGGTTCGACGTGATGGGGTCATGTATACGTCTTGGTTCAACGAGGGTCAGCGTAGACGCTTCTATGATCATCTTGATGGCATCTATACGAACTTTGAGGCACACGGCAGGGGACAGCGCCCGGCCCGCGTGTTTGAGATGCTTCTTGAGGTGGCGGAAGATGTTGACGGGGTGTAGTGGCACCTTGGTCAGGGATAGCCAGCACGGGCTATTGCGTTTGCCCCTGGCGCTGGTGACTCTTTGTGCTAGGGGTCGGTGTGTGGCCGTATCTTTTATGCGGTTGACCTTACTTCAACATAGATATATCGTATGACTATTCCTTGATATAAACCCAACCCACGGTATTAATGGGTAGGTTCTCCTTCGGAACTGTCGTGCCGCTGATTGTCTGAAACCACGTATCATAGTCCACCGCAGAAACCCTAGACTCTGCGGGGCACATCCCCTTACTCACCTCCATCTTTGGAAGAGACGGGTGAGCATGAGTCTTCGGCTGGTTCTGGGGCGCCTTAGGTGTAGGTTTATTCTTCGTGCCAGGATGCTTCAGCGGTCTCGCGTGGCACTTGGATCGGCGGACACGCTTGGTCTTTGTGGCGTGCCGCTTCCGCGTCTGACAAGCCTTCTTGGCGTTCGCTCGCTGAGCAATGTTCGCCGCCGCGTTCAAGTCACGATGGTGCGTGATGCCACAGGTGGTGCAGCGCGGCTGAGAGTAGTCGCTCATGTCCAGATCAGACTGACACACATGACAACGCCGAGACGTGTAGACGGCATTCACCTTCAAGACCCTGCCGCCGTCAGCCTCAACCATATCCCGAGTACGCCTGTAGACCTCGCCACGAAACCAGCGACCAAACCTCATCGTGTTCCTAATATGAGACAGGTCCTCGAACACTACCAGGGCGTTGCCGTAACGCCATGCAGCGTCAGCAACCTCCTGAGCAATGAGAATACTCAGTTCCTTACGGCGATTCGATAGATGCTCTCTGTGAGAAACCGCTTCCTCTGAGCGGTTCTTTCTCTGTAGAGCAGACACCTGAGTCTGGGTCCGCTTGATCTTGTTGTTCAAGGACCTTGCTCTCTGACCGAGCAGAGATTTCTCGACGACCTCTTGCTTATCGGTATCCCACACCACATAGGCGGCAGGATTCGTCACACCAACATCCACGCCTACCACGTAACGTTCAGAGAACTCCGGGCGGCCAGGGTCCACTGTGCCGTGGAACCCGAACATAACGCGGTTGTTCTTGTCAACCCAGATGTCCGGCACGCCGGGTTCACAGCCCCGCTCTAGCAACTGGGGCGGGGTCAGGAAGTGCAGCACTCTCTTATGCCCCTGAACAACCATCATCAACTCAATACGATCCGACTTAACAGTCATCTCTCTATACTGTCTATCGGCGGCGGAAAGAGATAGTCTAGGCTGCATAGATGATGGTTTGGAGTCCCTGACTGTTCTTCTCCAGCCAGCAGAGATGTATTTGGTGCAGGTCTGAGTCATGACTTCGACTCTAGCGGCCCAGGATCGTAAATTAGTGACGACCTGCTCTCTGAACATACGTTCCAGCCTGGAACTACCGCTCCTGAACTGTTTCTTCACCTCAACTGGTAGTTTCAGGCCCATCATATATCCTGCACCTGATGGCTTAAGTCTGTCGAAGTAGGTCACCAGGGCAAGGTTCTGCTCAGTCATCTCCCGCAGAGCGTAACGGGCGACCAGTTCGGCGTCTTCCCTGATACCATCCAGAACCTCACTGAGATCTAAAGGCCCACCGTTCTTGTCAAATGCAGCATACGGTCTACGAGGGTACGTGCGTGACACAGTGGGTCCAGACACCTGGGTGAGCCCCCTCGCAGACTTGACTGGTTGATGGTATGTGTATATTATAACACAAGATCGGTGGAGATCACTAACACATATTTAATTAGAGTAACAATGTTGGACTACAGTAGAGGAGCCTAGTTTTATCAATGAGGTCATGGGGTGAACAGCGCCCTGAAAAATCCTAGGAGAATCATGAGTAGAGTACGCGCGCTCGCTGGGGCTTGCCTGATTGGACTGGCAGTAGGGGCCATAGCCAGAGCCGCCGTGTCCAGAACCAGTGACGTTATGATCGTGGAGTCACCGTCGGGCGAGTTGCCCATGGTTTCGGATGCTTGTCAAGGTGGGGTGCTGATCTTTCGTAGTGAGGTTGATCACAATGGGGTCGCGTGGGCCGTGGAGTCGGCGTCCGTGAAAAACGGTCGGCTTTATCTGAAGGTTTCACCACGAATCCAGTATCCTGGGTGCGGTAACGTCATTCAGTGCATCATTCCGACGGACAGTAAGGTGCTGTGCCATAAACCCAAAGTGACTGTTTCCTTCCAGTAGTTTAAACCTGTAGGACGCCACCTGAACTGGAGATATGCGCACATCCGCCATGCACCGTGGATATTGAGTTGATGCCAAGCAAGAAAATCCGCGCCTGTTATTAAGGTGAGGTAACTATTGATTTTTGTGTTTGCAAAAACGACGCAGATGCTATAAGGTAACCCACGTATCAACTACGTACACCCTCAACACATAGGGAGGCACCCAGGAATGGGCATTCTTCACTCAACCGCTGGCCGGTCTACCATCGCTATGGTCATGGTCGCACTATCACTGGCGGCCTGCTCCAACCCAGCGCCTAAGAACAACGCAACCACAAAGCCAACCGCTAAGGCGACAGCCAGCACTAACGACAAGACAAAGGCTAAGAAGGACTCAGCGAAGAACAACCTGGGTAAGAAGTCCGACCCCAAGGGCGCTAACAATGCCACCGACCCCGGCCAGCCCGGCCCTGCCGCCTCCCCGGCACCTGCCTCCCCGTTGCCTGCTGTCAATGGCACCACGGGCACGGTTGTCAGCCCGTTCGGATCATTCAGTGCTGGCCCGGCCCTACCTAAGCCCCCAATGCCTGTTCCGTTTGTGAACGTCCCTGGCAACCCCTCAGGTGGCACCAGCATCTCCATCGCTGACCCCACTCAGGGTGATGGCGGGCAGGTTGGCTCTGCGGTCACGAACCCGGCCGCCCCGTGGGCGCCACCGACCACCACTTACCCGGCTTCATCCAGCAAGGATGAGGGTGTCACCACTGACGTCCCGCACACTGTGCCGTCACTGACCCCTGGCGGTACGAGCCAGCCAGGTGCGGCAACCCCTGGCGGTAACGACTGGGGTACTGACGACCCGTCTGGCATCCCGCCGATCAGTATCCCGGACACTCCTGACCTGCCAATAAACCCGTCCACTCCTGGTAATGATGGCGGCAACCAGACTGAGCCCACAAACCCGGTGACGCCGGACGTTCCTGTGGCTCCGCCGACCCCTGGCGGGGACCCGACCGCCCCAGTCAACCCTGGTGGCAACAATGGTGGTAGCGACAAGCCCGTGGCCCCACCGGTGAAGCCTGTCAGCCCGGCACAGCAGGCACGTATCGACGCGGCCCAGAAGGTCCTGTCTGATGCGTCCGCGAAGGTCGTTCAGGCGAAGGCTGACCTGGCGGCGGCACAGTCTAAGAGTGCCGCCGCCCACAAGACCCTTGATCAGGCTCGTAAGGACCTTGCTGCCGCTAAGGCCCGCCAGGCTGACGCTATCGCAAGCCTGGCGACCGTGCAGGCTGAGGTTGACTCCACCAGCGGCATGGTGAGCATGCGGGCACAGTACGCTGACGCTGCCGCACGCTCCCAGTTCTCCAAGGCTGGGGCCATTGACTGGAGCAAGGTCAGTGAGAACGACCGCGCCCGTATCACTGCGTCGATCCTGGCGGCGAAGATCAACTCCTACCGTGAGAACATGGGCCTGCCTGCTCTGCCTTCTGTGGAGTCACTGACCGAGTTCTCCCAGGAATGGTCTACAGCAATGGCTACTGGTAAGGTCGGGTTCGGGCATGATCGTGCCCGCCTGTCCGGGTACCTGGGTAACAAGCCGACTGGTGCTCGCATCACGAACATCAACGAGAATGTGGCGTACACCAACAGCAATAACCCGGTGTCCGACGCAAACTACCTGTTCTCCCTGTTGCGTAACAGCCAGGTTCACGACACGAACATGAAGGCTGACGACATGAACGCTATGGGCGTGTCTGTCGCCTATGATCAGGAGCGGGGCGTGTACGCTACTATGAACATGGTTCGTTTCCAGGGTGGTGACCCGCACGAGAAGGCTACGTCCACTGACGTGTCTGAGGTTGATGGTAATGTCGCCTGGAACACGAACACGAAGGAGCGTCACCTGCCGTCCGTCACCCCGCAGATCAAGGGCGCTGAGACCAAGGTTGTGAAGGCTGAGGACCTGCCGAAGCGGGCCACCTCGGAGTTCACTGTCGCCGACATTCAGAAGCCGGTCATTGAGAAGGACATCGCTGACCGCGAGGCGGCTGCCGGGGTCGATCATGCTGAGGCCGTCCTGAACCAGGCTAACTCGGATGCAGCCCGCGCTGACACGATTGTCCACAACGCGGAGGACGCCGCCGGGTATGCCGATGTGGACACGCATCACGCCCAGGATGCTCTTGAGGCCGCCCAAGGTGAGCAAGCCAAGGCTCAGGCCAACCTTGACGAGGTGATCGCTAACCCGATTGAGGAGGCTGCTGAGGCCCCAACTGAAGGGGAGTCCCCTGTGGCGGCTGTGTCCGACGAGAGCCCCATGATGTCAACGGATGTTGAGTCGGAGGCTGTTTCTGAGGCCCCGGTTGAGGGTCATGCTGAGCCGGTCGCCGAGGAGGCTGCGCCTGCTGAGGGAGTGGCACCAGTTGAGGAGACTAACGTTCCGACTGCCAGTACGGAGGCACCCCAGGCTGACACTGATGCTGGTGCTGTCGAGGCTGCACCTGAGGCACCTGCCGCTAAGTGACAATCCTTCGTGCACTCGTCATGAGACCCTAGTTTGACGGCACAAGGGGTTTCATGTCTGGGGCTGGTAGTGGAGAATGACTTCTGCTACCAGCCCCATTCCTGTATCCATGAAACTTGGGTACCCCGGCGGCGAGACCTGCACAATCCGGCCATGGTGTCGTGTATGGCACATCACTACTGGACGTTTTGGTGGCACGCCCTCTACTGCGCTATCATCGGGTACATGACCGACATTACCTCTCCCGTCATCGTTAAGCCTATCGAGCCGTCCAAGGAGGAGATGCAGTTTCTCCTCCATGCTGTCAATGAGCATGCAGCCGTGTATGGGACTGCTGGCCTTCAGGAAGTGATGGACTACGTGTTCACTATCCTGTCTGGACAAATCCCAGAGGCCGTACCCGATCTCCTTGTCTGTGACTCCGGGGCCATGTCAGTGCTCGGGATCCGTATCCACACGTTCCTCACTCAGGAGGCGGGCTACTATGCTCGCGTGACCCGCCAGTTCACGGAAACACTGTCTGATGCTATCGGCCCTAATGCGAGGGTGCTTGACCCTATGGCTGGTCGAGGCCTCCTGGTGAAGGCGCTCCAGGAGCAGGGAGTCGAGGCGCTGGGAACAGACAACAACTCGTGGGGACTTTCTGACTCCATTGAGACTATGGATGTCCTGAAGTCCATTAGGGTGCATGGCGACTGGGCTACACACCTGGTACTGGCGTGGCCGCCCTACAATGACAGTGTTGACGAGAAGATCCTTCAGGAGGTGCGCACCAACTTCCCCCACCTGAAGGTTGTCTACATTGGTGAGGTTGACGGATGCACCGGGTCGGAGAGGTTCTGGGAGGTCGCCCAGGTGTCCGAGTTCGACTCTCCGATTATGTACGAGACCTTCGGGTGCGTGCACGACTACGTGTACCTGGTGAAGTGAAAATCAAACCCTTTATTGTAACCTCAGTGTATTCTCGCTACCGCCCCCAACCGGTTCCCGTTTAGATAGAGGTTGGACAGGGAGCACGCACACTCCGCCATAAAATCTAGTACCCCAGAGGAAGGAGACCACCTGTGAGCAGCAGTAAACAACTCATCATGTGTCACGGCCTGCCCGGTTCAGGTAAGTCAACGTGGGCTGCCCGCTACGTCGAGGCTAATCCTGGGGTGGTTATCGTCAACAAGGACGGGCTGCGCGCTGAGGTCGCGGGCGAGGACTACCACCGGGTGGGGCACAATCCGAGAGTGGAGAAGCAAGTCGCCCAGTTGCAGCGTGAGCGCCTGGAGGCTGCGTTCAACGACACCAGTGTGCGTATCGTGGTCAGTGACGACACGAATCTGGATACAAAGGATGTGAAGCGCATGTGGGACCTGGCTGAGGCCCATGGGGTGCAGGTTGAGCACAAGTACCTGGATGTTCCTGTCAGCGTGTGCAAGGGGCGTAACCGTGCTCGTGCGGCTGCCGGTGGGCGCCTTGTTCCAGAGAGTATGATTGACGCCATGGCTGTGAAGGGTTACGACGAGCCGATCCGCCTGTTCGGTGACGACGGGGTGGTTGAGTCGGGCCACATCAAGCACTTCATCCGAGATGAACGCAATGGTCAGGTGATGGCGGTGTCGCACATTCATCAGGGGAGTGTGGACCTGGATGCGTTCAATCAGGCTGCCGCACTTGCCTACCCGATTCGCGGACGCTCGGTTGTGATACTGGATGCTGACGGCACCCTGTTCAACAACAAGGGTGACTCTAGGCGGTTTCTGAATCGTAGTCGCCCGGACTTCCCTGGGTTCTACCGGTCCATTGTGGACGCCTCGGTGAACCAGAAGGTGTTGCGGCTGGTGCAGGAGATGCGGGACCGTGACGGCCTGAACATCATCCTGGTGACAGGCCGGTCGGACGACTACGCCAGGGTCTTGATTGATGCCGTGTCTAGGTCTGGCGCTCCGGTTTCTAGGGTGATCATGAAGCGTGCTGGTGACGCCAGGCCATCTAGTGTCCACAAGGAGGAGGCTCTGAGGTCACTGCGGGGTGAGGGCCTGGTTGTGGTGCATGCTGTGGATGACCGGGGTAAGGACATCGCCATGTTTGAGCGTAACGGGGTCATGGTGTCCAGGGTCGCTGAGCCGGGCTCTGACGGTGTGGAGCCGGATGTGGACACCATGTATGGTTCTGGAAGGTGTATCCGCTGCGGGCGACCTTTGTCGGGTGGTGGCAGTATTGGGAGGACATGCCGCACAAAGATGGATTCGTAGTGGCAGATTGTGACCGGACAGTAAGCACTGGCCGCCAGGTGAAGACATTGCATCCTCCTGGCGGCCAGTGCTGTACACGGCGGGGTGGGGTCGTAAGGGATGTAGCCATACGCTACTCGATGACAACTGTGCTCGTGTCCTTGGGGCGGTCGTGGACGTCCCACCCTTCAAACCCAATAGTGACGTGGTAGTCATATTTCGGCAGGCCCAGTGACTCACGGATCTGGTCGGCCTGTGGGCACGTGGCGACAACATACCATGTCTCCTTCGCGCGACTCCCTCTTCCTCTGCTGATGGTTCCGATGCCGCCGAGGGTGAAGTCCAGGTCGTGGCCCATGAATGCCTCACGCACCTTGTCGGGGCCGACCTGCTGCATCTCTGACGGCCTGACAACAGTGATGTGGTGGCCGTCGTCTCGGTCCCGGCGGACCCGGTTGTCCGCTAGACGTTTGGCGTTCTCTTCGCCGACGTACTGGGTCCATGCTTTCAGACTGGATTCCATGGCCTCATCTGGGAGGGTGACTGATGCGTACTGACCTCCGACACTCATCTCCACTGGTAGGGCGCCTGTCTGTGTCGAGTTGGGGCCACTGACCTTCTGCTGTGGGAAGTCCTCGTAGTCATAGGTTCTGCTCTCGTGGTCGAGGACGATTGCCTGTCTGGCAAAACCATTCAGGGATTCGTCATCATCTGGCAGCGTGCGCATGATGTCCAGGTTGCTTCCAGCGTCCAGGATGCTTGCGTCGCCACCGTAGAAGTTCTTGACCTCATCAGCCGTGTGCACCCCATATGCGTCCAGGTAGACGCCAGGCTGGCTGGTGGTGACCATGACGTGCGCGATCTGGCTGGTGTCACCGGGGTTGGCCTCCAGGTGTGCGCTCAGGCTGTCACTGGTGTCTAGGTCATAGGTGACGAACACGGGCCGCCTGGTTGGGTCCTTCCTGATGATGGCTGCCGCGAGGTCACCACATAGCCCGTTGGCGAGCGCGTACCGGTTCCTGGGGTCACCGAGGTCTCCGTCACGCATTCTCATTGTGCCCCACAGACCTGTTGGGACATCCACGAACCTACCTGCCCCACTGATACCGCCCGTGGTCGGGGTGTGGTCGATGGTCTCGGTGAGGTCAGTGCGGAGGCCTTTCTTTTTGAAGTCGTTGTACTGGCGGGCCTCGTCCATGGAGGTGAACTGGGGGCCGAACGGGCATCGCCCCAGTTTCGCCTCGCACGGCCCGGAGACCCCTTGAGTATTGGTGTGGATGAGTGTCATAGTGGGAATCTCCTTTAGGTTTCAACCACTGTTGCTTGCTTCACTGCTGGGCTGACTTAAGGTATACCCTCTCATTGTGCCATTGCCCCTGAGTTCTTGACAACATCCTCAATCACCTGGGTGGGTGCGGAAACTCACGACGTCACCATAGTTTTTGTTGAACATTCATCTCAGCGATATTTTGTGCAATTCATATAATTTTCAGAATGGAGAAGGAACATTGTCCCAGCAGGACCAGATGCCAGAAGAGGATAGCCTGGCAGGTGGAGGCACTATTGATGATGTCACCGCTGTTGACTTGACGGAAGGTGAGATCAGAGAAAGGGCCAATGACCTTCTCAGCATGGCCCAGCAATTGCATGATCAGTACATCACGAACGCCAAGCGTGAAGCGTCCGTCACAGTGAAGTCAGCGCAGACTGAGGCCGAGTATACTCTCCGGGACGCTGAGGGGAATGCTGAACGCATCATCAACGAGGCTCGGGCGGAGGCTGAACGCATCCTGGACAACCTGGAGACACGTAAACAGGCCCTCCTGGGGGAGATCGCAAAACTCCAGACCTTCGAGTCTCAGTACCGGAGCAGACTGCTGGCTCTTGTTTCTGAGGCTGCTGAGACGCTGGAGGTGGACGCACTTATCGACATCGACAATGACGTTGAAGACGGCGGTGACGCTACTGGTGCTGACTCTTCCGTAGAGAAGATGTCGCCAGACGAGGCGGACGTTTCTAAGGCAGTGCCCCTTGATGACACCCTGAGCAAGGCGGACATGTCTCCTATCGCCGACTATGCACCTGCTGACAGTGATCCCCTGAAAGACAAGGAGGATGACTCGGCGGCAGGGGAGGGCTCTCTCGGTGGAGTGGTGTAGGGTAGAGGGTACTTTTGTTGGTATTCCGGGGTTCAGGGTGGTTTCTGAGCCCCGGTCTTCTTGTTCCTGGAGGGTTAGGGGTTTCAATGTTCATGTTGTGCTGATATAATAGACGTAAGACTAAAGGTCACTTTGACCTTTAGTGGTTCGGGTGAGACAACGACAGGAAAACAACTATGGAGACCACCGCTTTCCTCACAGACAAGTACGAAGTGACGATGCTCCAAGCCATGCTTCGTGCTGGCCGGGCAGATCACAGAGCAGTCTTCGACCTGTTCGCCCGCCGCCTGCCTAAGGGCCGCCGGTACGGGATCGTTGGCGGAGTCGGTCGCGTCGTTGAGGCGGTCAAGAACTTCAGGTTCACAGATGAGCAGATTGCCTATCTTGAGGCCGACCCGATCATCGATGAGGCGACTGTTAACTACCTCCGCAACTACAAGTTCCGCGGCATCATCGTCGGCCAGCCAGAAGGATCCCTGTACTTCCCGAACACCCCCATTCTCACGGTTATTGGCACGTTTGCGGACTGTGTGCTGCTGGAGACGCTGTTGCTGTCCATCATGAACCACGACAGTGCGGTCATGTCTGCTGCCAGTCGAATGGTGACCGCCGCCGAAGGTATGCCCATGATCGAGATGGGGTCCAGGCGCACCAGTGAAACCAGCGCCGTCGCCGCAGCCAGGGCCGCCTACATCGCCGGGTTCAATGCGACCAGCAACCTTCAGGCCGGGCAACTGTACCAGATCCCCACGACCGGGACCAGCGCCCACGCCTACACGCTCGCCTATGGGCTGGACGGTGAGGAGCAGTCCTTCTACGACCAGATGGTAGCGCTCGGCACAGACACCACGATCCTGGTTGACACCTACAACATTCCTGAGGGTATCCGGCGAGCCGTCCACGCCGCCAACGCCCTGGGCGTCAGCGGGCCAGGAGGGATCCGCATCGACTCCGGCGATCTGCATGAGGAGACCGTCAATGCCAGGGTGCTACTAGACTCCTTGGGGGCTATAGACACGAAGATCGTGCTCTCATCTGACATTGACGAGTACACGATCTCAGAGATGAAGGAGCGTGGAACGCCGGTTGACGCTGTGGGGGCGGGTACCAGGGTTGTCACTGGCTCTGGTGCCCCGACGGCGGAGATGGTGTACAAGTTGGTGCAGATCAACGATACGCCGGTGTCGAAGCGGGCTGAGGGGAAGGTCTCTACTGGTGGTATCAAGGTCACCTACCGTGAGTTCCATGAGGATGGGACCATGGCTGGTGAGTTCTTCAAGGTCGGGGCCACTAGCGCCCCGTTCACCAGTGGACAGCACCCCACCCAGGTTCTTCTCGTGGACGGCCAGGGCGGCTACTTCCACCAGGAGGACATTGAGGTGTCTCGGGCTCGTCACAAGGAGCAGGTTGCATACCTGCCTGAGAGTGCGCGCCTGATCCTCGCTGGTGATACCGCGTTCACCGCTCAGCAGGCAGACTGACACACCACAACCCATAGGATCTGAGAAAAAGAGGCGCAGTCATGAAGGTAGCAGTAGGACAGATCAACCCGCTCGCTGGGGACTGGGACGGCAACGCGGACAGGATCATCACAGCCGCCAGCAGTGTAGACCAGGCGTGGTTCCGTGACAGCGAGCCGGTTCTCGTGCTCCCACGGTGCGCCCTGTCTGGCACGGGGTTGGGTGACATGACCGGTAGCCCTGACATGGTGAAGGGTATGCGGGCCGCTGAGACGAAGGTTGCTGCCACCGTGCCCGCGTGGCTGACGGTCGTCTATGGGACTGTGAGCCCGCTGGGGGTTGAGGAGATCATTGTGGCCTGTGCAGGGGTGGTGAAGCGTCTGGCTGGTGATGGAACATCGAACCTGGTGTCACTGGGTGAGGACTGGGTTCAGATCGTCCTAGAGGGGAAGGGCGTCAACTACAAGGATGTGACAGAGGAGAACCTTATTGTCCTGGCTGCTGATCCTTACACGCCTGACGCCATTGGGGAGCGTGTGAAGCGGGTGGATGATCTCATGTGGGCGACCTGGTGCCGTAACGCCGTCTACGTGAATCTTGTGGGTGGTCAGGATGAACTGGTCTATGACGGCATGTCCTTGGTCGTGGATCGTAACGGGGCGGTCGTGGATCATCTGCCGCGTTTTGAGGAGGAGGTCAGGTTTGTGGACACTGACGCCCTGGTTGCGGGTAGGCGCTGTGACCTGACCCGTGACGAGGTTGCTGACACGTACCGGGCTATCGTCCTGGGTGTTCGGGACTATGCTCGACGTAACAGGATGGGGAAGATTGTGCTTGGTGCTTCTGGTGGTATCGACAGCGCCTTGGTTCTGACGATTGCTGCTGACGCCATTGGGGCCGAGAATGTGATCGGTATCTCTATGCCCAGCGAGTATTCTTCCCAGCACTCCCAGGATGATGCGGAGGAACTGATGGGCCGCCTGGGGGGTGAGTTCCGTAAGGTACCTATCGCCCCGATGGTTGACGTCTTCCAGGATGCGCTCGCACTGGATGGGGTTGCTGAGGAGAACCTTCAGGCTCGTGTGCGTGGCGTCATTGTGATGGGGGTTGCAAACACGGAGAACGCCCTGGTGCTAGAACCTGGTAATGCCTCGGAGGCGGCCGTGGGGTATGCGACGATCTATGGTGACACGGTTGGTGGGTACGCTCCGATCAGTGACGTGTACAAGACCGATGTGTACCGGCTGGCGGCGTGGAGGAATACGCTACCGGACTCCCCGATCCCTGAGTCAACGATGGTGAAGGCCCCGAGTGCGGAACTGCGCCCTGGGCAGGTGGACTCTGAATCTCTGCCGGACTATGAGGTACTGGATGCTGTACTGCGGGACATGTTTGAGGGCGGGCTGGAGTTTGACCGTGACGCCTTGTACGCCCGCCATGACCGGGATGTGGTTGACTTGGTGCTGTGGAAGGTTCGTACCGCTGAGTGGAAGCGTCGCCAGACCGCGTTCGGCCCTAGGGTGTCGTCTTACTCGTTCACCCACGACCGGCGAGTACCAGTGAGTCGAGCGTGAGTGCCATGGAACCTATAAAACCAGCAAAAGCGACCACATGGCAGAAATCAGTGAAAGGCCCTGGGGAGACAACACCTGGGCAGAGAATCTACAACAAGGGAGACGAGCACATGAGTGAACAGAACAGCAGGAAGACCGGGCGAGCACTGATCGTCGTTGACGTCCAGAACGACTTCGTGGAAGGTGGTGCGCTCGCCGTCACCGGAGGCAATGACCTGGCGGCACGTATCGCCGTCCTCTTGAAGGACCCAGATTTCATGGGACGCTACGATCAGATCATCCTCACCCGCGACTGGCACATCGACCCCGGCAGCCACTTCTCTGACTCCCCAGACTACGTTAAATCCTGGCCTGTTCACTGCGTCGCCGGGACACCTGGGGCAGCCTTCGTTGACCCTCTTGAGCAGGCCCGCCACAGTATCAAGGTCGCCATTGTAGACAAGGGTATGTTTGATGACGCCTACTCCGGGTTCCAGGGCATCACCTCTTTCAACACGCCACTGGCAGGGTTCCTTCGCAGCAGGGGTGTCAAGGCTGTCGATGTTGTGGGTATCGCCACTGACTACTGCGTGAAGGCAACCGCCCTGGACGCAGTGCGTGAGGGGTTCGACACCACTGTCATTGCCAGCCTGTGTGTCGGCATCAACCCGGACAGCATCACACAGGCCCTAAAGGTGGACCTGCCAGCCGCCGGAGTGAACGTCACGGACACCATTCCAACTGAGGACGCGGTATGACAGAATCCCAGCCAGTGGTGTACAATCAGAACAGACCAACAGCAGAGGGATCACACATGAGTAACCTTGACTACGAGCAGGCCGACACCGAAGAGGAGTTCCTGAAGGGATACGACCTCAAGGACTTCCCCGGCGTGGGTTTGACGGTGGACCTTCTTATCTTCACTATCCGTGACGGACGACTGTCCCTGTTGCTGATCCGTCGTGGAGCCCACCCAGAGAAGGGTAAGTGGGCTCTACCGGGCGGGTTCGTGAATACCACAGAATCGTTGGATGAGGCGGCGGCCCGCGAACTCACGGAAGAGACAGGCCTGGAAATGGCTGGGTACCTGGAGCAGTTACGCACCTATGGGTACCCTGGGCGTGACAAGAGGGGGTTCATCGCCTCCACCGCATATGTGGCCCTTGTCCCAAATGCTAGCACTCCGCACGCTGGCGACGACGCGGCAGACGCCCACTTCTTCGCTGTCGAGGACGTTCTGGGTGACGAGGATGGTGTAGAGTTCGATCTCGCGTTCGACCACCGCAACATCATAGTGGACGGCCTGGAGCGGGTGCGCGCAAAGATCGAGTACGCGCCCGTTGCACACAAGTTCCTCTCTGGGGAGACGTTCACTATCCCAGAGATCCGTAAGGTGTACGAGATCATCTGGGGCCGTGAACTGAACGCCTCAAACTTCCGGCGTAAGATGCTGTCCACACCAGGTCTGCTGGAATCGGTGGGTGAGAAGAACCGGGATAACCCATGGCGCCCTTCTCACCTGTATCGGGCTGGTGAGGCGACCGAGATCTTCCCTCCTCTTCAACGTAACCGAATCAAGTAGCCCGAGAGACCATAGCGAGTACACGAAGCGGGTGGGCCGCACTGGCAGCAAATGGTGCTACTGGTGCGGCCCACTTTCCGTTGTCCTGTTACTCCACCCACACCTCGACCTTATCAACATCTGTGGATAAACCTGTGGGTGGTCTCATGTGAGGTGTTCATCACCAGCAGACACACTCAGGTACGGGAGGTGGTTCGAGGCGTGTTGTTCACCCGATGCGGTAGTAGTGGCCTGCATTCACATGATCGCGTATGGCACTCACCACGAGTCCTAGAGACGACACCACTGACTCCGCAACCAGTGCCCCCATCGTAAATGCCCAGATGAAATCAGTCACAGTCACGACCCGATCACCTCGTTCCTCATTATCTTGGTCACGTGCTCCAGGATCAGCCTCACCGGCTCTGTTACCTTGTCCTCGTCATTGCGGACAATCAGGTCGAAACAGTGATCGTCCAGGGCTGTCTCGGAGGCATGTGACTGCATGTGGTGGTAGTACCAAGGCGGTGCTGGTGGCTGCCCTGGCCGGTCCCTGGCGTCGAGGCGGGCGTTACGGACGTGAATGTCCGCCTCGATACGGACCAGTGTCCCGTTGTTGTTCCTGATGTAGGCGGCCTCGTCTGGGAAGCGCACGTCGGTCACCACCACTGAGTCCCCGCCAGCCATGATTCTGTCTACCTCTTGGGCCAGCAGGTCGATCCAGTATGACGGGTTGCTGGCTTTGCGGACGTTCGTGCCCCAGTACTGGAATGCTTCACGACGCCTAGATGTCTTCTCTCCGTTCAAGACCGCCTCTTGCCCGTTCTCCAGTACGTCCAGGAAGATGATGTCTGCGATGTGTGTCGCCTCGTTCTGTGTGCACCCTGTGGCGGCCATGATGTCCTTGGCTGCGTCGCCTGGGTCGAAGTCGTGCTGGTCCATGATCTGAACCAGGTGGGCGACCTCGTTCTTGAGTCCCGCCGCGAAAGATACTGTGGCGGTGCTGGTCTCATGGGGTAGACGTGGTGCCAGATGTGCGGCAACTGTGTCCTTACCGGCTGCCATCTTCCCAGACAGTCCGATCAGGACCGGGGGCTTCTGTTGTGTGGGGGTGTCTGTCATATGTTTGTCTTTGTTTTGCTTGTATCTGTAGGGCTCGGCCAATCATATCACACTCTGGGCTGAGGTGCCACATCGTGATAGGGAGGGCGGGTCTCGTCTGGTTTCTGTGGGTCGTCAGTTGTGGCACTCTGTGCTATGCTGCTGCGTGTCGGTACGACTGAGTTCGCTCGCGTGCTGAAACCCGGCACGCGCACCTACTTTTCGTTGCTATTGCAACATAAGTATCGTGCACATAAAGTCGTGTACGCTAGTCTCGCCCTTCTGGTTAGGGGAACCTAATCTGAGAGGGTTACACACCGCTCACCTCCTTGCCGTAACAAACTAGTCTTTGAGACTTAGTTCGTTGTGAAAGCAGGGGAAAGTCGCCGTGCGTAAGGTTGACTCCATCAGTGTGATCCTGTGCAGGTAACAGGGTTTTGAGCGTACACCATATGAAAAAGAGATCTTGTATATAAGAGTACGCTGCACGGGCAACTCACTATTCCGACCTACCACCTCCTCGCCCACTCCCCCATACCTACAGCATCTCACCCACCGGCCCCTCCGCCTTCCAGGAGGGAGTTCTACACCGAGAGGCTCCTGGGCGGACCAACTGGTGTGATATCTGGGTGGCGTAGCCCCATGGACAGCCTGCAAGAGGGTAACCCACCAGGAGTGTGTCGCAGCCATAGAGTCGTCTCTGTGGGGCTTACGCGGCTTCTGCGGGTGCAGTTTAGGTCCCTGGCAGCATGTCTGTTTTCACTTGGTGATGGTCGCGGTGGGGTTGCCCGTGTCATATGTTCGGTGGTGGCTGATCTTGATGTGGTCAGTCCGGCAAGGTGCCCTACAGCAGGGTTTGGGTCGGTTACCAGTACAGGAACAGGAATCAAGGTGTCACTATGGCAGTTCTCCCTCCACCGACGAAGCGTTATCTTCTGGGGCGTCGTCCCACGCACTCGACGACTAAGGCTTTGACGAGCAACTACAGTCAGCCTGAGGCAGGGAGGGTAACCGCAGTGCTCCAGAAGGGCGGTTATCTCACAGGGGAAGGTAAGCCGACTAGGAGGGCTCTTGATAGCGGCTTGGTGGATCAGTGTGGTAGGCACCTGATCTGGAATCTTGATCGTGTGTCGCAGTGTCTTGCGGCTCAGGGGTGCGAGGTTATGCGGCGGAGTGTGAATCAGGAGGTTGCGACACCTCGTGGTGGGGGTCCTTCCTGGGTGAACTTGGCCACTGTCGGCACCTATTTTAGTGTTTCTGCCCGGCAGGTTGGTTCTTGGTTGTCTGAGGCTGGGTTGCGTGATGCTCAGGGTGGTCCGACGAGGGAGGCTGTTGATCGGGGTTTGGCGAGTGTGGTTCAGATGAGTGCTGGGGGTGACCGGACGAGGCCTGTGACGTTGTGGGACCTGTACCTGACTCAGAGGTTTCTTATGGAGTGTGGGCATGAACTGGACTTTGACTATGAGAGCACGTTGAGGGGGACTGGCCGTAATAGTGATGTGACGGTGACTGAGGGGATGGATGCACGGGTGCGTGAGGTGGCTGGGAGGTTTTTGGCTTTGTTCAGGGATCCGGGTACTCGTTATCAGTGTGTGCGCCTTGTGGGGACGACCCCTAAACCTGTGCTTCGTGAGGTTGAGCGTTTGTTGGGGCGGGAGCCTGGGTGGCTCACTGAGGGGCGTTACAAGGATCACATCAGGTACCGGTAGGTCTGCTGCCTGACTTGGTGTCGAGGAGGAGGGTCTGGTCTGGGGTTTGCTGTGGGTGTGCGTGTTTGCGGGTTTTGCTATGATAGTGGTGGATGCTAGGACTTGTTCTTTCGTGTCTGGGCCTGGCTGTGTTCTTGCTTTCTGTTGCCGATTGTGATTGGTGGTTGTTGTGACTGGTTCCCGGTCTTATGATTCGAGTAGCATTCAGGCTTTGTCGCCTCATCAGCACTTGTTGAAGCGTATCTCGTTGACTTTTGGGTCTGAGTCTGGGGATTCTGGGCACCCGTTCTCCAGTCAGAAGTCAACAGCGGTCCGCGAGGTTGTGGATAATGCTGTGGATGAGGTGTCTGCGGGGTTCGGTGACCGGGTGCGGGTGACGTTCTTCAAGGACGGGAGCGTGCAGGTTGAGGACTCTGGGCGTGGTATCCCTGTGGACTCTTCTATGGACGCGAATGGGCGCATGGTGTCTGGAGTGTTCAAGGCATTGGGGATCATCCAGTCTGGTGGTAAGTTCGGTGGCTCTGGTTTCTCGGCAGGTTTGAATGGGGTTGGGGCTGCGTCAACGAACCACTTGTCGCGGCGTATGGATGTGTCGGTGTTCCGGGACGGCAAGCGTCACAGGGTGTCGTTTCAGGATGGGGTGCCGGGCTTCTTTGACACTGAGGGGGACCCGGACGCTGGTTTCACGGAGTTGGGTGACTATGCGTACCTGGAGGTCAGTAAGGACAGGCGGCCCAAGGGGGAGCGTGACCTGTTCCCGACGGGTACGACGATCCGCCTGTGGCTGCGTGACGAGGTGTTTCAGTCTCCGTACCCGGTTGACGTGGATGACCTGGTGGAGCGGCTTCGTAGTACCGCCTACCTGATCCCTGGTATCTGGGTGGAGGTCGTCAATGAGCACCGGCAGGTGGAGGATCCTGAGACCGGGGTGGTGGGGCCTCAGCGTGAAGTGTTTCATTTTGAGGACGGCCTGAAGGATCTGGCGTCCGCTAACCTGTCGTCAGCCCCGATCAGTGACCCGGTGCACGTGTCCTATGAGGGCCGGTACATGGAGCGGAACGTACCCGTGGTGAAGGATGACGGGACTGTGGCTCATGAGGATGTGGAGCGTACCGTGCCGGTGGAGGCGGTCATGGTGTGGGGGGACGGTTTTGAGGGTTCTGTGGCGTCGTTCGTGAACACGATTCACACGAAACTGGGGGGCGTGCATGAGGATGCTTTCGCTAAGGCGGTGGTGGCGGCTTTTGGTGAGAAACTGGCGTCAGTGCGGGGACTGATGACCAGGAAGGACTCTCTGCCGATTTGGGAGGACTACCTGGAGGGCCTGTCACTGGTCCTGTCGGTAAGGGTTTCTGAGCCGTCTTTCACGTCGCAGACGAAAGAGCAACTGGGTGGCACTGCTGTGCGTAAGGCCATCCAGGAGGCTGCGACCGAAGCCTTGACGGCATGGATGGGGCAGCGTGCTAACAGTGAGGCCGTGCAGACCATTGGCCGTAAGGTCGTAGAGGCCGCCAGGGCCAGGGTTCGAGCGAAGGAGCGTCGGGATGCTGCCCGCACGAAGTCGCAGATCAGTGGCCTGTCCCTGCCGTCAAAACTGGTGGACTGTGAACTGGCCGGTACCGACGAGGCCTCACTGTACATCTGTGAGGGCAACTCGGCCCTGTCCTCCCTGAAGGCCGCCAGGGACGGTCGCGTGGACGCTATCTTGCCGATTCGGGGGAAGATCATTGAGGCGTCCTCGAACAGCATGTCGAAGGTGCTGGCGAACAGTGAGGTGCAGGACATCATCAAGACCCTGGGCGCGGGGTACGGGGATGACTTCGACATTGACCGGATGAGGTACGCGCGAGTCCTGATCGCGGTGGACGCGGACCCTGACGGCAACAGCATCGCCTGCCTGATCTACTCCCTGTTCTGGCATCTTTTCCGCCCTGTTGTGGAGGAGGGTCGCCTGTTCAAGATTGAGACCCCACTGTTCTCCATCGCCACCCGTGAGGGGCGCAACTCCCGTAAGGTGTACGCCCGTGACGACGCGGAGCGGGATGAGCGGATGCGTGAACTCGATGAGTCGGGTGTGAAGTATGATGTGTCCCGCCTCAAGGGGCTCGGTGAGGTTGAGGCCGACATCCTTGAAGAGACCGCCATCGACCCCGCCACGAGGGTGCTCACACAGATAACCCTCCCGGACGTTAGTGCGGCCGAGTCTGCTCTGAGTCTCCTGTTCGGTAAGAGCCAGACGGATGCTCGTAAGGAGTGGATGACGGGTGAGCGGGTTGATGAGGAGGACCTGATCTAAACCGCCCGCCCCCCTGGGTGACTCCCACCGGCTAAAACAACCGGTGGGAGTTTTGTTTTCTCCGCGGGTTCTGCTACGGCCATTTCTCCACGCGGACTAGAGTAGGCGCCATTTTGGGGTCACACAGGGGTTGTTGTTTAGATAACCAAGAGAATCAATATTTAACTCGGTTAGAACCTGATTAACCACGTTTCTCCTGTATTCTTTTGTCTTCATTCTTTAGGGCGGTCCCCATGTACTGGCACATCAACACCAACAAGGGCAACATTGTGGAGCCATGTGGCCGAACAACTGGCAGGTGCCATTTCATTGAGCACTACCCGTCCGAGGAGGAGGCCAGGATCGCGTCTGCTGCTATGAGACGCGAGAATGACTGGAAGACCCTCATGGCCCAGTACAAGCGTGCCGAGAGGGAGTCGGAGAAACGCATGGTGGTGCCAACGAACCGGTACAACCCGTTCCTAGATGACGGAATGGTCGGTGCGTGGCGGAAACTGGACGCATTGGAAGCCGGAGGGTTCTCACCCCAGTGGCAGTCATACAGGATCCCGATCATCTACCCTGGCTGGGAGAAGGACGACAAAATCCTCTACCTTGAGCGCACCCCGTACACAGACACGGCAGACGGGACCGTGGAGAACAAGTACAGGATCGTCGCCTATGACAAACTACACGAGGAGGAGATGACGGTAGACGTGGATCCCTTCGACTTCGAGGAGACACTGAAACTTCAGATGAACTCCTCTGGCCTATCACGTCGCCATGACGCACCCCCTGAGGAGCAGGAGGCGGCACGGAAAGCGGCCGCGAACGCCATCATAGACGCCCGGTTGCAGGCAGAAGACCAAGTGTGCACAGACTTCTCCGGCTACTGCGCACCCAGTGACAGTGTGGAACGTGAACTCTACGAGAACAGGCTTCCAAGCAACCACTACTACATTGGCGACAACCCAAGGCACTACCCGTACAACCACGGGGAAGCGGCCACGTCATTCTTCCGCCACCCCGACCCGTTCAGGGTAGGTGACTTCAACCTGGCGAACACGCTAGCACGCCCCAGTGCACTCCGACGGTTCATGCTCACCGACGACCAGGCATCCAACGTCGGGTTTGGGACTCGCCCACGCATAGGGTTCTCCTGGACGAACGACGAGGCGGGCACATCGAAGGCCAGTTGGACCTTGAAGTACGCGCCACCGTTCCTCCAGGGCAGCCAGACACCATGGTCAATGATCACCAGGGAGGCCGACGGTACCGTGAAAGAGACACCGATCACTGACCCTGAGGACGCCGCAATGCGTCTGGCTGCGTTCAACCGGGACCACATGCCTCATGGGGCAGGTATCAACACCGAGGATCATGTGAGACAGTGGGTGAAGTCAACGATCCGTGAGGTTGACGAGATCGCCGAGGAGGCACGGGTTCTGCGTGAGAGGAACACCGCCAGACACAGCGCCAGCCTGGAGGAGGAGTACGGCCTTGGTAGCAGTGGTGGCGAAGCGGGCAGTAAGCGTGGGAGAGGGTTCCTGGGCAGGGTACGATCTCTCATGGGGTGACCCCTGCTGCGAGTCATTGCTGGTCGCTGATGATCCTTCGTACTCCTGCCGTTTTCGTTTCAGGTGGCGGCATTGTTGCGCACCTTTTTGGTGGGCGTGTCACTCATTTTGGGTAGTGGTGGCAGTGGGGTTGGTACCCTCATGGTGTAGGGAGAGCAGCGGCTGCATGATCGAGTGCGTTAGATAGGGTTGTGTTGGTGGGCCTGGGTGTGGTACCCTTTCCCCCAGCAACCACAAGGTCACAGTATGGTCACGTACAGTGTGATATACTATACGCGACCACACGATAGATTAACACGGTTAAAGTATTAGAAAACGTTAGGCCAAAAGGGAAAGAGGGGCAACACGCAAGTGAAACTCAACGTTGACGGTGACATGATTCCCTCCCTTGAGAGCACCTACTGGTCCACCCCAGAGTGCCCCGTCCCCGAGAACCACTCGTCACGAGAAGCCCGCGCAGTGTTCGCCACCCTGATGCCTGAAGGGGCCACCGGATACTTCCCCACCAAGGACAAGAAACCAGTTGAGAACCGCTGGGACCCAGCCCCCTTCCTTCAGGAGCCCAAGGGCGGTGACAAAGAGAACCCCGGCAGGTGGTACCTTTTTGAGGACGGCAAGTGGGAGGACGGCACCAACTACACGTACGCGGTCTACATCACACCTGGCAGCAACATCTGCGTCTTCGACCTTGACCCTCCCAGAGATCTGACAGGAAACCCGGATATGAAGTACCGGGTAGTAGAAGGAATGCGCGACAGGTTCTCCATGATGCTGGGGACCGACCTGTCTGAGACGACGACTGTGCGCACCCCAAGTGGGGGGATGCACCTTACCGTCGAACTTCCGAAAAGGTTCACACCGTCCCCCGACACCAGCAACCACAGGGCCCCCGGGAAAGGGTTCCCCATCAAGACGCTCGCTAAGTACAATCGGCACTTCGAGAAGATCACAGGCATCAACCCCCGCCTGAACGGCGATATCCGCTCCGCCCACTCCAAAGGGTACGTGAACGGCCCAACCCGACTCTGGGACTGGGAGAACCCCGCACGTAACTACATGGCTGGGAAGAACGCCTACTTCCTGATGAACCGTAAAAAGCCACTCAAGTTGTCGGTGAAGGCGTGCCAGATCCTCAGAGACGGAGCCTACCTGGAGTACAAGCAAGCCAGTAAAAGAGACCGCAAGAAAAGAGCAGAGGCAGAAAAGCGACGTAACGCCAAGCACGAGCAAGGCGACAGCGACAAGCGGCCACTAGGGTACTGGCTCAACAAGCACCTAGACAACACTAAGCACCTTGAGGCCGACTACAAGAACCTCTTCAGTGACGACAGTTACGCCAGCACCCTCCTGAAAGAAGCCCCAGGCGTCGAGGTCCTAGACGTCCTCGCCAAGCAGATCACCCAGTTCTACAAGGACGAGGACGCCCTAGAGACGTTCCACGGGTGGCGGTCCATCATCACCCAATCCATGGCCTGCCACTACAGCAACAAGCAGATCATGGGAGCATGCATCGCTCTAAGAGCAGACAGGGACACGCACCGCGGAAGTCGCATCAGCACCAAGGAACTGCGACAGGACATCAGGAAGGTACTGTGGAAGGCCAAAAAGCGTGAGGGCGGCATATTCCACGGGCCAGCCTGCCCAGAGAACATCCTCCGCAACACCAAGATGGCTGGTAAACCCAAGTCCCAGGACCGCATTGACGCCACCAATGACAAAGGGCAGGCGGAACTTGACGCATTCCTGAAGTACCGCAGAGACAAGATCCTTGAAGGCACATGGGGTCGTCGCGGCGCCGGTTTCACCTCCTTCTACAACCCCAGGGTCATTGACATTGTGAAGGCATCCGATGCGCTCATGTCTCCACGTGGCGGCATGTTCACCCAGAAGTACCGTGACGCGATGGGCATCCTTGACGCTATCGCCCAACCCTTGTGCAACGTCGGCGACTACATGTTCCCCATGGCATACAACTTCACTGCCGGGATGCTGAAACTTGACGGCCCTAATGCCCACGACCGGGTAAAGGAAGCCCTCAGGTACCTCAGGGACCAGAAGGTGCTGGAGGTCACCAACAAACAATACGAGGGGCTGGCCGCCACATACACGGTCGCGGACGAGTTCATCAACGACACTCTCACCAGGGCCCTTAAGTCATCATGGCGCAACCAGTTACCTGACGCCAACAATGAGCGGGAGCCACTGTTCTTCGACCGCCGGTCCGGTGAGTTCCGTCAGGTGTTCACGGGCGCTATCGCCACCAGCAAGTTCAACTACAGCAAGGAGGTCCAGGATATCATCAACTGCGTGAACCTGGACTATACCGACCCTAGCCTAGTTGGGCCTGCTACCGCGATCCGGTACCTGAAAGATGAGCGCATGACCCGTGGCATCATGCTCGCTGAAGACAACACAACCTTGTACAACGAGGCTACTGGCGAAGTCGTGGAGCAGGTTCCATGCGCCACAACCCATGGGGCCGCCGCCCAGGCCATCGGGGTGGCATGGGCGAAACCTGTTGACTTCGTGAGCGACCTGGAACAGATCTGGGCAGACTGCCCAGCACCTGAGGAGATCGCGTACGACGAGTTCAACGACCTAGACTATGCGCTGGCGGCTGACGAGCGGTGGCAACCTGACACGATGGAACCCGACCCTGTGGCCGCATCATCGCCCACACTATTCACAGGGTCACCCGACACTCCTCACGTTTTTCCTGACAATGATGGTTGGCCCAAGGGCGGGGTTGACAACATATGCTACAATGGTTACGGAAGCGTCAATAAAAACAAGATAACGCTTCACTACCACCATATGACTGAGGAGACAGAATGCCTAAGAAGCGTAAGTCACGTAAGCGCAATGGCAGGGGCGCCACTTTAGGTTCCGACTGGAGAACCCGCCATTTGGTGACTGACCAGAACCCACTGTATGTGCGTGACGAGAAGGCAGCAGAGGAACTTCGTGCCTTTTTCGCGTCTGGGGCCGTCAGGATGATAGGTGGCGACGGGCTCTTCTCCGACATGGAGGATCATTACGGGTACGACTGGCGTGACAGCGTGGACGCAGTAGACGAGAGGTGACCCTGAGGATGAGATCCGTCTCTGAGCCCTGATATCAGGCATGCCTCCCCTCGTGTGAGGTGACACCACACTCTAGTGCGCGTGCGAGAGTAGAATAGCCCACTTGGGTGGCTACCCCGTTCAAGAAGCGTGATCATCACAACAAGGGGTGACCCCTCATAGTTTGTGCCTACTGCACTAGCCGTGCTAGCATACGTGACCGGTATAGTCCCGCTCGGTTGCTTACGCGGGGCGGGAATCTAGTAACGAGGGGCGGCAAGATGCTGACAAAGACACCACAGAGAACCTACCCGGAGGAAACCCACCTAGTGGGGAAGGTCGTTGACATGACTGTGGCACCGGAGGCCATGGGGCACATCGTGCAGCGGTTGACGGACATTTACGCTGACCCGTTGGTGGCGGCTGTCCGTGAGGTGGTGTCAAACGCCCAGGACGCCACCAAGGCTGCTGGTAGTGACCTTCTGGTTGAGGTCTCGTCCCCAACGTACAGTGACCCGCACCTGACCATCATCGACCATGGCACGGGCATGGCCCCTGACACCATGGAGTCCATCTACCTGACCTATGGTGTGTCTACGAAGAGCACAGACATGGGGCAGGTGGGTGCGTATGGGCTCGGTGCGAAGGCCCCGCTTGCCTACAGCAACCGGTTCCAGGTAACCAGTGTCCGGGGTGGGGTGAAGACGTTCGCTGAGATCTACCTGGATGACACTGGGCCGCACGCGAATGTGCGCACCGCCAGCACGGGGGAGCCGGACGGGACCATAGTGCGTATCCCTGTCCAGGGGAAGGACTTCGAGAAGGTCAACGAGACGCTAGCGTCGTACAGCAAGTACGGCGGCATGTCCCCTATCGTCATCAACGGCATCACCTATGACACGTGCAAGGATCTAGTGTATGTGGGAGAGGTGGTCCTGGATGCCGTGTCGGGTGTGAAGGGCGGCCTGTGGGTGCGCGACCCGTACATTGTTGGTGACGGCATACCGAGTCTGATTGATAACGTCATTCACCGGTGGGAGGACCCGGACCTGGTTCTGTGCGGATACAAGTACAACCACAAAGGCGAGAAGGACGGCTACAGTCGCCTGACGGTGCAGATAGAGCCTGGCGTGGTAGACTTCCCGTCCTCCAGGGACACCATCATCAACAACAGTCGTCTCACTGACCTGGTTGCCAGTGTGAAGAACCAGGCCGCTGAGGGCGATCTGCTAACGAGGTTGCGGGCGATTCACGTGTCGCACCAGAAGCCCTGCAACGTGCACAAGGCTGCTGAGGGAAGCATGCTGCTGGCCCACAAGGATGGCACCATGAGCCTCGACGGGGAGGTGTTTGACCCTGCCCTGCTGGATGGCCCTATGGGGGCGGATGCTTCCAAGGTGATGCGTGAGCCTGGTAACATGTTCGCCACTGTCCGGTTGGACAAATATGAGCGCAAGTGCTTCACCCAGGTTATTGACGACTATGATGGAGGCGACACTGATGTGCCTTACCCGATAGTCGCGGGTGATATCTATAACGTGAGCGCGTTGAAACCAAAGGTGAAGGCCGCGTTCACCAAGGGTGCTGGGGTGTCGGCCCTGTCATTCGTTGCGGGCATGAAGTACGACCCACTGCGCCCGATCCTGGTGGGATGCTCCAGTGAGCGGGATGTCGAACATGTGATCCGGTGGCGTCAGGAAATCCTGAACACATACGGCAGCAAGGTTAACCTGTTCATGGTTCGTGGCACCCCAACCCTGAGTGACACTGATGAGGCCCACCGGCACCTGTGGAACCCTAACGACACGCTCCGGGCGATGACCGCGACCGAACTGCTGGATAGCGTCGGAGCCACCGGCAAGAAGTCCCAAGCGACTGAGCGCATGTTCGATGGGGTCACCTTGTTTGACAACCGACACGAAACCGTGGTGACTCCCCGTGAAGTGACCGACCCTAGCGCGATCTACAGGTTCGGCTGCAACAGTGAAGATGCGTCCTCCACCAAGAACACACTGACTTTCCGTGACGTGACCAGTGACCCTAACACGCTGATCCTCATTGACAATAACCCCATATACTCCGATGTGAAAGACGTACTGAATGGTTACCTACACGCTGAGGGCGACAGAGCGCTAGAAGGTAAACGCCTAGTCCAAGGGAAGTCACTTACGAAGACTCTGCTCAGCGCGGTCCCGAAAGAACGAATCCTTGTAGGTAGTGACCCACGTGTCCGCGATAAGAAACTGCTGAAATCACTCGATGACCGCCGGTTCCGCCTCGACCACAAGTTCGATCACATGCTGGCCCAGGACAAGACCATGATGATGGTCGCAGCATTGAAGCGCCACAGGTGCAGGACTCAAGCATTCCTTCCCCACCTCGTCACGAAGGAGACGTACCCGAACCTGTGGGAAATGAACCAAATCCTTGGTGCAGTCAACAAGCACTATGGGAAGAAGGTGTTCATCCCGGATTCTAGAGTGAAATACGGGCGCGTCATGGGTGAGAAGAACGCCGCATGGGTGGAGACCATCATCACCATGGAAAACTCCAGCGAATGGTCTTCCACTGGCCTATTCCATGTGATCAACGACGTAAGAACATACTACAGGGGAATGCCGCAGCGGATCATGAACGCAGTTATGGATGAGTTCGAGGTCGAATGCCAGAAGATCCTTGACAAGGGGCACCGTCAGGTGAAGGCTGACATGGAGGCATCTGAGGATGAGTCCATGGTTGAGATGTTTCGGAAGAAGCAGTCCATTATCACCGAGCAGGTATGATGCTCTAGAGAAAAGGCGAGTTCAGGTCACAATAGGGATGCATGCAAGAGCGGAAAAGACACACCGCACCTGTGCAGTTTAGCCCCAACACTACCCCTCTGACCTGACCCCACCCCCTTTGGCGTCAAGCACCCCTAGGAGAAGCAAACATGTACGACTTCGACTCGATCACCACCAGCCAGGTCACTCTACCCTACCGGGACAGGCCCTACCTGAGAACCACCTACAGTGACCCGCACCTGGCCGGTTACGAGGTCACAGTAGTTGAAGACACGCGACTGGACCGACCCGAGAACATGGGTGACGAAGGAGTGCGGTGCCTGACTTTGATCACCCGGTTCCCGCGGTGCATCCTCCCAGAAGTGAATACGCACCGGGTCATCTCCAAGAACAGTGCCTCCAGCCGCGCCAGAAGCGTCAAGGCAACCATCGGCGCCGTCATGCGTGACCCCTATGTGCCCCTATTCACCTCCAACCAGAAAGGCATGTCCGGCAGGTTCCTCACCGGCAGGAAGCGTGACGCCGCAGAAGCAAGGTGGCTGGCAGGCCGCAACCTAGCCGTCTCCACTGAACTATCCCTCCTAACAGGTAAGCCACTAGACCCGGATCTGCACCTCGACTGGGAATACCGCCTAGACTCCTACTACAAAGACGTCTACCAGACAGATACCCCAGGAGCGTACGCTTTAAGCGTCCACAAACAGAACGCGAACCGAGTCATCGAACCATACATGTGGCATGAGGCCCTACTGACCTCAACCATGTGGGAAAACTTCATCAATCTACGCACCGACCTGGCGACAGCCCAGCCAGAGATCGTAGCCCTGGCGCGGCTCATCCAGGCAGCCCTGAAGGAATCCACCCCGGACACGTCATGGATCCACCTGCCGTTCGCTAAAAACCGCCCCCAGGAGACCACAGATTTCGCATCTCTACGCGGAGAACTGATGCTGGCAGCCACCCAATGCGCCCAAATCTCATACCGAGACAAGTCCACCGCAACAGCCTCCACAGCAACCACCGCCCTGGGTGAGCGCCTGCTGGCGTCAGGTCACATGTCACCTTTCGAGCACGTAGCGTTCGACGCCCGGAAGTATGCCGAGTTCACAGATGAAGACCTACCTAGGGACGCCCAACGGCTACGCAGCAACCTTGGCGACGAGTGGGTGCAATTGCGACACGCCCTCACCAAGTAGGATGCCCTGCCACTTACTTCTCACCTGCTGTCACCTTTCCCTGTCGCCGGGCTTTTGTTCATGGTGTTGCTGACTAAGGTGCGAGGTAAGTCGCCTGCAAGACGCATCTCAGTATGCTTGCAGGCGACTTACCTGCTTCTAGGACAAAATGCTTAGATACTAGGCCAGGATACTTGATGAGCACCCACGAAAACACGGTAGGGTCAGGCAGAGAAGGTACGACACATGTGGCATTTTAGCACTAAAAAGGACGGGGTGATGCCTTGCGGCGCCCAGACTCCAGACAAGTGCGACTACAGGGACCAGCCTCACTTCGCTACGGAGCAGGAGGCAAATCAGGCTTGGCATGAGACGAAACAGATCACTCACGGCCTGTTTGCCAACGCCAGCAGCAGAAACAGAAGAAAAACGCCCACACATTCTATTAGCGGCACCCATAGGAAGGACCTGGCAGCCAAGGCTCAGGGGGCCGACACCCAAAACCAACATTCCAACCGTGACGTTCAGCATGAACTTGACCGTAACGACAGGCGGGTTCAAGCACTGACCTCAATGACCCCAGATGAGGCCAGGCGCTACATCTCCAGCAGCCCGACAAGAGAAGAGATCGCCGCTAACATCGTGGGCTCCAGGATCAGTGAACTGGGCGTCAAGGTTGGTCACGTGAAGAGAGCCGCCACCAATGGGCACTGCGACACGGAAACACTACGATCCTATGCCGAGTCCATCCAGGGGGATGTTGACGATACCGTTTCGCTAACGGAAGCGCTCATGTTCTCCAAGAGCGGCAACTAGTGCTACAATGACAACCATCCTGACGTCTCTGTTGTGTAAAGCGTAGAACAGCCTAGAACAGGGCGATAGGATCCAAGGCAAGAGAAAACACACCTGGAGAGAAGACAACAAAATGGGGAGGATCAGCCCCGAGGTCAAGACGGCCCGGAGGATCAGGCGCAGACTCAAGGCCGTCTCCGGCATAGTGGCTACCATCATGGTGATAGCCGTCACCCTCATCGTTAGCCTCTACGCCGCCGGTGTCCGCACCTCCTACACGGTGTCAGGATCCATGGAGCCCACGATTTACCGGGGAGACCTTATCCTATCTTCCACCCGGTATAACGCCATCGACAAGGGCGACATCATCGTCTATCAGGCGCACTGGTTCCATGACAAGCCAGTCCTCCACAGGGTCAAGGACAAGGCCCTCGACAAGGATACGGGCGAGTTTCGCGGCTATATCATGCGCGGAGACAACAACGATGCGGACGACCCTGAAACCGTCACCCCCAGCCAAGTAACCTCAGAGGTCATGGCAGTCATCCCCTATGCTGGCTGGGTCATCAACCCGTGGACACTTGCGGGCGCCGCCACCCTCGTCATAACACTGACATTGGCGACACTCATCAACTGGGAGCAAGTGGCGGCACACAGAAGAAAAGCACTCTAGCATCGTCAAGCCCCCAAACCCTTCCCTCTATTCTGATTTGTGGGATATTGCCTACCTGGCACAAGAAAGTCATGTCGGAGAGGCAGCAGGGCACTATGAGTTCATTCACCCAGTTAGTGGACGTAATCACTCAACGCGCTACCGAACTAGAAGAAGCACCCAGCGGTCGCCTCACCCTGGACGCCCTGTTCCTCAAGGCCCTCCACAAAACCGTCAACGAGGTCCACAAGGGTGCCGAGCCTGACGACTTCACTGCCCTGGCCGTCATCAACCTTGTCATCATGGGCGCAGATGAGGGGCACACCGCCAAGGATATCAAGGCGTACATCACCCAGTTACGAACCGAGAGCAACTGACCTCTGGTGGGACGTCAGTACATCAGCAAAGCGCGACGCCACAACCATGACACCAGCAGTAGCGGCGGCAGTGGTTGTGGTGTGTCTCAGGCTGGGAAGATGATCGCCTGGGTAGACGTAGAATCAACCGGCACCAGTGTGGACAAAGACATGATCCTGGAGGTCGGCGGCATCATCACCGACATGCAAGGCCACCAAGTCGGTGACGAGTACACGACCCTCATCAACGTGGACCCAGTATCAACAGCAATCGCACTCGCAGACACCAAGGTCCGCACAATGCACGATACCTCCGGGCTGTGGGCCGCACTCTGGTCCACCCCCGGCACTCAACTCAACCAGGTTGACGCCCAAATGGCTCACTGGATCGACACCACCACCCTCGGGTCGCCGGTCCTCCTTGGCGGAAACTCCCCACACCTGGACCGCAACCTGATCTCAGTGAACCTGCCAGCAACCTACAGTCGCCTGTCGCACAGAAGCATCGACGTCACCTCCATCGCCCTCATGCTCCAAGAAAATACGCCCATCGGCCGTTACCAGAAGGGCGGGGCTCACAGGGCTCTGGAGGACGCTAGAGACTCCCTCAACGAGTACCGCTACTACCTGACCCAGTTGAACAGCCACCCACACCCCTGAACCTGAAATTACAGCACAAGGAGGAGGCCAAATTAGGTAGCAGGCGGACTGACCGAGGCAAGGCCACCTCATGTTGTGACGTGGGTAGGATGACAGCCGACACGCACCAACAACCAAGTAGCATAGCAAACCCTACAGATGAGGTAATGAATGTCTGTCACCGTCTACACACTCCCCCACTGCTCCCAGTGCGAGGCAACCAAGCGTCTTCTCGACAAGAAGGGCGTCAGTTACACGGTCGCCGACCTGGATGGCGACAAACTGGCCGAGTTCAAGGCCCGCGGACACCAGCAGGCACCCATCGTGGTCACCAGCGACGGCCAGGAGTGGAGCGGACTACGCCGAGACCTAATCGAGACCCTAACCGTTGAGGGTGACTCCGAGAACCCATGGAACTTCTGAGCACCTGAGTTGATATAATAGAGCATGAGCGACAAAGATGATCCGCTCACAAGACAAACCGCCCGCTGGTACACCTCCCTCCCCCCTTTCCCAGGACCAGCGGGCGGTTTTCTTCACCCCTGAACCCGGGTATCCTGACAAGTAGATACCACGCGAGCAACACAAGACGGGAATACAAGGGGCGGCACGCATGACAGAAGGGGAAGGCTTCAAGAACGCGGTAGCGGAGATCAAGCACGCATACGACATCCGCGACTACATTGAGGCCGCCGGGGTAACTCTCAAACCAGCAGGTGCAGGAAGGTGGAAAGGACTATGCCCATTCCACGACGAGAAAACCCCCTCCTTCACTGTTGACGAGTCCTTCCAGAACTACAGGTGCTTCGGATGCGGCGCGAGTGGGGACCTCATCACCTTCACCCAGGAGCATGACGGGCTGGGCTTCATGGACGCCCTCACCATGCTCGCCGCCGACAAAGGCATCACCATCCCAGACGCCAAAAGCAAGGATGATGACACGCCCAGTGTTGACTACGCCGCGTTACGTGAGTGCGTGCGGGCGGCAGCGAACTACTTCTGGGCCCAGTACCGAAACCTGCCCGAGGAGCACCCGGCTGTCCGTGAGGTCACCAGTCGTGGGCTCAACCCGAACTCCGGCATGTACGGGTACGCCCCTGAAGGCAGGACAGACCTCTACCAGCACCTCAAGTCTAAAGGGTTCAGTGACGACACCATCATCACCACGGGAGTTTGCTCACGCACCGAACGCGGTAGCATCATCGACTTCTGGTCCGGGCGCCTCATCTTCTACATTCAGGACACCATGGGGAAAGTCGTCGGATTCTCTGGCCGGAGGCTTTACGACACAGACTTCAAACAGGGAAAGTACGTCAACTCTCCCGCCACACCCCTGTTCCACAAGTCGAAGATCCTGTACAACCTGCCCCAGGCTCGCAAGAACCTCAAAACCAGCAGCACCCTGTATGTGGCGGAGGGACAGTTCGACGTGATCGCCCTGGCCGAATCCGGTATCGGCGCGGTCGTTGCCGGACTAGGGACAGCATTCACACCCGAGCAAGGATCCCTATGCCGCCGAATGATTGGTGACGACGGCCGGATCGTGTTCTGTTTCGACGGGGACCAGGCCGGGATCAAGGCCGCCCTCAAGGTGTTCACCAACGTACCAGTTGTCCACTCATGCGCCTATGTATCCGCAATGCCGGAAAACACCGACCCATGCGACCTGAGAATGAAGGAAGGCCCTGACGCACTCAAGGAGCATGTGGAGACTCATCAGATTCCGCTCGCTGAGTTCGTCCTTGACGCTGCCGCACAAGACTACAACCTGGGTGACACCAGCCAGCGTGCCAGGTATATTGAGCGTGCCGCCAGCGTCATCAAGACGATCTCCTCCCACGTCCTGAGTGAAGAAATGATCAGGAAGGTGTCACTGGACACGTTCTCCCCCACTGAGGTCATCAGGGACGCGGTAAACCGGGCTGAGCGAGTCACCGCAGACGCCTTCGATCAGACCCCCACCCCACGCGACACAACACCTGAACGCCCCAACCTTGACAACCCCAGCAGCAATAACGACAGCAGCAGTAACATGCCGGTTGTAGATCAGGGCGACACTATCAATCTCATCGACACCGACCCCACGTATGCGGCAGCAGCCCGAAGCATACTCCTCGCCATACGGTTCCCCCAGTTCCGAGAAGAGAACATCAAACAGCACAAGGTGTTCCCACCCGCACTACTCCCCATGCTGAAAGACCTCCACCAGGCGCGCACCAGAGAACGCATCATCCCGGAGGACTTCACCCACACGAAGATCGCCACCCATATCATGTCCGCGAACCTCATCCCCACCATGACCATCATGAGTGACGACGAGACAAGTCACCTCAACACCTACCTGCTGCACTACCTCAACAAGGCCAAGGACGAGGAACAGAAACGCAAGGTGCAGGAAGCCATCATGGCGACACTCAACAACAGCGACTCCTCTATTAGCATGCTACGCAAAGCCATCAGCGAGGAAAACCGGCTACTCGGGAGACTCAACTAAGAGACGCCAGAGGAAACAGCAGAAAATCCCCCACACCCTTAAACTAACGCCACGATATTTCGGTGAGCGCCCACCTATGGGGGTTGAACCAGCGAGGACGAAAGACAGGGCAATGGGATTTTTCTCAAGACGAAGCAAGCGCGACTTCAACGTTGATGCGGTCAAAGTCCCAGAAGTCACCTACCCGGACCTCCAAGCCGCACTTCAGTCCGTCACCAACGGCGGAGCCAAAGACACCAAATCCGTCACCATCACCTGGCAGGACGGCACCAGTGCGCAAGCCGTCATCTACGGTGACACCCTAAAGTACCTTAACCAGGGCGTCACCAACAGTGAACTGGCCCAGATCATCGAGTCCAGGGTCTCCACGTCCCGCACCGACATCCACCCCGGAGCCCTCGACGTTCTCAAAAAGGCTCTCGCAGATGAGGGCACCAGCCACATCGCCGCCGTCGAGCAGGTAGACCAGGTGTCACCTATGCTCGCAGCATTCATGAACATGGTTCTCGGTGAACTCACAGAGAACCACATCATGCGGCTACACGACCACGGTCCTGTCACAGAGGTAGAAGCAGACTGGTCTGTCGATTTCACCCCCACATTCATGCAGAGGTTCACCGGCGTGGACATCTGCGTCGAGCAGGTCAACAGAATGGCTGAGCATGGGCGGCGTGACCTCCAGCGGGCCGAGACCATCGTGCGCGGGGAACCCCTAGGTGACGTCTTGATAGAAAACACTGGCCCACAGCCCGCAGACCCCAGTGAGGAGCAGCATCTCATCCTTGACCTGCTGTCAGACGGGGGCGGCCCTATCAGCCTGGAACACCTGCAACAACACGCCACCGGCTACATCTGGTCGCATGTGCTCAAAGCCGCAGAAAACTTGATGTACGACGGTGCAATCGACATCACTTACCCGAACCGTCAGGAGTCGTCACTACCTGACCTCGGCCCACTCACGGCGGTTAAACCAGCCACCGACAGTAGCCAAGACGATGCTGACACACAGGGCGAGTGCGACAGTGCCCCAACCGAGGAGGACGTGGCCCCCACAGCAGACAGCACCCCAGAGCCAAGCCGGGTGGAGACCATCAGCCAGAATCCCACACCTCAGGGCGCCTCCAAGCCAGAAGAAACAGTGACCCCCGAAGCCCTAGACACGGCGGCCGCCAACACCTTCGACAAGATCATTACGGGCTCAGACGAAGACGACAGTGACGGGTTCACATTCTCCATGCCGGACGACAACGACCTCACTGACGAAGGAGGCTTCGACTTTACCGACGAGGAGGAAATCTTCACAACAACTATGGCAGGCGAAGACCTAAGACCCCTCATCAACCAGATCGTGCGCGAATCCACAAACGTTGATCAAACCATCATCCCTGTACTCACTGAGGAGATCGAGTACAATGCCGAGTTGGAGGCAGGTGTCATCGGCCTGGACAACCGCATCAGCGAAGTACGCCAAACCTACCAGGAAGACTTTGGCCGCTACAACATCATGGCTATGGACATCATTGGAGACCAGGCTCAGAAAGGTCAGGACGTCACCCTCGAAGGGGCTGGTGAACCCATCGAGCATGCCCGCGAGGACGCCAACGACCAGTTCTTCACCCTGGAGGACCTAGAGCACCGCCGATTCAACCTCAACGCCACCAGGATCAACCTCCTTAAAAGCATCCTAGAGCGCATCACTCACCTTGACGGAGCACACGTCCAGGAGTGTGTCAACCTGATCGAGATGAAGATCCAGGGCATCCAGGACGTCACCGACACCGCGTTTCACTCCCCCAAGGACGATGAGGCTATCGCCAAGAAAACAGACCTCAAACTCATTGAGTCCGTACTCGTCCCCGAAACCATCACCCCAGACGACTCCCCCCTGTTCTACAGGCTCGTCAGCACCATGGGGTTCAACCCGTTCGACAGCACCAGCAGCCAGCAGTGAAAACAACAGAGTAGAAAGACGCCAGTAGAACATAGCACCGGCCAGGCAAGGAGAACCCATTGGCGGTCGATACCGACAGAGACTACGACTTCGACGACGACAACCCCCGCAACAACGAACCGGAAGGTGACGGCGGCGGCAGAGTCATGGTCGCTGTCCTAGCCGTCCTGTTCCTGCCCGCCATCATCATCGCATGGGCCATCTACTACCTGGGGCTCGCAAAAGGGCGCCAGAAAAGGTCCGTGATCCTCTCCGGCACCCTCACCATGATCGTGATCGCCCTCATGTACGGGTCCCTGTCCGACGCCACAACCAGAGCCAGTGCCGCACTAAGTGACGTCACAGGCATCGCCCAGAACTGGACCGAGTACATCCCCCTACTAGTCGTCGTCAGTGTCATCATCGGCGCAGTCGGCGGGTTCACCCTGACCGTGATCCAGGTTGGCAGACTCATCAAGAACCCGTACCTGCTGCACATGGAAGGACCCTGGAAGAACTTCACGTTCCGGCCAACCCCACTGGAGAACAGGCGCACCAAAAAACTCATCACCCAGTTGAAAGACGGGTCACTGTCAGACAAGGACAAGGCCCCCCTTGGCATCACCACCAAAATCTATGAAGACCCTGAGGAGAACAAGAACACAGGTGGCCTGAAAACCAAGGCCACATGCGAGGTCGCCTACCGGTACCAGGCGGACGCACGCAAAAACACCGTCATGTCCGGTGGTGTCGGATCCGGTAAGACCATCACCATGCTGTCCATGATCCGCTCCGATATCGTGCACGGACTCCCTGTCATCATGATCGACATGAAACGTGACCCTGAGGTGTCAGCGAAACTTGCCCGCTGGTCCAAGGAGAACGGACGCAACTTCTACCACTTCGTGAACGGAGACCCCCAGGACTACGACGTACCTCACTCCGCCGGGCAAGCCTCCTATGACCCACTCATCAACGGTGGTGCAGCCAAGGCCGACATGATCCTCGGGATGCGCGAGTGGGACACCAGCAGCGAAGTATACAAGGGCAATGTCCGCCAGTTGCTCCAGGTCACCTTCCAGATGCTCCGCCAGGCAGACAGGACACGAGCAGACCGCATCGACTGGAACCACGGAGGTATCAGCCAACTCGCCTCCGCCATCAAAGACAACAACGCCTTCACTGACCTACTCATGGCCTGCAAAGGGCGCCCTATCTACGACGACGCACAGGCAGTAGACCAAGGATCCCGCCACAAGTCCGGGAAACTCTACGGCGCCATGGATGAGGTGCAAGGGTACATGCGCACCCTCACCGCGTCAGCCTATGGCCCATGGCTACGTACCGGCGTCACCGACCGTAACATCGACCTCTACGAACTCACAAAGGACGAAAACAGCGGGAACGTCATCCTGTTCTCCATCAACTCCGACAGTGAGAAAGACTTCGCCGCCTACCTGGGTGCACTCATCATGGCAGACATCAGTGCCGTCAGTGCCCTCAGACGAAACCGCGGACTGAAGAACCCAGTCAACATCTACATCGACGAGTTCCAGATCATCCCCCCCACCACACTGGGAGGCATCCTAGAAAAAGCGCGCGCATCTGGGTTCGCCACCACCCTAGCCAGCCAGTCGTTGGAGCAGGTTATCGTCAAGTCCGAACGCAACGGTGAAGCAAACGTCAACAACATCCTCGACACATCCAGCCACTTCATCATCCACAACGGCGCCTACTTTGACTCCGCCACCAGGCTAGCGAAAATCGTTGGCGAGGCATGGTTCCCGAAATGGTCTACAGTCAACGACTCCAAGACACACTTCTTCTCATTCAACTGGAACAACAGGCGTGACAGCATCGTCCGCAACGACCGAGAACAAAGGTACATCGTTGACCCATCCGAGTTCCAGAAACTCAGCGCACCTTCCCCATCAAACGGGTTCCTGACCGAAGCGATCATCATCGACAAGTCCACGGTTGACCCACGCTACTCCGGCAGGCCCCGGGCGCTAGCACGCAAGGTGCGGATGATCCCAGACGACGCAGTACTCGCCGCATACCCACTATCCAGAGTCGGGGAGAGCGACTATGCGGTACAGCAGCCAGACAACAAGGACATGCACCTAGTCGTTGACGGCGACACAACCAAGGACCAGCATGGCGACCACACCTGGGAGGATGACGCCTTCCAGACCGAACCGGACACACAAGGGTACGACCCGGCCGGTTACGGCGACGAGGACGAGGACGGCGGATTCGGCTGGGTCAGTGACGACGAGGAACCACCACAGCAGCCAGCAGACCCCCAAGGGGCGACCGAACCAGACTACAGCGCACCCGCCACCAGCAGTCCTGATCGCTCCCGCATCGATTACACCACACCAGCCCATGAGGAACCAGTCTACAACCAGCCTGAACCCACGACACCCCCAGAGGAAGACTATGGCGCCGGGTTCGGGTGGGTCACAGACAGCAGCGACAATGCCGACAAGGAAGACCCCAAGGCAGTGGGGCTCCCAGAACTCGGTTTCTGAGAGACAAGCACCGCACGCATTGCCGCGCAAACACACCAGGCACACGTTTCCTCGATATTTTTCGCGATTCTGCTTAACATTTTTATGGAGGGGTAATGCCAGACCCGATCAACGTCCCCACACCCCCATCCAGGAGAAGGGGAGACATGACGCCGCCCAGGAGAGGCGCCACCAACAACCGTGGGCGCATAACCCTGGGGACTCCTCCGTCCGTACCTTCTGCACCCGGTACTCTACCAGACCTTGGCAACATTCCAGGTCCCCGGCAGCACCCAGGCAGGGCACCGGAGACTGCCGCTACACCACGCCGTACCCCCGCCAACAACCTCAAGGTTCCTGGGCTCGCACCAAGCCGCGGCCCAGTACGCAGCCCTGACAGGGTAGCCACTCCTGACAGGCCGGTACGCCAGGAAAAGGTCGTCAACCAGTATGACGACGGTGAAGACCCTTTCGAGCAGATACCCGTCCAAGACCAGGTTGATGTTGAAGACTACGAAGACTACGAGGCTGAGCGCGTAGAGGTGGACACCACCCCTGAACGTCAGCCGTCCCGTCGTGCCTCCGCATCCAGTAATGCTGACAGCATCGCAGACGACCATGAGGACGCCACTGAACCTGCACCTAAGAAGAAGGGTATATTCGGACGCAAGTCCAAGGGTGGCGAACCTGCATCGAAGAAGCATACCAAGTCCAGTGCGCCCGCTAAAGCCAGCACTCCGTCCATCCTGGATGATGACGAAGACGAACTCGGATTCAAGAGGAACTTCGTTGACAAGAAGAACAAGCGACTCCTCCCGTTCGGTAAGAATACTGGCAGTACCAGAGACCGGAGAAAAGGCCGCAAGGTCCGCGACAAGGACATCGACCCCCGTAAGAACAGGATCGTCAAGATCAATGGGTACCGTATCTTCTTCGTCACTGCCTGTCTCGCAGTAGTGGCTCTAGGAGGCTACAAGGCCATTTTCCCGCAGAAGGCACTCACTGTCGATGAAACAGCACAGGTAGCCCAGCAGGCCCTCGGTAGAACAAACTTCCCCGAAGCGCGAGGAGAAGGATTCGCTAAGGACTTCCTACAAGCCTACCTGACCACCAGTGACGACACTTCCCAGCAGGCCCTCGCGTACTTCTTCAACGGAACCCTAGAGAACGCGAACAACTCCAGTGTGGAGACAAACCGTCAGGCATCAGCCAACTACAAGCAGCAAATCCTGTATGGTCCGACAGTCTACTCAGCCAGCAGTGTCACAGACCAGGTTGCCACCTATGTGGTTGGTGCGCTCGTGAAGGCGGCCCCAGCGGACGGCAGCACCCCAGCACCGGACAGCAATGGAAAAACTGGTGGTGAGGCAACATGGATGTTCTACTCCATCAACGTCTTCTACGACAAGGCCAGTGACCGGTTGTTCATCACGCCAGATTCCCCTACCGTCGTACCGAATATGAACGTTGGTAGTTCCCGCGACCTTCCAGGGCCGCAGTCGCTCGGAACGGGGGACTCGGACTCCGACCTCAAGGCGAAGGTGTCATCTACCGTCCTCGGGTTCATGTCCGCCTATGCGACCAGCAGTCCTCAGGATCACACGGCACTCGACCAGTACGTGGTCAATGACGCGCCCCAGGAACTCAAGACAGGACTGTCTGGCACGTACTCGTTCGATGGGAACGTGAACAATGCGGTCACCTTTGAGGCGTTCCCCACAAAGGACGCTAACGTCGCCAAGGTGAAGGTGACTGTCAACTGGAAGAGGTCGCTGGGCGCTAACGAGAGCCAGTCGGCGAGGTACACGTCAACCTATGTGATGACGCTACAGAACGTGTCTGGTAAGTGGCAGGTGTCGAAGTTCTCGCCGTTCACGTACCTTCCTGACGAGTCTGAGTCTGTCAGCAACAGTGCTGGCGATCAGAAAACTGCCGCATCGGATGGCAGTACCAGCGGATCCTGACGGCAAACGGAAGCATTTGTTAAAAACATGTAGAAATATTTGATATTGGTCAGAAACTCTTACACAACCGGTTAACTGTGAGAGTTAATCTGATCAGATACACACAAACGGAGAAGAAGAAATGATCCTAGGAGCAATTCTAAACGGGTTGCTGAGTATACCCGCTGGTGGTCTTGCGGCTCTACAGAACGATCTGGTTCGTAACTGGATCGGGCCTGCCGCACTGATTGTTGTTGCCGCTGTAGCGGTGAAGCACCTGATTAAGGGTGAGCCACGTAAGATGGCTATCTATGCTGCTGCTGCTGCTATTGGTTTCCTTATCATCTATGGTGCTCCATCACTTGTCGGTGGCGAGGACGCAACCGTTACCAAGAGCCTTGTTAATACAACTAAGAACATTAACATCGCTACAGCGCCCTTAGTGCTCGACGCGAGTTGAGCAACACATGTTGTGAACTCAGCATGATTTAGGTGGCCCACCAGTTCAGGCTGGTGGGCCACCACCGTTTATCAGAGAAAAGACACATTATGGGGAGGAGTGTGCGCTGATACATGATATTCCAGGCTAGTCAAATGAAGAGGAAACCTAATGCTAGGACATAGAAGCAAACTCGACGTCGCAGTACAGTCAGCCGTGGACAACATTCTCTTCTCAAAGAAAGAGGCATGGGCCTACTACCGTCTATCAACAACTGTTTACGACTTTCTGGCGTCTCAGCAGAAGATAGAAACTGGCCTGAGAATCACCAGCGCGTTCGCCAACATCATGTCCAACAAACAAGACTCTGTTGACGGTCATCTCATCGTCACGAACGTCCCCCTTGACGTTGACGCCTGGGAGGCCCAAATCCTTGGAGTCATGGAAGACCACCCTGAAGGCCCAGGATTTAAACGATTCATGGCACAACAGAACGCATTCCTCCGCAAGCGCGAGTACTCCAGGCGCGTCTGCTACGTGGGAATCAACCTAGGAGGCAGGAACACCCTCGACTTCACAAACCTCAACGTCCTAGAGTCAGGCTTCAAGAACGCCACAGAGACGATAAAACAGTGGATCGACAAGATGTGGCGCCAAAAAGATGGCACTGTTGACAAGGCCGAAGAGGACATGTACCGGCGCCGAGAAGAGGACATGTACGCAATCCTGTCCAATGGTGCTCTACAGGCGCAGCGGGCCACCACTGAGGAGATACTGCTGGCGATCAAGCGCATGTTCTACCCACATATGCCCGCACCTTATCTCGAAATTGACCACAGTAACAGACTGTCGCAAGGTGACATGGACATTGAGATGCTGGGGCAGATCACCCCCAAGGCGAGGTTCCTGAAGTTCACGCAGCCATATGAGAACATCGAGTTAGAGTCCTACCGGGCGTGCCTGACGTTCACCAGGTTCCCGAAGACGTTCACGTTCCCCTATGACAACTTCCCGTTCTTGTACCTCCCAGCGACAATGAACGTCCCATTCACCGCTTTCAGCCGATTCACGCTCTACCCGAACGCGAAGATGAAGTCTGATGTTGAACGCAAGTCCAAGGAGATGCGCGACGAGGTTGACAACATCATGGCGACCCGTGACGCCAGTGACGGGATGATGAGCGGCCTACCAGCCGGTGTCGCTGAGACCATTGAGGACCTGGAGCAGATCAAGGCGATGCTGGAGGAAGACAAGGTGCCGTGGCTACGGGCCTCCTACCACCTCGTCCTTGAAGGGCCCACAGAAAAGTTCGTCCAAGATGTTTACGCTGCACTACGCCAAGAATACCAGGACCGGGACACGGTAATCACCTGGACATCCGGCGACCAGATGGACCTGTTCCTGGAGCAGATGCCAGGCGACACGAAGCGAATCAAGTCTTTCGAGTTTATCACGAACCTGGCTCTATTAACAACCAGCGGTTTCAACTTCGCGTCCGAGATCGGGGACCGTATCTACGGGCTGTGAAGGAGCAGATAGAAACACAGTGAGCAAAGACGCAGCGTAAAGAGTTAAGTAGGTAGGTGCACTAATGGCTAGAAGACGTTCGGGCGGTCGTGGAGGATCCGCCATGAAACGATTCGTCATGACCCCAGTCGCTTTCTTGGTCGTTGTGGGCCTGATCTATGGGGTAGCCCAGATCAACGGAATCCACAGCATCAGGGACGCCCTGAACTACATGCGCGTGATTAGTGACGAAACGGGCACGAAAGTCAACAACTGTGTTGGTGGGAAGGACTGCAAGATCCTGTCTGACGGGTCCACCGCACCAACAGGATCCGCGGGCCAAGGTTCAGGTAACAGTGACAGTCAGGCCGGTACGGACGGGGGAAGTACCTCAAACAATCAGGAAAACAATGGTGGGTCCGAGGTTCCCACTGGTGCCAACAAGTACCAGGCAGCCCTAAATAACCTGACTGTCGCGCCAGCAAAAAAGGTCGCGTACAAGCGCAGCGAATGGAAGCACTGGGTGGACGTCAACGGCAAGTGCAACGCCCGCGAGCAGACCCTCGTCAACCAGGGTAAGAACGTCAAAACCGACCCTAAAACCTGCCGGGTTCTCACCGGCACCTGGGTTGACCCCTACAGTGGGGAAACCATCACCAACCCCAAGAGCATCGACATTGATCACGTAATCCCCCTGGGGTATGTGGCAAGAAGCGGAGGACAGGACTGGAGCCCACAGAAGAAACAGGAATACGCCAACGACGTGGACACTGTTCTGCTGGTGACATCCGCGAAGGAGAACCGCTCCAAGTCTGACAAGGGGCCAGCCGACTACATGCCACCAAACAGCGCTTACGCCTGCACATACGCCCAGAAGTGGATCGACATTGCCGGAAAGTACCAGATCAGCATCACTCAGGCTGACAAACAGACCCTAGCCGACGCTCTCACCAAGTGTAAATGAGATCCCCTGTATTTAACCCCGAACGTCAGTAACCAAGGAAGGTTCACATGTCAACAGCCGCCAACCGAGCCAAGGCTGCCGAAAGGTTCAGGCAGCAGAAGAACCAGGCGGAACACAGCGACTACGATGTTGGTGCCAGCCGCATGAGCATCGAAGGGAAGTTGCGCCTCCTAGAGGAGATGGACCGTGGCGACCTTGTTGGCATCTTCAAGGAATGGCAGCCTAAGGTGTCGAAGCGTCGCCGTCGTGGCGCTCCGCTGGATCAGCGTGTCTCCATCACTGTCACCGACATGGAGCGCACCAACCTGAATGACGAAATCAAGACGATCAAGATGACTGAGAACATAAGCATGAGCCAGTTCATCCGTAACCGGGCTATAGCCTCCGTCGATATCGTTGGGTGGCGTGACATCGCAGAAAAGGCGCTTGCGGAGATCGAGGACACGGTAAAGAACCAGGCGGCTATGCGTAAGAAGCGGTCCGCCTTGAACCTCCAGGCAGATGACGAGACAGACCCGGCGACCGCAGCCTACATTCGGGCACAGGTTGACGACATTACCCGCCGCCTGGATCGCATCGTCTCCAAGCCGCAATCCCGTAAACGTCGCCTGTCGGGTCGCATGTCTATGCCTGAGGCGGAGCAGGTGAAGTGGCGTGCACAACGTCTCTGCATCTCCACGAGCGACTATCTGCGGATGATGATCTTCAACCTGGAACCGAACGGTATTGCCGACTGTCACATGAGCCTGGACGCGAAGCGCCTATTCTATATCTCGATCATCGAGGTTGCTCAGAATGGTTGGGGTACTCCCCCATCTATCTACCAGTGCTCCCAGTGTGAGAACTACATGGATGAGATTAGGCGTCTGCGCAGTGAGGTTGACCAGTTGCGCGCATTCACGTAAACCACACCACCCAAAAGTAAACATGGTTTGGTCAGCAAACCACAAACACAACGAAAAGACCCTCTTGTTATAATTAGGGGGTCTTTTTTGTTGTGATATTGCGGAGTACTGTATCGCGTACTGAAAGTTCCAGGAGGGGCTGCAAAAATAATGAGAAAGTTCCTCAAGGGCCTTAAGTCAGACCGGGGAGAATCCCTCGTGTCAGTGCTCATCGTCATGCCTCTACTCGTCGTCATGCTTGTCACCATGGTTGACTTCAGCGTTTACATCCTCAACCAGGGGCAGGTACGTGCGGCAGCCCGAGACGCAGCCCGAACCGTCGCCATCTACGGAGGAAACGGAACCAGTAGCGGACAGATCACCCCCATCGCCAAAGCATACGGCACTATCGAGTCATGCCCCAACCACACGTCGGCAGAGTGCTCCCTCATCAGAAAACTAGACAAGGACAGCGCTCTCGTCCACTCCCAAGTGAAAGACGTTCAGTGCACCCCTAGCATCGCCACCAAAATAGGCCAGAACGTCCACTGTGACGTCACCTGGGAGTACAAGGGCATCGCCGGATCCGCTCTACCACTCATGCGCACCATCGGCGGGCTCAGCGGAGAAGTCAGCACACGAGGCACATCCGAGTCCGAGGTCCGCTACGACGGGGCACAGGACCTCGTTTACACCAACTGACGGCAGGGGACGAGAACACATGCAAACAGTCCGCCGTTACCGCCTCAAAAACCTACTAGACCGCCTCCACCACGACGCCAGACTAGGTTTCAAGTCCGACGACGGCGATGGGGCCCTCACTCTGTCTATCGTGTTCGTGCCACTCGCTGTCATTTGTCTGGGGCTCGCCATCAACACGAGCCAGGTCGTGTCCAACAAGTTCGAGTACGACACGATAGCCCAGTCATCAGCCGAAACCGCAGTGAAAACCATTGACGCGCGCGGAAACCTCGACGAGAAAGCCATCAAGGCACTCGTCCGGGAGCACCGGGAACAGATGGAATCTAGCACCGCATACTCCGGGACCTGCAACGTCCAAGAGATCAATGGGAAGAAAGTTACCCTCCCCTACTACGAAGTACGGCTAGAGACATCACGCAACGTCAAAGGACGCCGCGTCAGCAGCACCTACAAGATAGACTCCTCCAACCCGAACACTGTTGACGTGCCCGACATTGAGAACAAAAACACCCCATACAGGGTCATCTCAGCGGAAGTGTACACGGCCACCTCATCCCCATTCGTCGCTATCGGACTGCAACCCTGCAACTATCACAAATCCACCGTAAGCGCCATCAGTTTCGGCAGCAACAGGGACCTCGGCGGCACCCACACCAAAGCAAAAAAGACCCCGAAACCCTGACAAAACAATCCATACACCCCACCCATATCACCCGCAGCCCATCGCAAAATCCACGCACTTAGGACTGCGGGTAACATGTGCATGAGCGTGGATATTCGCTCACAAGAATCGACAGGTCAAAAACCCACCGAAACAAGAAGAGGCGACAGCCAAAACTGGTGGGCCACTGGTACCATCGGGACGTTAGGACAACACAATGGGCGATCACAGCACCCCCGTCGGGCTCACAGAGGAACTACGCGGGAGGACGGTGGTCGCAGACACATCCAGCCTCCTCATGGTAGGTACAGGACTCCTCAACGTCCTCCAAGACTGCACCCTCGTCATCCCAGCGGTCGTCGTCCGTGAACTAGAAGACAAACGTTCCCACCCAACAATCGGTCTTCTATCCCGCCAATGGATCCGCCTCCTCGAAGAACTACGGGTCACTCAAGGGGGAAAACTCGCCGAAGGAGTGCCAGCACCCGCACCCTGGGGGGACATCACCATCCGTGTCGAACCTAACCACAGGGATCAGAAGTCCCTCCCCGAGCATCTACGGGACGGAAGCCACGACAGCACCATTCTCGCAGTCGCTAACAATCTTCGACAGGATGGAGACAAGAACGTCACCCTCCTATCCAACGACACCCCCATGCGCCTGCACTCCACCCTCGACCTGAACATTGACGCCATCGAGTTCAACGCCACAAGGGTTCTCGACGCCGCCCCATTTGACGGGCGCTACACAGTGACCCTCACCAGCGGCGAGTGTGCCGACAGCAACTACTGGGGCGAGAAAGATGGCAGCAAGGGCCTGGAGCGGGTAGAAGACCTGATCCTGTCCCGCCTCCCAGAGGACAGGGCAGAGAACGCCTACATCACCATCACCTTGGATGATGCCGACAGCAAGCCCATCGCGCACCTGATCCTCACCGGAGACACACTCACCCCGGTCGCACGCAAGGTGAAGTCAGAGAGCATCACCGGCCGCACCATCGAGCAGGACGTCGCCATGACCTGGCTGAAGATGCCCGCTAGCCAGGTGCCCATCGTGTCTCTTGGCGGGTCAGCAGGAACCGGCAAGACCCTCGTCGCTGTCGCCACCGGCATTAACGAACTCAAGTACCACTACGACAAGATCATCGTGTTCAGGTCCCTGCACGAACTCGGGCAAGGGCAGGAGATCGGTTTCCTTCCTGGAGACGTCAACGACAAGATGGCCGCATGGTCCGGGGCAGTGTTTGACGCCATCGACGTTATCGCCTCCAAGGGCCGCAGCAAGACCCAGAGCAAACCTGACGACAACAAGATCAAAAAGTACAAGGAAATGGTGGAGATCGCACCCATCACATTCCTCAGAGGCCGATCCCTGGCGCGCACATTCATGATCCTGGAAGAGGCACAAAACTTCTCACGCAACGAAATCCTGAACATCCTGTCCCGCGCTGGTGAGGGATCCAAGGTGGTCCTCACGTTTGACGCAGCCCAGGTTGACAACCGGTTCCTCCAGTCCGGGAAGCACGCAGACATCTGGAGCGTTGTTGACAGTCTCAAAGACAGTGATCTTTTCGCGCACATCACCCTGAAGCAAACTGAACGCTCCGAGGTAGCGGAACTGGCTGCATCAATGCTGGAGAACCAGTGACCTTAAACTAGAGCGGAAGAGCCACAAACAGCCAGTGGCAAAAAGAAGGCGGTCGATATTTTTCGGGATATTGGCCGCCTTCTCGCACATATTTTGACACACCGGGCTGGCCTAAGAACACCCGCGAACTAACATTTTGAGGTTTGGCAGATGGTCGCAGAGAACGGCACATTCTACATCACCCCAGGTGTAGGTACCAGTACACACAGTGCCGTCAACCGCGCATGGACAAGGGTGGCGTCCACTGTCGCCGTATTCTTCGCGCTCATCGCCATCATACTGTCCACCATCACCGCCACCCCCCTGGGGCAAGCAACAGCATCCAGCCACACCGCACAAGCCGGAACATTCGGGATCTTCTGCTCAGAGATAATGGGCACCAACATGGACTCCCAGGCGAAATGGTACCAGTGGCTCAAGTCCTACCCGGCTTCAGACAAGGATGGCCGTCGTCTCACCGCCCAGGAGGCCCTAGAGAACGGGCTCTTCTTCGTCAACTACCATGGTGAAGGCAAAGGCGAGTTCCTAGTCAAAGACAAGTCTGACGAATCCTACAAGGAGCACTCCAAGACCGATGAGGCCAAACTGAAGGCCAGCAGAACTTTCAACAACTGCACCCTCAACTCTATCGGCGTCCAGAGCGCTAACAGTCTCCTTGGTATTGCCAACGGGCTGTCTGGCATCACACAGTACATTGTGATGCACACGTTCGACTCGAACATGATCTGCTCCGATGCGAAAGACACGACCGGTGACTGTTTCAACATGCTGAAAATCATTGGTGGGACAGGAGTAAACGGCCGCGAGTCAGCGAACGCCAGCAAAGGCGGAATCATCGGGGCGCTCACCGGGTCACTGTTTTTCCCGCTCGCGTCGCTCGTATTCATTGCAGTTGGTGTCGGAGTATTCATTAAACTAGCGAAAATGAAAATCCGGGACATCTTCTTCGGTGTCCTGTGGGCGTTCATCGCTTACATGGTCAGTCTCATCATGCTGCTGAACCCGTCCCTGCTCGCTAAAGCCCCACTGGCAGTATCCAACACAATAGCGTCCTGTGTGATCGGGGCGTTCAGTGGTGGCGTCTGCGGAACAAACAATTCTGGAACCCTTCAGGAGAACGAATCTACATCAGACGCCGTTTGTCGTGCGTATGCGAACAACAGCGACCCGTCCAGCGACATGCAGATGATCGCTGGGTCGCTCACCTGCAAGATCTGGAAAGCGTTCGTGCTCAACATGTACGCTGAAGGATCCTTCGGGACAGGGTTCGACAACCTAGACACACTCGACAAGAACAGGCCCACCAATAAAATACTCACCGATGCTGGCCTCAAACCAGAAGACTACTGTGTGAACTTGTACACAGAAAAGAGCATCGACAGCCAAAAGAACGGGGTACTAACCACCACCGACAACGGCGACGGAAACAAAATCTGTAACCTCGTCACGTACCAGATGTACCTGGAAACCAGCGTGAAATCCGGTGAAGACACCCTGCCGGACACAGGAAAGATAGACACCCGCTGGTACAAGGTAATTGACGCGGCAGCCGCAAACAACGGGTTCTGGTCCTCCTGGTCCGGCAGCATGTCCAGCACGTTCAACAAGAACGGGATCGGCCTCCTCGCCATCTTCGTTGTCGTCCTCGGCGGCCTCGTCCTCATCGTCACATCCCTGTACGCCGCCGTCTACTTCATCTCCTCCATCATCCTCATGGCCTTCAGCCCGATCTTCCTGCTCATCGGCATCGACCCTGACAGGGGGCGCAGAATCCTCCTCGGGTTCTTCCAGAAGGTCGCCACCAACGTGATGAAGTACATCGCGTCCGCCGGGTTCCTCGTCGCCAGCATCGCCATGTATGGGGGCATCCTCGACGACATTGACAGCATCCCCACAACGATCCTGTTCGTCCTGCTGATCACCATGGCTCTGCTCATGTACCGTAAGGAGATCATTGACCTACTAGGCAAGGTCAACGCCAAGGGCGAGGAACTGTCTTCCCGCATGAGTGACAGGCTGGGCCGCACCATGCGGGGTGCCGGTAGTGGCACCACACGGATGCTTAGTGCTGGTGTCGGTGGCGCGGTTGGCGCGAAGATGGCTGGTGGGACCATGAGGTCCGGGTTCGCTGATGCAGCCAAGCGTGACCTTAAGCGCAGCGGTGGCTTCGTTGGTAACGTTGCCCGTCAGGTTGACCGTGAGAATGTCGCCAACCGCGGCAAACTCAAGAACAAGGAGCAGGAGGCCAAACAGCAGGAGCGTGACGCCCAGCAGGCGGCGAAGAACTGGCAGGACGCATCCAGGGGCGCCTCTAAGGAGATCGCCAGCCAGGAGTCCAGGAAGGCCGCTGATCAGAAGACCATTGACAGGCTGGAGGGTGAGAGGTTCAAGAAGACTCACGCGACCTTCATTGCCCGTAAGGACCTGATCACGGACGCTGAACTTCACCTGGAGCGCGTCAACAACAACCCTGAAGCCACCATGGATGAGCGGGAGTCCGCAATCTCCAGGCTTGAGCAGGTGCGCGCATTCGTCGAGTTCGAGAACCTTGGTGAGCGTATCGGTGCTTTGGAGAAGCAAAAGTCAGCCGCCAGTGACCCAAGGGATCGTAAAGCCCTCCAGAACCGTATCAACGGACACTACACCAGGATGGACGAGTTGCAAGAGCCATTTGAGGAGATCGACGGCCGCACCTTCGACGACCTCAGGGGCCAGGTTGCTTTCAACGCTGACAAGGTGGCCGCCAGAGCCAAGTTCGGGTCTGAGCAGCAAGCCGCTCTTGACAAGGCATACCGCGACCAGGATGAAGCGGACCGCAACATCGACAAGGCGACGGCTGAGCGCGACCTCTACGATCAGCGTGCAGCAGGAGCACACCGGGAGGCCGCTGAAGCCGGACAACGTGGACGCATGTACGGTGAGATCAACGACCGTAACGCTGCGGCAGCGGGTAGGACCGTCACAGCCAAGAGTATTGACAAAGCCGACAAGAAGGTAGCGAAAGCACGCCAGGAGAAAGGCTTCGTATCCAAGGAAACCGCTAAGAAGGACCTGAAGGCTGAACACAAGCGTAACCGTGGTAAAACCAAGGTGACCGCAGACGTCCATATCTATGGTGACCAGGACACTGATTTGGACGGCAAGGGGGCGAAGTACGATGCTGACGGCACTGCCATAGCACCACCAAAACGCTCACGCAGACGACGTGCTGACAGCAGCAGGAGGCCATCATCACCGTCTCCCGCAACTCCGCCAAGCGCATCAACACCCGAACTGCCCGCACTGGATCTACCGCCCATCAGTGGCACAAGTGAGTCAGAATCACAGTCCAAGCCAACGACTGACGACAAACCTACCAGGAGGCAGAGGAGCGTGCCGTCGCCAGACAGGATGCCTGACTCACCCCCTCCGCCACCCCCTGCCCCGAGGCCGGAGCCGAAACCAACACCGGAGAGGAAACCAGCACCCACCCCGACGCCACCGCCCACACCCCAGGAAAAGCCAGCAGCAGACACAAGAACCAGAGAAGAGGTGAACCCACCAATGCGTAGACCACGGCCACCACGACCGAATCTTCCCCCAAGAAAGCCTCGTGACACCAAGTAAACCAAGACCCCTATTAGCAGCCGGAGAATAGCCGCCACCAGGAGAAGAAAACCAACATGAGTGACAACTGGGAAGACCCCAAGACTACCGACCCGGAGTTCGGCTACGAGCCTGATGCTGTAGCCGACAGCGAGGTGTACCCAGATGAAACTCAGTATCTCGACGGTGGCGGCATCCCCGGACGCGATATGCCCGAGATCCGTTCTGCCCCAACGTTCATTCCTGGGACAAGCCGCAACATTGACCCCAGGGCTGAGCAGAACTCCGATCCAGAAAACGGCAGTGACTCACCAAAGGGAGACGGTAGCCACCCCAGCAACCCAGGGGACCAGAGGGGCAAGTCACACGGAAACAACGGAGACCCCAACAGTGAACCCCCAGTAGGTGCCCCCAGTGATGGAGGCACCGGTAAAGGGGGTGGAGAAGGTAAAAACGGCGGCGACCCTAAACCAGGTGGAGGCAAGGGCCGCGGTGGCGTCAAAGGTGTAGCCGGGAACCTAGCAAAGAGTGCAGCCGCCCATGCCGTACCGGAGAAGGCAGCAGAGACAGCGGCAAAAGCCACAGAGACCGCGCAGCGCGTCCAGTCGGCAGTCCACACAGTCGTCCACTCTGTGCAGGGCGCTGTCGCTGTCGTCACAAACCCTGTCTCATGGATCATCCTAGCCGCAGCCATCATCATCACCGTAGTGTCTCTCGCCGTGACCTCATCCATGATGGTGATCGGCCGTAACGAAAACGCAGACGGGTGCTTCGGTATCGGCGGTGACGCAAAAAGCGGGCGAGGCATCCTTGGTATCGGGTCAGCGATTCAGGGCGCCAAAGACAAGGTAGACCAGGAAGGAGAGGACTGGACCCAGCGAGGAAACCAGGCTGGTTCGTGGCTCATGTCCCAGAAGTGGGAATTTCTGGGCGGAAAGGGCATGTCCCGCGAGCAGGCCGCTGGCATCCTCGGTAACTTCATCCAGGAGTCCGGCCTGAAGTATGCTCGCGCCGAGATGAAAGGCCCAAACGCTGACGGCTCACTAGACCATATGTCAAATGAGCAGGCGGATGCCTTCACAAAGGACAACGCACCGGCTGGTCTTGGACTGGCTCAATGGACGTGGAACCCTGGGCGCGCTAAGACCCTCCTGGACCTGGCGAAGAGCATGGGGAAAAACTGGTACGATGCTGAGGTCCAGTTGACCATGATCAAGAACGAGGTTGAAGCCTCTTACGGGCAGCGTCTCCTCGCGGCAGGATTCAACGACCAGGGCAAGTCTGAGAAGGAACTGGCGCTCATCTTCCACGATGTCTACGAGGGCTCCGCAGACGGTGCTCAGGGCCTCAAGGAGCGTCAGGACAGTGCCAGCGAGTTCCTGTCAAAGTTCACCGGGTCCGCGGGTCTCCCCAGCAGTGACGGCGGCGGGTCATGCAGCCGCGGTGGAGGTACAGCAGTAGGTGGAGGCAAAGACAACATCGTCAAGTTCGCCATCTCTATCGCCTACCCCACCAAAGAGGAGTCGAAGTGCCCTGAGCCTCGTGGATACTCCTGTGCCCCTCAGGCGTACAAAGACGCTAAGCACAAGATGGAAGGGCAGACTGGTGCGGACCCACTGGACCTGTGGGCCGACTGCGGTCGTTTCGCCGCCACCGTCGTAAAAAACACGGTTGACCCAGAGTTCCCGTGGGGGCCGACAGGAGAACAGTACAGGTACGCCTCATCATCCCCGAAGTGGCAGGCCTATAATGACTACAGCCAGCGCCAACCAGGCGACATCTTCATCACGAAACCCGAGTATGTGGGCCACATCTTCGTGTACCTGGGACAAGTTGATGGCGTGGAGAAGATCGCTGAGGCTTCCATGGAAGAGCGCGTGGGTGGGGTCGGAGAGTTCTACCTGAACTCCTCCCTCACTGAGGACTACGCAGTAGGTGGTGCACACAGGCAATTCACGGGCTTCCACTACGTGGGCGGCTAACAGGGGCAGGATATACTGTCGTAAAAGAACCCAGGATTTTGTGGGACAGTTGCACGCACTTTTAAGAATGACCCAGGGGGATTCACGCATGACAGCAGAGAACTACGACACTGAGGGTGAGAACTTCGAGGAACCTACCCTGAAAGAACGCATTGTCCGAACTGGGCTCATGGTTGTGCTCGTGGTGGCTGTAGCGGCAGGTGCTGTTACAGCCGTGAACTGGTGGGGAGCCCGAAATGAGCAGAACAAGGAGCCCGCATCGGTTGCCATGTCGGACACAGAAAAGACGAAGGTCGCTGCAACTGCTGAACTGTTCCTCAGCAAGACCGGAAACTTCGGGGTTGTCTCTGGTACCGTGGACCAACAGGGTGACAATGTGATCACTGTCGCTAACACTGTCTCCACCGCTCCAGAGAAATACCCGTCACTGTTCATCACCAGGCAGATGGCGTACCGTAACGCTCTCCCCGTCATCGCTAAGGGATCTCCCGCCTACATGGATGGTGTGTCAACCAGCAAGTGGTCCAACGAAACCGACCTAGGGTACCTGATGGGGTTCGAGTTGAAGGACTCTAAGGTGCAGCCCGCAGACAAGGCGTCATACATCACCTTGAATGGTAAGAGGGTCCTGGCTGTGAAAGCCAAGGGTACGTTCTCCAGTCGTGTCACTATGCGTGTCCAGAACGGCAATGATGTCGATTGGGATGGAACCTATACGGTACAGTCCAGGGGGTTCTCCGACCAGACGGTGGAGTTCACTCTCGTTCAGGTTGATGGCACATGGCTGGTGTTCTCCGTGGACAAGTTAGAGCACCCATTCCTGCTGGCTAACTGGAAGAATCCCATCTACGCGGGGTACGACTTGAAGGACTACAAGGTGACCTCCAGTATTCAGACGACTCGCGGCCTGGGAGGTAAAGGGCAGCCGAACCAAAACTCGTCCCTGACACCAGAGCAGGCACAGAACATCACCCCGCAAGGGAAGTAACCAGAAGACCTATACCCCACAAACAGGACGCCAACATTCAGAAGCAACAAAGAGAGTTCACTCATGGGGAAGCACACGGCAGAGAACACACCACAAATACCAGCAGATGAGGGAAACTGGGAGCGGGACATGGACTCTGTGCTCGCCAGCATCGACACCCACATGGGTGGAACATCCCACAGCGATACGAACACCCAAGACACCACACCCCCTGTGAACGCCAACGGCAGTGCCCCCAAGAAGACAGCCCCACCACTGGAGTTAAATGAGGAAACCACCATAGACGCTGACACTGCCTATGGGCTCGATCTTGACGGCACGAAAACCCACAGCGACGAGGCTATAGACGACCTGGGTGAAGAAGACGACAGTAGCGACCTCAGCAACGACACCGCCAGTATCGTGGACACCTACTTTGACGACGACGAGGAGTTCCTGGCTGGTGACGACAAGGTACTGACCGAGGAGCAGGACATGGCCCTGTTCAAACAGTCCGGGAAGGTCGTCAAGTGGCGGGTGGAAAACCTGTACCGGCCTAACGGCGAGTTCCGACGCGGCAACCTCGTTCGAGCCAACCCCCCATTGCTCATCATCTCCGACAGTGACGGCAACGAGGTCGAGTTCACGGTCACCAGAGAGTTCGCCGCATCCATGAGGTCCGTGATGGGCGACGCCGAGATCGCACACATGTCCAGCACCCTGCCGCCGTGGGCCACACCAACCAGGAGACCGGGCGTAGCCAATACGTCAACATGGAAGGAGCGATGCGCCGAGTGGGCGAAGGGGCACAAGGTGAAGGCCACAGGATTGATCCTGCTGGCTATCTACATGCTGGCATCAATGGTCTCCCCATTTATCATGCGATATTTCGGCAGTTAACAGTCAGGTTCAATCACTGAAGGAATCTAGCATGGCGGCTGGTCCAGGTGGCAAGAAAGTTCGCGTATCGACAGGTGTTCTCACCAGGATGCTGTCAACGGCCGCAGTCAGGTGGGTGGGCGTCGCGCTCGCTGTCCTTGGCGTCGTCTACCTGTGTTTCGCAGCCACTCTGCTGCGCGTCGTTCTACTTCGGGACAACAGTATCGTGCCAGTAAAGAATCTGACATTCGAGGGCGGTATAGCGCCAGTCGGATCGAAGGTGCTCGTCGATCCTGGTAGCCATGATGGTGGTATCCTCGACCACCTGAAGCAATCTCTCACCCCATCCAGGCAGGCCAGTGTCGTCACCATTGAGGCAGGCCCCATCGGCAGACTCCAGTACGCCGACCCGATCCTCACCGTTGACGGGAAGACAGTCGCAAAAATCCCCAGTGAAGACTACAAGGCCATCATCGAGGGCAGGGACGGCAAGTTCCTCAGAGACGAGTACGTAGTCCGCTGCGTTCAGGGTAACTGCACCCCAGGAGAGGTGTTCATCGTCCCAAAGGGGAAAGTCATCGGCCAGACCCTTCAGCAACAATAGTACACCCCTGAACCGGCCAGCAACTCACGAAAGAGTCAGCCAGCCAAGGAGCACTCACCCAACACCATCTAGATACGAAAAAGGGGACACGAGGACGCATGCCAGGACCATTTGACGAGTTAGTCGGCAGCCGGATGACAGATCCGGATGAACGACAGGCCAAGGAAATCACCCGCAGAAAGACAAGAAAAAAGCGACTTCACCATAGAGGGTCCGTGTCCGAGCAATCCGCGGGGCTGTACCTTGGTGCACTCAGAATGATCCTGTTTGTTCTAGTGGTTGCGGCTGCGCTCTGGGCAGCGAAGTACGGGATCGAGACCTATATAGGGCACCCGATCAACTGGCACGATGCAACACTAGCACCCGTCCCTGTGGTGAGATAATGGGACACACAGGCATCCAGCAGATCGTAGCCCTCAGAGAAGGCCAAGGAGATAAGACAGCCCTCAGTCGGGAACTCGTGCACATACTAAAATGCGGGGATCCGCGAGCACTCAACTCACTGGCCGTATCGATCCTCAGGGGGGTCCAGCCCAAGTGCCTACCTGTGGGTGACATCCTGAAAACCCCCATGAGTACGATCCGTTGCACCACATACCAGGCCCCAGGTGGTGACACGTATGTCGCTCTCGGAGTCGCATACCTACAGGACTACAGGAACCCCGACCCCACCTTGGACACAACCATCCTGGACGCTACTGTGAACTATGTGCAGTCAGTGAACCTCGACCAGGTGATCACCGACATCACCATCAACAACCACCAGCACACCATCCACCCCGCCACACCCAACATCACAGACAGTGGCAGTACGCGCGGGCGACAGCGAGAGGAGGGCACCAAGTGAGCGACCCCACGGTCAAAAATGGACTGCCCTACACGGTGCCAGACGACCGGCCCTCCCACCCCATCCCCAAGGCAGACATCACGGGGTTCACCGTTCCCGCTGAACTTATCGCCCGCCAGTACGCCCCCAAGGACCGCGACACCATAATCGCAATCCACCACGAGTTAACCAGACATGGCGCGGTCGATAACCAGTCCACATTCACCGACCCTGCTGCCAGCACCATCAGTCTCGTCAACAAAATCCTGGACGAAGCGAACCAGGCGGCACAGTACGAGAAAGACATACACCCTCACCTGTACGACCAAGACACCATGAGCGTCCTCGACTCAATGGACAAGGATTACCAGGGTGATGAGAACCCCCTCACAGACGGCCTTGACGAATACGGAAACCCATGGTGACCTGTGTCACACCACAGACAAGATGGTCACACTTGCATAACTGTATCACAGACAGTTGACAGCCGCCACCCTAATAGTGTAACGTACACCACAGATCGCTCCGGGTAGGAGAGCAGCCTCAAAGGTCAGCGGTCAACACTCGTCGTTAGGGTGCTACTGGTTGCGTTCACGCCTAGCCTGTTGCCAGGTTAACGTGTCGATATTTGGCGGGCACTTTAACACGGGTGTAGCCATAATTGACAAAATACGAGGCTTTAGCAACAACAAGAGGTGACAATGGCTACCTACCAGTACCTTACCCGCGAGCAGGAACTAGCCTATGGGCGACAGGTCCAGGCCATGCTGAAGGTGAAGAAGGATGCCGAAGGTGATGGCATCGACCTGGAAAAGTTACAGCAGGGTCCAGTCAACAAGATCAAGGACCCGGAACTCAGGAAGATACGCACCATCTTAGATGACGGGAACCGTGCAGCAGAAGCACTCATCGAAGCGAACACTGGACTCGTCATCGACAGGGCCAAGAGATTTAAGGAAGCATACCCTTCCGCACCTGACCTCGAAGACATCATCCAGGACGGGAAAGCCGGGCTAGTGCGGGCAGTGTGGAAGTACGACCCCAGCCGTGGACTGAAGTTCTCCACAATGGCTGTCCCATGGATCTTCCAGTCCATCAGCAGGTCAGCGAACCAGGTCAGCCGACCTATCCGGCTCCCAGAGAACCGTGTCGATCAGTTGTCCAAGATCATGCGCATGCGTAAAGACTACGCCGACACCGGAATGCGTATGAAGGAAATCGATCAGGAGATCATGCAGAAACTTGGCCTGTCCAAGGAAGTGTTCGACTCCATCGTCCACGCTTCTGTCCCACTGGTGTCACTGAATGTGGAGATAAGGGATGGTGACACTCATAAGGAACTGGGAGACCTCATCAACCTCGGTCAGGAACCATCCGTGGAGGAGCGATTCGAGCAGGCCGCGATGAGCCGGGAACTCACCTCTGCGATCCTCTCACTGGGGGACATGAACGCAGACATCATCGCCGCAGCATTCGGCATTCACCTTCCTGGCCGGGTGCTAATGCGACCCAAGGATGCGAAGACTAAGTGGCACATATCCAACAAGACATATGCGATGCGACTTAAGGCCGCAGTTGAGGCACTAAGGCAGGCACTCTCATCTAAGGGGCTCACATACTTGGACCTGGCCGCTGCCGCCCAGTAGCACAAGCCGAACCTACATTCCTCCACTCCGCCACGGTGTGAACAATGACCAGTGGAGAAAGTGAGGAACCACCTGCCGTAATGGTTGGGGCGCTAAAGCATGTCGGTAAGATGATGCATAGCCCCAACCATTCACGTATTGGCGCCACCACCCAAAAAGAGCAAACAAAAGAAGAGGCGCCAAAACTATATCACCCCGAGGTAGGTAATGGCTAAGAAGAAGAGCAGACGCACCCCCATTTACATCGGGTTCCATGTGCCGTCACACACATCCACGGAACATGCACTCGCCACCATAAGTGGCGCCACCAAGATGCTACTGGACGACGGAACCTGGAAAACCATGGGCATCAACGAAGGAGACGAGATAGTAGTAGCCTTCACCACCCCCACCAGTGCGCACACACCCGAGTTCTTCCAGTCGCTCCAGTCCCTACTGTCCGTCACCAAGGACTTCACCCCACACTTCACCCAGTGGACCAAGGAGGACACCCAGTGATCGGTGACGCCATCTACACCCGTGAAGAGTTCCTAAAACAGCCCGTGGACTTCCGTATCGGCGGGATTATCAGTGACGGCCAGTGGTACAGTTTCCCGAAGTGGAAGATGATGAGCAACTGCACCGAAGAGGAACTGTCCGCATGGATCGAAGAGCACATGCTTGACGGAAGTCTCCTCCAGTCCCCAACGGGCGCGAAGTCGTACCGGCTACGCCTGGATGCGATGCTTGACTGGTACAATGATCACGACCTTGAGTTCCCCGGCCAACTCACCAAGTTCATCTACCCGCCCAGGGTGTGGGACGGCATGACGGAGGTTGATGGGTTCCTTAAAGCCCCGTTACGTACCATCGGTATAGTGTCCTTCAACTGCTCCAACAGCACAGCAGAGAGGATCACTGAAGAACTCCGAGGTATCGCCAGAGTCCGTGAGGTTGAGCCAGGTAGGTGGAAAGCATTCTGCCTGAACGCCCAGTATGTTCGCAGCATTGTCGCCAGCGTCCTAGACGAGGTGGACGACCCTGGTAAGAAGATCCACACGATGACGGCCGCGAAACGCCGGGAGATGCAGGACTTCACTGATGAGTTCAATCGGGGTATGCTTGCTTTCTACGTCTCATACTCTAAAGAGAACACGCTGAAGAGCCTCATGGAGACCATCAGGATTTTCATCCCAAATGAGGAAGACCAGAACTCACAGATCACCGAGTGGGTTATTCTCGCTATCCAAAAGTTCGATGAGTCTGCGTCCGTCCCATTCAGCGGCTACCTAGACGCAGTACTGAAACGGTGGCCCTTTGACCTGCCGCAAGCGCACCTGGGGAAGGAACTGAGCACCTTCCAACGCAACCGCTCACGCGCTATCAAGGCCCTCAAGAAGCGTTTCAAGGGCCGGGAAATGTTCACTAGCAGCGAGTTGGCAGAAGAGATGGACATATCCATGGCCAAGTTCGCCGACCTAGATGAGAAGCACAACGTGTGGCTTCGCACAAAGAGGGCCACGGAACTGAACTGGGAAGGACGCTCTGACGAGAAAGAGGCAGACCATCACTCCAACATCATGATGGGGGGTGTCGGCACAATCCCCTCAGATACCGACCTGGCTCACAAACTATCCGTTGCGGTAGTTTCGTCTGCTATTGACACTGGAAGGTTCGACGACGCCTACACGCTGATCAGCCAGATCGACGTCAGAGACATCGACATGAAACAGGTGGAGTCTCTGTCGCCAGAGTTCGTGAAGGCACTCGGATCAAAACTCGCAATCTAACCTCATTGAGCATCCAGGAGACAGCACATGCCTAGACTAACCCAGCAGGAGAAAGACTTCATCCAGGAATCCCTAGACCACACAACCAGCGTCCCTGAGAACAACCTAGACGAGGACGCAGCCGCTACCAGGGGTGCGGGCAGTGAAGTTGCAACCAGTCGGGAGGATGACTGGGGTCGCACTAGCCGAAGGTACCGCAACCTGGAACGCAACATAAGGTTCTGGGCAAACCCCATATTCTGGATGTCCCTCATCATGGTGGCAGCCTCCTTGTTCACTGGTGCTGTCACCTGGTTGGACTACCGGGCCAGAACGTACCTGGGTGACTCTATCGACTGGCTGGTGCAGCAGGGCCTATCGGAGGACTTTATCAAGATCACGAAACAAGCCGGTATGGGGTGGCTCCCAGACTTCATCCGGTTCTACCCGTACAGGTGGACTGCTGTCGGGGCCGTGTGGGTTGTCGCTGTCGCCATCATTCTCATCATCATGTTCATCGACTACCAGCGGCACAAGGAGGACAAGTGATCAGCAGATCTAAAGGCGACCGGGACGAGACCTCCAAGAATAGTGGCGCTAGCAGCAAGAGTAAAGGACACACAACAAAGGAAACAAGCATTAGGGAGGCTAGCAAGTCAACCGTGAGGATCCCCAGGTCGCTCGCGTTCATCCGTACCCGAAACGGGGCCACAATTACTTCCCTAGCGGCCGTCATTCTTGTACTCTCCATACTGCTGATCATCAGTATCACGAACAGGGGCCAGATCATTCCTGCCAGCAAGGAAGAGCAAGCCACCAGCACAACCACCACTAGGGGGCTGTCTGGTCGCACTACCGACGAGGACAAGGCGGACGCTGTTGCAACCGCAGCGACCCTCCTCAACGCCGCCAACAAGCACACTGGCGACCAGACAGCAGACCAGAGAGTCCAGGCCCTAGAACAGTCAGGCGATCACAGTAGCCTCGCGGACCTGACCACCATGGATGCCCTCACCAGGTACACACCTGAGTTCGACGAGGCCCTGAAAAACACCACCAGACAGTCACTCATTAAGGCATCCTCACTGCTAGACGACAACAACGACGGCAAGATCGAGGTCAGAGGTAACAATCCCCACCAGTACGTGTACCTTGATCAGCAGGCAGGGGTAGCCTATGTCCCCCTCCAGGTGTTCTCCGAACACGCCCCAGCGTTCTCCCTAGAGATGGTGTACGTCGATGGGCAGTGGAGGTTCGCCCCATACACCCTCCTGGACGCCATCAGACTGTCAGCAGCCCTAGGGAGCGCGCAACAGCACTAGTATCCACACAATTACCAGGGGCACCTACAACGAGTGCACAGGCAACTTGGGGTGCCCCTGTGTACGTGTTGGTAACATGAACATGCCCCGCACATACTATAGGCGTTTAGAGGACCCCGCATGAGCATTAGCCTGAGAAGCGTTGAACTGTCCAACATCCGCCACCACAAGCACTTCATGTTCAAGCCCGCTGACACTGGAGTTACCACCATACGTGGGGCCACTGGGGCAGGCAAGTCCAGCATTGTTGACTCTGTAGCCTGGACCCTGTTCGGCACCAAGCCGCGAGGGGTCACAAAAAACAGTGCCATCATGCGAGATCAGGCCACCTGGGGAGAGGATAAGTTCTACGCCCGCATCACTCTCAACGTGGACGACACTGTGATGAGGGTGGAGCGACGCATCGTTTCCAAGACCGGGACCGTCGAGTGCGACGTATGGGAGACACCCCAAAACACGTACACTGGTGACGACAGTGCGTTCACTGACGACACACACAAGGCCGGGGCGTCCGTCACCAGCGCTGAATCCTACATCAGGTCCAGACTCAAGATGGATGCGAAAGGGTTCCTCGCCGCCGTCCTCGTCCAACAGAAGCAGGTAGACTCCCTTGTCACGGCCAGCCCCACGGAGCGGGCACAGGTCATTGAGAAACTGACCGGAATCTCCGCTGTTACCCTCGCCCTAAAGAAAGCCAGGGAAGTCAGCAGCGAGCACAAGAAAACACTCGCCTCAACAAACGTTGACGAGAAGCGGTCCGTTGAACTACACCAGCAGGCAGACGCCCTCAACAAGGAGATCACCGCCCTCACTGACTCCCTCTCCAAACAGGAGAAAAGATGCCAGGACGCCAGAACCAAGCACAAGGAGGCAGAGCAGAAGTACACGCACCTGAGTGACCTGTATGAGCAACAGGAAACCAAGGTACGCAAGGTCAACGAGAACACCGCCCTCATCAAGTCTTTACAAGCCGACCTGGCGGACATCATCAACCAGAAGAAGGCCCTCAAATCCACCATGCGGGCAGCGGCGGGGGCATCAGTTCCACCAGCGGCCAAAGTCCGGCAGGAGATGATCGACACCCAGTCGTCCTTGTCCGCTGCACGGTCCAGGCAGGCCGACCTCGCCAACAGTATCGCCACCTGGGAGTCCGAGGCCCAGCAGGTCAATGACATCATGACCACGACAGGTGCCACCACCATACAGGAAACCGAACAGGCTAAGGCAGAGCACACCGCCAAGGTAGAAGACCTTAAAGCCCAGTCTCACCAGCATGTCGCCGACGGGAAGGCCCTGGAGACCGAGATCGCCAAACTACGTAAAGCCATCACCGCCCTCACCGATGGGGAAGGCACATGCCCCACCTGCCTCCAGAAGGTTGACGCCATCAACACCGTCCTGGCGAAACTTAACCAGGACGTCTCCGACGCGGAACAGAAGATCGAACACTACCGTGACCTGTACCGGCAGACCGCGACAGCCATCAAGGATGAGACCAACCAGGTAGAAGCCCTGAACGAAGCCATTAAGGCTGTCCACGACCAGGAGGCCCTGACTCAACAAATCAGCCAGGCGAGGGCACAGGTCGCCTCCCTGTCTGGACAGGTGAGAGCACTGGAGGCACAGGTAGAGTCCACCCGCAAGGTACTCGCCACAGCCGAGGAGAATGAGACCCAGAAAACCAGGTACGACGAACTGGCAGCCAGGGGCCTACACATCTCAGACCGGATTGAAGTCCTGGAGAAGGAACTCGACGACATCAAAAACGCTACTAGCGGCGGCCCTAACGTCACTCTGAAAAAACTCGCCACACTCAGAGGTAAGGTAGACACGCTGGCAGCCAAGGCTCACGAGGCCGACATGAGACGACTCGAAACCCAGTCGCAGATCAGCGTCGCTCAGGAGCGCTTCAAGTCTATCCATATGCAGGCCCAGCAGGTTGACGCTGAGATCGCCAAGTACAAGGACATGCTCACCCAGGTGGAGGAGGCAGTCACCACCACCAATGTCGTCGAAAGGTTCCGCGAGACCCGCATCGAGGACTCTGTGCCAGTCATCGAGGAGTACGCATCTGACCTGATCTCTAGGTTCACGTCAGGGAAGTTCGTGCGCCTAGAGATGGACAAGAAGTTCAACGCTACTGTGGTCCTCGCCGACGGACGCAGACGCCCAGTAGGAATGCTGTCCGGCGGGGAGATGTCAGCAGCAGCCATCGCCCTCAGGGTCGCCATCTCCATGCTACTCAACCAAGGCACCAGCCAGAACCTCATCATCCTCGACGAGGTTCTAGTCTCCCAGGACTACACCCGCGCTGAAGCCATCATCGAGACTATCCGAGAGATCTGCAAAGGACAGATCGTCCTGATTGCCCACAACGACTCCATTGATGCACACAGCGACAAAGTGGTCGAAATAACCCCGTAACCAAAACTGGGGATGGTGATATTCGCCCATGATTCCAACATTTTAAGGGAGTAGATACATGAGCCTGTCACCACAGTGGCGCAACGTCATGGAGGCACTGTCCGACCCAGCCGTCTCCGAGGTGACAGCAAACGGGCCAGACTCGTTCTTCGTGTCCAGGGGCGGCACCCGCTACCACATGAAAGACGTCACCTTCAAAGATGTCGATGACTACATGCAGCAGATCGGCGAAAACCTCATCCCACTGGTCCGATCAGCACACGACTGGGACCCGAACGGTATCCTTTACGAAGGCTACCTGAGCGCCCGCATCCATGGAAAAAAGGTCGCGGGCCGGTGCACCATCGTCCTCCCCCCAGCCTGCCTGACCGCCCAGATCTGCATCACTAACCGTGTCGCCTCCCTCACCACCCTGGAAGACATCGCCAGCACCGGGTCCATGAGTACCGAGATGCTGGACTTCATCAAGGCGGCCGTAGACAGTGACCTCACCATCGCCGTCAGCGGATCTACAGGTGCCGGGAAGACCACCCTCATGGAAGCCTGCACGAAACGGTTCTCCAGCACGTCAAGGATCGGTGTCGCTGAGGACATGCCCGAACTGCACCTTGTCCAACCTAACGTCTCCTACCTTAACTCCGTACCATGGAAACCCGGAATGAAGGAAGAAGAATCCGTGTCCCTGACCTGGGTCGTCCAGCAGTACCAGCGGCTCAGGGTCGATAAGGTGATCGTTGGTGAGGTTCGCGGCAAGGAGTTCGCCGACTTCCTCATCGCCGCGAACTCCGGTCTGGGCGGATCCATGATCACCCTCCACGCCGAAGACCCCCAGAACTGTCTAAACAAGATGACCGAGTTCGCGCTCGCCGGTGCACCAGGCAGACCCATCAAGTCCATCAACTCATCCATAGCGAACACCATCGACATCATCATCCAGATGGTCAAGACCCAGGACAAACGCAGACGGGTCTCACACATCCAGCAAGTCACCAGAACTGTGTCTGACGGCCCAGACGCCAAGATCGTCAGCGCACCCCTCTACCTGTGGGACAAGGGAACAGACGCGTTCAGCAAGGCCGGGAACATGGAGGACTCTCTCAGGCAGAAGATGGCATCCCACGGCATCGACGTCCAAAGGTTCCTCACCTCAGAGATCGGCGCCGGATACCCCTCCCACGGCACAGTCGGCGGCATCACCCCACACAACAACACCATGCCTGCACCCACACCGGCCCCCGCAATGGGGACACCCGCCACCAGTAGCACACAGCCCTTCCCAAGAGTCAGGCGCAGAACCATATGACACCACCAGTGGTAGCGTACGCAGATGACTACAGGCTCACCGTCGAGAGCCTGAGATTCTACGTACCCGCATTCCACCAAGGGGAAAAAGCCGAACGCATACTCGTCGAATCAGGTGACACACTCCCCCCACAGGAACGCAACCGCCTGGAGGTGCAGGCTCGCCTCAAAACCCTAGCCGTAGCGAAGATAGAGTCCATGTGCAAGCCTCTCATCGTGAGAGAGATCAACAAACTCATCAACGGCTCCCACCTCAGAGGAAACGACGACCTGTTTAACATCCTCTACGAGACCGGCGTCAAAGTCGGCATGATCAAGGGTCTAAGACACTTCGACGTCAACAAGATCCAGGCCGGAGCCACAAACTACCTATTCCAGTGGATCGTCACCTATGCCAGGAAAGAGTTAGCAACCCATGAGGCCACCTTCGGTATCGCCCCATCCAGGTTCCAGAAACTCAAGAAAGTGTCCGCCGTCCGCAAGAAGATCACAGAACAGTTAGGTAGGTACGCCACCAACCAGGAAGTACTCGACTACTTCCACTCCGGGAAGGCCGACATCAAGACAATGGCCGGGAGACTCAACGCCCCCAACAAAGGATACGCCTCCAACAAGGCCATCACCATGGACCTTGTTCAGGAACAGGAGAAGTTCGAGAAGACCATGGCCTATGTGCAACTCCTCGACCCCCTGGAAGACTACCAGCGACAGTTAGACCAGGCCGTCCACCCACCTAAGCCCTTCAACGAGACCATCTTCGGGGCCTTCAACGACACCCACCCCATGACCGACCAGGTTGTCGCCGTCCTCATGAGTGAACTGGGTAACTACACAGACATGACCCCACAGGTGAGGCACGAACTGGACGCCATGACCAAGAAAGAGTACCGGGCCACCCTCAAACGCATCACAGAGATGGCTACCGACCCGCACGGCCCCTTCCAGGCGTTCATCCGCGCTAACGCCGCCACCCTGGACGCCGGACGGGACTACATGGTGGGCGAGGAAAACAACAGCACTACAGACAAGGTGCGTGCACGATACACGGCAGCACTGTTCCCGCACGGACTGGAAACACGCACAGGAGAACACCAATGATCAACATACTCAACCTGGACTACAACACCAAAGCCGTCATCGGGTGGTCAATGCTGGCAGTCGTTGCGGCACTCACCATCCTGTTCCTCGCCTACTTCGTGTGGTTAGTCATGTCGCAACGCAAGGACGACACCCTGGCCCTGCCGGAACTGACCCTGAGTGGTGACGACAAGAAGAAAGAACAACAGACTGAGCCCACGGCCGCCCCCACCGGTCCGGAACCCGCGTTCACGATTAGCGCCCCAGACGACGGCGACCTGCTACTGGAGGAGGCTAGGGCAGCCGCAGCCGAGATCGCCGCAGAAGGCGACAACGGGGCAACAAGGCAGGTCAAGAGCCGTTTCTCACTACGCAAAAACTGATATTTACCTAAAAGTTTCCTGTGTTTTCTGTTTGGATGGAGTGATTTATGACAGACACACTAAACAAGCCTGAGATCATCACCAGGGTCGCATCAGCAACAGGCGACTCAAAGGCCACAGTAGAACGAGTCCTCACATCCTTGGAGGAAGTAGTCACAGACTCCCTGTGTGAAGGCCGCGACGTCAAGATCAGTGGATTCCTCGCGTTCTCCACAGTTACCAGACCCGCACGCACCACCAAGAACCCCAAGACAGGTGAGGATGTCAACGTGCCAGCCCGCAAGGCCCTCCGAATCCGGCCACTGTCCAGACTAAAGAGAACTATCCGCGCATCCTGAACACAAAACGAAGGAAAGCCACGAGCCCGCAACACAGCCATTCAGGGCGGGGCCAAAGACCAAGAAACCAGGTCAAGGCCCCGCCCTGAAACACACATAAACAACACAGCAAGGTAGAATCACCATCAGACATTAAGCACCACACAAACACATGGGGGCAGGCCGTGGCAGTCACAAAACCAGCACCAGAAAACACTCTCCTCGTCAGAATCGACCTTGGGGTGAACATGAAGCATAACCTGGAGGCGGCGGCAGAAAAATCACTCCAAGTCGCCCAACAAAAATGGGGACTGAACCTGCCCTCCGCAGACATTGACAGGATCCTGCACCACAGCAGAGCCCAGTTGCTCCGCCATGTCAGTGACGACGCCCGCACCGAGTGGGACGGCGGCAGAGTCGTCAACGTCATCGTCACCGCACCCAAGGCCGGTGAAGTCCTACTCCCTGACCCCAAGATGTCAACAGACCTCAAAACCACCCTTCTGAAGACGAAGCAAGGGTGGGAGATCAACGAAGAGGAGAACGACAACGCCGTCCGAGTCACAGAGTTCGCTGAACACTACCGGTCACGCATTCTCACTATGCAGGACACCGCCATCTTCTATGGGGTCGGCTCATACTCCACCTACAGCGACAGCAGAAACTACAGGGTGTCCCAGTGATATTCGCATCACCTGCCTAACCCTGCCGCACGTGAGACAAGGACCCCGAGAATGACCTCCAGGCTCACCTACTCGTCACTACCAACCGAGATCAAGAAGATAGCCAACGAGTCCCTAGGCCTGGGTGTCCTTAAGTCGCTGTTCAGTTACGCGAAAACCTACCATCTCATCATCAAGATCAGTGACGGAATCTTCATCGGCTTCGCCCTCTACCATTACCAGACCAAAACCATGAGGGATGGCAGTACCTACACTACCGGCATCATCGACTGCGTGTGTGTTGCCACCCCTTACAGGCAGGAAGGGTTTGGTACGCTTCTCACATTCAGTACCCTAAGGAAAATGAACGCCTATGGGGTGGATCGTATCGAGATTCTGCTGAAGAAGCCTGCTCCAGGGGACAAGGACAACGAGCCTGGTGTACCACTCGTTGGCAGTGAGGACCTACTTGTTGCCCTCGGGTTCCGGAAAGTCAAAACCTACCGGAACAACTACACACAAATCTCCCGGCAATACGGGTATGACTGCATCATGTGCAACAACCGCCCCGACACGTGCCTGGGGATCCTGTACGCAATAGACTCCAACTAGAACCAGGCCAGGAACACAGTAGGGTAGTCCCAGCAAAACGCATGATACTGGGGAACAAAAACTAGCGGCAGCGATATTTTTCCCCTGAGTTCTCAAAGACCCACAAGGGGAAACGGCCGTAATGAATCTAGCATTTCTGACAGGAAACGCACCCACGCCAGGGACACACTACCTCACAGGTGACGTCCAAGTGACCACCCGCAAGAGGGGCGCCCTGAAAGCCATCACCCTTACCGCCGTCACCGTCATCATGCTCATTGGCCTCATCACACAGGCCATCACAGGCGGAGCAAACAACCCGCTCCCCAACAACCAGCGCACCACGGCCGGAACCACTGCGCTAGCCGATGACGAATCCGACGCCAAGAAAGAAATCAAGGGCCTATCCGACAGTTACATCCAGAAGGATGAGGACGGAAAACCCAGCCTGTTCAACACCATCAACAAGGCTGACGGGGAAGACTCACCAAACGACTTCGGCTACATTATGCGCCGACTATTCTCCACCGGGTACATCAACCATGCTGGGGACGCAACCAACGACGGCCGACAGGACAACTGCTACGTATCCCAGTCCGGCACCCCCTACTACCACAACTGTGACGTACCCAACTTTATGACCGAGGCGTTGCAGTCATTCATGGACCCGTTCATCACCACTGGGCCACAGAACGCCGAGATCCGTAAAGCCAAAGGCGGGCTACTGTGGGTGTTTGACGGGATCCCTGACTCAGAGACCCTACCTGACGCCGGACCGGCTGTTGACGAGAACGCCCGGTCCGCTAAATACACGGGCCTCGAAATCTTCGGATACAACCTCAACTACACAACCTACTTGGGTGAGTGGGACAACATCAAAGTGATGACCGCCGCCAGATCCCTGTCCAACTTCGGATTCATGGACAGTCTTAAACTCGGTGCCACCGCCGTCATCAAAGGCGTCGCCAACGGTGTAGGCAATGCGGCATCCGGGTTTGTCAACAGGATCAGCACTGGTAACATCCTGGGCGCTGTCGGTGGACTCTGGTCCGACTTTGTGGGAGGCTCTTCAGCCGCGGTCGTCAAAGTCGTCATGGACACGTCCGACCAGAATGTCTTCAACAACTGGGCGTGGTACCGGGTCGGCTACGGGTCTACACTTTATAATGCCCGCGAACTCACCGCCGAAGAGACAGCCGCGCAAGCAAAACGTGCCCTGTACAACATGATCCTCGGATCCCAGCCGGACGCGGCCACGGCACCCCAGGAACTCAAAGACCTTAAGAAACCGGCCGCACCAGCCGATGAGACCTCCAAGTGCGTCATCCGCGTCAACGGAAAAAACACAGAGCAGAAGAACGCCTCCGACAACGGTATCACAGAAGGCGACTGCAAACTCCAGGCGAACACGGCCGCCCCAGACGGCAAAGCCCACAAGGTTAACACCCCCAATGACCTGAAGAAAGACGGCGACTACGCCTGGAAGAAAGACGGCACCAGCAAACGGCAGACCCTCAAGGAATGGGTCGCCGCCAACCAGGCCACCTTCAACACTGCCAAGAAGTACGGTATGTCCATCAACACTGACGGGGACGAGTCTAAACGTGACGAGGTAGCCCAGAAAATCCTCTCCGAGTGGGACAGTGAGTACTCCAAGGCTCTCCAAAACTCCACCGCCAAAGAGGCAGAAGCCAAAAACAGTGAATGGGTGAACCAGTTACTCGGCACCGCAGCGTTTGCCGCGCACATCCTGTCCAACCCATCCCAAAGTTACAATGCTCCGTGGTCCCGGTTCGCCTGCACCAACGCGGACGGCACCGACATGCATGAAGACAATGGCACCCTCGTCATGCTCATGGACTCTGACGGCAACATGAACCCCAAATGCTCTGGAGTACGCCCGCCCATCCAGGACGGGCTCTTCGGTAACGGCTACACGGGCGACGCCAAGAACCAGGTTGGTACAGACACGCGCCGCGCACGCCTCAACACCAACGTGCTCGCAAACCTGATCCCCATCGACTCAGCATTCGACAGCGTGGCAGCGTTCTGGCTAGGTGTCGCCACCACCTCCACCATGGTATCCAACGAGGTCATGTCCTGGGCATTCAGCCCACTCCTGTCCCAACTCGGGATCACAGACATCGTGGTCAACACCATCAAGTTCATGCGAGACAGCATCTTCTTCCCACTCGCAGCGATCATGGTGGCGTTCGGCGCATTCATGGCCCTGTGGAACCTCGCCAGGAAAGGCAACGCGAAAGAAACCCTCATCACACTGTGCCTCATCATCGCAACCTTCGCAACCGGGGTAGCCCTCCTACAATCACCAGGCCGCACCGTCAAAGCCATAGATACCATCCCCTCCATGGTTGAACAAACCATCGTCGGATACATATTCTCCGCCAACAATGAGCCAGTCGATCAGTTGTGCACAGCATCAGGAACCGTGTCAACCAAGGCAGGCACCGGCCTAGAAAATGAACAACTACCATTCACCCCATCCGAAGGCACCAGGTCTCTCATGTGCGAGAACTGGAGAACCTTCGCGTTCAACCCATGGGTGTACGGCCAGTGGGGGACAGGCTACCACAACCTGTACGCCAACGGCAGCGGCAAGGACGGGGCGTGGGACAACAAGAACAGCAGTATTGTCGGCGACGCCGCAGTCCCCCTAGGCAACAACATCAGCGAAAAAAACTGGGGGCTCTACCAGTTGCGTGCCACCACATCCGGCACCGCCTACTACACGGACCAGTCCAACCCAACGGGACGCATCGACCGGGACTTCTACAGGATCGTTGACGCCCAGGCAGGCCCCAGTAACGCAGCCAACTCCTACCCGCGGTACTTCAACACGTGGAGCGGAACCAACCTGGCCCCACGTGCTGGAACAGCCATGCTCGGCGGCATCATTGGTGTACTCGGAGCATACACCGTCATCGTCTACTCTGTGACTAAAGTGCAGGTCACGTTCATCGTCACCATGCTGCTGCTCATCATGCCGCTCATGCTACTCATGGGGATCCTCCCATACTTCGGGACCGGAAAACTACGTCGCTACTTCGGCACCATCGGTGGACTCATGGTGCAGCGCGTCTTCATCGCCTTGTTCCTCGCCGTCATGTTCCGCATCCTCGCCGGGGTGGGCACAGCATCCTCCAGTTACCCCAACCTGGCCTTATTCACGGCCGCGATCTGCGTGTTCTTCCTCATGATCCGTAAGGAAGTTGAGGAGATGATCTTCCGTAGCGTCGCCAGTAAGTTCGGAGGCTCCATGGCTGACGCCTTCCGCCGCGACCCAAGTGGGTTCATCAGAGGGCAGATCGGGCGCGGAGGCCAAGGAGGGTTCATCTCCAATAAGGCCGAGATAGCGAAGTCTACAGTCGTTGGTGCCGCTGCTGGTGCTACCGCCGCGAAACTCACTGGCGGTAGCGGTCTGCGCGCAGCCCTTGACAGTGTGCGAACTAACACCACTAACCTTCGCAACCAGCAGAGGAGACGCGGATACAGGACACTGGACACGCTCTCAAGGGGCGCCCAGGCTGGTAAACAGGCCGGTAGGCGGCAGTTGGCTGACGACCAGTACGCGGCCGACATCAAGCGTGAAGCATACCGTGATACGAAGGTATGGAAGGATTATGAGTCTGCCGCACGCGCCTATGACGCCCTACCTACCAAGGAGGAGCGGAACATACGGACCGGGAAGATGGAGACGTTCAAGTATGACCCAGCAACCGGGAAACGCATGGAGAAACCGGAGGCCCCAACATTCGAGTCCGCGTCCAAGGACCTTAACATCACGATCCCTGGACGCAAGTTGAAGAAACTTGCCGACCGGAGACGTAAGGCAGACGACCTGGAGATGGGTGGCAAACCAGGTCGGAGGGTAAGCCCAGTTAAAAACCGTGCGAAAGACACGGAAGCACTGGTACGTCGCACAGAGAAGAGAGTCGAAGACGCCTCTGACCCGAGCAAGGTCGCAGAACGTCGGCGTAAGGATGCCCGAAAGGATAAGCATCGTGAACGTATCGACGGGACGAAGGGTGTCCGTAAGATCACCAGGGAGTTCGACAAGAAGTACCAGTCCAGCAAGAATGAGGAGTACAGGGTGCGCATGAGGACTAGCCTGCATGAACTCATGGACGCAGCCGCAGCATACGACCCTGAGAAGGATCAGGACAACACGGGCCTACCGGACTACATGGACCCAGTTGAGGGTGACATCTATGGGCCGGAACTGCCCTCCTATCACGAAAAGGGCGAGGAGGAAGAGGAATGAGCCGCGCCCCGCGCTCCAGTAGACGCGGGACATGGTGACTCAACCATGCGACTAGGGACAGAAAAAGGAATCTAGAGGAAAACTGTCAGAGGCTACTGTGGGTTCCCTCGATTCGTCCCTATTCTGGTGCTACTTGCAGGGATATTTCAACGTTAGTCACTTTACGTCGATCATGAGGATGTTTCTACATGATTCTCAGGCACATGCAGCCGCAAGGGGCATCCTACATGACCCCGAACGGTGCGGGTAGGGCACAGGACGGTGCCAGGCACAGGCGCACCATTGTCGCCACCGTCATGGTAATGCTGTCTGTCCTCATGCTCACCTTCGCTGGCTTGTCCACTGCTGTCAACGTGCGTGAGAAGCAACAGGTGCAGGCTGGGGACTGGACTCAGTGGCTCATGTGTGAAGTACTACCAGAGTCAGCGAAGGAACTCTACCAGTTCAGCCAGTCGAAGGACCTCCAGTTCCATCTTCGCTCAAAGTCAGCAATCACTGGTGGAATTGATGACGTGGACGGTGGCCTGAACTGGATGCTGTCTGGCAGTAGCGGCACAGACTTCAAGAAGGTCAATGAGGAGATCCTGGGGTTCAGTCTCGACCCAGAAAGTGACGGGCAGTCTCAACCGAACCAGCAGTCAGGCAGTCAGCAAGACCAGAAACAGGCCGGAGATCAGAAGAGCGGGGACGGGAAGACTCCCACTGGCGGTAAATACGTCAACCCGTACGACCGGTTTGGTGTTGCTGGGATGAAGTTCAGTGCCTACCAGGGTGAGTGGAAGTACTTCGTTATTGACTCCTGCAAAAAGGATGGGGAGCCGAACGACCCGAAAGCCGGACTGTTTTATGACAGTCGCCTGGAACCGCGTAGCGGCTGGGAAGACATTGGGAACTCCAAGGATGTGCGCACCCAGCAGTTCCAGGCCAACCCATCCGCACCTATCCTCGCCACGGCCCTGAACAGTGTCGCCAACGGGCTATTCAACATCACGAAACTTATCGTCAGTGTCACTATCGCATTTGTTGGGTTCTCATTCTCCGATATCGTACACACCATGGGGCTCGATAACGTTATCGGCGGCCAGTCGGGCATGTTCAAGAACCTGTTCAATGGTGTGTTCATGCCACTGGTGGTCTTCGCGTTCCTCACGACCGGAGCCTACCTCATCTACAATGGGGTCTACAAGGGACGCTACCGTGAGTCATTCAACTCGGTAGCAAGATCGTTCCTGATCTTCGCTATCGCCATTGTTGTCGGCATGCACCCAGCACAGGCAATGACACTACCGAACAAAGCCATCGTATGGTTCCAGTCCGTGGTGGTCCTGAGCCTCAACAGTCAGATCGCGGGCGGCGACGACATGTGTGCCACTGACATCGGCCAAGTCAACTCCAAGATCATCGAGTCTCAGGGGAAGAGTGAGCAAGGTGTCCTGGATGAGGCCGCCCAGAACATCCGGTCCGTGGTCAGTTGCCGAATGTGGCAGGTCCTCCTCCTTAAACCGTGGGCGGAAGGACAATTCGGCACCGACATCAATAACCTGTGGGCCAACGGCAACAAGCCAGGGTGGGCGCCAGAGAACGCACAGGAACTCGGCAACAGCAACAACGACATGGTTGGCAGCGCGGAAGTCCCCCTGGGTGAAGGTAAAAGCATCCACAACTGGGGCGTATACCAGATCTCCACGCAGACGAATGCGCACTGGGTCACATCCGGTAACGGCACCAGAGTGAAACCAATCAACAGTGTTGCTGGGGACTGGTACCGGATTGTTGACGCTCTCGCTAACTATGATGAGGAGGACGCCAAGGAGAAACCATCCGACAACGCCGAAGAGATCACGTACAAGGTCCCTAAGGAGTCCAACAAGGTCAGTCCTTACTGGGATACGTGGGTGGGGAATAGTGTCGCCAGCAGGTACACGTCCGCCTTGTCCTCCATCCTGGTAGCCGCCCTGGTGTGCGCATCTATGGCCCTGTTTGCCGGGTGGGCGTCCGTGTACACGATAGGTCTGGCTATACTCCTCGGTTTCGCGCCCCTGTTCATGCTCCTGGCCTGCTGGGCAGGTAGAGGCTGGGAGATTTTCAAAGGTTGGGCAGAACTCACAGTCAAGACCGGGCTCAGTCGCATCGTGGTTGGGATACTGCTCGTCTTCAACATTCTTATTGTCAACAACATCCTAAATATGGCGAACACCCTGTCTTGGGGGAAGATGATCACCCTTCTGATGATCCTCACCGTCGTCATGTTCAAGGGGCGTGAGAAGATCACTGAGATGTTCGCTGCCGTCCAGTTCGGTGGCGTGAACATGGCCTCCACAGCCAGCAGAGTCACCGACCGAACCAAGAACATTGTTATGGCACCGGTTAAGACATCTGGTCGTTTCGCAACCAGCGCCGTGGGGGGCGGTGTTGGGGCTAGGCGCGAGGGCGGATCGTTCATGCGCGGCATGGGCGCTGGCGCGGTCCAGGAGTTTAAGGACATGACCTACCGGTCCGGGATGCTCAGGGACGCGAGAACAACCTATGACACGCACGCCGCTGCCGCCGGGAAGAAAGGCGTCCTCGTGTCCGAGATGAACTGTGCCGTATGCGGTAAGCCACTCGACTATGAGCAGAATCAGTACGGCACTCAACAGTTCATCGGGGGGCGCGACCGGAACGGTAACCTCGTGTGCCGCGAGTGCCTTGAAGACGGCATGGGTGACGATGTTCAGGAGGTCACGTTCAATCGTCCGACCGCGGCACAGAGGCGCGACGCCAGCAAGAGTAAGGATGCGCAGCGTAAGAAGATCCGAGAGAGTTACAACAAGCGGTTCACTGCTGAGACAGCCGGTCGGACTGTAGCCGAGGGTTGGGCCAGCGGGATCCACGACATGCGTGACGAGGACCTGAGCACCATTGAGGGTAGGGAGGATCGCGTAGAGAACGAGGCTAAGTTGCGTGCCGCCATGAGTATGGTCCACCAAGACGTTTATGCTCACAAGTCCGCCCAAAACTCTCGTCGAGGCGGAAAGAAAGACCCCAGGACGGTAACTACCACAAAACTCCCCAAGGAGATCGATGGGATCGTAGACAAGGACGCCCTCCAGGAAGCGTGGATGAAACAGGACTACAACTATGTGATCATGACCTATGTGTCAGCCTGGATCGTCTGGTACCAGCAGAACACAGGCGTCAAGTACAGTGCCGACATCAACTCCACCTACTATGCTGTCAAGAACAAGAACCTGGAGGCATTCGACAGGGCCGAGTACCATCGCATCATGGATGAGGGTAAACCAAGACGGGCCGACGCTAAGGCAAAGAACCAGGCCCCAAGTGGCGGCGGCAGTGAGGATAAGGAATGACGCCAGCGGACGTGTGGGTTATTGAGCAGGTCGCCTACCTGGACTACTTCATGGAGGCGCACAGGATGATGACTGAGGCGGGCCATGAGGCGGCGATCCTCTACCCTGAGGAGATCATGGGTCTCGTAGATTTCGACGCTATGGAACGGTTCTGGAAGGTCGGTGACTACAATGAGGTCAGGTACCGTTACATCATGGGCTGGATCCAGTACATTCAGGATGTGACTGGGGTACGCACGGAAATGACCTGGAAAGAAATACAGGATGCGGCCGCAGAAAAATAGTTTGACCGATATTGCCGCATGATACCAAGGTTTTCCGTGTAAAGGGCAGGTTATGGGCCTCTTCTCAGATATGCTGAACCGATTCCGCGACGCTGGTGGCAGTGAAACAACCAGCACCCAGATAAAGCAGGATGTCAGTCACTCACAGGATGAGGTGGACTATGAGGATGAGCCCACTATTAGCACCGCCCACAGCGTCTTCTCCATTGACGACAACGACCAAGACAATGCGATCAACACGCTCAACAGCCGCTACCGCGAGACCAACAGCGGCCCAGTGCTGAAAGCCAGGGAAGGAAAGATTCAGGACGTCCTTGAGGTGATGCGCATCCCGGAGACGTTCGACCTGGAGCCGTTCGTTCTGCTGCCTGAGGACTTGGACGAAGTTGACTTCAGCGTCATGGTCCCTAAGGGGTACGGGTACGACCAGTCTGAGGTTGACTCACTGTTCGCCCGAGTCAAGGACACAATCTCCGAGTACCTAAGACTGCTGAAACTACGCAACGAGCATATCGCGCAACTCGCCTCCACCGTGGACAGGCTGCAAGTCGATGCCTACAACGCCCGCTACGACGCAGAAATAGCCAACGGGATCAACATAATGCCCACCCAGTCCATGGCAGATCTGGAGAACGAGGTCATGGAACTACGCCTTCTCGTGAAGAAACTCAGCGAGGAGAATGAGCGCCTACAGTCAGGTCGGTCCGCTGAGGGCTATGAGCAGATTGTGGACGAGCGACTGAGCGATCAGGTGTCTGTCCTGTCGCGCGAGAACGAGGATCTGAGGGATGAGAACACTGCCCTCAGAGAGAAACTGTCCACACTACAGGATGAGGCCATGAACACGGCGCACTCACCTGAAGGCGTCACCACCCTACTGCACGCGGGACTGCCTGACCTGGGTGAGCCGGAAGACATGGAGATGCTTGAGTCCAACGCCACCTTCGCTCAACCAGAGGAGAGCCTGGCTGATTTCCTGGACGAGCAGAGTTACTACACGGCCAGCACCGAGGACGACGGGGAGGGTGACAGCCTCCTGGACTCCTTCTACCGGGACTAACAGCACCATCACAACCCCAGGCCGTCTTGACTGGCCCGCCATTCACCACTGACTCCCCACGCCCTAGCATCTACACCTGTTGACCCAGTTACCTTAGAAAGCCGCGCATGTTCTCTGACACCCTGACTGTCCTGTCATTCGAGTTCCCCGCCCTGCTGGTGGCCCTGCTAACAGCCAGGTACCTCCGCGTCGGCATGCTCAACTACGCTGGCATCGTCATCATCCTAGCAGCAGTCAAGGCAGGTATGGCTTACGCCTCCGGTAACCAGGACACAGCCATGTGGGTTGGGGTAGTCGCACTGGTTTCACTAGTCCTGTCCGTCATCCTCGCCGGAGTCATGGGATCAAGGATGAGTGTTGACAACCACAAGTCTCTCCTGGGTGCTATGTCACTGTTTCCGTGGTATCTGGGCCTACCTTACGGGGTCGTCTACATCATGTTGTCTATGGGGGTTCTTGCTGCCGTTACCACCATAGCCACAAGACGGGCGTTCGCCTCCGTTGGACATAGGGTTATGAAACCAGAACGTGCCCGCAAGGAAATGACCGAGGGTGACTACAATAAGGTAATGACAAAAGCCAGGGTCATTTTTGCTATGCCAATAGTAGTGAGCGCTTTCGTTACAATTGGAGCACTTTCTATGTAACCCAATCGTGCTAGCCATTGAATAAAACCCCGTGCCAGCAGGTGCGGGGTTTTCGATATTCAGACAGATTTCAAGCAATTCATAGGATACTGACAGCAGGGCCACGCAATGAGCACCAACAAGGACACCGCATTCACCTCCAGTAGTGAGTCAACAGACGACATGCTGGAGGCAATCAGTGTGACCGGCGACAGCACAGACGACGACAGCATCATCGCCAACGAGAAGAAAAACGAGCGTCGCCGCCTCATCTACGTGTCCATCGGGGGAGCGGTAGCCATCGCCCTCATCGTCGGCGGAATATTCCTCGTTCCCACTGTCAAAGGCGGGAAGGTTCCGCCCGCCAGCACCGTCACAGCCACCACTGACACCAAGGCTAAGGCAAGTAGCGCTATCCCATCTGGAGCCCCAGGAGCAGATCAGAACTTCGCAAAAACCAACCAGATCCCCTTCGAGCACGAAAACTGGCAGGCAGACGACTACAAGACTCAGACCAGCAACGAAGGGAACACCCAGAAGTTCCTTGAAACCATCCGCACCAGCATCGAGGCAGGAAAACTCGACAACGGAACCCTAGCCCTCGCATCCAGCACACTCCCCTCAGAGGCAGCCGGTTACACATCCGATCAGGACAAAGTAACACTAGAAGACGGCTCCCTCAACCCAATGTACGCCTACTGGACGAAGGAACTGTTCGAGACAGAGGTCGGCACCACCCTGGAACGCCTACTCAACCCCACATTCGGAGGCTGGGAAAACTACCAGTACCCCGAGTACCGGGCAAACACCCAGTTCGACACCTCCATCATCAGTGACATGTTCACCACCAACTGGTTAGAAGCCAACACGGGGAAACCCTACAACGAGTACGTGCCAGTCATGGCCGACTGGGGCTCAGACAACTACGGTGGCGGCTACAACCTCACCGACGTCGCACGCTGGTACGGTCGAATCCAAACTAGCAGCATCGACTTCAACTACAACGAGGAAACCCAACAGTACACGGCCGTCTATACCGCCAACATCAAGTACACGGCGTGGACCAAGGACCAGAAAACAGTTGAGAGGACCGGGACGCTCACCCTCAACCTCGTACCAGCAGCGTCCCAACAAAACAGTAACGGATCAAGTCACAGGGTCCTGATCGAATCAGCAACCCTGAAGGTGGACAACTGAGATGAGAAAAAGTAGACTTTTCAGCAGGACACGCCTCGTCAGCCTACTTGCTGCCGCCCTCACCATGCTAGGGGCCTCGTCTCCAGCGCTCGCGTTAGACAACTCCGGCGGTATCGGTGGTGGCGCGGGCGGAGGCACCGTCTCCTATGCGTACTGGGCTGCCGCCACTGGATCCAACGCCTTCCAGGTGTTCCAGAGCAAAGCCGCCCAGGGACGCGATTTCGAAAGTAAGTTGCGTGCATCCGGCGCAGACATCAACATCTGCAAACGCTCAAACGTTATCTGGTGGGTTCACACAAACAACCAGGGCGGATTCTGGGTGAACAACTGGAACGGATACACGCACGGCCCACACAACAGCGTCTCCTACACCATCAACTCCCCATGGACATTCTCAGGCAGACCGCCGACAGGGGCCGAGTACAACCAGTTCCGCGCATGGGACCGTAACAAGAACGGCAACAAGGTTGACAGCCGACCAGGGTACACAGTCATCTGCGGTGGCGCGTTCCTCCAACCCGACCAGCACCGCAGCCACGTCGAGTGGGACCACAAGTCCCAAGGCGAGAAGGCCAGCGTGTCCGGCACCTATGCCTATGTCACCAGTGTCACCCCAGTCAAGGTAGAGGGGCAGTACCCAGGCGGAGGCGACTACGAGTCCCAGTCCGCTAGCGTGAAAACCAACTTCGGTAAGTGGTACGACACCCTGGGTAAGGACGTCGGGAAGATGACCGTAGCCCAGGCACAGGCGAAAGCCAACGAACTTACGCGCCAGGACCAGGGGAACGCACAGTCCGCCGTCACCCTGAGTGCGAAGAACCAGGCCGCGTTCGCCAAGGGCGGCATCCTCAACGTATCTGAGCACAAGGTGACCGCGAAGATCGACTTCCAACGGACCCGCACCGACACGATGAAGCGGACCTGCTCAGAGAAACGCACCTGGAACTCATACTGGGGCACCTGGAACCCATGGCAGCCCAACGGCTGTACCAAGTGGGAGAAGGCTGGCACCTCATGGACTCCAACAGCAGTCGCTAAGGCCACACAGACCCCACAAAACGTGGGCTTCTACCAGATGCTCAGCGTGCACTGCAACAAGGAGGCATTCGACGCCCTCATCAGCGGCACCACGGCCCAGGTCGTCAGCCAGGGAGACCCCGAGCACGGCATCTCCGCTGTCGCACAGACACAGAGGTACGACAAGCAACCCACGCACCCTGACTTCGGCGACAAGTCCAACCCGAACGCTGCGGCAGCCGCAACCGGCACCTATGGGTTCTACGACAAGGAGTGCCCATACGACTGCACCCCATCAGCAGACCCATCACAGGGCGCAAGCAAAGCCAACGACGCCATCAACAACCACGGCACCTCAGGAGCAACCTCCATCGGCCTGAACGGGGCATCAGCAGACAACGGGAAGACAGAAACCAACTCCTTCGAGTTCTTCCGCGACAACAACCCACGCGGCATCCGACTGGACACATGGTACCCGAAGAGCAACGACACTGTAAGGTACAACGGACACGCAGCCCTCACAACCACAGTATCACGCTGGGTGGAAGGCACCCCAGACATCACTGGGGCTAACGGCGGCAAGTTCACACTCACCGCCAAAGGCAACAGCAACCAGAAGGTCAACGTGTTCAACGGCAAGGGCGCACAGGCCGTCACCCAACGCAACTGGTCCAAGGGCACCTTCAGCAACAGCACAGGAAGCGTCATCGACGGGTTCTACAACCAGTTCGACGCTAACGCATCCTGGGCGTCCGAGGAAGGTAAACCACAGGTCCTTAACTTCAAGTGGGAGTACGCCCCAGACGTCGTTACCAGGTTCCCCGTCACCCTCGGGTTCAACCGGGCAGGCGGGACCAGCACACCTCACACAACCGACATGGTAGACAAGGTCACCCCCATTGAGGGCAAGTGCTACGCTTCCTTCGGAACCGACCAAGCCAGGGACACTCGCACACTGTTCCGTGACAACACCGGTACCGGCACAAAGAACACGATTGACGGCACAATCATCGACGGGACAGAGAACCCAAGTTGGGTCGCCACGAACATAGTCATCAACTTCGTGCGGTCCACAACCGAGTGAGGTATCAGGTTTGTTCTGACAAGGTGATATAGTACCTTAAAGGAGCAAAACCGGCAGTGGGGCTGGAGACATTACCAGAAATGGTGGTCTCCAGCCCTAACTTCACGCCCAGCCCTAAACCCTTCAATCCGCCACTTTGAGAGACAACCACCACAAGTGCACTATGGGACACAAGATAGCCTCCATCATCAAAAACTCCAACATCAACATCATCAAGACCCTTGGTGCCGCACTGGCGGCAGTCACTGTCGCCCTGATATCCTCGCACCTCGCCGGATACGTGAACAGTCTCGTTCTCGTCGGGGCCGCCTCTGTCATCACCGCTCTTGCCTCTGAGGCATACCGGATGATCTTGTCAGCAACCACCAGGACTGTGGCCGCAACAGCCCGCAGAACCGCACAAGTCATTAAGGACCAGCCACAGGACCTTGAAGACACCCAGGAGGTCCCCACTGTCGGTGACAGTAACAACCTGGGGGACACAGACGCAACCCCCAATGAGACCACTATCTTGGACGTGACCGGGCCAGAAGAGTCAGCCAATTCTCTTCCACAGGCAAGTCAAGACGTCACGAAGGGGTTGCCAACTAGCGATAAAGCGGCAGCAGCCGTCGTCTCCAAGATGTCAGCATGGGTCACAAGAGCCAACCCCAGAACCGTGAAGACATGCTTCCGGTGGGCCATCATGTTCCTCTCTATGACACTCATCGCCGTTGGGGCTAGTTACCTCATGGGTGGCAAGGACACGGAGCGTATCGTCTATCGTGATGTTGTGAGAGACACCCCTGCATCTGCTGCACCAAGCACCCTATCCAGCGCCACAGAGAACACCCAAGGTGCCACCAGCAGCACCCCTAGTGCGGGCGGTAGTCAAGACAACACCATGCCGCCCAGCCGGACAGAGCAGACCGCCCCCACCACAGAACCAGACAGTGACAGCAAGTCCATCACCCAACAAGGCACCCAAGATAAAGAAAACCCCAACCCAGGCGACAGCAGCAACAACTCAGGGACCAGCAGGCAGAAGCAAGCCCCCAACACCTACACCCAGCAGAACCAGGAACAAGCCAACCCGAACAGAGACGGAACCAGCCATCAAGACAACCACAAGAAACAGGAAGATGACAACCAGGAAAGCCAGGCCAACCAGGATGCAGGCAGCGGTGATCAGAATCCAGCCAACCAGGCAGGCCAAGATACCAAAGAGGCAAACAACAACACAGGCGACTGAGAAAATGTTACACTGAGGGTTAGAATCACTTACCTGAAACCCCTAGGGAGACCACGTGAGGACCAGCAGGCAGACACGCAAGTACTCAGAGTACAGGGATGACCCAGACGTCCGGGTACCTGTAGTTCGCTGGCTCATGGACAAGTGGCTTGTGTATGCGGCCTTCACTATGGCGGCAATCGTCATGGTTGCTGTCACCACCAGCCAGGGTAACGCATCCTACCGGGCCATCACGGCCGCCCCCAAAAAAAACAGCCCCTACCAGGACATCCAGGCCGTTGACTCCCCAGGGATGCGATGGGCGAAAGCACTTGTCGCAGAAAACCCTGACAACATCAAGGACTGGACACCCGGAACATCCAGCACCCCCAAGCACCCACTACCCGATGACATCTGCAAACAGGAGCAGGTGCCCAGTACTGTTCTAGCCGCCTATGATACTACTGGCAAGGACGTCACTGTCACTGTCCAGGTCTTCGGGGCCGGGCAGGCAGCCAAACAGTTCACCACCTACAAGGATGGCGTATGGGCCAACTGCCTACAGAACATGGAGCAGGTAGCAACCACCAAGGATAACGGCGTCAACGCATACAAGTTCGACGGCGGGTTCCTCATCACAGCAGGTGACACCATCCTAGGGGTAGCAGTTAAGGACACAGGGCTACGGGATCGGCTACTCGCCCATTATGTTGCGCGTGTCCCTGCCACTCTCAACGATTCCCAGTGCGCAGCCCTTATCTCCACAGATCAGGACGCCACCCGCTCGTTCTACTACACCCCAAGCGCCTACAGTGGATACAAGCGAACCCAGGTGGTCCACACCAAGGTCACCATCAAAGGCAATGCCACCCCTATCGCACAGCAGTTGAAGGACATCGCTGACACTGACGCTGAGCAGCCGGAAGGTCCACTACCACAGGGATTCCCTGAACTTCCCAAGGAGATGCAGAAGCCCACACACCCAGACATCGTGAACGATGTGGACGACTTCATTACACACGCAACCTACCCCATCAAGGACACCTCTGGCCCGGGCTGCGGATGGGCATGGTCGTCCCAGAAGTCCCCCACCTATGATGAGCAGAATCTCGCTAAGACCCAGAACGAGGCTGTCACCAAGGCTCAGAACGAGGCGGATCAGCGGGCCACAGACTACATGAAGAACCGGCACTACTACTCCGGGTCCATGATCACCTACCTGGCACAGGCGGACTCCTGGAACCGATACGTCTCCCAAGTGGATGCTGTACACGAGAAGTGGACCTGGCTCACCACCCAAAGAGGCCTCATCGAGTCATCCTGGCGAGGATATGTCGATGAGCACAACTCGTGGTTCACTTTCGACGACCGTAAACAGGCCGCCAAAACCACCTATGACCGTGAGGTCCTAACCTGCAACACTGCCAACGAGGAACTGAAGAAGTGGCAGACACAGTACGGCGACGCCTGGAAACGGAAGCAAGAGGAGGCCACCCAGAGAGGACTACCAGCACCGTCCGCGTCACCCACACCATCGGCCAGCCCTAACCCCACACCAGGTACCGTCATGCCAGCCCCCACACCCGCCCCGGCAGCGACACCCACACCCACGCCTGGAGGATCCAGTGGCGACATCCCGGCACCCCCACCGGGATGCACCACGCCACCAGCGAGACCAGAGATCCTGGATCAGCAGAAGCCAGTCGAGCCGCAGCCCCCGGCGATCCCCGATGGCGTGACTATCCCCGCCTCATGGCCCCAGCCCAGTAAGTAACGAAACGTATACAACTATGGCGTCTATCACAGGGGGCTGGTATAATATGTGCAGACTTAATGCCCAGGCACTTTCCCCGACCTGGGTGAAGTCATGCTCAAGCCATACATTGAGCAAAACACTAGGACAATAACACAACAAGGAGAAACGTATGGCTTTCGGTCGCAACAGGATTGACTTCACAGGTCGGGTCACCAAGGACCCGGAACTACGGACCACCCCAAGTGGCAAGCAGGTCTGGAACTTCACCCTGGCCGACACGGTTCAACGTAAGGATCAGGCATCCGGTAAGTATGTCGATGACTACACCATCTTTATGCCCTGCCAGGTGTGGAACCGACCCGCAGAGAATGCTGCCGCATCATGCCGCAAAGGCGAATACATCACTGTTATTGGTTCGCTTAAGAAGTCTCCTGACTACCAGGATAAGCAAACTGGTGAGATGAAGGAGGGGCGACTCTATATCTCTGTGGACGAGTTCTGCCTGAACCTCCAGTTTGACCCAGCGCACTCGGAGCGCCAGCCCGGCCAGGGCAGTAGTGGCTACCAGCAGAAGAGTGGCGGTGGAAATGGTTACCAGGGCGCCCCGCAGCAGCAGTTCCAGCAGCCCCAGCCCCCAGCGAGTGGTTTCGGGTTCGGTGGAAACTATGATGAAACCCCACCGTTCTGATCCCACGATCTGAGCGCGCGTGAATGCAGTAGGTGGTCCAGGGAGTTCGTTCTCACCTGGGCCACCTACTACTCTGTCCGACCAAACCCTGGAGACCACAGATGTTCCCACGTGATTGGTATTCGACAATAGTGCAATACACATGAGGCGATATGATTGATACACTAATGGACGACAATACGCCCACAGGGTTTAACGAGTTAGGGGACAGGAGTCGGCGTGGAAATTGACGTGGACAAGGTGCTGCCGAAGTGGCTTGCAGACAGGGTTGCCCCCACCCCAAAACTTGATGCGAATGACGAGGGTCAGGTACCACCACCCCCTCCGCCAACAGATGTTGACAAGATTGAGGCTGGGGAGGAAGTATCCGCCCCCAGATTCACGGACATCTTCAAGGAGACTGGCGACCCCACTCTAAAAAGCGCAACCAGGTTCACCGACTACCTGAGCGTCGAGGAGAACAAACGCAAAGCCACTCGGGCTGCCATCATAGCCCTGCTCGTCCTCCTGTTCGCTGGAATCATCTTCATCGGATACCTGGCATCCCGCCCCGCCAAACCCACCCCCACGCCTGCCACTACAGCAACCGCCACACAGCCCCCCATTGACGCTCAGTGGGACGCTGGAACTATCGAGAACCCGGTCACCAAGGCTCTACCAGATCAACCAGCACCAGCCGCCTCAGGGGTGCGCGCAGACGTCACCGACACGGCCATCACCTTCAGCAGTGGCTACACCCTAAACCTTAAGGAGGCAAAAGCCACCAGCGGACAAGAGGCATGCACTGTCACCCAGCCTACCGACTTCTGTTACTCTGGAACTATCACAGCAGGTAAGGCTGAAGGTCGCATCTACACACTCAGGGACACAGTGCACTCACGCTTGTTCGACGGGGCGGCAGGCTGGAAGGCCACCACCAAGGAGAACGCCATTCTCGCTGGAACCCTCAACATCATCACAGACTCCACTGGCAGCCGCACACCAGCCGTCGTCATAGCAACCGGCGATGGGGCCGGAGTCATGATAACCACTAACAGTGATCAGGCCGCACAAGCCATCATGAACACCATCACAGTCACCAAGATGTGACACTGGGTGCCAGTCGCACCGCACTTTTCGCACAGTAACTAAACACATACCGCACCACCAAAGAGAACACACGCAATCGCCAGGTATTAAGGAGCATGCATGTACACAACAGTAGGCGCCCTAGCAGCAGGCTACATCATCGGCATGCCCGCCCTCATGGCCTTGTTCCTATTCGCCCACAACCGGCTCGTCACCGAGAAAAAGATAGAACGAGCCACCCTCAAGAAAAAGAAGGGCACTCTTAAAGACTCCAGCAAAGACCCATCCAACATCGTCCCCCTGTCCGTCACCACCTGGGAACGCCTCAACTTCCTCCTCAAAGAGGACACACGACTACTGAGGTCAGGAAGCAAGAAGGACGACAGCCAGGACAGCAAGGACGAGAAGGTACCGGAGAGCGGCATCACCAACAAGCAGGCGTTCTTCGGGATCCTCACTGCTGGGCTCATCATGTTCGTCTCCCCTGCATTCGGCGCCACATGGTGGATGCTCGCCGCCGGAGGATTCACATTCTACAGTGCTATCGGGTTCGCATCATCCACCGCAAAACCCGTCATGGAGGCCCGCAAGAAAGCTATCACCAAGATGGTCAACATCGCCAAGTCTAAACTCGGCAACACGGAAACCAACCCCAGTGAGATCGTCACCGTCCTAGAATGGGATCAACTCGTCAAACCACTAAGACTTACGTTCACGATCCCACACACATTCAACGGGGAAATGGGAGAAGACGCATTCCTCCGACAGTTCAACCAGGGATTCGGGCAGGTGCGCACATTTGTCCCAGACAATCGCGACCCACAGAAACCGGGCTGGGACTATGACCAAGACATTCTCACCATGTACGCCGTACCCCCGCTACCAGTCATCGCACCATTCAGTGAGCACTACGTCCTCGGGGAAGCAATCGCCAAGTCATTCATCCCTATCGGCCTAGGTATCGACGGCGGCCTGGAACTACCAAACCCTGAGACCGGAGAGATTGAGCACGTCATCGGGTTTGACCTAGCCGGTGAGCAGAAAGCCCTCGCAGACAAGTACGGAATCAAAGTCGCTGAAAACATCTCTGGCGCATCCCCACAGGGTCTCGTCGCCGGGCCCACAGGTGGAGGCAAGTCACTATCCACCGACACTCCCGTCCTCGTCCGCGTTCCCAAGAAACAGGGTTGCGTGACACGATCTCAGGCGATATAATGCCAATAAGTCACAATTGGCGACAAACAGCACGAAGGAAGAGACATGCCCACATATGAGGAACGCCTAGCATCCATGAAGGCACAGCGCAAGGAAAACGGTGGAGTGAAAGGTCTCTACCACGCCAACATCAACGTGCTCGACCGCAACACTCTTGAGGACGCGATGGAGCACCCTGAGAACTACCCGAACCTCACTGTCCGTGTCAGCGGCTATGCCGTCAACTTCGTCAAACTGACACATGAGCAGCAGTTGGACGTCCTCCACCGTACCTTCCACTCTCAGGCCTGAACCCAACCATCTCAAAGCCGGAACACTCCTGCATCTTGGCGGGTACCTAACTAACCCCAGGGGCGCCCTAAAGATGGCGGCAGATTGCCTACCATATGACAAAACGCGAAGCATGCCAGCACTGAAACCACTCAGGCGGCATGCTTCGTCATCTCACCAAGGGGCACCCTGCTCAGGTTCCTCTACCACCACAGGAACGCCCCGCACCCTAGACGCAACCACCCTATTCATACACAAGGAAGTGAACCCACCTAACATGACCAGGTACATCGGGTACAGTAAATTCGACATCGCCAACGGCCCCGGCATCCGCGTCTCCATCTTCCTGTCCGGGTGCTCATTCAAATGCAAAGGATGCTGGTCCGCCACAGCCCAGAACCCGCGCATGGGAGACCCCTTCACGACAGACACCATCAGAATGGTGCTCGACGACTGTGCGCAAACAGGCATCGCCGGGCTCTCCATCCTTGGTGGCGAACCCTTCGAGAACATCGACGCCACCAGAGAACTCGTGCAAGCATTCCGGGCCAAGTTCGGGAACACCAAAACTATCTGGGTCTGGTCAGGGTTCTACCTGCACGAGATACTAGCAGACTCCAGAAAGATAGCCGTCCTCAAAGACGTGGACGTACTCGTTGACGGCAGATTCATCCTGGAACAGCGAGACACCAGCCTCAGGTTCCGTGGGTCACGAAACCAGTCAGTGCTTGACGCCCCACGATCCGCCCAGGCCAGTGAAGCCGTCTGGTGGGAAGGCATCAAACCCGGCCAGTGAAGCACACAGAACCTCAAAACTCGGGTTAGAAACCATCACAGGAAAACCTCAAAGACCATCTGCGTAATCAGGGAGAAAACGGATCATGGCAAAGAAGTATGTTCACCTCAGCCCGAAGACGAATAAAATGGAGGACTGTGAAGGCCCGGACAGGTGCAGATGGAGGAATCAGAACGTCCCGCACGCTGAGGCCGGAGATACCGACCGTATTGTCAGCATCATGGCAAACGCTCACTCCAACGGGGACATGTTCGGCACTGCAAGCACAAACAACAAGGACAAAGACTCTGAAGCACTAGCAAGGGTTAAGAAGATCAGGAAAGACCGCGGAGTCAGCACCCCCACAGAAGGGCACCTGGCAGAAGGACTGGACCGCAACGGAGACTTCAAAGTCAGTTTCCCGCCAACCAGTATCGGCTCCCAGTTCTCCATCGACACCTTTGAAGGGGAAACCCAGTACACCGTCACAGGACCCAAGGGGTACGACCAGATAGTCGCTGAAGACAGCACCGGCGAGAAACGCATCTTCAACCGTTCAGACTACGGCCCATACGTCATAACCAGTGTCCTGAACACGGTGGCTGCACACAATGAAGCCATCCAGGGTGCGCGAGGGTACAGGCTACGTCAGGCCAAGAGCCTCAGAGACAGTCAGCGCACGTACATGAAAAAGGCGATCAGGGACGCAAGTTTCGATGAAGGTGGCGCAGCACATGGTGGCCTCAACGCCAACAGCATCAAATACGACCCGAACACTGACACCATAACAATGCATGTCTCCAGGGACGACCACCCCAGGAGGGCGGCAGCCGTCGTGACAGTAGACCGCGCTGGTGACGCCGTGATCAAGAACGCTATCGACGGCACGCTAGAAAGCGTCCTCAAGAAGAAGGGCGTCAGACAGGAAATGCGTCGCATGTACGAGAGAGAAAGGGATGTGGCTGTCGCCCAGAACCGGTACGACCGGCTCCCCTATGTGCGCATGACAAACTACCCCGCCCACATCGACGAGTTCATTGACAGCGATGTCGAGTCATTCAGACGTGAGAAGGAAAATCGCCTCAACATCGCTAAAGCCCGAGTCCAGGATGTCCTCACTGATGAAGACAGCATGAGCACATTCAAGATAGGTAAGGACGACAAGGGTATCTTTGTCGTCAAGACAGATAAGGCAACAGGAGACACTGCTAGCGGCTATATTCGGGTCGGAGAAGAAGGAAGATTCAACGGCCTGGAAGAGTACAACAAGGAGCACACAGCCCCCAAGAAACTACTTACCTCAAGCCTGAGCAGGGTAGCCCCAGCGGACCTGAAAGAACTCGCTGACTCCTACAACGCACCAGACGTCACCAAGGAAGACCTCGAAAGGTACTACCCGCCAAAGAAGACCAGCAAGAAGTAGCCCCCCCACATACAGTAACAACCGGCGCACGTAATGGATTCTGTACGTGCGCCGGTTGTTTACATGTTTGCACGCTTTAGAAAAACAGGCGTATACACAATCTCCACCCAACCTTCCCCTTAGGAGGGAACCATGAGCGAACAGGCACAACCAGTCAGATACCATGCGACCCCGACAGGGCAGGTCCGCGAGTGTCACGCAACAAAGCGCCGCTGCCCACGAAACCCTCTCCTGCACGGTGACACCAAGGAAGAAGTTGAGGCGATCATCCGTGAGGGCCTAGAAACGAAGCACGGCCCGTTCGCCCAGATCTACCGCCCACGCCGCCGCCGCGGAATGGTTGAACTACAGCCGGGCGAGATCTTCCGTAACAACCACGTGATCACGGAGCAGGAAGCCAAGGTGGTTGAAGATCTGGCGAAGAGGACCAGGAAGTCAACACGCCAACGGTTCCACCGCGACCGCTACGACCTGAAGGGCGGAGACCCGAAGATCGCAGAAGAGCGCCTGAACAAGGCCCGCGAGTACGCCGACAAGCAAAACAACCCTCACCTACTTCAGGAAGTCCGAGACGCCGACACTGTTCTAGCGAGTGGCAAGTTCTCCAAGGGTGAAGGAGAAAACGCTGAAGAGTTCACGTCAGACGACTACCTCAACGACTATGTGAAGCAAAAGCGAGTCAAAGAGGAACGGGATAAGTTGGTGAAGCAGATTGAAGACTTCGCCTCCAGGGACGACGTTAAGGCCACACGCTACGAGGTTGAGAACGACGACAACAAGGTCATCGTCAACATCAAGGACGGGCAGGTAGATGAAGACTTCCTGGCGACCCTCCCGAAGCCCCTCCAGAGGAAACTCACCAAGCCTGAACTCAAGGTTGACATTGACAAGGCCCGCGAGCACCTTTCCAAGGAGCAGTTGAGTGACATCACCACAAAGTCCTCCAAGATTGACGTCATCATTGGACGTGAGCGCATTGTCGGCCAGTATGTCGTTGAGGCTGACACGGAACTGGAGGGAGAGACCAACAAGGAGAAACTAGAGTCAGGTATGGAGAACCTGTCCCAGGTGTACTCCGACGCTAAGGCATCCTTCGGTGAGACCCAACGTGACATCAGGAACCGTAAGGACAAGATGAACTCAGCAATGAAAGATGTTGTCCGAGACGAGAACAAGACCGGTAACCCGACCTACATTCCTGCACGCGCTAAGGGCAACGGTCTGATCGTCACCAACACCATGAAAGTCAACCAAAGTGCCGCAGTTGCTAACCTGTCCAAGGATGAACTGAAGAAGGTTTCAGTGGTAGAACGGAAGGTTAATGAGGGCCTAGCGAGGACATGTCTAGAGGCGGGCGACATCACTCAGGAACAGTTCGATAAATTGTTTGGTAAAAGGAAGGTGACTGTCACTGTCCGGGAGAAGTAATAACTCCAGGCGAGTGGCAAAACCAGACAGCCAACAAGGAGAGGTCATCATCATGGCAACTTTCACTGAGACCCTAGTAGACATGTACGTGGACGCCTGGCCGAACCAGGTGGACAAGGTTGACTCAGAGACTATCGTGTCTCTGAACGGCAACAACACAGAGGTCGTCTTCGAGGCGTACCACGACACAGACACATCCGTCGAGTCTGTGACCGTGTATGCCGACGGTATCGACATAGGTACGTTCGACATGCGGTCCGATGAGGAGCAGCAGAAGATGACTGACCTCCTCCTGGACACCCTTGAGATTGAGGGCGTTGACGACAGTGAGGGGAATGAGTAGCCTCTAACTTAGCCCTTCTGGTGAGGCCCGCAAACCAAGACGAGGTAAAGAATCCTAGTTGCTTCTTTGCGCCTATGGTTTGCGGGCCTCACAATTCATGCCCACATTGTACTCTGTTTGACAAATCCAGGGTAGCATGACAATATACGACAAGTACCTCCCACACCACTTTCCGGTACGGTTCGTGTTGTGAACCAGTAGTTGTGCAACTAAATGAAGGGACAAAACTTTGAGTCAACCAGTCACCCCCGCCGATCAGACTACAGGAAATCCGGGCGACCTCACCCAGCACTTGGGCACCCATGCGGGCAAGGTTCTTCAGGAGGACGACAACTACACCTATGAGTTGAGGTCTTTTGGTGACCTTCAGGAGGGGGACGAGGTTGCAACCACTGGTGGAAGATGGCAACAGGTCGCCAGAGCCTACCCTGAGCACGTGCCAGTGTCCATGTATGAGATCGAGGTAGGCGGTACCGTCATGCAGGTGTCTGGAAACCACCTGTTCTATGTGGAGTCCGACCTGGACCGCCAGTTGCACGCCAGCAGACTCAAGACGTCCGCGAAGACTCTCCAGAAACACTTGTCTCAGAAGGCGTTGGATGACCTGTGGGAGATCGTCAAGGATGATAGTGGCTACGAGATCGAGATGCTTCTGTCTGACATGGTGAATCTCCTGGAGGCGTCAGGGAACCTTGAAGTTGAGAACATCATCACCAGGGTCGCTGAGAGCATCGGCCCGATCAGTGAAGTCAACGTAGTCCCAGAGGACATTGAGACCGGCCGTCGCGGCAGCGGAAGAAAGGTCGCCGGGTACGACGGGAGACGGTTCGCGCAGCAACTTCTGTCCCTGACCGGGATCCGCAAATACCGAAAAAGGTGGCCTGTCATTGTCGGCAGGGTCGTCACCACTGAGGAGATGCTGAACCTCATGGAGTCGTTCGACGTACACCTACCAAACCCGCCCAAGCACTAGCACCACCCTAATACGGCTGTCTCATGACAAGACCCGCACACACTAAAGGTCACTCCGCCGCCCTCCTCCGGCAGTACCCCCTAGACCTGGCTGCACTGACAGTAGTGCCATGGGGAATAACCTGACGCAAGCCAATATTCCTATACCATACAAGAGAACTTTCACGAACCCCAACGAAACCTAGGAGAACACCTATGAGTGCACTCACCGACACAACAGGGGTCATAGACTCATCCTTCACCCCAGTCTACAAACGAGTCATAGGTTGGGTGGCCGCACAGATGGCTGTCGCCACCCTAACTGCCCTCATCCTTGGGCCCATGATCCCCCCAACAATGATCATGGGGATCAACCTGGCTGTTGTTGCTGGCTTGATTGTCATGTCGTTTGTGCGCGTATCCCCGCGTGTCGCGCCAGTGATTGCCTTGATCGTACCGGCGGCGATAGGTTTGATCGTCTACGTGAGCGTCAGTCACTACTTAAACGCCGGTATGGGCAACATTGTGATCATGGCGGCCGCCTCAACCATGGTGATCTTCACTACCCTAGCGGTCATGGCTTGGCGGAGTGAACGCAGCATCGAACGCTGGTCAGGGAAGATGCTCGCCATCCTTCTGGGGCTGATCGCGCTGGGCGTCCTGAACATCTTCCTCAAGATGACGATGCTGTCGCTTATCATCTCGGGTGCGGGTGCTGTCCTGTTCTCCCTATATATCTTCATGGACATTCAGCGTATCAGAGACCTCCGACAGGATGACAACGCGACTGCGAGCATGTATGCACTCAACGTCTTCCTTGACATCGTGAACTTGTTCCTGAACCTCCTGAACATTCTGGGAATCCTCAGCCGACGATAAGGTGACAACCCAGGAGCCCTAGCAGAAGGGCTTCATCACCAAGGGGTGCTGGCAGGTCCCAGGACAGGAGGACCGGTCGGCACCCCAGTTCTATACCCACATGACCCCAGCACGAGCAAGGAGGTGGAAGAAGACCATATAACTGGACTCGAACAGAAACACCATCATGGGGTGAGACCCGCATCACACTAGCGGCCACCCAGTCAACTATGATAATATGACCACGCCCCACAGTATGCGCACAAGAGCATCAACATAAACTGGGGGCAGGTAAGGCGGAACCCAGCAGACAGGAGCCTGGGACGCCTTACCAGACTTTACTGTCCCACAGAAGGAAACCAGGACAAAGGGCACAACCGATGAACGGCATAACGGAACTAGAGAAGATGGTTTCTCGCACACAGGCCATTGTGGTTAACTCCGCGATGGAGATAATGAGCGTGGTCCCATGGGATCGCGCCATGACACTAGTCGTGTCGAACGCGGCATACACGCTGATCCCACGTTCAGACGGAACCCTCGTGCGCAGCCAGTTCCTAGCGCTACCCAAGCCGCTAGTCGTATCCCTGAACAAGTACGTCCCAAAACACCGCACCCCGCAACGCACCAACGACAGCGTAGTGACGAACGAGATGGTACATGAGCGGGACCAGTACACGTGCCAGTACTGTGGCATGCACGTCACTCGCAGTGAAGCCACAGTAGATCACATTTTCCCTAGGTCCAGGGGTGGACGATCCACATGGGGAAACCTGTGCACGGCCTGCAAACGGTGCAACAACCGGAAGGCTAACCGCACCCCACAGGAGGCCGGTATGGTTGTGCCAGTCATCCCAGACTGGGGCGCAGTCAACAAGGGTAAGGCCCTCCAGGACGCCCTCTACGAGATCATCTCAGATTCCTGGAAGTAGGGGCGAGATAGAGGTAGGGGAGCAGGTGCACTCCCTCAAGGCGTCATGATCTACCTGCCCCTACACGCCCCATGATTGACCCTAAACACACACCCTAAAATGGGGTTCACACGGCCCAGGCAGCGACCATGTTGAGGTGATCTGCCTGGGCCGTAGCCATGAATACCCTTGACAAACCCCACATACTCCCCTACAATACTCCCCAGACATGTCAGCCAAACGAGACGGAGAACACATGAGAGAACACGACCCCAAGGTACTTGTGTCTCCGCCTCGCGCGTCCAGGATTCTTCGCCCGCTCATCAACGCCACCGAAGAGAAGGACATTGAGCACGCATGGCGGACCCTCCTGGAGGACGGCCTCAAGAAAGCCGTGAAACAGGACGGCGGAACAATCGGCGACGGGTTCGTGTCCACTATCGGTGACGTCAAGACTGACGGATACATGACCGTCACCACCCCCACAGGCAATTACGGTGTGTTGCTGGAGACGAAGATCAGGAAGGCTCTCACTGGCCCCACCAACACGGATACCAGGGCTAAGATCCTCACCCAGGTCACATACTATGTCCACAATCTCTCAGCGGAGGCTAAGCCGTCACCGAAAGTTATTATCGTCGCTGACGAGGATGAGGTGTTTCTCCTGGATGGGGATCTGCTGACACCGCTCGCTAACCAGATATGGGATGATGACCCGAAATGGGAAGCAACCCCGTCCAGGGCCTATGACATCAACACGGGGCTCTACAACCACCTGAGGAACCTTCAAGCCGTGGCCACCATGCCAGTCTATGAAGTCACCAACCCCGGTGAGGGCGTGGTCCTGGACGCAGACACGTTCATCAAGGCTGTTCACACCATGGGACAAGGCGGCACCTGTGAGATCATGCGCCATAAGGTTACCGTCCGGGACCTAGAGAAAGAGTTTCAACGGTTCCATCTGAGCGTGTTCTCAGGTGTCACAGGTCGGGGCGCTTCCAAAAAGCAGATGGCCGTGTTCACCAAGACAATTCTCGGTGACGACACCATTAAGGTGAAGAACTCCCGCCGCAACACCTGCACTATCGCCACAGGGGGCGGAAAGGCCCTGACTGTGAACGCCTTGGACGGGTTCAACGCCTTGGAGTACGAGACATGGCGGAGTGAGCATGCTTGTGGCGTTTACAATCCTCAGGAGAGACAGGACATCACCTCCATCTGTGACCGGCTACTGGAGGATGCGGAGCGGCGCTGGACCGGAGAGTTTTGGACCCCTGAGATCTGGGCTGACCGTATGCGCACCATGGTAGCAGACCACCTGGGAGAGGACTGGACCAGCAGGTACGTCATCTGGGACCCTGCCTGTGGATCCAAGAACCTCACCCAAGGGGCAACCTTCGGGCAGCAGCAGAAGAATGAGAATCTGTACCTGTCAACCCTGTTCAGTGAGGAACTGAGTATCGCTGAGGGCATCAACCCTGGCGCTACGGTCTTCCAGCACGACTTTCTCAACGACCCACTGGAACCCCCTGCAAGTCCTACAGAGTCCACAGGGGTACCCCAGGCAAGTGACGACACACACAGTGCGCCACAGCCCAGCGCAAGCCCCCAGAATAACCCACAGGGTGCGACGGCAGGGGTACCGGCGGGCCTCCTGGATGCACTCAAAGCCAACAAGCCTATCATCATCCTCGGCAACCCTCCCTATGGGACCAGCGGTGACCCCAGGAGCAACAACAAAACCGGGGTAGCCGACACCACCACCCGCCGCTCCATGATTCACGCCAGCGCCGGAGGTCACGCCGCACAAGAACTCTACGCCCAGTTCTACTACCGTGCCGCCCAGATCGCAAGACACTACGGGTACACCAGCGACTTCCACATCGTTTTCTTCTCCAAGGTGTTCATGACCTCACCCGCACACGAGAAGTTCCTGAACAACCTCACCAGCGACTTCACCTACCAAGGCGGGTTCATGCTCAACTCCGGCGAGTTCAACGGGGCCAGCCAGAAGTTCCCCATCATCTGCTCCCACTGGGCACTCGACACCACCCCGAGCCATGAGCCACAGGTAAGTTTCGACGTGCAAGTCCTCAAGACGCAGAAAACCAGGACCGATGTCACAATCATCGACGCGGGAACCAGAACCATCCGACACGTACAAGATCACGAACGCCTGTCCAAGATGATCCCCGCCCCCACCGGCGACCACATGGAATACGGCACCTACCCTGTAACCAGCAACGGCTTCCATGACACCAACAGCACCAGCCCCATACGGGGAAGGTGGACGCACGGGGCACTCGGATACTTCCAGAAACGCGACAGCGTGGGCGGATCCTACCTCCGAACCTCCATGCTCACCACAGCCCGCAGACACGGAGATGGCATCATTGTTGACCCAGGGAACTTCACTGAGGCGTGCATGGTCATGGGCGTACTCAAGGCCGCGTTCCTGCACATCCGCGCCAACAAGGAACTCTGGGTGCGAGACAAAGACATCTTCACCCGCCTGCCTGAGCAGTGGACCCGCACCCCCGGCTACAAGACCTTCCAAACAGACGCAGTGATCTACTCCCTGTTCACAACCGGTAGTTACCAAACCTCACTCGGCAACTACCAGTCACAAGACCAGCAGTGGGACATCCGAAACCAGTTCTTCCCTCTCACCAACCAGTTCATGCAGGACATTGCCAGCCACAACCTCAACGACGGCGGCCACGAAATCCTCCAAGCCATGCAGGAAGACCACCAGGACCGGTACGCCGCCACATGGATCCAAAGACAGGAGAAGGCAGGCCACCTCACCTCTGAAGCCAAGGACCTTCTGAACACGTGGTCCAAGATCATCGAAGCGTCCTTCAAGTACCGGATCATCTACGCCAACACACCCAAGAGAACCGAACAGGGGCTAGAACGCTGGGACGCCGGGTTCATGCAGATTCACCGAATGTGCCGCAGCGACGACAGGTTCCTCCTCGACGCCAAGATCGACAAGAAGTTACAGGCGCTCTGGGATGACTTCGACCAACAGTACGCGGCAATGGGAGAAAGAATCTGGGACACGTATACCCAACGCGCAGAGTTCTAACCCCACCAGCCACACCCTCTTCCTGCCTGCAACCACAAGTCACCTCTACTCGGCTTTACTAGCGCACATCACACCACACGTACCAGTGGGGGCCTTGACTCAACGAGGCCCCCACTGGTACCATCTGGACCAAATTGCCAGCAATAGGGCGCCCAAGAAAGGAACACTGGGGTGAGCGACAGCGCGAACGGCCGTCAGATCAGCGACGTTGAGGCATGGTCTATCGAACAGCGGGCATACGACATTCTCACAGAGCGTCGCATCCGGCCACTGAACAAGCACGAGCAGAAGGTCTACGCGGACATCATCACCCGAGCCACATCTGACGGCTGGTTCCCATCATTCAAGATGGGGTTCGCAGTACTGGTCCCATTCATGGACGCGACCGCCCGAACCGCGTATGTCGATCAGTATGGCAGACTTGGACTGTCGTATGAACTGATTTACGCTCTTCCTTTCGAGGAGCAGGTGACCATCATTGTGCATGAGGTAATGCACATGCTCAGCAACCATATCACCCGCGGCAAGGCACTAGGATTTGCGGACCTCCTGGACTGCAACATTGTTAGCGACCTGGAAGTTAACACGGCCCTTGAGCGATCCCCCAAGGCAGTACTCACAACAGGGATCCTCCCACAGAACTACAATCTTCCAGTCATGAAGACCATGGAATGGTACTTCAAAAACTGGAACGACGACTTGACGGAACTGAAAGAACGCCAGCAGGAGGACCCCACCAATGGTCTCCCAAGGCCCCAGATTCCGCCGCCACCTAGCCAGGATGGCAGTAATGACCCTAAGAGGGATAACAGTCAGCAGCCCAACCAGGACGCGGGTGACAATCCAGAGGGTGACTCTCAAAACCAGGACAATAGTCAGGGTGACGGCGACAGTCCCCAGGAAGCCGACTGCAACCAGGGTGATGACTCTGACAGCAATGAAGATACCCAGGCGAATCCTGACAGCCAAGACGGAGCCCCTACCCAAGAGGGCTCTCAAGATAGCGCTAGTGACGACCCCACAGACACCAGCACCAACGGTGGCGAAGATTCCAGCAACCGCCAGGACACCCCCAGCAATGACAGCGACTCACAAGAACAGGGAGACAACCAGAGATCTGACTCTCAGGCCAGCGACAACCCGCAACAGGATGATTCCGATCAGGGCCAGTGTAGTACACCTGACGGAGCCCAGGACAAGGACAGTACCGGTTCCACTGGCAGCAGCGGGGGAAACCAGCAGGGCTCATCTTCTGGCTCTAGCGGCCTTAGCGAGGCGGCAAACCCGGACGTAACCACAGGAAGTAGCCCCAACAGTGGCAGTTGCTCTAACCCCAATGCGGGGGAAGATAACACTGGTGGAAACTCTAGCAGCAACACCCTAGGTGGGAATGGTAGCGGCCCTAGTAGTGCAGACAACGACAGTGGTTCAGTGAAACCACAGGCTCCCATGTCACCCGAGTTCCCCAACGACCAGGACCATGGGACCAGTAACGGCTCCCGACTGGCCGACAACCTTGATCAGGTTCCAGGCGCACTGGGGGACGTTCTAAGGAACTACAAGCAGGAGATCCTTGAACGTCGGCTCAAACAGGCACCCAACCGCACCCACATGTGCGACAACCCCAGTGAGGGGCGCGAGATCGAGGCTGACGATGCGGGGATCTACCGGCAGAGTGTGTCCGCACAGAACAACGCCCGTGACAACGTTCGAGCCGAGTTGAAGAACGAGATCGCCTCCGGTAAAGCCGCCGGTAACGGGACAGCAAACTTCGTTACCGCAATGGTGAACCTCATGGCCCCACCGAAGGTGGCCTGGCAGGACATTTTCAGGAGAAAAACCAGCCGCGTTGTCGGTGACCTCGTGGTTGGTAAGAACGTCAAGACCTACACGCGCACAGACCGCCGTTACGGGGGAGGTAGGGGGCAGGCTATCCTCCCCGGCAAGAAAAACATCGCTATCAAGGTAACAGTTGGGGTTGACCAGTCCGCTTCCATTGACAATGACGACAATCGTCGCACACTGGGAGAGGTCGCCGGAATCCTCAAGGAAGCAACAAAAGCGACACGCGACGGCATCAAGTTCTTCACCGTGGACACCGAGGTGAAGAACATTCAACCAGTCAAGCGGCTCGAAGACATTAAACTGATCGGTGGTGGCGGCACAAGGATGGGGGCAGCCTTCGAGTACGTCAACAGCCTCCCCCCAAGGGATCGCCCTGACCTATTCGTTCTTGCCACTGACGGATTCCTGCTCGACGAAGACTGGGAAAACATCTACAGGCATGTGACAAGAACCCACAATGGGCGACTCCTGTACCGGACAGTCATCCTTGTCACCAACAAGGAGCGCTACGACGCATGCCCCATTAAGGTGAAGAACGCTACTACGGTCATCTGTATCGACGACAAGGAAGAATGACCTCAACACTACAGGCGCACCTACTCACACATGCGCTCTCTCGGTAACCTGTCCTCGTACCAGGAAACCAACAACTGTGAGTAGGTGCCCCTATGCCCAGACAGGCCATCGCCGACAAGACCCTAAATAAGGTCGCAGAACTAGAGAAGTTCATGAAGTCCCTGAACAAGAACAGCAAGTTCAGGGGGTACAGTGACTCCGATCTTGTCACCAAGTTAGGTGCCAACCCTCCAAAGGTTGAGACCATCTCCACTGGCAGCCTCACCCTAGATCAGGCTCTCGGTGGCGGCTTCGGTAAGGGTAGGCTGATCGAAATCTACGGCCCAGAAAGTTCCGGTAAGACATCCGTAGCCCTCACCGCTATCGGCAACGTCCAACGGGAGGGCGGCAAGGCATTATTCGTGGACATCGAGTACGCACTCGACCCCTCATACGCACGCAAACTCGGTGTAGACACGAGCAGCCTGTACCTTGCCCAGCCAGACACAGCCGAGATGGCGCTAGACCTCATCGAAGAGGTCGCCGGTTCAGGACTCGTAGACATCATCGTCCTAGACTCTATTGCCGCACTCACCCCAAAGGCCGAATTGGAAGGCAGCGCTGAAGACGTGACAGTCGGCCTCATCGCCCGCCTCCTGTCCAAGCAACTACGCAAACTTGTCGCTATCGCATCAAGGAACAAGAGCACCATCATCTTCATCAACCAGACGCGAGACAAGATCGGCGGATTCTCACCATACGGTACCCCACAGACAACCCCCGGCGGCAAGGCTCCCAAGTACTACGCCACCCAGAGGATCAAAGTAGCCCAGGTTGGGAAACCAGACCTCTTCAAGGAAGGCCCTAACAAGGGGCTGCCCCGAAGTGTCAGGGTCAAGTACACTGTCGAGAAGAACAAGATCGCCCCACCGTTCCGCACCGCAGAAAGCGTCCTGGAATGGAGCCGTGGCATCAACCAGGCCGCAGAACTGTTCAACGTCGGCAAGGACTACGGCATCCTTGAAGGTGGCAGTGGCGGGCGATACAACCTTCCTGGCACAGACTTCAAACTTCCAGTCGGTGCAGACAAGATCATCCACGAGATCGAAATCAACAAGGAACTCTTCGCCACACTGGAGGAAAGAGTCAGAGCCGCCATCGAGAAGTCATTCAACGAGGACGTCACCCCGAGCCAGGAAGACGACCCCAGTGTTGAGGGCGAGCCGCTAGAAGACCTTGACCCAGAAGAGACAGCAGACGCAGAATGGTGACAATAGTCACCACAGGAAACTGAACATCTCACATGGTGGGCACCCAAGGAACATTGACCTGGGTGCCCACCATGTGCTATCGTGCCACCTAGGTGAAGGCAATGCCACACAAGAAAGGAACTTAACGTGGCGGCAGAAGCAAAGGTCCAGGATGCAGACAACAAGGGTGTCTGGTGGATTCATGGCGCACAAGAAGACCCCGACAACTTCAACGAGCCACTAGACGCATTTGAGGACATGGCTCCCAGTGAAATGATGCTGCGAGCATGTATCCTGTCACGTAACGTCGCCGCCCTAGTCTCTGACCCTGGTATGACAAAGACCGCCACAGTCCGATCCATTACACGCGAAATGGGGTACGGGCTTGTAACAATTATTGGCGCCCAAAAGGAAGCGCCAGACATTTCAGGATTCCCCACCAGGGGAACCTACAAGATCACCCTCACAAGCGAGGACGGCAGCACAGAGACCATGGAAGTCCCTGTCACAGAATACGCGCCACAGAAATGGCAACACTTCGTCGTCGAGAACAAGAAGGTCATCATCTTCCTGGATGAGTTCTCCAACACACACCCATCCACTCGCGCTGGCATGCTGTCCTTCATCCAAGACCGCGAGTTCCCTGACGGCACCCCCTTCCCGAACGAAACAGTCATCGCGCTTGCGATGAACCCGACCGAGAGCGCACCCGACGGCTACGAGTTGGACCCGGCCACACGCAACCGAGTCACGTTCATTGAGTGGAAGCCAGATAACATCAAATGGCGTAAGGGCATGCTCAGTAAGTGGGGGACCGTCAACCCTCTTAGCAACAACGGCCTATGGCGCAAGACCATTGTTGACTTCCTTGAGAAAAACCCAGGGCTTATTCACAAGATGCCAACAGAAAACTTCAACAACGAGAACTCCTCCGAGGTGGTTTACGGCGTGGATGCCTCCGACCCGTCATCTCGGATGGTAGCGAACGGCCCCTATCCGTCCCACCGTTCTTGGGACTTCCTAGGGGACATTCTAGGCACATCGTTCAAATACGGAAGCCCCAAGAACCGTTATGTGCGTGACTCCCTGGTTCGCGGAACCGTCGGACCTGAGGCTGCCGACAAGTTCATCGAATGGATAAGCCGCAACGGATTCCTGGATGTCGCCAAGCACCTGAACGATCCTGACTCATTCAGCCTCCAGCACTGGGCCGACCTGAAACAGGATGACTGGATGTACATTGTCCAGTCTGGCATCGATAAGAACTACTTGACACAGGCCAATGTCGCAAATGTCGTGCGTCTCTTCGAGATCGCAGTCGCCACGAAGTGTGAGGCGTTCGTGTCGTTCGCTGTCGATGACCTATCCAAGATCCTTTCAACAGTGAGCATGGAGGAGGGGGAGAAGAAGGACCTCCTGTCCAACCGTATCCACAATACTCTTTGTGACCTTTATGGCGGAGAAAGCCGCCCCACAGAGTACGTTTCACCAAAACGTAAGGTGCGGGGCGTGCAGTAAAATCTCCGCCTATTTAAGATGTGTGCACAGTGCTGTGTACACCATGTCGGGCCGCAACCAGGGTGGGTTCTTTTCCTTTCTTCCTTCCTGTGGTTGCGGCCCGGCCCCTTTCTCTTACCCCAGTGCGAGAGCCTGAGGCGGGTGCTGCGACCTTTTGGGCTGTAGGTGCGGTGTGGGGCCGGGTAGAATGGTGCTGCCCACCGCAAGTCAGCATTGCCATCCATTGTATGGGGATGGGGTGCGAGAAGGAACAGAGGACCCCGCATGTCAGACAGGAACGGCCTGTATCTGAGGGCACAGCGTAGCCTCGTGTCTGCCCTCCTGTTTGACGGCAGTGACGTAAACCGGGCACTGGAGTTCGTGTCCCCGGACGACTTCAATGATTCTGCCCTGAGCGAGATCATGGAGTCTATAGCGAATGTTGCTCGCCGTGACGACATGGTGTCTGAGATAACAGTCAGTGAGGACCTTGAGGCTAGGGGAAAACTGGATAGTGTGGGTGGAGTGAAGACCATCTACGCGCTGCGTGTTCAAGGCGAGCGGGCACTCATGGAGGGCGTGATCACCACCTATGCGGCTGTCGTCCGGGAGTTCTCCAGCAAGAACTCGATCATGCGGCTTCTGCGTGACGCTGAAGCCATGTTTCAGGAGGACTCAGGTGTCACCGCCCGCGACGCTATAGCGACCCTCCAGGGGCAGTTGAGCAATGAGGTACTGAAACTCACGGATGACGCAACCACTACGGAAGTTTCCGAGTACATCACCTCATACGAAGACATTCTCGCTGAGCGATTACAGATCACGGAGGAGAACTCCCAGTACGCTGATGGTCTCCAGGGGATCCCGTCAATGGTGCCGTCCCTAGACAAGTACACTGGCGGCTTCAAGGGCGGGGAGATGATCGTAGTTGGGGCCAGGACTGGTATTGGTAAGTCCGTGTTCGCGGTCATGCAGGCTGTAGCGACCGCCCAGACCGGGAAGACCTGCCTATTTTTCTCTATGGAGATGAACCATGCGGAAATCATTGACCGCATCGTAGCGAACGTTTCCGGCGTTGATCAGAGCCGCCTGAAACAGGGGCGTGTCAACCCTGAGGAGATGAAGTCCGTGAGGGAGGCGATGACGAAACTTGAAGACATGAACATCATCATCGACACGGACTCAGCCACCACTCTGGACAGTATCAGGTCTAAGGCGCAGAGGCAGGCGCAGACCAGTATCGGACTGGACATGATCATCATTGACTACCTGCAACTCATGTCCATGCCTGGCAAGTACAGCAACAGGCAGGAAGAGGTTGCGGCCCTGTCCCACCAGATCAAGCAACTCGCCGCCTCTCTGAATGTACCCATCATGGTCCTGGTTCAGATGAACCCGAAGGATGAGCGAGGCAAAGACGGCGAAGAGATCCTGCCACACCATGATGATGTGCGCGAATCCAGAGCCATCAGCCACGACAGCAACATGTTCATCATTCTTCACCGCAACACGAAGACCGACAACACTGCGGACCGGACTCTCATCATCCTGAGCAAGAACCGTGGCGGCGCAGCCGGGAAGATTGTCGCCTGCCACTCCGACCTTAGTGTTGCCATGTTCCGAGAAATCAAGAAGGAAGAGGATGTCACCAAGGACAACCTGGACGCTATGGATAGTGACTTCGAGGACTTCCTAGGTGACGGCGAGACCCTGGACGGCGACATCGATCCAGGCGACATTGACTGGTAGAATCAGCAAAAGAGCAAGGATACAGGGGAGAAAGGGCGAACTATGGGGATTACCTCAGCCAGACGGCACCCACTCATGCTGGGGGAGCAGCCACTACTCGCACTCGATGAGGACACGGACAACAGTGGGTCTGCTGACAACACCTACCTGACGGAAGAACAGCAGGCTACCCGGTTCATGAGCCGCTGGCAGGAGAAGGTGGACCCATTGATCAGGTACAAGGACTACTTTGAATCCTCAGCCAAGACCAGTGGTCACATCTTTAAGGAGATCCGACGATTCTATCTGCAACTCGTCGTCAATGGTAATTGGTCAGACGGAAAGTTCGTCGCTGTCGTCGGCAAGATCATGTCGGACAACCAGCACACGGTCAACACCCCAACCTTGGATGTTGTAGGCAGGCAGTACGACCGTGAACAGATCAAGACGCAAAGACGCCGCTGAGTAAAACAACAACTCAAGAAAGGGGGTGTGGCCCGAACCGCCATGGTAACCACATTTAACGACCACATGTCCATGAGCAGCGACCTCGTTGACGTGCCAGTCAGCCGTACAGCCGTCAATCACAACACAGCCGATTATGAGCGGTTTCGCAAGCACATGGCTGACACAGAAGCCAAATACCGTGCAGCCGAACGTAAGGAGCGGATCAAAGCCATTCAGCAGAACCTCGACATGTGGGACCAGCAGACCCCATCTAGGTGGCGTGGCGCATCCTTAACAAAAATAGCCACATCAGAGGCCGCCCTGATCCTCACCAAGATCAAGAATGGCCCCAAGGGCGGTAGCGTCCTCATTACTGGCCCAGCAGGTGGCACACGCACCATGCTCGCGTATGCCACTGTCAGGAAGATGCTCGCCCAGGGTGTAGCAACCCCCAGCCAAGTATGCATCCTCAGTGAGGATCGCATACTGTCATTCGGTAACGCCGGGTTCAGCGGTCGAGACAGACTCAACGCAGCCCTAGATCCGCAGTACAGGTTGTACCTCATCGATGGTGCTGGATCTAAGGCCACTTACACAGATCGTGAGGCAGCAGCCTATGAGGAGATCTTGGATCACATCTACAGTCGGGACCTCATCACTGTCATCACCTCCCCGACCAGTATTGTGGAGTTTGCCCGCAAGTTCAGCGAGACCTTTGAGGCCCGTATCATGGACCTCGTGGGCGACCGCACCATCACTCTGTCAGAGGTCAGCGACGCCCACCCCATGGGCGACAGCAGTAGCGGAGACCAAGTACGGCCAGTCGGGAGATTTAACACAATGCCCCAGGGTGACAGCCTCCGTCAGATTCCGCCACGAGAGCAGTCAAATAGCAGGTTCGACAACTTCGGGTTCTGAGGCAAGGTCAGCAACACATGAACAAGACCCGATGATCGCAAGAAAATGCATACATCCCTACCACATAACCGACGGGGTGTAAAGTTTCTGTTCTGCAACACCAGCGACCATTGAGAGCACTGAGGTTGCACGGTATAATCGACGGCAGATTGTACCTTAATTCCACCACACCGATTGCAGGTGCCTCTTATGTTCGAGACCTACCACAGGATGAAGAACACAGTCGATGTATCGTTCGACGACTTCTTCACTAACTCCCCGGTCCACGTCACCAAGAGTGAACCTAAACCCAGGCGAACCCTGTCAATGGTCGCAAAGAACCTGGGTGTCTTCATGCTCGTCGCGGCCCTGTGCGGGACCCTCACCTCAGTGTGGCCGATCCTCGCGCTCAGCCAGGGGGTACAAGCCGCAGAACCAATCGCTGAGTACTGGAAGTCCCTGCCAGAGAACCTGAAAGACATCGAGATCGGTCAGAAGAACACGCTACTCGACATCAACGGCACCCCATACGCTGAAGTATGGTCAGAGAACAGAACCACCCTCACCTCACTGGACCAGGTGAGCGACTACGCAAAAAAGGGCTTGATCGCAACCGAAGACAAGGATTTCTACAAGCACAAGGGCTTCAGCCTGAAAGGTACAGCGCGAGCAGCAATGTCCAGTTCCGGTGGAGGATCCGGCATCACCCAACAGTTAGTGAAAAACCTCCAGTTCTTCAACCTAGCCGGTCGAGACAAGAAAGACCAGGCTGTCGAAGCCACCATCGGCCGCAAGGTACGCGAACTCAAACTGGCACTAGGCTACGAAAAGAAGCACACCAAGAACGAAATCCTGCTCACCTATTTCAACACCGTAGCGTTCGGCGGCCCCAACACGTACAGCATCGAGACCGCCGCCCAATACTACTTCGGGAAACCAGCCAAGGACCTCGACCTGGCAGAGTCAGCAGTCCTCGTCGGAAGCGTCCAGAACCCCAGTCGCTTCAACCTAGACAACACCGAGGACAGCAAGACCGACTACAAGGCCCGCCAAAAAGACGTACTCAACAGGATGGTCACAGAAGGCTACATCACCCAAGCCGACGCAGACAAGGCATATAGTGAGGAACTGAACCTCGTCTACAAGTCAACCTCCAACGGCAACTGCACCTCCAGCAAATACCCCTACTACTGCGAGTACGTCATGGACTACCTGTCCAAGTCACCGAAACTAGGGGAGACACAGGAAGAGCGAGACGCCATCCTCCGCAAGGGCGGCCTCCAGATACACACCTACCTAGACCCCAACGCTATGGGGATCGTGGACACACAACTCAAACAGGACTACGGAACAGACAACCACCTGGCCGCCCCTACCGCTGTCGTCCAACCAGGCACAGGAGGCGTACTCGCAATGGGATCCAACCGCGACTACGGGACCGGCCCAGGACAGACCACCGTCAACCTGCCCTTACACGCCACCGGCACCGGGTCCGTCTACAAAATGATCACACTCGCTGCCGCACTCCACGAAGGCTACACCGAGTCCGACCTAGCGTTCTCATCCCGATGCCCCCTCGTCGATTCACGCTACGACACCCCAGACGGCGGAATCACCAACTCCGACTCCTGCTCCCTCCAGGGAGGTTACATGGACTACCGGACCGCCACAGCCCTATCCTCCAACACATGGTTCAGCGAGTTGGAGATCAAGGTCGGTGTCGAGAAGGTCAAGGAGTTCAGCGCCAGTGTTGGACTGTCCGCACCCGACAACATCACTTCCCGGTCCCTGGCCTACACGCTGGGTGTCACAGAGAACTCAGAGGTAGCGATGGCGGCAGCATTCGCAACATTCTCCAACGGCGGCATCTACTGCCCTCCCAGCCCCGTCTCTACGTTCTCTTACGCAGACGGCACCTCACCCGTCGTCCCAGACACCTATGACCCCAAGACAGACTCCTGCCGCCGCGTCCTGTCAGAGAAGGACAGCGGCGTAGTCCTCAAGGCTATGCGAGCCAACGTCAGCGGCGAGATCCCCAACGCCTTCGGGAACAAGTTCAACACACCAGGGTACACGACCGTAGCCAAGTCCGGCACCAACCAACTCTACAACTCCACGTGGGCTGTCCTGTCCGGCAACTTCAGTGTCTTCAGTAACATCTACGACCCTGTAGACTTCACTGAGGGCATGGACCCAACAACATACCGTGGCAGCCAGTACCGGTGGTGGGACCACGTGATCGGATACACGGGCCGCGACATCATGACCTCACTGCTGAACACGGAAGGATACAAGCCCCTAAAGTTTGACAGCAGTGACGACACCATGACCGAGGTGCCCGTTGAGTCCAGGGACTTCGTAACCATCCCCTCCGTGATTGGTATGGAACCGGCGCAAGCGATGGCGACGCTCAACTCGCTAGGGTTCCCCGCCCACCTGAGCAAGGAGAAGAAGCCAGCACCAGACGGCTACCAGTCTGGGGTGATCGTTGAGCAGAACCTCACCCCTGGCACCCAGTTGCCGGTCGGAAGTAAGAAGGAGATCATCATCTACCAGTCCAAGTAGGCGGGTGAGAACTGCCCTAATCGGGCGGGGCATATAGACCTATTTTTTGACCCCGTGGCGGAGATTAGTGCTATCTGAACGTGACCCCACCACTGCGAGCGACGGTTTCGGTATCATCCCCCATAGATAAAAAGAGACACCTCTCACCTAAGAGAGGTCAATGACGCAAACCGGAAGAGGTAGCCGATGTCAAGCACGGTAGAGGAAGCGACCACGGGCCTGGAACGCATGGAGCAGGCTGTCCGGGCGGCCCGGGATGCACGTGCAGCACTAGAGAAAGACCTGGAATCCGTGAAAGCGGAGATACAGGCCCTCACAGCCCTACAAGCACGCATTCAGGCATCATTGGACGCCACCTTAGCATTCACCTCCTCCGGCCCCAGTCAGCCCACCACAGCAGGTCCAGAAGAGACAGAACCAACTAAGGCTGTAGCACAGGAGGACACGCCACCTGAGTCCACCACGCCCCAGGACACTCCGACAGACATCGGCACACCCAGCCATAAGACAACACCTGTGGACGCATCTCTGGACACGTCCACCCAGCCAGGCCGAGCAGGCCACAGCCACATTGAGGGAGTGGGCTCTCCAGACACGCACAGCGGCGGCAGGCAGGCCGACAACAAGGATGCATCCACCAACACCCCAGATGCAGGCCCAGACCTGACACCATGGGAGGATGAGGCATACCTGAGTGACTACGGGCAGAACGATCAGGTGGAACGAACCCAGTGGCCATCCAGCCTAAAGACAGCAGACGAGATCTTCGACACCAGCAACCAGGAGATCCCAGAAGACAGCACTGCTGTGAGCAAAGAGCCCCAGGGTGAGAAGGTGCCCACCAACACCACCTCAAAACCCAGCGACACAAGCCGGGGTAGAAAAGCGCGCACAGGCACCCAGAAGAAACCCGCCACCCATAAAACCAGCACTAAGAAAAAGAGTGAGCCACCCCCAATTGGTGACGGCATAGGAGATAACTTCACCATCGACTTCGGTGTCCCACTATGACATAGGCGAGAGGGAGTAGCCAGTGAAGATAATCACAGAAGCCAGCAAGTTCACCAACACCATCAAATGGGTGGGACTCGGCCTTGACAGGAAGACCAACGGTACCCGGATCATCCTCGACGCCCACAGTGACGGATGCTGCTACCTGTCCTACCACAGTGGCAGCGTGTACACATCCGCCCCACTAGAAGTCCTAACCATCGACTTCCAGGACGAAAACCCCAGCCAGGACAGTGTGCAGGTCACCTTAGACGGAGTGTTTCTTCAACGTCTCGCCCAAGGACTACCTAAGACCGGTGACATCACTCTGATCAGCAGGCGAGATGAACCCATGAAGGTCACCTCCAAGACCGGCCGGTTCACCGCCCCCACCTACAACGCCCGCAAAAAGCTCACCCCCACCACGTCATGCGTCGGAGAGGTAGACGCAGCAGAGTTCTTCAGCACCATATCCAGGGCCGCCAGAGTGTGTGACAACCGTGAGAACATTAGGCACAAGTTCGTCAACACCGTGGACCTATCACTCAACCCAGATACAGGCACCATCCGAGTATTCTCCTTCGACACCTATGTGATGGCCGAAACCACCATGAGATACACGCCCACCTGTCAGCCACAAAACCAGGGGTACGTGCTCATACCATCCCAGTACGCCTCCATGATCCGCCCAGACAAGGACATGACCGGTGCTGTCAAGATACTGGAAGAAATAGGGGCCAACGGGAAGACCTACCGGGTAGGGTTCGAGTTCGACGACGGCAGGCGTATCCTCATGCCACTCAAGGACGTCCTCAGGTGTCCAAATGTTGACGCCATGGTAGAGGAATGCAGAAGAGGAGTACAAGCCCAGGTTATCGTCTCCACCGCAGCAGTCACCTCAGCAATAAAGAACGTGTCTGCCCTCACAGCCAACAAAACCGACATCAGCGTCACCGGCCAGGGCGACACTCTCACCGTATCCTGTGACGACAACAGTATCACAGTGCCACTCACAGGCGGGTCATTCGAGACCCCCATAGAAGCCCTGTTCTCACGGGAAGTCATCACCAAGGGCCTGTCACCTATCACTACGAAAGATGTTCAGGTCAGTTTCAGTACGGACGCGGTGATCCTAGAACCTATCGGGGCCAGCATTGACACCACAGTCATTTTCACCATGAAACGGTACAGGGGAGAGTCATGACCATACACTTGTTGACGGCAGTATTCGGTGGCGTATCATCACTGATCCTACTGTTCGTGACTATGCTGTACTCTCCGGGCTGGGTTGACAGGGGCCGCTGGCAATTAGTGAACGTGCTAGCCTTCGTGACATCTACTGTATCCAGCATCTTCACATCCGCGATGCTCCCTTCTGGTGATGTTACGCACTGGCTCACGGCCGTGGCCGGGGGCGTGTCAGTAGGAACAACCGTGTTCGTCACCACCCAGTGCGCCTACACGGACTTCACCTACCGGAAGGGTGACAGGTGGACTCTGCGTGCAGCGATAGCGATGAACGCTGCCACAGGTGGGGTCAGCCTGTTCCTGGAGCCCGCGCGCACTCAGGGTGAGCGGTGGTTGTTCGTCCTCCTGGTGCTTCTGTCACTGGTGATGTTTCTGATCCCGTCCCTGGGTAAGTCGGATGCCCGCGCCACTCTCTTAAGTGTTCTAGCGGTCTACCCGATGGTGGGGGTCCTGGGCGTCCAGTGGGGCCTGATCGTCCTGGCGCTGGTTCTGGGGGTGTATGGGGTGTCCTCATCGGTGCGGATGATGTGGGGCGTGAAAGGTACATTGAGGGGTGTATTCCGGGAGAAGATGAGTATTCCCATGGTCCCACTCATCACTGGGTCATTCCTGATTGCAGAGATATGTGCAGCACTGGCACAACGGTAGGCGGCGATATTCTGGTGAGTTTAATCACGGCCCTCCCTGGCAGGAGAAAGGCACACAAATGAGCGACATTCTGGATTCTATCGACGAACTTGATGACATTGAGGACGGCGACCTCGACGTTGAAGACACTCACCCTATCTCCATTGTCACGGGAGTCAACGATGACGACGGTGATAACTACTTCAATGAAGATGATGAGGAGGAGGAAGACCTCGCCGCCGAGATGAGCAGTATCCTGGACGCCAAGGACACTCAGGCATCAGAGATGGGGCAGGCTGAGGCACAGGAGATAACCAACGCCATCAAATCCGCCGCAACTGTCACCTATGCCCTACTCGCTAAGGCCCACGAAGGTAAGGCTCACCAGTCACTCGGGTACGACTCGTGGGGCGAGTACGTCAAGGCCGAGTTCGAGATGAGTCCACAACGCTCATACCAGTTGCTTGACCTGTCTAAGGCCGTCAAGATGATCGAGGCCGCCGCACCAGAAGGCACCCATATCAAACTCACAGAGGCCCAGGCCAGAGACCTGAAGCGTGAATTACCTCGAATCACTGAACGCATCCATGAAGAGACCACCGGCAAGACCCCGGAAGAGTCACGAGAGATCATCGACGACATCGTTCGTGAGGAACGTGAGGAGAAGATCCAGAAGCGAGCTGAGGACAAGGCCCACAAGGGCCGAGAACAGGAAATGGACGAGGCCCGCAACGAAGGCTATCGTGCAGGCCTGGAGTCCGCCGCTGACGCCATCCTAGAGGCCGACGCAGAAAGGCAGGCTGCCAACGAGCCAGACGGTGGGCTCATGGACGTGGAGGTCGAAGGGGACATCAATCAGGCTGGCCGCGCAGAGTACATGAAATTAGTTCAGGCGCTCGTCATGAACAGCAATATGGGTGACCCACAGGACATTGTTGACGCCATCCCGGAGAACAACTTTGATGACATCTACGACCGGGTGATAGACACTGCTGGCCTATGGAACCGTATCGCCAACTACATGGACCTCAGGCGTTAAAGGAGTACCAGGTCCCTGAAACAGCCCTCAGTGCGGTGGCAGCAAGCGTCGGTAATATGTGCTCAGGAAACACCCAGCCACGAGCCCTATTCTGACGGAGAGCGCCAATGGATAACACAACACCCGAAACAGCGGACACGACCTCACAGGTTGGTCCGCTGTTTACTCTCATCCAGGACTCCTCCAACTACCAGCCGGTACCCCACGAAACTCTCCCAGAGGTCATCCAGGACACTATTGGTCGCACCATGGTAGCCTTGTGCAATTCTGAGCGCGGCCGGGTCATGGTCATTGGGGATGTCAGGTCAGGTAAGACATTCTTCGTCAATCATCTTGCTCAGGCCGTCAGCGACTTCATCACAGAGAAGGAATACGCGCCTGTCTACTTCATCCGGGTTAATGAGAAGGCGCTCCCGGCCATGGCGTCTGAGGACGGGACAGTCAGTATGAGCGCCATCATTGACCATGTATGTGACGCCCTGAAGTGTGCGGATAGCCAGGTGTGCGTCGTCACCGAAAATCCGTCCATGGCGGCGGTCCTCCAGCAGAACACCACCGACGTGAAGGTCATCCTGGAGGCGGTCACTGACACTCTGTTCAGTGACGAGGCAGAGACCGCGAAGTCGTTCATGTCGTGGGATGCTGCTGACACAGCGGACATGCTACTGACCGCAAAGGAGACAAGTCTGCTGGTTAAGGCGGCGTTCTGGGGTAAGGCCATCGACATGTACCCGACAGACGAGGTTGATGACACTATCATCGACAGCCTCATTCGTCGTATCGTGCGCAATGACGCCATGATCCAGAAGGATGGGAAGCGGAAGGTCCTGAACGTGCCGTTCGGGCAGTGGGGAGACATTCTCACTGACGTTACTGGCACCGTAGTCATGTCCAAATCGAAGCGCATCCGTGAAGCCGATGGCAGTATCTCCGTCAAGGGGCTCACTAAGTACATCATCAAGCAGAACCGTGACATCCTTGAGAACAGTGAGGACGAGGGACTGGCTGCGCTCGCTGCACTCTTTGGTGGCGACACCGACAGCAGTCAAGACGTGAAGAAGAGAAAGAAGCGCAAGCCACTGAAGTTCAACAGCCTTAACAACCTCAAGACAGCCCTCTCTGGCAGCATCATCGGGCAGGAGAAGGCACTGGATGCGATCATCCGACAGGTCACGGTCCCCATGTCTGGAATGTCCCGCGAAGGTAAGCCGTTGCGGTCTCTCATGTTCTGTGGCCCTACCGGCACGGGGAAGACTGAGACCGCTAAGGTTATCGCCAAGCATCTCCTGAAGAAGGGGGAGATGAACCTTGTGCGCATCGACATGTCTGAGTTCGCTGAGAAGCACGAGTACACGAAACTGCTCGGCGCACCCCCAGGGTACGTGGGGTATGAGACCGGAGGGGTCCTTACCCGTGCGGTGGCAGCGAATCCTCGGTCCGTGATTCTCTTGGACGAGGTAGAGAAGGCCCACCCGGACATCTGGAACCAGTTCCTCCAGATCCTTGACGCCGGGCGCATGACAGACAGTAACGGGCAGGTCGTAGACTTCACACAGACAATAATCATCATGACCTCCAACCTTGGTGCCGCCGAGATGTCCCGCACCAGAGCAGGCTTCGTCACCATGGACTCGGGTCAGGCATACATAGAACGGGAGCGGAACGCCACTAACGCAGTTATGAGGTCTGTGGAGAAGACCATGCTCCCGGAACTCATCAACCGGATAGACGAGATCATCGTGTTCAACGAAATCCGACCTGAGGCGGCCCGCGAGATCGCCGTGAAGGAGATCAAGAGAATCTGGGACACCCACAGCACTAGCGTCCGCACCATTATGGACGCACCCCATGATATTGTCGATGAAATCTTGAAAAAGTCGAACATCAGCAAGTATGGGGTCCGCGAGATTCAGAGAACCGTTGAGAAGATGATCGTGAACCCACTCGCTACGGCTATCGCAACCCACCCTGACGGCAACACATTCACGTTTGAGATGTCTCAGGACGGTCAGGTCATTGTTCGCGCCGCCACCGAAGAAAGCGACTAAAACATGGCAATCACATTCACACAAAAAGACGAAGATCTTGACGACGCCTACCTGTCTAGCGCCCAGCAGGCGTCCTCCGACGGTGACGACGACTCCGTACTATACCAGACCCAGGAAGCGCCATCCCAACCCTACAACCTGGCACCGGTAGAGCCTCCTGTCGCCTCACAGAGCGCATACAGTCCTGAGTTGGCACCAGCGTACACCACACCAGCCGCAGAAGCAACATATGTTGACGCTACCGAGGGCGAGGGAGACTACTACCAAGACTACGAGGCCAGCCAGTACCCCACCACCTACCAAGACCAAAGCACCTACACACAGCAGGGAGACACGTACCCCAGCAACGAGGCAGGGAGGTACGAGTACGATACCCCCGCAACCGTACCCCCAGCCCCCGCACCAGAACCGGCCAGGACCTCACCCCCCGCACAGGTAGCCGCCCCGACAGGACCAAGCCGCAAAGACATCAAGAAATACGACCAGCAGGTCGAATACACATACCGGATCATCAGGATGCTGGACGCATACCGCGGAATCGGCCTCGACGAAAAACGCGCAGTCGGCACAGTCATCTACGACAATGGCGACTTCAGTATGGACACCGAGACCGCTGAGGCTGATCTTATCGTCAGTATCCTCAACGCCGACGACATGGTGGGTATCACCCTCAAGAACCTCCGCGATGCCGCCGAAGAAAAGGATCGAGTGGCCCGCGTGTTCATGATCCTGGAACTGCCCGACACCCAGTTGGCTGCGCTCGGGGCAATGGCCGCCAGGTTCGTCCCAGAAGGCGTCACATACCAGTACAATGCGCGAGACCGCATCCGATACTCCCGTGAGGTCGAGCAGGCCATTGAGATGATCCCAGACGTACAAGTGTCCGACATGTCTGCCGTTGAATCCGTCATCAACGCCTAATCCGACCGGATTGAGCCACAAAGACACCCCACTTATCAACCCAGTAGTTTCGGTAGAATGCGCCATATGACGGCTATCGACTTTGGGATCACAGACTCGACCGCAACCCCCAAAAAGGAGGAGGCGGCCGAGTCGTTTCCGGTGCCATCAGACAATGAGGTCATCGTCAAGACTGACAGCGAAAACATTGACCTATACAGTCGCCACAGTCTTGAAAACACAGATACCGCCAACAACCTGAAACCATTCCGCCGCATCGTAACCACCAGGGGTGTCAACCACTACCGGACTAGGCTCACTGAAGCGAACGCATTCACCCTCCGATACGGGCTTACTCGACTGGGGAAGCCGGTCCTGGATGAAGACACAAAACAGGCACTCAAGGGCAAAGCCGACACTGCACCTATGCCATACGCGACCCTGGACGCATCCGGCACCAAAGTCGTTGTCACTATCCCACCAGTCCCGCACTACTTGGACATGATTGTTGGCACCATCAACGCCACATTCAAGGATGGGAAGCGAGTATTCCCTATCTCCAGGCTACTTAACCTCCAGGCTCTCCAAGATAACTACGATGGGCCTCTACCGCCTATCATCCTTAGTGATGAGGTCGAACAGATCAACTCCGCCCCCATCCCTGGCTACGACGGCACAGTTGAGTCTCTGAGAACCATCCCCATCACTGTTCTCAACATTGTCCAGGCTGACATCCAGTCCGGTAAGGAGCGAGGCAAGTCCCGCAAGACGTTCGCCGAGAAGATGACGAAACTTGGGATCGAGACCCTACACGACCTCCTGTTCTGGGTGCCGCTACGTCACATCTCCAGGCGACACGATCAGGACCTCACCGGCATCGTCGAAGGTGAGACAGTCACCATCCTCGGACGTATTCAGTCCATAACACCACTCAACGGGAAAGTCCCAGGAACCAGATTCACTATCACCACAGACACCGGCCAGGAACTCAAAGCCACCTACTTCAACCAGGCGTGGCTCGCCCGAAAATTCAAGGTCGGTGACGAAGTAGTAGCCTCCGGCAAGTGGAAGCCTTGGAAAGGTACCCCACAGATCAACGGCTCCACCATGGACGCATCCAAGGAGGCGGAGATGATGCCAATCGTCCCCGTCTACCGACAACTACCCAGTATCGGGCTCACTAGCAGACTCATCCTGTCCGCCGTGAGGGAGATGCTTTCCAGACTCCCTCGGATCGATCCACCAGAGTACCTACAAGGCATACAGGTAGACGGCAACAGCACCAGTTACCATGATGCGGTCACAGCCATGCACTTCTGTGAGGACGAGGACCAGTACGATGAGGCCACCGGACTGCTCGCACTCATCGAAGTCATCTACATGCAACTACTGATCCTCTCCAGCCAGGAAACCAACGCCAGTAAGCGCGCAGTCACCATCACCAGCGGCAGGGGCGGACTCCAGGCCGATGCCATTAAGGCACTACCATTCAACCTGACCAATGGGCAGAAGAAAGCCCTCGTCAGAATGAACCGGAAGATGGAGTCCACCACACCTTCATCCACCCTACTGAGCGCAGATGTCGGAGCCGGGAAAACAGTTGTCGCACAAATGACAGCAATGCGAGCCGTCGGCGCGGGAAAACAGGCCGTCATGCTCGCCCCCACCGATGTGCTCGCCCGCCAACTGTATGAGTCCACCCTCAACGTCACCAGCAGGCTCAAAGAAAAGACCGGCCAAGACATTGAGGTCACCCTGTTCTCAGGCAGCATGAAAGCCGCCCAGAAACGTGAGGCAAAGAAAACCATTGCGGACGGCACCTCACAGATCATCATCGGCACCCACGCCCTCCTATCCAATGATGTCGAGTACCACGACTTGGGGTTCATCGCCGTTGATGAGCAGCAAAAGTTCGGTGTAGAACAACGAGAGCGCCTACTGAACTCCCGCTCAGACGGACTGATCCCCCACCTTATGACTATGACCGCCACCCCCATCCCCCGCAGTACCGCACAAGTGTTCTATGGGGGCATGGATCTCATCGAGTTGAAGGACAAGCCGCCCGGCCGCCTACCCATCATCACTCAATGGATCCAGGACAACCCCATCACCTTCAGTGAACAGTCCATCAACCCTGTATGGGCTGACATCATCAACGAGGCCCACAAAGGCAACCAGACATTCGTTATCACCCCACTAGTCAGCGAGTCCAGCAAGGTAGATGCCGCCAGCGTAGACGCCACCACCAAGAACCTCACCAGCCTCCCCTTGTCTGGTCTCAAGGTAGGGAAAGTTCATGGGCAGATGAAGCCCGACGAGCAGCGCAACATCATGCAACAGTTCCGAGACAAGAAGTTCGACGTCCTTGTCGCATCCACAGTCGTCGAGGTCGGGGTGGACATCCCGGACGCAACCAGGGTCGTCATCCTGTCCGCAGAGCGCCTTGGGGCCGCCTCCCTCCACCAAATCCGGGGCAGGGTAGGCAGAAACAGCAAACAGTCACGATGCTACCTCATCTCTGAAGGAACCACCAGCAGTGCACAGGCACGCATGAATGCGCTCGTTGACTCCAACGATGGGTTCAAGATCGCCCAGAGTGACCTCGGACAGCGCGGCGAAGGGCGCATCTTCGGCACCCAGCAGTCCGGCAACACCGGCATGCTGTTCGCATCCGTTCTCGGCAGCATGGACAAGATCAGCCAGGCCCAAAAGGTAGCCAGAGATATTTTGGCGTCAGACAGCAGAGGACAAGCGCTAGCGGACGCCCACGCATACTTCCACACTGACGAAGGAAAGTAGATGACACTACTTGTTGAATGGCTGACCAGGCTCCGCAAGGAGTACAACACCAACCCCATGCGCCTCCTATGGTGGATCCTTGGCGTGATCGCAGCAACCACCCTTGGCGGGGTACTCATGGACCTGTTTCTACCCTATGGGGGGTGGGGCAACATTGCCAGAAGTATCTGGCTTGCCCCCTCATCAGCCGCTCTGTTCGCCCTCATGTATACGGTCGGCCTGTTCCTGCACAACTCGAAGGTGAGAACAGACCCCAACTGGGTACCTTATCGAGCAAGGTACTCCCAAAGAACTAGAGTCCAGTACTCCATCATCGCTGGGGCGGTCATGTTCGTCACCGTCTACGCCACAGGCTACCGGGTAGGGTTCACGTTCATGTCCTCTCTGATCGCCGCCCTCCTCATCTGCTGCGTCGTTTTCTGCCGCTCCACCAGACAAGAACGCTACGACCAGGCAAACGGCGTCCAGGACGCGCGAGACATCGCCACCCAGGTGTACATCTCTGAGAAAATCAGAGAGCATAATGAGCAAAAGCGACGCAAGAAGGCACTGAAAGCCAACCGGCCCAGGCGTTGGCCGTTCCGTGGGACGCTGGGCAACGAAGACACCTAAACTTTGAGTACATCCAGGATGTAAACACTCCTACCACCGAGCCGCCACAGAGCCTCACCTATGCTCTGTGGCGGCTTTTTGTGTCTTGGTGCAGTGAGGGCACCCCGCCGCATAACAACTTCTCAGCACTTCAGCAGAAGTAACCAACCTGACCTCTACAGGTAGTGACACACCCCACTTGGACGTGTTAGAATACACTCCACTAACCATAGGATCATAGAGTCAAGCCCAGTCAGGTAGACAACACCACAGAGGCAAGACTCCAGCACGAACACGGACAAAAGGACACACCGCCTTGACCGCAGAAGCAAACAACAACCTCGACTACGACGAGACCCCCCGCGAGCCCGCCCTCGACTATCACGCTCTCAACGCTAAACTGAACCTAGTCGGAGATGACGGCAAACTTCAGTTAGACGCCGACCATGAGGCGGCCAGGCAGTTCTTCCTCCAGCACGTCAACCACAACACCGTATACTTTGACGACCTGGAAAAAAAGATAGACTATCTCATCACCAACCACTACTACGAGCCAGAGTTCATCGAACAGTACGACTGGGCATTCGTCAAAGACCTGTACAAACGCGCCTACTCATACAAGTTCCGGTTCCCCACCTTCATGGGTGCCTTCAAGTACTACTCCTCCTACACGCTCAAGACATTCGACGGCAAACGCTACCTGGAGCGATACGAAGACCGAGTAGTCGCCAACGCCCTCTACCTCGGGCGCGGAGACCAAGAACTAGCCACCAGCATCCTCGATGAGATCATGACCGGTCGCTACCAGCCCGCCACCCCCACCTTCCTTAACGCTGGCAAGGCACAACGCGGTGAGCTAGTAAGTTGCTTTTTAGTGCGACTCGAAGATAATCTTGAATCTATTTCACGGTCCATCACCAATGCTCTGCAACTATCTAAGCGAGGTGGAGGAGTAGCCCTCCTGCTCACCAACATCCGCGAGACAGGGGCACCAATCAAGCACATCGAGAACCAGTCCAGCGGAATCGTGCCCGTCATGAAACTACTGGAGGACTCCTTCTCATACGCCAACCAGTTAGGTGCCCGTCAAGGTGCCGGGGCTGTCTACCTCAGTGCTCACCATCCCGACATCATGAAGTTCCTCGACACTAAGAGAGAGAACGCCGACGAGAAGATCCGCATCAAGACCCTCTCACTAGGTGTCGTTGTCCCAGACATCACCTTCGAACTCGCCAAAAACAATGACGACATGTATCTGTTCAGCCCCTATGACGTCGAACGAGTCTACGGCACACCCATGTCAGACATCTCGATCACCGAGAAGTATCACGAGATGGTGGAGAACCCTGACATCAGGAAGACCAAGATCAAGGCCCGCCGCCTCTTCCAAGTCATCTCCGAGATCAGCATGGAGTCCGGCTACCCGTACCTCCTGTTCGAGGACACCGCCACCAAGGCGAACCCCCTAAACGGGCGCATCAACATGTCCAACCTCTGCGTATCTGGAGACACACGACTTCTCACAGACAAGGGATACAGGCGATTTGACGACCTTTATGAGTCACAAGAGGACTTCATGGTCCTCTCTGACAACAGGTCTGTCAACGAGGACTTCAGCGACGCAACAGTATCACTAAAGAACTCCACCAAGATGTTCCTCACCAAGAAAGATGCCGAAGTCTTCAAGGTCTCCACCAAGGAAGGGTTTGAGATCAAGGCTACAGAGTGGCACAAGTTCCCAGTAGAGGCAGACGGAAGAATCCTAGTCAAGAGGCTTTGCGAACTAGAGGTTGGGGACCATCTCCTTGTTCAGCCAAAGGAAGGCGTGTTTGGCCCCGTGTACGATCCAGATGTAGCCTATGACAACGGATCTGCTCTTTACTGGTCTGACAGCATCACATGGGGGGGCGACAAGGAAACTGTTCAGGCTTATGTCTGTGGTGCCTTCAAGGTTGAGTCCATGTCAGATCTTCTTGATGGATCTCACTCTGTAGAATCGACTAACAAACAGATTCTTCAAGACATTCAGACTCTTACTCTAAACCTTGGTTTGTTCTCGACTATCTCTCATACTGATGACGACACATACCTACTTCAGGTTGTTTATGACAGTGACTTTACTGCAACGGTTACAGGAGTTGAATTCTGCTCCATCGAGGACGTATATGATGTAACAGTGAACGATGGGCACACCATCACCTGCAACGGAATCACTACGCGAAACTGTAGCGAAATCCTCCAGACAAACGAGGCATCCGAGTACCATCCTAATGGTTCTTACAGTCACGTTGGCAAGGATATCTCCTGCAACCTGGGCAGTCTGAACATCGCTAAGACGTTCGACAGCCCAGACTTCGCCAAAACCATCGAAACCGGAATCCGGGCACTCACATCCGTCAGTGACCTATCCAACATCGATGCTGTACCATCAGTTGAAAACGGAAACCACAGCACCCACAGCATTGGACTCGGAATGATGAACCTACACGGGTTCCTCGCACGCGAACATATCCACTATGACTCACCTGAGGCAGTAGAGTTCGCCGGACTGTTCGCATACGCATTCAACTACTGGTCTATTGTCGCATCAAACAATATCGCAAAAGAAACAGGACAGGTATTTGACGGGTTCGACACCAGCGAATACGCTAACGGCACCTATTTCAATAAATACATTGAGAAGAACTGGAGACACACCACCTCACCCAAAATCTCGGCACTGCTAGGAAGAAGTAGCATCTACTTGCCTACACAAGCCGACTGGGAGAAATTAAAGAATGACGTGATGGAGCATGGACTATATAATGGGTATCGCCTATGCATCCCCCCAACGGGGAGCATCAGTTACCTGAATTATTCCACCGCATCAATTCACCCAATCATCTCTCCAATTGAAATTAGAAAGGAAGGAAAGTTGGGTCGAGTTTATGCCCCAGCACCCTATCTTTCTGATGACACTCTGCCTTTCTATCGTGATGCGTACAAGATTGGCCCCGAGGCAATCATCGACATCTATGCGGCCATGACCCCACACATCGACCAGGGTTTGAGCCTCACATTGTTCTGGCCGGACACTGCAACCACGCGAGACATGAACAAGGCGTACATCTATGCATGGCGCAAGGGGATCAAGACAATCTACTATGCCCGCATCCGCCAACTGGCTCTTGAAGGCACTCAGGTAGAGGGTACTGCCGCCGGGTACTGCGAGTCCTGCCAGTTGTGATGCTGACACAATGTCGGTAGGTATCTGAACTCGAACCGCGCCCTCATCTTGCACATGCAGGGCGCGGTTCGAGTTTCGTTACAATCCTCCCGTTTTCTCGCGTTGAGTTAAGAAGTGAGGGTAATGTGTTGGGTGCTACGATGTTGTTTCAGTTCGACGATGATGGGGCGCTGGCGGCGTTGAGTACTGGGTCGTCGTCTGGCTGGGTATGATGAGTGCAGGTATCAACGTCTGTTGACCGATGTAGACCTTCTGAAAGGGGATGTGAGATGTCTGAGAGCGTGGTTACTCCTAACATACCATCCTCTGGTTGTGGCTCGGGCGTGTCTGCAAGTCAGGACCTACCAGCGCCTCGTCAGGATGTTAGGGTTCAGGGCTCTCCAAGCGATCAATTGGGTTATGGTGGCGACAGACAGGTGCCCACCCCTGGGTCTCCCCCTAACTTCACTATTCCAACTCTGAAGGGTTGGTCGGCCGAGAAATTCTACAACTACCACGAGCAGGTTATTGACTATGAAGACCTGAAGCGTCTGAATGAGTCAATCAATGAGGCTCGCATGGGTCTGTTTCGGGTGACTGACACGATCAATTACTATGATCGTGAGGAGCGTCGCCTGAAGGTGATCTATGATCGTGCGTGGCGTCGCGCCTATATTGAATCCAATGGGCGCACTGACAAGGAGCGCCAGTATCGTGCAGACATGGTGTGCGAGTCTATGGAAGATGACTGGATCGTGGCGTCACAGTTGAAGGCGGAACTGATTAAGGTGTCTCAGACGATCCGTATGGAGTTAGAGACTTTGCAGTCGATTGGAAACAATCTCCGCCAGCAGATGAAGATGTGAGTGGGTGCGGTTTTGTCTGGTAGTGGTTCTAGTGCAGTGACGCCTGGGCGGGCACATAAGCGTCGCTGCGGACTGGATGCTGCGACTTGGGGTGTGGTTCGACGTGCCCTGGTTATTGTTGGTGCTACTGTGGCTGCGGTGACTGCTGTGTCCTTGATCCTGCTGGCAGCCGTCCCGGCTTTTGGCGTGTCGGTGTGGACTGTTCTGGGGTCGTCGATGGAACCCACCCTGGATGATGGGTCTATAGTGGCTGTCCGCAACAGTGACAGGCCGATCCAGCACGGTGAGATCATGGTGGTTGGTAAACCAGAGTCCTGGTATCGTGAGGGGAAGGACGCATCTAGTCACCGCGACGTACTGGTGAAGCGAGTGGCGGCTGTCCCTGGTGACACCTTGGAAGTCGTGGGCGGTGAGATTCGGGTGAATGGCACAGTGGTCTACTCCCTGAAGAAGTCAGGGTACCCATGTCCGGCTGTGACTGGTGACTACAGGCACACGTTGGGGGCTGGTGAAGTGATGGTGCTGGGCGACAATGCGTTCTTCTCTCTGGACTCACGTAAGGTGATGTGCACGATGGGTACTGGCGGCATGTTCGTGGATGCGAGACAGGTTCGGGCTCACGGTAGGATCCTAGCGAGCACCTGACGCTCACCCCGACCTCGCATACCCCACTCAGTTACGCACTTAGGTGGATGGGGTGCGTACAGGCCTGGAGGCGACACAGGGACGGACGACCACAGGAGACACACTATATGAGTGACAGCATTGGCAGCGTGAGTAGCACCCATAGTTTGCGTGTCGCCCTGGTCCTAGATAAGTCTGAGACGTGGGTGCGGTTCAAACGCGACGAGGTACTGGCCTCATGGGGCGCGACTGGCAGTGAAGTGGAGTACACGGACAGCATTGCCGCCGCTGGCGTCACTAACATGTTCGGCGACGTGATCACACCAGTGGTGCACCTGAAGGACGCTACCCATGCAAAACGCATCCTAGGTGAACTGGAAGGCTTGCGGGACTCGGGCGTGAGTGCCAGCGTGCTGATCGTCGGTACAGTTGCCAGAAACTCCACGAAACGCCTGGAGAAAATGGTGGCAGATCTTGGCGGTAACGTTCATCTAGCGAGACAGAACAGTCGGGACAAGACAAACCCCGCCAGCGAAGTGATCGACGCCCTGCACGTGTCTCAAGAGGTGAAAACCTTCCTTCGAGACTACGCGGGGGACGACTACTCCCTGATCCTGGGGGTTGCGCGATCCTTGTCCACGTTGACACCGCAGCAACAGGCACGTATCAGCCTGGAAGATGTGGCTATCCGCCTACCAAAGGCTCCCGGTGCTGTACCTCCATGGGAGATCGACAAACCTCTGTTCAGCCAGCCTGACCCAGACCGCACAGTGAAGATGTTTCGGCGCATCATTGCGCACACGCATCATCTGGTCGTTCTGTCACTGTTGAAAGCGAAGTTACAGACCGCGCATCTCTCACTCAGGTTGAAGTTGTTGGGGATGACGCAGCCAACTGATATCGCTGACGCACTTGGGGTGACGAACAACTACCAGTTCAAGGCCGCCACCCAGTTAGGGGACCGCCTGGGCGTAGCGCTCACCAAGAGGATGCTGGATGAGGTGCTGGAGGTGGAGGCTCAAGTGAAGGGTGGCTCCAGGATTGATGGTAACGTTTTGGTAGAGATGACTTTACTGCGCATGTGCCTACTGGTGAAACATCACATGGAGCACACTGGCTGGAGGTGATGACCTTCACAGTGCAGTGGCATGGGGTACAATAGGTGACAGAAGCCAACTGCTAGAACGACACAAACCTCAACTTGACACTTCCTCACACACTCAACATCCTTCAAAACAAGTGGCAACACCTATTGACGCCGCATGTTTAAGGTGCAAGACAGGGAAGGACAAGGGTGTAAGGGTGGTTGGTGTACCTACTCTTTTTCGACTCGGAGGACAGACCGCTCGTGCCAACTAAAACACAGAACGCCCTGAACAAAGTACGAGAAAGGCGCTCAACCTCCCTCAACAAAATCCTCAACGACCCATACATCGGGTACGGCAGCATCCAGGATGCGTCTGACGACTGCAAGGGGTCATCCCAGGTGGAGGTCCTGTGCAGGCTGCTCAACAGGGAAAACCTGTTCATCTCCGGCCCAGCAGGTTCAGGCAAGACTACCATCATCAAGCGTTTTATCGACCTCATCGACGCAATCTATGACGGGGTGTTCAACATCGCCGTCACCGCCACCACAGGACTCGCAGCAACCAACGTCGGCGGCAGAACCATCCACTCCTGGAGCGGACTAGGCGTCATGGAAGAACCCTTCAACCTCAGTGCGTTACGCAAGTCCGGCAAACTCATGAGAATGAGCGCAGCCAGGACACGGGCGCGATACTGCGACGTGCTCATCATCGATGAGATCAGTATGCTTCACGCCTACTATCTGGACAACCTGGACGCCTTCATGAAGTATGCGCGCCGCAGCCAGGAACCTTTCGGTGGGGTGCAGGTCGTGCTTCTTGGGGACTTCATGCAGTTGCCGCCAGTCGCCCCCAGGGAACCCCTGGAGGGACTGAACTATGGTCTCGCTATCCAGTCCAAAGCATGGATGGAGGCCAACATCCAGCACTGCTACTTGGACAAGATCCACAGGGCAGAGGATCCAGAACTCAAGCACCTACTGTTTTGCATCGAGCGTGAACGCATGGATGACCGTGCAATCAAAGTCATCGAGCGGTGCAAGCATAACGACAAGAACCCGAACAAGGCGTACACCACCCTGTTCACTACGAACCGGAACGTTGACACCTACAACAACGACCGGCTGGACGAGAACCCCAATCCGGTCAAGACCTTCAAGACAGTAAAACTCCTAGGATCAGCCAAGGACCTGGAAGCACTGAAACGCGATCACAACATCCCCGAGACGGTGCGACTGAAGAAGGGCGCCACTGTGATCGTGACCCGCAACCTCACCACCCCTGACGGAGACCTCCTGGCAGCAAACGGTTCCGTCGGCAAGGTTGAAGGATTCCGCAACGGCGACGTTCAAGTCCGCCTTAATGACGGCAGTGTCGTCGATGTCTTCCAACAACGAGCATCCATCAGCAAACGGAAGACCACCAAGGATGAGGACGGGGAGACCATCACCTTCGATGAGGAGACGGCGGCGGTCCTCTACATGCCCCTGAAACTGGGGTACGCTATCACTGTCCACAAGTCACAGGGGCAGACCCTTGACGGTATCGAGGTTGACCTGTCCAGGTGCTTCTCGCCTGGCTTGGGGTACGTGGCACTGTCCAGGGTGCGTGACGCTGACAGTATGGTCATCTCCAAGATCAATGATGACGCCTTCAGGGTGAACCCCCTATGTAAACAGATCAGCACGTTCGTGAAGCGCAAGTCAGTTGATGGCCGTAAGAAGTTCCTGGCCCATCAGGACGATTATGAGCCTCTGCTGGCTGGTGGTGCAGCCCTGTCTGAGAAGTGGGACGTTCTTGAGTCTGGTACGGAACGTCAGGAGCGAACAAAGAAGAAGTGACATTTGGGTGGGTTAATATACCACACTCTCCTGTAACGAACCTGTAACCATCCTGGGTTCCGGCTGGTAACCACAGCAGGCCTTTGGTAGGATGCGCTGGAGTTATGTCAAGAATTTTAAACTCTTGACACCCCAGTAGTGGTCAGAAGGAGAGAATATGACCAGCAATGACAATGCATCCTCGTTGCCGGACCTGGAACTACCCGCCCCGGCACCCACGGGCTCGAACCTGGAGGAGTCCTCCACAGTGGTTGACGCCCAGGGCGACGCGCGGAGCGCAGTGGACGGAGGCATGCCGGTCACTTCACAGGATGCACTGGCTGACATGGTTGCTGACACTCAGGAGCATGGCGACTATGACGAGCCAATGCCACCATCTGAGGTTGCCAACGTCATTAAGGACATTCGTCACGAGGAGTCCACCATAGAGATCCAGGACCCTAACAGTCAGGCAGGAGACACCTTAGGGAAGGACGGTCTGGACGTCGATATGGACGTGGATGCTAGCGAGCCTGATCTACCTCCCCTAGATCTGGACGGTGGCGAGTCTGAAATGAACTTTCAGGGCGGCGAGAGTGATGTTGACCCAGATGCCACCGCTGTCATCGACGCCGTGGAGGGTGCTGACAGTCCCTCTGAGGGGCGAAAGGGTGGCAGGCTGAAGCAAGCCATGGTCGAGTCCCGTGTAGCCGCCAGGAAGGCTGAGAGACGCGCTCGCGCTGTCCGGTCTGTTTCCGTCGTCGCTGCCGGGATTCTCTTGGTTGGGGTTGCTGGTGGGGTGGGCTACTGGGGATGGCTGAAGTGGCGCAGTGGCGTGGCCAGTGTGCCGTCCGCCGTCACCAGGATCAACGTGACTGACACCTCTCTGGATCCGTGCAAGACATTTGTTGACGAGGGCCTGAAGTGTAAGGCTACCTGGCAGATCAAGGATGGCACCAAGCGTGGCGAACTCATCAGTCAGTCTATCAGTGCTGGTCAGAATGTCCCGAAGGGGTCAGGTGTCAACCTTGTATACTCCAACGGGCCGGAGACCACCAAGATGCCCAACGTCGTCGGCATGCCCTTGGATCAGGCGAAGCAAGCCATCTACGAGGCAGGTGTGGACGTCTCTGAGGTCAACGTGGTGGAGAAACCGGGGGTCAGCGAGAACACAGTCACCTCCTCCTCCATCCAGGCCGGTGCTGAGGTGACGAACGGCAACGGTGTGAACCTGGAGGTCGCTAACGGGAGGGTCGGTATCCCTGACTGGACCGGCAAGACTAAGGACTTCGTGGAACAGGACGCCAAGAAGCACGGCATCAAGGTCAAGTACTTGGAGGAGGACTCAGACAAGACTCCTGGTACAGTCCTGTCACAGTCTCCAAAGGCTACAGAGAGTGCCCCCACGAACGAGGTGCAGGTGACCATTGCCCGCTCCGCCAAGGCTAGTGACATCAGCGTCCCGGATGTCGTGGGTAAGAGTGAGCAGGAGGCTCAGTCCACGCTGGCTACCGCTGGACTCAGGAAGATCAGCACAGTCAAGGTTCCGAACTGTGCCGTGTCCTCCTCTCAGGTGACGCAGACGATCCCGGCGGCGGGAGGTTCGGTGAAGTCGGATACGGATGTGACGATTATCGTGTCTGACCCTGACACCAGTTGCAGCAAGTGAACTAGAGATTCGGCTGGTGGCACAATCTGAAACAGACAGTAAACCACCAGCCGAATTATTCTAGGGGCTTATATATCCTGGTCAGGTATATACGCTACCACGATATTCGCCCACCGCAACACAACAGAAACGTACAAAAAGGGACAGGAAAGAACCGGCGAGTTCTTACCACAGTTACTCAAAAAGCAGAATGGGTACACAAGCATCCCAAACTACTATAGAGGACAAGGAAACACGGCCACAAGCCGAATAACCCTCTGTGAAAGGCAAACTCACAAGCACATGACACCTCACAACAACAAGACCAAGCACACCAGTAAGATCCTCATCGGTTCGGTACTCGCAGCCGTCACCATGGCCGGAACCTCCGGGGGAGTCGCAGTAGCAGCCTCCCTCGACGAAACCCCAACAAACAACAACACGGGGGTACAGGATGCCCACTCCAACGACAGCAAGGGCGGAGCGCACAAGTCCACCTACCGGGCCACCATCTTCCTCACCACCCAAGGCGACCTCACCCCAGTCACCATCGACAGTGACACCACCACCGTTAACGAAGCCATCACCGCGTCCGGCCACAACCCCGCCGACTACCGCACCATCGACGGCAACAAGGTAGACGGCAACCGCACCCTCACAAACGGCGAGCACCTAGCCCTCCTTCAAGCCGAAACCAGCACCGCCACCAGCGAGAACATCAGCATCCCCGCACCAGAGACCACAAAAGAGTCCTCAGACCTCCTCGTCGGCGAGACCAAGGTGGAAACCGAAGGCAAGGCCGGGCAGGCCATCAAAACCGTCGTCACCACCAAGGACGAGAAGACCGGCAAGACCACCAGCAAGGAATCACTGGCCGTCACCACCGCCCCACAAGCCAAAGTCACCCTCATCGGCACCAAGAAACCCGCCACAGACAACACTGAGACCGCCTCCACTAGCGACGCCAACACGGGCGCACAGTACATCGGCCGCCACGTCGCCAACCCCAGCAGCGACAGCAACTCCAACACGGCCACCGCGAAAGCCGTAGCCTCCAACCTCGCTGACGGAGCCAAGGCAGCAGAGATCGCCAAGGCACAGGTCGGCAAGCCCTATGTGTGGGGATCCGCTGGGCCAAACGCCTTCGACTGCTCCGGCCTCATCTACTACGCATTCGGAACCCAGTTGGGGTACAACATTCCCCGCACAGCCTCCGACATCGGCCACTCCTCCACCCCCATTTCCAAGAGCGACCTCCAGGTAGGGGACATCCTCTACACAGAGACCCACATCGGCATCTACGTCGGGAACGGTCAGGTAGTCCACGCAGCCACGGAAAACACCGGAGTCGTCTACGACAGCATCAACGGCTACTTCTCCTCCTTCCAGGCAGGGCGACTCACCCGGTGACCGACACCACGCCCCAGAATCACGGGCAAACTCCCTGATCACTGGAAACATAATCTAGGGCCACCCCAGTTACTCTCCTTCCTGGGGTGGCCCTTCAACTTGCCAAAACCCAGGTCAACGGCATACAATAGGTTCCACTATGACCAGGAACAACAAGGCCGCGACCTCCGACACCACAGCAGGCAGCACTCTCAGCGTCCAAGCCACTAACACGGCCACCTCCCTGGATACCATTACCTATACGGAAGGTGTACCAGACAACGTGCGCGATGACCTCAAGGGGCTCACCACCCAGCAGGTCAAGGACGCTCTAGAGGCACACCGCACCCCCATGGTCACGGTGTGCATGAACCTCACCAGCGACTTCAACAAGGCGTCAGTGATCCGCGCCCACAACGCATTCCTCGGCAACGACATCATCATCGTCGGCAAGCGTCGCTTCGACCGTCGCGGCACGGTAGGCACCTACCACTACGAGACGATCAAGCACACCCCCAACTTCATGGACGTCTACTCCCACCTTAGGGGACGTGGCTACACCCTCATCGCAGTGGACAACACGCCCCAGTTCAGCCCACAGTCCGTCTATGACACCAACATCCCCAGACATGCTGCGTTCATCTATGGTGAGGAGCAGAAGGGCCTCAGCGAGGACGTGGTGGCCCTATGTGACATGGTGGTTTACATCCCCCAGTACGGTAGTGTCAGGTCCATAAATGTGGCACAGGCGGCCGCAGTCATGATGAGCGAGTACAACCGCCGCCACCGCCCCTAAAAACAGGGGCAACCCGCCACCATTGAGCCCAGGCGAGAAGTCGGTAACCTAAAAGGGTAAACCCACACCACCCTTGGAGGCTCGCCTGATGATCAAGATCGCACACCTGAGCGACATTCACGCCGGATACACGGCCACCAGGCACCTCAACAACCAAGGCATCAACGTGCGTGAAGCCGACGGGTATGTAGCGTTCGCCCGCATCATCACCGACTGCATCAACCACGACGTTGATCTTGTAGTGATCGCTGGAGACACCTTCCACACCTCCACCCCCAGCATCCGCACAATCATCTTCGTGCAAAACCAGTTCCGACGCCTTGCCGCAGCAGGGATCCCCATCTATGCGCTTGCTGGAAATCACGATGTGGATGACATTCGCGCCAACATTGCAGCATCACGAGTCTTGGATGATCCACTCAGGGGCATCCACTCTCACATAGAACCCTATGCAGTCCACGAAGTATTCGATGGTGTTCACCTACACATGGTGTCACACCACATGTTCATGGACCAGTCTCAAACCCTCCCTAACGTGAAAAGCGTTGACGGCGCTATCAACATCTTCACCACGCACGGGTCTGTCATAGACCCCATCCTGGAGATGAAACTTCACACAGAGCAGTCCCCCCGTGAGATCGTCATCCCCGACTGGCTACTGGCTGAAAACAACTGGGACGCCATCATGCTAGGCCATATCCACGAACGCGGCTGGGTAGGATCCAGTGACGGGCGCACAGACACAGCCAGCACGGGCATCTTCTACAACGGGTCCATCATCCGACGGGGCTTCGCCGACAAGACCTGCACGCTCGGACGAGGCTGGACACTGTGGACCATACAGGACGATGGAACCTTCACCCAGGACATCAAGACCATACCGCAGCGCCCCCAGTACGACTTCACCCCCATCGACGCCAGCACCCTGACCGCTAGTGAGGTCACCGACATCGTAATCAATAACCTCAAGTCCACCCAACCAGACGACGGACCAGTGTTCAACGCCGCCAGCGCCCCCATCATCCGGCAACGCATCGAGAACATCACACCCGGAAAGAAGTCCGCCCTCGACCTGAAAGCCATCAGCGACAACGCGGCCCACGCACTCCACTGGGACATGCCAGCATCCTTCACCCCCACAAGCAACAATGACACCACTCGGCGAGCCAGCGAGGAAAGAATCGGCACCAGTAGCGCGGACCTCCTGAGCGTCTACGACGAGTGGGCAGAGGACAATGAGACCCTGAAAAACATCTCCGATAACATGCGTGAGAACGTGTCCAGGAAAGCCCGCGAGTTCGTCAAAATGGGGCAGGAAGAAGTACTCGCCGCAGAATAACCCAAGTAGGATAGGGCACCCCAGGTGACAACATAAACCCAACCAAGGGGCGGTAATAGTGGACATTGTTAAGATATTCGCGTACTCTGAACAAGGAAAAGATTAGATGAGGGCGAACATATGGCACGACCACGAGGAAAACACGTCAAGGAAACCAGGCGTACAAGCAAGCCTCTACGACACCTGATTCCACCCCTCATCGCATCAACCGCTATACTCAACCCAGGTGCGACAGCAGTAGCCTACCAGCCAAGCGGGCAGCAGGACGTCCCAGGGATCCCCTCCAGCCTCTCAGGTAACATCACTGACCTGTCTACGACTGACACCAAAGCCATCCCCTACCCGACCCGTGTCGTCGAGGACAAGGGGCTACCAGCAGGCATTGAAGTCGTCATCCAAGAAGGCAAGGACGGGGTACTCAAGACCGTCACAGGGTTCAGGCAGGCGGCAGGAGCAGGTGGTGCCCAACACAACTCCAGGATCAGACACACCTACATCGACACCCCCGCCACAGAGAAAGTCATCCGCAAAGGCACCAAGACTGAAGTCATCGAAGGGGTAGCAGACAAGGTAGTGCAGGCTGAGGCTAAGATCGCTGAGCAGAAAAAAGCGGAGGAAGCCACCCAAGCCAAACGGGAAGCGGAGCAGCAGGCACAGGCCGCTGCGTCACCAACCAGCCTTGACAACAGTACCGCCACCCAAAACAACGGCATTGACAGTGGCTCCACCACGCCGCCCCCAGCAACTCAGGTGACCGGAACGAAGACCGACTGGATGCGTGCCGCCGGAATAGCCGAGTCGGACTGGCCCTATGTGGACTACATCATCAGCCACGAGTCCGGGTGGAACCCCAACGCCGTCAACGCATCCAGTGGCGCTCACGGCCTACCACAGGCCCTACCAGGAGGGAAGATGGCGTCAGCCGGTGAGGACTGGGCCACCAACCCTGTCACCCAGTTAAAGTGGGCCAGCGGGTACGCAGTCAGCCGATACGGATCCTGGGCCGCCGCCTACAACGCATGGCGGTCACAGAACTGGTGGTAGAAAAAAAGAGGGATGATAGGTGCTGACAAGGGAGTGTGAGTGTATCCCCCAGGATGCCCTACCCCTCATGTATAAACAACCCTAACCAACAAACACGCCGTCACACAACCCAAGAAACCGGAGAAACACGCATGTACACAATCAGCCAGCACAACCCCGACACAGACACCTACACTGAGGTCGAGATGGGCCTCTCCGGTGGGGAAGTTCGCCAGTCCATCCTCGACCGTGTGCGAGGAGACCTACACCATGAGGACGAGAACGGCCTAGACTGGAGAACCAGAGTCATGTGCCGACCCCAGGACCTCAAAGCCACAGACGGGGCGTACAGGCAGGCAGACGAGGCGATATACGCCATGAACGACACCCAGATCGAAGGCGACTGGGTATTCACCACCAGCGGCAGAATCAAGGTGACCCAAGATGACGAAAACTAACCAAACCATACGACGTCGGGCAGCACTTATTGGTGCCACCCTAGCCCTAGCGCTCATAGCCATCATCAGTGCGTGCATGACCCACACCATGCCCACACAGACCATGGCCCCACCCAGCCCAGGCCCATCCCCATACATCAAGACCATTTCCTGACACAACCCAAGATGTCAGGGTATCCGAACCCCACCCAACACCCCCGACACGCAGCAAAAGCCGACACCAAGCACAGAAACCGGACAGGAAGGCAGACAACACCGTGCAGTTCGTCATTGAGGACTGGCCCTTCGGTCAACCCTTCCCTAAAGGTAACGCCCGCACCTCCAGTCGTGGATGGTGGGACAAGAACCTCGGCTTCCACGTCTACAGCGGAGCCACCCTACCCAAAGAATTACGACCGTACCGCTCCAAAGACTTCTCACTCGCCCGCTGGTGTGAAGACGAGATAAACGGCACAGTCATACCCACCACCCCCTCCAGCACCAGGTACGAGCCCAGACCCCACCAGGTCGAAGGAGCCCAACAGATCATCCACGCCTATAGTAACGGCGAACGCGGCTTCCTGGAGGCCGACGGCACCGGACTAGGTAAAACCCTCACCATCCTGTCCGCAGTCACCCAGATCGCTGAAGAGAACACGTATGGCACTCGCCCAGAAGAAAAGGCCCACGTCCTCATCGTCTGCCCCAAATCCGTCATCCCACACTGGCGGCAAACCATCCGCTCATACCCCCCAGCACTCGCCTACACCAGGCCACTCATCATCAACTACCAGCGGCTCAACAAGATCCTCAAAGAGCCAGACACGCAAACCTACCGGGCTACCGGAGGAACCAAGAAAAGCCGCACCAAAGCCAGCAAACCAGCCCGCCGCAGCACCAAGAGAACCAACCGCACCCTTGCCAGGCACGGGGAACCAAAAACGGACTGGGACATCATCATCTTCGATGAGGCTCACGCACTCAAAAACTACCCAGACTCCAACACTTCCCTAGCCGCAGTCTCAGTAGCCAGACTCAACCAAACGTACGCTCCCAAACAAGACGGCTACCACGCCCGCACACCGTTCGTCATCTTCTCCACCGCCACCCCAGGCGCATCCCCGCTGAACCTGGCTGCCATGGCCGGGATCATCGCCCCCCGCATCAACAAGACCTCCACCAGAGTCACACCCTCCAGGTGGGGCCAGTTCCTCCATGACCAAGGCTTCCATGTCACCAAGACCAAGAAAGGCCAGTGGCAGTGGGTCACAGCACCATGGTGGGGGAAAGACTCAACTAACCCCACCGAGAAGAGCCGGTACCAGCGAGGAGTCAAAGACGCACGCCAGAAACAACGCCGAGACAGTCTCCGTGTTGGTAAGGCCCTCACTTCTCCAGGATCCCCATTCCTCAGAAGAAACCCCAAAGACATTGCTGGCTGGCCGGAACAGCAAATCATCCCCTTTCCCATCACCATGGACCCCACCCAGCAGAAAGTCTACGAGACCCTATGGAGCAGGTTTCGTCAGTTCCTCAACCTCACCCCAGCCCACAGAGACCCCAAGGCTGCGCTCACCGAACGACTCCGATACCGGCAAAAAACCTCCCTGCTCAAAGTTGACAACATGGTCCCCTTCATCGCCGACCAAGTAAACGCGGGCAACCAGGTCCTCATCGCCTGTGAGTTCACCGAAACTATCGACAGGTACCGTGCCGCCCTCCAATCCCTGAAGATCACCAGCACCGAGATCAGTGGTCGAGTCCTAGGAGAAGAACGCGAACACAACCGCCTCAACTTCCAGACAGGGCGGGCACAAGTCGTCATGTGCACCATCCCAGAAGGCATCTCACTCCACGCGGGCGAAACCCTACCCGACGGCACAAAAGCCACCACGAACCCACGCACCACCATCTTGCACGAGGTCCGCGAGAACAACGTCCAAAACAACCAGATACTAGGCAGAGCGCACCGAGACGGACAGAACTCCCTCACCTATGTGCCCTACCTTGAAGACACCGTGGACACCCAGGTCATCGCCTCATACGTCAACAAGACAGCCAACATGAACACCATGACCGGCGAAGAGGACGCAGACCAGTACGAGCGGATCTTCCGGCAAGCAGCAGCCACCAGCAGACACCCATAAACCAGAGGCACAACCTATCGCCAGTGCGAGCACAAGTAACAAGCGTCCTGGCTCTGAAACCGGACGTCCTCACCCGCACACTTACCCAGTGGAAGCGAATCAGTGTAGGCGTCAGGTCGCGTACCATCCGCCATGCACTGAGTAGAAACATGCCCGCAGCCCACATGGCGGGGATCCCTCCCCCACCCCCAATAATGTGACACAGATCACAGCGGGAGGGGTTGACAGTATCACCCACCACCATGGTAGAGTAAGGGCACAACAACATCAGGGGTTGCGCACACCACCTCAAAACCCAGGGAAACCAGGGAGTGAGACAGGAACTGCAACCGGCAAGGGGTTGACAAGCCCAAACCAACCTGATATTGTTGCTCCAACAACGCCGACACGAGCAACAGAAGGAGGTCGGTCACATGTTGAGTAATCAGATTCAGCACAAACAATCAAATACCGCCCTCTGGCTCGCACGTCATGAGCGACCATATAGTATGGCGACCGTGACGTTGGGGGAACTCCCCTGTCGGTTTGATAAGTCCTCGCACTGAGGCAGACAATCTGACAGGTTAGGCTCCCAAGACACCGGTAGAGCAAAGGACAAGTGAAGCGGTTCACAGAAACCAACACTTGACAACAGAAAACCTGAATACTTAGGATTGTGACTGAGGCCGACAAAACTGTGACGGCCAAGCACCCAATGGCCCAAGAAGGTCAGAGCACCTGCACGATGACCCGCCGAGATGGTGGCGAGGTAGGGAACGGACTGGAGTAAGCCAAACAGGGACACTGAAACCAATCAGTTAAACAGCCTCAAATCAATCCTCCTGGAACCACAATAACCCCAGGTAACAACTGAACCACCCCGCAAGGGGAAGGTGAAGTCAAGTCCAAGGGAACACAGTGGTAACAGGCCCAAACTGAATAAGAGGACCACCCCGATCACAGGGTGGAGGAAGACTCAACAGGCGCACCTCCGTACTGACAAAGGTGCGGAAACGAAACGCCTGGGATTGCCCCAATCGGGAGGGCTCGTAGATAGGAAAATCCCGTGTCTGATGGTGACGTCAGTTCGCTCCAGCAGCAAGCCAAAACTGCTGGGGCAATGTGCGAAGGACTGACAAGAACTTGAAAGTATTGTCGTGATGACAAGACTGGATAACTAGCCATTGGACGCCGCTCATGCGGATACAAGAAACTTTAACCCTCACTGGGGAGGCAACATCTGGTTGTGTCCAAAGAAAAAGACCAGGACTAGATCATCACCCATGACCCAGTGAGGGAAGTGTGAAGGACTGGAGGCAGCGGAACACCTTCACACAGCACAACAACTCCCTGAAACACGGGAATAATTTCGGCGTGTAGCGCAGTTTGGTAGCGCACCTGTTTCGGGAACAGGGGGCCACAGGTTCAAATCCTGTTACGCCGACGATGAGAACACTAAAGGGCGTCAACAAGCATGACAACAAGTGCTCTCACAAATGTCACGGTAAAGCGTAACTGGTAGCGCGCCGGTCTGTAAAACCGGTCTGAAAGGTCTGTGGGTTCAAGTCCCACCCGTGGCACCATTCTCCTGTAGTTTAATGGCAAAACAGGCGGCTGTTAACCGCTCAATTCAGGTTCGAGTCCTGGCGGGAGAGCCAACTTGCGAAACATAAGTTGCGGCACAATCCCTCACAAAATACAGGAACATGTGCCTACAACAAATGCTCTTGTGGCGAAATGGTATACGCAGCAGACTTAAAATCTGTCTCCCTTGCGGGATTAAGGGTTCGAGTCCCTTCAGGAGCACGGTGTATGTGGTGGAATAGGTATACACACCAGGTTGTGGCCCTGGGCCCCTATGGGCAAATGCGGGTTCGATCCCCGTCATACACCCGATGGAAGCAAGTCTAGGCAACTGCTTTCTGACACATGAAGAGACGCGAGTGAAAATCTCGCTGGTTCCTACAATGGAGCCATAGTTTGTGAATGCAGTGAATGTGTTTGCAACAAGGTGCGACCGCAATCGAGTACATGTGGCGTTGCAACCACACGTACTACTCCTCCGCAAGAGGAGACACCCTGCACAATGACTGACAGTACCAAAACACTTCATGCGCCGAAAGTAGAGATGCCAGAATGACTACTATAAAGCCTTCAAAGTTGCTTCCACCACTGGCGTGTGGCGCAGTAGGTTAGCGCGGCACTCTGATAAAGTGCAGGTCGTGAGTTCAAATCTCACCACGCCAACGGAGAAAATGGTAAAACTGGCTATCCAACCACCTCGAAAGTGGTGCCTGTAACAGGGCTGGGGGTTCGATTCCCTCTTTCTCCGCCATGAATGAAATGCCAGCAAACGACTGAACAACAACATTTTCAGTGCACGCATTCATCAATGCCCATGTAGTTCAACTGGACAGAACACTCCGCTACGGACGGAGAGGGAGCCGAAAGGCCATTGGGGGTTCAAGTCCCTCCATGGGCACCACAACAACGCCACCATAGTGTAAAGGATCCGCACAGGACTCTCCGAAGGTCCCAGTTCAGGTTCGACTCCTGATGGTGGCACGAACTAGACACAATCTACGTGGATTGGCCGAGAGGATAGGCGAGGGTCTGCAAAACCCTAGACACCAGTTCGAATCTGGTATCCACGTCTGCGGGGTAGAGGAGTTCGGAGTCCTCGCTGGGCTCATATCCCAGAGAATCTACAACAAACCTTGTAGTGTCGCGGGTTCAAATCCCGCCCCCGCCACGAGTCGATACCTTGCAAGAGGTGTTGACTAGGCTACTCTAATCCTACTATAAGAGCAGCAAAGCAATCGGTGAAACAGGCAAGTGGACCGCAGAACTTCTAGGGCGTCTTGAGAATAATCTCTAGATACAGGTGATTTGTAGTTACTCGTCGTTATTCCCAATTGTGTAAGACCCTAGCGCTCTTTTAAAAATCCTTTGCGGTTTTTAAAATATATGAGCAACCACCTGTACGACTTCTTCATAAGTAGAAAAGCCTATGCTGATGTAGGATACATGCGACAGGTGGACAATGGTCATGTAACTCAGATGGTAGAGTACCTGAACGACACTCAGGAAGCCACAGGTTCAAGTCCTGTCATGACCACGGAAAGTAAGCGAATGGTTAGCGGCCGCTTTGGAACAGCGGTGCCTCGGTAAGGGGTTGCGGGTTCGAGTCCCGTGCTTTCCGCCAGAACACGATAGTGTATTGAAGCACCTATACTGTCTTGTGACCCAACACACACGGAAACACAGTTGACACACCGTAAACCCACATGCTATGATAGTGTCATCAAGCAAGGGAGTTGACAACCATGACACCCTCATGGTAAACTTCCTTCAAGCGTTGTTTGAGAACTAGATAGTGGTAGCATTGCCGACTTGGCTCAGTTGGAAGAGCGTCCGGTTGAAGCCCGGAAGGTCGAAGGTTCGATCCCTTCAGTCGGCACGACAGGCATGGCTGATAAACCTAGGCGACTAGGCCAAAGGCATCCCAACGGATGAGGGAAGCCACCCAACCTCCTGGAGGTAGGGCACCCCATGCAATATGCCGGGTTCTAAAGTGTGTGCCAGCAGATGGCGCACAGACCCCTAAGTGAGGCTCAGGCCCAATGGTAAATACTGAGGGCACGACCAAATCAGTCTCAATGAGCCAGTAACTCACGACAAGGTTAACCCGACATGAGGGAGAAAAAGTCCGAGACGCGCAAAATCAAGGGCGGTCTCCCACCTGGAAACAAGGAAGACCTGATAAGTCTCCCACGTCGCCAGGAATGGAGCGGGTAGCGCCAATCCTAGAGAATGTGAGGACTTTCGTGGGCCAAAATCCCATGAACCTCTAGGGAAGCACATTCTCAAAATCCTCACATAATAGTTACGCAAAAGACTTCCCTGATTACTGGATGAAAATGCCCTAAACCTGACGGCCAACACGGTCAAGTCAGGCTGAGATGAGACCGCAAGTCTCACCCCAGTTGGGTAGACGGAAGTGCAACCCAGCAGGTCGCGTCTGCTGCGTGAAACATCCCACCCGAGTAGCCCAGTAATCTACAGAGTGATTCACTCAAAGAATCGGGCATGACGTTCTAACACGGTACGCCTGGAAACAGGGTGCCATGTGGACAAGCAGGCAACACGGTAAACGTGGTAATCCTGACGAAAGGAACGTTGAACAAAGATGTAGTCTCAGTCTTTGTTAAAACATTTTGGCCCTATGGTCCAGCCAGGTTAGGACGCCTCCCTGTCAAGGAGGAGATCGCCGGTTCAAATCCGGTTAGGGTCGCTACCCCAGGCATACGCTCCTGGGGAACAATTGGCCTATAACTCAATGGCAGAGTGCCTGGCTGTTAACCAGGCGGTGAAGGTTCGAGTCCTTCTGGGCCAGCGCAAAGGTCACCCGGTTTGAGAGACCGTACTAGCCAAGCACAGTCACATAAGGTAGGTGATCGCCTGACTCGTGTGCTGCATGTCCTGAGTGTGCTCTCAACATGCTCGCAGTCACTTTATGGCCTGGCCCTGAGGATACGACCAGGTTACTTGGAGGGTTCGCATAGCCAGGTTTATTGCGCTCCCCTGCTAAGGGAGTAGGGCCTAAAAACCCTCATGGGTTCAAATCCCATACCCTCCGCCATCACACATACAGCAAACACGTGTGAATGCCCTGTTGGTCTAGTCTGGTTAGGATGCCTCCCTCTCAAGGAGGAGATCACCGGTTCAAATCCGGTACAGGGTACGAGACGCAGATGAGGACTCCATCAACGGTGCTTAACTAGCCGGGGGTCTGCGCGGGTGCCCTCTGTCATCAAAATCGCCTTCTGTGAGGTCAGGGAGTAGTTACCCTGGGGCAGAAGGAAAGAATGATGACATGGTTTCATATCCCGTCCTCCACCTCCACAGCAGATTCTTTCAAGGGTACCTAATTTGGGAGAATTGAATCCTCCGGGACGTGTGACTGGGACGTGAGACCTCTAGACAGGAGGTCGTCTGGTGCCATAGTGGTATGCGCATTAAAGATGGTTCAAGTCCATCCACCAGATCTATTTCAAAACCTACCCGATAGAAACCCTGGCGGCTGTGTGTACAGTGCCGCGCTACCCAGGGTGTGCTTTTTCAGAGAAGAGTTCTGTACCACCTTTATTCTTTTATGAATAAAGGGTCGGCGAGACATTTTCTGAAAATGCTAGGGCAGGCTCGAAAACTGTACACAATTCATGCCCCTATAGCTCAATTGGTAGAGCAGCGGACTTTTAATCCGATGGCAGGCGTAATAGCCGATTGTGGGTTCGAGTCCCACTGGGGGTACTGCTTCAGATCTTTCGTTATAATGTGAATTATGAACAAAGATTTGAAAGTATGCGGCATCTACGGCATTTTTGACACACTTACAGGAGAATGCCTCTATGTAGGCCAGTCAAAGAATATTCATGAACGCCGCCAATCTCATTTCAAACGTCTTCGTGGCGAAAGACACCTTAAATCATTTACAGAATGGTTTGTCAGTATTGGGAAAGATGAGTCCAGATTGGATCTCAGGGTTCTTTGTAGATGTCTCGACAATGATGACGTCAAGAACAAACTTGAAATCTTCTGGTTCAATGAACTTCACCCAAGATTCTATGGTGCTGTCCCATCTATTAATAACAGGTGGTCACATTCCGAGGAGACTAGGAAGAAGATTGGGGTAAGGACATATGAATCTGAGAGATGTGGAAAACACTACACATGTGCAGTTTACTACTATACATGCGTAGTGTGCAACAAGTTTTTCTCCTCGCCAAGAAGGAAACGTGGGAAACATGCTCTTTGCTCCAAAGAATGCATGAGAGTACACCACCTCAAAATGGACACTCTTGACTACAACAAGGTCAAAGACCTGTATGAGTCTGGTGTCACTCAGGTGAAGATCGCCAAGACGTTTGGTGTGTCGAATGCCACTGTCTCGAAGTTCATGAGAGACAATGGCATCTCCACTGGATACAAACGCCATGATCCTGGGTTGAAGAGGAAGTCCAGGAAGACAAGCAATGCGGATGTAGTGTAGTGGCAGCACGCGACCCTTCCAAGGTCTTAGGGCGAGTTCGAGTCTCGTCATCCGCTCCAGTCGCTTTCGGCAATCATGCTGACACTCGGGAATACATGTGACCTAACTCATGTTTCCTGGGGTTGACTCATTCCTTCCTGGTGTGTTAGGATTGAGCCATCAAGCCGGGCAGGGGCGTTCCTCATAAGTCCTGGCGGCCATTGAGCCCAGTAATGGAAACAGTGGTTTTGGAAGATTGTCAACTACATAGTGACCAAATAATCCGCCTAGAGCATGTCCAGGTTATGCACTCGGCTCTTACCCGAGGGAACAAGGTTCGATTCCTTGTGGGCGGACGATCACCGTAGCACTTGGTTTTGACGTGGCCGGTGCTGCCTCATCTAGTTTAATGACAGAACGCCGCGTGCTCACACATGCACGGGGAAGACAGGTTTGATTCCTGATTGGGGTTGTTGTTTGTGATTCAGGTCATGTGGGATTAAGATATGTGTGCACCCCTTGACTTGCACGTCAGTCTTCGGAATGTGGCGCAGTTTGGTAGCGCGCCTGCTTTGGGAGCAGGATGTCGCGGGTTCAAATCCCGCCATTCCGACTGGGTGAACCGGAAGAAACTCGTCCGCGGCATGGGTTTTCTTCCACATAGTAGTTACTGTCAGTACTTGTGGACGCACAGGGGCGGGTGACCGAATGAGTATGGTGAGTGGCTGTGGTTTAATGGCAGAACGCTTGGAAAAGAGGACAAGGTTCGATTCCTTGAAAAGCCAGCCCAATTTCTTGGTAGTGTGTGCCGAGCGGCGAAGGCAGCAGACTGTAAATCTGTTACATTGGAAACATCGGGGGTTCGATTCCCTCCACTACCACTACTGTGCAAGAGACTCACGCAAAATTGGCTATCTGCGTGTGAACAGTGAGGGTTCGACTCCCTCATCGAGTAGTTGGCCGACTCGGGGCGGTTCCCTGGTGCTTGCATGGTTTCTTGGGGATGTGGCGCAATTGGTAGCGCGCCTGCTTTGCAAGCAGATGGTTGTGGGTTCGAGTCCCGTCTTCTCCACGACCTTTCGGTGAATATTCCGTGAGGGTGAACAAATTTCAGAAAGGGAAAGAGCAGTATGGATCGCAAGCAGGCTCTAGAAGTTTTAGCCAGAGATTTCTCTGCTGGAAGCATTGAGTGTGATGCCGACGAGTATATGACGCTCGCAGAGGCATTCGATGACTATGGGTTAGATTATGAAGATGACAATGATGGCACCATTGATGGTTTTGCTAATAGTTTGCGCACTCTAGCCCGATCGATTCAGCCTAGTCAAAGCGAAATTGATGAGGCTGTTAAGGTTCTTTCCTCTTGACGAAAGTCTTCCTGTATTACGCTTGCATTTGAGATTTTTGGTAGGTGTGGTGCAGGTTTGCTCGCTTAACTCAGTTGGTAGAGTGGATCTCTTACAAGGATTTGGTCGGGGGTTCAAGTCCCTCAGCGAGCACTGTTATTTTGCCGGTGTAGCCAAGTGGTAAGGCACCTCTCTCATAATGAGGTCATCGCTGGTTCGATTCCAGCCATCGGTACTTATTCCCCCTTGGTGTAGTGGCAGCACAACCGACTTTGGATCGGTTAGCCTAGGTTCGAGTCCTGGCGGGGGAGCGGCGCTGTGGCGTGCCTTTTTGGGTGCGTGTTGGCGTTCTTTGCCTCTTAGTGTAATTGGTAGCACGACTGATTCTGGTTCAGTTATTCTAGGTTCGAGTCCTGGAGGGGCAGCGATGTGAGATGGTTTCAACTGGTGCTGGTGGGCCTAGTGTTTTCAGGTTTTTGCTGAGTGTGACCTGGATGGCGCGACGTTTTGTTTGCACCATGTTGCTATGCTGTCTCATATTCTCCCAGTTTGCCTGACACTGGGGTCTAGTGAGTTGGGCGTCTAGCGTAGAGACCGTCCCGTTGGTAGGGCGGCGAGCCGGTTGTCATGAAGCCGGTACTTTTGCTCACGGGTTGCGCTAGTTGCCGGGCATTGGTGGCCCTTTGCTTGGTTTTGTGGGAAGTGGTGGAAGTTGGACGTTCTGCTGCGAGTTTGTTTTCTGGTGCCGCCTACTCCTGTGAAACTTCCTCCTCTCTCGCGGGAGTGGGTGGCACCGGAATGTGCAGATGTGGTGTTAATGGTAGCACGCGACCTTGCCATGGTTGTAGAGCGGGTTCAAGTCCCGTCATCTGCTCGGAGTTCATAGAGATGCGTAGTGGTCCGGTTACTTCATATTTGGGTTATGTATTTCACCGGATTACGTCTTTTCTCTCTGTGCCTCTTTCCTTGATCCTGCCGCGTTCTTGTGGCGGGGTTATTCCGGGTGATGCTAATGGATTAGCGGGTGGTCTCCAAAGCCACTGTCATTGGGGTTCGATTCCTCCACCCGGGGCGGACTACCTATGGTCTGACATTGTTGGGTGTTTGATGATCGTGGGTCATTTGGGGATGTAGCACAACTTGGTAGTGCACCCGTTTGGCTTGCGGGAGGTTACGGGTTCGAGTCCCGTCTTCTCCACCATGGGTTCTGGCCTCACCCTTAGCGCCTTTCGTACAGGTGTTTGAAACAGATGACACTTTTTCGGGAGTGTCACTTTGTGGAGGCTGCGTGCTGGCGCCAGGATGGGTGGCCGAGTAGCGGGATTTGTAATCCTGTGAGGCGGGTAGCGCTTGCCGATTGTGGCGGGCGTCCGACTGAGGTAGTACGACATTCCGTCTTGGCGCTGACACGCTTTAAAACGATGTGCTTTTCGCTATCTGGCTGAGTAGCATCACAGGCACCTTGGGTTGCTCCAAGAATTGTTCTGCGGCGTGAAGCGGGACGCCTCTTCCTTAAGAAGAGGGTGTGCAGGTAGTCCGACCGAAAGTGCTGCAAAGACGACCGTTTTTGGTCGTCTTTGACTTATGGTGTGAGCGCATTGACCTTGGTGATGGTTGGAACACACTGACCTTGAACATGTTGGGTTGGTGGCGCAGATTCGACATCTGCCGTCAGGGTTAATTTCAGAAAAATACAGGATGCTTGCAATAATGTCAGCGTTGATACAGACAGGAGATCAAATTGAGCGAAGCAGAGAAGACTGCCCTCAGTGAAGCCGAGAAGAATGCAATCAGTGATGCGATTGGGCTTGCTCTTAGTAAGATGTCAATGAGTGACATTCATCGAATGCTTCATGAGCAGAACATGGACGTTAAGAGGATTGTTCGGTCACACTCCGCTAGTTGAGCCAAATTATCCATAATGCTTCCTGGTTACGTCACATGTTAGATAGTAGGTTAGGTTTATGTGTTGACTACTATCTTTGGTGGTGACTGGCTGTGTCCAAGGTTCATGTGCGTCCTGATACACATGAGATTGAGCGTTGTCGTGCCGTGAAAGGTCCGTGCAGTTTCGGCACATGCTATGACACCATGGACGAGGCTGAGCAGGCGCGCAAGGGTCTCCTCTTACAGGAGGCAGAGAAACTGTATGGTGAGAACTGTGTCACACCATATGACATGAGTCTCCCCACTGGTGTTGACGGCGTTCTGAAAGACCTCAGGGATGTTGGTAACCCTCTAGTCGTTGGTGGTGCTGTTCGTGACTCTCTGAGTGGTCACGCCAGTAAGGACGTTGACATAGAGGTTCATGGCTCCAGTATTGGCTCCATTATCAAGCACCTGAAAGAACAGGGATACCATGTTGATGAGGTGGGCCGCCAGTTCGGGGTTCTCAAAGTCTCCAAAGGCGGGGTGAAGAACCTTGACGTGTCCGTACCTAGGCGTGAGAATCGTGTCGGTGTCGGCCACAAGGCGTTCACGGTCGAGTTCAATGAGAACATGAGTGTTTCTGAGGCTGCCGAGAGAAGAGACTTCACGTTCAACGCGATCATGTATGATCATCACAGGGGCGTGATCGTTGACCCAACTAATGGTGTTGATGACTACCGTAACCGGGTGATGCGTGCGGTCTCTGACAGGTTCCCTGAGGACCCTCTGCGTGTCCTCAGGGGATTCCAGTTCGCTGCAAGGTTCAGCATGCGCTACGATGATGACACGGCCAGCATGTGTCGAACCATCCGGGGCGAGTACAATGACCTTTCGGTGGAGCGTGTACGTGAAGAGTTCAACAAGTTCTTCACCAAGGGTGAGGACTACAGTTCTGGCGTGAAGGCTCTTCAAGACTCTGGTTGGAATGACATTGAGCCAGGTTTGCAAGAGTCGCTGAGAAGTAGTCGAACTGTGGCTGCTCTCAACAACCTCACTAAACTTGGCTCCAGTCAGCGCCCTGTTATTGGTGCCGCTGTCATCCTCAAAGGCATCTCCAGTCGTTCCGATAGGGAGAACTTCGCTAGGGTTGCCACAATGAGTAAGAGCGACACCACACAGGCTCTAGCCCTCAGTGAGTTAGGTCACTCTGACATGTGTGACGACTATACACTCAGAAAGACCGCTCTGGTACTCGCCAGGAAAGGGGCCTCATACAGGCAGGTTCGTGCACTAGCGAAAATCTATGGTGACAGCAGGATGGCGTCAGCCGCCAACAAGGCAATCAAGATGGGTATGGGCGACAAGCCCGCACCTGACCTTGTTGCCGGGAAAGACATCCTCGCTATGACCAGCCGGAGGCCAGGGAAGTGGCTTGGTGATCTGTTGAGCCAGGTGCGTGAAGCCCAGTACAAGGATGAGGTAACTAGCCGACCCCAGGCGCTTGATCTCGCGCAGAGGCTCATCAACAACCTGGAAGAGAACTAACCCACACTGCAACCTGTGTGGACTCATTATCTGTCAGGTGTGACAGTCGGCACACAAACACGCACTTGACACTCACCTGGTGGCGGTGGTACACTAGGTCATGTACTCAGGAAGTTAGAGAAGCAAGGTTCTTGAACACTGAGTGCACACAATCTCATACACACGTGGTTTTCTCACCACACTGTTCCTTCATAAGAGGGGCAAGTCATGGTGAAGCGTGTGTTTGCGGACATGGCTCAGTTGGTAGAGCACCTGGTTCCCATCCAGGAGGTCGCGGGTTCGATCCCCGTTGTCCGCTCGCTCAGGTGGCGGAATGGTATACGCGCTGCCTTGAGGTGGCAGTGGGCTGTAAGGTCCATGCAGGTTCGACTCCTGTCCTGAGCACTTGACAAACCCCAGAAGTGTAGACTTTCTCTTACTTCTTGTGGAATAGGAGAGGACCAGGGTTCGGGTCCCTGGCTGAGAAGGCGAGTCCTTCCAGTGGTGTATCGGGTTAGCACGTTAACGTCAGAGGGGGCCGCTTTTTCTCTGGGGTTTGTCACATATCTCGCCTGAATCCTCTCACCATTATGTGATCATGTGGTGACACAAGTGAGGAGGGGCGCACTCACACTACGGAACATATGCTTCCTTGGTGTGGGTGTTTCTGGTTTCGCTGCCAGTTTAGGTACGAAGGCGCAGATGCGTAGTGGTAGGTTACTTCACATTGATTTGCACTCAATCCCTAAAGCCTGCTGCGGCTGGTTCTCTGCGTCTAAAATTTACGAAGTGGACTCAACGCCAGCCTGGGTCATGAAGCCATCATAGTCTCAAGGAAGGGTGAGCAAAATGGCAAGGATGAACACGAAGAACGCTGCCGTAAAGAATAATGCGTCTTCTCCGGTCAAGACCCGTAAGAGCGGCAAACGAGTCACCACAGCCGAAGGCGGGACAGGGTGGAAGCGTACCGCTAAGGGCGAGTTGTTTCTCGCTGCGGTTACTAGCCTGAATGAGGACACGTTCTATGAGTCTGCTGAGGCTCGTCAGGAGCGTGTCGCTAAGTTGGTTGCGAAGGTCGCTAAGGACGGCGAGTGGGTTCTCGGCCTGGTCGGGTGGCTCCGTCGTGATGCTGGCCTCAGGGCCGTTCCTGTAATGGTTGCCGCTGAGGCTGTCCACTACCGTCTCAGTAAGAGCATGAATGGCCTCAACCGCGAGATTGTTCGTGCATCCATTGGTCGCCTGGACGAGACCAGTGAGTTCATTGCCTACTGGCTGGAGCGTTTTGGCCGCAAGATCCCGTCCGCCGTCAAGCGCGGTATTAGTGACGCCCTGAACAACCTGCTCAATGAGGGTTCATACCTTAAGTGGAGTGGTCGCGCGTCCCGTGGTTCCGTGTCTTTGGGTGACGTCATCAACCTTGTGCACGCTAAGCCGAAGGACAGCCACCAGTCAGCGCTTTACCAGGCTGTCCTTGACCGCCAGTACGGGGCCAAGGAGGACCTGACCGCACTGCCTGTCATGAAGGCTCGTCAGGAGTTTCTGTCTATGCCGGTAGACAAGCAGATCAAGGTTCTGTCTGGTAAGAAGGCTGACAGTGTGATCAAGTCAGCGCGCCTCACGCACGAGGTTGTCGCCGGGTCTATTGGCAAGATTCCGGCCGAGGTGTGGGAGAGCCTGATCCCGCACATGGGATACACTGCTCTGCGCATGAACCTCAGGCGAATCAGTGAATCCGGTGTTAGCCTTGACGTAATCGACGAGATCAACAAGGTACTCCGAGACAAGGAGAAGGTTGCTCGCGCCAAGGTCATGCCGATTGACTTCCTTCGTGCCTACAGGAATGCTCCGCTAGACTTCCATGCCGCACTCCAAAGGGGAGCGAACGGTGTCCTGGGCAACATTCCAGCACTTAAGGGGCGCACGCTAGTCCTACTGGACCGCTCGGGCTCAATGGGAGACTACCTGTCCTCCAAGAGCCAGATCACCAGGCAGGACGCAGCCAATGTCTTTGCGGCAGCCTTGGCGCTACGTTGCGAGGATGTTGATGTGGTTGCTTTTGACAACGACAGCCAGAAGGTCCACATCACTTCCAAGGATCTGTTGAAGGTTGTTGAGAAGGACATGCCGGATTCTCGGGGTGGGACCTACACCGCCCGAGCATTCAGGGAGCACTACGACAACCACGACAGGGTTATCGTTCTCACAGACGAGCAAACGTCCGTGTCCTCATATTGGACGGGTGGAGAGAGTCTTGACGAGGCTCTGGATGCTGGACTGAAGAAGGGCGCAACAGTGTTCACCTGGAACCTTGCTGGGTACACTGCCGCACATAACCGGTCCAAGGAACACCGCTGGACCTTCGGTGGGCTTACTGACAAGGGCTTCCAGATGATCCCCTTGCTGGAGAAGGGCGTGTCTCAGTCCTGGCCCTGGGAGAACTGAGATAGATACAAAACGTGACTACTATCACACCATCATCAGTTGACATCAGTCTTCTGGCAGTGGTAGAGTAGTCATCATCAAGCCGGTCGGAGAGAACAGGATGAGGCCAGGCGGGGAACCGAGCAACCCCTTGTTCTCTCTGACCGGTATCAAGCCGGAGTGGTGAAATGGCAGCCACGCCAGGTTTAGGTCCTGGTGCCTTCGGGCGTGAGGGTTCGACTCCCTTCTCCGGTACTAAGCGCAACATGTGCTCACAGAATCAGAGGTGTATGCGCTTGAAACACAACTACATAGCGTAAGATGTAGACTTCATGCTGGATTGGCGGAACGGTAGACGCGCTCGCTTCAGGTGCGAGTGTCCGAAAGGATGTGAGGGTTCGACTCCCTTATCCAGTACGATGATGAGACCACGGTCACACCAACAGGTGTTGACAAATGTTCGCAAGGAACGCTACAATAGGTCCCGTCAAACAGACATGGGAACGAGCAGATCACTCGTTTACTTTCAGCCGATCACCGAAAGACGTGCGTAAATCCTCGCACGGTTGTGTACATGGCGTCCGTAATCAAAGGGGGCGGTAGAAGGCCAGCAGGGCTGGTCACAAGCCGCCCCTGGAGAAATAAGGGAAGAGGTTCGACTCCTCTTTACACAGCGATGGCAGCACCAGCCAAAGGGGACTGCCACAACAATAAATACATCTCTCCGTTCGTCTAGCGGCCAAGGACACTGGACTTTCAATCCAGCGACGCGGGTTCAAATCCCGTACGGAGGACCATCTCAACTCAATAGAGAAGAGCCCCACCAGAGTCACTGTCACACAGGATGCTGGCAGTAAGGTGGGAAACAATGCCCTGGTGGTGGAATGGTAGACACGGCGACCTCAAAAGCCGCTGCCGCAAGGCGTGAGGGTTCGACTCCCTCCTGGGGCACAATGATCCAAAACACAATCGTGAGACACCATCACGAAAGTGATGCAAGCAACATGGATCAAACTTGACTAGGCCAATCTGAAGGTGCTACAATAGAAGCACAAGATGAGAAAACTTGTCGAGAACAACATGAGCCTATGTAGTTCAATGGAAGAATACCACTCTCCTAAAGTGGGGGTTAAGGGTTCGAGTCCCTTCATAGGCACTATCTTGACGCTGAAACTCTTAGTAGTTTTGTGTCAGGATAAACACAATGCCCCTGTAACTCAATGGATAGAGTAGCAGCCTTCTAATCTGCATGTTGTCAGTTCGAGTCTGACCAGGGGTACTATTCAGAATGTGAGAGGTTCTGAAAATTCATGCCCCCATAGCTCAGTTGGTTAGAGCAGCGGCCTTATACACCGTTTCGTGCCTGATATGCACAAGGTCCTGGGTTCGAGTCCCAGTGGGGGTACTCGCATTACAAGCCATCTTAGTCCTGAGCAGCAAGGAGTACCATGTCTGATGATCTGACTGTTGAGCAGCGTAAGTCTGATCTCAAGGTCACTCTGAATGATCTGCTGGCTTCGTATCATGAGTGCCTGTTTCGTATCTTTGAGCCCGTGTTCCTGTTGTCCAACCTGATCAAGAATGTTGAGGACTTCGCTGACTGTTGGAAAGAGTTTTCTCGCAACCTTGATGACGTTGAAGACTATTCGCCGCGCATTCAGTTGGCGTGCAAGAACCTGGTGCACACATGTCTGAACATTACTGAGGCTGACATTGAGATCGAGTACGACCTGAACAGTGTTGTTAACTCGATTATGGATAAGGTTGATTTCTGGTGGCAAAAAGACACCATGGATGAGTACGAGTATGATCTTGCCATGCCTACTGTTGACAGGGTACAGAACATGCTTGCGTCCGTGGGTGATCTTGCGTCTGTGTGGCCGCACTGCGATCCACAACCCCGCCCGGATGGCTATGACCTGGTTGAGAGGAAGATGGACGCCCTGGAGTTCGTCATCTACCAGGCCGCATCTGCTCTGGTTGCTGTGCGTCGCGGATTCCTGGGTTAGCACCTTGGTATCTGAGTCAGTCCCAATGATTTGGGTATCTCCCGAGTTCACTATTGTGGCAAGCACCACTTGACACAGTGTTGACATAGTGGCCGCGCCCGCCCTATACTATAGGTGATTGAGGGGCCGGTAAGGACAAACTTTCAGGTCAACTCACACCTGTGGTGACACTTGATACCCTTAAGTGTAACCGAACCTCTTGTTGATGACACTTAAACACGTAAGGTGTCATCACATTGCCTGGCTAGTTTAGTGGTCAAAACACTTCCTTGGTAAGGAAGAGATGCCAGTTCGATTCTGGTGCTGGGCTCCAGTATCTCACCCCACACACACCCCTGAGTAGCAGGGTTTGTGTGGGTTAAAGGTACACTGCCGGATTAGTTCAATTGGATAGAACAGTCGTCTCGTAAGCGACAGGAGCGGGTTCGAGTCCCACATTCGGCTCCACATTGTTCTTCCGGCTTCTTCATTGTGGAAGGGGCCGGTTTTGTTGTTTCTTGTATTCTCGTGGGCGGAATCGGGCTACTGCTACCGTCTCCCTGCCGCCTAACCCATGCGGGCTTTGCTGGAGGGTATCGTGTAGGGCACCCTGGGTGTTTAGGTCCTTGCCTATCTGCTATTCCAATGCATATAGCAAGTATGCGGGCAGATAAGGACGCACCTAGTTATGGATACTGTGAAGCCAGTTGGTTATGACGTGACAACCCCAGACAGGCGCGACCTCCCAGCATGGTATCTGACACTGATGCCATGCACTCTGAAACCGTGCTTTGTTGTATCCAAGTATGAGGACATGGAGTCGTCGTTCTACTATGTGACAGCACCCGACAAGAACCTTTGGGATCCAGTGTTCTCCACCATTACCGAGGCCATGGACTTCCTGAGATGTTACGACACTGGCTTCTACCTGGACGACTCCTGTGGCGGAAGGGAACAGGTGGCCTTCCTGGACTGGTCGGATTATGGGCGCATCCAGGTTGTTCGCCGCCGCGCCGCATGGTTCACGCAACGTATTGCCTGCCGGTACGTTCTTAACCCGGAGGACTATCAGGCGTCCAGATACTTTGTAAGGAATCACCCAGCCTTATGGAGGTTACGGGTACCGTCCGCGAGGATCAGTACGGTTCCGGCTGTCTCACCCCCTACCGCTGACCCCATCCTCATCCAGAAGACAAGCGACGGACTTCATGTTGCGGGTATTACTGAGTTGGCTGCAATGGAGTCGGCGGTGATTCTGGCTAGTGGCTTGTGTGCCAGTGATGTGCCATCTGGTGTAGGTGTTACCGCTGAGGATGCCGTGACAGGCCTAGCAGCAAACATGGCGGCAATGTTCGACCATGAAGGTAACCTCAGAAGGTAGTAGAGGATCGAACTGCTCACCCCTCTTCTACTAGTACCTTGATGTCGGGATCGCCCACAAATAGGTAGTATTGAGTCAGGTAGCGGGCGAGCGACAACAGGAACAAACAAGGTAAGGGGCATAAGTGGACGCCAGAAGGGACGGGGTGATCACCTGGGACCAGATGTTCATGAGATTCGCTCAGGTCGCTGCGATGCGATCCAAGGATCCTAGCACACAGGTAGGTGCCTGTATCGCATCCCCTGACAACCGGGTTCTGTCCATCGGGTACAATGGGGCGCCAGCCGGGTTCGATGACGAGGACTTCCCCTGGGGGCGAGACTCTGAGGACCCCATGTGTACGAAGTACCCGTATGTGGTGCACGCTGAAGCCAACGCCATCCTGAACTTCCGTGGGGCTAGGAGTGAACTTACCGGATCCCGACTCTATGTGACTCACTTCTGCTGCAATGAGTGTGCGAAGATGATCGCTCAGACTGACATTAGTGAGGTCATCTACCTGCATGATCATGGCATGTCGAATGGTCTCACTCCGGCGACACTCACAATCTTCAAGCATAAGGGTGTCAAGTACAGACAGATGCAACCATAGTTGAGAACATGCGACAGAGGAATGATAGGGGCTCGGTACCTCCGCTGGTGGGGTTACGTTTAGGGTGTTGAGACGAATATGTGACACGAGTCACTTTGGGGCGAGTTGACACTCGGCCGCCCCGCATGGTAGGATGTAGCCACAACGTTGAGAACAGGGCTCTTTCACATGGGGTACTGTGTGATATTGCTACCTCAACTAAATAATGGATGGTTGCCCGAGTGGCCGAAGGGAGCAGCCTTGAAAACTGTAGTGTCGAAAGGCACCGGGGGTTCGAATCCCTCACCATCCGCGACCAGGCGAGAGCCCTCCCTCATGGGGCTTGAGTCGGTGTCACAAGTAAATATGCCGTTTTAGTTCAATTGGTAGAACGCCTGTCTTGTAAACAGGAGGTCATCGGTTCGATCCCGATAAGCGGCTCTAGGGAGCACACTCTCCTTCCTTCCTTACAATGTGCGCCCGCCCCTTTTTAGGTGTTCCCCTTGGCGATGAGGGAGTAGTCATTCTACACCCATGGCCGCCCACACCATATTACGTGCGATTGCTGTCTCAATGCAGCGCGAGCCAGAAACAACAAGGCTCTCTTTGTTGGATAAACTAGGTAGCAGCAAATGCCATCTACCACAGCAATCCACTAGAGGAGAACACGCATGGCGTCAGATCAGAGCCGCAAGGTTGAAGAGTTCTACAGGGCGTTCCAGCAGGAGCGGTACCTACCTGACCCTGAAAGCAAGCCGTCACTAAAGGTCATGGGTGACAGTCGAGTTGACCTGAGGATGAGTCTGATTGTTGAGGAGTTCTGCGAGTTGATTGCAGCAGTCTACAACGAGAAGGCTGCACAGGAGATGGAGAACACCTGGCTGAACCTCTTTGACGATCATGTCATCACTGAGGAGAACCGCAACTATGATGTGGTTGCTGCCGCAGACGCCACTGGGGACCTCCGTTACGTCATTGAAGGGCTGGACCTGGAGGCCAATATTCCCTCTGAGGCTATCTTCAATGAGATCCATGTCTCCAACATGTCTAAACTTGATGACGAAGGTAACCCGGTCATCTCGGACGGCACAAGCAAACCCAAGGGGAAGATCCTCAAGGGTGACAACTACTTCGCGCCGGACCTTGAATCCATCATCGAAGGTCGCACACCGGACCGCACCCCGGTCAAGATCAAGAAGGAGAACGCATGAGACTAGCCAGGAGTCATGGAACAAGGGTAAGAAAGACGATCCTTACTGCCGCACTAGGTGTCCTCGTCGCTGGTCTCCTGTCCAGTTGCGGTGGGGCGTCCAAGACTAACCCATCATCCACAGTCAGTGCGGGGGTAAACGCCACCGCCATCGCAACCACAGGTTCAGGTGCACAGGCCCCAGGCGCGGTAAAGAACGACACTGCTGGTGCGGCCCAGTTCGCCAAGTCCTACTATGAGGCATGGTTCACGTCCAGCAGTGACAGTACCTACAGTGAACTCAGTAACGCCCTGAACGAGGCCACCAAGGATATTGACCGAAACAAGGTCGTTCAGGATGACCCCATGAGCGTGTTCAACGCCATGACCGAGGCGCAGCAGAAGAGCATCGCTGAGAAAACCACCCAGATCAACCCCATGTCCGACTACTACGACACTACGGGCATGACCGATGCCGAGATCGCCATCCTCAACGTCATCGCCACCGGATTCTCCTCCGGATACCACACGGACCAGAAGGTTACTGTGGCCGTCAATAAGGACAAGGTGACAGTGGACGGCAGTACCGGCTCGGTTCCTTACAGTGCCCTCACTGTGACCGTTGGAGACAAGAGCAACACGCCTACCGGCACCGACTTCACTCTGCCGCTGATCTACAAGAATGGTAAGTGGAAGGTTGACGGGAAGAAGTTCAGTGCCATGGTGATCAGCAACTACAGTGCCCACCAGTCCGCGACCGCCACGCCCACACCATAAGGTAGGTGTGACACTATTCACACAATACGGCCCCTCCCAGGAGTTGACATTCGGGAGGGGCTGTTGATATATTAGAGTCACGACTTGGGGCAGACAGGTATTCGACATGCGATGCTTGCTTGTGTTAAGTGCGAGCCACCCTTGAACCATGGGTGTCAAACAGGTTCAAACCAACAGTTGCCAACTCTGACAACTTCGCTCTCGCCGCCTGAGAGCCGCCTGAATCCCACAAGGTAAGGCCCTGCCGGGACTCAATTCAGGTGTTATCGCTAGGGGTCATGGTCAAGCGTCTGTCACCTGGGTGCGGGCCGAGAAACTAAACAGGTGACAACCAGGGGCATGGTAGTCATGCAGGACCACTCCAGACTCTATATGGTTGTAAAGCACTAACGGATCCTGCTACGCTCGTAGAACTTAAAACAGGCACATTCTTGGACGAGGGTTCGATTCCCTCCTGCTCCACTATCCAGCCGGGGTGCCGCCAGTGAGTGATGAAACTGGCGGCACCCCGGCTTCCTGCATATGCTCATACCAATACCACATTAGGGGCTACCCCTACCCCAGTGTGTCCATACGTTCTATCTCCTGTAGCAGTCGATACACTATGAGGTAGCACCTGCCATAACCGATGCGGTACCCCATCACGGCGCCCTACCCTGAGGAGAATCATGCTTGACAAAATAAGAGAGACGGAGTTCTACCAGGAACTTGCAACCGTCATGAAGACTAACAGCACAATGCTGACTGGTTTCGCCGCGATCCTAATCATGGTGTCAGGGGTCGCTGTCGTTGATCACGCTGAGCGCTGGTGGGTGCCTGTCGTGTCCTTAACCGTATTCAGCCTCGTAGTGTTCCTGTTCATGAACTTCAGGGTCATCATCAAGGCTATCGGGTCTACTGTCGCCACAGTTATGCTATCGTCGTTCGCTTTCACAGGCGGGTCGCTGGCAGACCGTTTCGGACTGGGAGGGCTCGTCTGGGTTGGGATGATCTGGGCACTGTTTTTCGGTACCTTGGCGTGGTCTTATGGGTTCCAGTCGGGCAGGTCTAGGTGGGCGCCTATTATGTTGGCCCAGTTCGTGTCCTTCTCTGCCGCCTACACTCTGATTCTGGGGTCTCTTCCGGTCGCGTGGTCCGCCCTGGCTGGTGCGGTCCTGGGGTTTGTGACGTTCATCGTTGGTTACACGGTGTTCGGTAGGACCAGGTTCCGGGCGAAGAGCACTCCAGTCAACTTCCTGGACGACGAATTGGCGGCTACCTTTGTTGAGGGTGCTGAGAATCTTGGCTGGGAGGCCACACCTATGCCAGGTAAGGGCGACGCCGGGTCTGTGCTCGTGTGGAACAATGAACGCGCATACCTACTGCACCCTATCAAGATGACGACACCGTTCGGCACCATCGGCAAGAGAAGCCAGTCCCTTTCATACCGGCGTAAAAGTATCACCCCATGGTTGAACCACCTGATCTACCACCGGATCCCGTTTTGGAGGTCCAGGGGCGCTGACATCACGCTCGTGCTGGTGGACCTGAACCGCCGTAACAGCGAGTCCATGAAGGTGATCGCCCAGCCTGTGCCTGACTCTAACCGGTTTGTGCCTGTATGTGTGGCACCGATCAGCAGAAAACGCAGCCCCCAGAAGGTTGAGCGCATGCTGAAGGATGTGGATTCGACCATGGGGTCTATGAAGCGAGACCTGACGGGGAAGCAACTTAAGGCTCTCGCTGGTATCGGGGTCAAGAATGTTCCAACTGACGAGGCAGACGATGCTGACGAGGAGACCACAGCCGTCACCAACACGACTAGCAGCGAAGACGACACCGGAACCATCGAACAGTCCTAGCACCCCCCGAAAGTACGCGAGTAGATGCCCATAGTGTCCCTGGCCTGGAGGTAGAATCCGCCCCAGGGCAACCCGACCCAGATACTCCAATAGTCAAAACACAACAGCAGTGAGGTAGCCATGCCAGCAGTCAAGGATCAGTTCGTCTCCCTGCACATGCACTCCGACTACTCCCTACTGGACGGCTACGCTAAACCAGGGGAGTACATCAACAGGGCTATCGAACTTGGGCAGCCAGCCATCGGGCTCACAGACCACGGGAACCTTCATGGCATCAAGCAGTTCATCGACCAAACCAGGGACGCTGGCCTCACCCCAGTACCCGGTTCCGAATTCTACATGGCTCCCATCAGTGATGACGGACCATACCCCAAGCATCCTGTCTACTACGGTGAGGGTGGCCGCAAGAACCCTGAGCATGACGTGTCTGCTAACGGGACCTACCTGCACCTAACTGTCTGGGCTTACAATGACACTGGTTTGAGTAACCTGAAGCGCCTGTCCACGCTCGCCTATGCCCCAGAACGCTATTACCGGAAACCACGTATCGGGTTTGATGATCTGGCGGACCACTCAGACGGGCTCATCGTGTCCACAGGGTGCCCCTCATCAGAGGTCAGCACCAGGTTGCTCATGGGGCAGGAGCGGGCAGCCTATGAGTACGCTGGGCGCATGAAGGAAGTGTTCAAGGACCGCCTGTTCATGGAGATCATGAACCATAACATGAGCATCGACCTTGAACGCAAACTGCTGCCTCAGCAGATGCGGCTGGCGAAACGACTCAACCTCCCCCTGCTGGCAACCAACGACTGCCACTACGCCAACTCTGGGGACGCCCAGGGACACAGTGAGATGCTTTGCATCCAGTCAAAGTCCCTCATGAGTGACAAGACCTATGATCAGGGTGGTAAGCGGTTCGCGTTCAACGGTGATCAGTACTACATGAAGTCTGGGGCGCAGATGGCGGCACTGTTCCCTGAAGATGACTATCCTGGAGCCCTGTCGAACACGCTACTGATCGCAGAGATGGCCTCAGACATTAGGATGGTGTTCGACCCTCACCTGAGGCCCGTCCCGTTCGTTCCTGAGGGTACCACGGTTGAGAAGCATCTCCAGCAGATGATTAACGATGGATACAAGGCCAAGTACGTGAACCGTGACTACCCAAGTGTGGAGGAGCGCAAGCGTGTCCTGAGTGAAGCAAAACGACGCATTCGCGAGGAGTGGGAGGTTATCTACTCGTCCGCGTTCGATGGGTACATGTTGGTCGTGGAGGACTATCTGAGGTATATCCGGGAGAATTACTCGGTGCGAGGCGAGAATGGAGAGATCCTTGCGTCGCCGTTGGGGCCGGGCCGCGGCAGTGTCGGAGGGTGCATCATCGCATACCTGTTGGGTATCTCTGAGATCGACCCTATTGAGTATGACCTCCTGTTTGAGCGTTTCTTGTCTCCTGGGCGTGGCGCTGTCTGTCGGGTCACCTATGATGACGGCACTACCGAGGACCTTGTGGTGTCCGAAACCAGAACTGTGCTGGGTGATGATGGTCAGGAGGTAGGCAGGTACATTCACCAGATCAACGTGGGGGATGAGGTTGTCCTTGAGGGGTAGCACTAAAACCATCTGAGTACGTATGTGCCACTTCATCTGAACACCTCCCCTACCTCCTGGAGTAACCGGACCTGTGACTTCTCACGTGTTATCGTGGTTACCATATAGGCAGATGCAGAACCCATGTCGCGCCTCCGCGCCAAGAAGGTAAGACTGGGAGGACAGTATGTGAGGAAACCTCATACAGGGTGGACGGAGAAGACAGATGGCAGCCAGAAATAGTGGTAGCACCCAGAAGTTGGAACTCTACAAGCGGTACCGGCCCAGCAGGTGGGATGAACTCGTTGGGCAGCAAAAGGTGGCTCGCAGCATCCAGGCTGCACTGGCCGCAAATCGGGTCCCTACTGCCTATGGTTTCTTTGGCCCGCGCGGGTGTGGCAAGACTAGTGCCGCATTCATCTTGGCGAAGTCCCTCAACTGCCTCAACCTACAGGACGGCCAGAACCCTTGTAATGAGTGTGACGTGTGCCAGGCTATTGACGACCGCTCCCAACCGGGCGTCCAGTACATCAGCATGGCGAACCACGGCAGTGTTGACCACATCCGGGAACTTATGCGTGACTCCAGTCAGGCGACCTACATCAACCGGGCTGTCATCATCATGGACGAGGTGCACAACATCAGCCGCAGCGCATTTGACTCAATGCTGACTACGATAGAGGATGAGCACACTCCAGCCCTTATGATCTTCTGCTCCACCGAGGAGGACAAGATCCCCGACACTATTATCTCGCGGCTTCAGGCCCGTACCTTCCGGCTGGTGAACAGTGATGACATGATTGGTCTTGTGTCCCGGATCCTGGATGAGGAGGATGTGTCGGTCAGTGATGAGGCTCTACTGGAGGTGATTCAGCGTGGTCGCGGGTCTGTGCGTGACACTCTGTCTGTGTTGGAGGGCCTGATTGTTGGTGGGGACCTGCTGGAGCGTCCTGCTGGGCTGGGGATCCTGGAGGCGTTGGCTGCCCTGGACGTGCCTGGGTGTCTGAAGGCCGTGAAGGAGGGGGCGGATGCGGGCTACAGTGGACGAACCATGGCCGAGGGTTTGTTCTCGGACCTTGTGAACATAATACAAGCGGTTTCTGGCGTCCGAGGTGTCGCACCTCCAGTGCAGGATGTTCAGGGCTTCTATGACGCCATGGGCGGGTTACGCGGTCTGTTCGCGGTGGAGCGTGAGGTGGGGGACGCTATCAACCGCATGTCCATTGGAGCAGACTCTCTGATCCTGTTCCAGATTGCTCTTTTCAACGCTTTGAACAAGTTGAGGGACATCAGAGATAGCGCAGATAAGAAGTAGTGCCCGAAGAACGCCCAACATCAACATGTGTTGAGTTTTTGGGCATTAAGAACGGCGGCCATATGTAGAAGTTAAAGCACCTCTACGGCCGCCGTTTTTTCGTTGCTTAAGTGTCCTTGCGCACCAATATCAGAAACAATAGCCCTCCAGGCGCCACAACGGAAAACTCTGACGCTCAACAGAACAGCCCCAGAATCAGGGGTTGAACAAAGGTCATCGCATGTGCTATAGTGACGTGCTGTATGCCTGAAACTGTTGGTAGAACTGTGAGGATTTAACTACATGACGTATGCGCTCTCAATCATCCTGGGACTGGTGGCGTCCGGCCTGCTGGCTGCCATCTCATACTCGTCACACAACAGGACGATAACGATCCTGTCGGCGGTCATGTCTGCTATCGTTTGTGGCCAGTACGTCCTGCTCAACCACCCTGGTGCAGCAGTCCTCAGCGCTATCTCCCTCATCTTCTCTATCGCATCGCTCATGCTCAGCAAAGCCAGAGCGTGGAGACCCAAGGTCGCGCTCGTTACTATGATTCTGTCAATGGTTGCCGCCCACTGGATCGTCAATGGTATCAGTGTCGGATATGAGACGTTACCGCTGGTTGGGTCCATGCTCATGGCGTCACTGATCTGCATTCACAACCGGGCCGCTATCAAGGGCATCCAGTTCATTGCTGGGGTCGTGTGGACCGTCTACCAGGTGCATGTCGGTGCGTGGGGTCAGATGCCAGGAGAGGCTATCTACTTCATCGCATGGTGGCTGTCAGTCGCACCCAGCAGGTCACAAACTCTGGAGCGAGGATGACAGCCATTCGCATTCTGACACAACATATAGTATGGTTACATCACTGTAAACACCACAGGTAGTGCTTTCGTCCCTACTGCCCAAGGGTGCGTCTCGTTAGATACTTACAAGGACCAAAAACGAGACAAGAACCAAGGAAGACAGCAGGAGGGCTGCACAGGTATGAACCTTACCAGCGTGATCGACAACTACTGCGGCCATGACGAGAAGATCATGGACGAGAACGCAAACAAGGACAGCAAGGTGTTCGCCACCCAGAGAGACCTTCTGGCCGGGGCAATCAGCAAAGAGTATGCACTAGAGAAACTACTGCCCAAGAACGTCGCCGAAGCGCACAAAAAAGGATGGATACACTTCCACGACCTAGACTACGTGCTCAACGCCTCCGGGGGCCTGTTCAACTGCATGCTGATCGACTTCCCCGGAATGCTCACCCACGGTTTCACGTTAGGAGATGCTGAGATCACTACACCTAAGTCGTTGAGGACTGCTGGAGAAATCATCCCCCAGATCATTGCCAACGTCTCTTCGAATGTGTACGGAGGGGTCAGTGCGCACAGGATAGACGAGTTTCTGGAGCCTTATGCTGTCATCTCTTACAGAAAGACTTTGAAGAAGAACTTTGCCAGGATGGCTGAGTTTGAAGGAGTTGTCTTGACTGAGAATGAGATTGACTCTCTTGCTGATTACTATACCTCTCAGATAGAGCAGACTGACAATGAGTTCAAGATTGAATTCATTGATGCTAAGAAAACTGATTCTAAACTATCTGAAAAAACAATTCAGTTCACAATTGACATCTCTAAAGAGGACGTTATTAAGGAGGTTTTTGATACTTTCCAGTCGTTAGAATTTGAAATTTCATCCCTGTTTAGTTCCAACGGTCAGACGCCATTTGTTACATTTAATTTCGGATTAAGTACTGGATTCTGGGGGCGAGAAATCCAAAAAGCAATCCTCCAAAACAGGATCGAAGGACTTGGACCCGAGAAGCGCACCGCTGTCTTCCCGAAACTTGTCTACACCCTCAAGGAAGGCCACAACCTAAAACCAGGTGACCCCAACTATGACATCAAGAGACTGGCCGTTGAGTGCTCCACCAAGCGCATCTACCCTGACATCCTCTCCTATGAGAAAGTCATGGAAATCTACGGCACCTTCGTCTCGCCTATGGGGTGCAGGTCATTCCTCAGCGACTACCAGGACAAGGACGGCAACCACATTACCTATGGTCGCCGAAACATCGGAGTCGTTTCTCTCAACCTCCCAAATATTGCTCTCACTGTGAACACCCCTGACGAGTTCATGACCCTACTTGATCAGCGCATCCAGGCGGTCAAGGATGGCCTCATGTACCGTTACAACAGACTCGCCAGCACCACAGCCAGGAACGCGCCCATCCTCTACCAGTACGGGGCGACCGGCCACAGGCTGAACCCTGACGAAACTGTGCAACGGATCTTCAATGATGGTGAAGCCACAGCATCCATTGGGTACGTCGGCCTTCACGAGACAGCGACACGATTCTGGGGCAATGACTGGCAGGACAAACCTGAAGCCAAGAACTTCACCATCCATGTCCTCCGCCGTCTCAACCACTGGAAGGAGAAGTGGGCAGAAGAGACCGGTATCGCGTTCTCCGTCTACAGTACCCCAGCAGAATCACTTATCTCACGATTCGCGGAAATTGACAAGGCGACCTTCGGCAGTGTCAAGGATATTACAGACAAAGGATACTACACCAACTCTTTCCATCTGGACGTCCGCAAGCAAGTCACGCCGTTCGAGAAAATCGACTTTGAGGCAGACTATCCGCCACTAGCCGCTGGAGGAAACATCTGCTACGTTGAACAGCCATCTCTCATCAAAAACCCTGACGCCCTAGAAGCCATCTGGGACTACATGCACGACCGTGTTCCGTTCTCCGGTGTCAATACCCCCATCAGCCGATGCTACAAGTGCAACCACGAGGGAGACTTCGACGCTGACGCACGCGGGTTCTACTGCCCCCAGTGTGGGAACCGCGATCCCCAGCAGTGTGAAGTTGTGGAACGGCTCTGTGGATACCTCGGATCTGTGTCCATGCGTAAACCCATCAGCGGCCGCGTCAAGGAAATGAAAGCCAGAGTCAAGCACCAGTAAAGTCCCCTGATATAGCAACACGCAAGTGCGCCCTGCCAGAATGCTATCAGGTTTCTGGCAGGGTGCACTTGTTTTCTGCCCTACAAGATGTAAGTCACCTCAAGGACTCCCGCAACCTCATGATCTGGCTGTTGTAGACACCCCTAATACGTCCAGAGGACTTTCGGTCATAGCGCCCATCTTCCCCCACCTCAAACTGTTTCATGAACCTGTTAATGTAGTCAATAGACTTCGACACCTTCTTAACCTGCTCAGGAGTCATCTCCTTATACAGGGCAAACCGGCGGAAACTCTCAATCCTTGACAGAACCTCATCCTTCTTGTCCTCAGGGATCCTGCTGGTAGACTGCACCCACTCGTTCAAGTCCTTGTTACGTCGCTCCTTGTTGCAGCCAATGCACGCCAGGGCCATATTGCCGTAGCGAGTTGTGCCAGGAGGCGGATTCTTCGGGGTCACTGGTGTCAAATGCTCCCCGGACGCTGCATTCTCATTACCAACACCTGACTGAAACGGCTTGTGACAGTAGCAGCAGCGGCCACCAAAGAACATGACTGAGGCAACATATCGCTCACGGGTCATGTCGTTCATCGCAGACGTCAGGATTATCCTTTGAGGCTGATGCCGCCTACCGTCATTGTGCCACCCAATCGAGGCTGTCATAGACTTGACGTTAGTAGCGATGATCCTTGAGAACTCCTTCAAATCGACGTCATCACCAAGGAACTCCCTTGTTCTCCTGGCGATTGGATCATTACTTGACAGGAAAGCGTAAATGTTCATCTCCGCTCTCTGAAAACGCCTCTTAAGCCTGGGGTCATTCAGCCTGTCCTCGAACTTGCTGTAGAAGTCTCGGATAAACGAGTAGTCCTCGTGAGAAAACTGCTCCGCCACAGACTCAACCGACTCATGGAACTCCTTCCGGGTCATACTCTTGCCATAGTACGAGGACACCATGCCAGGATTAGGTACTGCTTTCTTCGAGGCCACCTCAGCGCTGTGTCCATCTTCTTGTCGAGCCTTGTTTGTCGATGTCGCCAACGCGCCATGCGCCTTCGCCAGAACCTCCTCGTTGAACGCCTGGATCGTCGCATCACTAGCGTCACTCATAATGTGCTGGCCGTGCTTACAGCGGCCCTTACCCACATTCTCCGGTTTCGCCCTGCACAAAGACAAGGTGCCATCAGGGTTCTGCCCGAAACGACGCTCAACAGTCACCACGAAACACACTCCTACAAATCAAGCCAGCAAACCCCTATCACCCTTAGGGTCAAGCCAGCACATAGTAAACATTCCTACAGGAAGTTTCTAAAGCCACCCACCCATAACCAACTAGAGTATGACTGTCCCTTAGGGTAAACCCAGAGCATCACCCCCAATGCCACAAACCTGGAAACAACAGAACACAAGGAAGACTCTACAGGCCCTTATGCCACACAAACGGGCGCACACCACAATCAAACACCTGCACATACCCCTCCATCTGAAGCACGTCAGCATTCGATACCTTAGAGCCATCCTCACGCAGCCTCGGATAACGGTCACCCACCTCAAACCCCAGCAGACGATCCGCACCCACACGCCGCGCAGCAGAATCCCGCACATACGCCGGACCCTCACCACCCACCACGCGCACCCACATCGAGTTAGGCCGCCCCGTACGCTCAGCAACCCAACCCGCGAACATTGACTCTGTACGCCCAGTCCCCGTCGCCAAATCCACATACGATACCACCGACACCGGGGCCGCCTCACGGAAAAACACGCTGTCACACCGGCTGAAACCACCCTGCACATGCCAACCCCGCCGCGAGCACGACCGAATAGCCTCCCACTCCACATTAGACCTGAACCGGGCAGGACCATATGACTGCACATGCACCAAGTCCCCCCTATAGGTCAGGCCCACACAGAACGTCTGACCATTCGCTGCCCCCAGCAAGTGATTCTCTCGGAAAAACCGGTTCGCGTCCGCCTGAGACAACGACACAATCTCACACTCGCGAGCCCCAACCGAATACGGGCAAGCCCCCAACTTTGCCGCCACCATAGACGAGAAAATGTCCTCATCCATCCAGTCAAAATACTGCATCAATGTCACGCCCGCAGACTCCGCCACAAGTGCACGCTTCTGATGGTGATGAGGCTCAACCGGCAGGTGCCTCTTACGATCACAAGAACCAGACTCCACAAACTCGGTACACCTGCCCGTCGCATGAGCAAACGACACTGTACTATTATGCGAGAACGACGGGTTGACATACACCAACACGCCCCCACACCCAAGGTCAGCACACCACACGCTTCCACCTTCACCAGCAGACCTAAACGCCACCTCAGTATCAAACTGACATCCAGTGACCTCCTCCAGGCGGGCCTTCCACCCCAGGTTCACCTTAGACACGCGCCCGCCACTAGCGGCAGCACGCTTTTGAACCTCAGGTAACTGGAAGATGTTCTCAACCCCATACCTCTCCAACATCGTCACCCGGTTACGCTCCGCAAACCCAGGCGCAGTGAACACACACTCAGAACCATACCGCTCCAACACAGTAGCACACCCCTTAGCCCGAACCTCCTTGCTCATCATCGGGCTACGGACCCCAAACCGCTCCATGAACGTCCGCTCACGCTTAGCACGCACCTCAGGAGATAACGAAGGATTCGTCACCCCATAGTGAGCCATCAAAGTCTCAGCCTTCTTCGCCTTCACCTCCGCCACCTGAGACACGTTCTTAACACCATACCGCTCCATCACCGTCGCATCATGCTTACGCTGACGAGCCTCATAGTCAATGAGCCCCCTGGAACACGCCTTCGAGCATGACAAGAAAGGCTGATATACATCCACCTCAAACTTCTTGCCACACACCACGCAAGTACGATAATGCGGACCAGGACAGTACTTCGCCGTACTCCGGTCAGCAGTGAAATCACGACCACACCCATCAAACTGGCAGACACACTCCACCACAGGACGATGTGCACGATGATACACGCCAGAACACTTCTTAGAGCAGAACCGCAGAATCTTGGCCCCAGGCTTCCGCTGCAATACCTGTCCACCACAAACCTCGCACTCAGTATAGTGTGGGCCAGGACAGAACCGGTTAGTCCTCGTCCTTGGAGTGAACTCCTTACCACAGAACTCACACTGACGCACAGGCAGATCAACCACGGAACACACCCCAAAATCAACCAACAGAAACTACCCAAGTATATCCGCACACACCCCAGAAGTCAAGGGATATTCCACCGCAGACACCTCACCTACCACACCAAGACGGAAGAGGCAACACAACCAATGCGCGTCACCTCCATCAAAAAGATAGACCCCAAGCCATCACGCTGCATCGAAGTCACTGGAGAAGACCGACTTTTCGCAGCAGGAGGCCCAAACGGCCACTCCATCGTCTCCCACAATAGCGTCACACAGCGCATCATCATCAACAGCGTCATCATGCGCCCCGACAGGTGGCGGCTCCTCGGCATCGACCTGAAAAAAGTCGAGTTATCACGCTACCGCAAATACAGCAACGTCGTCCTCGGAGTGGCCACTGAGATGGAGGATGCCGTAACAATCCTCAAGTTCGCACATCAGACCATGATGAAGCGGTACTCAGAGATGGAACAGTTGGGAATCAACAACTTCGTCAACCTCCCCGAGCCTGGTTTTTCTCTCATGATCCTAGCCGACGAAATCGGTGAGCTCTTCGGGACGTCGAACAATAAATCCGATGAAGGCAAGGCTAAGGACGCGATGGCTAGCGAGTGTCAGTTCATCGCCGGATCTATTCTTCGTCTAGGCCGTGCTGCGGGTGTTCACATGATTCAGGCTACGCAGCGCCCTGACGCGAAGTTGATCCCTGGTGAGTCTAAGGCTAACCTGGCAGTTCGCATCAACTGTGGCCGCACAGATTCGACAGCCTCCAGCATGATTCTAGACAATAGTGAGGGGACTCGCGTGCGCGGCTACCCTCGCGGTCGCCTGTGGTTGCAGATTAACGGCGTGGGGAATCATGCTCAGGGATTCTGGGCTGATGAGGACTGGCTGGATGAGTGGCTGGCGTCTAAGGGGCTGAATGCTGATGGCTCGCCTGTGGGGTCCGGGGGGCAGTCTCGTCTTGCTCATTTGGCGAATATGGGCGATTTTGATGGGACGGATTTGGATACTCAGTCGGGTGTGGATAATGCGTCTGTGATTGAGCGTATCCGTGAGGAGGATGAGTGGGGGTTTGATGATGATGAGGAGGGTGAGAGTGATCCTGCTCCAGCGTATGATGACGGTCCTATGGGGCGGCCTGAGTTGAGTTCTGTTGGTAAGGGGAAGGGAGATGCTGTGCGTGGTGATGGGGAGTGGGATCCGTTGATGCAGTTTGTTGCGGGCGAGAATAATGCCTGAGTTATTTGTGGTGGTCTAGGGCTTTGCCTGAGGTGGTGCCTGTCGGCTTTTGGGGCGTGTTCTGTAGGCTGGCGGGCACCTTCCTTGTGTCTTGGGGTGTAGGGTGTGTAGGCGTGTGCGGTTGTCGTTGGGACCGCTGGTGAGGGCGCCGCGTCTGTGTTCACGGCTGGGCACCAGAGTGCTTGCGTGCCTGACGGTAGATTCTCCTTCTCTTGCTTGTGCTGTTCTTGTTGACTTTGTGGTGGTTTGGTGGTAGTGTGTTGGGCGGTTTAGTGTAGTGTGCGCCCCGTCTTGGCGTGCTGGCTTGGAGGTTTGTGGTGTCTGAGATGTTGCAGGGTCCGCTGTTTGAGCAGGGTCTTGTTGCGATGACTGATGCGGGTCTGCGTATTGAGGATGAGGAGATCAGTGCGGCGTTTGACCGTAAGTCGTTGAGTCCGTCACTGGTGTCGTCTGTTGTGGATGAGAATGCGTGTATGGCTCGTATGCTGGCTTCGTCGTTTGTGGTTGATCGACTGGTGACGCCCCCGGTGGACACGGATGCGTCTAGGGGGTCGATGTTTCATAAGGTGATGGAGGAGTTTTTCGCCCTTCCCCCTGAGAGGCGCACGAATGAGGGCATGAACCAGGCGTTCCGGGATGTGTTGGCGTCGGATAAGTTCAGGGACCTTGGGGGCATCCCGGATGCGCGGGACTGGCTTGTGCGGGCGGTTCAGGGCTATTTCAAGATGGGGTCTAAGCCTGATAGGGTGCGGGTGGCTGAACTAGATGTGGGTCATGGTGCGCGCCCCGGCCTTGAGGTCTTTGTGAAGGGGCAGATTGGTGCAGCGTCTCGCCCTACTTTGGGGTTTGTTGACCGCGTGACTGTGGACCCTAGGGATGGTAAGTCTTTGGTAGTGGAGGACTATAAGGGGCTGGCTCTGGACACTCCGATCCCTACTCCTTGCGGCTGGTCAACAATGGGAAGTCTCAGGGTGGGGGACCTTGTGTTGGGGACGACTGGGGCCTGTAGGGTGACGGTGAAGTCGAGTGTGCATCATGGTCGGCCTTGCTTCCGGGTGGGGACTGCTGATGGTGGGGCCTTGGTGGCGGACAATGTCCACTTGTGGTATGTGGCTCTCGTTCCGCCGGGAGGTTTTGGTGGTGGCGTGGTTGAGTATGCGGTCATCAGCACTGAGCGTATGGCTGAGTTTGTGCGTGCAGGGTACCTGGTGTTTGTTCCTTCCCCTGACCCGTGGGAGCCTAAGGCTGCTGTTGGTGGTGGTGCTGTGAACAGTGTTAGTGGCGGCAGTGTTGACGGTGGGCGCTCTGTGGGGTTCTACTATGGCATGTCGCTGGGGCTCATGGACAGTGGTAACCTGGACCGGTATATTCAGGCTCATGGTAGTGCGGGTGGGGAGTTCTCCATGATTGAGGTGGCGGACCGTGCACTGGCTGGCACCATGGATAACATTTTCACGATCCCAGCCAGTGTGCGGCGGGACATCATTGATGGCATTATTCACGTGTCCACCATAGAGGCGCCAGCGGATGCTTCGGCAGGGCTGGCTGGTTTCAGGTGGCTGCGGTTCAATGAGTCACCTGATGGGCCTAAGGCTATTTCCACGATCCTTCTTGATCTCATGTACTTGTCTGGGATGTCCCCCATGCGCATGTTCGACCGCTCCCTAGATGACGGTAGGGGTGTGACTGAGATTGTGGTACGGGACGACCTGGGCACGCACCCACTAGGCATGGAACCTGGACAGTGCATGGATGCTGGCCTGGACGGTGGCTGGCGTGAGATCACCGTGGTTGATCCTGTTGACTCTGTGCCTACCCAGTGCATCCAGGTGGACTCCCCCGACAGTCTATACCTCGCTGGGCGCACCATGATCGCCACACACAACACGGGCAAGGTGAAGAGGTGGAAACCAAACACGAAGGGCGACAAAGGCCTGGCTGAGCAGCGTCAGCAGACTATCTACTCGATGCTTCTGGAACAGCACGGGTACGAGGTGTCAGCAGCCAGACTCATCTACCCCGTGTATGGCGAGATCGTGAACGTCAACAAGAATGACGAATGGCTACGCAACCGGGTCGTGGAAGACATTGAGCGAGCAGACGTCCTCATGAAGGCGTGCCGGGACGAAAACCTGTTCGAGTACTCACCATCATTCCTGTGCGCATGGTGCCCGCTAGCGAAACTGTGCCCCGTCGCAGACATCAAAGGCGGAAAATGCCAGGTAGCGTTCCAGAAACAGCCAGAGCCAGAACAACTACTCGCGGGAATCAAGATCCGATGAGGAAAGCAAAAACCGTTGAAGTGCCAGACCGCGAACTCACCTTCGACGAGTTTGAGAAACTACGCAAGCACGCCCTGAACTCAGCCACCTGGTATGTGGACAAATACCAGTGGTCCAGGAACAGGGTCAGGCAGAGGCTTGTTGAGAAGGGCTACACCACGGAACCAGTCACCTACCGGGACCCAGGTGGCACTACCCACACATGCGACATCATCGAGGAGGCCCTGACTGCCCTACCCTCCAAAGGCGTCCTGGATGACACTGACATAGCCTCCAGCCGTGTCTGGTCACTCATGGACTCGGGGAAGAGTGCACAATTCGTCGCCATAAGGCTCAGGCAGCGCGGATTCGTGGACTCCGACATTCAGGCCGCCATCAACGACTACCTGGACCACAACCCAGGCCACGGTGAGGATGTTGTGGACCGTGCCGCCACGAAGTACGTCAACCGGTCGGCTTTCAGGGGCGAGCCTGACATGTACAGGCGGGCCCAAAAACTGAAATCCCACATGATGTCCAAGAGTATCGACCTGGACAGTGTTGACACCTGGATCGCAGAGCACCCAGAGTACTTCACAGAGGACAACAACTAGAACAAGGAACCGGCTGCACCCACGCCGCTGCACTACCACCATGGCCCACTACACAGGAGAGCGGGCCATGGTGCGTCACTCACGCTGTCGCCATGTGTGCCTCAACACCCCGGTTCTGCGGCCTGTGAACCTGCTGGCTGATAATGCCCACACCAGGCACTCTAAAACCCAGCGGGGGTTCCGCTACCCCTGCTGTCGGTAGAATCCGCACGCTGACAAAGAAATACACCCACAGGGGAAGGGATTGAACACACGCTGACTAGGTTGGAGATCCCCTAGAATCTAGGGTTTCTCTCACCATCATCAGCGTCGCCTCGGTTTTTCTTTCCGAGGTACCGGTGTGTCCCTGGATTCCAGCCAGGACAGTGACCGGTTTCGACTGTCGCGTAACAGCCGAACTTCGCTCTAACGCCCTCTGTCTCAGTAGAGAACGCATTCTCTCGCGTGATCGAGATGAAGGGGATGTCGCCCGTAAGGCAATCTCACGACTGGCACTCACATCTCTGTTCAGTGAGAAACCGCAGACGCTACAGGTACCGACCCTGCTCTTTGAGTTGTTCGATACCTTAGCACCGCAGCGAGAACAGGTCTTTGAGGTGTTCTTGGCGGTCACTTTGATCGTTTTAAGACCGTAGCGTTTAGCCATGTTCTCGATCCTGTGCTGGATCTCAGCGTGAGGCCAACGACCTCCCTGAGCATCCAGCCAGGATAGATTCTCCACTGCTATATGAGTGTTGTTCTGATCCGCGATTTTCACTACCTGACTGGCTACGTACTGACTGATCTCGTGCTTGATCCTCGTAGTCTTAGCCCTGACTCGTTTCGCCTCAGTGCGCAGCACATCAGCATGATTTGTTCTGTTGTATCTCTCACAGAGATCCGCTTGCTCGTACAGATGAGCAGATAAATCACGACGCTTCTTCTCAGCCTTGACTAGTGAACCGAGCCGTTTCTTGTAGTTGACATGATACGGAGCAGACCTGTACTTCGTCCTAGGATCAACGACTGTAGCAACGAAAGGCTCTATCTTGCCTAGGTCAACGCCAATGATTTTTTTTGGTCTGTCGAGTATCCACTTCATGCTCAACAGCGATGTCGAAGACAACCTGCCCCTTGTTATTCAGGCGGATGGTTGGGCGACATACTTTGCCTTCACTGAACCGTTTTGTGTTATCTGGTAGTCTCAGATGGATTTTTGTAACACCACGACTAGGAGTCTTCACCTGAACGATGACATTAAGCGGATCCTTTTCATCCCTGAATGTCTTAGGTGCGAAATAAGTGTCACAAACCGCCAGGTTCAGTCTGGCGCTCACTCCAGGTAGAGACGCCTTCCGCTCGCCTTTCTTGTGGTACCTGACCAGGTGAGCACGAACCATACCACTGGTTGGCTGCGGGGCATCAGGATAGGCGTCCCTGTAGTAGGATAGGATCTTTTCTGGTTTGGTCTCCTTGGTATGAGTGCTCATTACCTGGAACAGGCCAACGCTCATGGCGTACAGTTCCAGCGCGCCAACTACGTTTGAGACCAGTATCTCGTTCATGTTGTGCTTCTGGAACGAGAAGTCATAGCGACTAAAGCGTTTACGACCCCAAGAGTTCAAGGAACCAATCGGCCTGTCACCTTGCAGGACCTTCAACGCCAGATCGTGGAACTCCTGTCTGGCAATTACCTCTCGTTCCGCCTGAGCCATCCAAGCAATCATCTGAGCCAGATCAGCGATCACCTGCTCCACGTCAACCCCATCATCAGTGGTGAACCTGTGCCTAGTCACCGTGTCATAGAACCTCACAGACTCACCTCCTCTGGGTTGACTAGTAGCATCTATATAGTGTATTATAGCGCAGAGTGAGTGATGCTACAAGTCAAGGGATTAGCGCGACTGCGGGCGACAGTCAGCGTTTTCAATGGCCACTATCCCCAGCAAGCGACCCTTCCACTACTTGAGTTGCGGCACCCCAAACCATGCCATGTGGCCGACAGACACGAGAATCACCAGCATCAGGATCCCGGTCACAAGCCACTTCTCTGCGTCTCCTCCCGCCTCCATCTTCGTAAACCGTGTCGTCCACCAGAACTTACCAAACAGGATCGCCGACAAGGGGAAGAACAGAGGGTCACCATAGGTGGTGAATGCGTCCCCAATGTCGTGGATGAGCATACCGGCGAACAGGGATATACCAAGCCACCTGAAGTCAGTGACACCAGATGAGATGATCAAAGACCCTGTACCAACAGCACACAGGGCAACGAGCATGACTGCACCCACAATGGGAGTCTTCTTCATTTTGTCAGTTTGCTTCTTCAGCAAAGTGGAGGCAGTCAGGATCACAAGGACGGTTGACAGGAACCAGGCAAACAGCACCCCATAGGTTAACTTCCCGACACCAGGGACGTTAACCATGCTAGATGCTTTTGTCGCCAAGTACACGAGGTAGGAGACGACCGCCGCGAGGAATGGCGTGTGCCAGACTCCGCGGTGAGGGTTCGGGTCGGGGTCGTCACGCCTAGTGCGGATCACTGTCTGAAGTATCTTAGAGGACCAACGGAAGAACAGGCTCAGGACGCTACCGAGGATCCCTAGGTCGTTGATGGCTCTGGCGCTCGTATTGTCCAGGTCGGGGACGAGTGTAGCCCCAATCGTGCACAGGAACGCTAACGTAAGGATGGCGACGCTACCAGTTCCGAGGGTGGAGACCAGGCTGGTGGGCGCGAATGCGAGGATAGCGGCCATGGCAGCCAGGCCACTGAGAGCGTGTGTAAAACCCATGAACCCGTGGTCGTTGCAGTGATTTCGGGTTCTGAGTGCCTGAGTCCAGCATTCCATTGGTGACTCATTCCTGTCGTCGTAAGAAAAGTGGGTAATAGCGGGAATATCTTGGGTCGCACCCTTCTCATCTCTCACCCCGTTTCAGTGCTGCCCCTGTGTCCGCGTAATGAAGGCAACTCCTGTATGTGCTCTGTGAGTCACATGCTCTCATAAACACATGTGACTCACAGGCACCTACCTGGAGGCACCCAACATGATTTTCTCGCCGATCTCGGTGCCGCGTGCTGACCTCTTCGCCACCTCCGGCAGGGCAACAACCATGTGGGTCCCCGTGGTCTTGCATGCGACTGGGGCTGGCCCAGTGTAGGCGATGGAGAGGTGGTCCTCACCCTTGCGGAACAACTGGGCTGCGACTCCCTGCCCGCCGCGCCCCTTCCTGGGGATGTCAGCCAGTAGGGTTTGTTTAACACTGGCCCCAGTGCTGGTAACCACCATGTTATCGTCCTCGTCTGGGTTACGCAGCCAGTTGAAGTGGATCACCCTATCTTCCCCCCCCTCACCCTGCCCCCCCTCCCCCCCCCCGCCCTCCGCCCGGGGGGGGTTCACTGCTGCGGCGTCAAACAAGAGAATATTGCCGCCACTGGTCACCATGGAGAACAGGGTACCGCCCGTATCTTGGTCAACCCACCTGGACCCAACAATCTCGTCACCGTCCTTCAGGGAGATCACAGGGAACTCGTCGAAACTGGTGGGAAAGTCGGTGCGGGCGACCTTCACCACGCCCCCCTTAGTGCCTATCGCCAGCCCCACCTCACCATCACCTGACTGCACCTTACTGATGCCGACAACACGCACACCAGTCGGGGCCTTTACACCTAGTTTCTCCGCAGTGGTGGGTGCGTCATCGGTCAGATAATTCACTGGGATCTTGTGGCCAGTGCCATCACTGTGAACAATCACGAAACTATCCTGACTCATCACCTGGATCTGGTCCAGGATCGGCGTATACTGTACCTTCCTCGGGCCGTCACCATAGGTGAAAGCATCCATGGTACGGGTCAGGGTGCCATCCTGGAACAAAGTCACGTAACAAGGAGTGTTACTGGAGGCCGCCTTAATCTCCTGCCGGACTGCCTGACGATCCTCCTTGAACTGGTCTTTAGTGATCCCGTTGATGACGGTACGCCTAGGGCTGCTGATGATTTTCTTCACCGCCACCAGGTCGGCCTCCACCACCCGATCCAATTCGGCCGGGTCTTCAAGGATCTGCTCCATGCGTGCCCGCTCCTTCACAAGGTCGCTCTTCTCTCGCTGGATGGCAATGGAGTCCGACCGTGTGAGCCGCCTAAGCCTCATCGACAGAATGAAATCAGCCTGACCAGCGTCAATACGGAACGCCTTCATCAACTTACGTCTGGCTACGTCCGTGTCCTTCGACTCACGAATGATGGCGACGGCCTTGTCAATGTCGATCAGGACTGCGAGGATGCCGTCAAGGCGGTGCAGGCGGGCGTCAATCTGGGTGATTCGGTGGCGGCTTCTCGCAGCAGTGCAGTCACGACGGAGATCCACAAAGTTCCGCAGCATCTCTAGGACGCTGATACGTTGCGGGACAGACTGGTTGATGACTGTGCAGTTCACGGAGAATGACGTCTGAAGGTCCGTCTCGTTGAACAGTTCGTTTAATAGGGCCTTGTAGTTACCTCCCTTTGTGGTGGTGACAACGAACCTGAGACCGTGACGTTTGTCGGACAGGTCCTTCGCCTCAGACAGGTTCCTGGCGACCACTGGGTTCGCTTTCGTGGTCTCCTTGTGTTTCTTCCCGTTCCGGGTGACCTCACGCACTCTGTCAACCCGAATCTGGTTGATCTTTTCCAGCACAGACTCCGCAGACACCATGTAAGGTAACTCGAAGAAACTGATCTCGGTGCGGCCTCTGGGCAGTTGCTCCACCTTGTAACGGGCGCGTGTCAGGAACGACCCCCTGCCTGTGGTGTAGTAGTCTCGTATCCCGTCCACTCCGATCACTTCGCCACCAGTGGGCAGGTCCGGGCCAGGCATGATCTTCATGAGTTCATCCGCCCCCAGGTCCGGGTTATGTAGAGTGGCGATAGCGGCGTCGATTACCTCGTCAGGGTTGTGGGCCGGGATCTTGGACGCGAAACCCACAGCAATACCAACAGTGCCGTTCACCAGGTCGTTCGGCCACCTGACAGGAAGAATCTTCGGGATCTGCTCAGTGCCATCATAGTTGGGGATCATCTCGACAGCCCCCTCCCCGGCCTCCTTGAGAAGTTCCATCGCCGCCTTCGTGAGCCTAGCCTCCCAGTACCGGGGTGCGGCAGGCTGATCCCCATAGGTGTGGCCCACGGACCCGGATTTATCGATCAGGGGTACCCTCAGCGAGAACGTCTGTGCCATGCGAGCCAGGGCGTCCGAGATAGAAGAGTCGCCGTGCGGGTGGAACCGACCCATGGTGCTGCCCACGATCCTGGATGCCTTCGTGAACCCTGACGTGGGCAGGTTGTTGTTCGTGAACATGTCCCACAGGATACGCCGGTTCACTGGCTTCAGGCCGTCCGCCTCCAGTAGGGCGCGGTGGAACACGGCGTACTGGCCGTAAACAATGTACTCGCTCTTCAGCCACCTGTGCGCCGGGGTACGGTTGATCTGTGCGGCAATCTTGTCAATGACAGTGGGGTTGATCATACTACCTTGGCCTTCTTCACCGTTGTTAGAATTGGTCATAGGATACATTACCCTATGACCAATTCTCTTTCTAGTGGGGCGGTAGTAGTGACATACCACATCAACAACGACCATGAGGTGGGCGAGTGTAGTGCAAAGAACCTTACTGACTGTCCGTTCTACAACCCTGTCCTGGGGGGCGCAAACCACTATACGACCGAAGAGCAAGCCAATGAGGCCGCTGAACTTCTCCGCGCTGGGAAGTACCCCATGTTCAGTATCCAGAGCACAAGGTCCATCAAGAACCGGGACAAGATCCTGAACACACTTAACACCCTTAATATTGTACTTAAAGACGGGAAGATGTCGCTCGTCGCCAGTGAAACCGACATCATCACCAAGTGGTTCAATGGCAGCAGCGAGAACTACAGGAGATTCCTCAACATGAGCAACAACAGTGACCTTAAGCCTATTGCGCAACGGGATATCGCCAAGATGCTCACCAGCGGCCTGAATGTCCGTATCGTAGACAGCCTAGACGAGGCAGAAGACACCAAAGACGGGGAAAGTGACGTGATTCTCCTGTCCGAGAAGACGGCAGGTATGAGCATCACCTGACATCCCCCTCACACACAAAACCCCTAGATGACCCTGTGTGTGGGAGGTAGAATAGGGGCCATGAGTAACGGACCCAAGTATGTGTGCACAGTCTGCGGCCGAGGATACCCGAAACAGCCCATCGGAGGGTGTCGCCAGTGCGGAGGGGAAGACACTGTACATCTCACGTCAGAGATGAACACCCAGGAGAAGGCTAAGTCCGGCAGGTCTGGGCTCAAGTCTTCCGCTGCCGTCAAACCCAGCAGCCGAGCGCAGACCCTCACTAGTATACGGGCAACACCTGTAGACCGGGTTGTGACCGGTATTAGCGAACTCGACCGGGTACTTGGTGGCGGGTTCGTGGATGGTGAGGTTATTCTCTTGTCTGGCGCACCGGGAGCAGGTAAGTCCACTCTCACTCTCAGGGTCGCAGACATGCTCGCCAACCAAGGGATGCGGGTGCTGTACACCTCTGGTGAGGAGTCAGAGCAGCAGATAGGTCTACGTGCCGCCCGCATGAACGTCACCTCCGACCAGATCAGGGTCGTCTCTGAGACGACCCTGGAGACAGTACTGGGACACATTGAGGTTGAGGACCCTGACGTCCTTATTGTTGATTCACTACAAACTGTTGCCAGTTCTGAGATCAGTGGCTCAGTTGGCTCCGTCCAGCAGTCCAAGGAAGCCGCCCACACGCTCACCCGCGTCGCCAAGCAGAAAAGCATCATCGCCATACTCATCTCCCAGGTGGTCAAATCAGGTGACTTCAGTGGTTCTGAGTCCATCCAGCATATTGTTGACGCCACCATCATGCTGGAGTCTAGCCCAGACACGCCCTTGAAGTTCCTCAGGGCTACTAAGAACCGGTTCGGAGACACCACAGAGGTAGGCGTGTTCCAGCACTCTGAGACCGGCCTGGAAGAAGTCAAGGACCCATCCGGCGTCCTTATGGGCGATCAAAATGAGAAGATCGTGTCCGGCACATCCCTCACATTCACCAGTGAAGGTATACGGCAGATCCCTGTCGAGGTGCAGGCACTCGTCTCTAACTCGAACCTGCCCACGCCCAGACGCCAGTTCAACGGTATCCAGTTCAACCGGGGGCAGATCGTGTGCGCGATCCTTGACAAGTTCTGCCGGGCAGGATTGTACGACCGTGACGTTTTCATAAACACGGTCAGTGGCATCAAGGTCAACGACCCGCTGGCTGATCTGTCGATAGCGGCAGCAGTACTGTCCTCCATTCACGGCACCGTTCTGGGGGAGAGGGTCGCTTTCGTTGGGGAACTTTCCCTCACTGGTCAGGTCAGAGGTACCCACATGATCGAGGCGAAAGTTCGAGAGGCTGCACGCATGGGATTTGACACTGTTGTTATCCCGAAGTCGGCAGCCAAGACAATACGACACAAAGGCATCAAAATCCGGGGCGTGTCACTTGTCTACGAAATCCAGGAAATGTTCAAGAACCAGAGGTAACGAAACGGCGGATAGCAAGATATTCCCGACTCAACCACCAACAGGTTCTTTCTACCACGGAGAGGCATAGGCACATGGCTACACCAACAGGACACGAGGAGCCAGGCCGCCCGCCAGTGAACAGGGCACGCCCCAGGATAAACGCCCCTCAGTCGGCAGGCGTGCCACTCATACGCCCTCGCCCAGTATCTATCGGAGGTAACCCCAGATCCTCAGACGGAGTGCCCGCCCATACGCAAGTCCCACGACAAGAATCCGCACCCAGTAACACTCCAGTCGGGAGATCCCCGAAGGCCGTACCCCGGCCGCACGCCCCCAGCACACCTCAGGAACGTCCATACCGTGACCGCGATCCTCAGCAGGAGCAGTCCCCACAACATCCCAGGCCACGGAGATCAGTCAGTACCCCACCACGTAAGATACAGGAGCCCCACCAGCAGGCCGAAGATGACAGGTGGGTCGTTGACAAGAAGACCGGTGTCAAATACAAGGCTATGCACCAGACCACGGCAGCCGAGTTGAAGGATATGAAACGCGCCCTCAGGAACGGGATCCACGGCGTCTCAGATGCAGACATTCTCCCACGCGAGGAAGAGTTCGAGAGTATTGACGCCTTCAGCGGCAGCGGCATGGACAAGGCGGCCAAGACACTCCTGGCCCACCTTCAGGTTCCCCCAAGCCAGGAGGAGATAGAGCGTATGCGCAAGGAGTACGCAGCCAGACAGAAGAAGGCCGCAGAGGAGTACAAGGATATACAGGGGCAGATCACCAAGACCCGTGGCGACGACGAGACCACGTACTTCTAAACCTCCCCCAGGTATAGAAACCAACCAAAGACCACTAACCACTACCACAGGGTACTCGGCGACACTTTGCGCCCTGAAACAAGACAACGGGAGATAAACCAGTGCTAAAGTTCATTGGCAAGATGTTCATAGGTGGAATCATCATTGGTGTTCTCCTAGCCATCCTCAGTTTCTTCGACTATAACCCACTCGCCCTCCTCGGCTGGATCTGGAACAGCATCATCGTGCCGTTCGTCACATGGGTCGCTAACCTGACCCGCAACACAGACTGGATTCGTGAGATCTTCCAGAGATAGAGCACCCTAACCACAACCCCTGTACGCATCCGCCTTTCGGCCTGTTCTCAACGATCTTTTGAGGGCAGGCCGACATGTTTTATGATAGAATGTGTGCGAGAGCAAGAACATCAAGGGCAGCAAGCCCACGCGCACCGAGGAGCCGCACATGAGCGACCAACTCTTCACCAAAGCCCCCTTCATCAGCCATGACGGCCCGGACGCCCAAGGGGTGCGGGCTGAGGTCAAAGTATATACTGGTCACTCAACCATCAAGGAGTTCGAGGACGGGGAGAAGAGCCTCAAAGTCAGTTTCCTGAACCCGAAGTCCAAGTATCTAACTAACGGGTATCTGTGGAAACGGGACGAGAAACTAGTCGAGATGTTTCAGCGGGCACAGCAAGATGAGACTCCACTGTGGTTCCGTATCGAGCAGCCAAGGAAGGATGGAATTGATCGGTCTATCCCTATCTCTGAACTTCTTCCAGCAGGAGACACTAAGGCTGCCCGCGATAACTCTCACCGTCGTGTTGCCGCACTGAAGATCAACGAGGGTGATGAGTGGACGTTCAGTTCTATGGCTCTGACAAACCCGGCCGAGGATCCAGTGGTGGACGGAGTATACAGTGCTCTGAACTACACACCCCCTGCCTCGACTTCCGCTCCAGCAGCCAGCGACCGGTATGCGTCACAACGTCTTGAGAACCCCCCATATATGACGCTCAACCCGGATGGTACGATCAACCCTGGCGGCCCGCTCGTTGCGTCACTACTGAGTCTCGCTAACTTCTTGTTCGAGTGGAACCGTGATCATGACGACATATCCTTAAACGAGGGTCAGGTCCGGTATTTGTCCTGCAAGATGCTTGAAATTGCGAATAGATTGCAACTGATGATCTACCGTGGCGCGATGGTCAAGCCAGATTACTCAATTGGATCCCACACGCGCGCTAAAGCAGCCATTTACGACACAATCCGTAACTACCATCCGATCACAGCAGAGTCCTTGAAAAGCAAGGATTCGGTTGCTGAATGGCTGCAAAATGTTGAGGAAACAGCAGGAGAATGTTTCGTCTGGGCTATGAGCGTGGCTGAGACGTTCCACCCTAACGTCAGACATGGCGAAAGCCGCAGCGAGTTGTAAACGTTATCAACTCGGGGCACCCCAGAAAGTTTTATCGGACTTTCTGGGGTGCTCTTAGTTTTGCCGTAAAATGCCCGATATTGGCAGGCGACTTTACTGGCACAACTGATGACGATATAGAAAACCGCGGCATCAGAACGTTTCTAGGTGATGTAAATGACATTCGTTGACAACATTCGTACCGTCTTCTCTGCTGATGTTGCGGACGACCCAGATCGTGGTGACTTGGTTCAGACAATCATCATCACGGCAGGTTTCGCTCTTGCTGGATACCTGATGATTAGCTGGATTTCAACCGCCATCCTCAACAAGGGTGCAGACATTGCCTCCTGTATCGAGGGCTCCAGTTCGTCTGCTGGCGCTAAGGCAAACAGTGCCGCTTGCGCTAAGAACCACGCATCCGAGAAGTCGAACTCCTTCAGTAAGTCTGACGGATACAAGGGCCGCTACGGGAACTGACCTAAGCGAACCCGAACTTATCGACTACACAAAAAGGGGCACCTGGTTGGTTTTTACTACCACCAGGTGCCCCTTTTTGTTACAACAACCTCTCAATAAACACTGCACCAGCACACCTTCAAAGCACATTAAACAACCAGACATAGAAATAGCCCCTGGGTTTTCGCTGATATTCCGCCGGTATTCCTGATGTTTTCGCAAGTAGAGGACCGGCATGAACATAGATAATCCAGTGACGCTATCTGTCCTGTTCACACTTTTTGTCGGCCTCATCATGTATGACCGTCTCATCCCTAAATCAGGTAGACGGTTCTCTGACGGCACTGGCGACGCCTCCAGGCGCAATCCCTTCCTGAAGTTCGTCACTGCCATGGGCGACGACATCTACGCGGCCATGCCAGCCTCCCTCGACAAGGGAAGGGAACAGAGACAGTACCCCAGGATCGAGTCGCTACTGAAACGATCCGGCAACCCGTGGGGGCTGACCCCCAGAGAGTTCGTATCACTGAAGTTCGTTGCCGGAATCCTCGGGTTCGTCATCAGTTGGCCACTATGGCTGGGACTGAACGCCATGACCGGACTCCCATGGTGGGTCGTCATCACTGTCGTGCCAGCGTTCTGCTACATGATCCCCACCATCAAGCACACTGAACTGGCGAAGACACGAGACCTGGAGTTCAAACGACAGTTGCCAGAGGCCCTGGACCTCATCACCATTACCCTGTCCGGCGGCAGTACTCTATCCCAGGCAATCCGTGACGTCATCCCCACCATGCAGAAAGGTATCCTCAAGGGGGAGTTCATCAACATGGTACGTATCATGGACGCTGGAGGTACACTCAAGGAGGCCCTAGACGAGTTCGCCAACCGCGCCCCCAGTGACGGGATCCTGACATTCGTGCGTTCTGTCCAGTCGGCCGCCGAGGTCAACGCACCCATGAACGAGATCCTTGAGGCCCGAGCCGAGGCGTCCCGGCAGGAGTTCTTTGCCCTCGTGCATGAGAAGGCAGCCCAGTTGGAGTCCAAGATCTGGATCATTCTGTCGCCAACCATGCTACCGGCCCTCATCATCATCTCTGTAGCCCCGTCCGTTAACGCCATCATTGAGATGCTAGGACAGTAAAACAACCACGTCATCCCCCACAAAGACTGCAACAACCAGCACAAGGCTACACCACTACCACAGGAGCCCAGTTGTCACTCATCAGCACACCACTCACCAGCACCAGCAGGCCGGATGCTGGGAGAGTCTCCATGCCTGGCCGACAGCGCATCACCCGCCCCACAGGAATGGGACCAAAGCCAGCATTCTTCGCCCAGTCACCAGCGGACATGGAAGATGCCAGCGACCGTATGTTCAGTGACCTCATCGCCGACGACGAACTCACCACCAGCCACAACCCCACACAGTACACGACCGGCAACGACCCATACTCCCGCACTCTGGACGCATTTGACAACCGGCGCAAGCAAATCATCCAGGAAGACCCCTCAGGTGGCGTCAAGACCTACTGGTTCATGACAACACGCGACCTCATGGACGCCCCAGCAGACTTCTTTGACAAGTATGCGCCAGCAGTTGAGGCCGGGATCACATTCGTGCGCAACCGGCTCACAGACACCGGCCAGTCCGACCTCGTGCGAGAGGCACAGGACCACCCCACAGACGAGAGCAAACAGAACCAAGCGTTCTACGCAGTGCACTCGCTCGCCTCCGAGTCCCTGGCGAACTCCTCCTGGAGAAACATCCACCGGTCCATCGTCATCAGCCTCATCATCGCAGAAGTCATTGGGTTCGGTGTCCTTGACCCACTATGGCGCGACAGCACAGTCACCGAGATCATGTGTAACGGCCCCAAGGACGTGCAGGTCGAGATCGCCGGTGAGGTCTACAAGGTGCCCTGCCTGACATTCCGGGACAGCAACCACCTCAGCGACCTCATTGAGCGCCTGTACCGCTCCATTGGTAAAGTCTTGTCCCAGTCCACCCCTAGGGTCAAGGGGCGCCTACACGACAAGTCTAGGATGTTCGCCGTCCACACATCAGTAGCCCCTGACGGCCCGAACCTCAACATCAGGCGACACCCTGAAGGCTTCTGGACCCCTGAGGCTATGGTGCACCGCGGTGCGGCCAGCCAGGAGATGATGACCTACATCGGGAACCTCATCCACAAGGGCGCATCCTGTTTCGTCGTCGGATCCACATCATCCGGTAAGACATCCATGTTGAACGCCTTCACCGGGTTCTACGCACCGAACGCCAGGATTCTCACCCTTGAGGACAACCTGGAGATGAAACCCAACCCGAAGAAGTTCCTCGCCGCCGCCATGGAATGCCGTATCCCCAGCACAACGGACAGCGCGACAGCAGGAACCAGCATGCGTGACCTCGTGCACGCAGCCATGCAGATGCGACCCAACGCCATCATCGTGGGTGAGGTTACTGACAGTGCCGCCTATGACCTCTGCCAGGCCCTCAACACCGGCCACATGGGGATGAGCACGTTCCACGCGAACTCATCCCAACTGTCCATCACTCGTATCTGCTCTCTCGTATCCCAGTCCGGCCTAACCACCATTGAGGGGGCCACAGACCTTGTTGCGGCCGCCTTCGACTTCATCGTCAACGTCCGCCACTTCCCTGTGGATGGCTCCCGCCGCATCGTATCCGTCGATGAGGTCGGCATGGAACCCATCGAGATCAACGGACGCCTCACCCTCCCAGTACGCCAGTTGTGGAGGTTCGTTGACGAAGGTACCGACCATGAAGGGAAGGTCACAGGTCACTGGGAGCAGGTTGGGGACATCTCCCCTGAGCGCAGACACGCGAAGATGCTTGACCTGGAACGGGACCTGACATGGCCGCAGTTGAAGGAACTGAGCAGCCTACCTGAAGGAGCACTAGAAGCATGATCATCTCAACTATCTTCCCCTACCTGGTGGCGTTGGGTCTGACCACCTCTGTCGGCATCATCGGGCTCATCGTCTATCTCGTGTGGCGCACAAGCCACAACGATGAGGAGTATGACTCCCAGTTGGCTGAACTTCTCAGCGACGACGTGGAAAGCGAACTGGGTAACTCCTCCACGAACGTCACCTACTGGTCCAGATGGTGTGACTACTGGTCCCAGACACTACGTGGTGCGGGCGTGGACCGGTACTCTGTTGACGCCACCACAGCGGGCCGAGATGTCGCTGTTCTTCTGGTTGCGGTTGGTGTGATTGTCGGTGTCGTCGCCAACAGCATGATCCTGGGTGTGATCGCCACCGTCGTGGCCGGTACGGGACTTTCCATGCTCATGAGGTACCGCTACAACAACAAGAACGAGGATCTGAACTTGCAGATCCCTGGGTTTCTGTACTCCCTGAAGGCAAATATCCAGGCTGCGGACACGAACGAGCGGGCACTGCTGAAAATCATCCCGTCCATCCCTTCTCCCCTGTATGACGATCTGAAGGTTGCTGAGTCGGTCCTCCAGTCTGGTGACACGTTCAAGGAGGCGATGGAGACAATGAGCGCGAAAACCACGTCTAGGGATCTTCAGTTCCTCTGTGCGTGCATGATCCAGGCGTCCGCTAGCGGCTCTAGCATGGTCACTCAGATTGACAGCATTCAAAGGGTCCTTGAGTCTCGTCGTAAAGTATCCGACGAGATCAACCGGTCCGTGAAAGCGGTACAGCCCGCCATCTGGCTCGCTTCCGTCATTATCCCGGCCCTGTTCCTGGGCTCTTACTTCAGTGACTCTGCCGCACAGGGGTTCTGGTTCGTGACCCCCATGTCATGGGCGGCGCTAGCCTTGACGGCCATCCTGTATGCTATTGGTTTGGTGATGACGAAGCGGCAGGTTGACAAGATCAGAAACATGTGACCTACCCCACCCCAGCCATCAACATGTGTTGAACCTGAGTAGTTAATCCAAACACCCCAGCCTCGTTGCTCTTACAGACAAGGCTGGGGTGTTTCTGTTGCCTCTTTGTAGGCAGAATAAGGGCGTCGATATGTGTGCACACGACATCACGTGCACAACTCTACAGACATGCGAACTTCACACTAAAGAACGGACACAACTATGACAACAGGTGTTGACAAAAACAGGGTAGGGACCCACAGGAGACTGGAGTTCACCGTGGGACAGAAAAACATCTTCAACACCAACATGAACATTAAGCACTACATGCAGAAAGCGAAACTGGTTGACACTATCCGCGCCATGGGAGCCAAAGCCGGTGCAGAAGCACACCCCGACAGAGAGACGGTAGAAGCCAGGCTTGATGCGTTACGACAGGAGCGACGCATCGCAGCACGTAAGGTCAGTACCACAAAGAAAATGGCGAAACGAGGCACCAGTCAGGAGGAGATCGACAAGGAGATGCAGGAGATCACCGAGTCCCTGTCACCCGCCACGCCCAGCAGCCACATCCAGGTAACCCCACTATTCACCACATTCAAGATAACCATGACCGTCCGCCCGCCCACGCGCAGACGACTGGACCCACCCAACCTATCTCCCACCCTCAAGGCCCTCGTAGATGGGCTCACAGATGCCTGCTGGTGGGACGATGACGACTACCGGCACCTTGTTGAGACCTCATTCCGGTACGGCGGCCTGTCTGGTACCCCCGGAGAGTGGAGAATCGTTCTGGATGTGGAAGAGGTAGACCCCAGCGGATACGTCACCAGCAACTAAACCCAGATGTCTATTCCACTCTACCCCAGAAACGTGAACGCAACCCACCCACACTTCCAAGGCAGGGGATAGATTATCGACTGCTGCCAGACGGAAGGATATTGAAAACCTATGAGAAACTACCACGATTCACTTACTGGGTGTGACGAAAGAAGGTCGCCATGGGTGGAATAGTCGTCGCAAACTTCACGAACATGTTCAAGCGAGACATCCTGCTGTACTCGCTTGGTGACCTTAGACTCAACGCCCCCATATCCCTGAAGAAGGTCGGATACATCATCTTCTTCATTGTCATATACACGGCGCCCATAATCTACTTCAACGGGATCGTACTCAAACCATGGTTCCTGTTACTAGTGTTTGTGCCACCAGTCCTCCTCGGCAACTACGCGGCCGAACCGATCTGGGCAGGAAGAAACCTACTGGACTTCACCACCGTGTACATAAAGTTCGCCACCTCCCCCAAGTACTGGTGCGACCTGAAAGCATGCGACGACCTCATGGTCAACCAGAAGGACAAGAGTGGTACCAGTGAGCCAATTCACTACGAGATCTGGGTAAGCCGCCGCCGCGAGATCGCCGAACTGAAAGCACTCTACGCCGAAGAGAACCTGTAATATCCTCCAAGGTTCTCAAAACTTTCATCGCACACTACCACACTGACTGCATGGAGCAAACACTTACATGGCATACAAGTATAACTCATCACTGTTTCTGGGCGAGACACTTGGGGGAAAACCCAGCCCAGTGTTCTTCGATCCGCACACATGCATTCTGAATAACCGCCCACCCACAACAGTCATCACAGGCGGCCCCGGTTCCGGAAAGACCTACATGCTGTTGAACCTGGTAGCCCAGTCTGCCATCCTCGGCAAAGCGTGCGTCTTTTTGGACCCTAAAGGTGACGCCCTCGGTCTTCAGGCGCTTTCCAAGGATCTCGGCAACCTGAAGTTCTGGAACCTCGCCGGACGAGGACAGAAAGGCATCCTAGACCCGTTCCAGATGCCCATTGATCATGAGAGCCAGCGGCTCGAACTCATCATCAATACCGTGGAGATGTTCGTCGGAAACATCACTGAAGACCAGAGAACAAGGCTCGGAGCCATCGTTGAAGACGTCATGCGCGAGCAGGTACCATCCCTGCTGCGTGTCGTTGAAGTCATGATCATGCACCGAGAGAGAGACGTCCGTAACCTTGGGAACCGGCTGAGCCTGATCTCAAAGATGAAGTTCGCCAACTTGTGCTTCGCCCCTGGCCGTAAGGGATTCAAGCCGCTCAGCCTGGACAGTGGTGTCACCATCGTCACCATGCCCGGCCTGAAACTCACAGTAGACAGCAAGGACGGCATGTCGGGTGAGGAGCGAATCTCAGCCACCATATTCTTCCTTCTGACCAGCATGATCAACGGGATGCTCTACTCCTCTGACGTGTCTATGCGCAAGATCCTGGTCATCGACGAGGCGTGGGCAATCGCTGGTAACTCTGCTGGGTCCAAGGTCATTAAGGCGGTAGCAAAACTGGGGCGATCCAAGAACATGGCTGTCATACTCGCCAGCCAGAACCAGAGTGACCTCATGGGGGAGGACATTGATACCACCATATCCACACGATTCGCGTTCGCTACCGACTACAAGGAGGCCGCGAACATCACGAAGGCTATGCGACTACCCACAGGGCAAGGGTTCGAACAAATCCTGACCTCTCTGAGCCCGGGCGAGTGCCTGATGGAGGAGAGTACCAGCGATGATGGGCGCAGCCGTTACTCCACAATGAAAGCCGTCGTCATCTCCCCCAGGTGGGATGAGGCGTTCAGAACTAACCCTGAAGATGTGCGCGCGAGAGAAAAGAAGAGACGCAAACAGGCGGCAGCAAAAAAGAATCCTACCTAAAAATAGGATCGACATAACTGCTACACAATCCTGAGGAATCCCTGATATTCCTCAGGATTTTATTTCGCCTGACATAGAAGGAAGCGCCCCGATGGCCGCAATCAGCAAAATGAACAGAAGGAAGAAGACTAGCCGTTTTCTCACCGGAGCGGCAGTCGTTGTACTAGCGCTCATACTGGTCGGCTCATCCATGCTTATGCGTAAGTTCTTCGAGACGGAAACCTACTACACGTTGAAACAGGACATCCCAGCACACACCCAGATCACCCCGAACATGCTGGAGCCAAAACAAGCACCCACCGGGTCTATCCCCTTCGAAAATTTAGTCACCCTCGCAAAAGTCCAATCAGACGACCCTAAGGATGCAGTATTCTCCTCAGTTGCCCTCAAAGCCGGGGACATGGTGCCAAAGTCGGTCGTTACCACCGGAAGTGAAGACCTCAAAAAGCAAATCCCTGAGGGCTGGGTCATCACCAACTTCAGTGTCAGCGCAGACAACGCTGTCGGCGGGCGCATCAAGAACGGGTCATACTTTGACATCCTTGTCGCCACATCAGATGGCGCATTCTACCCGTTCCTCAACATGAAGGCCCTCGACACCACCGTTGACCTATCCAACGCCTCCTCATCTGACGCTGTTGATACTGAGGAGGCGCACGCCGGGCAAACCACGCAGTACACGGTTGGGCTCACACCGGAGAACGCATCCAAACTCCAGTCCATCATGAGCCAGTACAACGGCAACGTCAAACTGGTTCTGTCCAATGGTGTCAGCGACCCTGCCACTCACCAGCCGACAGGATCATTCGCCGGTAACGCCCCCGCCCCACTGTCCGTCAGCCCTGACACCGACAACGGCGGCCAGGCCCCAGCATCCCAGCAGCAGGAAAAGCCCTCTGCGCCAGGGAATCAAGACCAGCGGGCCGAGAACAAGTAACTAGGGATCTCCTGAGTCGATATAGTAAGGGTGCCGAAAGTTGCAAAACAATCGGTACCCTTACACTTTTCTACCACCAAATGTCAACACCCCATAGGGTAGTGTTGATCGTTGAAAGCAAGGGATACTATTGGCTACTAGCATTATGCGCCCAAGAGCCATGTTTGTTGGACCAGAGCAGGTCTCAAACGTCATCAGGGACCACGCATGCCCCGACTGGGACTGGTACCGGGTAGACACACTACAGGACGTTATAGCGGGATCACGAGACGGCGACGACTACTCCGACATCAACATGATCATTCTTGTTGACAGAATGTTCGAGAAGGAGTTCAACCCGGAACGCGAGTTCGAGACCATCGTCGCCTCATTCGGCACCAGCAAGATCGTAACCATCCTCCAATACAACAGCAGCCTCCAGTACAACATTGAGAACTCAGTGGCCGCCTATGCGAAGGACAAGGGGATCGGCGAGGTCTCCATGAACTTCGTTGGAGCGGACTACGAGTCAGCCATACCCCGCATCGTCCACAACTACGTCAACGACCCCTATGCTGACGACTGGAACAAGGCCGTCATCAGCAACCGTGTCACCATCGACGAGAACGGCCAGGTCGTCAGCATCGCAGCCGACGAAACTACCGGTGAGGAGTGGGACGACGGCAGCAACTACTTCGAGGAGCAGGTAGACGACACCCAGTACCTCGGCCAGATCATCGCCGTCACCTCCAGCAAAGGCGGGTCAGGTAAGTCCACCGTCGCCGTCACTCTAGCCTCCTACCTGGCACACTCGTCCATGAGGTCAGTGGAGACCGGGGCAGTTGACAGGCCCCTGAAAGTCGCTATCCTCGACCTAGACATTGAAGACGGCCAGATCGGGTTCATCGCGGGCAGCATCCAGCCGACCATCCTGAACATGCGCACCCGGGGTATCTCGCAAGCCGCGTTCGAGGACACTGTTATCAAGAGCAAGCGGCTTGGTGTTGACCTCATCCTAGCCCCCAAGCGGCCACGCTCCAGTGCTGACACGCCACCTCAGTTCTACCGTGAGGTGATCGACTTCCTCAAGCAACGGTACGATTACGTGATTCTGGACACTTCTGTACGCTACATGGATCCCCTTCTGGAGCAGGTGGCGTACCCCATGGCTGACGCCATAGTTTTTGTTACCGACATTGTGATCCAGTCCGTGATGTCTATGACACGGTGGGTGCAGGAGGTGACCTGGCCGGTAGAGAAGAACGGCATGGGGATCCCGGCATCCAAGATCGGTCTCGTGGTCAATAAGGCTATCGCTGATGTGCACATGAACGGGACTCGTATCGCTAAAGCCGCTCCGGGTGTCGCCGTCGTTTCTGTGATCCCAAATAATGCGAAACTGATGGCTCACGCCGCTAACCTTCAGGCGATGCAGGTTGTTTTGAATCATCCAGAGATCCGCAAGTCGTACAAGCGAATAGCAGATGCCATCATGGGCAAACGTTACGACAAGCACCTAGTGGATACCAGCGAGGGTGAACGCTACAAGTTGAGTGACGACTTCAAGGTCACCACATAACAGAAGTAGCGTAACATGTAAGACCTTCCCGCCCCTTTAGTGTGCGGCCTGGAACTCTTTTCTGCTGGCATGGTGCCTGTCTGGTGAAGATACCATGCGAAGCGGCAAGTAATGTTGCCTTGTGTGTTGAGGTGAACATGCGGCAGGAGAGCCAGCCAGGGTCATAGTGAGGGGTTAGGGAACATGAAGGGTCTGGCCGGGATGCCTAGTGGTAGGGGCTCCCGGCCAGACCTGTTTCTTTGTGTGGCACAGTGGTGCGTCTCTTGAACCTTCTCTGATTGCGTGTATTGAAACAAGGCGTTATCACGCAACGACATGTACTGTTTCTGTCATGTTGGCGCGTCCAGCCCAGGGCGTCATGATCGCAACCCCGCCCCCAAGTAGACAAGTACTGCCTGCAATGACAGCATTGAAGTGTCATTGCAGGCAGTACTTTAGCCAGGACCGGCCTTATGCGATAGTGATCTTGTCCTTACCCAGTAGACCCTTGAAGTATACGAGGTCGGCGGCATGCCTCATACCCTCCTCCACAGTGCACCTCCCCTGCTCCACAGCATTAACGATCTGCCGCTCAATAGTCAGGTCATTGTCACGCATATAATCCTCAATACCATGGTCGTCGCCCGCACCGATCATTTCCTGTACTTCACGAGTAATCTCAAGGACAGAGAACAAGGCGAACCGGCTCTTACCATCAACAGTCTTCAAGAGTTCCTGGTTAGCGAGCCCACGAATGTTTGTCTGAAGCGTTGACAGGATACGCCTCTGATCCTCACCATCATACAGCGACTTGATACGGTTCAGCGTGACAGCGGGCGTGTTCGAGTGGATCGTGGTCATCGTGAGGTGCCCTGACTCGGCTGCACGAAGAAACTCGTCAACCTCTTCCTGGTCTCGGACCTCACCCACCAGAATCGTGTCCGGGTCCTCACGCATAGCAGCCTTCAGCGCGTTCGAGAATGAGTGCGTGTCACTACCGACCTCACGTGGAGTCAGCAAAGTAATGCCATCGTCAGGGTAGATGTACTCGATGGGCTTCTCAATAGTGACGATTCTCTGGTTACTGTTTTTCTGAAGGTTACGGATCAGAGATGCGAACGTTGTCGTGTTATGGGTTGGTACGTAGTCCCTTGTGCATAGGAACAGGTGTGACGGGGAGTCCACTTCTAGGCACCAGAACTCCGACTGGGAGGCGTGCACCTCCTCCATGTACTCAATCTCAACAATGTTCTCGGTGCTTGCGCACGTGCCACTGAAGTCGTCGTTCAGGTAATCCCGCACACCAGTAATGCTCAGGCGGTCAAACATAGTCTCAGTGGCGCGCATACCTAGTGAGCGAGCCACACGGGCCACACCCTCCCTGTGTTCATCATTGGGGATGCTGACGGTCGTGTCGCTGGAGTCTGCTGGGGCCTGAACCAGCAGTGCTCCCAGCAGCATCAGCCGGTCTGACACACTCCAGGAGGCCGCCTCAGCAAGAACATCACGTACCCCGTCCTGCCCCTCTGCAAGGCCCGTGACGGTGGCCGCAAGCACCACTGGCGTCACGGTGGGTTCGGTAGGCTCAGGCACCTCCACAGGCCCCATAAGGCCCCTGATAACGGGGTTGTATCCGAACCTCTGGCACACCTCGAACATCTGCTGCGTCGTCACCGTGCGTGGCCCATCAACGCGACCCATCAGTGAGTCCTGGGAGTGCAACTCCAGCAGGTGGGCGCACGACTTGCCGACCAGGATCCCGTCACCAGTGTCACGGAACGTCCGGGAGAGAACACCAGTCACCATGTCTGCCATGTCGCCCGCGAGCCCAGCCCGGTGGGTGATCTCGCGGGCAGGTAACCGTTCACCGTCTTCAGCGGCAACAACCATGTCCAGGAGGGCGGCAACAGACCTCTTCGGCAGAATGATGCGGCAGTACTTGTCGCAAGGGAACTCAGCAACCCACAGGTGGTTACCACCAGCCAGGACAGTCTCACTAAGGCCACGGAACTTGATGTGGAAGAACCTCTCAGACCCTCCGGGGTGCTTCCCCACCACTTTGCAGGTGTTGCCGTTCTCGTCATACACGATGTCACCGACCTGCACTTCCCCAAGCCTGATAAACCCGCCAGGATAGTTCGGGCCAGGTATCAACGTGTCCTCGTGAAGATCCTTACCAGAGCCAGTGATGCCACCCAGGATGATGCCGCCCTTACCGAACCTCGTCCACTCAATCAGGCGTGGGTCCACGTTCAGTTCCTCAGGAGACGGGATAACGTCACTGATGATACGGAACGTCATAGCATTGTGCCCAAGAGTGCGCGCAACATTCAACCTGGTGCGTCTCCCCGCGTGCCTACCGGAACGTAACTCATAGGAGGTGTCCAGTTCCCAGTGCTCATGATAGTCAGTCTGGTTGTCTTTGGTGACAATGTCCATGAAGATGCGGCTCGTGACATCATAGGGGATGGGCCCGAACTTCTCGTCGCGCACAATGTCGCCGTTGACCCTGTACGCGATACGTTTGTCCGGGTCGATATGGACGTCAGAAGCACCCATTTCGATACCTTGTGCGATCACGGCGTCGATATCGAAACCTTTAAACGGATCCTCCTCCGTCTCCTCCTCTTCAATACCGATCCCGTCTATGACGTCAAGAACTCCATCCAAGGGGTCATCATCATAATCGTCGTCATAGTCTTCATCATCGTACCCGGCGTAAGGGTCCTCATACTCTGGATACTCATCATCCATAGGGGAGAACGGGTCCTCATCCTCCCCGTCAACACTCCCCTCACTGGTGTCGCCCGCGTCCATGTTGTCGCTGTCAGCAGCAATGTCTGCACTGACGGCAACATAGTCTGCGTCACCATAGAGATCACCGTCGCCACTACTTGCAGACAGGCCGCTAGCAGCCCCCAGGGCCTCAGGAGCACTACCTGCACTGTACTCAGAAACACCAAAATCTGTGACCGGTTCATCACCGTCAGCACCCAAACTAGCGTTCACAGGATCATCATAGTCGCCGTCGAGTACGCCATCATACTCAACACCTTCGTCGCTATCGCCCCACAGGCGCTCACTGTACCCATTATCTGGAACCTGGGTGGGCGCGTTCATGTAGTCGGCGTCAACAGGTGTCGTTACCACGTCATCCTCGCCCGGCTCATCATATCCGCCAGGAATAGTAGTCTCCTCCATGTGCGGCTGCGTGATCGGGGCAGCGTGACCAGGTACATACTCATCATCCCCGTCACCCTGAAGGAACGGGTTGTAGTCCTCATCCCAGGCCTCAGCAGTAAGGTCAATACGGTCAGACATGCGATGTTACTCTCTTCCAAGAGGGGTGGTAGCGGTAGCCAGGGAACGCGAATGACGGTACATCCAGCAACAGAATCATACCAATAAAACGTAAATCTCTGGTCTGAAGGAATATCCCGGGACGAAGCCACAACTACACTAACACGCGAGAAACAGGCCAGCCAGTACCCCGCACAGCAGAGCCCACACACGTATTCACCTCCCAGAGAAACCGCCCCAAAGCCTGTAAGCACAAGAGCAGGGTAAGCACCATAGGGCACTACCCCTCCCCTACACGGCGACCTGAGTCAGTTCCAAAGGCTTACCATCCATGCCCATAATGCGCTCAACCTTCACCGCATCCCTGAGGAAGGCCGCCCCCGACTTAAAGAACCCCCTGTCCCGAGGATTAGGTTCACGCTTCGCCCGGTTCTCAAACTCTACAGCCACAGACTCCACACACTCACTGATGAACCTGCCCAAAGAGTCAGACACCACTAGGTAGCGGACCTCCCCATACGCGAACCACCCCGACCAGGCATAGTTCCTGAGCACCTTCTTCAACGCGCTACCCTGTTTACGAGTCAACTCGATCTCATAGGCGATAGACCTAGCCCGACCATTCTTGTCACGCACGTCATAACGCATAATAAGGTCTGGCTGATGGTACGACGAGTACTTATCCTTCTCATCATCCTTCGCGCACGGGACCCACAGCATCGGATACTTCTCCATAATGCCGTCACGCACCCCACCCGACAAGTCCCGGTATGCGTCAAGCATCTGCTCACGATACCTCACCAGACGCTCATCCCTCGACAAGGTGACACCAGAGCAGTTGCGCTCCATCCACCGCTCATTCACAAAGAACGCGGGCATAAACCCATGCAACTTACACTCGCGGGCAACAGTGTACGAAACCATAGCATTATGTGCGCCACGCTCAGTCATACGCGCACCCTTACGGGCACTACGCACCTTAATGTTGTCAAAATCCACGCCAGACCTGTTATCCCGGAGCACCTGAAGACCCTTGCTCTTCAACCGGTAAATACTCTTACCACCAAGGAACACGGTATCACTGATAATCAGGCCCATCTCCGCCAAACCAAGAAGACGCTTCGGCGCAGACTTCGGAGCCTTCAAACCCAGAATCGTCTGCACACTTCTAGCAGTAGCGGAACCAGACACAGCAATCAGTTCCAGCACCAACAAATCCTTCTGAGTAATCTTCGACCGATGATACTTCTTTCTCGGATTCCGCTTCTTCCTACCTGAGACAGTCTCGCCACGACGCTGCCTGTGCCGCAGATCCGCCTCCTGAGCCTTACTACGCACAGGGAACTTCACATCAGGGGCGAACTCCTGCCGCATGTACTCGCCAGTGTCAGAAGGAAGCGGCTGCAACCCCTGACCAGGCTTCTTCGGAGGAGGACGGTACCCCTTCATAAACGGCTTATTCTCAGGATTCAGGATATGCGGGTCAGTGACACCAACCAGATCTGGGTCAACCGGCTTCTTAGGGTGAGGCCGCTTAGGCTTCTGATACTGGACCACATACTTGCGATCCTCCAACACATTCACATCATCAGTACCCAGACCAGCAGGCTCAGGACGCGACTCGCCACCACTGAGAGACAAGCCCCCGCCAGTAGACACACCGCCGGATCGCCCCCCGTCGTTTACTCCACTACGAGATTGCGCACCATTAGCATCTCCTCGACCACTACTGTCACGACGGAAACCACCCGCACCAAGACCAGCACCCACAGTGAGACCAGCAGTTACAGCCGGTTCCTGTGGGCTTCCCTGAACGCCACCACGACCATCACCCGCGCCACTGCCCGCAGCGCGCACACCCCCCGAACCTTGCGCCCGAACATCAGGGACAACAGGCCGCACACCAGACATCGGGCGACCACCCGAACCTCCACTACCAGAATGATGATGCCCCTCCCCTGACTGTGAGGGACCGCCACCCTGCCCCCCACCTACTGGCCCCCCATGAGGCGCAGCAGGACTCGAAGCACCTTCACCCCCACCCGAGGTGCCCACGCCAGCACCATTACCAGCAGTCCCATGAGGAGCAGTGCGACGCTCAGGGGAAGAGTGACGAGAACTTCCCCCGTCCCCCACAACACCACCCTGAGCCCTCACAGGGCGGGCACCGCCAGCAGGAGATGCAGGGCGAGAGCCACCTCCCATGCCAGAGGTAACACCCTGCCTGACAACAGGTCCACCACCAGCCATACGACTTCCGCCACCCTGTGACTGTCGGACACCCATTGGGGCGACACCGCCATGCGGTAGATCGCGGCCACGCACACTGTCACCCTTCACCACACCACGGGCGCTGTCGTTACCCCCAGTGTCAGGCCCACCAGGAACCCCCATACCTCTAGGATGACCGTCTCCCCCACGCGACGGCACCACACCAACACCAGCCCCAGTAGGTCGCCCAGCGCCTCTTGTGTTATCCTGTGACCGGCTGGAGGTAACCTCGTCATCACTGAGCAGGTCACTCATCATGTCATCAAGAAGATCATGCTCAACCCCAGCAGACCCGCCACCAGCAGGACGCGCTGGTCCACCATTAGCGCCAGGAGTAGTAGGGCGCACGGGGCGGCTCACCCGACTGCGGTCACGGAAACTATTGCGTGCGCCATCACGGCCAGGCTCATCAGTCACAAGCACACCCTCCAAGAGTTAAGAAAACAAGCGGGCAACAATCCAGACATTCTACACTATATTACCCCAAAACGCCAGCGGCACAAGAAAAGAAGCCCCAGCGACGACACCGCGACCCAACATCACGTACACGCCTCCTGGTCACAAGAAAACCAAACCCATAGCACCCAGCCACGCACCATACAGAACCCGCAAAAGGCACCCGCCCCTGTGCCCCATGTCACACGGCACCGGCTTGACCAATGACGATCATGCGGCATACGATCAGGCCAGATCCAAACAAGCCAACCCCAAGCAAGGAAGTTACGCCATGCGTAGCACAGACAACTATGACCTCATGATCCTTAAGATGTCCCAGTACTTCATGCGTCGAGCACGTGGCAAGTCCTACCGGGTGCCAGACGAACTGAGCCTAATTTGCATGAAGGAAGACAACCCTGAAGAATGGGGCGACCTGATCCACGACCTCATCAACGAGGCCCGCCCGTTCGTTAATGAAGACGGAACATGGACCACCACCCACGCGGGAAAGAAGGACCACATCATCGGCTCTGACGAGGTTATGGCTGCCGCACGCTATGCTCGAACCATGCTGGAGATGGCCAGCCGAAAAGACTACGCCCTCCATCACCTCACGTCCGACGCCCTGAACAAGGCACTGGACGACCTGTACGAGAAAGGCCGCCAGGACGCCCGCACAGCCCTAGCAGCAGAGCAGGGACTCATCTGAAAGAACCAACCGAAAACACACAGGCCCGCATACCAGGTGAAACCACTAACCACCGGCATGCGGGCCACAAGTATGTTCAACAACCAGCAGGAACACAAACACCCCACCTCACACCATGGGTGACACGCCAAGGCACTGCGCAACCAAGGCCACCTGCCCGCACAAAACGATGGGGCGCACAGTTAACACCTAGAGTGGAAAAGACTCAGAAATCCTCATCCAGGTACATGTTTCCAAGTACATGTGACCCACCCCGTCATTGAAGTGCTTCACCCTGAGCATACGAGACTCACAAGACGGGACGCGGATCAGCACCTCACCATACACTACACCAGCAGGGTCGGGGTTAAACAGGAGTGTGTCACACAAGATCCCCTCCAGACGATCAGGGAGACTTCCGCTATAGTCCGCAAAGGAGAAGCGGACAGCAACCACCCCGTCGTCAACCTCCACAATACAGAGGTTCGTCCCATTCGGGTTAACCTCATTCACCCGCCCCACAAGCCACTCAGCACGCTTCACAGCCTCACTCTCAGGTAACCCAGACACGTACCCATCAACCGACACTGGACGGTCAATCAACTCAACACTTCCCATAACAGTGTCTCCCTTCCAGACGGAACCCAGTCCGTCCCAGCCAATCTCTTGCTTCGCTGGCAATCCACTCGATCCACAGCACACCACCACCCACCAATATACAGGACAACACACCCAGAACACAACCACCCCAGACCATGCCATACCACCCCTGGCAAACCCGACCGCCGGTGGCACACAAACAGCCCCAGGAAGACGCCCTCTGAGCAAGGCCACCCCATGCACTCACACCAACCCGAGCACAAACCAGGCGGCAGGAGCCACTAGAAAAACCAGGCTCACCTACAAGCCCCGCACGCACAACACCAAACATGCCCACCACCCAGAGTGGGAACATGCGCCTAACCCCCACCTCCCCGTGTTCCCATGCCCCTGTAAGAGTGAACCAGACAAACGTTACCGCTACTATCATTGTTTACGACTAATCCGCACCCCCAAGAAACAAGCCACGCCCACACCAATTGAAACACCATGCTCACCCCATAGTTTCACGCTTGCCGCAACCAACCGGAACACCATCAGCACAGAAAAGCGGCAGAGACGAAAACAGACGCAAGCCACAACAGCCACCGACCAGGAAATGAGTCTAAGCACCTGTGCCACAACACCCCATATACACACCACCCGGCACCATTCACCCAAACAGGGTAAACAGGAGCAAGAACACGACCCGGGCTCGCAAGAAACCGTATCCAATAACCCAATCACACCCTCGGCCACCCATAGAGATAGCGGAGGATCTGGCACCGAACACGCCCCTGGAAATCGTCCCTTGCGGCCACCTCAAAACAAAAACCTTGCCACTATCATGATCACAGGCAAACCACCCACACATTGCATACCCCTGTCAAGCAGCCCTGAACAAGTAAACCCCACCATTAGGCTCACTACACACTACAGAGCCCTTACGCCGCTCATTAACCGCAACAAGAACCACAAACCCTAGTAAGAACACCTAGCCAGCCAAGGTGTGCACACGAACCCCACACCAACCCATGAGGTCAGGAACCACAACAGGCAGTCAGCACCAGCCACGCAAAAGCGTAAAACCAGAGAAAACTCAAAAACAGGTGCAACCCCACTCAACACGACAATACGCCATCACAAGAACATCAGGCAATAGTCCCACACATGAACGCCCACCCCAAAGGCGACACAAATAACCAACCAGCACGCATGACAAGAACACTTGACACCCAGCCAGGAAGACATCACATACATCCAAACAAGCCCGCAAACACACAAGACGAAGCAGCACCAAGACACAACACGCAGACATGCGCACACCCACTACATGCTTACCCACTCCCTCTCTACCAAGCACAAACCGTCCTCACCCCCCCCCATAAAGCCAACCCAGGCCGCACACCCCAGTAGCCCCCATCGCACAAACACCCCACCCCTCTATGCACCTAGTCTGACACCACACACCCCCACTAAACACCCACCCACAGAAAGAACCCAACCACAAGACAAGCACACTTTACACACCCACCACATACCTGCACACCTCTCGAAAGACATAGCCACCCAGGCAACCGCCCCGCACAAAATAATAGACACACACCCAGAAACAGACACACAACAAACCCCCTCCCACCCAAAACCAACCCCCAAAACACCCATACACCCAGAACGCACAACCAAAAACCACAAAACCGCGCCATTCCAACGAAAAGTCCCAATTACACGTGAAGAAGGGGTTTCCTATACGGGTACCAAACCCCAAAATTTCCGCCAAGCAAAACCCACCCACTTGGTGTCTCGCGCTGCTGTCGCTGTTGTGGTGCTCGTCTCTGTCGTGTTTGTTGGTGGGTTTGTGCTTGCCTGCACGGGCGTTCGCTGGGGCTCTCTGTGCAGGGTGGGGGTTGGTCTTGGGGTTGGGTGTGGTGGTGTGCGCTTACTGTCGTGATGAAGAGGCAGTGAGCGTGAGTGTGCGCATACTGTTTGGCTGTGTGGTGGATGGGTGTGCGCATATAGTGGCTGGGCGACTACTGCGCAACAGGGGACCAAACAGCCACAGGGGGTAAGGGGTTCAAGACAAAGGAGGAGGACGTAACCGTGCGTGTGGGGTTGGGGGACTATTAACCCCTGACGGGTGCATAGACAAGTGCTGGTACCTGGAGTGGTCACCTGCTTGTGGTGTCGGCTGCGTTCGCTACGCTCACTTCGCCTGGTTCCGGCATCGTGTTGGTTTGGGTTGTGGTTCTTGTGAGCAGTGTGGTGGCATGGGGTGTGCGTGGGGGCGGTAGTGTAGCGTCAGTGGAGCGGAACCCCCTCCTGGGGTGAGAGAGGTGCGTGTGTGGCACCCATAGGGGTGGTGTGGGGTCCTGGGGCTGGTGATCAAAGGCGGGGCAGAGTGAACGCCAGTGAACGCAGCCCCCTTCTTGGGGTGCTGGTGGCTTCTCTGGGAGGGAGTGTGAGCCCGGGCTGTTACCCAAGGCAGAGGGGAGCCCTGGCGGGGCGGCCCCTTGGTGTGCGGTCAGGGTGTCAACAGGGGGGGGAGCATGCGTGGGTGTGCGCACGGTAGCCTCATGGGGGCGTGTGAGCGTCAGCGAGCGCGCGGCCTGGGGTCGGGTGGAGCGGGACCGGAGGGTGTAGTGAAGCGTCAGCGGAGCGGAGCCCGTAGTGTTCCGTGGAGGCGGGCCCTGGTGTCAACTGGTGGCGGCAGTTGTGGGCGGCCCTGTTGGCATGTGATCCCCTTGGGTGGGGTCTCCTGGTGGGCACGGGGTGTGGGTGCCCTGCCTAGGGGTGCAGGGTGGGTGCGTGTTGCCCAGGGGTTGCAGAGTCGAGCACGGGGTGGGTTGAGTGAGCGTCAGCGAACGAAACCTTTAAGGTGAGCGTGTGGTAGCGTGGGGTGGGTGACGGCGATGTGGGGCTGGTAGGTGAGCACGCGGGGCGAAGTGAATGGAGTCTTTGGGTAGCGAGGTGGGCCTGGGTGTGTTGGGTGGCTGGGTATCGGTGGGGTGGGGGGTGACCTTTTGTGGGCATGGGTATAGGGTGTGGGTGTGGTTGTCTGGTGGTGTTGTTTGTGGGGGTGAGTGGTTGAGGTTGGGTTGGGTCTTTGGGGTGTTGGGGGTTGTGTGTGGGGTGGGACTGGTTGGGGGGTGTATTTTTTTGTTTGGGGTGTGGGGTGTGGGTTTCGCTGGGGCGCTTGGGGTGGGGTGTTATTTGTGTGTGATGTCCGCCTGGGGTTTTGGTGGTGTCGTCTGTGTTCGTGGTGGTTAGGGTGGGGGTTATGGGGGCTCTTTCTGGGTTGGGGTTTGTGTAGGTCTTGGGTGGTGCCAGTATTGGGGGTGGGACGGCAATAGTGGGGTGGTGGCAGGGAGTTGGGGTTTTCTGTGGGGTGTGGGGTTCTTGCTGCGTGTGTTGTGTTTTTGCTGGGGCGGGTGGTGTGGTTCTGGCCGCGAGTGCTGTGGTTGTCTGTGTTTGCATGTCTTGGGGTGTTGTGTGGTATGGTTCACTTGTCTGGGGGTTGTGTTGGTGTGGTGGTCTGGGTTAGGGTTGGGTTAACAGGTCGGGAGGCAGAGGGTCCCTGGCATGAGCCCGAGAAGGGGGATTAGGATGTTTGATCTGCACGCTGCTGAGGTCCAGGTTCGTGAGGCTGCTGAGGCTGTTCGTACGATTGTTGGTTTGCCTGTTACTCAGGTGGATGTCCATCAGGTGCTTCAGGTGGAGGAGATTGTTGCCACTCGGGTGGTGATTACTGGGCGGTACACGAAGGATGTTTTTGTTAGCGGTGCTGTCTTTGGGTATGGGAACCCGGTTCTGGTGGGGCGGCAGGTTGACCGGGTTGAGGAGTCGTCGGTTTTTGCGGGTGGTGTCTTTTACTGGTCTGTGAAGGCTTTTGATTCTCGGGGGGATCTTGTTTTTGAGGTTTCTGGTGAGGGTGTTGACTGGGAGGTGCGTTCTCGCTGAGTCTCTGGGTTTTGGTTGGGGCCTACTGGGGTGTTGGATCCTGGTGGGTCCCAGTCTTTGTTGTCTGCTGGGGTGCTTGGTTGTTGTGTGGTGTTGGGGTGTTGGGCTGTCTGGTTAATTTGGGTGGGGTGTGTGTTGCTGTGCTCCTTCGGTCTGGTGCTGTGTTGGCATTGTGGTGCGGCCTGGGATCTGGGGCTGTGCTCGTGGAGGTGTGTGGTGTACTTCATGTTTTTGGTGGTGTTGGGGTAGGTGGCTGGTGGTGTAGTGTTGAGCCGGTGCCGGGCCAGTCGGGCCGGGCAATGAACCTTGGGAGGGCTCTGTGATGTGTGTGTCTGATGATGTGGCTGTTGGGGTTGCGTCTGGTGTGGTTGGGGGTGTGCCTTCTGGGGGTGTGGTTTTTGATCCTGCTGACGTTGGTGGGGGTAACACGGCTGTGAGGGGCGCCTATTCTGTTGTTCGGCGTTGGCTTCCTGGGTATGCCAGTGTCAGTGGCCGGTGGGGTGGTGATTGGTGTGTTCTTCGTTCTGACGTGGGGAAGGGTGAGGGGGTGGACAACTCTGCTTCTGTTACTGTTGCCAGTCGGTGGGATGGTCGGGTGTTTCACTGGGATGTTGTTGCTGTGCACCGTGGTTGTGAGGCTTGTTGTTCTGGGTCGGGTGACTGGCATGCTATGCGGGTTGCTGTCTTTGGCACGGTGAACAGGGCGGTGGTGGCTTATTTGTCGTCGCCTTTGGATTTTGATTGTGATGAGTGTCGGGAGGCTGGCTGGGTGTGACGGGCCGGGGTTGGTCTTTTGTGGTGGCGGGGCTGCCTCTAGCCTGCCTTCCTGTTGGTTGGGGTGTGTTGAGTGTTTCTGGGTTGGGTGGGGTGGTCTTGGTGTGCTGTGTTCGGGTTGTGAGGTGGGGTGGTTGGGGTAGGTGGTGGGGACGCCATATGGTGGGGTGGTTGGGTGGTTTCATGCTGGTGTGCGTCCTTGGGGGTTTGGGTGCCTTGTTGCTTGCTGTGGGTTTCCCCTGTCCTCTGGGTCTTGTTGGGGTGCGGCCTCTGTGTGTGGGTGGTTTTCCTGGGGCTGGTGGCGGGTTGTTCCTTGTTGGCCTCAGGTGGTGTGTGTGAAGGTGGGTGTCACTCAGGGTGTGTGAAGGCGCGAAGATGTGCCACCCAGGGTGCGGGTATTGGGTTCCGTACCCTGGGTGGTTTTGTTTGCCTGTGCTTTTCTTCTTTGGCCTGTCCGTCTGGTGCGTGCTGGGGCTTCCTGGGCTTGCTGGGTGCCTGAGTGTGGGACCCTTGTCTGGGCTCGTGGTGGATAGTGGGGACACCAGGATAGGGGTTGGGTGTGGTTTTAGGTGGGGTGGTGGTGCGTTGGGTGGCGTGGTAGCCCGTGTCTTGTTTCTGGTGCGTGTCAATGAGGTCGCTCACTTGGGCCGCAAGAACTTGGTGTCGTCTTCTTGTGGTCTTGGCTGTTGTGGGTGGGGTGAGGGCTTCGCCGTCTTCTTTGTCCGCGTGGGGTGTCCTCGGAGAGTGGTCCGGTGATCTGGACTAGGGCTGGGGTGCGGCCTCGATGGCGTGGGTGGAGGTAGGCGGCCGGGTCGGAGAGGGTGGCGCAGCCTGAGAGCCCGTGGCGGGTCAGGTTCTCGCCCTGGTTCATCGGGAAGGGCTGCTGCTCTGGGTTCAGGAGGTCGCACACGTCTTGGTTGGTGGACTGGATGCGGTAGGTGGTGACTTGGGTAGTGGGGTGGGAGGTGAGGGGGTTGTGGTTGTTTCCCCTCCTCTTTTCTGGGTGGGCCCTTTTTTGTTTTGCCTTTTTGGGTGGGTGGTTATGGCGTGTTGTTTGGTCTGGTGGGGTTAGAACAGGGTGACGGATAGGGTGTCGTAGCCTTCGCCCATGATCGTGAGGGGGCGGTCATGGATGTCGTCTCCGCGGATCCAGATCTCCCATAGGGGGTCCGTGCCTGCCTCGGACTCGTACCGGCAGCAGTTGGGTTCGCCAATGGTGAGCCCTTCCAGGTTGGTGGTGGCCTTGAAGACTACACCCTCGATCAGCAGGAGGCGTCCTTGGGTGGTGTCGATGACGATGTTGGTCCACCCGTCAGGGTGTGTCTCCCATGTGGCGGTCTCGATGGTCTGGCCCTTGACCTCTTTGAGGATCTGGGTGGCGGCCAGTACCTTGTCGTGGCCTTGGTGGCTGGTGGTGCTGAGCATGGCTGCCTCCCTACAGGTTGACGGGTCTGGTTCTGTCTTGTAGTGGCTCGCGCCCTGTCGGCGGAGCCCTTATCTGTGGTTACAGCATAGGCGTGTGCTGGGTGTGTCCGCAACCCTTGGGTGTGTGAACTGGGGCACAGTCAGTGCGGGTGTGCTTGTGGCCTGTTGGGGCTTCTTGGGGTTTGTTCTGTTCTGCTGGGGTGGATCCATGGGTGTGGGTGCTCGGTTGGGAGTGCTTGGGCACTGGGGTGGGTGCGTGGTTGGTTCGGCCCGACTTTCTGTCTTGTGGTCGTTGGTCGCCTGCCTGAACTGCTGCCCGTGGAGGGGTGTGCTGCTGGTGCGGTGGTCTGGGGTTGCGTGTACGGGATGCGGAGGGGTGGGGTGCCTGTTGTGTGCGAAACCTGGGTGAGGCTGGGACTTTTCGTTGTTATTCCAGTGGTAAAGTCCGTGCAGGCAAGGTCGTGTACTCTCGTTCGTTCCTGTTGTCGGGGTCGCCTTGTCTGCTCCTCCCTGAATCTGTTCCGCTGGGTGTCTGGTGGTGTCCCTTGTTTGGGGCTTGTTTTGTTGTGGTAGTAGGGGAAGGTGGCTGCGGGTGGGCTGGTCGTCCAGGTGGATGGTCCCGTGCAGGCAAGGGGGTTTTGAACGTACACCATATGAAAAAGAGATCTTGTATTACCAGGGAACGCTGCACGGGGTACCCGCCATTGTCACCTGACAGTTCCTCATCGTTTGTGTCCGCTGACTTGTGGGGGCGGGGCGTGTTGCTGGTTGAGGGTGTGATCGGGTTGGTGGTCTGTTTGGGTGTGGCTGCGACTGGTGGAGGGGTGACGCTGGGTGGGTTGCCTCAGCCTGCTGCTGGGGGTGGTGGGTGGCGGAGAACCCTCTGGAAGAGCGTGTAAGCCACGCTGAGGCGTTTTTGGGGATGTGCCGGTACATGGGATAGGGTGCGGTGGCTCTAGGCCGTTAGGGGCGCTGTGACCACTCCTTGGGTGCTTGTCGCTCACATGTCCTGCCCTTTACTTTCCGGCTGGGTTGGAGGTATGTATGGGGTGTGGGGCTTAGGTTGTCCAGTGAATGGGTGGGGAGGGGTGGTAGAGGTAGGGCCGTGCTTGCTTTGGCCGGGTGTTTGTTTATATGGGTGTTCTTCTGGGTGGGCATACTGTGTTAGGGGTGAATGGATCCTGTCACCCTGTCCACGGTTTGTCCTCGTTTCAGGGTTGACGGCCGGGGAGTGAGGGTGTTAAGGTTGTGAGAATGCCTGATTTGGATGAGAGTGAGAGCAAGGTATGAGTGAGCGACCTGGTGGGGAGCCATCGGATCTGTTGGGGGAGTCTGGTGTGCCTGTTTCAGTGTCCCGTCCTGAATCGGCAGCCATAGTGGATGCTGTGCCTGCTGGTGGTTCCGCTGTTGCGGGGTCTTCTGTGTCTCGTGTGGCTCCGCTTCGGGAGGATGGGGAGGTTCTTCCTCTGCCGACGGTTGAGGGTGGTTTCAGGACGGTGCTGGCTGATCCGCCGTGGCGTTTCCGGAACCGGACTGGGAAGGTGGCCCCTGAGCACCGTCGTCTGGACAGGTACTCGACTATGACGTTGGAGGACATCAAGGGTATCCCTGTGGATGGTGTGACCGCCAAGGATGCGCACTGCTACCTGTGGGTGCCGAACGCTCTGCTTCCTGAGGGTCTGGAGGTGATGCGGGCGTGGGGGTTCCGGTACGTGTCGAACCTGGTGTGGGCGAAGCGGCGTAAGGATGGTGGTCCGGATGGTCGTGGGGTGGGGTTCTACTTCAGGAACGTCACTGAACTGATTCTTTTCGGGGTCAAGGGGTCTATGCGGACGCTGACTCCGGCCCGTAGTCAGGTGAACATGATTGAGACCCGTAAGAGGGAGCACTCGCGTAAGCCGGATGAGCAGTACCCGTTGATTGAGGCGTGCTCTCCGGGACCCTACCTGGAGATGTTCGCCCGCTATGGTCGCCCTGGCTGGGTGGCGTGGGGGGATGAGTCCGCGGATGACGTCACCCCCAGGGGGAGCGTACACAGGGGGTACGCGGGCGGCCAGATCAACCCCAGGGCGTGAGACAGGACTGTAGGTGGCGTGCCCTCTGAGTGCGAGGTGCGGCTGCCAGGGGTGCAGGGTGGTGTGGGGTCGGGTGCTTGCTGGGTGTGGTGGGTCTCAGGGTAGGTTGGGTCCAGTGTGGGCTGCGCCCGGTGTGCTTGGTGCCAGCATGTTGGCGTGGGTGGCATTGTTGGGACTTGTTGCGAGGGTGGCGGCTAGTGCTGCATGTGGCCCAGTTCACTCACACTGGGGTTGCGTGGTGCTGGTGGCTGGGGTACGCTTGAGTCATCAGCCGGAGGGAAGAGCCTGACGGCGTGACCCTAGAGGAGTCAAAATGACTGAGTGCGGAGACGTTAAGGGTTTCACCTGCCCTGGCGATGAGCGCAATGCCCGCGTATTCGTGGAGGTAATTGAGGGTCTACTGAAGGGGGCAGTGATTGACTCTATCAAGACCTGCTTCCGTAAGAACATGACTGTCCTCACGGAGAACCTTACTGAGGATGACGAGACGGATGACGTCATTGTCATCGAGGGTCGGAAGTATGGTGAGCCTTTTACGCTGAGTATTGTTGGGGTGTCATTCCCTATCCATGACACCACTACATGTTTCAAGATTGTGGAGGCGTCTAACTCACTGGGGGAGGTCAAGGGCGTATCCATCATGGATCCGTCGCACGAGTTCTACAACGACTGGGAGTTTTCTCTTTTTTACACTATTTTGATTAGTCGTGGGTGCGAGGGGGACGTTAAGATCTTGGTCGATGTAAGTGGTGACGGACAGTTGTCTCTCCCCTTCATGGTGTACAATAAGACTCACATGTCGTTCTTCAACGGGGAGGTCAGTACCTGGGAGATCGAGTAGTCATAGCCGCCTTTGTAGCAGACGGGACCAGTCTCAACCAGGGTGCTGGTCCCGTCTGCTATCTGTGTGTGCATGGTTTAGTGGTGTCACTGAAGTCCTTCCCGCTCTCACCCGAAGGGGTCTTGGCCGTTCCGAGACGGTGGATGTATTGGTGCCTCTGTCTACTTCTTCTGCTGGTGCCGTTGAAGTCTCACGCTTTCTTAGCCCTGCCTTTCGGGGCCCCTGCTGACGACCTTTTGGTAGGTGGCAGGTTACTGAGTTTGAGTACACCTGTAGCGGGGCAGAAACGGATGCGCGTATTCTGTACTGGTGTCGTTTCCTCCCTGAGGGCATGTGCGCCTGGCCTCGGGTTTCTTTTTCGCTAGGACTGCCTTTTCTACTCTTCACAGGTGGATCCTTCTAGAGTGGAAACGACGCTTCCGCAGTGCGGTTTCTCGGTGTGCCTGCCGTCATCTTTCGTCAAGAGGTGCGCATGTTCACGGCAACTGAGTGTATCTGACATCACCCCGCCCGCGCCTGTGATACCAGGTGAGTCTAAGGCTGCCAGGAGTCGGGTACTGGGTGGTTGTGTCGCTCTCGGGTGGGTTGAAGTGCTTCTGGCTAGTACGTCAGGGACGGATGGCTTCTGTCAGCAATGCTCCTGCCTGCCTCACAAGGGGACGTCAGAATAGGGTCGCTGCTCGTGTTCTTGCCGCCACCGTCGCTCACAGTGTATGCGCGTGATCCTGTCTGCACCCTGTACTGCGGCCAGGGGAGGAACGTGTAGGTGGGCAGAGAGATGCTGGAGGTGCTGCTACAGGGGCGTCATGTTAGATGCGGTTGCTCTGGTGCGCATGTTCACGACACACTGGCTCTGGATCGTGCGCACGAGACTAAGGGCAAGATGGTGGCACGCTGATCATAAAGCACTGGTGGGGCCAGCCGGGAGGAAGCCCAGCCAGCCCCACCAGGAAGGGGATGGTTATCAGACGCCCGAGGCGAGACCCCGGCAGCCAATGATTGCTCCCTTGTCATCGCGGACAACGCGGTCCGGCGATACGAAATCGGTGCGTCCGACACTGACAGCGTAGTCCGCGAGCGCCTTGGAGACAATATACAGGGTCGCGTCTTTCTTGGGAGGGAGCGACTGCCCATCAACGAGTTCGTCGAGGAACTTAAAGCCCCCCGACAAGGGAATACTGACCCCGTCCACGTCAATCTGGCTTGAGGTTCCCTTGAAGGTCTTAAGACGAGGGGCCTCGGCGGCAGGCTTGATGGTCTTGATGATGTTTCCGTCCTCATCCATGAAGTTGACGTCGTGCGGTGTCATGTTGACGAGATTCATTGTGTTCTCCTTGGGGTTTGTGCCGTTGCCCCTTTGGCTCTGGCGTTGACTTAACCTTAGCGCGCTTGTTGGATGTGATGCAACCTGGTTTGGTGTGATCTGGCGCACACGAGTTTCTGCCTGCTGATGGGTCGTTCTAGTAGGGTGCCCTGAGGCGGATAGCGGTAACCCCACCAGAGAGACGAACCCGCTCCCCTGGTGGGGCTTTGTGTCTGTTCTGGTGGGGTGTTGACGTAGTAGGGGGTGTGGTAGTTGCGTCCTGGAGTGTCCGCGCGGCTAACACACCTCGTGTCAAGGTTGCTTTACAATGCTAGTGCTCATGGCGGCTGCCAGCGCCTCCAGTACCTTGGTGGTGTCGTAATCGCCTAGTTCCAGGTGGGCGACAACCTCAGCGATGGTGTACATGGGGGACAGGTGCACGCCGACACCGCCCCAGTTCTGGTAGTTGGTGATTTCGACGACCACTCCTCCGGGGGTGTAGATGAGAAGGGACCTGCCCTCATGGTCCCATGCGAAGATCTGTGCCGTGTCGTCAGGTGAACTGATTGTGCGGGCTACGGCGGGCAGGCTGTCTCCGGCCATCTCTTCGTCGTTGAGTGAGAGACAGATCTGACTCTCAAGGGCCTCCAGGGTGTCGATGTCTGCTCCTAGGCGGGCGTTGGACACCTCAGGGCTGATGGATAGTGCTTCCCACTGGATCCTCTGGCTCATGGTGACGGCTTCCTTGTCGTGTTTGCGTGCTTGGTTTCTCTAAGGAGTATTCAACCATGCTTGTTGCTGTGTCGCCACTCAAGAACGTGTGATGTGAGTCACTTATCCCCTTATTGGGCTTGCACCAGGGGCGGCAGGCTGGTTCAAGGCGGGCCTGTGCGTTGGCGTGGTTGGTTTTCTCATCCATCTGAGCACCCTGTCCTGTTCTTGTGTTTCTAGTACTGGTGCAATGGTGTCCCCAGTGATTGAGGTGCTTTCGTCTGCCGCACTGGGTGAGGGGTGCCTCTGGGGGTGTTAGTGTGAGGCAAGGCTGGGGCGTGGTCTTGGTGGTGCGGTCCGCCATGGTTCTCCTGTTGCGTCAGGTGCTTTTCTCGTGTATCATGTCGGTAGTGGTGTGTCCGCCTGTGCCTGTGGCGGGGCGGTTAAGAATGACCCACACCTGAACTCTATGAAGGAGAAGAATGCGTGTGTGCGTCTGAGAAGGTTGATGACGTGCCGACCCTGGATTCTGATGGGCCTCGCCCTACTGGGGTGGAGGCTGTCAGGAGTGTCCTTGCTGGCCTGGGTGTGCCCGATAGTGTCACCCCTTTCACTGTCACCCCTGAGGTGCCGGAGTCTGGTGTTTTCGTGATGGCTGCTGTCGTCATGAAGGCGGTGGGGGTGGTGGAGTCAGATCTTGCTGTCGCTGTCGTCTGCTACCTGAGGGACGGCCAGGAGACAGCCAGTGACATGTACATCCAGGTCCTGGCCGGGGAGGATCCGCTGGTGGTGTCCTTCCCGAGGGTGTGGAGCGAGACCCTGGACAGTGCGGGAGTCAGTGCCCTGGAGGCCGCTAGTGTCGTCCTGGACATCAAGACACTCTTCCCTGGTTGCGAGGGCGACAGCAGTGGTCTTACGGTCCCGGTGGAGGGTGAGGGTTCCTTCATCCTGGCTGTGCGTGGAGGCCCTGAGGCTGGGTGCGTGAATGTCATCTTTCGCCATGGTTGGGAGCATGCTGAGACGATAGTGGACGCCCTGGGCAGAGATCGTGTCCTGTCTGTGATCCCTCGGGGTGACTGGTGGGCTGAAGTCCTGTGTACTCGGGTTCTCACAGTCGGCGGATTCAAAGCCCCAGTGTTCGTGAAGGAGGTTGAGTGATGAGTAAGGAAGGTGCGACGGCCAGGACGAAGCATTCCCCGCACGGCCCTGTAAAGGCGCCATCAGGGTCGGCTTTCCTCATGGTGCCTAACGGCCGCCTGTGCGAGAATGCAATGGATCCTGGAGGGGCTGATCAGGCTGACATGATGCGCCTGATTGACAGTGAAGAATGGGGTGACATAGAGAGGTCGCGGACCTGGCTTGTCAGGCACCTGGGTCTCCATGCGCTGCTCCCGAGCACCAAGCATGTTCCTGAGGATCTGAAGGCGAAGATGGCGGTTAGGGTCAATACTCAGGGTGTGTGACCTGTTTCACTCGGCCGGGCTTGCGGGCAGGTAGTTGGCTGGTGCATACTTGATCCAGCAGGCCGGAGGCAGAAGGTCAACGGCACCACCTTTAAGGGGATGTACACAGATATGAACATCTACGATCTTGAGGCCATCGAGAACAGCATCTACGAGTTTGTGGCTGGCTCTCCCATTAAGGCCGCCTCGTGTCACTACACTGGGCACATGGACGTTGTGGGCGGAATCGATGTCACCCGCGAGGAGGGTGTTGCGCTGTCATATTCCGCCGATGGGGAGGTGAGCACTATCTTCCTGTCTGGGCGCACCGACGACGACCCGTCAGTTCTTGAGGGTGTCTCTATTGACACTGTGATCGCCGAGCAGGGCGACTACAACGAGGTGGTTCTTCGTATTGGGGATGGAGAGACCATGATCGCCCTGTCTGGGGTTAACGCGGGAATGATCGCCGAGATGTGAACAAGGCCTGACCATGTACCTGAGTTGATTGGTGTGGCGGGCAGGAGGTTTAGTCCCCTACCCGCCACACCTTTTGTGTCTATTCCACTCTCTCCGCTCTGTGTCCCTACTGTGTGCTTGTTGCAGGTGTAACCCATGTCACTACCAGACCGTGCCGCCTCGCCTTGACGCCGTACTCTAAGGGGATCTAGCATGGCCTTTGACAACAGGTGCGGAGCGGCAAGGTCTTCACACCAAGCCACAGAAAACAACCATGTGCAACAATCATGCTATCCTTAAGCAGGTGTTTGACCTGTTCTTCTCGTCACTGGACTCCTTTGAGGAGACCGGCCTGATCGATCAGCAGACCTCCTACCTCACTAAGGTTGCAAAGTGGGGTGGGCTCAACGATCTGTGCGCCACCAACAGGGAGGTCAGGAAGTCTGTAGCCGGGCTGTCTGCTGGACTCATCTCCACCCCGAACGACAGCCCCTTGTGGAAGAACCACGCTAAGGGTATCTCCACCGTCCTGTTCTCTGTGTTCATGGCGGGCGCAGCACACAGCCGTGACGCGAAGAAGATCCGTCGCCACCACTGGATCTCCAGGTCCTATTCCTCCATCTTCGGTTATGGGGGAGGAAGCACGTTCCCGGTCGCTATCACCAGCCCGATCATTCCTGCCGTCACAGCCAATGTGTCCGTGGAGGAGTTCACCCATAACTGGCCGTCCCGTAACGAGCGTGGCCGCGAGTGCTACCACCACATGATCGAGGCCGCATTTTCAGCGCTAGAGTACAGGTACTGTGAGGTAGTCCGTAAGACGTCCCCCATGACGGACAAGGACCTGTGCGTACTGGGCGCGTTCTGTGTCGCCCTGGATGCGCGTAAGCCCATCTCTGGGGAGGGTGGCAGGTTCCCTGACGGGGACGTTGACCCGATGATTCGTCACATCCTGGATGTCGCTGACGGCCTCTGTGGGAGCGATGGGGAACTTCGGGTGGCTGCCGTAACCACGGACACGCCGATGCCGTTCCTTCCGGCTGGGCGCATCTATGAGGGTGGGGCACTGGTGACGCCCGTGCGCTCGACGATGCTTGTCCTGGTGGGTGATGGTGACACGACACCGGCCCTGGCTGAGAAGGCCGCAGACACCTACACGTGGCGGGCCATCAAGATGAGCGGGAACGCCATCTACGGCCTGTCTGCGGAGGCCCTGGAGCGAGCCATCAGCGACACTGGCAACGAAAGGAAGTGAACCCGTATGCCTCAGCACCGCCACCCTTTGACCCACCGACAGCAGACAGGACCAGGGCACGGCAGGATCATGCGCATGGTTGGAGTCATCATCGCCGCACTGGTGGTGGTGATGGCCTGCACATCCTGTAACACCACGCCCGATGGGGAGCCATCAAAGGACGTGGCCGACTCGCGGTCTGTCATAGACCGGATCAACACCGCGAAGAAGATCCGGGCCGATAAGGCCCCACTCACCTTTGGTGACAAGTGGACGATCTACGCGGACGGGCAGAACGTGGGCGAGGTGCGCGGCACAGTACTCCCCGCTATGGGTGACACCTACTCCCTGTACAGCCTCTCCGGGAACCTTGTGGGCTCTGAGGTCAAGTCACCTAAAGTCGTTTCCCATACAGCGAAGATCTATGACTGGAGCAACCAGGAGACAGGGTATCTTCAGGTGGATACGCTGTCTTTCATGATGACGGCGCGCATTCACCATGGGGACACCAAGGTAGGGGTGGCTGAGCAGAGTCTCGGGCTCTCCCTGAATTCGGACATCCTGGACACCGCGGGCAGGCGGGCTTGGCACATGAACCGAGACATGCCCTCCATCGGGTCGGATCTGACCATCACCAGGGAGGCAGACACCGAGATTACTGGCATGGATGCGCTCTGGGGCTCGTTGATGATGGGCGAGATCCACGACGCTGACTGAGACCTTCTGATACGCCAGGGTAGCCCTTGGTGAGTCCTTGCCGCTCAGGGTACCGCCTTGTGTTTGCGTGTGAATGTGGCTCAGTTCACTCCTTTCAGGGTTGTATTGCTGGTGTTGAGTATGTATGGTTGTCTCATCAGAACCGGAGAGCACAAGGCTGAACCGGAAGAACAAAAGGAGAGTCTAATGGAGACTGAGCGCGCCGCCAAAATTGCCAGAGCGATGATTGAACACGCGGAGCATGGACACAGGGTGGCTGGGAGTGATCGACTGAGGGGCTGGTTCATGGATCAGATCACTCTGGCCAAGTGGCTTCTTGAGAAGGTCGAGGATCCATCCTGCTCAGAAGAGATTGCCCATCTCTGACAGATGACACCAGCACTAGCCTTGAGTACCATTTCAAGGTTAGTGCTGGTGCTTTTACCTAGGTTTTCTGGTTGTGCTCAGCAATAGTCTCTGGTTGTATCCTGCTGCTGGTAATGACAGTATCTGCATTGATGGTCATAGCCGCCAATCAGTGAAGTATCTGCTAAAAAGCCAGACTCTTTGGGAATCATAAACAAGTCCCTGGGTGTAGCAGCGAATGATTTGTCAATAAGGCGCAGTGGAACAGACAAACATCTGACTTTAAGAATCGTTACCCTAACAAAAAAAGAAAGTGAGATAATCATGGCAAGTAAGCCACCTCGCCCATACTTCCAGGTAGACACCAACTCAATCAAGGGAGAGTTCTTCTACTCCGACTTCCATGATGTGGAGGTGGAGGCAACTGACTTCTCTCCTCAGGAGTGGCGACAGATTTCCGCAGTCTTTAGGGAACCACTCATTATCATAACAGTGGCTAGAATTATTTTGACTGCTGTCATGATCTTGGTGACATACCTTCTGCTATCTTATGGCGGCATGTCTCTTCTTGGTGTGCTTGCAGGTCTCATTGGGTCACTGACCGCACTTGTCGCATTTCACCTGGCTTTCCTTGCCCTGAAGGCAACGATCACTCTTATGGTGGTGACTATCAGGTTCTGGAAGATGATTCACCTGAGCCGAAAGAATGAAATAGCACAGAACAGAAGTAGGGATTGACTCGGTTCTCAGCCGCCGCTTTTTCTGCGTCTTAGGTGATTTCCACCTGGTGCAATGACTTCATCTGCTGGTGCCGTACAGAAAAATGGATGCGTACGAGAGGGGTGTGACTCAGTTCACTCGTACCAGGCTTGCGGGGTGGCAGTGGCTGATGTACGCTTGAGTCATCGCCGGAGGGAAGAGCCCAACGGCAAAACTTGAAGGAGACAAACCATGAACAACCTTTTCAGCCCCGCTAAGACCGTGAACTTTGACATGGTCGGACAGGACGGTAACGCGTTCGTCCTGATCGGCGGCTGGCGTCAGCAGGCTCGCCGTGAGGGTTGGTCCTCTGCGGACATTGACAAGGTGATCAACGAGGCGACCTCAGGTGACTATGATCACCTGATCGCCACTCTGGCGGACCACTCGGAGTCGGAGGAGGGTTGGTGACCCTGTAAGGCACCTTGTTAGGGGTGGGTCTTAGCATCATCTGCTAGGGTCCACCCCCATTTTGTTGCCCATGCTTGTTAGTAGGCTCTTTCCTCATCTCTACCGTGCTCTTGCCCGTATATGACCTGGTTCACTTGTGCTGGGGTTGTGGTCTTGGCTGGGTGTGGGTTAGGGTTGTGTCAGCAAGAGGCCGGGCGGTAAGGGTCTGGCCGTGAACCGAGGAGTGGCCTCATGTTTGTTCGTATTGCCTGGATGTCATGGGTTGTGGCGGCCCTGTTTGCGGCTGCTGCCGTTATCAACAATCACAGCAACAGCCCGATGACGCTGGTACTTGCTCTGGTCGGTGCCTTCTTCTATTTGAAGGCGGATGAGTCCTGCAAGTCCTAGGGGGAGTGAGCCCCAAAGGGGGCTGGACTTTGGGCCTGGTGGCTGGTACGATTGCGGTGCTGGCCCCAGGCCTTCTTGCGTACACGAGCAGGTGAAGGATGCCACGAAAGGCAAGCGGGGCAGTGACACACGAGAACGGAAAACTCTATGGGAGATAACAGCATTATTGACGACCTGCTGGCAGCCACAAGACCAGACCAGTACACGATCCTGGCTAGTGACGACTGGTCTGGCCTGGAGTACGCACCCCTGGTTGAGGCTGCTGTCTCACTGGGGCAGGAAGTCGTCACGGTCGAGTACTCATGTACAGGTGGAGTCTACTCGGTAACCCATAAGCAGGGCGGGTGCCTCTATCGCCTCACGATGGATGATTTCGGCAACCCCTTCCGTCTCATTAGCGGATCCATCCATGTTGCGGTCCTCGCGTATGATCGTGTCTTCAGTGTCTCGTTTGATGCCGTCCCGGCTGGTGACGTGCGCGAGATTGTGGAACGTCTGGTGCAGGATCTTCAGGTCCTCCGCCACGCCGCTGACGCCCTGCACGCCAGCGATAAGAACCTGGATGTGGTTGGTGGGAGTCACAGTAAGGTGACCGTTATGGACTACACTGTCGAAGTCAGTATTGACTACCTGGACGGCAAGCGTCAGGCACCCGCCGCCATCGCTGAGGTGAAGGTGCTGCACCGGCCTGATGGATCACTGGAACTGGCTGTGAATCCACCAGACTGGGGTAGGGGCTGGGACGTGCCGAACACTGGTAAGGTCCTGAATGCCCTGGTCGCGGAATCCGGTAGGGTGTTCACCAATGACAACAGTGCGGGCAGTACCGTACTGAATGTGCATCTACCGGCCCTTAGGGGTGTTTAACAGACAAGATACCAGGGATCTGCCGTCACAAGATGCCAAGTAGTAGGCGGCTGACCAGGGTTGGTACTGATGTCCCCTATTTTCCTGTACGTTTAGGCACCTGCATGTTCTGAGGTTGCTTGTGGTGACTTGCGGCCGTGTTTCAGCGTGCCGCATGGTGTGGCCCACATCACCTGTACTGGGCTTGTAGGGGGTTGGGGTGTGCGGTACGCTAGAGTCAACAAGCCAGGAGGCAAAGGGTCACTGGCGCGAAGCCCAGGAGGGCCACATGACTACCAAATACCCCACCTTCGAGGAAGCCCTTCAGGCTGAGATTCTTGATCCTCTTGGGGTCGCGGCTTCTGACTACGACATTGAAGCGTTGGCAGAGGCACTGCTCATTGACGTCACTCATGACGGAGTGACTTTCTGGGAATCCCGCATCGAACTCAGTAACGGTGTCCTGCTGGAGGTTGCGGAGGACTACCTGCTCTGACACCCGTGCACCAGAGACGCCCGTCAGCACACCTGGAAAGGTGACATGCTGGCGGGCTTGCACATACCTACTGACAGCGCCCAGAAACACGCGACGCTCACCGACCTCTACTTGCACATGAACCTGCTAGTAAGCCAGGCCAGCAGAGTGGAAAAGACATCACCACTCCGCAACCCAACCTAGCCTGATCGCCAATAGACCAAACAAGCACACATGCGGCATAACCAGTCAGGACAGGCAAGCACCTGTGACCCAGTTCACCTGTTCCAGGGTTGCACACGAAGGGTAGCCACTATACGCTTGAACCAGCAGCCAGGAGCAAAGGGTTTCCGGCGTAATCCCCAAGGAGGGGCAAGATGGCTAAGATAACTCTAACTGAGGCCCGCGGTGCCAGTAGTGTTGACCAGGCGTCTCTGGAGGCTGCCGTCGCGGCAGTCACCAACGCCATTGGGGTGGATGCGGACCTTTTGGTTAGCACAGACGGAGAGGATCTCTCTGTTCATGGTAGCCGCGATCAGTGGGGATCCGTTGTCACAGTAAAGAGCAGGTCTGGTGACAATTTCAAGTTCTCTGCATGGGGTTCAGTGACCGACCGCTTTGGCGAGTGGTACCATGAGGACGCTGGTGAGGGGAATGCTGGGTTTATGGCGTCTACTGCCGCGTGGGTGGTTGATTGCGCTGGTTGATTCCTCGTTCAAGCCCCCAGGTAGCCAAACAAGTGCTACCTGGGGGCTTCGTTTACGTGGATCATAGGTGTCACGTTAAGTCCGGGTCGGGCACTCTCAGCGATTACCCTGGAAAGATGCTACGTGCCCGCGTGTGCTTTTACCGCGTCGGCCATACCTGCCTTGGTGGCCTTGTACTCCTCGCGCACCCCGTCTGGGTGGGCGATGGCGAGGACTCCGGTGCGGTCTGCCTTGAGGTCTAGGACGACCATGGTCCTGGCTGGTGCTGCCACGCATCTTCCGTCGGCTCCGACCTGGTGGGACAGGATGGGGTAGTGCTTGATGTCCATGTCGCGCACGGAGAGGACGTGGCAGCCTTCCTGGGAGGCAAGTTCCCGTGCCAGTGTCTCCGCCTTGCCGTCCTTGTCTGTGCCCGCTGTGGCTTTCCTGGTGGCGTCCTGGTAGGTGTTTACGACTGCCGCCACCGTGTCACCTAGGCTGCCGGTGTAGGTGAGGGTTCGTACCCGGATGTAGTCGCGCTTCTTGACGGTGAGCGGCACGATAATGTTGACGAGAGTCATGACGGATGCGGGCCTGTCTCCTTCGAGGTTTTTGAGGCCTGATGGTCGCTTATCGACCCCGGTCCTGTGTGTGCTTGCGCGCCATGTTCGTAAGATTGTGTTCAGGGCGCACATGTCATGGTATCACAGAGTATCCCCGTCTCGCAACAGGCATGTGTGGCTGGGGTTGATCCGCCGCCCCAGTGATCATCTGTGTTGACGGCCCCTGAAGTGCTGTGGCTCTGGAATGAGGGGTTTCCTCTGGTTTGTCCTGTCACTAAGTCCACTGGTTTCAGATGGTGTTCAGGTTGCGTCCAGTATATGTTGACCACTAAACTTGCAGCATACGCACAGGAGCCACCCAGAAGAACATGAGGGTGGTGCACAACAAGGAGGCCCACATGGCAGCCATTACGGAAACCCCAATCCAGGACGTGCAGGCTGGAGACCGGATCCTATCCCCAGCCGACGGAAGGATCTGGGTAGTTGACGCCGCGTTCCAGGACAACCACGGCACCTACACGCTGGTGCTCACCCGCGACGACAATGGTCTGCGCCTGTACGACCACCACCTGCTGGGCCGTCACGCGATCCTCGACGTCGCGCGATAACACAGGAGGGGACACCAAGTCGCCAGAGCCCACTCATCCTCTGAAAACCTGCCCCGCACTCTACCCAATCTAGCCACCCCGTTCTGGTGTTGTCGGCCAACGTCCCACCCCTGGGTCCCCTAGACCAGAACACACAAACGTTCTGTTGACGACGCGCCCCACCCTCTGCTACTATTGACCACATTAGGTCGCTCTCTAACCCATGGAGACAGCGCAGATCATGATGACAGTAGGGCAGCAGAAAAGGCGGGTGGCGTGTTGCTGGAGAAGATAGCCCCCAAGAGCGTCTACGACAAGCAGGAGTGTTACCACCTCAACGCCATCATAAAGGACTGGAACTGTGACGCGCCAGTAGTCAGACAGACACTCGGCGACTACGCCATTCCTGCCGACAGTGAAATGCAGGCGGTCCTCACTGACGCATACACTGGAGACTACCTGAACGGAACCAAGGTGGACATCTTCATCGACAAGGTGAACCGTGCCATGATCCTTCAGGCGAGCCGCACCCTGCTGACCCTACTGACTAGCGCCGAAGAGACATTGGGCAAGGGTGAGTTACATGCCCTCCTGTCTGCAAGGATCCCGCGCAGATATGCGGACAGGGCGCTATCGGACGCCCATAGTGACCTCAAAACCATCAAACAGGTGTACAAAAAGACCAAAAGGACCCTGAGTAATGTCATCCTGTCGCCTGAGTGTCAGGATGCGCGGGCGACAGCCTTCACCACGATGGACGCACTGCTGGGGAAGATGCCACCCAACTTCAACCGCGAACACTTGGCGCACCTGACGAACCTCATACTGTTCCGGGTGGAGAAACTACTGGATGCGGCGCAGACGGCACGGTTCCTGCACTCGGACACAGAGGCGCTGAGCGAGTCCGTAAAAGCCGCAGACAGCCTCCTGTTGTCAGCCATCAACGACCTAACCCCACTCGCCACGGAGGCGGCAGAGATCATGCGCCTGATCATTGAGGCTGACGCGATCACGGCAGTCAGGGAAATGAGGCTATGAGTAATGACCGGAACTCTTAACAGCAATGGTGATAGCCCCGAGCCCCTACCAGCAGAAAGAGTAGACGACCTGGAGACACAGCAGTATGATGACAGTGAGAGTCGCTACTACTGGACCGAGGATGGGCCACCCACGTTCAACCCGGCAAGTACCCGTGGGCTCCCGCCGAAGCCACCAGCAGGTTGCGACGCTCCAGTGATCGCCCAGGCTGGGGATGCCAGGAAGTTCACGCACGTCCTCCTTGACGACGGGCACTGGTGGGGTTACGATGAGGTGCACGTGTGGCCGCCTAGCCGGTTCCATACTACTGGGTGGGTGGAGTTCTCCTGCCAGGTGAACGGTTGGGGTGACATGCCGGACTGGTGGATGTTCTGCAACTGCCCACCAGAAGCCATGGTGTGGGTGGCCCGGGAATCACAGAGTGACACTTAGATCGCAGATGAGTAGCAGTTGCACACAGAATAGGTGAAAGGGAAGCAGAAAATGAGTGATTATAAAGAGTCAGACAGTTGGGGGATTAGTGAGCCGCCGGAGATTCGCACACCAGATGGCGAACTGATCGAGCCGCGAATGTCGTATGCGACAGGTGCAGGGGGCTGCAACATGATCCTCAAGTCAGGAAAATGGGAGCCCTATTACAGGACGAACTACTTGGGTGGTGGGCCGTTCTTCTCGTGTGTTGAGTTCCTGGACGAAACGGATAACTCAGTGTACACGTGCAGCAGCGATGAGCGAGTCTGGGTGGCCTACATGCCAGCAGCAAGAAAACCGTCCACACCAGAGACAGAAGAGCCGTCTATGCCAGCAGTAAGAGAGACGTCACGTAGTGGGATTATTGGCGTGATCGCTAGGATCCTGGGGTTCTGATGGGTATATTCAGCAGTGATCAGGGTGCTGCCGAACCGAAAATGGTGAAGGTAGTGCCGAAGGACCGGTGGGCGCTCGCAGAACATAAACGACGTGAGGCCTCAGAGCGTGCCTTGAAGGTGGCGAACATGCTGGCCGACAGGTTCAGTGGCGTGGTGGAGCCCATTGAGACCCCACTGGAGCCAGGAGAGACGCCCATTAACGCTGGGATGCCGCGAACATACCGGGTCAACACCGGGAATACGAGAATCTACGTGCATACTGAGGTTCGTGGGTTGTGGGATCTCCGCTGCCCAGAGGAGGTCTACAATAGTGTGTCCGATGAGGAGATACGCGACATGGAGGACAGACTGGCAAAAGTAACTATCCTGATCACCTTCATGTACAGGCGCTTCAAACCTTCAGACGAGTCGTTCTATTGGGATAGTGAATACAGGATGTCCTGGGATGACACATGCCAGGATGAGGATGAAATCAATGAGATAGAGAACCAAAGGTTAGTCATGTGGTGATCATGCCATTCTGCGGCTCGCGTATATCTCCTAGAAGGCTGCCGAACATGAGACAAAACGGGGCGCTAAACCCAGTAGCACACAGTTCCGTCAGCAAACATAAGCCCAGCAGCCCCTACCAACAACAAATAGATAAGAAGTAGATAGAGGCAACATCATGATGCGAATACCCGCCAGAGCCATCATCCCCGGAGACCACGTGCTCATCAAATGCATCCGGTCTACAGGCATCGTCGATAACGTGCGCCCATACCAGCACGACCCCCAGAAACTCAGCATCACCTTCCGGGAAAGTGAACGAGTTTTCGGCACCAGGGTCAGTATCACAGCAGACCGGGAGGCTCCCGTCAACGTCACCAAGATGGCTGGCACCCCTACCACCAGTAGGCAGCGACGGCAAGGCACCCGCATCTACTGACACCAGGGAGCCCTGATAGCAGTAGCCTGCTCTGGGAGCATAAGTAGCAGATGCGAGCGTACAGGTGTGGGCCATTGGCGGCACTGGTAGCAGAAGAAGACGTAGTAGGAGATGAAGATCTCCATGCGACACAGCACCCCAACCCGTCACAACCTGCTACAATACCCACAAAACACTGTCAACACTACAGGAAGGCGATGCCAGAATGGCCGTCTACTACACATCTGTCTCCGTCGAGGTAGACCCCATGGCGCACGATGTCTACGGGCTGCCCCAGAGTCTTCCCCACCTGCTCGATGCCCTAGAGGCTGAGCGCACCCACATTGGCTCCACCTCCAGCCGCATCCACCTCAGGGGCCATGACGCCACCTTCCTTAATGCACACTTCCTGTTCCTGTGCGATGGGAACGACTTCGATGCTGGGGATCTTGTTCGCCAGGTTCTCCACGAGGCTCCCCGCAAGGTGTCGCACTTCACCACGCCGGTGAACGTGCACAAGCGTAACGACTGGCTGTCTGACGCCCGCAAGCGAATCATCCAGTCTGTCAGCGAGCACGTGCCATCCGACGCGACCAGCCTGGATGGTGTGGGAGACATCCTGTCCGAGGAGGGTATCACCCTAGAGGAGTGACCCTAGCGGTCGCATCCTCACCTCCAGGTTAACGCCGCGACCACTGCCGTCGGCCGTCACACGATAGCGGCGGGGTGGCCGGCGGGTTCTATAACACCTACCCCGACCCATGTGTTTTCAAGGTCGGGGTAGGTGTTCGTGATTTAAGGTCCGGCCCTCTAGGGGAAGTGCTCAGAGACCTTGGAGTGCTTGCGTGAGGCTGGACCGCCACCGCCCGTTCTCGTCCTCCAGGGCAGACCGGACCGCGCGTCGAAGTTCGTGAATGTCATCTGCGCTCTCGGGAAGATGGCAGGAGAGCACTTCCCCGTAATTTGGGTGCGTGCGCACTGGGGCCAGGCTCTCAACCTGGTAGTGGGACTCTAGGTGTCCGCGAACTGCCTGCTCATCCTCGCCTACAGACAGGATCAGCACCATGTAGGCGTCACCTGCCCCTCGACGCGCCCTGAGGACAGTGCTGTGACGGCCCAGTTCTCGAATGGCCGCCGCCACGCTCATGGATCCGGTAGAGACCTCAGCAGCATAAACCTTCACGACGCTTCCCCTTCTTTGTGGCGTGTTCTGTTGACATGATCTAGGTTACACGCCGCTAGTGCACGCAGCAAGTCCGCATGGTGTGTTATGGGTCACTCATGCGCCTCGTGGGGGTTATCCCCGGTAGGCGTTCATCTCCCAGATCTCACGCCGCACCTCCCGGCGGGCGAGACTCAGCCTCTTCGCCTTGAAGGACGCCCAGATGAAGGCCGCGGCAATGGCAGCACTGACCCAGGCACCCCAGTCCATAACCAGTGAGATCACGAACAGGATTGCGAGCACCCACAGGAGCCGCTTCATCCGGGTGATACTACGGCGAAGCATTGCGTTCACCTGGTAGAGGTGGCTCTGCTCAGGACCCATCATGGCGCCTCCTTCATCTAAAACATGCTTCCTTGTGCATGTGAACAATACGCTTTAAGCCAGGATGATACCATAGCGGGTTCCGTGTATGCTAGGGCCGGAGGGTGTGACGTGCGTCTCCCAATGTAAATCATCCTTTACATCCTTAACCGCGGAGTCGTTTTTACTCTCCCTACCTGAGAGGCGCCTTTAGTCGTAGAGGGGGTGTAAAAGGTTGAGCGCGTGTGCCGCCTTTTGGGCGTAGTGGCACCTAGTGTAGCCAGCCGCGCTCTTCTAGGGCATCCAAAGCGACCCGTCCTGGTTGTCGATGAGCCTTGCGTACAGGTCCTTGTCGTGAGTGTTGACTATGGTGTCGATTTCGTCTAGGCGGCGGCCCAGTTCAGCATCATCGTTCGGGTCACCCCAGATTTCAGCCGCGGGGTCGATCACCTCATAGGCTGGGCCGTCCTGGGTGTTGCTGGTCGCCACATGGCGGTTTGTTTTGACGCTATCTGAGGGATTGGAGGGCTTGCGGACCTCTTTATCTCCCTTGCTTTTGGAGCCTTTTCTGTCTGATTTCCGCTCTTTTCTTCCTGCCTTGTTCTTGGTCTTGTTGGGGTTCTTGTTTCCTGTGTCGTCGCTGGTGATGATGGTGGGGTCGTTGATGACGGCTCGCACCCACGCCTGCCACGCCTTCTGAGTTGCGTGGATGAGGTTATCTCTTTTGAGCAGGAATCTTCTCTTGGGGGTGCGCACACTGCTCAAGCGGTCATCGTTGAGCACTAACAGGTCGAGGTAGGCGGGCTTGCTGGCCTCGAGTCTTCCCGCCAACATCTGGGCCCGCGAGTCCTTATGCAGCAGGAACTTGAGGTATTTGTGGGAGCCCGCGAAATACTCATGCAGTACAGTTTCTTTGTAGCCCGCTTTCTTCAGACTCTTCTTCTGCCGCCTGAGGAACACCTCTAACAGCAGAGGTAAGAACAGGGTGTGGATGTCCCGAGCCTTCCGTCGGGCGTTCATCTGACTCACATATGCAGGGCCTCTCATGTCACGTATGCTGGCTGGCATCCGCGACAGAAGGCCCTCATAGGACTTGAGCAGGGTGTCGGGGTCTACGCCTGTGTTCAGGACATTGAACTCAAGTTTGTGATTCATGCGGTAAATGAGGGGGTCCCGACTGTCTGTCAGCATCCACGCCTCATAGTCGCTGGGCGAATCCTCACATATGGTCACTCTATTGCCTCTCCCTTGAATTATCTTGATGCTCACTCTATAGGCGTCCCTGAACATGATTGCTATCTCTCTCTTTCGCTCTGTGTTCATTCCTGACACTTGACGGGCTTCGCTTTCTGGGCGGCGGGGTGCTGAGACATGCTACTATGTGCGGTACTGTGGGGCGCTCTATGAGTCTTTGACGCTTCACAAGATCCACCACGTATCCCAGCAGTAGACATGCCCAGAGGCTCAGGCATCCCTCACAGGGTGCGCTCCCCACCCTACATTCGGCTACCAGATGCGGCCACCACCATCGTTGGCCATGTGCGTCTATTTCACTGTAGTCCAGCCTCAGTCCTACTGGTATCCTCCAACGTCTTTGTGCTATAATACGCGCATACCGTCAATCAGTCAAGTCCTTGAAGGGAGGCTCGCCGGGAGTGTCTGTGTCGCGTACGTATCCAAGGGTTCCTTATGCGGCGTTCAGCAAGAGTGGTGAGCCTCTGGATCTGGACGAGGTTCTAGATGGTATCAGGAAGGACGCTGAACTGGTCTCCCATTACGCTCTGCGGGAGTTGACTGATCAGAACCTGGCTCTGGTGACCTACTTCGAGAGGTTCAAGCCCGCTGAGGCTGGCAGACAGATGGGGCTGAAACTGCCATCCGAGGTGAAGAAGCAGTTTAGGAGCGGGGCCTCGCGGTTGGAGAAGATGTTTCAGGAGCAGGCGGTTTCTAATTTACGTTCCTGGGCTGCTAGATCCGGAGTCGTTTCTGGAGGTCACACCGGTTATGTCTCTGCCGGTTGGAGGAGAACAGTCAAGGACTTTAAGCCGTCATCTATGCAGCCTCGTCTGGCCCTTTCTGCTACAGATGATCATTACAGGAGCATGGATGTCACACCAGAACATATTTCTCTTGAGATGGTTGTCCAGGGAAGATGGGTGACACTGCACTTCCCGACACCGCCTCAGTTGCTGGAGGCGGGTTGTGAACCGGGTGTTCCAGACATCTGGGTTGACAAGAACAACCGTGTGATGTTTGGTTTTCATGGGAAAACCAAACCTGGCAGACCTAGTTTCTCAGAGCGCTACGTAATAGGCGTAGATGTTGGTGTAACTAACCCTGCTGCGTACGTCGTCTGGGATAAGAAGAACAAGGAGATTGTTGAACAGTCTCTTTTAGGACAACGCGCCAGATCGCTGAGTAACAAGATCAAGAGGACGAAGACTCAGGTCGCCTCCTTGAAGTGTCAAGGCAGAGAAGAGGAAGCGGCTTCTCATAGAAAACATCTCTCAAACAGAAAGCGTGAACTGAGTATTCTCATTGCTCAGGAGATAACGGACACGGCCTGGCGCTACGGCAACGCCATTGTATCTTTCGAGGATCTGTCTCACATCAGGAATACCATGATGTTTGGGAGATGGTTCCGAGGCGAAGTGTATAGAAGAGCACGGGATATGGTTGAGGCTGATGGCGGTCGAGTCATGAAGGTCAATGCGGCGTATACCTCTAAGAGGTGCCATGTCTGTCAGATGGATCTGGACATGAGCAACTACTCTCAGCCGTATTGCACTACCTGTGGTATCACGCACCATCGGGACGTCAATGCTGCGGCAAACATTGCTCAGAGGGTGAACCTTGAGAAGGCGTGCCGTACCAGGAAGAAGCACGCCACGAAGAAGCGTGTTCGCCGCTCCAGGTGTCATGTGAAGCCGCTGAAGCATCCTGGTACGAAAAACAGGCCCACGCCTAAGGCGCCCCAGAACCGACCGAAGACTCGCACTTCTACTGCTCCCGCGAGGGAGGTGAGTGTGAGGATGTGCCCCGCAGACACTAGGGTTTCTGTGGTGGACCACATAGAGTGGTTTCAGACAACCAGCGGCACGACGAATCCAAAGGAGAACCAGTTCGCTGATGCAGTGGACTGGGTTTATCCTAAGGAATAGTCATACTCTTCCACCAGTTCGACAGGCATACGCTTTAGCAGGGCCCTGTGTCTGCTGGCGAGCGCGATCGCACCCTCTCAGATCGAGGATGTTGAACCCCATACTGTCGCTGATATGTTTCGCTAACGCTATGTCGCTCTCATCCAAAGCCGCCCTAGGCGTGGCGGGGTTGGTGCCTTGGCTGGTTCTCTTCAGGGATCCTAGTTCCGGTTTCATAGATGCTGTCTTCCGTGCCTATTCCACTCCTCGACTATATGGGCCTAAACGTGCCCACAACCCCGCCCTTGACGACTACCGCCGACGCGGGGTGCAGTCACTGCTCGTACAAGCCCAGTTCACTAACCCAGGTGTCCAGAGACTCCCAGAAGTCAGGATCCATGTGGGTGGCTTGAAGGTTGAGCCAGTCAACTATATACCCGTCATGGGTTACCAGGAACCGCCCAAAGTGCTGATACCCCGGGCACTTCAGCAGCAGTTCCGTGCGGTTGAGGTCGATCATGTCTGCGTGCTCCAGCAGCGCCCACACGCCGGAACCATGCCCAGTGGCGTGCTTCAGGGTGGCTTCACGCAGCACAGCCGGGGTGCTGGTAGATGGGGTAGTGGTCGAGGCCATATCTTGCTCTTCCTGGGGGTAGTGGCTGCCATCACCTTTATGGGGGCGGCAGGCCACTAGGGCGGGTTGCTTACAATTCAGTACCCTATGGTAGCACAAGGCACTACACTCTGGGCAGTGGCGTTGATCACCCATACCTCAGGGAGTGCATACACCAGGGTGGCCCACAGTGTTTCGTGTGCGGGGACTTGGAGCACCCAATCCTGGGGCTCAAACGCAGAGAGTGGAACAGGCGGCTCCTCCAAGCATGCAAGCATGGGCTTCTACCAGCCACCCGCTCGCCTGGGGACTCCACTATTCCGGCAAGTGTCCACTATAGCCCCAGCGGGCAGGACGATGTTGCTGTACTGGGCCGTCACAGTAGCGGGGTCATCGCGTTTGACTACAAGAATCACAAAACCGTCCCGCTGATTCTCAACACAGTCCACCTGCCACCAGCGGCCCCCTACCAGCACGGCCGCGCCCTTGGTAAGGCGACGTACAGGGGTCTTGCGAGTAGCGGCGGAGGTCATTTCCTACCGCCTAGATGCCCATAGTAGTGCAGGCACCCTATGGTGGGGATAGCGGCCGTGAAGATGAAGAAAACGAAGGTGTTAGTCGGCCAGACCCCAAGAATAGCCATCCCAATCGATAGCAGTACATTGACGATAGTCACGCCGCCAATAATTTGAGAAACGGAGTACTTGGGTGCGTTAATGTTGCTCATACCAGCCAGAATAGCACACCCAAGTGGCAGTAGTCCATAGCACCTTCCCCTAGGTGAGTCACTTCCTCCTCGGCACCCAACTGAAAGCACACCAGGCAGATACCGCCACCTCCACAGGGGCGAGCACAGCCTGTATGACGAACAATGCAGCCAGGGGAGTACCAGAAATCACCCACGCCAGGAAGATGGAAACAGGGGCAGACAGGGCAAACGCGGCACAGAGCCCCGCAGCCTTCTTGTCCTCGACGTGGAGGCTTCTCTTGGTGTGCCAGTTCTTCTCCATGGGCACAAGCATACCCCAGTAACAGACACTCCACCCCCTGGCACCCTGTGATGTGAGGCACATACCGCACACAGTCCAGAAAAAGGCTGCGTGCCGTACTGGAAACGGACACACAACCCCCTTCTGGACTATCCGGTTCGCTTTCCGGCCTCTCCGGTCAGGACTTGTTGGTTTGGCTAGCGTGCACGACTCTGCCGTCCCGTATCACCATGCTCTGCACGGCCCCGTCACCCTGGTTGATCTGCACACATGACCCACGGAAACCAGCACCAAAGGTGTGCGCCAAATCCCCGTCATAGTTGGCACCAGCGGCGGTAACACCATCCGTACTACTGAGGGCTTCGTCAGGGGTTTCCCAGATGTTGTCAGAGTCCGGGTTGAGCGTTTCCCCTCTGCTGGCAGTTCTGTCGTCTTGGGCGCTGTCACGGTTTGCTCCCTGGGGGCCACCTGCCCGTTCCTGGGTCTCCTGGCTCAAGTTCCTACCCTCCAAGATGAGGTTGATGGACTCGTCCGCATAGTCGGCAGTTTCGTTGACCCTCACAGAGGTGATCTTGGCAGTTTCACTTTCAATGAATGTGGCCGCCTTGCTTATAATCCTGTTAACCTGATCAACTACAACCTCCTGTTTCAAAGTTTGGCTGCTACTGTCTAACATCTTGATAGTGTTCGGGTCCCTCAGGATGGTCTCAACTTCGGCCACCCGCTCCATAACCTTCAGGGTGGTGTCCACGCTAGCCGCGGGCGATTCAATCGCGTACCTGGATAGCGCCTTCCCGAGGGCTTCAATGTTGTCGTTGAGTGTCTTGTGGATCTCTCTGGTACGGATGTTATCGACCTTAGTGGGGATGAAAAATGAGAAGAGGTGTCCATCGGCGCAGAGGCTGTATACAGGGCGGCGGTGGTGGATACATCCGCCATCTATCGCCCTGCATATATACACACATGCTTTTATACTCAACCAGATGCCCACTGTCAATATGGTCGGGGTGGGCCCACCTACCATATAAGCCACTCCACCAACTATGAGGGTGAATGCTAAGTTCGCAAGTACGTGACCTGGGTACTGGACGATGTGCCTGGTTGACTACCTGGTGGATGACCACAGGTTGCTAGGAAGTGTCCAGTCCTGTCTGCGCGCGATCATATTTCCTCTTTCTTCCTTGCGTAACTAGTGTTGTCGCCTGTGGTTACCCTTAAATTACTGCCCCCAGAGCGTGAGGCTGTCTGGGTCGCTGCTCGCGCTGGGCTCATCAGTGGGGTCAGCCCCCATAGTGGCCGGATCCTGGCTGTCACCTACCGTCAGGGTGCCAGTCTTGGTCGTGGAGGTGCCCTTGTCGCTTGGTCCGTTGACAGCAAAGTCGATAGCCCGTTCAATCTCCATCTTCACGTCCCTGCTGGATGCTTCGCACACTCGCCTGGTCTCATCTATGATGAGGGTTTTGGTGCTATAGATCAAGTTCTTCAGCCCGTAGATCACTCTGTCTTCGTCGCTGACTGGACCGTTGGAGGTGAGGGCCCGGATCATGGCTTCCTGTCTGAGAACGGTCTCAATGACAGCCAGGGCCTCCATTACTTGACTGTCTGGGGCCAGGTCCTCTGGCGACTCAGCGAGTGCGTCACAGTAGTTTGTGGCCGCTTCACTTAGCCCTGTGAGGGATACCCTGGTACTCCACCAGATCCTGCCCCTCTGTTCCTCTGAGGGTGCAAGTTCGTTCGGGATGTACAGGGAGACCAGATGCCCCCCGATGTTCCTGTCGAACAGTCTATGCATGCCCCTGAGTGGTCTTTCATGCAGCCACCAGAAGTAGTGCCAAGTAACGAACCTCAGACTCATAGCGGTAAACATGATGCAAGCCAGCAGGTGTGCGCCCATAGACCAGACAAGGTCAGAAAGATAGGCGATACCAAACTCAATGAGCACGAACATTACCCAATAACCCCACTTGGTTCTGGATTCCCACCGGGCTGACGACCACAGGTGGGTTGGGACGTCCGGGTTGCGCGGCCTGAAGAAGACTGGATCTGTCACGCCTCGTTCACTTCCCTGTCATTTTTGTGTGCGGCACGATCCCTTGCTTGGCGGGTCTGGGCGGTCGCAAGACGAAACGACATTTTTATTGCTCGTTCAAGTAAGGAGCGGTCACGTCCGTACCCTCGCTCCATAGACTCCACGTCCTTGAGCAACCTTAGCCCTACCGACGGGTCTATGAAACCGCCCTTAATCAGGATCTCGATGCGGTTGCGGATCATGTTTGCTGCCATGAGTGCGGTCTGACGGTCACCGTACTTGCGGGCTGATACCATGAGGGGCATCAACTCTCCGTCGATTGTTCGCAGTGACTCGTTGAGGAAACCATCATCTCTGGTGGTGCTGTCCCAGTCGTTATTGCCTTCTGTGCTCATACTACTGTTCATCACTTTCTTCTCGCCCCTGTTTTGCTGCTCTCTCGTGGCTGGCGGGTTCACTCCGTGTTTCGGGAGAAAGCAAGAGCGGGGAAAGGTCCCTTGCCCCTTGCCTGCTGATTGCTTTGCCGGTCAGGGGTTCCGTTCCGTGCCCAGGGCGAACACGTGATCGTCCGACACTCGGTTCAGGGCTTCGACTACGACCTGGGTGGCCTCAGTGTACTTCATGGCCGCCATCTTGTTCACAATACCTAGCAGGCTGTCAGGGTCCAGTGCACCCTCCCAGGTATAGTCATCGTAGCGGCCCGCCGGTGCCTCAAAGGGGTTCTGGGAAATACGGAACCATGACATCAGGATCTTCCAAGGCTCCCGGCCGAGCGGCTTCCCCTGGATGGTGGACTGCACAGCCATCTCCTCCAGCGAATCCAGGTCATCGCCCAGGCTGCGCCCGACATAGTTTGAGCGTAGATGTACTCGGTGCCCACTCGTTAAGGACGGCCGCGTATCAGTGCGACTGGTGTTGTTGTCGCCGTCGCTAGTGGTGTCTGTGTCCTCGCCAGGGCTGCTGTCCTTGACTGCTGGGGTGTCATTGTCAGAGTCACCCTCGTCCTCATTGCGGCACAGGGCCTCCAACTCGGATACCTGCTCCCTGGTGAGGTCTCCGCTGGCAATAATGTGCCGAACGAGAGCAAACACGTCGAACGACAGGTCCATCGCCTCATCCACCACGTCTGAGGTGTTGCTGTAGTCGGTGCCGCGAACCTCATCCGGGTCGGTGAAGTACCACCACTGAATGTCCTCCAGGGCCTTGCGGATCTGCTCGAAGGTCATCTTCTTGCCACTAATCTTGATCATTTTCTTCCTCCTTGTTTTCTTCCTCTATTATGGTCTTATTAACGTGTGTCTTTTCGCTCTACTGGTTCAGAAGATTACCTTGCGCTTGAACTTCTGATCGTACATGCACATTGCGCTTATGGCAATCTTCGCCATGTCCTTGTCGGTGAGGTCGTCGTCTGTTTTGCTCAAGGCAGACATGATCCCGCCGACCGGGTTGTCGTTGTGCTCTGAACTAGCGGAGAACTGGTCGATGACCTGCTGCACAAAATACGCCTTGGAGTCAAACGTGGAGGTAGGGTCCTCGATAGTGTGCGGGCCAATACGGTGGTACGCGAGCCGAGCCAGGTACAACCAGGCTTTAGGTGAGTTGTGCTTGTCGGCGAGGTCAGCCACCTTACGGAGCGTGTCAGTGTCAACCAGGCTCTTGTCCCAGTCATTGAACTCGTCACTCAGGAACACCTGCACAGTGTTACCATCCAGATACTTGCTGATAGGCGGGATAGCATACGCGAGAACCGTCTGCATAGCATCCAGGACATCCGCCGTGTCCGACCCCAGCCCCCACTCTCGTGAACCCAGTTCAATCATGGTTCCTAGCGACTCATACTCGTCAACGAGGGGTCGGATGTCCCACTCTACAGGAATAGAGTGTAGGACATCACCCCTGTGGATGGTGTTGCCATCATCGACCTTGCAGTCACCCTCTTCGGTGACCTCAGCAATGAGGATACCGTCAATAATCTCGTCTCGGAGGGAGAAGATTCGAACCAGATTAACGTCACCCATTGTTGTTCCTTCCTTTTGGGCGTGCTCTATTTTACTGAAAGGTTGAGGGAGAAGTGGGGTGTCGTCTGGTGTCCACCTGGAGTCAATATGCAGATTCCCATGCGCCCATACTGCACTCGCTGTGTAGGCGTGCAGATTGCGGGAGGGGCCGCCGTCGGGGCACTCAGGGAAAAGGGGGCCGTTGGTAGCCTCGTGCTGATCAACGGCCCTTACCAGGACCTGAAGGCATCCAAGTATAACCCCGATCTCATCCTCAGACGGCTGCTCCTGTGTGCTGAACGCGGTAACAACTGGAGGAAGGTCGCCCTCGGTGCGTTCCGCCACTGCGGCTGCGTTAGCGACAGCCAGACGAAGATTAGCGGCGATCCACTCAAGCCGCTTCCCGGTCGCCTCTTGTTCCGACATGCTCACCCCTTATCTAGGTAGGTCAGGGTTGTTCTCCTCTGTCAAACATACACCAGCAGGCACCAGCACGCCACTCCACGCAAAGTGACATAGGCCACAACCGGTAGGTGCCCTTGTGTACGTCCCGCCGGTCAGCCAACCCCGTACCCCAGAGAGGCCCGCTCGCAATTCCAGTCCGTGTATATGGCTGCCTGCCGCCCTTCACGTCTGACCTGGGGCGACACCCCTGTAAAGAGTATGTTGCGAAATCACAGGAAAGCGCCTATAATCCGCCAAGGAGCCCTACCCTAACAGGGACACCAAATCCGCTCTGAGTGTGACCTGGCACATGCTGTCCCCAGTTAACATGTGCTAGAGCCACGCATTTACACCTAAGTCCGTACATCCACATAGTTGAAAGAGGAAACCCATGACCATGCAGCACATTGCACCTGAGATCGTAGAGAAGCACGCTGAGGCCATCCTGTCCGCCATTGCTGGTGCCGCGATCCGCGAAGTCATACTGCGCGAATTCCTAGACGACGGCCAGGTTCGTGCCAGCGTCACACTGACCTTTGACAATGGGGACACCGTATCCATAGCCGACACAGTGTCCTCATACCCTATCGCAGACACCCTGCCAGGCCAACAAGTCACCGCCATCGTGACCTCCAGAAACGAAGACGGCTACTGGGGGCTCGACTACCGGAACGGCCGCTCATCCATCTTCCACACTGACGGCAGCATCAATCCGGCCGACGCTATCACCATCACAGCGGCCAGTGAGACCGTCTGAGGAGGGCATCGGATCGCCTCACGCCCCCCTCTTTTGTTGGCGGAAGTAAGGTCGGTGAACATGGTCGCGCGGCAGCAACAGGGCTGGCACGTGGCGGTAAAGTTAACCCATGAGGCAAGCATCACACCACCCTGGGTTGACAGTAGTAACCCACCTCCTTAACCTGGAGTGTTCACGATTAATCAGACGCCCACGCAAGCAAGTAGCAGGGCACAGACCACAGGAGAAGGAATCATGGGTAACGACAACAAGGCCACAGCGAAGTGGGAGTTCAACTGGGATGACGAGAACAGGGCCAAGAACATGCTGGTCGGCCGGAAGATCGTCAGCGTCGAGAAGGTAGATGAGTTCCGGGCTGACTTGGTTCTGGATGACGGCACAAAGGTCGCTGTCACCGGCAACATGGGGTCGTGCTGCTCGAACGGCGATGTCACTATCGAGAAGTTGTACGAGGGTGGGGTCACGGGCCGCATCATGGGCATTAACGTAGTGGACAGGGAGATTGAGTACCGGGATAACCGGATCACCTTGTTCATCATGGTTGAGGGCTCAGACCTGGCCCTGGTTGAGTTCGCTGGCGACGAGGGGTGGTCATCATGCTACGGATATGGTTTCACTGTGTCTGTAGTTGAGTGAGGTGCCGCCCTTCTGGGTGCTGGCTCACGGTTTTGGCTCGCGTCACCATGCTGTGTTTCTTGGTGACGTGAGCCTTTACTGCGTTGGGTTCGTTGAGGGTGGTTGGGTAGCAGAGTGGAAAGGCTCGAACCAGAAACCAGGTGCTTGATGTGCTTGTGATCTTCCCTTGCTTCTGCTATCATTAGGTCGTTTAGTTATTGGCCTGATTCTGAGGAAGGCGAAGGGATGCTTCTGACTGCTGTGCCCCTAAGTTGGGGACGAACTGGGGTTCTGGGCTCGGTGCGGAAGGTTGCCCGAGTTAGACCAAACGAGATCGAGTTCTATCAGGAGTTCATCTCCCTGGCTGAGGCGGCCCTGGAGGCACACGGCCTGTCCCCCGTGTCCACCGGGTTCTTCACCAACGAGGGTGAGACCCTGATTGCACAGGTCATGCTAGGGAGGGTTGGGCACACCCTGACTTCACTGGGGGTGCTGGTGCGAGCCAGAGGGTGTCCGGTGCGGGCGTTCACTTTCCAGGCCGGTCGAAGTGACGCACACGCTGTGGTGGCCGACCTGGGGGACTATCTGAACCAGGTCAAGTAAGGGTGTGTTGATGCAGGAGCCGAATTAGTGCAAGCACGAGTCTTTCCCGTTCCTGGCATTCAGTTGACACCATAACCCTGTCGAGGTTCGCCCCAGCGTCAACACGGGAGGAGGGCGAGAATACTGCCGCCCACCCTCCTACTCTCAGTGCACCCCAGGAGTCCTGCCACAGTGTGATTCCTGTCAGCGTTTCCAACCATATTTTTGTGTCAGATATATAAAGACGGAAGGCGACACGCCCCTGACCTGAACTAGTCAGGAAGGACACGGGGCATGCGGCACCACACGGACACACCCTCGCTTGGAAGGGACATGAGGTTGAGCAAGACGGACGAGCAGCAGTATGTGGACGACGAGTACCTGGAGGCCCTGGCCGAGGAGGAAGACACCGGCGTCAACCACAACCACCAGCACAATGAGGAGGACTACAGCACAGGGGGCCAGGATGATGAAGGGTACCTTGAAGGCGACGGGGACGGCCACTGGATGCCAGAGAAAACCACCCCAGTGTCACCAAAGCACGACACAAGCATACTGGCAGCAACTCAGGGGCTCACGCTGGCAGTCCAAGACGTAGCAGACTCCTGCACTGGTGACGTCACGGTGCGGATCTCCTACCTGACCGGTGGGGAGAACGATGGCACAGACCCAGTAAGAGGGTACGAGATCACCACCCCCATGACCTACCTGTCTATCATGTCCATCGCCGAGTCCACCGGCCTGACGACAGCGAAGGTGCACGTGTCCTACCGCCGCCCCGTCTCTCCTGGCAACTACCAGTTCAGCGACTACAAGTTCTCAGGGACGCACCCACTGTCGCCGTCCGGGTTTGTGACCGCCACATCAGCCACGGAGATAGCGAAGATGGTGTACTACTGACCACCCATGAGCATCTAACCGCATATGGCCGCTGGGGCTCTGACGTCAGCGGCCATATTTTGCTGTACCCTGCCGTCTTCCTGCTGGTCTCTTTTTGGGTAGAGTGTCAGATCATAATGTGCGTCGCTGGACTGCCGTCCTTGTGCTGGTGTATGATCCAGGATGGCAGTAGTGAACCCATCGTTGCGGGCGCACGCCACAAGCGAGGACAGAAAAGGGCCGAAGGAGGAGGCGCCCAGTGGATGTAGCAGACGCGCTTCAGGCACCTTGCGTTGAGTTGAAGGATCTGGTGTTCGAGACGACTGCGACATGCTGACGCAAACAGGAGGCGAGAAGAACCGCTTGGGCGAGTCGGAGGATGATCCCCTGACATACAATGGGGTCACGTTCCAAACCTGCCAGGACGGAGATACTGTCATCTATGAAGCCAACAGCGACGGTCTCATACCTAAGATAAGGGTAGCGCTGTCGAGTACACACCAAAAAGCGTCCGCTACTGTGCGAGCATTCCTGGAACAGTCCACGATCACCTTAAAGACCAACGTACCGGATAGTGTGCGTCTGCTGGGTGTGCTTGAATCCGCGGTGCGACTACGCCTGCTGGGGGAGGAGTTGAACCGCACCCTTCTGGGTCACCAGCGAGACCTGTGGATTACTGTGCCTGACGACATGGATTGGGGCGTAGACCTGTCGGACAGCCGGAGATTCGCTACCATGTTGTGGATGCTGGACTGTTCCCTGAGGTTCTACATCGCCCACGTCCCGGATGATGCCCTCAGGCTCATGTATGACGGCACCTACATGGACCTGGCACAGGCAATGAGCGAGGACAACAGGGCACGTAAGCGTCTCACTACCACAGCCCGCGTCATCGAGTCAATGGGAGTGACGGACCAGGGGCGCATCCGTGAGGTGATACACGCCAGGGCCCGCACCCAGAGTGATAGCCGAAACGGCACTCCCACCCTGTTCGTTTTCGAGAGGGCGGTGCGACTGATCGCCAAGGATGAGCCCATCCTGTGGCTGATGCGGGACGCCCCCGACAGCGTGTACCAGATGATCATGGCTACACACAGGAGAATGATGCAAGGATTCACAGGCTGGCTGGTATCCATCATCATGATCAACTGGGCCGTGGATCTGGTACTGGGCAGAGGTGAGTTGACACCGAAGCGACTGGCCTATGAGGCAACAGTCGGCTGGCAGGACTGGTTGGACAGCACCCGGTGGGGGAACCAACTGGGATGGGACAGCCACATGTATGGTGACCCAACCCCGGAGCGCGTCTCCTGTCAACTACTCGCCCATGTGGGAGTTCCTGAGCACGTTGCGCCCATCATGGCCCGCGGCGACGACTTGCATGCCATCTTAGGGTCCATGGTAGAGTCAGCCATGATTAGGGCAGGCCAGCGAGGAGGTGTGGGTTATGGCGTTAGCGTTTGAGGTCGCCTGTGACCCCAGGATGGTGTGCTACAAGTTGCGGAAGTTCACCAGGGGTGAGGGCTGGGGTAGCAGCATCGACACTCAGGAGCACAGGGAAAGTAGCAGCCCATTCTTCTTCGACTACAAGGGGCGGAGAATCTGGTTCCACTACACCAGAGCGGACAGTGAACCCACGTACCGAATCCTGCCCGCACGCCCCCATGAGCCGATGGTGGAGTCCCGCTTCCACTGGGGCGGGAACGCAACTATCGCCTGTCACCTGGACAACTCTACGCTCACCATTGACCTGGTGGATGGTGTGAGTTTCTGCCCACAACTGCACCCTAACCCGAAGATGATCGAGGCCGTGTTCTTCACCATGGTCAGACTCCTGTTCCTTGGCCGTGAGATCAACCAGAGGCACAGCAGCCTACAACGAGACATGCACATGTGCACCACCCCAGCGAACATCCACACGGAACGTGCCATGCTTGTTGACGAGACTGATGTGACTGCCTCTATCCTTTTCGCCATAGATAGTGAGATCGCCCCGGACGCAATCAGGCTCGGCGGCAGGAACGCGATCAGGCACCTGTACACGGGAAACTATGATGACATGGTGCCAGCATACAGTCAGGCTCAGGGTGACTACAGCAGGGATCTGGAACGTCTGGCGTCACTGAACCGCAGTGATCCGTTGCGGATCCGTCGGGTTGTGAAATGGCTGCGGGCTGAGTACACACACAACTATGGCCTGTACTTTACCCATCTGAGAGGGCTGGCTTCGCGGCTCATACACAGGCAGCCTTCAGTGAGATGGCTGGTATCAGAAGCCACAGGCCCCGTGTGCGAGGAGGTGCTGCGAGCCGGTTCAACCAGGAATAGTGCCCCGCCCGTCGCGGACCAGATACCCGCTATCCTGCTGCATCGAGCATCTCCCCTCATGTTTGAGAGGCGCAAGTCAGATAAGAGCAGGGCAGGGGACAGCCTGTGCGACCTAGAGGGTAGTGCCAGGGAGGTCCTTTGGGGCAGCGGCGTCTACGAAGGTGACTGGACGGCCAGGATAGAGAAGGTCGCTTGTCGGCTACTCACCTACCTTGGGGTGCCGGAGAGTACTGCCCGCACCATCAGTGTCTCGGATGACCTGTGCCCGGTACTTTCTGCGGTCATTGAGGCCAGCCGGTAGATGAGAGGCGGGCCCAGAGGGAGGAGGGCACATAGGTCCAGGGACGCCATATGCCTTACCTGTGGAGGGGCGTGACGGGCTGCGTGACAACACCCAAGATGCTCTCTACACCTGTTGATAACCCTTGGTGTCATGTGGTATCATCAGCACCCAAACACACCCACCAGCACCTTATCCGAATCACCCGAAAAGGACGGGGAACCGCATGTTCGAAGACAAGATGTACGAGGCAGCCAGGCACCCACACAGCCTCACCTCCAGCATGCCAGCAGAGTGGGCACACATGGTGGACTCACCCACTCAGGGTCCGAAAACGGCGAACAAGAGCCCAGAGGAGAATCTGGGGCACATCGGATACCTGTCCTACAACCAGGGCTCACCAGGCGAGATCCTGTTCCGCATAGACGTGGAAGATAATGAGGTCACCTATAGCACTCGCCTCGACCAGACGCCAGCCGTGTCCATCACCTTTCGTCGCGGGGAGGATGCCCCTATCAGCATCAGATGCGGGCTCACTAGATCCACCATCGACGTCACCATAGTCCAACTTCCTCTCGCCACGGAGGACGTCTGCAATTATGTTGCCCGCCGCGTAGTCGCGTTAGCGGTCATGCTGTACCTCATGGGTGTGGAAGCGGACGCGAACCACCTGCACCAGCAGCGTGACATGAGCATTGAGGTTCCCGCGAAATACGTGCCAACTGGCCCCAAGGGCGACATCGTTGTGGACTGGCGGAGGGCCGCAACTGTCCTGTTCTGCTGTGACTCAGGTGTCACCCCCGAAATTGCCCGAATAGCAGAGGATCCCATCACCCTCCTCTACGAAGGCGGATGTGGCGACCTGGCTGACATCATAGACGACTCAATCTCCGAAATGGCCACAGTAGCAAAGAACGACCTCAAGGGGCTGTCCCAGTTCGAGGGTGACCGGCCGTGGCGGATGCGAACATTTATCAAGGCGGGAACCCAGTGCGTCACCAATCGTGACAGATGGAACCTGAGATCCTTGTGGCCCGCTGCGACCCGCATGCACATGGACCCTTACCTGCAATGGGTGATAACGAACGCACCAGACAGCATCTACAACCAGATAACAGAAGACCTCACATCACACTGGCTCAAGTTCCCGTTCCATGTTATCCCGTCGTCTGAGAGGACGGCGCTGGTACTCACCTACCATACTGCATCCGCGGCCCTGACCGGGGACATGATGACAGCAGAGGAAGTGAGTGAACGACTGGACGCCAGCAGCACGCCCCACCCGGTCGGAGGATGGGATGATCGGGCATCCTGGGTTTACAGCAGCGACGGAAGACTGATCACTACGTCACAAGCAGCCTCTCGGCTACTCACCTACCTTGGGGTACCGGAGGTCGCAATCCAGCCCCTACTGTCGTCACCTGCCGCAGTGTGCGAGACCCTGTGCGCAATCATCCAGAGCACTATACACCAGGAGTGAGGAAGAAAACCGCGATTAGCGGTGCTCGCCGCGCATCCTAGGTGGGGCAGACGTTGACCGCCTCTGGAGTGACACCCTGTCCAACCTGGCGAGAAGGGCATGCGAGATACGAGTCCCTTAACGGGTACGCCACTCATACGGGGCGTCACTGCTCGTTTCAATTGACAAGAAATGGCACACAATCACCAGAGAAAGGGTAGCGCGACCACCCTCCGCTGTGGCGCTATAGTTCCTGTTGACTGCTGAATGTCGATCAGGACTGGTGATGTCACCACCAACAGGTCGTCAATCGCGTTTCACCTTCTTCTTGCCGACACGGAACCGGCGATCTCTTCGCTCAAGAGTAACAACGCCAAGAGTGTTACTCCAGGACTTGTTGGCCTTCACCACACGGATCCCCCTGTTACGCTTGATAGCCCAGATAAACATCTCAAGTGCTCGCTCAAACCCCACGATCCTAGAAACTTTGACAGCATCACTGTGGTACCACCCAATAACCTCCTTCATTCCCTTGACTCCACGAATGTATGCATCGCACCCTAGAATGAGGTCCTCTGTGGCTTCGCAAATCCTTCCAAGTCTCTTACGAGTAATTCTTCCTAGCGCCCCGAACCGGATGTCACGAATCCACTCACCTTCGTGTTCATCGTACTTGAAGACGAAAAAATCATCATCGCAGCCAGCAAGAACGACCAGGGAAAGATCGCCGGTCAACAACTGGACGCTATCGGTGAACTCATCATTGAAAATATTCGTCGCGGGAAGAATGCACATCGCCTCTACCGGAGAGATCTTGCTTATAGCGGCAATGACCTCATTGGGAGTCCTAGCCTCAACAACAGCCTTAACGTTCTCGTTGGTCTCAGCAAGAAACTCAGTGGCAAAATGATCCAGCATTGGGACTCTCCTCTTGTTTTGACATCATAGCCTCTCACTCTAGAGTAAACTTGATACGCCAAGTATACTATGAAATGAGAACTAGCGCAACCCTTAACCAAATGGAGTAGGTCACCCCAGGGTTAGGTAAGTTACAAGGGGGATGAGAGCGGGGGAAGGCTCAGCGCCCGTTAGAAGTCGGCGGCGCTGTCCTTGTACTCCTGGTGGCGGCGGGAAATGTAGTCACGGATCAAAGCCTGGTCCTCGACCCCGTAGAAGAAGTCAATACCATCGAAGTTGACCTCTCCTCGATTACTTCGGATGACATTCACGGACCAGACCTCATCGTCGGTCGCGTCGCTGGTGGCCCACAGGCATGTCAGGCAGGCGTCATCCTTCCGGTCCAGTACGATAGCCGGGATGAACAAGGGAACGTCCTCGATAGACGAGTAGACCTTGATGGTCCGGTCAGCCTCCCGAATATAGGCGGGCTCCCCGGTCGTGATGAAATCGCACACGCTCATTAGGGTGTGCTGGGCTCGGCTTGATGCGTCAGACTGGGCGTTAGATGCCCTCAGGATCTCTGTCTTTTCTGCTGGCGTCATGTCCAGCCAGTGCTTGCGTGGCATGTTCACTCTTCCTCCTGGTGGTTGTCGGTGATGGTTTCTGCTGTCAGGTTTTTCAGGATGTTTCCCGCGCACGCCAGCAGGTCGTAGTCGTGGTCCCGGTGCATTCGCCCCACCTCCACTGCGACCCAGTATAGTGAGGAGGCGGCTTTTTCGTGGGCGAGACTCTTGTTGTCCGAGTACTCGCCATAGGTTTCGTTGACCTCCTCCGCGCACGCCAGAAGGTCCGCGGACACCTCGCCCACAACATTGGGGGAGAGTTCCTTGATGGCCTCAATAGTCTGGGGCATGAACAGGGAGGTACTGGTCATGGTCGATGTTCTTTCTTGTGGTCGCTGGGGCTGTCAACACCGGACAGGAGGGTGGTTTCTTTCCCTGCTGGTGTGGTTCAACCCTTGTTCAAGACAGTGATACCACGTGCCCGTCGGGGCCCGCAACTACTGCCCCCATATGGTCACGTGATGCTGGCCACAATGCCTGGTTGCGTGTGATTAACGAACGCCACCTAGAGCGTTTGCGTTGCATGGTCTTCCTGGTGCCCCAATAAGGTCATTGTCTAGTTCAAAGGGTCGCACTCAGCCTCCACCCTAAGGCTTTGATGGGTGACTTTATGGCTCTGCTGGCGTCCTTCTCTGGTCGTTTCTACCGTATTCGCGGGTGGGATCAGCAGCGTCGTCTGCTTGCTG